CTCTTGATACATAATAGTTTTTTAAATCTTGGGGATATCGAATATTCGGAGATATTGTATCTCTATAACTATCATACGATAATACTCTATCTAAATCTATCTCTTGATTGTTGTCTATATATAATTCTGCATAATCTAATACACGACGAGGAGGCATACACGTATAAAAATATATTGAGATGCTATTAACGACTGTGCATTCTCTAACACATGCTTATCATCTTCCTAGTTGAATACCATTTGATCACACAAAAAAATTGAAATTTTAACTTATTATTGACTTTAAATATATACTTATTAAAGCGTTGGTTTAATTTACTATAAATTATCATACAAATGAACACTTTATTACCATATGCAAGTATAAGAAATTCGATAGTTATAATGTTTATGCGATGTATTATACAAACCCCGCAAAGATTATTTGCTTTTGCAAGTTCTAGTGGATTACTTACAATTGCCATTATCAAAATTGTATTTCAATCATTTCAATCATTGGAAATTTTTAAAAATATGAAACAAATAAATAAAGAAGTCATAAATGCTATTGTTTCTAATATTTCATTCATAATTACCGTATTAACTTTAAAGAATTATTTACCAAAACATTTAAAATTTTTCATACCTTTAGGAATTTATTACAAGTTATTAAAATCAAATAATAAAAAAAGTTTGGAGAATAATGGATTATTAATTTAAAATAATAAAGGAATTGTATTTTTACATTGTAATTCAATTTTTATAATATATTTTTTTATTGTGTTCCATTGGAATGTATATAATAATATGTTAAAAAATTGAAATCAAAAACAAATACTACAAACAACTTACCATATAACTATCTACAAATTACCATGGATGACATATTATATAACATATTCACATTTCTAAACACTAAAGACATCTTAATATGTTCTACAATAAACAAATTATTCAATAAAATCACTCAAAATAAAACTATATGGAAATACTTATTATTGTATAATTTTATAAGTGTTAATATAATTAAAAATGATTATAATGTAGCATATAAACGTTGTTATAAATTAAAAAAATTTTTCCAAACTAATAATAACATTTGTCCCACCAATAATGAAGAATTGCGTAATTATAAAAAAAGTGGCTGTTGTAATATTGAAGAATTACATAATTTAAAAAGTATAGACATTCAAAATACAACTTTATCGCTCCCAACTGAACTCGGGAAATTATCAAATTTAGAACAAATAACATTGACTGATACTTCTATTTGTTATTTGCCAAAAGAATTACATAAACTTCATAATTTAAAAAATCTTATTTTCCCATACAATAATATCCAAATTATACCAACAGAATTTGGACTATTACATAATTTGGAAATATTTGTCGCATCTTTTAATAATATATCTGAAATACCAACAGAATTAGGGAAATTACATAATTTAACCACGTTTGATATAGCACATAATAATATTTCTATTATACCAACAGAACTTTGCAACTTATCTATTTTGAAACATCTTCTTTTATATGAGAATACAATTAAAACAATCCCTTCTGAATTAGGTAATCTATACAATTTAAGAAGATTAAGTCTATATAAAATAGAACTAGAAACACTACCTACCGAAATAGGTTTGTTAGATAATTTGGAAATATTATCAATATCTCACAACAATATTGTGACACTACCATCTGAATTAGGAATGTTAAAATCTTTGAGATATTTATATGTGAGGCACAACAAACTAGTTACTTTACCATCTGAATTAGGAAATTTGAGCTTGACAGCTTTACATCATGAAGGTAACAAATATAAAATGATACCTAAAGAATTGGATAAATATTTCCCTACTTAAAATTGAAATCCAATCATAATACTACATACATATATCCTATTATTATTTATACCTATAATGAATGACATATTATACAATATATTTACATTCCTTCATACTAAAGATATCATTACATGTTCTATAATAAATAAACTATTCAATATTACCACACAAATACAAAATATATGGAAACAATTAATACTATACGATTATAAAAATGCTAATATTGTTATAACCAATTATAAAACAACATATAAACTTTGTTACAAAATGAATAATTTTTTACATACCAGCAATACATATTGCACATTTAATATTTCACAAAAAGTAACTACATGTGTATTCAATAATATGCCGATACGTGTAGATTCAGAAATATTATTCAATATCCAAAAGATTGGAACAGTTAAAAAAAATATTGTATTACCAACCGAATTAGCAGAATTTAAAAATTTACAACAAATATTTATTTCAGATAGTAATATTACAATATTACCTACTGAATTTGGGTTATTGTATAATTTAAAATTTTTTGATGTATCTTCAAATGATATTACTGAATTGCCAACAGAACTTGGAAATCTATGTAATTTAGAAACATTACATATAAATAATAACAAAATTAATACATTACCAACTGAAATTGGTAAACTATTAAAATTACGGAGATTATTATTAGATACAAATAGTTTTATAACTTTACCTACTGAAATTGGCAAATTGTACAATTTGATAGATCTATCTGTATATCAAACAAAATTAGAATCAATTCCAACAGAATTAGGGTTGTTGAAAAACTTGGAAAAATTAATAATCTCTTATAATAATATTGTTACATTACCTTCTGAATTAGCTATGATAACTTCTCTAAAGCATTTGAATATAAGATATAATAAACTAACGACACTACCGTCAGAATTAGGCGAGTTAAATTTAAATAAGTTTATTCATGAAGGTAATGATTTTGAAATGATACCAGATAAATTAATAAATATTATGAAATTAAATAAAATGTAATTTTTTATAAACAAAAATACATCATTACATTTGTCTTGCAATGACGACAGTATAATTTGGTCCACCTGATACTGAAATAACATCATGTAAACATTCAACGAGTTTCGGATAAGTACAATTATCTTTGTCCTCATGCCCTAATGCACCATGTGAACCAAAGCCAAAAGTATATAATTTATTATCTGCAACTACTGCAGTATGATAATATCCACAAAATACATTTGTCACTTTCATGTTTTCAAATTCCATCACTCTTTTTGGAAATGATAATACATATTCATGCCCTCTCCCTCCATTTGAACCATGACCTAATACCCCATACCTATCTAACCCGAAAGTGTATAACTGGTTGTCTGCCACTACTGCTGTATTGCATTCACCACATGAAACATTTGTTACTTTCATATTTTTAAAAAATTCCACGAGACAAGGTTCTTTCTTTTTTTCTTCATTGAGTAATGTTGTTATGTAACCACATTGCCCACTTGAATTATTTCCAAAAGTATACAACTGTTCGTCAACGATTATTGCCGTATGGTAAAAATTATTTTCCCTTTTTTTACACGAACTAGAGACACAAGTTATTTCTTTTTGTTTAAAGTATTTTTTAAGATCATAAGGACAATCTTTCTTATTATAACCTACAAAATATATTTTATCCTCATCAGAGATTATTGTAAATCCAATATCACATATATCACTATTGTGTAGCTTATATTTAAGAGAATCAATTAAAGTAGGGTTATAAATAATCCTATCTTTATAATTGATAATATCTGTAAAACTAGCTGTATCTCCAAAGATATACACTTTGTGCGTAATTACATGATAGGTGTTTTTCCATGTGCAAATTTTTCCCTGTGATGGAAACATAGTTGTAACTTTCAATCTCCAAAAATGTTCATTAGATAAAACACCGGAAATTTTTTTAGAAATTAAACAATAGTTTAATAATTCACTTAGTGGCAAATTTAGGGCAAAATGAAAAATGATATCATCATTGTTAATAAATTTGTCCATTGTGGTAACTGTTCCAATGGACATAGAAGGGTTGACTAATGAATCTGTCATAATACTGTAAGGCACTTTAAAGTATTTTTATAAAGGAACAATTAGCAATTATAATTTCAATTTTTTTATAAACAAAAATACTTTTATTTCAAGTAAAATATTTATCAGGTAATTATTTTATAAAAATATATATTTTGTATGGCATGGTATTTGAATATCAATTTTATTTGTATATGTTTAAATTTGGTAATTGTTCTATTTCAAATGGAATGTTTTTTACTTGATTATTATGCAAGTAGAGTGTTTCCAAATATTGTAATTGGCTAATTTCAGAAGGTATAAATGTTAATTGATTGTTGTCCAAATCAAGTAGTTGTAAATTTTGTAATTGTCCTATTTCAGATGGCATAATTGTTAATTGATTATATGACAATTTAAATATATGTAAACTTTTTAATTGTCCTATTTCAGATGGCATAATTGTTAATTGATTATAGGACAATTTAAATATCCGTAAACTTTTTAATTGTCCTATTTCAGATAAAATTGATGTTAATCTATTATTATGTAAATGAAGTATTTCTAAATTTTGTAATTGCCCTATTTCAGATGGAATTGATGTTAATTGGTTATGGTGTAAATGAAGTAATTCTAAATTTTGTAATTGCCCTATTTCAGATGGAATTGTTTTTAGTTGATTCCAATCTAAATACAGTACTTGTAAATTTTGTAATTGTCCTATTTCAGATGGAATTGTTGTTAGTTTATTATCATGTAAAGAAAGTACACGCAACAATTTTAATTGGCATATCTTATCTGGAATTGATGTTAGTTTATTATTATTCAAATAAAATTTCTGTAAATTTTGCAATTGCCCTATTTCAGATGGAATTATTTTCAGTTTATTATATTTCAAACCAAGACTCTGTAAAATTTGCAATTGCCCTATTTCAGATGGAATTGTTTTTAATTTTTTATAATTTGAATCAAGTTTTTGTAAATTATATAATTTATTCTCATCTCCTTCGTATTGTACATGTTTTATAATTTTACTCAATCCATAATAAAATTTATAGGTTTCATTATAAGTATCTCTAAAAATTTTTGCATCAGTATAGTCATATGATAATAAATTTTTCCATATTGTTTCTTGATGGCATATTTTATGAAAAAGTTTGTTGATGGTTGAACATGGAATGATATCTTTTATTGGTAGGAATGTTAGGGTATGTCGTAATATGTCTTCCATATAGTTATATTATAAAAAATATGTGTTTGGACTGTTATGGTATTTGAATATCAATTTTTATTTGTATATTTGCAAATTCTGCAATTGATGTATCTCACATGGAATATTTATCAGTTGATTATTGTATACATAAAGTACTTTTAAATTTTTTAAATTCCCTATTTCGGTTGGAATAGTTGTCAATTGATTATTATCCAAATAAAGATCTTGTAAGTTTTGTAATTGTCCGATTTCAGATGGGATATTTATCAGTTGATTTTTGTACAGATAAAGATCTTGTAAGTTTTGTAATTGTCCGATTTCAGATGGAATATTTATCAGTCGATTCCCGTACAAATAAAGTATTTGTAAATTTTGTGGGTTACCTATTTCAGATGGTATCGTTGTAAGTCGGTTATTGTTCAATTGAAGACATCGTAAATTTTGTAATTGACATATTTCAGATTGAATAGTTGCCAGTTGATTATTATACAAAATAAGTGTTTGTAAATTTTTTAATTTCCCTATTTCAGATGGTATAGTTGTAAGTTGATTATTATTCAAATAAAGTGTATGTAATTTTTGTAATTGTTTTATTTCAGATGGAATAGTTGTCAGTTTATTATTTTTCAAATGAAGTATTTGTAAATTTTGTAATTGTCCTATTTCAGATGGAATAGTTATCAATTGATTATTATACAAATAAAGTTCTTGTAAATTTTGCAATTGTCCTATTTCATGTGGAATCGTTACTAAATCTTTACGAGCAAAATTAAATACTTGTGAACCATATAATGTATTCTCATCACCATCGTATTTTGTATATTTTATAAATTTACTCAATCCATAATAAAATTTATAGATTTCATTATAAGTATCTCTAAAATTTTTTGCATCATTATAGTCATATGATAATAAATTTTTCCATATCGTTTCTAAGTGGCATATTTTATGGAAAAGTTTGTTGATGGTTGAACATGGAATGATATCTTTTATTGGTAGGAATGTTAGGGTATGTTGTAATATATCCTCCATATAGTTATATTATAAAACATATACATTTGTGTTGTTATAGTATTTTTATTTCATTTTTATTCATATATATCTAAATTTTGTAAATTTTGTAATTGTAGTATTTCAGGTGGGATAGTTATCCGGTAAACATTGTACAAAGTAAGTATTTTTAAATTTCTTAATTGTCCTAAATCAGGTGGAATAATTGTCAGTTGATTATTGGACAAAAAAAGCTTTTGTAAATTTTGTAATTGTCCTATTTCGAATGGAATGGTAAGTAATTGATTGTTTTGCAAATAAAATTCTTGTAAATCGTGTAATTGTCCTATTTCAGTTGGAATGCTTGTCAGTTTATTATTGTTCAAATGAAGTTGTTGTAATTTTTTTAATTGCCCTATTTCAGATGAAATAGTTGTAAGTTTATTATCGTCCAAATGAAGTGCTTGTAAATTTTGCAATTGTCCTATTTCACGTGGAACAGTTATCAGTTTATTATTATACAAATAAAGTTTTTTTAATTTTTGTAATTGTCCTATTTCAGATGGTATTACTTCTAAACATTTATAAGACAAATTAAGCACCCCCAAACTATATAAGTCATCTACGTTTCCTTTATAATTTACATGTTTTATGATTTTACTCAATCCATAATAGAATTTATAAATTTTCTTAGGGGTTTCCTTGAAATTTGTTACATTTTTATAGTCATATGTTAATAAACATTTCCATATTATTTCTTGTTGGCATATTTTATGGAAAAGTTTGTTGATTGGTGAACATGAGATGATATCTTTTATTGGTAAGAATGATAGGGTATGTTGTAAGATGTCTTCCATATAATTATGTGTTTTAGTATGTATTTGTTTTGTTATGGTATTTTGTTTTCAATTTTATTTGTATATCAGTAAATTTTGTAATTGTTTTATTTCATATGGAATTGTTGTTACTTGATTATAAGATAAATGAAGTTGTTGTAAATTTTGTAATTGTCCTATTTCAGATGGAATTGTTGTTAGTTGATTATTATACAAATAAAATGTTTGTAAATTTTGTAATTGCCCTATTTCAGATGGAATCGTTGTCAGTTGATTATTATACAAATAAAATGTTTTTAAATTTTGTAATTGTCCTATTTCAGATGGAATTGTTGCTAATTCATTATAAGATAAATGAAGTGTTTGTAAATTTTGTAATTGTCCTATTTCAGATGGAATTGTTGTTAGTTTATTATTATTTAAATAAAGTTGTTTTAAATTTTGTAGTTGACCTATTTCAGAGGGAATTATTTCTAAATTTCTAAAAGTCAAATTAAGTTCTTGTAAATTGAACAATATATCTTCATCACCCTTATATTTTGTATATTTTATAATTGTACTTAATCCATAATAAAATTTATAGGTTTCATTATAAGTATTTCTAAAATTTGTCACATTTTTATAGTCATATGATAATAAATTTTTCCATATTGTTTCTTGATGGCATATTTTATGAAAAAGTTTGTTGATGGTTAAACATGGAATGATATCTTTTATTGGTAGGAATGTTAGGGTATGGTGTAAGATGTCTTCCATATAGTTGTATGTTTGAGTATGTATTTGTATTGTTATGATATTTATTTTTCAATTTTATTTGTATATTTTTAAATTTTTTAATTGTTTTATTTCGGACGGAATATTTATCAGTTGATTATTAGCCAACAAAAGGCTTCGTAAATTTTGTAATTGTCCTATTTCAGATGGAATAGTTATCAGTTGATTATTGTCCAAATTAAGTTCTTGTAGTTTTGACAACTGTCCTATTTCAGATGGAATATTTATCAATTGATTATTGAAAAACCAAAGTTTTTGTAATTTTCGTAATTGTCCTATTTCAGATGGAATAATTGTCAGTTTATTATTATTCAAATAAAGTGTATGTAATTTTTGTAATTGTTTTATTTCAGATGGAATAGTTGTCAGTTTATTATTTTTCAAATGAAGTATTTGTAAATTTTGTAATTGTCCTATTTCAGTTGGAATAGCTGTCAGTTTATTATTGTACAGATAAAGTACTTGTAAAATTTGTAATTGTCCGATTTCAACTGGAATGGTTGTCAGTTTATTGCCTCCCAAATAAAGTACTTGTAAATTTTGTAATTGTCCTATTTCAAATGGAATAGTTATCAATTCATTCCTGTCCAAAATAAATTTTTGTAAATTTTGTAATTGTCCTATTTCAGATGGAATATTAATCAGTTGATTATCATACAAACAAAGTGTTTGTAAATTTTTTAATTGTCCTATTTCGGAGGGAATTATTTCTAAATCTTTAAAATTTAAATTAAGTTCTTGTAAATTGAACAATATATCTTCATCCCCCTTATATTTTGTATATTTTATAATTGTACTTAATCCATAATAAAATTTATAAGTTTCATTATAACTGTTCATAAAATTTGTTACATTTTTATAGTCATATGATAATAAGTTTTTCCATATTGTTTCTTGGAAGCACATTTTGTGGAAAAGTTTATTTATGGTTAAGCATAGAATGATATCTTTTATTGGTAAGAATGTTAAGGTATGTTGTAATATATCTTCCATGTAGTTATGTGTTTGAATATGTATTTGTATTGTTATGGTATTAGGATATCAATTTTTATTTGTATATTATTAAATTGTGTAATTGTTCTATATCAGATGGAATTGTTATCAGTTGGTTATGCTTCAAAAATAAATATTGTAAATTTTGTAATTGTCCTATTTCAGATGGAATACTGGTAAGTTGATTATTCTCCAAATCAAGTCTTTGTAATTTTTGTAATTGTCCTATTTCAGATGGAATAGTCGTCAGTTGATTAATATACAAAATAAGTTCTTGTAAATTTTTTAATTTTCCTATTTCAGATGGAATAATTGTCAGTTTATTATTATACAAAATAAGTATTTGTAAATTTTTTAATTTTCCTATTTCAGATGGAATAATTGTCAGTTTATTTTTGCCCAAATAAAGTTTTTGTAATTTTTGTAATTGTCCTATTTCAGATGGAATAGTTTTAAGATTATTAGTGTACAAATTAAGTGATAGTAAATTTTGTAATTGATCTATTTCAGACGGAATATTGGTAAGTTCATTATTATTTAAATTTAAATATTGTAATTTTTGTAATTGTCCTATTTCAGATGGAATACTGGTAAGTTGATTATTATACAAATAAAGTGCTTCCAATTTTTGTAATTGTCCTATTTCAGATGGAATACTGGTAAGTTGATTATTGCCCAAATCAAGACATTGTAATTTTTGTAATTGTCCTATTTCAGATGGAATACTGGTAAGTTGATTCTTGTGCAAATTAAGTTGTTGTAAATTTTGTAATTGCCATATTTCAGATGGAATGTTTGTAAGTTGATTATATTCCAAATTAAGTTGTAGTAAATTTTGTAATTGTCCTATTTCAAATGGAATATTTGTGAGTTGATTATTTTCCAAATTAAGATATTGTAAATTTTGTAATTGTCCTATTTCAGATGGAATTGTTGTTAATCGATTATCATACAAAAGAAACCGTTGTAAATTTTGTAATTGTCCTATTTCAGATGGTATTGTTTTTAATTTTTTATAATGCACATCAAGTACCTGCAAACTGGACAATTCGTCTTCATCACCTCCATATTTTACATGTTTTATGATTTTACTTAACCCATAATAAAACTTATAGGTTTCATTATAAGTGTCTCTAAAAATTGTTACGTTTTTATAGTCATATGATAATAATTTTTTCCATATTGTTTCTTGGAAGCATATTTTGTGGTAAAATTTGTTGATGGTAGAACATTGAATGATATCTTTTATTGGTAGCAATGTTAAGGTATATTGTAATATATCTTCCATGTAGTTATGTGTTTGAAGTATGTATTTGTGATGTTATGGTATTTGGATATCAATTTTTATGTGTATATTATTAAATTGTGTAATTGTTCTATTTCAGATGGAGTAGTTGTCAGTTTATTATCAAACAAATAAAGTATTTGTAAAAATTGCAATTGTCCTATTTCAGATGGAATAGTTGTTAGTTGATTATATGACAAATTTAGTTCTCGTAAATTATGTAATTGTCCTATTTCAGAGGGAATAGTCGTCAGTTTATTATTACATAAAGTAAGCATTTGTAAATTTTGCAATTGTCCTATTTCAGATGGAATAGTTGTCAGTTTATTTTTGCCCAAATTAAGTTTTTGTAAATTTTTCAATTGTCCTATTTCAGGTGGAATAGTTGTCAGTTTATTATTATACAAAGTAAGTCTGTGTAAATTTTTCAATTGTCCAATTTCAAGTGGAATATTTATAAGTCGATTGTTATACAAATTGAGATATCCTAAATTTTGTAGTTGTCCTATTTCAGGTGGAATAATTGTTACTGCATTATTGAACAAACAAAGTTCTTTTAACTTTTGCAATTGTCCTATTTCAGGTGGAATTATCACAGAACCTCCAAAATATGAATTAAGAACTTGTAAATTGAACAATGTATCTTCATTTCCTTTATATTTTGTATATTTTATAATTTTACTTAACCCATAATAAAATTTATAGGTTTCATTATAAGTATCTCTAAAAATTGTTACATTTTTATAGTCATATGATAATAAATTTTTCCATATTGTTTCTTGATTGTATATATTATGGAAAAGTTTGTTGGTGGTTGAACATGGAATGATATCTTTTATTGGTAGAAATGTTAAGGTATGTTGTAATATGTCTTCCATATAGTTATGTGTTGGGAGTATGTATTTGTGATGTTATGATATTTGTATATCAATTTTATTTGGTTAAATGAATTGGTACCTTTTAAAATTAATGATATGTATGGGGATGGGCTATTGATAATGGCTGTACATTTAATAAATCTGTAGCTATAGCTTATGCCACGACATATGATCAAACTGAAATGCTTGCATGGTTAAAAAGTGATAGTTGTTTATAAAAAAATTAAATTTTACTGGTGAGTACTTATAAAAATGAAAAAGAAAATGATAATAATTGTGGAAAATATGTTTAGGATCCATTCCACACTTCTAAAATTATAATGGAATAATTGATAACATATATAAATATACATAAAAATATCATTTGATATATTATAATATGAGTTTACCTTCTGATATACCTGAAAATATGGAAGTTAAAGACGTTGTTGTAGAAAAAGTTATTAAAAAAGCAACTAAACAGAAAGTTATACAAAAAGTGGACAAGAATAATGCTAAATATATTGTTTTATTAAAATTATTAAATGGAATTTTGGAAAACATTGGGAAAGATCAAATTACTGAGGTTACACAATTCGTAGATATTAGTAGGACTGATATCATAAAGCAAGAAAATGTTGATATTTTAAAAACAATGACAAAAGAATTATTCCCTTTGTTCAATAAAAATAGATGCCATTATGGGAAATCAGATTCATTTGTTTGCAATTGTTTAAGGGATTTGGTAAAACAAATAGGATATTGTTTTAGTTATAAAAAGAAAGATGTATATGTTGATGTAAATGGGAAAAATTTTAGGAATACTGATATGATATATTCAATAAAATAATAATAATATATATAGTTTGTATTATTATCGCGGAAAAAAATACATATTTATTTTATATATATAGTATATATATGAAATCTTCAAAAATCAAGATGGCACATGACGTTCCGGCAAGTTCCCATGTCCATAGTATTAGAACAGAAAAGATTTTTACAGAACAAACACGATTCAAACATTTCTATACAGAAGCACCATGTGTTGAATACGTTAATACACAACAAAATTTACATCTATTTGGTGAAGATAAAAAAGCAGATGGAACCAAACAGTTTTACGCAATTAACCGTGCTACTATATATACACTATCCAAACTCAAAAAGTTTCATTTATATGAATACTATGGTAATGAACAAAAATTAAAATTATTTTTAGACATAGACATTAAACCAGAAAATATTCCAGAAACAGCAGACAAACAAATATTATTTGATAATTATATCAATGATAGTATTAAGTTAATAGTTAACAAACTAGAAGAAGATCATGGCATTTTAAATCCACAAATTATTATTTTGAAATCATCCAGTGATGTTAAATTATCAGCACATGTTATTTTTTGTGATGTTGTTTTCAGAAATATTAGAGAGATGAAAGTTTTTATTACAGAAATAAAATCACCATTAATAGATAAAGGTATTTTAGATAAAAATGTATATAGAAAAGGAGCATTCAGATGTATGTGGAATTCAAAATGTGGGAAAAATATTAATTTAGAATTTTACAAAGGAATTAGATATGAACAACAAGATGAAAAAAAAATATTTTATGATACATTACTTACATGTATAAATTTGAATTATCATACAGTTGATATTGTTATACCAGCAAATACAGAATTTGAAACACAGAAAAATACCAAAAAAAATAAAAATAAAAATTCACAAATGAAAAAAGTAAATGGTATTAATGTTGATGTAAATGATACAGATATCAAACATCCAGTAGCAACATTAAAGATGTATTTGGATATATTAGATGTAAAACGAGCAGATGCATATGATACATGGTTAAAAGTTGGCATGATTTTATATGGTTGTAATCCATCACCGGAATGTTTTTATTTATGGGATGAATGGTCAAAAACATGTGGTAGTGATAATTATATGGATCAAAATTATAACATGTACAAATGGAATTCATTTAAAAATACTAATTGTTCGATTGGATCATTGAAATATTTGGCCAAATTAGATAGTCCAGATATTTATCCAGTGATAGAAACTAGTACCGGAAATCCAATATTTGATTCATTGGATTTTGAATCTCCATATTTGTTAGGTGATGAGAAGGAATCAATAAAAGAGAATGCAAGTTTTGTATCGCCACATATTATTGATTGGATGGAAAATAAGAATGTAAAGACATTGGCAATAAGATCATGTTATAACTCTGGAAAAACTGATATTATTAAAAAAATTATCAAAGAATTTAATCCAAAGAAAGTTTTATTTATTTCTTATAGACAAACATTGACACATGAATTATTTGGTAACTTTCGCTGTTTGGATTTTAGAAGTTATTTCGAAGGCAATTATGGTGCTGACAGATTCATTTGTCAAATTGAGAGTTTACAAAAAATAATGCCACATGTATCATTCGATGGTAAAACATTTTTGCAGTGTTTTGACTTGATTATATTGGACGAGGTTGAATCAATTTTGAACCATTTTATATCAAGTACCATAGATGATAAATTGAAAACATTTAAAATTATGAGCGCATTTATTCATAATGCATCTAAAATACTTGCTTTAGACGGTGATTTTTTTAATAGGGCATACTCTTATTTAGAAAGCTTTGGAAAAATTAAAGTTTTAAAAAATACAATTCATAAAGATTTGAGAAATTACATTTTTACAAATAATAGATACGATGTTGAAAATAATATTGAGCAAGATTTGAAAAATGGTAAAAATTTAGTTATTGTTAGTATGTCATCTAAACTTGCAACTTTTTTGTATAATGTTTACAAGGATACATACAAATGTATTTTACATACAAAGCATAGTAATGATAAGGATAAGAAAAAATTACAAAATGTTAAAAAATATTGGAAAGAAGTACAATTAGTTCTTTACAGTCCATCAATAGAAAGTGGTGTAAATTTTGATGAGGAGCATTTCTATAAAATTTACATGATATTATCAAGTAAAAGCACTTCTCAACGTGGTTTATTACAAATGGGAAGTAGAGTTAGGCAATTAGAGGATAAAAATATAATGGTTTATTTGAATAATTTGCCATATAGAGAGAAATGTAACTTTTACACATATGATGAAGCAAAAGCATATGTTTTGGAACTTGATAATAACCTCAGAAAACCAGATTTAAAATTAGATAAAGAAACAAATAAAAACATATACACATATGAATTTGATAATTATACAAATTTAACTATTTATAACCAACTTGAACAAGCAAATAAAACAAGTAATATATTTGTGGCATATTTAATAAAAATGTTAAAAGAAAAGGGCCATACATATGAACATAGGGATGTTAGATATAAATCATATGCTTTTAAAAAAGATACATTATTAAAGGATGAAATTTTAAATGGTAAAAATATTAATGATTCAGTATATAATGATTTAGTTGCAAAATTATATAGCAATGAAGCAACCAAAGAAGATAAGATTATGATTGAAAAACATAAAATGAAAATTGATTTTAAAACAAATGATATAACTTCTACTTTTTTGGATCATTTTTTAGGAAAAACTCATGTATTGTATAATTTAAGATGGATGTTAAATGAGGATTCGGCGAGGAAACATTTCAAAGCAAATTATTTTGATTTAACAGTTAAATTGGAACAGATTGCGATGATTCGGGAAGTAATATTGAAATTGGGTTTTGTATTTCCGGTGGACGTTGAAAAAGTTTTAGATAGGGATACATTTATAAAGAATATTGATAAGGTTCTCAATGAATGTCAATTATTTGTAAATATTCATAAGAGTCAACCATTATTTGAATTTGATAAGATAAAGATAGCGCAATTAAAGAAGAATATAGATATTAAGGAGGCAAATGAGAAAAAGATGATTAAAGAGACCGAGGAAAAGGAGAAGATTAAAGAAGCTGAAGATAAGAATGCCATTCAAGATGTTAAACATGAGGCAAAGATTGTGGATGTTGAGGATAAGGAAAAGATTGAAAATGGGAATGTTAAGAAGACTAAAGAGAAGAAGATTGAAGAGGGAAAGAGTAAAGTGAAAGCTTTTATGGGATTCATTAATACGTTGTTAGAAGAATGGGGACTTCATATTAAACAAAATAGAAAATATTCACATATAACAGTTGATAAAAAAAGACAAACTATCCCAATTTGTAAATATACATTAACTTATGTTAATGGTATTGATAATTATATATAATTTTAATATGTAATCTGGCACATAAGTCCCTTTTAAAATTATCATTATTAATAATCGTGTACATGTGTGTCAATAAAGTAATACTAATAATATTAAATTTATATAAAATTTTAATATGTAATCTGGCACACAAGTCCCTTTTAAAATTATCATTATTAATAATCGTGTACATGTGTGCCAATAAAGTAATACTAATAATATTAAATTTATATAAAATTTTAATATGTAATCTGGCACACAAGTCCCTTTTAAAATTATCATTATTAATAATCGTGTACATGTGTGCCAATAAAGTAATACTAATAATATTAAATTTATATAAAATTTTAATATGTAATCTGGCACACAAGTCCCTTTTAAAATTATCATTATTAATAATCGTGTACATGTGTGCCAATAATAAAAAATCTATAAAAATTATAAATTGATGTTGGGAAAGTACGGGCAAAATATGGTAAGATCGATTTATTATTATTATAAACATATATAAATATTAAAGGCTGATATTTATATATGCAAACATTACCATATGAATTGATAAATATAATTGTAAACTACATTCCAAAAATTACTGACAAAAGACAATTTTCTAAAACATGTATACCGTATAATAAAATAACGAAAAAAGTAATACAATTACAAGAATCTATTATTAAATTTGAACATTTTGATTATCCGATTGAGTACTGTAAAGAAAAATTTACATTAGAATTATGTAGGGATGGGTACTTCGACCTAATACCAGATTCATATTTAACACCGGATAATAACGTTATTGTTAAAGCATTAACAATATATGACCAGTTTGAATTGCTAAAGAAAACAATAGAAAATGGTTGTGAATTATTCAAATATAAAACAGAATATGATGAATGGTACATTGATGATGATAATATTGGTATTAATGGTAATAATTTAGATAATACATGTGATCATGCAGTGATAAGTGGAAATTTACAATTACTTATATGGGCACGACAAAGTGGATGCGAATGGAATGATAATACATTTGAATTAGCTGCAAAGTATGGACATTTACACATTCTTAAATATTTAAAAGATAATAATTGTGATTATAACATTTATTCTTATTGGCATCCTGTAAAAAATGGTAATTTACATGTACTTGAATGGTTATATAATGAAGGTTATGGAATGGACGAAAGTGATGGGACAAATCAACTATGTCAATTTGCGGCTGAAAATGGACACATTGAAGTTCTTAAATGGTTACGTGGTCGTAATTGTTATTGGCATGGAGAAACTTGTCGTTGTGCTGCATATGAAGGACAACTTGAAATTATAAAATGGACTGTTGACAATGGAGGTAAAATAGACATATCAAAAACTTATAATGCTGCAGCTTTTGGTAATTATTTTGATATTATTAAATGGATGAGAACTATGGGTTATGATTGGGATACAAAAACATGTGCTGGTGCGGCGAGAGGTGGAAATTTGGAAATGTTAAAATGGCTTAATGAACAAGGATGTGAATGTAATAATAAAATATGTAAAAGTGGAGCAAGGGGAGGTAATTTAGATTTATTAAAATGGCTCAAAGAACAAGGATATAAATTTGAGAAAAAAATATGTGATGATGCTGCACTTAGTGGTAACTTTAAAATGATAAAATGGCTCATGGAACAGGGATGTGAATTGAGCACAAGAACATGTGCAAATGCTGCCCAACAAGGACATTTGGAATTATTGAAATGGCTGAGAGAACAAGGATGTGAGTGGAATGCAAATACATGCAAATCTGCTGCGACAGAAGGGTATATACATGTTGTTAAATGGGCTCGGGAAAATGGATGTGATTGGAATAATACAGTTCTAAAAGCGGCCATAAATCGCGATCAACATAAAATGGTTAAATGGTTAAATGATAATGGCTGTCCTAATTATTTTTAATAATAATTATAAGATTTATCAATATACAAAGTTATAAGGAGTATTAATTTATGAATATACTCATAAATTATCCGGAGCTGATGATATAACAATGTAATTTGAAATGGCACTTACAAATTATATATGCGTTTAAATATGTTTGTAATGATATGATGTAAAAAATTGAAATTGTAATACAATATAATTATATAAATGTACAATGTGTATACAAGCTATAATATGAGTAACGATAGTCAAACAGAATCAATAAAAGCCTATTTAGAATTAGAACAACATAATATTAAAATAAAACAACATATTATAGATATAAAGCAAGAATTATGTTATGGTTGCATCGTAACTACAAATGAAAAACGCATTCAACTTTTACTAAAAACACTATCTGTAGATTTTGCATTAAAGTTAAATATATTTTTGGATAAATTTACAAAATATATTTATGAACCATTTGTATGCACTGAACATTTGCCTGCATATTTTCCCCCTGTTGAACGACATATCAATAATCAAACCAAAGAACCAGAATACAAACATGATTGGACTTTCTTAGAAACATTTAAAAATAAAGTGTTAAGAGATGACATAAATAAATGTACAGAAAAATTAATACAATGTAAACAAATAAATGACATCAGATCAATGAATATGGCAAATGAATATAAACATAGTGGAAATAAATTTGAAATTACAATATCACAAACTAATCTTGATACTAATATAGAATTTAATATTACTTTTTATTCAAACAAGCATAAAAAGGAATATATATTAAAAAATGTTATAAACAGTTTTTCAATTATAATTGCGACAATTTCGTATACTCTAAATTGTGTTGTCGGATTACTTAATACTTATGAACATATATTTCCATATGATAAATCTTCAAAAACCACACATCCATATTTTATATGCAATGATGAAAAAGACATGGACGAATCTCGGGATTATAGTAATGATAATGATAATGATATTGTCCCTTATTTTAAATATTATGTTAAAACAATAAAGGATAAAAATAAAATTAAAATTCCGATAATAGATTTAACAAATAAAACATGTGGAATCACATATGATATTGACAAAAACCGTATTAAAATAGTAGAATATGAATATCAACTTATACCATCATGTGATAAAAGATATAATTTGGTACAAGAACACAGAGATTTTATTTTTTGTAATTATAATTACGATAATTTAGATCAAACTACTAATTATATTAATAATCCATTTAATATGTTTGCAACAAATTTCATGTACAATGGATATCCACGTCCACAAACTAGAGAATTTAATTTGTTTGTAAATAAAAAAGACATCATAAATAATTATTATACATTTGATAATATACAATTTTTAGGACCGATTAATAGTCATTTAAATAGATTACATACATTATATAAGAATAAAAAGTATTTGGATTTTTATGATTATTATACACAATGTATAAGGAACAATGTTTATAAGTTATACGGAGTATCGGTAATGCCAGTAATAAATACACATGATATAACCGATTTTTATAAATTTAAAAGGGACGATGGAATATTTGAAATATTAAATCGCCGTAATAATATTGATAATATACAAATGATATTAAACCTTTTTAATATAGATCCAATGAAGTGGGGTCTTTTAATTAAGTATATTAATCGTGAAAACATTAGTAATAACGATATTAATAATATATTTCAACAAATTAATAAAATAACAATAGATGACAATAATGTTAATGAAATACCAAAATTTGTAAGACAATTTTTATTTTCTATAACTTTTGATATCATGGAATTACAAACTTACATAGCAAATTATTATAATAAAAATATTATAACATATATATTAAATAAATCAATAGCCAATAAAAAAGAACAAATTATAGAACTATATATTATTTCTCTTTTTAATAATAGCAGAATGTATAAGTATATTAAGGAAATTTTAGATACAGATGATAACAAGAAAATATTAAATATAGAATGCAAAGAAATGTTTAAAAATACAATTACTGTTTTCACTGATATGTATAATATGTACAAAAATTTAAAATTAAATTCAAGTTTAGAAAAACAATTAACAGAGTTATGTATTATTGCACGTTTTTGTCCTGATGAATTTATAGAATATGTGGAAAATTATTTAATGAACAAAACAAATATTGTAAATATTATAGTAAATATTATAGAAAAAATTTACGCTAATGATCAAGAATCATATACAATTTGGTTAAAACCATATATAATTGAATTATATATTATCATACATTTAAATAATAGAGATTTAATGAAATATTTAATATCTAAATATTCCCATGCGAAAGATATCATATATGATATAAATTATCATCATAAAAATGATGATAATAAAATGAAAGATAAATTAATAGAACTATATTTCATATTATATATGAAACTTGCAAATGGAATAAAATATATTACATTAAGTTTACAAGATAAGAAATATGAACGTGATTTACAATGGCTTAATAATAAATTTCCAAATATTACTAAAGAAAATAATGAAATTATGAGATATGAATATATGGGAATTTATTTTAATCAATAAAAAATTAAATTCATAATTATATATTTTTGTAACTATAAATACACCACTTTTAATAAAGATAACTTATATTTACTTAAATGTTTTTATTAATTTAATTTATTTTAATATTTTTATTTTCCAGTGATTTTACAATTACATCATACCTAAATGAATAACCTATAACCCCTCCACTAACATTACACTTATCGATTCCCATTATATCATCATCCTTTAAATTATCCAATTTCGCATAAAATCTTTTAATATAAGTAATATGTCCTGGATCCAAATAATTTCCAATAAAAGTACAATATTCTCCGAACAAAATAGTTCCTTTCACATTAATATCTTTTTTTAATTTTTTAATTTTATCAATCACAAATAATATTTCTGGAGTAAGATTTGGTAATCTCATTTGATTATATGCACTTGTTTTTGGAAAATCTTTATAATTCCAATTTTTTAAATCAATATTGTTTAAATAATTATATAATGCTGCAATAAATTCTGGTTTATATATTGTTTCATGAAATCTATCCCAAAATGTATTGTCTTTAAAATGAACATCAGCAAAGTGATCGGTACACTGAAAAATTACAAAATTAGATATTGGTAATGGACATGAATTATTGGTTGTAAGTATGAGACGAGCATAATTTGTTATTCTTGTGTCACTATTTTTAACTATAATATCTTCTCTTAAATTTTCAGATTTAATTTTATCTATCATATCTGAAGAATATCCATGTTCGTTCCAATTAACCAATAATGTATTAATATGGGCTTTTGCATCTTTTCCAATAAAATCATCTTTTGAAGAACTCGAAAAACAATATTTTTTAGTTATGATATTTTTAATCCCTATTAAATGATCACTTTTCCCAAGAAATGAATTACCCTTAAATATTATACTTACATTGATTTTCTCACTTGGAAATTGGATAATATGTGCCAAAAAATTTATGTAATAATCATAAAATATTTTATTATTTTCACATAATTGTAATACTATATCACACCAGTTTTTAATTATATTATTGTCTGTAACTGGTGTTTTTATATGAGTGCTATATCCAGAAAATGAGTTGAATGACTTCATGTTAGGCGGATCGTACTTTATTCCATTAAACGGCTTAAAAATTAAGTCGTTGTATACTTTAATTAATGGATCCTTGATCCATTCTCCAATAAAGTTTGATATATGTTTAGACATTTTTTTTAATTTTGTTTCTGTATAATAATATAGTTCTGTTGAACCTTTCTTCTTATTGAAATCATTATATATATATAATGGATCTGGTCGCATTACTTTGCAAAAAAAAAGTTCAAAATATGTCTTTTGTAAATTATAATTATCTAATGATAAAAAATATGTATTATTAAACTGTTTAGTATACTCAAATATTATTATTTTATTATTTGGATTTAGAGTATCATTATGTAATTTACTGGAAATATTTTTATGTTCCTCTATTATTTTATTAAATTCTTTAAACATTATATTTTCATCCCCTTCAAAATATTCATATCCTGCAACTAATGTAAATTTATAATTGAATATAGCCTTAATTTTTTTCTCAACTGAAAAAGGATTTTTACATTCTGCAATAGATATAAATCTTGTGCCACTTCTATAACCTGTTGTACATCTATTGAGAGTACTTTTACTAGAACATCCTATTTTATATCTATTAGTTCCTATTAATTCTGTTGGTTGTATTAAATATACAATACCAGTATCCATAAATATATAAAAGATATATGGTTTTATATTTAAGCTATTTAACCCAACAATGAGCTAATACAATATAAAAAATCTTTATTCAAATAATCCAAATATTAATATTTATTTAAGCCTATAGAAAATGGTTATGAAATTATTTATGTTAATAATACACATACAACTGCAACTCTAAGAGAGATATATTATAAAAATATTATAAATATAGATATGCTTGGACTACAATTTGAAAATTACACAAGTTTTGACAAATATACAATTACATATAAATATCATTGTGTAATTGATGTAATGATTCCATTTGATATGAATAGCACAACAAGTGAATTATACGATAATTATAAAGAAATAAAAAAATAATTTTTAATAATTATGTGTCATTTTTGAAAGAGAATGGAATAGTACCACTTAATCGTATTAAAGTGATGCATTAACATATTTGCATTTTAATTATCAAATATCAATTTCTATATTTTTATATAAAAACCATACATACAATCCTGATAAAGAAATTTTGTCAATATAATGCAACTTATATGTATATACTGTTGAATATATCTTATCTTTTAATAAATTCCTTTTTCGCTTATTCTCATCCACCACAGACCAGGCCGATTAACAACCCTATGACAACATTAGATTTATTTTTATTATCGGATATATAGGGGGTGTATCGGCCTGCTTTTCATGTAAATAACAAAAAACCTATTATTTTTAATTTATTGTTGTAAATTATTAACATTTGTAAAATTTATACTATAAATAATTTAAATAATTCAAAGATTTTTTATATAAATATACCATACGTATTTATTTATTAAAATGATATAGCATTTCTTATTGAATTCATAAGTTCATCCGCAATTTGTTTATTAGAATTAATGGACTCGTCAAAAATATTATCGTCTGAAATATCCAATAATATTATTTGTAATTTTTTAATTTTTTTAAATTTTTTTTTCGGTCTTAGTCTGCGTATTATTGTAATTATATTTTTTTTTCCAAAACTTAACATATTTTGGAAATGATATTCCATCGAGAAGGAATCCATAAGATAAAACAATTCGATATAATTGTCAAGTAATACATCTCTCGGAATATCAGTAAAAACAAAATCAATGCCACTGTTGTATGCAAGTCTAATTAAAATTTTGGTCAGTAATGGATCTGTCATGACGTTGAGAGTGTCACCAAAATGGGTATCATTAAACATCATATCAAAGTAAGGTATTGTTCTAAGAACGGCTTTTAAACATGGTAAAAAAGTATTATCAGTGAATACAATATTTATATCGCTTAATTGTCTATTCCAAATTTCTTTCAATATTTTAATATATATATTTGTAATGTAGTCACCAAAGAATTCAATATAATCTCTGGTAAGAATGTAATTTGAAATAATAATATCTTTAATTTGTTTATTTACATGGGTATCATTACTAACTGAGTCACATAGGATCAAAAAATACATATGCGGACTTATTGTTGGTTTAATTACCCAATCAAGTTCATTTAACATATGTTCAATTGTAATATTCATGATTTATTTTAGTGTTTAATATAAACAGTAGGCAATTTTGTGCTTATATTTAATGATTTCTTTAATATATTAACATTTCAATTTTATTTTGTGTCAGTTAAACCACTATTTAAATTCCAAGAAACAATACTTCAACTTGATAATTTTGAATATTATAATTTAAAAATTGAAATTGTAATAATATGATATTTTTTAATATGAATATAGTATATTCCAAATTATGACCAACATATCGTCTTTACCACTGGAACTCATACCAAATATCCTACAATATGTTCCTGACAAAATGGATTCATACTTGACATGCAAATCATGGAGTACATGTTTGGATAAAATGTTTAAAAATGGATTATTATCAAATTTTAACGATTCTTACTACTTGATGAAGTATGATAATACAGTTGGAATTTGTGATAATCATTTATGTGATATTCAAAATATTAATAGTTTTAATTATTTAGCATCAAATTTAAAAAATGTACCAAATTGGCCAGTTAAAGTATTATGTGTGTATTTTAATGCAAATAATGTGTATAGGCCTGATTATATTTATAAATTGGTAAAAAATGTTATACACTATAATGATATTTTAAATATATTTACTATTTTGATCAATAAGAATTTGTGTGATGTGATAAAACTATTACTTAATGATGAACAGATTTTAAAATTCTGGATTAGAAGCTTTGATTATACTATGGATTTTAATAAAGTAAAGCAAGAAATAAATTCAGTGATTGCTATGGATATTGTAACACCTGAAAATATCTACAGAAGAATAGAGGCCGTATGTTTTTTCAGTAATATAGAAAAATTAGGATTATTGAAATTTATGAAAAATACTTATGGCCAACTAAATTGTATTGATTTATAAATGATTTTTTTATTAAGTTATTTATCGGAATGTCTAATTTAAAGTTATACACACCCTTATAAATAAACTCCTATATTGTTTATGTAATAATTTACACTAAAAATTGAAATTCAATCACAATACAACATATAACTTACTACATAATTATTAACACCTATAATGGATGATATATTATATATTACCTTCAGATTTCTAAATACAAAAGACATATTAACTTGTTCCACAATAAGTAAATCATTCAATAAAATTACAAAAATTCAAACCATATGGAAGCATTTATTATTATATAATTTTATAAATGTTAATATTATTAAAAATAATTATGAGGCATCATATAAATCCTGTTACAAATTAAAAAAATATTTGTATAATAACAGTACTATTTGCAAAAAAAATTGTGGCAAAATATTCAATTATAAGGGGATGGATGGACATTTTGATGTCGAAGAATTATATAATTTAAAAAGAATAAACATTCATGGTATAACTGAATCACTCCCCACAGAATTAGGAGAATTATATAATTTAAAAAAAATAATTTCTATTGGTACTTCTATTTATGAATTACCAATCGAATTCTATAAATTACGTAATTTAAACTACCTTAATTTTTCGCATAATAAAATAAATATTATAACTACCGAATTTGGTATGTTATATAATTTGAAGACATTTGATGTGTCATTTAATAATATTTCTGGAATACCTACTGAATTAGGAAATTTACATAATTTAACTTCATTTGATATGGAACATAATAAAATTTCTTCAATACCAACAGAAATTGGTAATTTATCGAATTTACTAAAACTTAATTTAAGCACTAATATGTTTGAAAAAATTCCTTCCGAATTTGGTAATTTACTTAGTTTACAAAGTTTATCACTTTATAAAGGGGAATTAACAACAATACCCACTGAACTAGGATTGTTATGTAATTTAAAAGAATTGGCAATATCTTTTAATAACATTGTTACACTACCAACTGAATTAGGAATGTTGAAATCTTTGAAAGACCTATATATAAGACATAATAAATTAACTATACTGCCTTCAGAATTGGGTAAATTGAACTTGGACACTTTATATGCCGAAAACAATAATTATGAAATGATTCCTAAAGAATTGGATAAATATTTCCCTAAATAAAATTAAAACATACTACTGCATATTATTTATTAACAAAAAAATTGATATCTCAACACCTTGACATCATCAGCACTCATATAAACTACTATTCGCAATACAATATGCAATCTACTACACAAAAATACGTTCTTATTGACAACTCCGGGTCTACCGGTGGTCATACCGATTACTGGCGATATGTTCTTAATATTATCCTAGAACACCCTACCGCCACATTTATTTTCTGGGATTCAAATGCTAATTTCAAATCATTCTATGAAGCCCAACAACTTGCCAAACTACAAAAAGGCGGCGGTTGCACAGAACCACAATGTTTTGTTCCCTTTATAACATCCGGATCACATATCATTCTTATTACTGATGGACAAATTTATGCCAATGATGTAAAAATATGTGATGATAAATTAAATGGGAAAGAATTTAGTGCTGTCGATGTCCATTTTTACAATACAGGTGGTCAAATGAATTTATCAGTATCAGCACCATTTACAAGAAAAACAAAATATAACATTTTCGTTGATGGTAAACCATTATCATCTGGCTCCTCATTACAACAAATTGATGTAAGTGTTTATAATAATGAACCACAAAAGTTTGTCGACGAAGCTGAAACACTTTTACAACAAATTGTCATGCAAAATTTGGGAAGAGCCAATAATGAGTTACGTAACGACCTTCTCAACCTACAACAAAACCTTTTGAAAACTATCTCAAAAAGTAATTCAAACAGTGAATATGCACCATTGAGAGAATTATTAGTAAAAGGTGAATATAATAATTCTATAAATGAAATCAAAAATATGATTATCGGAGCTGACTCTTCACTCGGTAAGAAAATCGAAAGTATCATACAAGAAATGATTCGTCAATGTTCTGGTTCATCTGATTTCTCATTTAATTTACTCGAAACTGGTAGACTTGCTCGGGCAAAAACCGTTACGACAGTTGCAACTGAAGAATTGCCTTCTGTAGAAAATTATACTGGAAGTTATGAATGTCCAGTAACATTTGAAAATGATTTACCAGTGTGTTTTATTACACAAGGTATCCCAGTATTACATGAACTTGAAAAAGGTTATTTGGATAATATTATGACAAATCCATTAATCGTTTTAAATGATAATATCCTTGTGGAAAAAATCAAACATCGAGTTGACCATTTAGTTGGCCTTGAAGTAGCTAAAGAATTATTTAAAAATGGTAATGTTGTATCACCACTTACCAGAAGCAAAATATCTTGTGCTTTGACATTTGATATGGATAAATCCCATATTAAATCAACAAATTATGCTCTTGCTAATATATTTTTTGGACAAAAATTAGTGGGTAATGCTGAATTATGGTTAGCTGTCTTATATTTTGTTGTGAAGCAAATTCCATATCTTTCATCTGAAGGACCTTTTATGGATGCATTTAAAACACATATGATGGAAAGAATGAGAACCATAAATACTAATATTACATTATCAGGTTTACCAATTGATCCATTGATGAAATGTCCAACCGATATTGCTATTTGGTATTGTGTTGTTAGTCCATTTGTTATTAATAATGGCGGTACAGAAGATGATGCCAGGAACAGATTGAGATCTATGGGAAACAGTGCAAAATATCTTGTTGAATTAGTTGAAATGTTCTCATATCCTTTTGATAAACAATGGACTTTACATCGTATGAATTTATATAAGGTGTTTGCATGGATGATGCATGAGGAAAAAAATAATTCCCAGTGGAGAACTTTATTGAGATCACAATATCAAAATTCATTGACACTTGATGATGGATTAATTGTTCCTTTAGATGGTCCTGCTGTGGATAGTAAACCACAATTACCATCATGTTGTGACGGCATTGAATTGGGAGAACTTGTTGCATTGTCTCATTTGGTTGACAGGACAAAGAGTATTGGAGTTGTTATGATTCCATTGGATTTTAAAAGTTGTGGTGTTCCTGATTGGAAGAAAAATTATGGTTATCCAGATGATGAAGCTAATCCAAATATGGATGAAGAACCAATGTTATCTGAACATACTTTCAGACCAGTGGTTATTGACAGAAAATTAAGAAAACATTGGGTCGAATGTAGTGAAATTAAATATGGACCTTTGAAGAAACAATTGTCTAATTATAATTATTTCATCAAATATGTTCATGAATTTGGGTCATATCCTACCAAACAAGAATATTTAAAATATATTGCATTAAAACAATCTAACAGGGAAGATGAATGTAATAGAATGGATACTTTACCAAGACAAACAATATCATTTGTTGATTGTATGTTTGAAAACTATGAGAAATTGCTGGGTAAAGGATTTTCTAATGTGAGTGCTGGACAATTTAAACGAGTAACTTATGACAGTATGACTGAAATTGAGAGGGCAAGATTGGATGGTTCCGATAAATTGTAATTTTTTTATAGAAGTAATAATAAAATTTTTTAATAAACAAAATTAGATATGTTGTATTTTTCTTGCGATAACTGCTGTATGGTCATATCCACAAGATACAGCAATAACGTCGTGCAAATATTCAACGTGTTTTGGGTAATAAATATGTTCTTCATTACCATGTCCTAATTTTCCATGCCAACCAGATCCAAATGTATATAATTTTTTATCTGCTACAACTGTTGTGTGAAAATTTCCACATGAAACCATCGTTACTTTCATGTTTTCAAATGCTTTAACTTGTGTTGGCTCTGCAATGTTTTCATTAGAATTATGCCCTAATTTTCCACATAATCCACAACCATAAGTGTATAATTTACAGTTAGCTACAACAGCAATGTGATATTTTCCACATGATACCAAAGTTACTTTCTTATCTGCAAAAAACTCCACATGTTTAAGTTCTTTATACACAACATCGTCATAATAGGTTGTAAATTTTACAGTATATAGTTGATGGTCTGCTATTACTGCTAGTCGAAATTTCCCGTAAGAAAACTCTGTTTTTTTATCACCAAAAAGATTTGTAATATAAATGCGATGTATTTCTTCTTTATTATCTTTATTTTTACCAACAATTAATTTTTTATTATTGGAAACAACTTGTGTGAAATTTTTTCCACATTTTACTGAATTAATTGGTATATCTCCAAATAAATCTATAGGTGTAAATGTATTTTTCATGTGTTTTTCTGAGCTACTTAAAATTGTATGACCGAACACATACAACTTTTGCGTAACTACAAAATAAGTATTTTTCCAAGTTATGACTTTTTGTTGGCTAGGATATGGTATTGTAACTTTTAATTTCCAAAAATGTTCATTGGTTATGATAGTGGAAAACTTTTTACATGTTAAACAATAATTTAACAAATCATGGTCAGGAAGTGCAAGGGCAATTTGAATGAGTATGTCTATTATGAAATTATCCATAGTATTGTCAAATATATAAATATAATATACTAATAATGCATACCAATTTCAATTTTTTTATAAACAAAATCTAACCTAAACTATCTTTCTTGCAATGACTGCTGTATGATCGGATCCACACGAAACGGTGATTACGTCTTGAAAACATTCTACATGTTTTGGGTAATAAATATTTGTTTGATCACCATGCCCTGATTTTCCACCCCAGTTTGATCCAAATGTGTACAATTTTTTGTCTGCAACAACAGCAGTATGATAATCTCCACATGATACCATCGTCACTTTCATATTTTCAAACGCTTTCACTTGTGTTGGTTCTGTTATATCTTTTTCCGAACCATGACCTAATCTTCCACATATCCCGGAACCATAAGTATATAACTTATCATCAGCCACGATGGCAATGTAATCCATACCACATGACACACCAGTTACTTCCATATCAGCAAAAAATTCAACGTGTTTATATTCTGAATGTACATCATCACCATAATAGTTGACAAACCTTGAAACATATAATTGCTTATCGGAAATTATTGCGATTTGTATTCCTCCATAAGAAAACTTTATTTTTGTATTATCGAAATTATATGAAAGAAGGCCTCTGTGAATTTCTTCTCTATTGCATATATCTTTTCCGATTGTTAATTTTTTATTATTAGATATAACTTCAGTAAAATCACATCCACATTTTACCGAATCGATTGGTATGTCTCCAAATAAATCTGTGGGTGATAATATAATATTTTTGTATTTTTCTGAGTTACTACATATCGTATATCCGAAAACATACAATTTTCTTGTAACTGCTAAATAAGTATTTTTCCAAGTTGTAACTTTTTGTTGGGTTGGATATAGTGACGTAACTTTTAATCGCCAAAAATTTTCATTGGTTAGGATAGTGGAGAACTTTTTACATGTTAACCCATAATTTAACAGATCATGATTGGAAATGAAGAATGCAATATGTGTTAGTATGTCTATTATGAGGTTATCCATTGTATAATGGAAAATATATAATTTAATGTATTAATAATATATGTGAATTTCAATTTTAAATAAAAATTGAAATATTAACACAATGATATTGTATATGAATATAACCTAATAATAATTATAATGAATGATATTATTTACCATACATTATTATTTTTACCTGTAAAAGATGTACTGTCATGTTCTATTGTTACAAAACCATTTTATAATATTACAACAATACAATCTATATGGAGGAATTTAATATTGCATGACTTTAAAGGTACTTCTATAGTTGAAAACACTTATTATGGTACATATAAGTTGTTACATATTTTGAATAAAACAATGGTAGCAATAAAAAATAAAAATAAGAATTTTTATGTTGAGAATATTGATGGATTATATAATTTACAAAATTATACTTATGGTAATCAACTTATAATTCCAACTGAAATTGGACATTTGCAAAATTTAACATCTTTACATTCAACATTCTTTAAATATCAATGTTCTATACCTACGGAGATTGGACAATTGCGTAAATTGAAATCATTGTATTTGGAAAATGATCCATTTATGATATATTCAACACAGTCACATACTTTGCAAAATCTAGATTTATATGGTAAGATACCTACAGAACTTGGTAATTTATGTAATCTAGAAGCACTTAGCTTAACATGTAATTCTCATAAGATTATTCCTACTGAATTTGGTAAATTATGTAATTTAGTATTGTTAAATATGAGTTGTAATGAATTAAGTTCTGTGCCTACACAATTTGGACAATTAAATAATTTGAAATGTCTCAATATAGGTCATAATGCGATTCCTTCTTTGCCAACTGAATTAGGTATGTTACATAATTTAACTGATATTAGTATAGTTAACAATAAAATCTTATCAATACCTACAGAATTTGGAAATTTGTATAATTTAAAAAAGTTTAATGCATGTAGCAATATTATTACAACAATACCTACAGAATTTGGTAAGTTGCTAAATTTAGAAAATCTTCGTGTGGGTGAAAATAATATTAGAATTATACCAACAGAATTGCAATTGTTGACTAATTTAGTTGAATTAAGTTTGGGGTTCAATTATTTTGATTATAATATTTTAGAGATTAGTAACTTTGTAAATTTAAGGATGCTTAATATACGAAATTGTTTTAGGGTCCGTGTGATGAGTGGATTAAATGGAGTTATAACCGGTACTAGGTTTGGTGATTTGGTTATTGGGAGATGATTTGTTGTAGGACAAGTTTTGAAAATATTTCTGTTAACTGGTAATAACTTAAAAATTCCACACAAAATTTGTGTGGAAAATTAAAAAAACCCTCTTTAAAGGATTTTTTTAGATTTTTTTGTCCCTGGAGAATTTGAAATTGTCTTGGAGTAGGTACTTTTTTTATAAAAATATGTTTTTTATGTTGGAATTCTATGTTTTTTATCTGTTATTATCATACCGTATATTGGCTCTCTAGAACAATATATTGACTCGTTATGATGTAAAAAGATACATAAACCCGTACATTGCCTCGGCTAATTATTAGCATGGTACGATGAATATGTTATACGGATCATATCATAAAATATTTTTGTTAACTGGTAATAACTTTAAATTTCCACACAAAAATTGTGTGGAATTTTAAGAAAACCCCCTTTAAAGGATTTTTTAGATTTTTTTGTCCATGAATATATTTTAAATGTATTTATATAGTTACTTTTTAATAAAAATGTTTTTTTACTGTTATATTTTTTATGATTTTCAATGTTATAATTAAACCGTATATTGACTCGCGATAACAATATATTACCTCGGATAATGTAAAAAGATACATAAAACCCGTACATTGCCTCGGTTTAATTCTTAAATTACTTTATATTTAGTGTGATATCATGCATAATTATACACTAAATATCGTCGTTTTGACATGATTAAAAATGTTATCATATTAACTGAAAATTACAGTTTAAAAAGTTATTATTTTAAATTTTGTCTATTTTAGTCAGTATATAGTATCTTATAAACTGTATAATATCTCCTATAATTATTAATTTCGGGTTTAATCGGTATTAATAATACATAAAAATATATTATAGTGATATATAATATGACTGATTGTATTAAATGTGACGTATGCGATATGACATTTACTCGTGTATATAATTTAAAAATGCATAAGAAAAAGAAAATTCCATGTTCAAGTAAACCACATACATGTAAATATTGTGATAAAACATTTGCAAAACAAAGTAATTTAACAAGACATATTGATGAATCATGTAAAAAAGAAGCATCATTGTTTTATATAGAAAAGATTAAAAATTTGGAAGAAAATCTAATAAAAGAAAAACAAGCATTAGATGAAAAATATAAAGATATAGATGAAAAATTAAAAAATATTGCTGAACAAAAAGTTATAAATAATAATACAGTTAATAATAATAATGTTCTAAATAATAACACTGTTAATATCCTCACAAAAGAATATATAGGAGAACATTTTACTTGTAATCCATGTTTGCAACCACTGACAGATTATAGTGCCATAAGAGATGGTAATATGATAACTGACCCACATTATGATGATGTAAATATTATGTTTGTTAATACTATCTTCTCACAATATGAAATAAATAAACTAGTTGAATATGTTGGGAATATTCTTTTAAAGTTTTACAAAAATAAGGATGATATATCAAAACAGTCATTATGGTGCTCTGATTTATCAAGAATGACATTTTTAGTGAGGGTTTTGCCAACAAATGCAACTATAAATACATGGATAAGTGATCCTGCTTGTGTTAATGTAAAAGAAACAATTATCAAACCATTGTTAAATTATATTCTAAAATGTATTGATGAATATAGTATAAAATATAATTATAAAATGATAACTGAAACTGAAAAGTTTCTTGTTTTTAGTGATATTGCAAAGATTATTTCGAATAATGAACTAACTAATGATGTTGCCAAATATATTGCCCCACATTTTATATTACCTAAAAAGACTATTAAGAATAAAAATATAACCAAAAAATAATAATTTATTTTTACTATTAAAAATGAATTATTTAAACAAACATATAATCGGACATATCATCATCCACAACCTTTTTCTTAGGTACAAACGGTTTATTTGCATATCCGGTAACAACTGGTTTAGTCGCTATCGGTTTCTTCACAACCGGTTTCTTTACAACTGGCTTTACCGTTACCGGTGCATCATCCACAAACATAAAATCATCTGGAACTGCATTTGATGGTTTCGGAATTGATGAAGCCTTTTTAATTTTTTTCTTAGGAGCTACGACCTCTTCTTTTTCATCAACAAATGCATAATCATCCATATTTGAATCTTCATATGTATTAACCATCAATTTGGAATTCATTGCTTTCTTTTTTAGGTCAATCTCTTTTCTTAAATCTTCAACAAAAGTATTATAATCTGGAGCACTTGGATTACATAACCTGTCTAAAGTTCTCATGATAGTTTTATTTATTTTAGTGGTTCTTGTATCAATGAAATCACAAAACAAATCTAATATATTTTGGTTTCCTCTCAAGAACACCACATATGACCATACCCTTGTCATATCTGGCAAATTTTTACTGAACCATTCTCTATCTCTTGTGACCAATATACAACTTGTTTTAACAATTTTCCAATATACCACTTTATCAAATACATAATCTTTGTAATTTGAATTTGTTTTTAATTCTTCCAATTGTAATGTTATCCAATTTTGGCAATCATGTGGACTCATTTCAACTTTAGGTGGATATATGTATTGAGCCCATGATATTACTGATGCTTCATATTCAACATCCGTAACATCTTCCAATTGTTCTTTAGGTGGTAACTCATTATTATATCTTTTCAATAATACATCCATTCTCCAATTTTTTGGTAACAGTTGGATCAATGCTCCTTTCTCAAATTTTGTTGTCCTTGACCTAAATGTTTCATTGGAATCGGTATCCTTAACAAACTCATTGAAATTCTCATATTCATGTAACTCACACTGCCAAAAATGACAATGTTCCAAATCACATGTTTCTAATTGCATTTGAATTTGTTGGAAATATATGAGAGGACAAATTTTATCAACTATCATATCATATGAAATATCAGTAGTTCCATGTTCTTCAACAAGATCATGATATGTTAATATTTTTCTTGATACCACACATTTTATTTCAACCATAGTACCGACATATTGTGATTTATGAATTTTATCATGTTTATATTTTGAACAAATAGCATCTGGACTTGCTGCTAAAAATGGGTATTTTGGATGTGGTAACAAACCGAATGCTTCTGTATGAACATTCATTCTGTAATCATATATTAAATTTGCAACATCTTCATATTTCTTTCCATGATGCACAAATCTATTATCAATAAATGGTATCTTATCAGTAGTTTTCTTCAATATAAATTCATATTGTGGATTATATTTACTAAAACCTAATGCTTGTGCCATGTCTGATGCTGTAATACATTTGTCCCTTGCATCATACCAACCTTGTGATTTTTGTGGTGGCAATACAACAGCTCTCAAAATGTCAAACTGGTCAATATTTCGTTGTACTGTTTCATCAATTATATCATCTTGTTGTATGTCATGTACCCATTGTGTTCCAAATGGTTCATATTCATATTGTATCCTTTTAACTAATTTATTTTCTGGTTCAACTGGTAATGTATATCTTTTTGGATTATGATGAGGTGGGTTTGATGATAAATTATTTGGATTATAAACCATCCCAGTGTATAATGTTGAATCAATATTTGTAGTTGGTATTACATCAACATTAACAATTGGTGGTGTATCAACATTGTCAATTAGTGGTTTGTTTTCATCAGGTGTTATTGATGGTTTATTTTCAACTTCAATATCTTTTGGTAAAACTTCTTGTGTATCAACAAAAATATTTGGATCTTCTTTGTTTATTTTTTTAATAATTTTGGTATGATATTCCCTGAGCTTGGCTTGTTTTTTATTTGAATTAAAATAAAATGTCCCATCTTTACTTTGATAATATAAATATTGCATTATCATGATGCTCAATTTTATATCATCAAACTCACACTGACTCTGAATTTCTGTTTTAATTCCGGTAATAATATCTGATAAATTTTCATCATTATATGACTTATTTAAATGGTTTTTTTTGATGCAAGCTTTAATTACATTTTCACATTGTTCTTCTGTGGCCATATATAATAAACAAATAATATATCACTAATCTTTATATGCTTCATATATCAATTTTTTTAGAATAATTTAATATCAACATGTAATAAGTTTAACATGTCATTGTCAACATACAAATCCCTAGGATATTTTCCATCATTATTTTTAATCAATAATGGCTTGCTAAATTCTTTTGCTTTCATAATAAATCTTATTGTTCTATCTAAATGATTTGCTGATGCAATGTGTAATATGTTGTCACCATTATTATTGATGTAAGTAATCATATCAATCAGTTTATCCTTGTCTGCGTGTAATATTATACTCATAATTAGCAACATATCCTTATCGGCGGATTCATATAGTACCGAATATTTTGACATTATTTCATTTAAAAATATTTTGTAATCTGATCTTTTTATTAAATTTATCAGAATGAATGCTAAATCTTTGGTATTGTATTTATTTATTAGCATATTGAGCCATAGTGTGGGTGTTGTAATATTACAATCTATATTTTTAAGTAAAAGTAAAATTTTGTCTACCGGTAATTCACAAAACAATACTTTATCTAACAAACAAAACCCATTCATTCTGCTATTGAAATCAAAACCTTTAGTAATTAATAAATCTATAATTTTTTTAAAGATATCAGTATGCATCTTGTATTGAATTACATTTGATACGAATGTATTTTTGTGACTATTTAAATGGTTAATATCAAAATGTAATTTTTTACTTGACAATAACTTTATTAGGTATGACATATCAGATATATTCCACAAACATGTATTTTTGTTTTCATTTACATAATTAATATTTATTTTATGTGAGATTGATTCGATATATGTAATACATGCATTATGTTTAATACAAATAAAAATCATATCATTTGGAAATTCTTTTATGTTGTGTAAAAAATCAAGGAATTTTTTTTTGTATGTAAATCTTCTCAAGAAGTCAAATATTATGGCATTCTCATAGTTTTTCACAATATTTATTACTCTTTCTGATGCCATCTCATCTGAAGTTCTAAAAAATAATTCATTAACTTTATCTATTTTCTCTGTTTCATTTAAATCATTATAAGATTTGTTATTTGTTAATGTTAAATTAGGTGATAATGTTTTTTCACATTCATTTATTAATGGTAATGTACTCAATGTGATATCACTTGTATCCCTACTCGCAAATATATTTGTTAGAAATTCCATATGTAATATAATGATTATATAAATAAATATAGTAACAATATGTTTGTTTATCAATTTTTTATGAACTAAAACAAATTAACACTTTTATGTAACAAACTGGAAATGTCATTTTTCATGTATAAATCATGTGGTGTAAAACCATCATCATTTTTAGTTAGTAAGTTTACGCCTCCATATTCTTCATCGGTCATAATAAATCTTATGACATTATCCAAATGATATGTTGATGCTATATGTAACAAATTATTTCCTTTACCATTTACATATTGTAGCATCTCTACTAATTTTTTTTTATCAGTAATTTCAATAAAGTTCATTATTGTTAACATGTCGCCATCTGCTGATTTATATGATCTACTGTATGAATTCATAATTGTATTTAGAAAAAATACATAATTAAGTCTTTTCATGATATTATTACATACCAGCATACTTAATTCTCTGGTATTGTAATTATGAATTATCATATAAAGCCATGTTGTGGTTTTTGTAATGTCATAGTTTATAATTTTAATAAGACATCCCACTTTTTCATAATTTGTATTTGTAGAACATACAAGATCCAAAAATGAAAAATTGTTATATAAAATATTGAAATCAAATTTTCTTTTGACTAAAATTTTTATACATCTAGAAAATTCTCTACTATTCATCGGACTTGCCATAATTCTACTAAATATTGTTAATCCATCATTATTTTTATGTGATACATCAAAATTTAATATATCACTTGATAATAACTTAATTAAATAGTCGGCATTTGTTGCCTTCCATAAACATGTATTATTATTGTTATCTACATAATTAATATTTATTCTTTGTGATAATTTTTCAATTGCTTGAATCGGAATTTCTTTTTCAACCATGTAAAAAATAATTCCTGTTTGATCATCAAATTTGTCAGAGATCATGTCGACAATATATCCTTCAACAAAATTATACTTCCTAATTACGTCAGCTATAATTAAACTATCATAACATTTACTAATATTTTGCCTTTCTGCACACGTTTTTGTTTTACAAATTTCATCACAAAGCTTTTTACAAATTTCAATTCTCTCCTTATGGTTTGCATTGCCATAAGTTATGAGAGGTATTGTTTTTGTAGTATTTATTGTTGGATATATTTTTGGTATTTGGTCATTATTTATGTTTGTATTTGTAGCTGTATTAATATGTCCTTTGTTTATGGTACTGCATAAGTTAGATAATTTATCTGACATATCGTCCTTTGGTATGATAAGGGGGTCATTAAAAGAATCTTTTAATTCTTCATATTTATAAGATTCATTTACTACGAGGGACCTTGGTGAAATGTTGTTTTTATCTTTGTTAATTATGTCGGAAAGGTATTTTAACATTATACTTATTATTAATATTGATAGATATTTGTTAAATGTAATATGCTGTGTAAATTTCAATTTTATTTTGTATTAAAAAAATTGATTTATAAATATCATGATGGTAGTTTATATAGTTGACAGTATAAAATGACATATTTTAATTATTTAAATAAAGATATTTTTAGCGAGGTTATTAAATTTTTAGACATGTATGATATTGTCAATTTACATATTGCTTTGAAAATGAAAATGGATACTGATGCTTTGTATACTGTTAAATATAATATAGAAAATTATTCAATGGATAAATGTATAAGATGTCATAAAGTTAGTCTGCAAATGAGAAGATGTTTTATTAAAAATTATCATAAATTATGCAATGATTGTGTTACTAAATGCAATGATTGTAGTAATTATGTGCAAAAACAAAGAACGTGTGGTTCTCAAATGAATGATTGTAACTATAATTGTAAGGACCATTTTTATAGAGACGGCCCGACCGGTAATCCTGTGCGGACATACTGTCCAGGACTCGGATGTTCGGAGTGCAATAAACTGATGTGTTTTGAATGTTTGTTTACAGTGAGATACACTAATTTACTAACAAAGTCAGCAGCTAACCATGGCTATTATGTAAGGTCATGTAACGACTGTATAAAAAAATGTAAATGTGGTAAACAAATTAAGGAATATTCTACGTTTGAAACTTGTGGGAAATGCAAACAAAATTATTGTTTAATTTGTAAGAGCAATATTTATAGTAATAAATCGAGGACTGAGATTTGTTGTCTGGTTTGTATTGATTGTTGCAATGAAAACATAACCTCTATCAGGGAAAATAATAAGGTATTATTATGTGGAAAATGTCAATGAGTAAAAAAAATTGATTTTTGAAAGACATAATAATAATGTGTATAATATTTAGTTTATCTAATTATGCATAGAGTATTATCAAGTCAATTATCAGTGAAAATGGTTGTAGACATATTTTCTATGGTTACTTCAACTGCTAATATTATAGATCTAAATCCGGCATACCAACGTGGAGTTGTATGGACAGATGATCAACAATCAGATTTTATAAATTCATTGTTTTATAATATTATTCCAAGTAATGTGGTATTTAATATTGATTCCAATAAAAATTATATATGTTTGGACGGTAAGCAGAGAATAACCTCAATAATTAATTTCAAACAGAATAAAATATTTTTTCAAAAAAGTAATGATAAAATGTGTATTTATTATTCAAAAATACCTGATGATGAGGATGGTAGTGACTGTAGAAAAATGACACTTGATGAAAAAAGAAAATTTGATAATGTTATGGTTCCTTATGTGTCATATGAAGGATTATCATATGAAGAACAAGTAGATGTTTTTAACAGAATACAAAAAGGCACTATTTTGTCAACAGGTGAATTGATCACTTCGATGTTTGTTAATGATAAAATTTCAGAAAGGTTTAAAATATTTTGTGACTCAAAACAAAAATATTTTGAAAAGTTTACAAAATTTAATGTCAATATAAAATTTCACTATGTAATAATAGCAAATATTATGTATATGGCAAATACTAAAAATTTAAAATATCCAAAAAATAAAACAAGAGAAGCATTTGTTCAAAAAACTACATTTAATTTGATGACTGCATATATTAAAAAAGTAGATGCATTAATTGATGTTTGTTTTGGTAATGATATACTTGGAAATGTTAGTATACCAAAATCTTTGTCTGTTAATTTAATATATGCTACGTGTAGTATAGTGAATAAATATTATATTAAAAGTTTAGATAAAATATCAAATGATGACAAAGAAGTTTTATTGAGTACAATAAGAAAATTACATAGGATGATAATTGGAGTTACTAAAGATGGTACAAAAGTTAAAAGAGAAATTTTTAAAACAATAGAAGTTATGGTTGATGAATTTGATAAAATTAGAAAAGATATTATTGATGGTGATCCAATGTCAGAAGAAGAAAATATCGTGGATGAAAGTGAAGAAACTTCGATTGGTGACGAATAATTTTTTTATAAATAAAAATTACTTTTTAAAATACATATATGCATTAAATCCAACAATCCCAATTCCAAAAATACAAAAACATGTATTTTTTAAAGCTTGTAATGTTTTAAAACTATCTAATTCTCCTCTTAATAATGATATTGATATTTTCATTGCATCTGATGTTCTGTTAAATGAATCAAATGTTTCCATTGATTTATTTGCATTAGAAATAATGGTTGTCATTGTATCATTAAAGATTTTAGTCTGTTGTGACAACTGAGAATTAAAATTATTAGTATTTTGTCTTAATTGAAAATCAACAGAGCTATTACATCTATCCGTAATATTTTTAATGTGACTATTAGTAATTTCATGATATTGTTCATCATTGGTTAACTTGTCCAATGTTTCCTTACATGAGTTATACAAAACGGTTGTTACACTTTGAATATGATCATTTAATATTTTTCTCATTTCATAATTATTGTCCAAATATTTGGATAAGTGTGTTGGTAACTGTTTTGGTATTTGTTTTTCAACCTCATCAGAAACTGCATATGGTATGTCTTTTGCTTTGTATGAATTTAATTGAGTTTCAATAATATTTCTCACAGAATTTTCAATTTTATCTTTGAAATTTGAAATTTTTTCTTTCATTTTTGTTTCCATATTGTTATTGAAATTAATATTACTTAGAATATCTCTCCAAAAGAGTTCTGTGTTAATAGCTTCTCTAACATATCTTTTGAAAGCATCTTCTCTACAAAAATTTGTTAAGACAACTTGGAAATCTGGTGTTTGGCTTACTGAAATGGACATTGTATTTGGATATTTTGGTATTATAATAAAAATAGTATTCAATATGTTGTAATTTCAATTTTTATTAGATTATAATAATTTCAAAAAGTAATAAATTAAATTAGATGATACCATATCTTCCTTTCAACTTCATCAACAAATTGAATATATCTTTCTTAACTACAATATCTGGATGTAATGTTTTGAGGGCATCAATTGATTCCCTACTGATTTTTGAATATAGTTTATTTTTATCATCAAAATGTCTACCATATGAATATTGTTGTTCGGTATCTTTCTGAATAATACTTACACAAACATCATCACCCATCGAGGCTTCATCAATTTGTTTATGGTTCCTTTCAATACTGGCAATAATACCAATTTCGATTTCTTTTCTTTCTTCGTCATTTGAAAAAACACTGATTGGTGTCCCTTTTTTAAGTATACCCTTCTTTACTCGAATTCCTATGATGATTGGCGATTTTTTATTGTAAATACATTCCGGCAAGATTTCACATACACATGGAAATATAGCTTTGACACTCATTTTGTCATCTTCATCTTTTCTGATTTTATTTATGTATTCTGAAAACATATCAAAGAGTTTGTATATAATCTTCTCTTCAAAGATTTTTACTCCCAAATTTTCTGCATATTTTCTTACATCATCATCAATATTAACATCAAATGCTAATATACATGAATAATTTTTCTCACTAACTGCTGCAGCCTTTGTTATGTCCTTTTTATGTACTGATCCTATTCTAAAACCACCGATAGATACTTTGCAACTGTCCGAACATAAATATTCAAATAGTGCTTCCATACCACCTAATGTTGATGCATTTACATAAACCCCTTGTTCCATATTATTAATTTTACTTTTCAATGAATTTAATGATTTCATAACATTTATCCTATAATTTTCAATAGTATCTTCAGTGTCAGTATTTTTAATTACAAACAATTGTGATCCTGCAACGGCATCGTCCAAATTTGGAGCATCGATTTTACAAGTCATTGATGCATGTACTTTGTTAGTATTTATGTATTCACCTTTTCTGTTTGAATATGTATGAGTTAATAATGCTTTAATGTATGTTATTATTGGTTCACCTTTAATGCCACAAACCATTATGGTGTCACCTTTTGTCAATGACCCGTTAGTTAAGATCACATCGATTGTCATACCTCTTCCTTGGACATTTTTAACTTCTAATACAGTGCAATCTATAGTGTCATTTTTAATGAGATTATCACCAATATATTTTTGTGATAACTGAGCAAGTAACATTAGTAAATCAGGTAGTCCTTCACCAGTAATTGCAGAAATTGGAACCATACTTATTGTATTTACAAAATCTTTGTTCTTGTAATATAATTCTGTATTGTGACCAAGTTCTTGGAATTGAGTCCATATATGTCTTACCCTATCTTCATACTCCATTATTACATTTTTGTCTTGTATGTTCAAACCATTTTTAATTGACCCATCTTTGGTTACTTTCCATCCATACAATAAATCAACTTTATTGAGTGCAATGACGAACAATTTTTTACTTTCAATTAATAATTTTATACATTCTAAGGTTTGTTTCTGTATACCTACCAAAATATCGACCACTAATATTGCAATATCACATAATGATGACCCCCTACTTCTCATGTTCATAAAAGGTTCATGTCCAGGAGTATCAATAAAAATTAAACCATTAACTTTGTATTCCAATTTCTTTTTAAATTGATTATCCATATGTTTTGTATGTTTAATAATAGTTGTTATTGGTACATAACTGGCACCAATTTGTTGGGTAATATTTCCTGCTTCCCCCATATGAACTACCGATGATCTAATTTTATCAAGTAAATGTGTTTTTCCAGCATCAACGTGACCTAATACGCACACTATTGGAGCTCTCAATTCATCATCTTTATTTTCTTCCTTAATTAATTCTACTTGTGGTTGTTCTTGTTGTTGTACTGATGTTGTTTGTTCTTCTGATGAATTTGATAATGCATCCCAATCATCTCTAGTATCATCTTTATTATTATCTTTCACTGGTTCAATAATAATATTTTCTTCTTTAATAACTACAACTTCTTTAATTATTTTTTTAGGTATGTATTTTTTTATTGGTTTATCTTTTGTTAGAACAGTTGGAATATAACCATATTTTGATGATGCATTTTGAATTTTTAAATCTTTTGTTTTTTGTATGGAATCTTCCTTTAATTTTTCCAATTGGAGTTGTTTTTGTAATTTTATTTTTTCATTTCTTTCTTTATTTATTCTTTCCTCTTCTAATAACTCTAATCTTCTTTTTTCTTTCTCTTCCAACACCCGTCTTTCTTCCTCTTCTTCTTTCTTCCTTTTTTCTTCTTGCATTTGCCTTATTTTTGCACCCATCGATGACTCTTTTTGGGTTGGTGTAGTAGTTGTTCCTTTTTGAGGTTTTGGCTTTTGTTGTGGTTGAACAGGTTTGGGTTTTGAATTGTTATTTATTGGTTGTTTGTTTATGACAACCTGTTGTGGCTTTAATGGAATTCCTCCCAATGAAGTACCACCTAATTGTGTTTTACCTAATGAGGTTCCACCCAATGTAGTGTTACCTAGTGAGGTTCCACCCAATGTAGTGTTACCTAATGAGGTTCCACCCAATGTAGTGTTACCTAACGAGGTTCCACCTAATGTAGTGTTACCTAACGAGGTTCCACCTAATGTAGTGTTACCCAATGAGGTTCCACCTAATGTTGTTGTTTTTAATGGTTGATTGTTCAATGACATTCTGATAATTAATTGTTATTATAAATCTTATTTCTATGTTATTTGAATATCAATTTTTTATGTGGACTTTGTTAAAAAAATGAAATCTAAAATCATTATGATTTATATACAATACAAATATGGTATATCATTCTATAATGACTCATGTATTTGAATTGAATCATAAATGTTTACAGTTTGAATATGAAAAAAGATATTTTAGGGTTATATTTAATGACATATTGATTAATTATGATAATGTCAATAGATTATTTCCATATGCTCTTTTTGAAACACTACTTCCGTATTTGTCACCACATCATATCTTAAAACTAGCGATGGTTTCCAAAGATTTGAGATTGTTGATAGTTAACAATAAATTACCAATAACTAATCATGAAACATTATTATTTAGTATTGCAGAATATGATTGTAAAAGATGCATTAACATGTTTAAAAGATATCATAATTCATTTCTACCAACATTATTTTTGGCTATATGTAAAAGAATGGATTTTGTGAAGATGAAACATTTTTTTGTTGGTAAGGATTTATTAGATATTGGATGTGATGGTGTATTTCCAAAATGTGATATATTATTACCGGATGTTAATGAATCAACTAATTATTTCTATAATTGTGTGCTATATGCTTCGAAGCGTGATAACATAAATAAAAAGGACTTATTTGAATATATTTCTTATCATTATGTAATTAACCATTTTGACACATTAAAAATCATATGTGAACCACGTTATGAAATAGTTATTAATAATGTTACTTCCTTGTCTAAATTTTATAATAACGAAATGTTGCGATTTTTGGTACCTCTTTGCACTTATAATATCCAATATTTTTCACATGTAGTTAACCAATTACATAAGAACAAAGAAAATTCACAATATTTGTTAAAATTGATAGTTGAAAATGTTGATATTTATTATATAAAAGTCATAGAATTATTGTTGGAACATTTAGTTTTAAATCAAGATATTGACCCTTGTGACATGATGTCTATTGTAAAATTTGCATCAAAATATGGAACAAAAAATACACTTATAAAGTTACTAGATTTAATTGATAATGATATGAAATTATTATTGGTATCAAAATCATATGATCATAAACTTAGCGATAAATTGGGATTTCTTAATGAGACAAAAGAACTAAATATGTTATCTATTAAGGAAGCCAACGAAAAATTATTTAGTTCAGTTGTTGATGACAGTGTTTACGTAGATAAACTTTCGGTCGAAGAACATTTACAGGCTATTGTGGATACTGAAAATTTATATGTAAAAACTGAATTACTCTATAAAATTAAAAATGAAAATGTTGACATAACAAATTGTAAACATCTAGTTAAAAAAATTATTGATTGGATAATGGATAATGGATCTTATGGTGATATTTATGAGAATTTCTTAGGTTTAGTATATTCTACAAATTTAAATTTGGATTATAAACTGTTATTTGTCCCTGCAATGTATAAATATGGTAAAACATCAAAACTTATTTTTTTGGGGGAATCAAAAGAATTGAATATTTTGTCAGTTAAAGAAGCTATGAAGGAAAATCGAAATAAGTTTATATTTGTAAATCACCTTACAAATAAAGAAATTTTTCCATTTATACTTGAAGCAGTTAATAGTAATAATTCTAAACTTTGTCGTGTTCTAATACAAAAAATTGTGTGTAATAATCTCCAACAGTATGATACTAATTATAAGGTTAAAGATAATATGACAATATATAAACAAACCCAACATATGTTACCTGACCATTATGTATACAATGATGATTCATATACGGATGAAGATGAAAATGTAGTATGTAAATATAAATTAAAAATTGATGACAAAGTATTGATACAAGACTATGTTATGTTATTATTGAAGATCGACCCTAATTGTTATTGCAAAATTTTTGATAAATTTATTGATGCCTTGTATGAGAAAGTAGGAGGACGTAGAGATACGAGCATTATACAGTCTCATGATATTGCCTATTTTATGGTTACACATGAAAAATTTAATTTAGTGAGACCTTCACGTGTTATTGCTTTGTTGCGATTGTATTCCGGTTATAATATTTCTGATACAATTATAAAAACACATAAATTTTTTGAACAATTCGCTTGAATTATTTTTTTATTAATGTATTTTTATTTAAAAAAAATTGAATTTTGAATGTATTGCTATACTTAGTTAACTTGTATTTTAGTGCTTGTGAAAATGGAGTTTTTATCAGATGATATACACCTTGAAGAATGTATTAACGTTTTTAAATGTCACCCTGTCCTAAAATTGGATTTGAATTATGGATTGAGGGTGATATGTGATAAGGAAATAAAATATGATAATGTCTGTCATGTGTTCCCTTATGCAATTTTTGAATCCTTGTTACCATATTTAGGACCACATTATATTTTACAATTGATGACAGTTTCTAAGGACATAAGATCCATGTTGGTTAATATGAAAAATCCAATAAGGTTTGATTTGGATACATTATGCTTCGATGTTATTGCACATGATTGTAAATGTTGCAAGTCTTATTTGAGTAATTCTCTGATGTTGCTTCCAAAAATATTTATGGAGATATGTAAAAAGGGAGATAAATCCCAAATACAATACATAGGTGATTCCTATTTATCCTTAGTGAACTGTGGAGTGAAGTTTACATATCCAAAATTTTATGTGCAAATAGAAGGATGTGTCAAGACAGAAATTAATTTCATTCATAATTGTGTATTAAATGCTTCAAAACGTGATAACATTAACAAGTATAAACTATTAAAATACGTTTCTAACTTATTCCGAATTAATCAGATTGATACATTGAAAATATTTTTTGATACTTCTAATATTAAAATCATCAAAACTATTTGTAGTAAGCTTTTTGCATATGGAGATTGTACAGTACATATAAAAAAATTTATGTTGCCATATGTATGCTCTCATGGTATGGTAGACTATATTAATAGTTGTACTCGTTTAGACAGTACATATTCGAGTTATAAATTCATATTACAATTACTAATTAATAATGTCGATGTGTATTCCTCTGAAATTATTGAGCGGTTATTGGATATTTTATCCAGTTATCCAAAATATGATCAAGATAATGAAAATATTATAATAGATTTAGCTGCTAAATTTGGTGGCAATCGTTTAATTTCTAATTTATTGAAGATATACGATGATAGTGTAAAACTACGATTGATACCAAAAATATATGAACTTGGGTTAAGTAATTCATTAAAATTAAATTTTCTAGATAATACTAAAGAATTGAATATGTTGTCAATAACTGAAGCATCTAAATGGAAAAAATTTGACGTAGTTGTATATGTTGATAAACTCGATACAAAAGAAATTTTACAAAACATTCTCAATAATGATAATCAAGGCGTCAAATCAGCATTAATATTGCAATTGGATGATGTGTCATTATTTCATAATGAGATGAAAGCAATTATTAATTGGATAATTCATGGGTATAAAATTGAAAGTATAGATTATGTAATAAAAAAATTGATTAATCATATAATGAGAATGCAACATTTAGATACAAATTTAAAGATATTATTGGTTCCATTTGCATATCAAAATGCATGCACATCACATTTGGGGTTTCTTAATGACTCTAAAGAATTGAATATGTTGTCAATCCAAGAGGCTTGCAATATAAATGGTAAATTTTGTGTCGAAATATATTCTGACAGGCTTTCATATGAAGAAAAATTACAACTTATTATTGATATAAATAATTTAGAAGTAAAAAAAAAGTTGTTTGATGATATTGTTAATAGTAATATTCTCGAAAATTCATATATGATGGAGAAGTTTGTCAGATGTATGAGTACTTGTGGTTGTAATATTTCGGGTAGGTATTTTGATAAAATATTAACTTCAAAAAATATTGATAATAAATTGAAGTTATTATTGGTTCCACTTGCATATTATAATTCTGATGGATCAAAATTTGAATTTTTAAACGAAAATAAAGAAACTAATATGTTATCTGTGCAAGAAGCTCTGAAACATATATATTCTGATAAATTCATATTTATTGATCACCTTACAAATAAAGAACTTTTACCATTTATCGTGAAAGCTACTGATACTAATAATTATAAAATTAGAAAATTGTTAATAAAAAAGGTAAAATGTTATCAACTCAAATATTATGATGTTGCCAATAATATTGATGATGAGATGATAATATATTCACAAATACAAAATATGTTACCTGCTCATCATATTTATAATGAAGCATCTTACACTTATGAAGATGAGGATGTTATTTGTAAATATAAATTGAAAATTGACAATAAAGTTTTGAATTTAGATTACACCAAATTGGTGTTGCAAATTGATCTAAATTGTTATTGTAAAGTTTTTGAACATATAATTAGTGAATTGCGTAATACTGGATACTTTGATATGAAGGATGTAAGACCTAAGGCACGTGATGTTGTTGCATTTATGGTGGAACATGAACAATTTAACAGACTTTCACCCTATTCTGTTATTACATTATTAAAAATGTGTACATCTTTTAAGAATTATGGTGATTTGTGTACTCCAATTATAAAAAATCATAAATTCTTTAATCAATTTGTTTAAATATAAAAAATTATTCTCTATTTTTATTACTTGAATATGATGCAATAATTGTTCTGATCTCTCCCAATTTCATGGCTTTTTCATTAATTTTTGTTTGTTCCTTAACTGCATTTTCTTTATTGAACAAGTCCATGCAAAGTTCTAACAATTTTTCAACCATTCTGTCGAGTAAATTTACTGCAACATTTCTGTAACTATTTTCAGTTAGTTTATCACCAACGACTCTTAAATATGCTTCATTCCATTCTTTACCATAAACTTCCAATTTAATTTTTCTACCATCTCTAAAGAGCGATTCAGTAAATGAACCATCAAAAGTAAAATATTTTGGATACATTTGGGTAATATATCTTGCAATTTCAAATATTGATACTTGTGGTCTTCTCTCCAAATTTAAAGTTGCAGTAATACTATATTTGATATTAGATTCATAAGCTTGGTTACCAATTTCAATAATCATGTATTCAGCAAATTTTCTTGTAATATCATCACAACCTTCTGGATCATTATAGATATATTCTAATAATAACTTTTCGGTGATATCATGTATTGTTTTATGGATCTTGTCATCCTGTAACAATTTTGCAAAGTATGTATTTAATGATCGGTTCCATTCCATTCTTTTTTTTGATAATGGATCATCAATGAAAATTTCAAACATTGGAATACTTGCCGCGAAAGTAGCCTCATTTTGAAATATATTGGTGATTATTTTATTATCAATGAATATTGGTGATACTAATCCATAACTGAATAATTCTTTGATACCATCGGATTTATAAGCCTTTGGATCAGATTTATTGTTATTATGATATTCTAATATATCTGAACTCGCATTTTTGTTACTAACTTCTGGTCTATCATAAACATCACAATAAGTATCATTTAAATGTTTACCAATGACAAGTTTGAATTCGTTTTTTAACTTCTCTTCGAAATTTGCCCTTTCAAGACTACTACCTACCAATTTTTCAATCATCATTCTCAATTTACTTGCCAACACTTTCTGGTTGTTATTAATTAAATTGTACATGAAAGATTGTGATACTTTTAAGTTGTCGATTTGCGAATCAATATCTGTTAAGAGTCTTGGGAGATGATGTTTAATTTTACTAAATTGAATATCTGAAATAATTTTTCTCATTGTTGACACACCACTTGGATTTAAATTGAACCTTGAAAAAAATTCACTTTCAATTTTGATCTTATCATTAATTGAAAGTTCAGCTTCAATATCCTTGTCATTACGCAAAATGACTGCACAATATTTATGACCTAGCGGATATGATTTACCATTTAACATGTCTTCTACAAAGCTCATCTTTTGTTGTTCTAACATGTCAACTTTAGTAATGATACCAAGTGAATCTTTATTTCTTTGAAGTTTTCCAATTAACTTGAGTCCTTGGTCTGTTGCAGGATCTGATGGTCCTGCATGAACAATTACAGGAATATTGTTTGGATCTTGGAGATATGTCGTATTAAGATTTTTTATTAACTTTGACATACCAGCAGTTTCTGCTGTTTCAACAACAAATAGACCTGGTAAATCAATTAAATTTGCATTGTATACATCTGGAGACCAAATTGTTACATTCACTTTTGTCACCATCGAATTATTATTTAACCTTTCAATTTCTCTGGTGGCATCTTCTGTTGTGTACACCTCTCTATCAGAAACTTTAAATTTTCTAACTGGTGATCTGATTGTTGTCAGATGGATAGGTTTGAGAGTTGACATTTTCATTGATTTTGGCAAAATGCTCTCACCACAAATTGCTTCTATAACACTTGATTTCCCAGATGATTGTGTACCGACAGCTATTACATATGGAAATCCTTGTAATTTAATGCTAAACTTGTCTTCCAATTCAGAAATTGCAACAAATAATTTGCTGGTATCGATAGGAATTACATTTTCATTGTCTTGGTTGGTTGAAACATTAAATGATGATATTACATAATCTTTTTCTGATGAAACAAGATCTGAGATTTTTGCAATTTTTTCTGAAATTCCAGAACATAACTTACTCGTTTCAGTTTGAAATTTTGTGTTATTCTCTTTATGGGATACCGATTTGTTAAATTTTGAACTGGATTTTTTAGAATAATACTTTTTTGAGGCATTATACTTGGATAAGTTCGTTTTTAATGATAACATCGGTATGTATTGATATTATTGTATATTATTGGTGTATGTTATTCAATAATTTTAATAATCAATTTTTTTTTGAAATAGAATGTTAAATATACTTAAAGATACAACACTTAATATAATTATATCTTGGGTGATATATACCTTACGTTGAAATCTCAAAGATAGATTTTACATCACTACCATATTATGGTAGTAATGCGATAATATATATTCATAAATGTTTTGTATTTATGATAATAGTCAAGGCGATTTTACAACCCTATGGTTATATTTAATTTTTACATGTATGTGGTAAATATAGGGATGTAACATCGCCTTGGTATTACTGTTTGAAATGTATTATGATGTTTTATATTTATGATAATAACCAAGGCGATTTTACAACCCTATGGTTATATTTAATGTTTGTACGTTATGGTAAATATAGGGATGTAACATCGCCTTGGTATTACTGTTTGAAATGTATTATGATGTTTTATATTTATGATAATAACCAAGGCGATTTTACAACCCTATGGTTATATTTAATGTTTGTACGTTATGGTAAATATAGGGATGTAACATCGCCTTGGTATTACTGTTTGAAATGTATTATGATGTTTTCCTATCTTTGACAATTTATTATAAATTATATTTATTATTAAAAATATTAATTATGTGTATATTATTAAATATACTTAAAGATATGACACTATATATAGTTATATTATAAAAAAATACCCCAAAGATAAAATCTAAAAGGTTTTACATCACTATCATCATATGGTAGTAATGTAAAGGCATATTTATTATTATATTTGATAATAAATATGTAATTGTAAGATTAACGTGTCGCGAACATATCACAGTATCTTAAATTCACTATCATTCACATGGTAGTAAATTTTTAGTATTTTCCAAATATCCATCATCATCTTTAGCATTTCTAAAGTATATATTTCTACATTTATTGACTTCTTCGTCTGGTATTCTTTTTGCGGTAATTTGTTCAAATGATTCACCACTTAATAACCTCAGTATGAACTCCATACTATATACACCACATTCTGAACCACCTCTTTGGTGTCTTGTTCTATTAATTTTTATTAATGGTTCTTTATTTAAATTAGTTTTTATAAATTTGCCAACTTTTTGTATAAACTTTGCAATTTCCGGTTCAGGGTTTGTTGCATATGAATCAGAGTAACAGATTTCACCTGAATCAAAATTGAAAAATAAAGATACCCAATGAGATCCTGATTGGTATGATTTGTCCAAATTAATTACAGTTCCAAATCGTCTTTTACCTTCCTCAATATATTTATTGAAATCTATATTTTTAAATACATAGTAATCCAATTTTTCAAAATCTAATGGTACGGTTCCTAAATAAAAGAAATCTTTGTATTTATTTTCATACTGGCGCATTGAATCATCAATATTCGTGGTATTTAACCATGTATGTTTTTGGGTAGCATCTGCCACTGGACCAATTGGTCTAAATGTTTCTTTTAATAATTGTTTTTTCAATTTAGCTTCTAAATGTTTCATAAAATCTTGTTTTGTCCAACATTTTTGGTCATTGCATTTTTCTAATCTTTTTTGAAATTGTCTTACCAAATATTTTTTATATTTATTTGGACTCATTATTTGAACAGTATCATCTAATTTTATAGGTGTTGTTGTATTATTTTTATTGTATGCTTTTGCCATTTTTATTAACATATCTAAACTAATACATGAACCTGAAACAAATTGAACACCTGGGGCACACACTAAATCCTTTTTATTTATATTAAGTTCTGATGTTCTTATGCTCTCAATTTGTGAATCAGTATCACCACCCATTATAATACTATATCATAATAAATTTTTTATTACAATGTATGAAAATTTTATAAATAAATATATAATCTTAACATATATGACAACCTATAAATTTATCACAAAATTAAATCAACATGAATCTCCGTTTATGACTCCTTTAGCATCACAAACATCATTTTACCAAATAGCACTACATCCAAACCCAAAAAATAAATTATACCATGTTAGGAAATTTAAAATTGATGAAAATGATAATATTTCAAGCATATCAGAATATAATATTCCAAAAAATAAATATGAACAATTAATTAAAAGTAAAAAACAGAATGAATACAAACAATATTCAGTCTTTGATTTAAAGTCGGTAGGATATCCACAAAGAGGTGATGTATTATTATTAAAATCCAATATTTTATCCAGTGGGAATAACTATACTGGATTCGCACCAGTTGGTAATTTTTAAGAGTCTATTTTTATAGTATTTTCATAGGATATTTTTTTATGTTCCTCAATATCAAAAAATGTAAAACTAAATATGATGCATGCAATAATAATTATAAATATTCCTATATAAAATAATCTATGGTTTTTTGTAAATGTATCTGACCTATATCTTAAATTTACTGCATCATCTAATACATCAAACATTGTATCCTTCAAATTAATCATAATCTGTCCGACACTCAAATCATATACTAATTCGATTGGTTTCTGTTTATTTAAATCTTCCAATTTTTGATCTATTAATAATTTTGTATCATTTTTTCTTATGTCAGAATATTGACTAATTTGTCTACTGTAATGGTCTATATCTAATTTACCATTAGGTAAGCGGTATAAATATTTACCATCATATTGTTTTACCAATGTATTATCAACCTTTGCAAGATCAACATCAATATCCATAATATTATTACATGATAAAAAATTGATATTTAAACTATTTAATTGTTAATTATAATATAATATATTATTTACAGAATGTCTGACTATAACAAACAACAGTTAAAGAATTTCATATTAGGTATGGACAAATATAACTTAAGACATATACAAAAATCTGTTAAAGGAATTTATGACATAGAACTTATGAAAGAAACACATAAAATGTTACTTGATGATAAATATCATATGGATATATCCAATGTTCTTACTAGGACATTGGATGTATTAAATGAAAAAAATATAACGATTGTATGTTTGTCATTTTGCAACGATGATAAAGTATTGTATGTTGAAAAAAACTTGTTATGTAAAACTATTGAATATTTTAAATTGCTTGATACTGATACTAATATAAATGTAGACAAACATTTTATAATTAATATTCAAATGGATGAAATGATAACACATGATATTATGGAAATCATTGTTAATTTTATTTGTAAAAATGAATTTCCGGACCATATTTTATATGAGGAATTTCTAGAATTATTAAGGGCAACGGAATTTTTATTGGATATTACAAATTATGATGCATTTGATTTTTCAAGAAAATTTATGGGAAATTTACTGTCATATTATTATTGTAATAATGAAACTATATGTTATGGTATTATGGGTTATATGGATGAAAAAACAACCGAACAGTATGATACTATGACAACACTGTTTGAATTACTTTTAAAAAATAATTGTAACAAAGATTGTATTTGTGATGTTATTATAGATGTCATACTTGAAATAAAAAATAATAAAGATTTATTCTTTAATTCATCATTGTTTAAATTTATATTAAAACATTTGGAGAAACATGGATTTCAATTGATAAATGACAATAACTACTTCCCACTATTTAAAAATATATTTAATAAGGGAAATTCAAAAAGCTTGATGACAAAATTATTACAAAATAATCCACCAGAATTAAATGATATTTTATATTCATTACATACAAATCATGGAGAAGATGTTGAATGTTCAATTATAGGGTGTTTAGAGTATGTTCCACGAAATATTACTAATATGGATTTAACTATTTTTACAAATAATTTAATATTTGCTTTAATACGAAAATTTGAAGTCTATGATAAAATAAAATGTTTACATAAAGGAGGTGAGATAACAATGTATATATATCTGAATGTTGATATTAAATGTTTATTACAAAAATTATTTAAGATTGATAATTTTGCTACACTGTTAGACGAATTACATGAAAAATTGGGTGAAGTAATTAATAACAATTTGTTATGTGTGATTGATAATGTACCAGAAACAATTTTTGAATGTAATTTACAATCATATTCAAATGAATTTATACTGTTGTTGATTTTAAAATTTAACAGATACGAGTATTTCGAAATGTTAAAAGAACCTTTAGATCCTGTTAATTATGTAATTAACATTGATACATATGTAATTACATTTGTAAATAAATTATTAAAAGAAAATAATGAAAATATGGAGAGTATATTGAAAATGTTATGTAAAGTTTTAAATAAACAACTTAATGACATGCTGTCTTCTCATATTGAACATTTACCTAAAAGTATTTATGATATGGGAATATTTGAACAAGGATCAAAAACACATAGTTTGTTGGTCGCAAAATATGGAACTTTAGAGGAAATGAAAAATATAAATTTAAATATGAAACCATCTTTTACAAAAAATGAGATTATCTCAACTATACAAAAATATACGAATAAAGACATGCTAAACGTTCATAATCTTAATTTAATTTTAAAATTTCCTGGTGAAATATTTTGTAATGAAGAAGGTAGAATTGGAACCAAATTTTTTGTACCAAATACTGTTATGCAAATATTAAATTTTATTCCAGAAATAAAATATTGGAACCGTGTTGGTGTTGCAACCCGTTTATATTCAAGTAATTTAATAAACATACAAATTTCAACACAAAACTGTAGTTCAATAAATGTAAATCAACAATTATTATTTCCAAATGGTTATGGTATATATCGTTTTAATAAAATAAAGAAACTGTATATTGCAAATGATGATGGTATCATAGAGGTTGATAAAATAGTTCCAACAACTATAAGTCAAGGAATTTTAATATTATTGGAAAATGGTGTTATTGAAAACACCCATCTATTTATTTAATTCATAAAAAATTGATATATAAATAATATAAATATATAGTAATATAAATATATACATATTGATGCTATATTTTAAATGTCCAACATGTAAGACTACTTTAGCAAACAAACAAATTCCTTACGAGGAACGAATGGATAAAATCTGTAATAATATGAAACTTAGTGTGAGAGAAAAGGATAAATTGAAAGATACAATATTAGATGAACTTTGTGTAATAAGATATTGTTGTAGAATGAGAGTTATGGGATATGTAAGATTAATAGATGAATTAGTATAAGATCATTTGTTAATATCATATGACAATAAATATGCGAATCTATTAACATAATCTACCTTGAATGGGTTCTTATTTAAATATGTATTCTCTTCAAAATTTTCTGTTCTGGTATAATAAAAATATGCCATGACTATTATTAATAATACTAACAAATATTGTATCATTATATATTTATAAATACATAATAATTATTTTTTTAATAATTCTTCAAACAATATACATTTTTATTATTTAATACAATTCCAGTATTACCATAACATTCTTTAAATGCATCAAATGATTTAATGTTATCACCATACATATTGTACATTTTTAACTGGGCTTCAAGTATAGGGATATGTAACAAAAACACATTATTAAAACTAACTCTAAATTCTGGTTTCAATTCGTGATCAAATGGAACTGTAACTATTAAAGTAACACCGTAATGCCAATAATTATAAATTAAATGTTTTATGTTATCATTATTATTTATAAATTCACAATCATCTAATATCACAATACCTTTACTATTGTATATTTCATCTTTCATTTTAATTAATCTCATTGTTATATAATTATTTATGATAGTTGCGTCGTTGCCATAACTAATGTCAACATTTGGATATCTTGCTTTATAAAATAAATTTGGTTTTTTTGATACTACTAAGATGTCAAAATTATATGGAGTTTTTAATTTATCATCAACCAATTTTCCAACCAATAAATTTTTACCAGAGTGGACATCACCAATTATAATATTACTTGTATCAATACCAACATTTGTAAAATCAAATTGTGGTAAGATGGATTCTTCTTCTCCAGTTGTTTGGTTATTATCATTTTCATTTTCATTTGGTTCAATTAATTCTAAAACATTATAGTTCATATCAAATGGTATCATTCTCCATGTGCTTAACAATTTGATATTTATACATGCAGAATTGTATATGTATCCTTTTGACATTATATTTTGTTTTTCAACAAGTTGTATTTGTTCGGGATTATTTAATATATAAAAACCTGAATCAATATTAATATTATTTTTTAATTGTTTTATAGTTATATCACTTATAATATTGCAATTTTCTATTTTTATTGAATTTAAAAATTCATCTTTAGATTTTACAATCTTCACTATTTTCTCTCCGTGACTTTCATTTATCTGATATACACAATACATATTACTATACAAATATTTTAAATAATGTGATTTATAAACATAAAAAATAATATTTGTATAGTATATGTTTTCAATTGTAGAAACTATTAATAATAATATAAATAATGGTATTGTTAAAAATGTTAAGGACAGTGTAGAATTTGTAGAATATATTAGGGATAAATTAAAAGATGAAGAATATATTGAAATTAATGATAATGTATCAATGAGGGATGTTATTTCATGTTCTAAATATGAATTTGGGAAATACTTATTTGTTGGAACTAAAAATATGTATTATTTGGAAAAGTATATGGATACCAATATTAAAAGCAAATTGTTATATTATTGGACTTTAATTGTAAATGACTTGGAAGGTGATGGTATGTTTTATATTGGGGAAAATAATGTTAAAATTGTTGGAGTAATTACAAGTAATAATGATTTTATTGGGTATATTCAAAATATGTTAAGTAATGATCGTTATGTATATTTGAAGGATGTTATGTCACAGGATATTTATGATACTGTATATTATTCTAATGGAAAATATTTGATACAGTATGATGATATTGTAATATATTATGAGAAGGGTAAAGGTGTATCAAGGACATTGGGATTTTGGTGTTTGTATAAGAACAATATTAGGTGTGATTTATAAAAAACATAATATTGGTCATGATGTCTCTGGTAAACATTTCTTTGATTAGGAAGATGTATGGAAGATGTTCATTTTCGCCAACAATTTTTAGTATTTCTTCATAAGTTTTTATTGCGAAATGATAAGGATGTTTTGGTGATCCATTATATATCATCAGGCCGGCACTATTATATGATTCAGGTTCATCATCGTAGTATTTTGGAAAACGTAATAGTGATTCCCATTTCCAATTAGTTACAATGTCACAGTCGTTATTAAATATTTTATCACTCAACCAACACAGACCCCATTTTTCACTATATCTTATACTATTACCAAATTTTTTTTTAAGTGTTGCAATGTAAACAAGCCGTGATTTGACAATAATAGCAAAATATTTATTGTTTATTACCATTATCTGATATTTACTTTCAACTACATCACCAAATGTTGGCTTATTTTGTTTCTCTACGTGTAATTGTAACAAAATTGATGAAGATATCGTTCTTTTAACTTCAAACCTTTTTAAATTTATTATCGTATTTGAACCTATAAGTTCCCACCATTTTGTTTTTGGAACTCGCATTATGTTGAAATTATTACAACCTGGGTGCATCCATTTTTCATATTCATTTTCTGTTGGGTGCCAATAATAATACCTGGAATATTCGGATTCACCTTTTTTTGTTGTTCTCATGATTTGTCCACATAAACTGCATGTTTTATTAGAGTCCATGTATTGTGGGCGGCAATTATAATTTTGCTATAAGAGCCGTATAAGTGTTTACAATTTCAATTTTTTTGCAATATGATTTTAATTTATATTATTCATCCTATCAAGTGTGATTTATAAAAAACATAATATTGGTCATGATGTCTCTGGTAAGCATTTCTTTGATTAGAAAGATGTAAAGCAATGACTCATAATCACCAATTTCATCAGATATTTCCTTATAAAGATATTCAAGTGGTGTATATGATATAACATCGTAATTATTGCGATTATTCCATGCATTTCCAACTGCATCTAAAAATTTAGTTGCATCTCCTGAAAATAAACTACCATCTATAAAATTTGACAAATTTATGCCATAAATATTCTCAATTTTTTTATTTGCTGTTCTAATGTAGACATTATGATTATCAATTAATGTATAATGTTTTCCGTTAATTATTAATAATTGAATTTTTCTTGGTGGTGCTTCTTCATCTTCATCTTCATCATTTAATTTTATTAAACTTGATGTAATTTTAATTTGAGTAGATAAAGTTGTTTTTACATCAAATATATCGCTATCAAATAATAGCTGATTCTTTCTTATTTTGCTACGAAGATAGTAGTCAGACATTTTCGGATTTTGGTTTTTACATCCGATATGAACCGGATACCCAAATCTATATGAAACATATTCACGACGTTTCGTTCTCGATGTTATCCTTTCATAGGAATCACAAATTACACATGGATGCATTGGTGGCAATTATAATGTATTTGTAGTAAAAGATTAACAATGAATTCTTTTTTCAATTTTTTTATAATATGATTTTCATTAAAAATGATATTATTTAAGCTTTCAATGATAATTGTTTTCCTAATGTAAAGTGTGGGGCAATATATTTTGCAATGTTATCTGTTAATGCATTATTTGACACTTGTGAAACTATTTCAGATAATGTTAAAAATTTATCTGTTTCTTTTATCATTTTATGTGCATATTTTAAACGGTATTCATCAGCACATTTTACCACATAATTTAATAATGGTTTAATTACTTTTTCTTTTATCATTATACCTGATGAATCTGTAACCCATTTGTTGCATTTTGATCCACATGGTAATACTCTTACTAAGAAATTCATTCTGGATGTATCTGAACACCATATTGGTTGTAATGAAAAATTATTGGGGTTCTTGTAAAAGGATATAATTATTTTGCTAAGATAGTCAATTAACTTCCCAAGGTTATGTTGGGATACTATTGTATTGATGAACATAATATTTTCATCATCATAGTGTGGATCTGTTATCATGTTTCCGGCTCGGATGTCATCATAATTGTCTAACTCTTTAAGGCATGGATCATTATTGAAGTTTTTGACAATGTATTCTTTGGTGAGGAAATTTACAGTGTTTTGGGTGTTGTTGTTTATTTGGTTACCATTTATATTTTGAACTGTAATCGCTTGCTTATCAATTTCTTTTATTTTTTCATCAATTAATGCCCTTTCTTTTTCAAGGTTAATTTTTAAATTTTTCATCTTTTCTTTATAAAAATTTTCTCCTTCTTTTAAACATACTCCATCTTCCAAATGTCTTACAACATTACATTGTCTCGCAAATTGTGCGTTACAATATTCACATGATTTTGGTACGCTTGTACATGGAATTTTTCTGTTTTTGTGAACTTTTAATTTTGATGGACTGGAAAATTTTTTGTTACATATATCACATATTTTAGAATTACTCATAATATATACTATGTTAATATATTTTTATATATTATTAATATTCGCAAAGTATGTGTTATAAATTAATATTATATTACATATAATATATCATAACTATCAAAAAATATAATATTTTGGTTATAAAATGTATATTAATTGGGTAATTTTGGTAGATTTGAGAATTATTAGTCAAAATGAGTAATATTTGCTTATTATTGGCACAAAAATTTTGTAGTAAAATAAGGTTCTTTACTGTAACATAAAATAATATTTTTTATAAGTAAATTATTTTACGTTGTTAGTTAACAATATTTATTTTATAATGATAATATGATATTAATCACTTATGATTTCATGTACATAATAAAAAATTATCAAACTGAAATAATTATCTTGTAATTGACGTTTAAATCATAATATTTATGTTGTAAATTGATTATTCTATGAGAATTTTTGGCAGAATTAGAGATATTTTAGCAGAATGAGAAATATTTGCCAATATCTGCCAAAAATTCTGTTCACAATATAGAGAAAAATATAACAAAATTTATATTTTTCAAAATTATATTTGCATAAAAAGTATCTATATAAATTCATTTTCAAACTTTCGCGGGACAAAAATTATAAAAAATTTGTTAAAGGGTAGGATTTTGAAATTTCTACACAAATTTTGTGTGGAGAAATAAGAATTTACATGGTTAATATAAATAATATTTTTTAGGACCAATTTATTATAATTTTCTATCTGTTTAATTATTACTTAATATTTGATATCAAACTAATAAAATATATGTAGTAAATAGGGTAAATAATATTATTAATTATTATATCCAAATCAATAATAATTGTTTAATATTTGATATCAAACTAATGAAATGTATGTTGTAAACAAGGTGATTAATATTATTTGTTATTATGATTAAACTACTGTTAATTATATCATATTAATGATAAATATGAAATATTTTTAATTAGGAAGTGACCAGACATCGAGCAATATGAGCAAGGGTTATGGATAAAAGTGCACTTTACAACGCCTTTTATAGTTAATTTTGTTGAAACAAATTACAATATTATTTTATAAAATCATTGAAATTATTACAATTTATTCTTCAATAAAGTTAACTGTATTTTGAGTATTATTATTATTATTGTTTATTAGGTTACCATTTATATTTTGAACTGTAATTGTCTGCTTATTTAACAACTCTTTCATTTGTTCATCTATTAATTGTTTCTGTTTATTTATTAATTCCATCTTCTTTTCAAGTTTTTTCTTTTCTTCTTCACGAATTTCATTCTCTTTTGTTTTTTCCTTATATTTTTCTTCTTTTTCTTGTAAACAGACATTATCTTTTAGATGTCTTGTAACTCCACTTTGTCTTGCAAATTTTTTACCACAATATTCGCATTCTTTTGGACTGCTTACACATGGATTTTTTCTATCTTTATGAGCCTTTAATTTTGCCGGATTTGGAAATTCCTTATCACATACGTCACATGTCTTGTTACTTTTTCCCTTTTTAACATCCACATATACTATGATTTTATCCTCATCCTCATCCTCTTTTTCCTCAACCTCTTTCAAAATTCCATCCCAATCCTTATGCTTCACAAACCCCCACTCCTCAATAAACTCCGCCATATTTTTAACACCCATAGATCCATTACAAGGTTTACACACAGGTCTCAAATTATCCAACTTTGAACTTCCACCTTTAGACTCGGCAATGATATGTCCGGCTTCAAAATTTTTCTGAGTAATTTGTGCAGTGTTACAACAAAAACAAACACCAATACCGAGTTCGAATCCGATAAAAGTATCCCATAATGTATTCCTGACTGCCATAGGTATTTGTTGTTTTTTAACTTTTTGTTTTATAACATCTGACATTTAGAATACTATATTATAACAATACTACTTTTAAATATATTTTATAAACAAACAATTAACTATAAATCCCTTCCAGTGATACAATGTAAAATATTTCTATAAATATACTTTAATGGCACAATGTCAGGACAATCAGTTCTCACACCGCAATAATTATAATCCCACCCATACCCAACAGAACCAGGTATACATTCTCTTTTCTCGAAAGAGAATAAATGATCATTAAGATCTCCTTTCCAATTGATCTCGCGACAAACTCCCTGACGAATTTGTTCTTTGCTTAGATTTGTAATTGACATGTAAGCAGTTCTATTTTTGATAACGGCATAATATTTTTCGTCAATTATCAATATTTGCACTTTTCTATCAGGTTCATCACGATCAAGAATTTCTTGTTTACTGTCCCTATATTCTTCTTTTGATGCGATTGATTTCAATGTGGATAATGGCATTCGGACGACATCACACCAACCACTAACAATGGAAAAAATATCACGTTTTATTTCTTTATTACAATGAGAGCATACTTGAGAATTCATTGTCTGTTAAGACACTATGAAAATTTTGTTATAGAGCATAGCAATAGATCGATATTTCAATTTTTTTTGAAAAATATAGTTCATAAACAAAAATTAATAATCACTTTCACCAGCAATAATATTTTTAATATTTTTATAAATATACTTTAATGGAACAATACCATTTACCCCACCAGGGAATAAAGACAAACAATAATGGTTATAATCCCACCCAAATGCACTGCCACCCGGTACACATTCAACAGGACCATAAAATAGTCTTTCATAAATATCTCCAGACCAAGTAATACCATAATGAGCACCATGATCAATTTGTTTTCTGGATAAATTTTCCCTTGACATGTATGCGCTTCGATGGTCTATCACTGCGTAATATTTGTCATCAATTATTAATATTTGTAATTTTCTATAAGGCTCTCCAGCATCAAGGTTAATATTATTAGTATCATTGTATTCTTCATCTGAAGTCAATAATTCCAATGTGGATAATGATATTCTTACAACATTATATTTATTCATGTCAGTTTTAGAATAGTCATATTCAATTTTATGTTTAGACTTTTCCAAAATATCATAGCCTAAAGTTGTTATACTTTGATTTCTGCAGCCAATGTGAACATAATGTCTATGCTTAATTGTTAGTTCTTCTAACTTTCCCTTTCTAGTTTTCCTTAATTCTTTTTTACAGTGAAAACACACTTTCGAGTCCATTTTATAATGAACAATACAATATATTAAGTTTTATTAAAGGTACCTAACAATGAATTACCATTTCAATTTTTTTAAGAAAAATTGAAATGTATATATATTACATATCATACTTTTACATTACAATATTATAAACATGTCAACAGGACAATATGCAATGTTTTATGTATGTACCTGCTGTAATAAAAAAATACACAAGGATTACATGGATACTACAAGTGAAACATGTGACATATGCCTAGAACAAAATAATGTAGTCCATGACCCATATAACTCTTCCCAATCTTATTATTCTGATGAAATGTTATTATTTTTATTTATTTGGTATATGATAAAATAAATGTTAATAATCATAAGATAATGTTAATGATTCTTGATATAAATTTTGTTGAAATATATCATCACTTGCCTTAGTATTTACATCAACAATTTCATTACCATCAAATACTGGTACAAACTGTGGGAATATTTTAACTGTCGCCTTAATATCACCAACTAATTTTTTTCTATTGTTAAGCATATGTTGCCTATATACTCTTGCAGTTTTCATTGTTATTGGATATTTGGTGTATCTGTCAAATAATTCATGACATCCAATAGTATCACCAGTTGATTTTATTTGTTGGACAATTTGTAATAATTCCACAATATTATCCCATACATTAGCCATATCTTCAACAACTATTTCCATCAAAGTATAATCTTTGCCATCTATATTTTTGGTTTCCTCATTAATACTAATACCACCATCTGCAAGTAAATAATTAGTAATTACAAAATTTGCCCTCGCATGAGCACCTTCAATATCATCCATATTATCTTTTTGTGATAATAATCTACCAAATATACTTCTACACATTTCAATAACACAATGTTTTTTTAACTCATCTGCTCCTAATACATTTAACCAATCTTTAAATACACCTAATGGTGCTAATGTATCCATCTCTGCAATACTCATATATAATGCATTGATTTCCGCCCTTAATTCTTCCAATGCGGAACAATCCTTTTTAATAAATTGTGAATAGTTGTCATCAGTTATTTGTAATTTATCACCAACTTTATATGTAACATTATTTATTGTTAAGTTTTCACCTTCAACAAATTCATGTTCATGATATGCTCCACTACCGTGACCAACTGTTTCATGTAATAATACCTGTACATCCCACAAGTCTTCATATAATTCATTATTTGGATCATATTTATCAATAAATTCTTGTTCTAATGTAGTTCTAAATAATTTAGCCATACCTGGATTTAATTTATCACTTAATGGTTTTGGTAATTTGTATAATATTTGTTTTGATCCATATTCTGACCTTATGTCATCATAATTTGGCAAACAATATGCAGCGGTAATAATCATTGGTCCATAATCACCGGCCCCAAATAAAATTCTATTTGGACTAACATTCATTACGGTTTTTTTATCACCTTTCTTTTTATATTCATCTGGTATTGGTATTCTTTGTTCAAATTCTAATAGAACTGGATTAATTTTTTCCATGTTTGCCATTTTAATGGTGATTTCTGCCCCAGCATGACCTCTAATAGTTTTTGGGTCATGATAATTTTCAATGAATCCCATGGTGTAATCCAAATTACTATTTGTTTGCAACCATTCAATTGAATGTTGTTTAAACATGTTTTCATCACCAGTTTCGAAATATTTAATTAACAATAACAAACTATTTGTAATATGAATATCAAATGTATTTGGATATTGTGTTGCATGTGTCAATGCTTTTTCTAACCAAAAGTTTGCAATATTTAGTTCATCAGAATATTTGTAGTTTACAGCATATGGAACCATTTGTGGTTTATTATTTTCATCAACCTCAAAATATGCATTAATCTTTGTTTTATGTTCAGGTGGTAATTCATTGTAGTGATCTTCGGTAAAACCTTTTTGATAATAATTATTGCCACTTTGTTCAATTGATGAATCAACAACCATTTCTGGATCCATTTTAGGATCAAATATAGTTGGTATTAAGTGTTTAAATTCTTCTGGATAATTAAGTTTATTTAAAGCTTCTTCAAATGATTGTGGATTTAAGTATTTCATATTGAGTCTTGATGGTGTCCTTTTATTATTGGATTGTTCTGTCATGAAATATGGTCCATGATTTGACCAGATGTAAACAAGATATGTTTTAACATCTGATATGAACTCTGGACTAAGTGTTGATGAATTATTGTATAAAAATTCAAACACTTTTACAATTTCATTGGTGTGAACATGGTTTTGGTCCCTATATATTCTGTTAAATGGTAATGATGCCCTGAACATGAAATATGTAAATATTTTCTCTGGACTGGTAAGAGTGTTGAAAAGGTTAGTTGTGTCATCATGATAAGTGTGGATTTCGTTGTAAGTTGTCATTATAGTGTAATGGGTTAGAGATTAGATTGTATGATGTTGTGATTTCAATTTTATTTAATATTGTATGTCCAAATAAAAATTGATATGTAAATATATTGATACTACCACATAATTACCTATTCATTACATACACATGGATGACATTCTTTTTATCGTATTTTCATTCCTCCCTATAAAAGACGTATTAAAATGCAAACATGTATGTTGTAATTATTATGACATAGTCATGGAAAAACAACAATTATGGAAACATCTATTGGATTATAATTTCAAAGATCATGAAATTTTTATTGATGATTATTATGAAACTTATAAATTTTATAATGATATGAAATTATTTTGTAAAAAATATAATTATCCTTCAGTTAATTATGTTTGTCAATCAAAACTAATCTCTTTATCTCCACCACCATCATATATACCATATGTATTAGAACACTTACCTAATTTAACAACGTTGGACTTATCTTATGACATATTAAGTGCTGTTCCATCGGGCATAGATGAATTATATAATTTGAAAGAACTTTATTTACACGACAATAATATTGATACAATACCATCTTGTTTAGGTAAATTATATAATTTGGAGTTCCTCCACATATCAGATAACTGTTTGCAATCATTGCCTACAGAATTAGGAAAATTAGTAAATTTACGATGCTTATATTTACATAATAATTGTTTGCATTCACTACCAACAGAATTAGGAAATTTGGGTAACCTTAAAATATTAGATTTATCTGGAAATAACATAAAAATATTACCGACAGAATTGGGTGAAATTAAAAATTTAAAAATTATGATAGATAATAATTTTACATGTGACGCCAAAAGTCTCATAAATCTACTTCAATAAAAATTGATATGTAAATACATTGATAACATCACATAATTACCTATTTTATTTATCACTTATATATGGAAGATGTTCTCTCGAACGTATTTATATTCTTACCTATAAATGATATATTAGCATGTACAAATGTATGTCGTATTTTCCATACTTCTACTACAAATCAAATGTTATGGAAAGATTTAATAAAACGTTATTATGGAAACACTAATATATTTAAAACAAATTATTATGAAAGCTACAAATTTCATCATGGTATTGAAATATTTATTAAGAATAATTCATATTATGGGGGGTCAATTACTAAAACATATAATGATAGATATATTAAACTATGTAAATCATCATTATATATACCTTCTATATTGGAACAATTTTCAAATTTAAGAACATTAGATTTGGGTTGGCAAAAATTAACTTTTGTCCCGATCGGTATAGAAAAATTAACGAACTTATCTGGACTTTATTTGCACGATAATAGTTTGGAGACAATACCAAGTAGATTAGGTGAATTACAAAATTTGGAAATACTTCATCTATCTGATAATAAATTGATTACAATTCCCACAGAAATTGGTCACTTAACAAAATTAAAACACCTTTTTTTAGCAGATAATAATTTGATATCATTGCCTACAGAATTAGGACAATTGTGTAATTTAGAACTAATTGGTGTCTCAAAGAATCCTAATCTTACAACACTTCCAGTAGAATTGAGTAAAATTAAAAATTTAAAAATTATACATGATATCACTATGACTATACCACCAGAATTAAAACATATGTGCAAATAAAAATTGATATGTAAATATATTGTTAACATTGCATAATTACATATTTTATTTATTACTAATATGAATGACATACTTTTGAACATATTTACATTTCTACCTATAAATGATATATTAGCATGTTTCCGAGTATGTCGAACTTATCATGACGTTATTAAGGATCAAATGTTATGGAAACAATTATTTGAATTTAATTTTAAAGGTAGCAATATTTTTAAAGTAAATTATTGCGAGACTTATAAATTTCACCATGGTATTCAATTTCTTATAGATAATTGCAAATATTCAGTTTATCGCGAAAAATCAATATATGATATATATCAAAAACTTAATCTTTATTTGGATGAGGAGAAATTAATGAAAATATCATATGTGGTCGGATATTTGAATAATTTAGAGGTGCTTTCTATATCGCATAACTGTCTAAATATTATCCCTACAGAATTGGGGCGACTATTTAATTTACGATCTCTTGACATATCCTATAATCAGATTGATTCAATGCCAACTGAATTAGGCCAACTATATAACTTGGAATATTTAAATTGCCGAAATAATAAAATTACTATACTACCTACAGAATTAGGGCAATTAAAAAATATAGAATTTATGTATTTCTCCAATAATGAAATTATATCGATACCTACAGAATTTGGAAATTTGAGTAAGTTACAAGAATTGTATTTACATAATAATAAAATTAAAAATATTCCTATAGAATTAAATAATTTGATGTATTTGAGACAAATTATAACAATATATGATTATCTTGATATTATTATTCCTGAAGTATTTGTTAAGAAATATTGTGATAATGGACGATATTTAATGATTACAAGTAATAAATATAAACCGAATTATACAAAATAAACATTTAATATTATAAATTTATATTTTTATAATATATATGGACTATTCATCAATACTTAATATTTTAAAGAACCCAAATCCAAAAACTGACTTTGTCCAAATATTATCAGATATTGATGCAAATGGCGACGCAAATTTCCCGAATGTTCCTAATGATCTAACACCTATTGCATTAGCACGTGGTTTATTATTACAAGATATGAATGTTGTTATTGTTTATTTAGGAAGTACTATTAAAGCTACTGGCAATGTAAATATTGGATGTACAACTACAACACAAGATATTCCCAATAGTCCAATATCTGCTGATACTCTTGCAAAAATTACCACTATATTGACAACTCCAAATCCTGACACTGACCTTATAAATTTGTATACTAACAATATGAGTGGTCTTACAAAAGATACAAATTATGATTTTACTATGGCAAAAGCCCCAAGTGGTAAATGTATCCCATGGAAAAATATGAATATTATATTTTCATCTATCAAAACCATGAATGGTCTTGGTTATAAATTAAATATTACGTTTCCATGTACAAACAAACCAATCACACCATGTCCATTTGATTGGTCACTTTTTTTAACACCAAAATATATGGCAGGATTTGCAATTATTTGTTTCACTTTTTTATGCATTATGATGTTGATATGCTCTATGTTCATGAATATGTAAATAAAATTGATTTACATACATCATAAAAATATATTTCATTTATAGGTAATACTTATAAATGGATGACATTTGGTATAACATATTTACATTTTTGCCGGTCGGTGATATTATATCATGCTGTTCCGTAAATACAAATTATTATAATATCATATCATCACAAATAATATGGAGGGACTTGATAAAATACAACTATAAAAATACGAAATTATTTAGGATAAATCATTATGAAACTTTTAAATTTTGCTATAGTTTAAAAAATCTTGCTTCCGATATGGAAAAATATAATTATATTTGTGACGATAATGATATTGATACACTTTATAACTTTGATGGAATCCACCGTAATTTTAATGATATTATTATAATTCCTAATCGGATATCTATACTTGACAATTTAAAAAGAGTAACATTAATTCATAATAAAATTACTGTTATACCTCGCGAATTTTGTGATTTATGCAATTTACAATATATTAATTTTTATGGAAATAAGCTTATTGAAATACCAACAGAAATTGGTAAATTGAGTAATTTAACAGAACTTAACTTAGGTTCTAATAATATTACATCACTTCCTACAGAAATTGGTAAGTTGTGTAATTTAATAGAATTGAATTTGGGTTCTAACAATATTAAATTACTTCCTACAGAAATAGGACAGTTGTGTAATTTGCAAAATTTTAATATATGTTATAATTCTATTAGTGTAATACCAACAGAAATTGAGGGATTATATAATTTAACAGGATTAAATACATTTAATAATCATATTAACATTATTCCAACAGAAATTGGATACTTAACCAATTTAAAAACTCTAATTTTTTCTGATAATAATATAAATAATATTCCAACCGAAATAGGGGGACTTACTAATTTGATTTCCCTTTCTTTGTCACATAATCCATTCCAAATATTGCCAGTTGAAATTTCACGATTGTGTAATTTGGAAATACTAAGGATGGTAAATAATGAACATGTTGTAATACCTCCAGAACTTCTACAATTAAATAATTTGCATATTGCTTATTAAATTTTATTTATCCTTTGGACTTACATGTGTTATACCCTTACCCAATATATTTTGATATATACCCAACGTATCTTCCATTTTATTATAGTATTCCAACGATTCATTTCTGCTAAACTTATCTATATTTTCTACAGGAAATGGTATACCCCTTACAATATTCATATCATTATAATATCTGAATAATTCTTTACATCTGTCCATTTCTCCTTGATTTAGTCCTACCAATATTGGCATCATAATTATAATATAAATGTAATATCTTTAAATAAATTAAACACTATTTAACAACTCTTTAATTGTCATGCCATATTTTAAAACCATATTTGTATTGTATCCTAATTCATTAGCAACCCTTGCAACATCATTTTCATTTATTTTATCAATATTAAATGTCATGTCAAAATATTTTGATATATCCCTATACAAATCCATATCACCACATGTAACCAATAATGTTAATTTATTTGTTTTAACATCAGGTTGTGTTTTTAATAATGTCATTAATGTTTGATATACTTTATTGGAAAATGTCATTGAATTACATAATTTGACATAATTAATTGCAATTTCAATGTCATCTATTACAATCAAACTTTCATTAGAAATGTAAGAACCTTTAACAATATCTGCAATATGAAACGATTTTCCAAAGTCATCAAATGACACCATATCAATAGCTCTAATAATTTTGGTATGTTTTATTTTATTGTCCAATGCAATTTTTAAAGCCATACATGTTTTTCCTGTTCCGGTGTCACCACCAATTAGAACTGTTTTTAATCTTCTTTCTTTTTTCATAAATTCATTGACTTTATCATAACATAATTTATGTATTTCAGATAGTATTATAAACTTGTCAGGTAATAACGATAAAATTACTTTGTCCGCATTTCCAAATGTTGGTGTGACTTCTTCGATAGACAATAACATATGTTTCATATTTACAACAATATCTTTGTCACCAATTTCTTTTTTGTCTGATATTAACTGTTCATGCAATGCTCTCGAACCAGCATTTTTAACAATTGTTTCTATTTCAGCACCACTATAATTTTCAGTCATTTTGGCTAATGTATCAATAGAAACATTCTTGTCCATCATATTATTTGTTTGCATTTTATTGGTATGAATTCTAAATATTTGTTTTCTACCATTGAAATTTGGTAATCCGATTTCAATATGGACCTCTATTCTTCCAGCCCTTAATAATGCGTCATCTAATAGATCTTTCCTATTTGTCATTGCAATAATAAAAATGTTTTCTAATTTATTAACACCATCAATCATACTTAAAAGTTGGTTAACAACTGTGTCATTAACTTTTGAATTATCACCACCTCTTTTTTTACAAATGGCATCAATTTCATCAAAAATAATAACATGTAACTTTGCATTTTCTTTATTTACATCATAATCTTGTCTGGCATCGTCAAATAGATTTCTTATATTTTCTTCACTTTGACCAACATATTTATTCATGATTTCTGGACCATTCACAACTTTAGGTTCTTTGTCTGTTATCATACTTCCAATTTTTCTCGCTATTAAGGTTTTTCCAGTTCCTGGATTTCCAAAAAGAAGTAATCCTTTTACATGTTTAATTCCTAATTTTTCAACAACACTTGGTTTCATTGCCCTAGTACTTAATGCTCTCCTAAATGCACATAATAATTCTTTGTCCAAACCACCAATACCAATTTCCTCAAAATTGTAATCATCTCTAAATAAATCTCTTTTTAATAATTTTGATCCAACGATATTTAACATAACATCATTAGATACAATTGTAATGTTAGTTGATGTTGTCATATATCCTTCTTTTTCAGTCATGGTTTGAATTATATAAATTTTACTATCCATATTTAACAACAAATATTGAATACCTGAAAAATGATACTTATTAAAGATATTTTTAATTTTTTCTTTTAAAACATCTTCATGAAATGACATCATAATTTTTTCCTTTCTAATATTTTCATAAGTTGAAATATTTATAGAAACATTTGATAAAGTATTATTTGTTGCTGTATGTTCTGTTATTGACACCTGTTGTTCTGGCATCAATCCAAGTTTGTTTCTGACAGGTGCATTTATACCAATTTGTCCAGGTTCGATTGCATTATCTGCTACAGATGGATATAAATAATAACCATTGATTTTAACATGGATATTTTTATTATTATTGAAGTCTTTTGGGTTATGCAGTAATGTGTTAGTAAATGATTGTTGTTTTTCAGGTAATCTTTTTACTGTAAAAATAGACATTCCTTAAAGGTTATTAATATTTAGTTGTTATAAACAAATATACAATCTTTTTACATTTCAATTTTTATTATGAATATATTTACAATGCAAACCAAGGCGATTTACACCCCTAATATATACATTTTTAGTTTTTGATATAGGGATGTACAACGCCTTGGTATTTCAGATAAAGTATATACAATTTAAAATTTATATTTATTTAATAATATTTAATAACACATCATCAGAAACCAGCATAATGCTAGTTCCAAATGTCATATAACCTTCTTTCTTTGTTGTAGTTTTAATTATAAAATTTACACCGTCAATAATTAAAAATAAATATTGTGTTCCAGAAAAACAACATTTATTAAAATAAGTTTTAATAGCATCCTTTATTACATTTTCATGCAATATTAGTTCATTGTCCGATTTTTTAATACCAAATAAAGAGATGTGTATAATAATATCCATTAACAAATTACCAACAGGTATATATTCTTCTAATAATATATTTTGATTGTATTGTATTCCTAATTTATATTTTATAGGTGAACTAATTGAAATACATCCCGGTTTAATTGTTGAATCTGCTATGGATATATATAAATATGTATTATTTATTTTTACATATACACAAGATTTGTTATTAAAATCTTGAGGGTTATGAAAAAATAGATTTGTTAAAGATAATTTCCTGTGTTGATAATTTTTGACGGTGAATGTCATTTATGGACAGGGGCAATTTGATACTATAAATATTGAGGGAAGCAATTATTTTAAATTTCAATTTTTTATAAACAAATTATTATTTTGGGATTGTTATGGTAAGTTTATATCTCTCGTCTTTAGCAAGGTCTACGCCAAAACCGTCACGTACAAGTCTTTCTATGACGTAATTCGTTACTTCTTCATTTGCGAAATATGAATGTGAAATATTTATCACATCTGACGGACAACTTGACATATTGTTACGCATAGCGATTTTTACTTGTTTGTATTTTTTATTATATGAATCATCCTTCAGTTTTCTCATCTCTTCTAAGAAAGACAATTTGGATAAACTTGATGTTTCCCCACTTTCAGCAAGCCTTTCAGCTTGTCCAATATTTTTCTGGACACCTGATCCGTCTAAAATGCATGTTTCAACCACATCAAAAACTGTTTGGAAATGTTCAGTATCTTTTGAGATAGTAGTATTATCACAATTTGGTTTGGTTGGATCAGTTTGTTTATCCTTAGGTAATAATTCACCTTTAGGTTCCTCCAACTGTTTTTCTGTTCCTTGATCAGTTGGTTTCACAAAACCTTCATAAAATTGTCTAATGTATCCTTTGTCAGCCATTTGTATCGTTATGAATATGTTATTCAACGCAATAACTATAATATTAATATAGCCCAGCAAGCACTTAAAATTTCAATTTTTTAAATAAAAATGAAATGTGTATTGTATTATTATAATCTTATAATTATGAATATTATAAATATGAGTAACTTATCAGATATATTTGTAAAGGTGAAATCTCAGGAACAAAGTATGTATAGATTATATCCTTTAAATTCTGGGATGTATATAAAATTTATTCCAGATGGATATAAAATAATGAACTGTAAAGAAGGTATGTATGCATTGGCCGAAGTTATGGCACACATAACATATGATAAAATTGATAATGTTAGCAGTGGAAAGGTTTTTATAAATAAAGCACAATATCGAAATGAATATTATAGGAGATATTTAGTAACATATTCTATTTCAGATAATAAAAAGAGAGTTGTAAATGTGGATGTACCATTGGATGTTCTTAATGATAATAGTATTATTAGTAAAGACGCCATAAAAATTAGAAAAGTGGTAGTGGATGATTATGAAATATTTGCAGCTAATAAAGAATTTGGAATAAAATAATAAAACTTTATTTTGAATAAATATCATCCAGATGTCTCATATACAATTCCTGTGACAATATCATGTTATCATTTAATGGTAATTTACCATCGAAATTGAAATTAATTTTTGAATATCCATAATCGAAATTTGGACTTATTAAATTGAAAATTCTAAGTCTATCATCAGATGACATTCTCATTTGATATTTGTTAGAATTGTGACATAAGTTTAATGGTATTTTTTTCATAATAACAATTAATATATTGATTTTGATATATATCCCTTGCTAATATGTTAATATATCAATTTTTTATTGCCAAAAAAATTGATATTTGAAATTTTTATTAAGGTTACCACTATGGTTTATTTAAGTATAACAATTTATAATTGTTTTTACATAATGAGCCTTGCAGCTGCTATAAGTGATCTGTTTCGTAAAAAGTTATATGGCTGTTGGTGGATTCCTACCGGAATTGTCACAACCAAATACCTTCCATCGAAATTACCATATGTTGACAATCCAAATGTGGATTTTAATATAACATTAATAAATAGTGATAATTCAATTCAAAATCAAATTGTGATTGTTTACTTTAAAGAATATAAATCATATGTTGTTTTGATGGGAACACAATACTGTGACCAGTTGTATGCATTGCAAGCTGCTCAAGATGTTATCGATGACTATATAGAAAATAAGGAATTCTATAAAAAAAATTATATAATAATGTAGATAATATTTTAAAAATTAATTTTATAAATATTATTTGCAAGGTCAACATCTAAACATGTCATCGCTAATATTTTTTCAGCATTAGGATCATATGTGACAAATTTTTTAGTATTTATTTTTCCATCATTTATATGAGCGGATAATTTTGTAACAATTTCATCTTGTAATTCGCCCTCTCCATATTTTTCTTTTATGTATTCTTTTAATTTTACAATTTTATGAAATGCCAATAATTTTGTCCATTGTTTTTTGTATACATGTTTATTGAATTCTTTAAACATATCATTTCTTTCTTCAGTTACTGATAGTTTTCTTGTTCCTACTTTATTATTTAAAATGTTATTTAATAATTCAATTCTACTTGCAATTTCTGTTTCTGTTAATCCAAATGTTTTTTCTCCTGATGTTAAACAATTAATTTCTTCTTTAATTTTGGAATAAAAATTTTGATTCTTAACTGTATCAATTTCATTACTTGGGTTCATATTGATTTTTAATAGTAGGATTATGTTTAAATATGTTTTGAATATGGTTGAAATTTCAATTTTTTCTGATATATTACAATTCCTATTTTTTATATACAGATATATTATAAAATGGCAACATCAGAAGATATATTTAATTTTATAAATACCCTAAATAATGAAACCCTTTACAAATATATAGTGATATTTATCATATTATTGTACATATTTATGAAACTTACAATTGGTTTAAATATAATTTTAGCTTTAATATTAGGGACATTAATAATACTATATTTAAATGGAAAAGATAATATAGCACATAAATCAGAAGAAATATTGAACAACATAAAATATGACACAATAAAACCATCATTACCGAATGTTTCTCCTAACAGCGACCTTATTGATTTTTTATTTACTGTCCAAGACTTTTATGTATACAATCCACAAGCATATGAAGAAATGATTGAAAATTTAGAGTCACATTTTAAATTAGTCCAAAATATTTTTATGGATAAAGATATGTATACATATTATTATACCCTTGCGGAAACTAAAAAAAATAATGCACTTAATGCTTTTCAATCTTTAATATTCAAATTACCAGTAGATAAAGAATTTACTCATAAATTTAACAGAGCACATGAAAGATTGGAAACAATATTAAATAAATCTATGAATGATATATATGACAAATGTCAATCAAATATGATTGAGTATGGTAAAACTTGTATAACAACAACACTAAATAAAGGACCTGCTGGATATAATATATATAATGATGAAATTTATAGTTACCAATTTTATTAATAAAATATTTGTGCATTGTACAATTGTAACCTTGTAAATGGTAATTTTAGATTTTCATTATATGAAACATCTAATACTTTTAATGATGATAAGTTTGCAATTTCGGTTGGCAATGTAACAAGTTTATTACTTTGTAAATCAAGGTGTTGTAAATTATATAAATTACCTAATTCTGATGGGACATTTGTAATATTATTTTTGTATAATTTAAGATGTGTTAAATTGTATAATTGTCCTACTTGTGTTGGCATTGTAACTATATTATTATGATGTAATGATAATATTTTTAAATTAGACATGTTACCAATTTCAGTAGGTATTGTTTTCAACCCATTATTATGTAAATGTAATTCTTGTAAGTTATTTAGTTTTCCAATTTCACTTGGAAATGTATTTGTATCATAACAATGCATTCTATGTGATATAAATATATTCCAATTCATAGATATATCAAGTTGACAGTATGGTGCATTTAAAATAACCAGGTTTTTTAAGAATCCTATATTTTTTGGTATAGTTATATGTTTTAATATATATTGTGCATTTTTAAATGAATAGTTGTCATAATAAAGGGCCTTATCTCCATATAAGTCCATATTTTTTAAATTGTATAATTCATCGATACTACCACCGATATTATTTTTCAGGTTATTCAATCCATAACATAATTTATAGGTATCGTAGTAATTTATCTCAAATAATAATACATCTTTAAAAGTGGATTTCATAAATATTTCCCATATTTTTTGATTATTGGATATTTTATTAAAAAATTTACTCACATATCTACATGTTAGAATATTAGGTATACATAGAAATGTAAAAATATTATAGTATATATCTTCCATTTGTTGTAATATTTGTTATATTCTGATGTTTGCTTTATAGTATATAGATTTCAATTTTATTAAAAAAAAATGAAATTGCAATTTATTGTTACACTTGTCATAAATGGTAATGTAAGTTCCATCAATATGAGTGAAAAATTTAAATATGATGGACATGTATGTCGACACAGTTCTCATTACAAATACTGTGAAAATTTGGGTAGATGGGTTCCTTTTCATGTATTCAGAAAAATGAGGTCTGTTGATCATATGTATCAAATAACAAGTTCTGAAACCAAATATTTGTTGTCACATAAAAATATACATATATCTGATGATAATATTATTTGCATGTTCCCTTTTGACAAATGTCCACAAGATATTTTAAACCAAATTTTTGACTATTTAAAACATGAACCTGTTACGTTTTTGCTTTCGAAAGGAATTACACAAAAATATCTTAATAATTGTCGTCCAACTATTGTAAAGAATCCATTTTTGGAAAAAACATTTACAACAAATTCTTACACATACAAATACTATGATGAATCAATACTACCAATTTTTAATTGTCATTTAGCACCTAACAATTATGAAGAAATAGAAAAAAGATTATTATGGTTATTTGAAAAAAAACATGTTTATTGGTTCTTAAATGCAAGTAAATTTTACAAAAAATTATTGACACGAGAATTTGCTGATTACATTTTTGATAAATATAGTTCGCAGGTTACAAAATTAGATGACGGCCAGTATGCGATATTCGTATTATTACCTTATACTAAAGCTCCAGAACAAATTTATAAATTTTTCCCATGTGATTCTAACCATATGGTAACATTAAGAGATACATTTAAAAAAAACTATAAGTTGCAATGATTTTTTATTGTTATATGGATATTTGTTTTAATGATATTCATTACACATAAAAACCTGTTATATGTAATTGGTTTATTATTGATGGTATTTTTTTTATATAGTTTCCTTCCAAATTCAGGAAATCTAAGTGGATTAACTCTCCTAATTCTGTTGGAATTTGCATTAATTTATTATCCCTCAAATGAAGTATTTGTAAATTATGAACTTTTCCTAGTTCAGTTGGTATATGAGACAATTCATTTTCATACAGATACATTAACCTTAATTTAGATAAATTACCTAATTCGGTGGGTACCAGAGTTAGCTTATTACCATACGCATAAAGATCTCGTAAGTTCACTAACTGTCCTAACTCCGTAGGTAATTGTGTTAATTGATTATTGGATAGTGATAATATTTTTAAGTTAGATAATTTTCCTAATTCCGATGGTACTTGTTCCAGTTTATTATTTACCAAATATATACTCTCTAAATTATACATCAATCCAATCTCTGTTGGAATTTGTTTTATTTTGTTATTCCTAAAATTAATATTTTTTAAATTACATAATTTTCCTATTTCAGTTGGTATGTATTCAATTTGGTTACAATCAAACTCAATCCGTTGCAAATTATATAATTGTCCTATTTCGGATGGTATTTTTAGAAAAATACAATCACGCCTACTTAAATTTTTTAAATTATACAATGCTTCCTCATCATAGGACAATTCAAAATAATTTTTAAGTTTAGTTAATGCATAATAGTGTTTATAGCTGTCATGATAATTACTTTTTTGATATTTTATATTTTTATAATCATGTGTTAAAAAATTTTTCCATAACATTTGTGAAGAACATAATTTATGAAAAAATTTGTTTAATGTAGAACATATTATGATATTATTTATTGGAAGAAATGTAAGGACATTATAGTATACATCTTCCATATGGTTATCATAAATAAAATATGTATCTGTTAATTATTTTGATTAAATATCAATTTTTCTCCATAATACCCCCAATAAATTTCCCAACAATATTACCAATATTCCCCATATCATATCCACCTTCTTGGGTTATCAACATAGGTATATTACTAAAAATTTCTTTGATCATATTACCCATCTCTGTATATGTATCCAATTCTAAACTAAATCTTCCAATAGAAATTGCGTCTGGATCATTTTTAAATGTATCTCCACCAAATGCTATTAACAATACATCAATATTATCATTCATCATTTTATTACAAACCATTTTTAACACATTTTTGTAAGTGTTCCAATCACTTTTTGGTGGTAATACATAATTATATTCATCTCCGAACCCATCAAAAGATGGATATTCAAATTTTGGATCACAATGAATGGAATATGCAACAATATTTTTATTATCTAATGTCATTTCATAAGTACCATTGCCGGCATGGTAATCCAAATCTAAAATACCAATTTTTTTTCTACCTAATTCAAGTAATCTTTGGGCTGCTACAACAATATTATTTATAAAACAATATCCACCATATTCTGCTTTTTTTGCATGGTGTCCTGGGGATGTTGCCAGTATGTACACTAAGTTTGATTCATTCTTGTGCAAATATTCTGCCCCATGATATGCTTGATTTGCAGAAATTAATGCATTTTCATATGTACTTGCAAAAATTGGTGTCATTGTATCACTTCCATAATAACCAGCAAGCTTATAAATTGGCAATGGATGTGATGGTAATGTTTTGTAAAAATTACATGGTACTAAACCATTACAAAACGTCCAAGAGTCATCTGAACTTTGTAAAAAACTAATGTAACTTCCTTTCAAGAAATTTAAATAATTGGAATCATGAATCTGTTCTAACCATCTAATATCAATTGTGTCTTGAATTTTAATAGTTGTCAAAACTTGTGTTTGATTTTGAAGGGTCGAAATAATATTTTGTTTCCTTAGAATTGGATTATTAGTTCTTGAATCTCTAAGGAAATCAGATTGTGACGTAATATTATTAGTAAATATTGTGAGGTTCATGTTTGTAGTAGAATGTATAGTAATAAATAAAAGTTATAATGTATTTATAATTCAATTTTTTTATCTAAAATCATCATCTTCTTCCTGATGTTCTATCCTATCTTTTACATATGATAGTAATTTTTTGTGCCAACTTTTTAATGGATGTATCATATTGTATCTATTATATGTAATATCAAATTCTTCGGAATCGACTTCTTCGTATGCGGCGATAATTGATTTAATAACAATATATTCCATAATTTTTTTACATTCAGGTTTTGCAATTTCAATTTGATTGCATAATTTATTGCATTCTACAATATCATCTAAAAATAGTTGTATTACTATCATGTCAAAAATATATTTCCTGTAATATATGCTATATTGTAATGAAATGTTATATTCCATTAATTTTTTTAAATTTTCATATCCATCTTTATAATTACCAATTTCTACCATTAAATTTGTTGTTTTTTCTAAACATATATATGCTTCACTAATATATTTATCCATAGTGAAATATTCAAATGCTTTATTATATGCTGATATCGCATTTTCTAAATTTAATTCTTTTTCATAAATTTCTCCTGACATTTTTAAATTTTTTGCCGCACTTGAAAATTTACCATTGTCTAATAATAATTTTGTTGAACTGTTCAATGCTTCTTGTGTATTAACATTATTAATATTCCTATACATTTCTGCTGCTTTTATATAGTTACTTGATGCACCAAAATATTCATATTTATTATTTTGGTATAATTTACCAGCATTATTAAATGCATCACCAGCTTTTTCATTACATTTTGCCATTTTATATTGGTTTCCAGCTTTTATATAATATTCAATTGCCAAATTTGTTTTTTCTGATTTGGATGGACCCCAGAAAAACCAATTAGTTTGGTTTATTGTTTCTGTGGCCTTCTTGTAAAATTCATCACCTTGTTTTTCCATTATAGTAATAATATATTAATAATATATTACAATAGTATTAAATATCAATTTTTTGTTTATGAATTAAAATTGATATTTCAACATAATACATTTCAAAATCATATAAACATATATTAACATATAACTATTAATGAGTGGTTACAAATTAAGTCCATTATCTGATGAACAAAAACAAATTGTTGATAGTGTATTATTAAATAAGAATGTTATTATTGATTCAGTTGCTGGATCTGGAAAGACTACTACAAGTTTACATATATGTTCCAGTTTACCTGATAAAAATATATTAATATTAACATACAATTCAAAACTGAAAATTGAATCAAGGGAAAAGGTAAAACTTTTGGGTTTAAAAAATGTGGAGGTTCATAGTTATCATGCATTTTGCGTTAAATATTACACCAAACAGGGATTTAGGGATGCAGGTATTCAATATACAATAGTTAATAAATTAAACCCGACAAGAGCATTTACATTTGATATAATTATTTTAGATGAACAACAAGATATGACCAAATTATTTTACAATTTTTCAAAAGAAATTATGGATGATAATATGATGCAAGATATCCAAATATGTTCTTTTGGGGATATTTACCAAAATATTTATACATATGCTGGTTCTGATAGTAGATATCTAACATTTGCAAATAGAATATTTAATAATTATACGAGTAGACAATGGGACTATTTGAAAATATCAACCAGTTATAGAATTACCAGACAAATGGCAGATTTTATAAATATTAACCTTTTAAAAAGTGAAAGATTGAAGGCTGTTAAAGATGGTCCAAAAGTGAAGTATGTTATTACAAATACATTCAGTGAAACATATGCATATACTGAAATTATTAAATATCTAAAACAAGGATATTCTCCTGACGATATTTTTGTGTTGGCGGTTTCTTTAAAGAAAGGCAACCAATTGTCACCTATAAATAGGCTGGAAAATAAATTAGCAAAAGCAGGTGTTCCAGTTCTTGCATCTTTAACAGATGACACCAAAATAGATGATGATGTTATAAAGGGTAAATTGTGTTTTGCTTCATTTTGCCAAGTAAAAGGGATGGAAAGGAAAATATGTTTTGTGTATGGTTTTGATGAAAGCTATTTCTCTATGTATGCAAGAGATGCTGACAGAAATGTATGTCCAAATGTATTATATGTTGCATTAACAAGAGCATCTGAAAGATTAGTTGTACTTCATGATTGTAGCAAAGATTATATGCCTTTTATGGATGAAGATACATTAAAAGATACATGTGAATTTATAGAACATCGGAAATTTGTTGGTGGATCAAAACCTTCTGATGCCCCCAGAACTGTAGCTGTTAGGGATTTAATTAAAAATATCAGTAATGATTCAATAAATTATATTTTTAATATTGTTAAATACAAACAAATAAATCCTCCTAATAAACATCAAATCCAATTGAAATCAAAGGTACTAACAAAAAATAATTTACATGAAGATGTCACAGATATTAATGGTCTTACAATTCCTTCTCTTTATGAATATGGCAATACTGGAAAAATATCAATGATGGAACAAATAATGGCACATATTAATAATAAAAAAACAATTGATATTATGTGTGCAAACATGCCAGAAAATTATCAAAGATTTATACAACATGCATATCAACAATTTTCACATTTACCTGATGATCATAGAATAAGAGTATTGGCATTAAATAAAAAATATTTGAATAAAACATTAGATACACCAGATATGTTATATCTATCAATTGTTTATAATTCATTATTGACTGGATTTATTGGTAAGAGAGAACAAATTGTCAACTACGACTGGTTTGATAAAAAAGATGAAGAAGATGCATTAAAAATTATAAGTAAATATATATCCAATAAAGCAGAATATGAAAAGACAATTTTATGCATGCATGGTAAAATTATTGTTGGAGTTGTTGATGTTGTTGATATTGCTCAATCTGATACAATTTTCGAATTGAAATGTACATCTGAACTATCAAAAGAACATATATTACAATTAGTCATATATTCATATATTTATGAAAAAACAACTAATAATAATAATATGAAAAAAGTAACAGACTATATGAATATGCTTAATAGTATTAGTATGGAACAACTAAAAGATGTTTGTAAATATGAAGAAATTAATGATATTAGCAATGATAAACAATTACTTATTGATAGTTTGGTTAAAAAGAAAATACAAACTATTGAATCACAAAAAAGAAAAATAAAATATAAATTATTGAATATATTAACTGAAGAAATTATTGAAGTAGAATATGATGAAAAATATGGAGAAATTATTGATTATTTAATGAATGCAAAAGATATTGTTAGATGTAGTGATGATATGTTTTTGGAATTATGCATTGGTAATGACAACAAAGATAATAATAATAATGAAAACAATGATGATAATGATAATAATAATGATGATAATGATGATGATGACAGTGATGGTTTTATGTTTGTTTAATTTTCATCATTAAAAAATTGATATATTAACATTTTATTGATATATTAATTTAATATATCAATTAAAGATGGAACCTAAATATAATAATTTCATTGCGACGCCTATTGGGGATATATATTTTAGTTCTGGTATGTTAAAGGGTATTGATATTAAAGAAGTAAACAGTGAAATAAATTATTTAAATGTCGAATTTTTGGACATAAAACAATTTGAAAAATTTATAAACCCATATGTCTGGGATCATATCTGTGTTATGGAAACTGATAATGGTCTGTTTATGAAAATAGAATTAGATGGTGAATATTATGGGTTACCTGTATTTAAAATATATACTGTTTACTAATAATAAATAAATCTATTTTGCGTATTCCCATACACTTATTTTACAAAAATTACATGGTTCATTATTGTGTGCAACATTTGGATTGGAACATGAACATTTCCTAACTAATGTGCAACATCTTGCGATAGAACATGTTATGTAATGACTGTTTGTTTGTTTATTTAATGAATCTTTGTCTCTCCTACATGGCTGACATACTGATATGGGAGTACCATTGAACCAACCCAAAGGTCCATATGGTCCATTACAGTATGCACATGGTAGTGACATTTTAATATATGTTTTATTGGATTAAGTTATGATTGGGAAGAATTTAATATTTCAATTTTTATTGGAATATTGTGTATGTAATAGCCAAGGCGATGTTACACCCCCTATTGTTATCATAAGTATTTATTTAATGTTGGTCGTAGGGGTGTAACATCGCCTTGGTTTATATTGTAATATATAAATACGCTTAAAGATATGTCACTATATGTAATTAAATTAGAATTAAATAAAATCTAAAAAAGATTTTACATCACTACCATTTTTTGGTGGTAATGTAATATGTTACCAATTATAGGTAAATTCTTAAATTATTATTATTTATTAATGTAGAAGGTACTATACCAATATAATTATTATATAAATACAATTCCTTCAAATTTTCTAACTGTGCAAGTTCCATAGGTATTCTAATCAGTTTGTTATGATCTAAATGTAATTTTTCTAAATTGTATAACATTCCTAGTTCTGTAGGGACAGTTACTAACTCATTATACCATATACTTAAGGTTTTTAAATTTGATAATAATCCAATTTCAGTAGGGATTGTTACAAGTTTGTTTTCACATAAATATAATTTTTGTAATTTCATTAAGTTTTTTATTTCAGGTGGTATTGTAATAATATTATTACCATATAAATAAAGTTTCTCTAAATTATATAGTTGGCAGAGTTCTGTAGGTATTGTATTTACATTATTGTGGATCAAATGTAATTTTTTTAAATTTTGTAACAGTCCTAATTGAGTTGGAATAATAGTAAAGTTTTTGTTTAATAATTTCAAGTTTTGTAGATTGTATAATTTATTTACATCACCATTATAATTCATAGTATTTATCAAAGATTGTATTTTGTAGAAAAATTTATAGGTTTCATGGTAATTCGTTTTTATTTTATTTTGACTTTTGAAAGTGGATATTATTAATTGTTGCCATATTATTTGGAATGATGTGATTTTATTAAAAAATTTATTTACTGTAGAACATGTTTGTATATCATTAATTGGTAACAATAAAAAAATGTGTTGGTATATGTCATCCATTATATATTTATACTATTATTTATTTGTGACATGTTATTATTAAATTATCCATTTGTTTTAATTCTTGGGGGATAATATCAACTTGTCTATAAAATAGGTCTAATGTTTTTAATTTTTTTAGTTGGGAAAGTTCTGTTGGTATTATTGTGATTTGAGTATATGACAAATATAATTTTTCTAAATTTTGTAGTTGTCCAATTTCGGTTGGTATAATACTTGTATTATTGATATGAAATTTTAATTTTTGTAAATTTTGTAATTGCGAAATTTCTGTAGGAATGATCATAATTTTATTATTTTGTAATGACAATTTCTCCAATTGTAATTGACATAATTCCGATGGAAAGATAGTAATTTCATTATCACTTAATGTGAGTTTTTTTAATTTAGTTAATTGTGATAGTGATGTTGGGATATCAATAATATTATTATCTTTTAAACATAACCCCAATAAATTATGTAATTGTCCAATTTCTGTTGGAATATTAGTAATATTATTATTATTTAAATATAATCTCGATAAATCATGTAATTGTCCGATTTCTGTAGGAATGTTAACAATTTTATTATTTTTTAAATATAACTTTTTTAAATTGTATAATTTGCAAATTTCTGTCGGGATTGTGGCAATATCATTATCAGAAAAATTTAATATTTTTAATTTAATTAATTGTCCAATTTCTGTCGATATTGAATCTATATTGTTCTTATTTAATATCAAAGTTTTTAAATTAATTAATTGTCCAATTTCTGAAGGTATGATTTTTATATTATTCTTAGTTATTAATAATATTTCCAAATTTTGACATTTATAAATATCAACAGGAATTTCAGTTATATTACATTGATATATAACAATATTCTTTAAATTATACAATTGCCTATACGATGGAAATTTTAAGCTGTTACAACAAATATATTTTATTTGACATATATTTTTCATGACTTCAAATGTGCTGCCAGGTATTTCGAAGTTATCACGATGAGTATAAGATATAGAAGTACAAGCGTATAATTTATCAACAGTATCTTCATATCCAAATACTTCTTTTAAATAATTCAATTTATAAAGGTTTTTATATGTTTCATACTGATTTACTTCAAAAAATTTTGAATCTTTAAATTTACATTCTATAAAGGTTTTCCATACAACATCAGAATACGCTGATTTATTGTAAAATTTGTTGACATTTGTACATGATAACACATCTCCTATATCCAAGAATGTGAATAAGTATCCAAATATGTCATTCATCTTAATATATTTTAAATTATAACATATATCATATTACAATTCAAAAATCAATTTTATTTCTAAAAATCCTCAATTTCCATTAACTCATTGCTGTTTAATTTTTCAACAAATTCCAACTTTTTCTTGATCTTGTTACACATTTCTTCTTCATATGTTCCGCTGCAAAATATTATTTTTTGTAGACATGATGTTTGTGCTCCAGCCCTGTAAACCCTACCTAATGCTTGAATTAGTTTTGTGCTACTAAAATTTGGTGATATTAATGTTAACCTTTTTTTATTACCAACAACATCATGTAAACTAATAGATTCAACAGATATATTACAAATTATTAAATTACTTTCTCCACATTGGAATGCTGCAATATTCTTTTCTCTGTCTTCAATACTTACATTACCATTTACGATACACTTAGTATTGCATAATTGTGCTAATTTATCAATATTTTCATTATAATTAAAAAATACCACAATACTGAATCCTTCCAAATGATCATCTATTAGTTCTTTAATAATGTTAACTTTAACATTTTCTACATATTGTCTCAACTTATTGAATATAACCAATTCATCACCCTTGTAACTTTTGTAATCCTTTATGGCTTTAACATCCTCAACATATTTTGCGATTATTGCTTTATGTTCATCACCAATACAATATGCATTAGCAATGATTTTATTTTCTGGAAATTTATCTTTTAATTCTGATATTTGCATTCTTGAACCTTTTTTCGGATATATTGCTGAGCATATAGAACTTAAATTGTTTTTGTTCATGTTCATTGAATCTTCATATAATCTAGCTTTGATCCATGCAGGACTTTTATTTAAATTATTATATAAATTTAACATGTATCCAAATATTTTAAACTCCTGTGGTTTGTCAGTTAGGGTTGCTGACAACATCATAACATATCTTAATTTTTTTGATGCTAATAATAATTGGGAATTTTGTGTATTAATATTTCTACATCTGTGCACTTCATCAAAAATTACAATACAATTTCTTGGTATTGTCCATTCATATTCACACTTTTTTGGTTTAGTACTAATGTTTTTTACATAATTATTACCATTAATTGATTTTGCACATTCATAATTTATAATACATGTTGGTATTACACCAAATAATTCACATACCCTTGTCCATTCCCCAATCATAATTTTTGGACACAACACAATTGGTCTTAAATTTAACTGTTTGCACATTGCAATAGATGTATATGTTTTACCAGTTCCAGTATCAGAACCATCCAGCAAAACATTATTATTTTTGAATGCTGTAATTAAATTGTATAGATGTAATAATTGGTAATCATATAATATTTTTTCGACATATGGATTAATGTCAATATTTATAAAAAAATCATCATTTTCTTTGTTTAACATATAATCTATTCTGGTTGATAATTTGTCCATAATAGTATTTATATATGTGGATATTATTTATATGTTTTTAACTGTGTTGTCATATGCTGTAATTCTAGTGGTAACTCTTTTAATTCTGGATTATTATAAAATTGTAATATTTTTAAATTTTTTAATTTTCCTAATTCTGATGGTATATGTGTAAGATTGTTGTTATTCATATAGAGTATTTGTAAATTTTGTAATTTTTCTACTTCTAATGGTACATGTGTTAGTTTATTACTAGATATATCAAGTGCATTTAATTTTTCTAATTTTTCCAATTCTGATGGTATTTCTGTTAATTCATTATCCTGTAGTGAAATGTATTCCAAGTTTTTTAATTGTCCAAATTCCGATGGTATTTTAGTAAGCTTATTACAAGACAAAGACAAATGATTCAAATTATATAACATCCCCAATTCAGATGGTATTTGTGTCAATTTATTACCAAACAATTTTAGAGAACGCAAATTATGTAACATTCCTAATTCGGATGGTATTTGTGTTAATTTATTATTATACAAATATAAATATTTCAAATTATGTAATTGTCCTAATTCAGTTGGTATCTGTGTTAATTTATTTTTCTCTAAATGAAGTTCCTGCAAGTTATTTAATTGTCCTAATTGTGATGGTATGTATGTTAAACTATTAACATCTAATATAAGTTTTTGTAAATTATACAATTTGCCTAATTCAGATGGTATTTGTTTCAAATTATTATTGTATAAATCAATTCTTTTCACATTATACAACTTATTTTCGCTAGTTACATAATAATTTAAAGTTTTTATAATTTTTGTCAAACCATAATAAAGTTTGTAAGTATCATAACAATTATTTTTTGGATGTTTTACCTTTTTGTAATCATATGTTAATAACACTTTCCATAACGATTGTGATGAGCGTACTTTATGAAATAATTTATTTACCATAAAACATTGTATAATATCTTTCGAATTTAAAAATGTAAAGATATTATACAATATGTCCTCCATATATATTATTATTATGTACCAGTATGTAAATATTATATTCTAATATCAATTTTTATTTTGTTACATCTAATTATATTGGAATGGATAAATTTTTTGATAATACATTTGAGTTGGACATATATAATAATGTTATTGTAAAAATATATCCAAATTTAGTGAAATCAGAAAAGGATTTGTTACATACATATTTAATTAATATTATAAACTTTATAGCGATAAAATTTAATTTTGATACTAATAATAAAAATATTTACATTCACCAATTTAAGCAGAATAATTATAAAGATGCAACCGGATTGTTGTTTATGTTATTACCTCATATAAATGATGATTGTGGTGGAAAAAAGAAAAGTGTAATGAAATTGAATGATTTGTATACAAGGAAAATTAATAAACATGATATCAATAAAGAATCACCAGTGTATGAATATACAAATATTCAATATGGTAGATGTAAAAGGATAAATAAAACAAAAGCAGAAGAAATACAATTTAACGGAGAACATTTAAGACACAATTTCGAATTATTAAAAGATAGTATTAATACAATTGCAAATAAATTATATGTAAATTGGATAGATGTAAGACCATTCAGATTAGATTATATAAATTCAAAATTATTTAAGGTTACAGATAAATATGTAAAAGATAGTGACATGAAAATTGATGAAATATATTCAGGGATAAGTATTGGTGAGATGTACAATGTATTAACCAATTATGTGTATAATGATATTTTAGCTATAAAGTGGATGTTGTATGATATGCCAGAAAATCATGGCATTTATAAGTTACCATATATATTGAATTTAGTAATGGGATTGGAAAATTGTGTGAAATTTGAAAAATGGAATGATAGTAAAAAGTTTATTGATGGATGGAATTTGTTAGTTGATGCATTCATACATGATAGAGATATAGATATTGCAAGATTTACAATTTCAAAAGAAAATGTATCGGTCATTGTTGTTTCAATAATAAGTTATGGTAGAAATACTATTATGAAAGAATTTGGTGATAAAACATTGTTTAATGGAATTATGGATATTGACATCGATGAAATTGGTAATAAAAGAAGAAATGAATATATTCAAAAAATTAGAGATTTGTTAAATCGCCAACCAATTAATCCAAAAATTATTTATAACTATTTGAGTAAATGTTTCTTTAGGTTATCAAAAACATGTTATTCTTCATATTATTTAGAATTTGTTGAACCTAATAGATCTAATATTGGTCCACCTGGTAACCATTATAAAATACACAGTATATCACAATCATTTATAAGTTTACATAATACAAAACATTTTCCAGATGATAATTTTGTTACAATAAAATGTATGTATAATTTTGCAAAATCATTGTGCCATGATGAATATTTTAATATATATCCTTCACAATGGAAATCTATGGATAGAGCAATAAAATCAGAAATTGCCAATAGATTGAATAATAATAATTATGGATGGTTTAATATCAACAGTATTTTAAATAGGAGAAAATCAAATAGAACCACCACAAACTATGTATATTCATATATTAAACCAAATTTGGCACATGTAATTTTAACGGTATTATTAGATTTGGGTTTATTAACAGAATTTATACCTGATAGCACATTATCTGATCATTCAAAATTACCACCATCAACTGATGATAGAAAGAAGAAAATTAAAGAATTAGTTTATAACAATGTTCTTAATAATTATAAAAAATCAACATATTATTTGGACAATATGCCATATGAAGCACATGAAGTTTATACAGATAAATTTATCCCATATTTTGATGCATTAAAAATACAAGGTGATTGGATGACATTCCACGCGATGGACTGGATATCACAAATAAATACATTTCATCATTATTTGAATAACAGGATAATGTATGTGACTGGTGGAACTGGAGTAGGAAAATCTACACAGTTTCCAAAATTATTATTGTATGCATTAAAAATGTGTGATTATAAAAATGATGCTTCCATTGTATGTACCGCCCCAAGAATTAATGCATTAACTGGTAATGCTGAATGGATATCAAAGGAAATGGGGGTTCCTATTGTTAAAGAAATTAAAAATACAAAAATACCAATCCAAAATTACAATATTCAATATGATTATAAAGATGGTTCACATTCAAAAAAACAATATGGTCTTAAATTAAAAATAGTAACTGATGGTATTCTGGAAGTGCAATTAAATAATCAATTATTAAAAAAACAAATAATGGAAAATAATATTAAAAAATATACTTCAGAAAATGAATATGATATTGTAGTAATTGATGAAGCACATGAACATAATACCAATATGGATTTAATTTTGACAAAAATGAAATATGCAAATTACTATAATAATGATCTTAAATTGGTAATTATTAGTGCCACAATGGATGATGATGAACCAATTTACAGGAGATATTACAGAAATATAAATGATAATAGGATGTATCCATTAAGCAAGTATATTGAAGAAAATAATTTAGACAGAATCAATGTTGATAGAAGATTACATATTGCACCACCAAATACAACCACACAATTCCCAATTTATGAAAAGTATGCACCATATGATTATACTTCAAAAGATCAAATGGCTGAAGATATTGTGTTAAAAATATTAAGCACCACAAGTGATGATGGTGATATTTTACTGTTTCAACCAGGCCTTAAAGAGATTAACAAGTCAGTCAAACATATAAATTCGAAAAGTAACCAAGATGTTATTGCAATACCATATTACTCAAATTTGTCAACTGGAATTAAGCAATTTATTGAAAATATTGATAAAAAAAAAAGTCAAATACCATTCTCAAAAGAAGATTTGATAAAAGACCAATCAAAATTAGATTTAAATAGCGGTAAATATACAAATTATAGGAGAGTGGTTATTGTATCAACTGAAATTGCGGAGGCATCTATCACTATAAAATCTTTGAGGTATATTGTGGATACTGGAATACAGAAAATTAATAATTTTGATGCTGATACCAGATCTGAAACTTTACAAAAAAGACCAATATCAGAGTCATCCAGATTACAACGTAAAGGACGTTTAGGTAGAGTTGCAGCTGGAACCGCATATTATGCGTATGAGAAAGGTGCAAGGGCTGACATAAAAAGACCATATAAAATTGCAGTATCATATATTGGTGATAATATATTTAACATGTTATGTGACAAGTATCACGTGGGTACAAACACTGCTTTATTCAATGATAGGAATGACCCAAATAAAGTCCAATTTAATTATGGTGATAATATGGGATATGGTATTGATGGTATTGATAAAATTATTAAAAAACAATATTTTATAAGTAAACAATTTTATACTTATTATGGGAATGATAACCAATATGATTATAGTTATGATAAAAACCATGTTAAGTTAAGTTATTATTATCCTGATGGGTATGATATGAATACATTATCAGATGAAGATGGTACTTTTTACATAATACATCCTGATGAATTACATTTAGAAAGAAATATATTAGGGACAATTGTAAAAGGGGAATCAGATTTTGGAACATTTAATGATAATAAATTTGTGTCAAATAAAATTAATGTATTGAAAAGTATGATGCAAGAAAATTTATTCATTGTTGTTGACAATAAAAAAACATGTTATAAAACAGAATTTGGAACAAAAGTTATGGCTTTAAAACAATATGTATCATTATTTGAAAGGACTAATTTTATGTTGAGTTATTTATATAGTTTAAAATATGAATGTCATGATGATATGTTAAAAGTTTTGGTAGGTGCAAATGCAAATTTGATGATGTCAGATTTTACATTGAAAGGACATTTTAAAGATATGATGTTATTGTATGGTAATAAAAGTGGTGATGGTGAAGCCATTATTAAAATACTTGATTTTGTAATTACATGGTTTGAAAGTGTTTATAAAAAAATGGGACTTGTTAATGAACTTGTATTAACACATGATAAGAAGAAAGACTGGAATAATATTAAAATGTTGTATTTTAAAGGCGAATATGATAAGATTGATGGCCATTATATGAAAATATTATTAAAATTAGATGCTGAAGGGAAATTAAATAAGGACAATATTACAATTGAAGAAGAGGATCAATTGAAAGGCGATAAAATATATTTTGATAACATCGAAAAAGTTAAAAAATCAAATTACATTGAAGAATTTAAAAAGATATGTGCAAACAAATATTTGGATTATGAAAAGGTGTTAAGTTTATATAAATCATACAAAAGGATGCAATATTTATTATATAAAATTAAAGATAAATTGCAGGAAGTAAATAAATTGACACCTTTAGTTATGAAAAATTATAAGAGATATGATATGGATAATGTACTTAAATTTTGTTTGATACAAGGGAACCCTAACAATATGTTAAAGAAAATAACATTATCTGATAAAGAACAATTTTATATAAATTTATTGGACCCATCAATATATAATGTCCATAAAATTCCTAAAGTAAAGAAGGAGTTTAATACTTTTATTAAAAATGATTATGTTGGGGATATTATATTATTTTTGAACACTAAAGATGACATTGAAACTGATGAAGATAATGTAGTAGTACTTTTCAATATTGACTATAAAATGATACCTGATTTATTGCCAATGGTCATGATTAGCAAAAAGAATAATTTTGGTAATGGCAATTATAAGAAACATATGGAAAAGTATATCAATATGTTGGGTAGTAATAATAATGATTTGAAATATAATATTTTAAATAATTATGTTGGTGTTGTGAAAGACATTGAATATAAATTGTTTAATAATTTTGATAAAAGTAAAGTTAAGGAACTTTTAAGTATTGCTGGTAGTGATAATGTTGTGAAAGGGATTATCAATGGAGGTATAATTGGTAATGTTGGAATGAGCGGAGGTGGTAATTATAATGTATGGTTCGGGGCAAATTATGCATTTTTTAAATGTATGTTGAGGATGTTGAGATAATTCTTTTTGTAACATACTGGTAGAAATTTTGCCTATGTCAATTAAGTTATTTTGGATTATAAGACAAATTTAAATTTTGTATTCTACATTGTTTAGATAATTTTAATATTTCTCCCAAAGCTGGTTTTAAATTATTATGTGATAAATCAACTATTTTTAATTTTTTCAATTGCCATAATTCAACTGGTACCTTTACTAATTCGTTGTCTTGCAAATAAAGTTCTTCCAAATTGTATAATTGACCAATTTCTTCCGGTAAATGTGTCAATTTATTATAATTTAAATTGAGTGTATGCAATTTACATAATTTACCAATTTCTAATGGGAGTTGTGTCAATTTGTTAATATACAAATTAAGAGTACATAAATTTTGTAAATTACTAATTTCTGATGGGATATGTGTCAATTTATTCCTTGGTAACGCAATACCTTTTAATTTTTGTAAATTGCCAATTTCTGTTGGTAATTGTTCCAATATACAATTTGACATTTCGAAATTTTGTAAATTACATAATTTGCCAATTTCAGATGGAATATTATCAACCTGACACTGCGATACATTAAACTCTGTTAATTTTTGTAATTTTCCAATTTCAGATGGAATATGTGTTACTTGATGATTATGCAGATTAAAATATTGTAAATTCTCTAAAAGATCAATTTCTCGAGGGATTGTTGATATTTTATTCCAAAAATGAATCTGGTTTTGTTCATACAAACCATTTTCATTACCATTTTTTAATGCCCATTTTTTTATAATTTGGGTTAATCCATAATAAAACTTGTAAGTTTCATAATGACTTTTTCTTGGATATTTTATATCTTTATAATTACGTTTTACCATTTTTTCCCATAATACTTCTGAAGAACATGACTTATAAAAGGCTTTGTTTATTGTAAAACATGTCATGATTGTTTTTAATGTAGTCACGTATTCAAGAATAATATGACATATGTCTTCCATATGAGTGTATAGATAAATGTATAATTATATCAAGTAATATGATTAGGTATCAATTTTTTTATAAATATAGTGGTTTGATAATTAAAAACATAAAATAAAACATCAGTAATAAAATTACCTACCTTGATTTTTTATAAACATTAATAAATTATAAAAGAAACATCAGTAATAAATTACCTACCTTGATTTTTTATAAAACATTAATAAATTATAAAAGAAACATCAGTAATAAAATTATTTATTATTTTTTATTTATATTTATATGTGTTTATCAATATTATTAATGTATAACATTTTATATGTTTTTATTAATTTTGTAGTTTTCTTTTCATCGATTATTATATTTTTAATTTTTCTAACCATCTGTATTTTTAGTCCCCATTCTGTTAATAAACTATTAATAAAACCCATAAATTGTTTTATATTTTTCACATTTCCAATTTTAACCTTATCAAAATTAAATAATGGTTGACTTTTATTAACATCCACAAATAACTTACTTTTACCAGTTACCTCTGCAATATTCTTTTCGAATGTTTCTTTGTCTAAAATTATATTAGGGTCCAATGGTAGTAAAAATCCCAATTTTGTTATAACTTCCCTAATCATTTTGATTTGTTCCATTTTAAATTCCTTGTCAAGTAAATTTTCTCCAAAATATTCATTCATTAATGTATCATCTAATAACCATCGTAAATTATATAAAACATGTGTTTTTCCTAAAAATTTACTCAAAAAGTCATCAGTAATTTCTTCAACTTTCCAATCTATTTTGAGTGCAAATTTTTCAATCATAAATTTTTCCTCTCTTGTGGCTTTATTATCACACATTTTTTTATATAATAAATTATACAGTTCAATGTTAATATCTTTACTTTCCAATATTTCATCTTTTAATAATGTATCTTTTTTAAAGGCATGTTTACTATATCTTGTCTCTCTATGTTCATACGTATGTCCTTTTTCTTCTAATAATTTAATTAAATATGCTACAAACATAGTACTTGTTTTGTTTGCATGTTCAATTTGATTATGGATAATTAATTGTGAATGCTCATCAAATTCGAATCCCATAACCATTTTGTTGCTCTCTGTATCCAATTTTATGATAGGTTTCTTAAATTTACCATAAACTTCAAAAACATATGCTTTTATTTCTTCATATGAATAAAAATTACATTTCTCTTTGTATGGTAAGTTATTTAAATAAACCATGATATTATTATCTTTTATTTTCCTCACTCGTGCAGCCATTTGGAGCAACCCGCGCGCGCTGGTTGATTTTGGAGACAACATCATATAAATTTTATCAAAATGTTCTATATCAAAATTAACTCCTGATTCAATTGATGGAGAATAAATGACCATTTGGGCTTCTTTCCAATATTCTTTTACATTTTGTAAATTTTTCTTATCTGAATCATTACTATATTTTGTATGTAAAATACATTTATATTTATCTTTATAAATACTATACAAAAATGTAGCAATTTTTGATGACATACTTACAATTACTAAATTCTTTTTAGCTTCTAAATCTTTCTCGATATTAGTATCAATATCATTTCTATTATTTGTAAATATATAATTTCTTTTATCTTTTTGGATTGTATTTTTTAAAATTTTGATTCCCCCAAATTTTTCCAAAAAATTATATGATCTGTTATGAAAATCCCCATCTAATGCCAATACTTTTGAGGCATTAAAAATAAGATTTGACATTAATTTGAATATAAATTCTTTATTTTCAATTGTAGTTGATACAAAATGATTTAATATTGATTCAATTTCATCTAATATGATTAAATCATAACAATTCAATATATTAACACTATCAAATGCACATGGAGGTAATAACTTTGGCAAACTTTCAATTTGGCATATAATTCTGTCTGAATCATATTCTTTATCAAAATAACTTTTAACATTTAAACATTGAAAATTACCATAAAGTTCATGTGTTAATGTTTGTCTATATGAAACAAATAAAATTTTCTTTGGATCAAATTCTTTGATGATTTTCCTGATGATATCAGTTTTTCCAGAGTTATAACATGATCTTATTGCCAATGTTTTTATATCACTATTTTCCATCCAATCAATAATATGAGATGACACAAAACTCTTATTTTCTTTTATTGATTCATTTTCATTACTTAATAGATATGGAGATTCAAAATTAATAGATTCAAATATTGGGTGTCCAATATTATTTCCAACTTCAGGATAGGCATCCGGATTATCTTTTTTGGCGTAATATTTTAATGATGCAATTGTATAATGCCCTAAATCAAATGAATTCCATTTGTATGCATTGTAATCTCTTGATGTATAATTAGGACTATCTTTTGACCATTCATCCCACATATCAAAACATTCAGAATCTGGATTACAATTATGTAAAATCATACCAACTTTTAACCATGTATCATAAGCATCGGCTTTATTTTTGTTTAATATATCTAAATATGGCTTTAATGATGATATTGGATGGCTTATATTTTCATTTTCACCATTAATTTCTATACCATAAGCATCCTTAATTTTTTTTGTGCCAACTTTCCTAATATTTTTAGCTTTGATAATTTTAACATTTACTGGCATTTCAACCTCAACAACATAATAATCTTGATTAATACATCTAAGTAAACAGTCATAAAACATTTCTTTTTCATTTGGTTGTTCATATCTAATTCCTTTATAAAATTCTAAATTAATATTTTTGCCATATTTTGAATTCCATAAACATCTGAATGCTCCTTTTCTATAAACACATGGGTCAATGATACCTTTAGTAATATATAATGATTTAATTTCAGTAACAAAAAATTTCATTTCTTTAATATTTCTAAAAACTACATCAGGAAATATAACATGTGAAGACAATTTAACATCACTTGATGACTTTAAAATAATAACTGCTGGATCAATTATTTGATAGTCTTTTTCTAATTTTTCAACCATTAATTTGATACTATCATTAATTATGTTATCAAACAATATTTTCTTATCAGCTGTTTCTGGTATATGTTCTGGTTTGATGTCAATATCTAAAAATAATTTAACCTCTTCATCATTACCATAATATTCATATAAATGAAATTTTTTCATTTTTGATAACAAGTATATAGTATTATAATTGATAGCATAAAATTGTTTGTGCATTTTAGCTGACATATCTTCACCAAACAAGTGCAAATTTTCATTTTTTTGGATGTATTCAACACAAGGGGCTTCTTTTGAAAAGATTCTGAATTGTGTTTGTTTTGTAAAAATATTTTCTGTTGTAATAGTATGAGCATGGAAACTTTGGCGGGCGTCCTTGATCATCTTAACATTTGTATTTGATTTCATATATATACTATATATATAAAATAATTTGTGAAAATATACGCACTATAATATTAATAATCTATATATATATATTATTTTATTGTATAAATGTTATCTGTTTTTCTAAAATTTTTCCCTTCTACTGTAATATACACGTCCTTTTTTTTAAAACTAAATTCGTAACCTATTTGTTTTATCATTCCTCTTAAACAGTTATGAACTAGGCCATCTGTTTGTCTATAATATCCACATTTTACTTTATTATATAATGGAAACAGTTCATCCTCCATCGCCTTTAAAGTTTCTACATTTTCCTTTTTAACTATATCAATCCTACTAATATCAACAAATTGCGTAATTTCAGTTATTGGATCTTTTCCGATGTTAGCCAAAATAGCATTCAATAATTTTAATAAAACAATATATTTTTTATCATTCATATCAGCCTTTTGTATAACCTTCTTTTCAACAATCTTCTTCTCTATAACCTCTTTAACTTCCACCTTATCAGGTATATCAGATGTTAAACTCATATATAATATATATGATAATATTTTTATGTATATTTATATTACGTATTGTTTTATTAAAAATAATACATATTTATTATTAAAAATAGTTGGAATCCTTATAAAACCCATTACAATCTTTATCATCATCCAAATTAATATAAAATTCATGGTTCATTTCTTTTGCATAATAATCAATAAGTTTTTTCTTTTTAAATTCCGAAATTGAATATGATTCATTAAATTTTTTCTTGATCTTATTATAAATACATTTTGAAGCGATTGTTACTTCCAATGGTGATGCCAAATCATCATTTAACCGTTCTAATAATTTGTCTGTTAGGTTATCTAAATCATCATCTTCTGCATGTATATGATGTTTAAAAGTATTATGCATATTACTAATTAAAGGTTCATGACTTATAAGTAAATAATATTTTATTTCATCAAGATCATTTCCCACCTTCAAAATACATGCAAAAAATTCAAATCCATCATCCATTACAAAAATTAATATTTTTTTATTTTCCCAAAATGTATTTTTTTTTAAATTATCAATTTGTTCTTTTATGTTTTCTTCATCTATTGCATTAAGGTAATAATCAATTACAACTTGTTTATTTTTGACAAACCCAAGATTATCCAGTTTTATATCATTATCTTTAATTTCCGATCTTTCTATTTTTGAAACTTCGTATTCTGAATTATCATTGTCACTGCGAGCGATCCATACATTATTACTAATATACGATACATTTTTATGTTTTATTCTATACCATTGTCCACCATCCCCTTTTTTACATATTATAATAGAATATTTATTATTATTATGTATAAATGTAAAATCGGTCAAATGAATATCATACTTACCTGCTTCAAAAGCACATAATTCTGTAATATATCTTCTGTATTGGTCATAATAAGTAATTTCTTCCATCATATGTTAATCATATTATTTACTTTTTAAGTTATTTTGGATTTAAATTATAAACAAAACATTAAACTGATACACAAACATGTACATAAACATCATCGTATTCATTCTCGTCATCAGTATCTTCATTACTTACATCACTCAGTTTAACAAATTTATAGTCGCATCCTAGTATGAACATTTTAAAAACTGCCAAAAAAGTTTTAAAACCAATCTTTTCAAATACATTTCCAATTAGTTTGTCAATTCCATTACCATTATCAATTGTTTCTGATATTGAAAATTTTTCCCTACTAGTTCCCATCTGCTTTTTGAATTCATCAAAACTACATGCACCATAATTACTGGTATTCCAAGTATCGTCAATGGGCAATTTAGTGTTATGTGAATAGCAATAATCTATTTTACCACATGGTAACATTGCCCAATCAATGAATTCATTAATCGAATTGTCAATGGTGTCTTTAAGTTTTGGGTAATCTTTTACAAATTGTTTATATGGTTCTGAATTATGAAATGTATCTTCATTAAAATTTAAATTAACATTAATTTCACGATGAAAGGTCATATTAGAGGTTTCTGGCAGTAGAATTGGCTTTATTGAAAAGTATATCAAGTGTTTCATATTTCAATTTTTTATAAACAAATTATTATACAGATATACAAATGTGCACATTATCCCTGCCATGTAATATCGTTGGAATATTTCCCTGATAATCGCTCAATTTTACGAACTTATAATGGCAAGATTCGTTTGTGTAATTATATGTATAGGTAGCAATAAAAACCTTAAAACCAATTTCTTCAAAAACTTTTGCAAAAGGTCGTAATGCTTCATTATGTAACTTACTACCATCCGACAATGAAAATTTCTCCCTCGTTGTTCCTTTTTGATTATAAAATATAACCCATGGTAAATCATGACTGATATATGAAATACCATCAAAAGGCATAATGTCATTTGAGGAATAACATAAATCATTTTGTTCTTTAATAGTTCTTGACCATTCAATGAAATCATTAATTATACCATCAAGATCATCTATTAAACTTGGATTATTTGTCATAAATTTTCTATAACTATGTGAATTAGTTATTGTTGATTTATTAAAATTTAATCTAACATAGAAATCTCTAGTAAACATTGTATAGGATGGCGATATGTGGTTATTTTTATGGGGGTAAATAATATGTTATGATTTCAATTTTTTGATTGTATGATGTATTGTATGTAATAATATTAAATGGTTGAATGAAATTAAAATATATTATAAATAATTTGTCACTATAACATATAGACAGTATGAATGATCCTAAACTGTGGGGTCCCAAAGCTTGGTCACTATTTAATTATATTGTATTATCATATTCTGATTTACCTAACGAACTTGAGAAAACAAATATGAAAAATTTCTTTACTTCTGTTGGACATGTTTTACCATGCAACCTATGTAAACAACATTATAGTGAAACCCTTATAAAATATCCTATCGATGATACAGTCCTCGCATCTAAATCATCATTAGTAAAATGGTTAATAAATATACATAATGAGGTTAATATATCAAATGGTAAAGCTGTTTTAACCCATGAAGAGGGCTTAAAACAAATGTTGGAACAATGTGAAGGTACCACCCCATTATCATACTATTTTACAATAATTATTGTAATACTATTTGTAATTTTTATTATTTATGGCATATATTTATTATACAACAAATATTATGCTCAATAAATTATTAAATTAATAATTTATTATCTTATCATTTCTTTTATACTTTTTATAATTATATCATATTGTTCTTGTGTATACTCATCATTTATCCACTCATTTATGGTAATAAATGCCTTTTTAAATACATCATCACGAATATTTGTAATTTCTTTTGAAAAATCTCTGATAATATTTTTAAAAAAATATCCATCTCTTTTAATAGCTTTTAATAATTTATCAACTAAAATTTTTGGTTCATAATCTGGATATGTTAATCTCATCGTCACATACCATATGCTCCAACTCCCACAATTACCGTGCATTTCTCCAAGCTTTGATGTATTTTTTTCATGGACATCAAAATACTGGAATGCAATCTTAGGTAGATACTCCGCTGGTGACAAAAATTTAATATCAGGATCAATTTCCTTAAATTTATGTGATAATAATGTGTCTAATAATTTTTCATTGTAATCATAATTTGCTGGTGATTGACCATACGGTTCAAACCTCTCAGCCACTTTAGTATTTTTGTCATAAATTAGGTAATTCGCGTGGCCTGCTACATTTGTTTCCACTCCTAAGGGACATATAACAAAACGAATATCTTTGTTTTGAATACAATTATTAAAATTCTTAGTAAAATTATTTGAAAAAAATAACTTCTTTTTGAATAACCATAAAACTTCATAATTATTAAAATCACATCTTGTATTTGTCTCGATTCCCATACTCGCTAAATGTGAACATATTTCATCATTTTTAATAAAGTTTGTATCTACAGTTGTACATGCATTTTTATGTTTTCTTAATAAATATATCAATCCAAATAGAATATCTATGGATAACCCTATAAAAGTACACATCTCCACAGGTTCATAATCCCCAATCTTTATACATTTACCACCCTTCTTTAATGGGTAACTACAACCGGCGTCACATACCTCACACTTATATAAACTCCACAATTTCTTCACTATAATCTGTTTACATATTTCCTTACTCTTATCAACACTCTTGTCCAAATACTTATCAATAACTCCTTTCTTTGCCTTATTCAACTTATCATAATATATATCCCTTCTACACATATTTTCCCATTCAGTTGTCCATTCCACGTTCCCCCGTTTCAAAACATTATTATAACTGTCTGCCACCAAATTAAAAAATTCATCTAATTCTGCCTTACTTACATAATCAACAGGTCTCACCTTATTATAGTTCCTGATAAATACATTCAACTTTTTATCAACAATTATATCTTTCAAAAACCCCCAAACTCTCCTCTTACATATATGATGCAATGCGGTATTCCCTATATTATCCTGATAATTCAAATCACTCTGACTCACAATATATTTTGTATCATCTGTTTCTTTAATATGTCTCTCGAGCAAAATATGAACGGGCAATTTTGCAGCAATATTATGAATGTTGAAATTCCAAGTTCCTTTCCTCTTATCCTGCAACAATTCATGTAACAATTCCCCACTATCTTCAATTATAATATGATGTATCGCTGAGTTCCCATCAGAATCTTGAATTATTGGACTTGCTCCATATTTTAACAATAATTTGAACAACTTGACATTATGCAAATATATTGTATACATCAATGCAGTAATTTCATCATTTTTATCTTGTATGTTCGGATCAATATTATGTTTTAGCAATAATTTGGCAATATCATATAATTTCAAATTACAGGCAATATGTAATGCAGATTCACCAATTGGAGTTACTGCATTAATATTTACACCCTTATTGATTATTTTATTACATATATCATAATTTTTTGAATATACTGCCAAATGTAATGATGTAAATGAATACTGGTCTTTTGCATTAGTGTCTGCATCATTATTTAACAATTCATTTATCGCAAATATATTTTTAAATAGAATGGCATAATGTAAAGGTAAATTTCCATCACCATCTTTTAGATCTACCAGTTTTTTATCATGTTCCAACAATAATTTTATAATTTCATCATATGCATATTTTATTGGGATATACATTATAGTTTTCCCTTCTTGATCTACAATATCAATTTTTGCCCCTTTATTTAATAATAATTTTACAATTTCAATGTTATTTCTTATAATGGCATAAGTTATAAGGTAATTATTATTGTCATCTTTAATATTTACATCAATATTACTTTTATTTAATATTTTTTTAAAATCATCATATTTTCCGTTTTTCAAAAGGTTAAATAATAATAATTTATTTTTGCCCATATATCATATAATGTTAAATCAGAAAATAAACATTTTATATTATTTATAAAAAAATATAAACATAACATTACATATTTATATATACTTGAATTTATGACTGAAGAGAATTTTAAATCATTCAAAAAACATACAATTAGTTGTAATAATTGTGGGAAAACTGACCATGTATTTAAATCTTGCAGTGAACCAATATGTAGTTTTGGCATTATTTTATTACAATTGGACATTGAAAGTTCCATTAAAAAGAAAATCATAGAAAGACTTACAGATCCAAATGAAGAATTTAATTATAATGCAGAGAATAAAATGATATGTGTTAATGATTATAATGATATGGAATTATTTTCATTATTGAAAAATACAGTTAAAGTACTATTGATCCAGAGAAAACATAGTGTTGGATTTGTAGAATTTATGAGGGGTAGATATTCCATAAATAATGTTGATGGTATTATATTTTTATTCAAACAAATGACACCAGATGAAATCCATAGAATAGCTGCTGGGTCATTTGATGATTTATGGGATTATTTATGGGGGACAAATAAACATGGTGTATCTCATTTGAATGATTATAACATATCAAAAAATAAATTTGAAAAATTAAAAATGAATGGTAATGGTCATTTGGGATTACAATTTTATGTTACAGATATTATACCAGACTATAAATTTCCAGAATGGGGATTTCCTAAAGGCAGGAAGAATACAATTAATGAAGATGGAAAACACACTGCTCAAAGAGAATTTACAGAAGAAACAAATTTTGGACAAAATAATTATATTATATTAAATAAAATACAACCAATAGAAGAATCACTAATTGGCACTAACGGTATAAGTTATAAACATATATATTATGTTGCTATTGAAAATGATATTGAACATGAGAAACCACATATTAAAGATGATAATATTAACCAAATAAATGAAATTGGAGATATTAACTTTTTCTTATATGAAGATGCAATGAAAATTATAAGACCATATCATATTGATAAACAAAAAATTATAACCCAATTGTATATGTTTATGATGAATAAGTTGATAAAGTATGTTAAGGAATTGTAATTTATAAAATCTTTTTGTAATAAAAAAATTTTATTGTATATTTAATTTTGTGGTTTATTGTGCTTTTTTTGTGCTTCATCTGTGCTTATTTGTGCTTTTTTGTGCTTTATTTCTTTTAATATTTGAATATTTACACTTGCATCCTTTTTATGAGATATATATAGAAATTTTCTATTAATATGGTTATTATAATAAAAAAAATTGGAAAATATTAGAAAAAAATTGGAAAATATTGGAAAATTTTAGTTAAAAATATTAATTTTTATAGCGAGAGAGAGAGCGAGGCCAAAAATATTCTCTAGAATTTTAATTATTTTTTCTTTGTATATAAATTTATAATTTGTAGTTATAAACTTATCTAGAAAAATTGAAATAACAACCATAAATTTACTTACCATTACTAAACCACTATACAATGTCACAAAATACTCTTGCACTTAAACTTGTAATAACTAATGATGGGCTTTTCGGTGAGGAATTTATGCGTTTACAAATGCTTGTGGATAATGCTTATGCCAATGCTATTCGTAATGCACCAGGAGCACCACTAAATGTACCACCTCCATATCTACCACTTCCATTTTGGTTCAATCGTGATCCTGGCATTGCATTACCTTTTGTATGTCTTCCATATAATGGTGATGATGACGATGATAATGATAATGAAATTGCTGAGGCATAAAAATGAAATTGTAACAACATATTTTTAATTATAATAATATGTTAGCATATAATGTCTGAAAATAACGTTTCAACCAAATATAGATCAGTTGAAGAAACCGACGCACAAATTCGGGCTATTTTAGAGCTCCCATTAATTTTCGCCCAACTAATGCCAGCAGGTGCGGCTCTTCCTCGTATTGCTCTTGAATATCATGAAATAAGAATTAATATTAAAAATAAATAAAACATATATTTTTTTAAAGAAATTTATAATAACCTTTGGTATGACATATACTTAAACTTCCACCTACACAATCATACAATGTTCCATCTTGTTTTGACACATGCAATCGGTCCCATTTTGAAAATAACATACGATCTGAACAATTTTTATTATGACAACAATTTGATGTTACAAATGTAGGTAACTCTGTAATTCTTTCATTATAAGAATGGCATTTTTTACATTTACCAATTTTATGAATTTCCCCTTTCTTGTCAGTCCAATCTTTGGTTTCTTCAAATAAATCTTGAACTCTTAATTCTTTAATTTTATCAACAATTGAACTGTATGTTTCATAAACACCATTCATATGAGCATAAGCAGGGTCCATATTATAAACTTCAATATTAGATCTTTTTGTAAAATCACCAATAATACAAGTGTCGTGATTACCAAATTCATTAACTGTGAATTGGTATTTTAACCCTGTTTCTGTTTCAATTTGATTTAAAACTTGTTGTAATAAATCTTTGTGGTTTTGTTGGAGGTTTGACATATTAGTGTTCTATATTTTAGTATGTATTATAGAAAGTTAATTAATGAATTGATATTTCAATTTTTATTAAAGATATATAAAGTATTTAATAAAATAACATAAAAAAATCATTATACTGTTCCGAGGAATGGCTCCATAATTTTCATACTATCAACAGTATTATTAAAAATATAATTCTTAATATGGTAAATTATCTTTGCTGGTGAAAATTTATCATTTTGTATTTTTTCCAATACATCATCTTTCATTTCTTTCTTTAACATTCTTTCATATATATTTTTTATTTGATATTTATCACATAATTTCAATTCAATTTTAACATCAAATCTGCCATCTCTATAAAATGCAGGATCTAAATGATCAATGTGATTTGTTGTGACAATAAATACACTATTGTCCATTGTCAAGGTTCCTTGTAAAATGTTCAACAAATATTCCAATGATAATTTACTTTTATGATTATTGATGATATCACTTACTTTGTATTCTTGCAATCTGTCGGTTCTCTTTAAAACTACATTTGTCATCGCATCAATATCTTCCATTACAATAATACCAGCATTTGTTACATTTTTATTAACATATTCAAATATCATGTGTAAATCTTCATTTGTTTCAACCTTTTGGAGATCAATGTAATAAATATCCTTTTGAAGGTAATTTGCGACTGCTTGGATTGTGGTTGATTTACCAGTCCCTGGTTCACCATGCAATAACAAATTAAACTTATTTTGCAATCCCAACTCTTTCAATACATGTCCATTATTTTTGAACATATTTAAACTGTTGAATAATTGTTCTTTGTCTTCTTGTCTCAAAAATAATGTGTCAAAATCTTTTTCAACTTCATTGATTGATTTACATTCTATCTTTTTGGTGATAGTTTCTTTAGTAATCATTCTTGGAGGGACTGCTCTGTCCATAAACTCAAAAAATGCAAAATTTGGTGTATTATCTGCAACTTTTTGCTGTTCCAAATACCTTTTCTTTGTTTCATATTTTTCATATTCTGGATTAGTAATTTCAGTTGTTTTAACATCCTCTGTCAATTTAATATAATGGATTTTTGTTTTAGTAGAATTTTTTGTATATGATCCATAAATCGTTTTGACAAAGTTAGATGTTATTTGTTTGGGACAAATAGTTTGGTTTGTATTGTTTGTTATTGTGAAAGTTAAAGATGTTGTTTTGTCTGATGGTTTGATTACATCAGATGTTACTGAGTTTACGAAGCAAGCAAAATGTGGAATTAACTTAATGTAGGTTATAGATAAGTACTCTGGTATTTGAACGACCGAATTGATGAAATTTGCAATATTAAGATTACCATAAGACATATTTCTAACTTCTTCACCTGAATATGTTTTACTTAAATCAAATACCATCTTGTTATGATCTATAAGATCAGTTCTTGTGCGGGTTAGAAGACCCTGGTAATTTCCATGTGTTTTATGAGTTATAGAACAAATAATATAAATTATGGTTAATGTCATATCTTTGTCAAATTTTGGATATTTTTTAACTAATAAATTTACGATTGTATGTTCGGTAAATAGTGAATCAGCATTCATATTTCCCATTTTCCCTTTTAAATACTCTCCTACAGATACACCACTTTTTTCTGCCAATAACTTGATAGCATTATATATTCTTTCTACAGGTTTTCTCTGTTTATATGTCAACAAATCGAGATAAGTATCAGGCGCACCTGTGTTTTGTTTTGGTTTGTTGTATTCTACATGGACAATTTCATTTGTATAAATATCATGACCACATATTAATGAATCAACCATTTTCAAACTATAATCATCAAAATTTATAACTATATTACTTATTTTTGTATCTATAACATTATCCTTGGTATTTTTGATTACAGTTTTACATAATGTTTCTTTGAATGAGCAATTTTTGTTTTTCAAAACATAGTTACAAAATGAAATTAAGAAATTTTTTTCAACTTCAATAGTTGTTGACACATAATTATCTTTTGGAATTTCTTGTTCAATTATATTTTGTAATTGAAGTCTTGGTTTTGTAAATTTACTCAAAAACATTACCAAATTTAAAAATAAATCTGGTACCTTTTTGATATATTCTACAAATTGTGTTAATGCGGAACTAACACTATTTTTGATTTCACCAGCAGATAGTAATAATAATAATTTTAAAACATTAGGCACTGACAATGTGAAATCTGTTTGCATAACACTACCCAATTTGGACATCAGTAAGTTACCCATTATCATGTCTGTCATTTGACTTGGATTAACATATGACATACTTTGAACAGGTTGTGTCGGGGTAGTTACTGTCTTGGTGTCTGACATATTAGCATATACTATAGTTATATATCATATTGTTGTAAGATAAGTAAATATCAATTTTTTTGTGCTGTTATAAAAAAATTCATAAAAGTAATGTATCCACTTTAAATGATAGTTTCATCGTGTAAACCCATTTATCTCCTTTCCTTTCTAAAATGTCAATTTCTATATCATTATTAGAATTATCATTTTTTAATATTCTACGATATTTTAACATTTTCGCGATAGCTTTTAAATATGCAATGGATGGCGATTCTATTGCTTCTGCACTATTAGTACTATTTCTAAAATTTAGATTCCCGATAAATGCAAATCCATTTTGTGTAAAAACATTTGAACCATCTAATTTTAAATTTTGAATTGCTTTTAATTCATATTTTCCAACATTTACTGCCTCTTTTTTCATAAGATTGTGAAAATTAATACTGAAATGACCAATTGTAAAATTATTATTATCTTTTTTTATTTTTAAAGCAATACCTGCAACATATGAACGATTATCTTCCATTAATGTAGCGGTTGAACCATTCCAGTATTCAGAATGACTAAAAAATCCTCTTTTCATTTTATTTAAAATTGCACAATAAGAATTATTTTTTATAGTTGCAGTTAAATTATTCAAGTTATTATTTTTACCTTCATTCAATCTTTCAGCAAGTTGTTCTGGAATATTTGAACCATAACTGAATAAATAGAATTCACCATTATTTATGTTGTTCATTTGTTCAGTAATTTTATCATTTTGTTGAGACATTATATTTAAATGTTATGTAGGCAATTATAAATTACTATTATAGGCTTAATAAGATAAATAAATATCAATTTTTTTATGCTGTTATAAATGGTGCCATAATTACCATTGGGTCATTATTATTGTCAAAAATGTAATCTTTAATATGATAAATGATATTTGCAGGAGAAAATTTATTGTCTGGAATTTTACTTAATACATCATCAGGTAATTCTTTATCTAACATCTTTTGGTAAATTGTTTTAATCTGATATTTATCACATAATTTTAATTCAATTTTCACATCAAATCTTCCATCCCTATAAAATGCTGGATCTAAATGTTCAAGATGGTTTGTTGTGACAATATATACACTATTGTCCATAGTTAATGTACCTTGTAAAATATTCAACAAATATTCCAATGATAGTTTCCCTTTATGATTACTAATAATATCATTTACTTTGTATTCTTGCAACTTATCAGTTCTTTTCAAAACAACATTTGTCATTGCATCAATATCTTCCATTACAATGATACCAGAATTGTTTACATTTTTGTTAACATATTCAAACATCATATGTAAGTCTTCATTCGAGCTTACATTTTGGAGATCGATGTAATAAACATCTTTTTGTAAGTAATTTGCGACTGCTTGGATGGTGGTTGATTTACCAGTGCCTGGTTCACCATATAATAACAAATTAAACTTATTCTGCAATCCTAATTTTTGTAGAGTATGTCCTTTATTTTTAAACATATTCAAACTATTTTTTAATTTATCTTTGTTGTCTTTTCTTAAAAATAATGTGTCAAAATCTTTTTCCATTTCATTTAGTTTACTACATTCTATCTTTTTTGTAATCGTTTCTTTTGTAATTGTTTTGGCAGGTATTTCCCTTTCCATGAATTCAAAGAATACTAAACTTGATGGATTTTCTGGAACTTTTTGTTGTTCCAAATATTTCTTTTTAGATTCATACTTTTCATATTCTGGATTTGGTATTTCTGAACTTTTGACTTCATCAACTAATTTAACATAATGAATTTTTGTTTTTGTAGAACTTTTTGTGTATGAATTATAAATGGTTTTTATAACATTGGTTGTTACTTGTATTGGATCAATTGTACTGTTTGTTTTTGGAAGCAATTTGAAGCGAATTTTATTTGGCATTTCTTTCCCATCATCTTGGTCACTTATTTTGTCAAAAATTGGTTTATAGTCTCTATAATGTTCGGTCTTTATATATTTAGCTTTAGGTGATTCACATACAACAGATGATACTCGACATAAATTACTGGCACATATTTTAGTACAAGTTTTTATTTCTTCTGCTAAATATGTGCTATTTCTATCGAGACGTAGTTTACCTCTACTAGTAATTTCTGCCTTTATATCTCGCAATGTTTCATCGTAAGTTACACAATTAAATACCACTCCCCAAACGATACAAACTTCAAGAAATGTCTTGTCTTTATTAAAATTAGGGTACTTTTTACACAACAAATTTGTAATTGTATTTTCAGTAAATGTTTCGTCATTGTACGATTTCAATTCTAATTTGCTTTTTACATGGTCAATAACAGACAAACCATGTTTACCTGCAATTACAGACAGTTCATTATATATCTCAACAACTTCCTTCCTTTGTTTATCTGTTAATAAATCTAAATAACTACTACTTGATGCAGTTATTTCTATTTTATTGTAATTTACTGAACAAATTTCTTCGGTATAAACATCATGACCACAAGTTAATGAATCGACTAATTCCAAACTATAATCATCAAAATTTATAATGATTTCGCTTATTTTAGTATTTATAATGTTATCTTTTGTATTTTTAATTTCAGCATTACATAATGATTTTATATATGAACAATTTTTGTTTTTAAATATATAATGGCAGAGTGAAATTAAAAAATTTTGTTCAATTTTAATATTTATAAATTGTTGTTCATTATCAATCGTGGTTGTAATGGGCTGTACTTGTTCTTTTGGCTTAATAAATTTTGCTGAAAACATTACCAGATTTAAAAATAAATCTGGTACCTTTTTAATATATTCTATAAATTGTAACAATACAGAATTTATACCATTTTTGATTTCTCCGGCACTTAACAACAATAATAATTTAAATATATTAGATCCTGTTAGCGTGAAATCTGTTTGCATGACATTGCCCAGTTTTGATATGAGCAGGTTACTCATTATCATTTCTGACATTTGGTTTGGACTTGTGCATGGCAACGATGTAATGGCTTGTTGTACATTTGCCATTATATTGGTATAATATTATGGTATATATTGAAATATATACCAATATGAGTAAATATCAATTTTATTTTGGCCAAAAAAATTGAATTATGAAAGTCATGTTATTCTTTTGTAATATATTAAATACTATTTAAAAGAATGTCATTTGAAGGTTACAAACAATCATACACTGATATTAAGGATTTATTTTCCAATGCTGATACTTGGACTGGCCAAGTAACTACTGTTTGTGGATGGGTAAAAACATTCAGGGGCAGCTCCAAAGATTTAGCATTTGTAAGTTTAAAAGATGGTAGTTGTTTACAACATTTACAAATTATTTTTAGCAAGAAGTCACTACCAGATGACCAAAAAGGACATTTTGATGATTTATTTTCGAAGGGTAACACTGGAATGTCTTTAAAAGTTGTTGGTAAAATTGTTAAGAGTCCTGGAAAAGGACAAACAATTGAAATGCAAGCAATTACTTGTTCAATCCTCGGTGAGGTAAGTGATCCTAATACTTATCCAATATCAAAAAATGAATTATCTATGGATTTCTTAAGAACAGTTCCGCATTTGAGAGGGAGAACTGACACATTTTCATCCATTATGAGGGTAAAATCTGTATTAAGATTGGCAATTTCAGAATATTTTGATTCATTAAATTTTCATGAAGTGCAAGTTCCTTGTATTACTGACAATGAATGTGAATCTGGAGCAAACCCATTTACTGTTACAACAATGTTCGATAATGATATTACAAAAATTCCATTGAAAGAAGACAATAATACTGTTGATTTTTCCAAAGACTTTTTTAAAAAACATTGCTATTTGACAGTATCAGGACAATTACATTTAGAAGCATTAGTGTTGGGTGGTTTGTCAAAAGCATTTTGTATTACTACTGCTTTTAGAGGCGAAGAATCTACAGGACCAAGACATTTGGCTGAATTTTGGATGCTTGAATTAGAATTTTCACATTGCACTTTGGAAGATAATATGAAAGTCAATGAAGGATGTATTAAACATTGTCTCAAGAGAATTTTGGAAAAATGTATGCCAGAATTGGAGTTTTTCCAAACAAAATTCAAACCAAAACTTGTTGAAACATTAGAAAGATATGCTACTGTCCCATTTATCATATCATCCCACCAAGAATGTGTTAAAATGATGTTAGATGATATTGAAAGTGGAAAAGTTAAAATTAATCCTGAGAAAATCCCAGATGGAGATTTGTTTACATTTAGGGAAGCACCTGGATACACTGACGACTTATCAAAAGATCATGAGAGATATATTACTGAAGTATTATTTTCAGCAATGCCCGTGTTTGTAAGATTTTTCCCAGCAAAAATTAAAAGTTTTTACATGCCAAAAGTTGATGAGGGCGCAGAAGTTGAACATGTTGATGGATTTGATATGTTAATGCCAGAAATTGGTGAAGTCGTTGGTGGATCTCAAAGAGAAAGTAATTATGACAAATTATTAGGAAGAATGAAAGAAATGGGTGTTAACCCTGATGGTTTGGAATATTATTTGAACTTGAGAAAATGGGGAACTGTTGAACATGGTGGTTCTGGTATTGGTATTGACAGATTATTACTTGTAATTTGTGGCATCTTTAATATTAAAGACATGATACCTTTTCCAAGGGCATTTGAAATGTGCCATTTTTGAGTTTTCTTTATTATAAATAAAAATTATGTTATATTTGTTATGTTTTCATGACAGAAAAACCAAGGCGATGTACAACCCTATGATTACTATAATATGAAACATGTATTGTATATTTTAGGGTTGTACATCGCCTTGGTAACCATAATATAAAAAATTATAAATAAAAGTTATGATATGTAAACAAACGGCTCCATAATTTTCATAGGATCAACACTATTGTTAAAAATGTAATTTTTTACATGATAAATGATATTTGCAGGTGAAAATTTGTCATTTGGTATCAACTCTAATACTTTTTCTGGTAACTCTTTGTCCACCATTTTTTTATAAATATTTTTGATTTGGTATTTGTCACATAATTTTAATTCAATTTTAACATCAAATCTACCATCTCTATAAAATGCAGGATCTAAATGATCAATATAATTAGTAGTAACTATGAAAATACTGTTGTCCATTGTCAATGTGCCCTGTAAAATATTTAATAAGTATTCTAATGTTAGTTTATTTTTCTGATTGCTAATAATATCATTTACATTGTATTCATTTAGTGTTCCGGTTCTTTTTAGTACGACATCTGTCATAGCATCAATATCTTCCATTACAATGATACCTGAATTATTAACATTTTTATTAACATATTCAAATACCATATGTAAATCTTCATTAGTTTCTATTTTTTGCAAATCAATATAATAAATATCCTTTTGCAAATAGTTAGCAACTGCTTGAATAGTTGTTGATTTACCAGTTCCTGGTTCACCATATAGTAATAGATTGAATTTGTTTTGTAATCCTAATTTTTGGAGTGTATGTCCATTATTTTTAAACATGTCCAAACTATTTTTTAATTTGTCCTTATCTTCTTCTCTTAAAAATAATGTATCAAAATCTTTTTCCATTTCATTTAAGAATTTACATTCTATCTTTTTTGATTTTGTTTCCTTAATGATCATCTTTGGTGGTATTTGTTTGTTCATAAACTCATATAATAGCATGTTAGATGATGTATCAGTCGGTTTTAGCTGTTCCAATATTTTCTTCTTATTTTCATAATCTTCATATTCTGGATTATTAATTTCTACAGTTTTAACATCATCTTCTAATTTTATGTAATATATTTTAGTTTTAGTTGTATTTTTGGTATATGAATTGTAAATTTCTTTAATTAAATCTGTCAAAATTTGTTCTGTATCAATATCATTATTTGGCGATACTATAAATTTTAGGGCTTTATTTGGGTTGTTTATATTACTTGTACTATTTGATATATTTTCGATTGGTAATGTGAAAGATATAAATATGTCCCTAACAAGTGTGGTATCCATTTGTATTTTTTCCATATATTTTTCAATAAGACTCCAATAATCATCAGCACTTGTATTTGATTGTAGTTTTTTAATATCAGTTGCATATTGGTCATTGTATATGTTGCGTCTGTCAAATAACATAGTGTTGAATTTCTGTAATTGTGATAGTGATGTACTAATACATCCTATACTAGTATAATTATTTATAATGAATGCAACTATTAAAATTATAATAAATGTTTCATCTTTGTCAAAATTTTTATATTTAGTCAACAACAAATTGGCAATAGTTTCCTCTGTATAGTTATTTTCTGTATAAGTTCTATTGCCTATTTTAGATCTAACAAAATTTATTGTAGATTTATTTTCTTCAGCTGCTAATGTCTCAGTATGATTATATATCCCTCTGACTATATCTTTTTGTTGGTCTGTTAACAAATTAAGATAACTTTTAACGTCTGCTAATACTTTTATACTATTATATGTTACAGAATTAATGTCATCAGTATAAATATTTTTTCCATATGTTAATGAATCAACTAATGTCAACCTGTAATCATTAAATTTAATAATAATATTGTTAATTTCGATATTAACAGTATTGTCTTTTGTATTTTTAACAGTTGCATCAGTTGTTGACTTTTTAAATGAACAATTTTTACTCTTTAAAACATAATTACAAAATGATAACAAAAAAGTGTCTTCAATATTAATACTTACAACCTTCACATTGTTTTCTGTCATTGTAGTTTCATTTTTAATTAACTTAACTTTTTTATTGAACTTTATAAAAGTAGATAAATACATTATCATATTAAAAAAAGCTTCTGGTGCTTTTTTAATGTAATCTACGAAATACGTCAATAATGTAGTTATACTATTTTTGATTTCCCCGGCACTTAACAATAACATTAATTTTAAAATATTGAGTCCTGTAAATGCGAAGTTAGTTTCCATTACACTTCCCAATTTTGAAAGTAAAAGGTTACTCATTAACATTTCAGACATTTGATTGGGATTTGTAAATGCCTGATACTGTGTTAATGGTTGGGGTTGGGTATTACCTGACATATTGTAATGTATATGTGTTAATATATAATAATATATTCCAATATAAATGAAAATCAATTTTTTATGATAAAGTGGTAAATGGTTCCATAATCTTCTTAGGATCTACGGTATTATTGAAAATATAATTCTTTACATTATAAATGATACTTGCAGGTGAAAATTTATTATTTGGTATTAATTCCAATACATCATTAGGTAATTCTTTATCTAACATTTTATTGTAAATTGTTTTGATTTGGTATTTGTCACATAATTTCAATTCAATTTTAACATCAAATCTTCCATCCCTATAAAATGCAGGATCTAAATGATCAATATGATTTGTTGTAACAATAAAGATACTATTGTCAATTGTTAAAGTACCTTGCAAAATATTCAATAGATATTCTAATGATAGTTTACTTGTTTGGTTATTGACAATATCATTGACTTTGTATTCTTGCAATTGTCCTGTTCTTTTCAAAACAACATTTGTCATTGCATCAATATCTTCCATTACGATGATACCAGAATTAATTACATTTTTATTAACATATTCAAATATCATGTGCAAATCTTCATTTGTTTCAACCCTTTGTAAGTCGATGTAATAGATATCTTTTTGAAGATAATTTGCAACTGCTTGAATAGTTGTTGATTTACCAGTCCCTGGTTCACCATATAACAACAAATTGAATTTATTTTGTAATCCTAACTTTTGTAAGGTATGTCCTTTATTTTTAAACATATCCAAACTATTTGTTAGCTTTTGTTTATCATCTTCTCTTAAAAATAATGTATCAAAATCTTTTTCCATTTCATTTAAAAACTTACACTCTATTTTTTTTGTGATAGTTTCTTTTGTAATATTTTTTGGTGGCATAGTTTTGCTCATTAGTTCATATAGTAGTGGATTTGATGGATTATCTTGGGTTTTCATTTCTTTGAGCAACTCCTTTTTATTTTTATAATCTTCATATTCAGGATTAGGTGTCTCAGTAATTTTTTTGTCATCAATTAACTTTACATAATGTATTTTTGTTTTGGTAGTATTTTTAGTATATGATTTATGTATTGTTTTAATAAAATCTGCAATTACTTGTTGTTTATTTATTTTTGGTATTTGTGTAGAAATTTGAAAATTTAGTTGCACATTTGCAGTATCTTGTTTAATTGTACCTAGACTGGACATACTTGTTTTGAAACATTTAAATTCATTTTCTACTTTTGATATATCTATATTATAATATTCATCTATTTTATTCATTATTGCATTTATAAAATTAGGAGTTGTTGTTTCTGTTTCAAACTTTACATTACCACTGTCTTTCAAATCATAACTATTATTAATGTCATACATCATTTTTTTGTAGTCTCTGATATTATTTCTGGTTGTTGATATACATGCATGACCTGAAAATTTATACAGTAGCGAACAAACAATTAAAACTTGGATAAATGTAAGATCTTTGTCAAAATGTGGATGTTTGTGTAATAATAGTTTTGCTATTGTATATTCTGAAAAGCAAATATTACTATTGTATATACCAAAATCTATTTTACTTTTTATGTAATCCATCACGGATAAATTACTAGAATGTGCAACTTTATAAAGACATCTGTACATAGTTTTTACTATTTCACTCTGTTTATCTGTCAACAAATCAAGCAAACTTGTAACCGATGTTCCTACTTTTAGTTCATTGCATTTAACATAAGTAATTTCATTTGTATAAATATCTTTCCCACAACTTAACATATCGGACAATTTTAAACTGTAATTATCGAAATTTATAATAACATTATCTATTTTGATATTAACAACACTATCTTTTGTATTTTTGACTGTTCCGTTACTTGTTATTTCATCAAATGAACAATTTTTATTTTTAAATATGTAATTACAAACTAATACTAAAAAATTATTATCCACATCTATGCTTATACAATTATCATTATCGCTTTGTGATATCATCATATCTTCTTCTGGTTCTAATATTTCTTTTTTCTGTGTCAACTTTGCTAAATGTCCAACAAAACTTAAAAGTAATGTAGGTGTTTGTTTGACACAACTGATAAATTGCATTAACAACGATGTAATAACATTTTTTATTTCTCCAGCGCTTAATAATAACAATAATTTTATAATATTAGCACTTGATAATGAAAAATCTGTTTGCATTACACTCCCCAATTTGGATATCAACAAATTATTCATTATCATTTCTGTCATTTGACTTGGATTCATATATGACTGAAATTGTTGATTTGTGGGATGTTTCTTATCGTCTGTTGATTCTGCCATTTATTATGTTTGACAAATATGTATATTATGATATGTATTTAATTATCATTTAATATAAATAAATATCAATTTTTTTATGCTGTAATAAATGGTTCCATAATCTCAACAGGCTCCTCCTCATTATTAAAAATGTAATTCTTGACATGATAAATTATATTCGCCGGAGAATATTTATTTTCTGGAATTTTACTTAATACTGTATCTGGTAGATCCTTGCCAATCATCATTTTATACATATTTTTAATTTGGTATTTATCACATAATTTTAATTCAATTCTCACATCAAATCTGCCATCTCTATAGAATGCAGGATCTAAATGGTCAATGTGATTTGTTGTGACAATAAACACACTATTGTCCATCGTTAGAGTACCTTGTAATATATTCAACAAATATTCAAGTGATAATTTACTCTTCTGGTTAGTAATAATGTCATTTACTTTATATTCTTGCAATTTGTCTGTTCTTTTTAAAACTACATCTGTCATTGCATCAATGTCTTCCATTACAATAATACCAGAATTAATTACATTTTTATTAACATATTCAAACATCATATGCAAGTCTTCATTAGTTTCTACTTTTTGAAGATCAATATAATAGATATCTTTTTGAAGATAATTTGCAACTGCTTGAATTGTAGTTGATTTACCAGTTCCTGGTTCACCATACAATAACAAATTGAATTTGTTTTGCAATCCTAACTTTTGTAATATATGTCCTTTATTTTTGAACATTTCCAAACTATTTGTTAATTGCTTTCTATCTTTATCCCTCAAAAATAATGTGTCAAAATTCTTTTCCATTTCATTTAAAAATTTGCATTCTATTTTTTTTGTTATTGTTTCGTTGGTAATTGTTTTTGGTGGTGCTGGTTTGCTCATGAATTCATATAGTAATACATTAGATGGATTTGTATCACCAGGTTTTATTTGTTCCAATAGTTTCTTCTTATTTTCATAATCTTCATATTCTGGGTTAGGTGTTTCTGTAACCTGTTTATCATCAACCAATTTTACATAATATATTTTTGTCTTGGTACTATTTTTAGTAAATGATTTATTGATGGTTGACACAAAATTTGTAATAACATGTTTGGTGTTAATTTTTTGTGGTGTTTTTGTATGAACTATAAATGATATTAAACACGAAGATGCATTTTTATTAGCAGTGGTATCTATTGGGATACACATAGTATTGAATTCATTTCCTATTGCTTTTTTGTCTAATTGTAAATTGGTTAAACATGCATTAACATTTACATAAAAATCATTTATGTTACTTGCTGATGAAGTTGTATTATTATAAATATCACTCGATAAACTATAATTATTATTCCTATCAAATAACATTTTACCACATTTTTTTAATTGATTTTTTGCGTCAGTAATACATGCAGAACTGCATATTGAGTAAAGTATACTTCCTACGATCATGACTTCCATAAATGTCCTGTCTTTGTCAAATGATGGATATTTTAATAATAATAATTTTACAATTGTATTTTCTGTAAATGTTTCATCATTATATCTATTTAGCGGTATACTTTTTGAAAAAAAACCTATCATGTTAGCACCTTTTGTTGTCTTTTCTATATAATTATATATTTTAGTAACAATATCCTTTTGTTTGTCAGTTAATAAGTCCAAGTAACTGTTAACAGATAATGATGATGTTAAATCATTACATCTCGCATAACTAATCTCATTTGTATTAATATCACATCCACATACCAAATTACCAATTAATTCTAAACTGTAATCCTCAAAATCTATTACAATATTGTCCAATTTTGATTCATAATTATTTTCTTTTGAATTTTTTATGATGGCATCATTTGTTATTTCTTTAAATGTACAATTTCTATTTTTAAAAATGTAATTACACAAAGAGATTAAAAAATTTTGTTCAATTGTAATATTTATAAATGGTAAATTACTATGACTAGTTTCTTGTTTGTTTTCTATTTGTTCATTATTTCTTTTCATAAATTTACTCAGAAACATTACTAAACTAAGTAACATTTCTGGTGTTTGTTTAATGTAAGTAATAAATTGTGTTAACAATGCATTCATACCATTTTTAATTTCTCCTGCAGATAATAGCAACAATAATTTACAAATGTTGGGCACTGTCATAACAAATTCTGACTGCATTACACTACCTAATTTTGATATCATCAGTTGACTCATTATCATGTCTGTCATCTGCGCAGGATTGGTATACATTTGAGACAATGATGCAGTTGTCAACGATTGTTGTATTTCTGACATAATTGTATGTATAATAATTATGTATATATCAAAAAGTATATATGGTAATAAAAAATCAATTTTTTTTTGACAAAATGAATGGACTCATAATTTCTTTTGGATCTTTGTCTTTGTTGAAAATAAATTTTTTCACTTGGTATATAATACTTGCTGGTGAGAACTTATTTTCTGGTATCATATTTAATAATTCATCAGGAATATCTTTATTTAACATTCTTTTGTAAATTGAAGCAATTTGAAATCTGTTACATAATTTTAATTCAATTTTTACATCAAATCTACCATCCCTATAAAATGCAGGATCCAAATGCTCAATATGATTTGTTGTTACAATGAATACACTATTATCCATTGTTAAAGTCCCTTGTAAAATATTCAAAAAATATTCCAATGTCAATTTACTATTTTGATTATTGACAATGTCATTCATTTTGTATTCTTGGACCTTGTCTGTTCTTTTCAAAATTACATCTGTCATTGCATCAATATCTTCCATAATAATAATTCCAGAGTTTGGAATGTTTTTATTGACATATTCAAATATCATATGCAAGTCTTCATTTGTTTCTACTTTTTGAAGATCAATATAATAGATATCTTTTTGTAAGTAATTTGCAACTGCTTGGATTGTTGTTGATTTACCTGTTCCTGGTTCACCATATAACAACAAATTAAATTTGTTTTGTAATCCTAAGTCTTGCAAAATATGCCCATTATTTTTGAACATGTCCAAACTATTTGTTAATTCTTCTTTGTCTTCTTCTCTCAAGAATAATGTACTAAAATCTTTCTCCATTTCATTCAAAAACTTACACTTTATATTCTTAACTTTTGTTTGTGTTTTGATTACTTTTGGTGGTACCGGTTTGTTTAAAAACTCAAACAATGCCAAATTGGATGGATTCTCACTAACTTTTGAATTTTCAACCATTTTTTTCTTTTCGATATACTCTTCATATTCTGGATTTGTTGTTTCATTATTTGTAATATCTTCAACCAATTTTATGAAATGAATTTTTGTCTTTGTACTGTTCTTTTTATACGAAGAATTTATTGTTTGGACAAATTCAGTTATTGTGTTTTGAGTGTCAATTTGATTTGGGGATGTTATCATGAAGGTTAACATTGTATTGGACGATATGGTTGTGTCTTTTTTTAATACATTAAAAGATTTGAATTCAGTTTTCATTGTGTCTGATTTAATACCAAGGGTTGTTATGTATTGTTCTATGTATAAAGCATATGAATTTATATTTGATCTAAGTCTTGTAACATCCTTACATTTGTCGGATGGATAAATGTTTTGTTTGTCAAACATTGATTTATTTTCATTTTTAATATTAGTATAATCCTTGTCGATACATCCCATACCGCAGTAGTTCAATAATATTGATCCGATAATCATAATTTTTATAAATGTATCATCTCTGTCAAAGTTTGGGTATTTTTCTAATATCATTTTTGTAATGCTATTCTCTGTAAAATTTGCGTCTTCATAAATACTCAAATCCAAAAAACTATTTACATAATCGATTGTTTTTTTTCTTTTTTGGCCTGCCAATTTCCTAATTTCGTTATAAATTTGTTCTACAATATTTTTTTGTCCAGTTGTCAACAAATCATAATAATTTTTTATGGTTATTGTATTAATATTATTACATTTCACAGAATTAATTTCATTCGTGTTAATATCCCTGCCACATACTAATTGTTCTACAAGTTCCAGACTGTAGTTATCAAAATTAATTACAACATTCTCTAATTTTACATTTATAACATTATCTTTAATATTTTTGATTATTGCATCATTTGCTGACATTTTATATGAACAATTGTTATTTTTTAAAATGTAATTACATACTAAGATTAAAAAATTTTGTTCAACATCAATACTTATGACATTATCTTTTACTTCATCATCAGCCTTATTTTCTAATTCTAATTGGGTATCCCTTTTAATGAATTTTGCCAACAACATTACCATTTCTAAAAGAAAATATGGAGTATTTTTAATACAATTAATAAATTGTATTAATAATGAATTGACACCATTTTTGATTTCTCCGGCTGATAATAACAATAATAATTTGAATATATTGGATCCTGACATTGTAAAATCTGTTTGAAATACATTACCCAATTTAGATACTAATAAATTGCTTATTAGCATGTCACTTATTTGACTCGGACTCGAATACATGGAGTATTGAAAAGGTGTCAGGTGGGGTGTAATATCAGTTGACATGTCACGCAATTATATATTGTAGATATGTATATATACAAGTATAAAATGTTAATAAATCAATTTTATTTGGGGTGATATTAAAATAAAATTGATATATGAATATATTGTATAGTTAATGATATGGTATTTGGTATAAAATGCTCCTCCACATTTTAAGCTTTTTGATATTGGCAAGTCAAGGTTTTGAATTTTATGGTTTAGGTAATAATTATGGTTATTACAATATTACACATAATAATGATTTCAATTTGCAATTTTTTACCTTATTCTTGTATTGGTTTTTGGTGATGGTGTTGGGAGTGTTTTACGGTGTGTTGGTATTGGGAGGGATGTGGATTATGGGTCCTTTGTATTGATCGATTGGTGTTTGTTTATTGGATTATCTTGTTATTTTATATGGTTCGCTAATTTTTTATTTTCTTCTTTAATTTCTTTATTTTCATCCTTCATTGCTTTTATTTCATTAAATAATTCTTGTAACAATTGTTTATTACAAATATTTTTTTTGTTGTCCTCTTTAACCATTTTACAATGTTTTTTTAAATGCTTATTTAATACATCTGATCTTGATAATATTATGAAACAATTAGGACAAGTGTATTTAGTAGTACTTTTTTTAGCATTATCAATTTCGATACTATCTTTGATATCATCGACTGTAGGTTTATTAAGTTCATCACTATTATGTTTAGCATTATCAATAGTAGTATTATTTGGTATTGAAACAATTAATTGACTAATTATATTTTGTGGCATGCTATGAATTTGTGCATGTGGTTGTGGATCTACTAATTTTGTAATATCTTGATGGTCTACTAATTTGACAATATCTTGTTTTATTTTACCTTTACATGGAATTTTTCTGTTAATATGATTACTGTAATGAGATTTTTGTTTAAAATCTTTTTTGCAATTTTTACAAATATATTGCATATTATAAGAATATTATAATATATCATAATACTTTTATACTATTTTTATATCATTCCTTTTAACTGTAAATTTTCTACTTTTATACTATTTTTATATCATTCCTTTTAACTGTAAATTTTCTTCTTTTAATTTGTTATTTTCTTCTTTTAATTTGTTGTTTTCTTCTTTCATAATTTCAAAAACGTTCATAAGTTTTTGTACTTTTTTTTTATTTTCTTTCATTAATCTTTTTCGTTCTTCATTTACTTTTTTTATTTCTTTAATAAGGTCCTCCAACAATTCACCATTTCCCCTTTCGCCTATATTGATTATAGAATTGTTATCTACAATATTAAAGTTCGCAATCGCGATTTTACAAAATTCATAACGTATTAATATATCATCTCCTTCAAAATATTCGTGTCCTGCAATTAATTTAAATTTTTCATTAAATAACTTTTTAATTTCTCTTTCAACGTCATCTGGATTTTTACATTCTATTACAAATATATATCTTGATCCATTTTTATAACTTTTACACCGATCAAGGTTACTTTTATTAGAATAACCTACTTTATATTTATTTGTATTTAATAATTCGGCGGGTTGAACTAAATATACAATTCCGGAGCTCATGATTAATAAAATATATCACATAAATATTTAAGTATTTTTATTTATTATGTCAATTGTTCAACTTTTTGGTTTTCCAATAATTTGTTTTTCTCCATTTCTTTTTTTCTTTCTGTGTCTTTCTTCCTTGTTTCTTCTACAATTTTTCGTTTATTATATAAAATTTCTTTTATTTCACCTTTATATTGGAGAAGATTTGTTTGATTTTCTTCTGGATCCTCCTTCATGCCTAAATATCTTTTGAATTGTTCTTTTGGCTTTTTAGTCAATTTATCTTTTAATTCATCAAACTTATCTACAAGATATTCATCATTTTTCTCTATTAATTTATCAATTATTTCATCATTATTTTTTAATAACCAATTATTACCATCATAAATTATACCACGAAAATCACGCATATTACTTATGTAACAGTTATGGAATTGTGGATATTTTTCATTAAAATGAATATACTTTAATAACTCTAATACTGATGTTCTACCTCTTGTGAGAAGCTTTGTACATTCTGCATCATCCAATACAGAATCAAAATCTTCTTTGTCAAATGCAACTATTGTATTGTGATTATGAATTATTGTATTATTACTGTTAATAGTATTGGTATTGTTACAGTTATTGTTAGATGTATTTTTTATTTTTTTAACTTTATTTGTAGTTTTTAATTCTTTATTTTCTTCTTTTAATTCTTTAATTTCTTTTTTTAATTCTTTCATTTCTTCAATAATTTCTTTTAATAATTTCTTTTCCTCATTCTCTTTCTTAACTACATTACAATATTTTTCAATATGTCTATGTAATACGTCTGATCTTGATAATATTATAAAACAATGTGGACATTGATATTTATTATTATTTTGCTCTAGTAATGTATCAATATCATTATCAACTAATATTTGTGTTGTATTTATATCATTACCTTTTATATTGGGTTCTGTGTGGAGTTGTGCGGAGTTGTGCGGAGTTGTGCGGAGTTTTGAATCTTCTACATATATATTCTTTTTAACTGGTTTACATGGATTTTTCCTATTTATATGGTTATTATAATGTGATTTTTGTTTAAAATCTTTTTCACAATTGTTGCATATATAGTTCATATTATAATATTAGAATATTATTTTTGTTACATATTGACCACATCATTGTTGTAACCAATTTTTTATGCAAATTTTAAAAATTGGTTAAAATTGGTTAAAAATTAGTTAAAAATGGTTAAAAAATGGTTAAATGGGTGTTTCTGAAATATTTTTTTACAGAGAGAGAGAGACGAGGTCAAAATATTGCCTAGGATTATGAAAATATATTTATTGGCTATAAAATTTTTATTTGAAGGTACCCGTAACAAAAATACCTTAATAATATTATTTCTCTAAATTACAATTATTATCAATCTTACCATTAATTCTAACCACAAATCTCTCACCATTCCAAAATACCAACATTCACAATTCCCACTTTTATAAGCAATTTTATACAATAAATCCATATTCTAACAACCATTATCCACTAGAATTCATACAATTACAATATTAACAACCAACACTATAAATATTTAACCACTACCCCAAAGACCAAGGCGATGGACAACCCTACAACCACCATAATATATTACATTTAAATAACGCCATAGGGTTGTCCATCGCCTTGGTCATCCCACAAACAATACCAGCAAAAAATTGAAATCAAAAATACATAAACATCCCAATACTCTATCCAAATACATACAAAACTATGGATAGTACTACAATTATCCCTTCACATAACACTCCGGATAAAAAGGATATGTTTATCATGTCCCTTCTTGAGTATATATGTATAAAACACGATCCACAAAAAACTTCACTATTCCCAGAACTTGTTGGATATTTACAATCAAACGACATGATCAAACCTATTGATTATAATTCCCAACAATATACTGCAATTAAAAATAGTAATTTGAATATGTTACATAAATTTATTAAAAATTACGGTATACCGGATTCAAGTTTGCCAATATATGAATCCCGATATGTGAATGACTTTATAGAAGTTAACAAAATTAGTGATGGTGGTTTTGGTTCTGTATACAAAACAATCCATAAATTGGATAAAGTTGCATATGCAATTAAAAAGATACCATTGGATATTGTAGAAAATAATAAGGAAATTTTAAATGAATCAATGATATTGGCACATTTAAATCATAATAATATTATTAGGTATTACTCCACATGGTTAGAACAAATACCAACTAACCTCACGCTAACCTCAAATTTTGATAATAATTGTTCAATATCATATGACGATAGTTCTTCAATATATTATGATAATAGTCCCTCGTCAAATAATGAACTAATGTTGTATCCCAATGATAATAGTTCATTTTCATATGATAATAGTTTTAACTCGAATGATAACAAAATAATTGGGCACCATAATCCATTATCGACATATCTATTTATTCAAATGGAATTATGTGTTATGACTTTGAAAGATTATATTTTTCAACCATTTAATGAAGTAGAAAGACATTATATGACAGAAAGTATTATAAATGCAATAATATATATACATTCCCAGGAATATATACACTGTGATTTGTCACTAAATAATATATTACTTAACAAAGACAAGCAAATTAAACTTTGTGATTTTGGGTTGACGTCATATGTTGGTAATAATGGATATATTATTAAGAATAAACATTATGGTAATCCTTTATACTTGGCCCCCGAGTCTTTGTCATTTAATAAATATTCATACAAATCAGATATTTACAGTTTAGGTATAATATTTTTTGAATTACAGAGTAAATTTACCACAGAAATGGAAAGAATTTCACAAATTAAAGCATTTAGGAATAAAAAAGTAAAATGTAAATATGATGCATATTTATATTCTTTAACTGACAATGACGAAAATAAGAGGCCATTTATTTATGATTTAAAAAAGTAATATCTTATACAAATTTCATTTCCCTGAACCATAAATTGGCTATCCATTTTTGTCCCTTGGTTACAGGTAGCCCTGCATGTAAAGCATGTGGATGACATTTATTACTATCTTTTGCTAATGGGTGGAATACTATAGCATCACCAACGTTTGGTTTTATTTTTAAATTCAAATTTTTAAAATATGTTTCTCCATCTGTAAAACCTTCATTTAAGTATATTAAAACTGTTAGAACTCTTTGTCCTCCCCTTTTTATAAACTCATCGCATGCATTATTTACATCGCAACAGCTATCGTGATGTTCATTATAATACTGGTCTGGGCCATATCGCACAACCTGTAAATCTTCGGCATTTTCCAAATTGTGACCAACCTGTCCAACAATCCTATCAATAATATCTTTGATCATAACATCATCTTTTTTAATCCATGTTTGTTTACTGTTTCTAATTTTCAGATCCTTACCACTAACCACTTCAGAATCTATCAATTTGTCATTACTATATTGTATTATTTTGTCACACTCTTCTTTACTTAACAAATTTTTAATAATATTTGGCTTAATATATTCATCACTTTCATTTGCATAACCATGGACAATATTATCCATATTTTCTTGCCTTGTATATGACATATATATTAACAATCCTATCATTATGATTATAATAATTACTGTTAGATACATTCTCTATATATTATGATACAATAATTATTATAAATAAATATATAAATAAGTATATATAATAATGGATTCTTCCAGCAGTGAATATGATGATTATAATACTGATACTTCCACAGAATCAGATAAAAAAACATTGTATTCAGATGATGAATTAATAAAACTTATGAAAATTGACCATACATATCCAGAAACAACTGATCCAAATTTCCAAGAAAAGATATTTAAAAAAAGGGAATTTTATTATCATAGAATACCAGAAAGAGAAAATTTAGATACTTATGCAAAAATTAAAGCATATAGGGAAGCATCATGTAAAGGGTCATTCAAATTGTTACCACAACAAGCATTTTTAGGTAATTTTTTAAATGAACATACCCCATTCCAGTCAGTATTAGTTTACCATGGTATGGGTGTTGGTAAATGTTTATTAGGAAGTGAATTTGTTTATGTTAATTGTTTATTGGTAACAATGAAAGATCTCCATGATAATTTAAGCAATAATATATTTCAAATAGATTATGAAAATGGAGTATGGACTAAACCTAAACATGATTTATATGTTAACTCATACGATAGCGTTACAAATGAGATAAAATTAAAAAAGATTGACAAATTATACAAAGAATTTATCGACCAAGATGTTATAAAAATTACATTGGAAAATGGTTTAGAAATAAATTTAACAAAAGCACATAAATTATTGAATAATGGAAATTGGACAAAATCAGACGATTTGCAAGTAGGCAGTTATGTTGCAATTCCGTCAATTTTATATAACAATAGTAAAGATACACAAGATTTATATGATGAATTTATAAAAATTGTTGTTGCATATTTTTACTTATCAGAATTAAGAAATACATCAAAATCAAGTGCACAAGACCAAGTTGTATTTAATATGAATTTAAATGAATGTATAAAATTCTTTAAAAGTAATAATATTAATATAACACCCGATTCTGTCCCAAATTTTATAATGTCTGCATCGTTGCATACAATTAAAGTTTTTTTACTTACATACCATAACTTAACAAACAATACAATTACTAGCACATCGAAGTATTTCATATATCAAATTTTCCATTTGGCAAAACTTTTAAGGATATCCTCAAATATAACTTTCCAAAATTATAGATACACTATTACATTAAATTTTTTGGATTGTTTATCAAATGTAAATAACAATAAATGTATTGAATATGTAAAAATTATTGATATCCAAGAATACCATTATAGAGATTATGTTTATGATTTGGAAATTGTTGATACACATAATTATTGTGCTTCATCAATGATTACCCATAACACATGTGCAGCAATAACAATAGCTGAACAATTTAAACCATTAGTGCATAAATATGGGACAAAAATTTATGTTGTATTACCAGGTCCATTAATCAAAGAAAATTGGAAAAATGAATTATTAAATTGCACTGGGGAAACGTATTTAAAAAAGCATGACATAAATACACTTATAAATAATGATGATAAAAAGAAAATCAAAGGGATAGCAGTAAATACAGCAATGCAATATTATACATTTCCAAGTTACAAAAGTTTTTATAAAAAAGTTTTAGGTGAGAAAATTACAGAGAAAACAGTTACTGACGACGAGCGAGTAAAAATTACATTTAGAAAAACAGCAGAGGGTGATTTTGAAAGAGATTTTACTAGTGATAGGATTATATCATTAGATAATACAGTATTGATAGTTGAAGAGGCACACAATCTTACAAACAATTCTTATGGTGATTCTCTATTAAAAGTCATTAAAAATTCCCATAATTTAAAAATTGTTTTGTTAACAGGAACTCCAATGAAAAATTTGGCATCTGACATTGTTGAATTATTAAATTTTATCAGACCTGTTGATGATCCTGTCATGAGGGATAAAGTTTTTACTAGAGAAACCAATCATACTATGGACCTTGTACCTGGAGGAATTGACTATTTAAAGAAAATGTCAAGGGGGTATGTATCTTATTTGAGAGGTGGTGATCCATTAACTATGGCAAAGAGAGTTGATGTTGGTACCATTGGTAATGGGTTATTATTTACAAAAGTCACAAAATGTTATATGTTAGATTTCCAACAGAAAACATATGATACAACTGAAAATACAAATGATGTTTTAGACAGAAATAGTGCTGCAGTTGCAAATTTTGCATTTCCATTAATTTCAGATAATAAAGAGCTTGTAGGAACATATGGTATTGAAGGTGTTAATTCAGTGAAAAACCAATTGAAATCAAATGGAGAAGCGTTAAATAAAAGGATTGCAACAGATATATTAAAAATTAGTGATTCATCAAAAAATAGGAATGATTTAATATATATCAATGACAAAACAAATATGATAACTGGTAAATTTTTGCAAGGTGAAAATCTAAGACATTTTTCAATAAAATTTTATGATTGTTTACAAAATTTGAATAATTTAATAGATTCAAAAACAGGGTCAGTAACAGCATTTATATATTCAAATTTAGTAGTTGTTGGTGTTGAAGTTTTCCAAGAAGTATTATTAATGAATGGATATTTAGAATATAATGAAAATGAGAGTACATATAAAATTGATCCACAATCAACAAGATGTTATTTATGTGGTAAGTCGAAATCTGAACATGATGTAAAAGATAAACATACATTTAAACCAGCCACATTTATTACAGTTACAGGTAAAGTATCTGATGATGCTTCAGAAGTCGTAATTCCAGAGGAGAAGCAACAAATATTAAACAATGTATTTAGTAGTGTGGATAACATTGACGGTAAACATATTAAATTTGTAGTTGGTTCCAGGGTTATGAATGAAGGTTTAAGTTTACATAATACTGCCGAAGTACATATTTTGGATGTGTATTATAATTTATCAAAAGTAGACCAAACTATTGGTAGAGCAATTAGACATTGTAGGCATTATGATGTTATGAGTGAAGAGAATCCATTCCCGGAAGTAAAGGTGTATAAGTATTGTGTATCATTAGAAAAAATAAATAAAGATAAATTATCATCAGAAGAAGATTTATATAGAAAAGCGGAATTAAAATATTTATTAGTAAAGAAAGTTGAGAGAGCATTGAAAGAATCAGCAATTGATTGTCCATTAAACAGAGCTGGTAATATTTTTAATGAAGAATTGGAACAATATAAAAATTGTATTCCTCCAGAAAAAGTTACCGATCCGAATACTCAAGTTGTATGTCCAGCAGAGTGTGACTTTACGAATTGTAATTATAAATGTGATGAAAAGGATTTAAATGACAAATATTATGATGAAGAGAAAAAACAATATATGAAATTAAGTAAGGACCAGATAGACATGTCAACATTTAATAATAATTTAGCGATGAGTGAAATAAAATTTGCCAAAGAAAAGATTAAGGAATTGTTTAGGGTAAAATATTTATATTTATTAAAAGATATATTAAATTATGTTAAAAATTCTTATGATAATGACAAAAAAGATCTATTTGATGATTTCTTTGTTTTTGCAGCACTTGATGCTTTGGTCCCTGTAACTGAAAATGATTTTAATAAATTTTCTGATACAATTTATGATAAATATAACAGACCAGGGTATATAATTTATGTTTCTAAATATTATATTTTCCAACCATTTGACCAGCCATCTAATGTTCCGATGTATTACAGATCAACATTGGACAAACCAATACAAAATTCATTATCATTGGTCAATTATCTTAAAAATATTAAGGGTGTTGGTGAAAGTACAGAATTAAAAATTGCAGATGATACTTCAACCAAAGTAGGTTTTTATGAATTTGACCATTCATATTATGAAAGCAGACCAGAATTTAAATATGTTGGAACAATTGATAAGGAGCCAAGTAAAAAGAAAGCAAAAGAAGAGTTATTGGATGTATTTAAATTAAGAAAACAAAGAGGGAAGATTTTGGACAAGAAAAGAGGGACAGAAATTTATTCTTTATATGGTAGTGTATGTTATAATTCATTTAAGAAAGGTGAACTTTTTAAAATTGCCAAAATTTTGGATGCCCATATTGGTACCGACAAAACTAGACCTAATGTTTGTAATAATATAAGGGACAGGTTGTTATTTTTAGAAAAGTATTCTACTAAAAAGAAAGGTGATAAATTCACATACATGATGATTCCCAAAAATCATCCAGAATATAAATTTCCATATAATTTAGAAGATAGGAAGGATCATGTATTGGGTGTTATTAAATCAGAAATGGGAAATATTGTTACTCCTACAATTAAAGAACATAAAAAGAAAATTGATAATTATGATACAGTTAGTTATACAATTGAGATAAAAAATAGTAATAAGCTGGATGATTTTAAAAATGTTTTGAAAAATAATGGATTTAAATTGGAAAAAGATACATATATATTGGATATAAATTGAATAAAAAATATTTTGCAAATATTTAATTAAATTGGGTTTAAAATTTTAAAATTACTATATAATATAATTGTATAATGTCATTTGATAGTACGTTTGATTATAGTAGCCAAATCACCAGAATAAGTTCCCGTATTACATGTTACCAAGAATTGTTGGCAACTGTTGATGCAGATATAAATACATTCAATTCATGTGTTGGATTTTGTGGTATTAAAGCTACCAAGTTAGAAGAACTTAATAGATTACATACTACATATACCAATGAAATTACCAAAAATCAATCAGCACTTGATGAAATTACAAATATTAATAATTTGTCAAGCGATGATAAAAATAAATTATACACATTTATGCAATATACTGGATATACTGTTGGCCAATACATGGCTATCATTACTCATAATTTTGCTGAATTATTAGCTGATGCTGATTTTTTAGCAATTTCTACTGACAGTACCAATACTGAGGAAATGAAACTTATACTTGGTAAAATTATCATCAGTAAATATAGAAAGAATCAATATCATAATACTTTTCATTAAAGTTTTTATATTATTATTATTAAAAATATAAAAAACACTTATTTTTCTTCCTCTTCTTCGCCCTCATTTTCTATGACATCTGATGTATATAACTCGACAAATGTTTGATGTTCAATTAAGTTACCTTCTTTATACATGTCAGAATAATATGATTCAACTTCTTTATCATTTGCAATATCATTTAAAAAACCAATTGTTGTAATTTTTTCATCACCATCAAAAAATTTTACAGTTTGTATTGTAACCTTCACAAAATCTTTTGGACCTAATAATTTTGATTCTTGTGAACCATTTTTATCCTTGTATCTAATATTATTGTTATTATCTTTGAAAAATACATCTCCATCTATTCTGTTGTTTGTTATAACTACAGAAATTGGTCCATTATTTGCAACCATTAATAATTTATTGAATTTCTGAATTTGACAAATAATTTGCATGTTCTTCATTGGTAAACATATTTTACATGAAAAATCCAAACTGAATAAAGCAGATGCATCAACGTTTTCAGCTTCAATGACTGGATCTTCAAATTTAAATATTTCAATGACTTTTAATATATATCCATATTTATTGAAACATTTATTCATTATTTTTAGTTCTAAATTTTTCTTTAAATGGAGATACACATTATTGTTCATTTGATGGGGGTGGAGGATTATGGTAGTGCTTAATTTAGTTGTGAAATATGGGTTAATGATCATGGTATACTTTTATATTATAATATGTATTTATATATTTTATATATCAATTTTTTATTAATTTAATTCAATAAAAGAAACAACCATATTTTCCAAATCGATTCCTCTACACATATAATATCCCATTTTCATGAATTGTACATAGTCCCCAATCTTAATATTTAATAATTCATCTCCTCCAACGTATTCTTTAATAGTTTTATTATAACCTTCGCAGTATTCCACAATAACCTTAACACTATTTTCACCTTTGATCCATAATAGTTTTTTACTGGTACTTTTAAAGTTTCCATTATAATTTAACTCTAACATACCATCCGATACAAATGCATTACCCCATGATATTAAACTGATTTCTTCACCTTCTTTTAAATATTCATCATTCATTATTAAAATTTTGTCATCAATATATAATTTTCTCATTCCTAATTTTTCATTTTTAATGTATCTTGGTATATTTTTTTCTCTATCAATAATTCCTTTAACCCCAATTTCAATATATCGGTCTTTAGGTAAACATACAAATCTTGTTGCAATAATGTCAATCATTTTTTTATTCAAAGTGAATAATTTTTCAGGATTCATTGATTCTGGTGTTTTTGGTGAAAATCCTAATGTTGCTACAAATTGATGTAATGTGTTTATATGTATACCTCTATTAAGTAATCCTCTCAAAGTAAATAATCTTGGGTCATCCCATCCATCTACTCCTCCATTTTCAATTAATGCTTTAATTTTTCTTTTACTTAAAATAGTATTTATAAATTTTACTTTACCATAACAAAATAATTGTGGTATTCTTAATTCTAATGCTGATAACATCAATTTATATTGTTCAGCCCTGTCAGAATACTCGACAGATCTGAATGCATGTGTTACATTTTCTAATGAATCAATAATTGGACATGCAAAATCATATGTTGGGTAAATACTATATGTATTACCAGTCCTATGATGTGGTATATCTATAGATCTAAAAATAACTGGATCCCTGCAATTTGGTATTGTATGTTTCATATTAAATTTGATCCTAACACATACATTTTTCAATGTCCCATTTTTCATTGAATCAAACATTTGTAAATTTTTTTCAATTGTATTATTTCTGTTTACAGATTCAATAACCATATCAGGGGTACATCTTCTTTGTTGTTTTATAATATCTTTACCAGCATCATCGACATATGCCTTTCCATTTACTAATAATTGCAATGCACAATCGATAAGTGCTGGAAAAAAGTCTGATGAATATGACACAAGATCAGGAGTTATACCTAATGTTTTAATATCTTCTCTAATAGCATTTTCATATTCCAATGTTTCATTAACAGGATTTGTATCGTCAAACCTAAGAATAAGTTTACCATTAAATTTTTTTGCAATTACATGGTTTATCATCAATGCTTTTACATGACCTATATGTAAATATCCAGAATTTTCAGGAGGGAATCTTGTTATAATTTCACCTTTATAACTTTCTAATATTTTGTTCAAATCATTTGGTATTTTCCAGAACTGTAAGCTGTCCATGGTTTATTATGATGTTTAAAGTATAAATATAAATATTATAATGTTCATATTTCATTTTTTTATGGTAATGTTCTATAAATAATAGGATAATAGTATGGGTAATAATAATTGTAATATTGTTCAGTTTTCCTTGGTCTGACGAAATAAGAAAATGCATTATTATCACCAGTTAAATATGTATCCATTGGACCCTTTGCATTTAATTGTATGAGTGCACCACCATCTGATACCATTCCTTCAATTCTTGTATATCTAAATAATGAATATAAAAGGATAATGACTATAATTATTACAATTGCTTTTGTTGTGTTATTCATATATATTTATATCACAGAAAAAATTGAAAATAAAATTTTTTATACATATAATTATATTTATATAAAATATAGATGCTAACTACTGATACTATAATAAATTACATAAAATTGGGGGTTGCTAAATCGTCATTACTCCAGACGAAATATGACCAATATACATACTTAAAAAATCACCTTTTAATGACCAAATATATTATGGACATTCCATATATTAGAAGGGTTAAATCAACCGAAAAATATGTTGCTGGTAGATATATTAAGTCTGATGGCGATAGACAAAAAAAACCTAGGTCATTATCAATAAAATTGTATACCTCTATTTAAATTTACTTTTTTTATAAAAAAATTGATTTATTAAAATAATGGGTTATTAATAATACTTAAAACTATAGCTATATGAATCTTAATATGTTACTATTTGCAAACAAGTACAAAGCTGGTAAAGATCTTAAAAAGTATAACACTCTTCAATGTTTAGAAACTGCATCAGAAAAACCAGTTTTGAATCCGGCATCTGAAAGACAAACATTGGCCAAATATATTCATGATAATTACCATAAAATGGATGAATCAGAAATGAAACATATAGTTACAAAGTTTTTGGATATAAATGATGTAAAAGACATATTAATATGTTTTGAATTTAATAATTATAAGGTTGAATCAAAATTAATGACATTAGATGAATTTATACCAATTGCATTAAATACTTTTAAGAAGTATTATAGGGCTGGTGGATATTTTTTGGAAGACCGTGATTGGATAACCCATAAATCTGATTCTAAAAGATTTGATGTATCTGCGAATGAAGTTATGTTTCAAAACACCGTTAATAAACTTGATGTGGATGATTGTAATGATTTTTTAGAGAGAATAGTAGAAATTTTAAATAATACTGCCTCAAATATAGATGTCACTTTTGATTTGGTAAAAAAAAAGAAAATTACATATGTTACTATTTGGGCTAAAATGTATAACGACGATGATAGTGATGATAATGTTGTTGGATTATAAAAAAAATGAAAATATATGTCTATATGGCATTTTATATACTATAATTAAAAATATAGTAATGCACGATGTGTTTCTTATTAAAGAATTGTGCCATCATATATTATTATTTATACCAAGAAAGATAATAATGCCATGTGTATTGACATGTAAAACTTTTTATGAAAATATACAAATTAATAAAGACCAAGAAACTGTAGTAATCAATTCGGATATGTTTAGTTTAACTAAAATTCCATATTCACCAAGGGCAGTTATAAATTTTGCACAAAAATATAACAATATTGAAATGATAGAATATTTATTAAAAAATGAATTATGTACACTAAATGGCCCATATAAAAATAATATGATTGGATACACTGGAAATGAAAAGTTATTAGATGAACTTACAACAGAACAATTATCATCCGCTTTTGTTGGTATTTTTGAAGGGAATCATGTAAATTTATTCGAAAAATATAAAACACACATTTTTTTTCATATGGATGTATATGAAATTATAAAAATTGCATATAAAACAAATAATATTGATATATTAGATGAGATAATACCAGGTTACGTAACTAATACTGACGAATTATCACAATCTGCAATTATCACTGGTAAATGTTCAATGAAAAATAATAATGATGTTTTATTGTATATAAAAGCACTGATTGATACGAATAAAATTTACAGTGACTATGTATTTGATGATATTTGTGATGGACTAATTGAAGGTGAACATTATGACATCTTCGTGTGGTTCATAAATAAAGAAAATACAAACCATGATAGCAAGTATGCATGTTCCAATGAAATACTTATGGAAAAACTTATAATGAATAATAATTTTAAATTTTTTACACATATAATTATGAATAATTGTGAAAAATGGAAATTCGAGGATTATTATTGTATAGTTAAAGATCCATATCCATATGAAGCAGATGATCATTTGGATTTTTGTTATTTGGTTGATTTCTGTATTGATTATAGAAGAATTGACATATTATTATTTTTAATAGGTTATATTACATTTAATATGAAACACTATCAACAATTTTTGGATAAGGCAAAATTGTTAAAATTTGATGATATTGCAGATCTACTTATTTCACATTCACATTTATTCAAGAGTTATTTTGATGATAGAGAATCAAATGAAAAATATTTGCATAATTTTAGTTAATTATTTTATAAATAAAAATTGATATTAAATTGGAATAGTTACATATTGTACATTATTTGTATAATATATATGGAGGACATACTATTTAATACATTTACATTTCTTCCTGTAAATGATATTATTAAATGTTTATTGGTAAACAAAACTTTCTATAAAATATGCTCGTTACAAGAAGTATGGAAGGGTATATTCACACATAGTTACAAGAATACCAAACATTTTATAAATAACTATCATGATACCTATAAATTTTATTATGGATTGACACAGGTAACAGAAGATATAAATTATACAAGGGACCAAGACTTGATATATTATAAAAAGAATGAAGATATGTTATATGATGAAAAAAGTTTATGTTTATATTATAAAGTTTTAAAACTGCCATCTAAATTAGGGTTACTACTTAACTTACAATATTTAAATTTATATAGTTGCCACCTTACCCAAATTCCATCAGAATTATGTGAATTATCAAAATTACAAACCCTTGTATTGTCTAAGAATTACCTGACAGAATTACCATCAGAATTTGAAAAATTATCTAACTTAAAAACTCTTAAATTAGATAATAATAAACTTTCACAAATTCCACTATCATTATGTCAATTATATATTTTAGAAGAACTTCATTTGGATAAAAATATGTTAACATATATTCCATCTGAAATTGGAAAGTTATGTAATTTATCACATCTTAACTTACGTAATAATTACTTAAAACAAATTCCAACAGAATTAGGACAACTATATAAATTGGAGTTCCTTAGATTACAAGAGAATATATTGGAAAATATTCCATCTGAATTAGGACAATTACATAATTTATTACGTTTGGATTTAAGTAATAATAAATTACAAAAAATGCCATTGGAATTAAAACAATTACCTAAATTACAATATATTGGTTTGCAAGGAAATAAATTAAGACATAAATTAGTAAAAAAAATTTACAATAAAATGCAAATACAATATTAAATTTCACAAATTTATGTATTGATTGATATCTGCTAAACTATAAATAAATTACATGTAAACATCAACAAGTTGCTCATAATCATTATTACCAACAAATTGTGCATAATCATTTTCATTTATTAATGGTTCTTTTTTATTATCACCACTAATGTTGTTTTTATTTGATACAACATTTTTATAAGTTTCCATTTCTCCTTCATTTAAAAATTGTAATGTGTGGCCGTTACATTGCATTGTTCTTTTGGTAATGTCAATTATGCAGTTATTTTTGTTTAGCCATCCCATACCCAATATAAGCATATTACTATTTTCGTCGTCCATAACTCTTAGGGAAACACTAGTCACCATGGTGTTATTGATCTTCATATTAATATTATGAATGACTCCCATCGAACTCACTTTGCCCAAACCAGTCATACTGCCTTTCAAAAATGTGTTTGTATCGTCAAGAATATTTAGGACCCTTGCTAATTTTTTAGTAATTACGCTTGTTGTTGCCCCGGTATCGACTAATGCCCCTATATTTAAATCCCCAATCGTTGCCAAAACATACGGAGACGAATAATTTAAAGCATCCAACTCTTCCATATCAAATTTATTTACTGCTTCACCGACAAAAATAAAATCATATTGTCCTATTCCAAAAAAATTTAAATCATTTTTCGTATTTAGGACAACCCCATTATGTGTCAACGCGATATTCTCATATTGATATTCAAAATATGATTTGGCAACTTCAAATAAATTTTCTATTGATGTCACCTGAACTTCAAATTCAACTTGCTCATTGGTCAAAATTAGGGTCAACATGATAATAATACATTATAAATGAAATAAGATAGCATACATTTTAAATATCAATTTTTTCATACTATAAACAAAGTCATAAAACTAAATGTGAATACAAAGCAAATTACAACATACCTAAATAGTCCTGATATTTCGTAATTTAGTGTTTGTATTGTGTTTGGTATTTGATTTGTGGGTATATAAAATGTGATATTAGTTGGTACCAAATTATAACTTTTTTCATCCACTATGGAATCATATGTTTTGTTAACTTGTTCATTTTGCAATTGCAAAACAATATTAGATGAAGTTTGGGTAATAGAACACAATAATATGATGAAGAACATATAACTATGGGTTAATAAACATAAGTTATTATTGGATTTAACAATGAATCAATATTTCAATTTTTTTAAATTAAACAAAATCTAACTTTGAATTTTATTACAGTTATTTCTGTGTTACCTTCGTAGTCACAACTCTCATCATAATCCTCCCATAAATCATAATATTTATTGTTAGTGCAACTTATATAAATATCCTCCCGAACATTTTCATTCATGTCCAATAACTTACATCGAGGATCACAATATGTGTGACTACAATATATAGTATCATCTGTATTATCATCAAGAATATATATAGAGTTTTCATAATATTCTTCCGATGATGAATCAGAATCGGAATATCTGCTTACATTTTTTGTTCTGTTTACTGTAAATACTACAGTATTAAATTTACCAGAGTAATCGAATGGAACAATCATATAGGTGTGCGACATTTTATAAGCATTATTATTATTTATAAAGATAGCAACATATTATGATTTCAATTTTTTAATTTAAACAAAATCTAGCTTTGAATGTTATTTCTGTTATTTTTACGTTTCTTTCTCTGTCATATTTTTCGTAATAGTCTTTCCAAAAATTGTAATATTTTTTGTTAGTGCAACTTTCATATATACTTTCTCTATGTTCATTATCCATATCACATAAATCGCATTGACATGTACCATACATATCACTACAATACACAGATACATTTGTGTCTGGGTTATATATGTGAATATAATCACCATAATCATCATCATCTGATGATGATTCATCTGGATATCGATGTTCCCTTTTCTCTATATTAACATTAAATACTACAGTGTTAAATTCACCAGAGTAATCGAATGGGACAATAAGATAAGGATGTGCCATTATGATGGAATTTATTATTATTGTATAAATTCCAATGAATATCAAATTCAATTTTAATTAAAAAATAAACAAATGGATTATTATTATGACATAATTTTCTTAATTTCATCATCAATAGGTTTGGTAGCTCTAAGCAATTCATCATATTTATCAGCCTCAAATTTGATAAGTTCTAATGCATTCTCAATAGTAGGTGGACATCCGAAAAATAAGTCTGGAATCTTCTTACCAAATAATGATTTCGCCTTTTTAGAATGAACCATGACGCATGTAGAAACACTTGTTGCATTAGCATTAAGCCAATAATTGGAACTTTCGCAACATGGACCTCTGTTTAATACATTTCTCAAAGACCATGACAAATATCCCTTCATTTCATTCTTTATCAAATTTGGAAATACTATGACCTTTTTCCAACCAGAAACATTTACACCGAAAAAATCATTACTTTGATTATGATTTTCTCCACAAGTGTCAATTACGATAGCACATCTTTCATTATCATCAATATCATTTATTGAAAACAAGGCTCGAGTATTTTTTTGAATGGCTGTTTTCATGTCATCATTATTTTTACAGTATTGGTCAGTTCCAATTACGAAGAAGTGGAAACCTAATTTCTCATATTCTTCTTTCAATCTCAAACTATAACTTGTTTTTCCAGCACCCACCGTACCTTTCATGATAATTACTACTCCATCTTTCTTCACTCTCAACTTGTTGTCACCAGGATTAATATTCTGTCTAACAGGAACATTATTCATGACAGGAGCATTGAAAACATCAATATCAGTTTCGTCAAAAAGTTTCAAATTTGTGGTTTCTGGTTTTGGACCGACTTTCTCAAAATTATTATTTGACAAGTTTGAATAACAAATTGGGCACACTGGATTGTTTGCCAATAATTCATTATACCCATTTTCAGACAATACATAAACAGGGCAACAAGTTGCACCAATAACACTTTTATGTTCTAAAAATTTGTATCCACCTGTGTGTGAAGTATTATCTAATGTAATCAAACATGTGTAATCCAATACACTTTCAAATGGTATTTCAACATGAATAATTTTTGCAATATTAACATGAGCTAATAATTTTTGATGGTTGATATTTGGAAAATCAACATCTAAAAATTCTTTGCAATGAACATATTGGTTTTTAATCAATAAATCATTACCGAGAGACAAACATAGGATGTACCATAATGACATTGGTTGTAATTGTAGACCCAATTTCTTATTAACACTGTCCATGAATCTGTAGAAGTCGGAAATTTTACCAGTGTTTGGAATTGGTAGTTCTCCACATTCTAACATGTTCAATTCGGTTCTGTCAGTATTCGCCCGTTTCTTCCCCAACATAACATGTCCTAACTTTCTATAACATTTTTTGACATCATCACTAACATCACTTGTTACAATTTGTAATACAATACCTAAAACAATATGTATTACGACATCTTCCATCACATTTACATTATATAATTTGGAAATTACAGCTCTTACCCATTGTCTTAAACATTGTTCATTCATAGGTGAACTATCACTTGAGGTATCTAATGGTATCACTGGTAAAGTAATATTATTAATTGCCAACGCGGATGATGGATATACCTTATTGTTGATTGTAATTGACAAATCAACTAACCGACAATTTCCACTTACAATTTTATTGTTTACTGGCAATGTTAAAAAAGAATTGTCTATGCCGATGGCCTCTTTAACATTTGTCAATAACAAGTCAGTTGCTTGTTTATACAAATCTCTTAATTGTGCTCTATATGATGCAAATACAATAGCGGTTCCATCATTTTCTTTGTTAATAGCATCTGTTAAAATATATTTAACAAAGGTAAGATCTAAAGATGTATTTTTGAACAAATCACAAAAAGTGTTAATAATATCCTTTTTGAGATGTGGTGGTCTATCCTTAATCAAAGTACAAATTGTTGATGATAACAATTGTATGATTTTTAATAGTTCGTCATCATTTTGTGAAATAGGTTGGATTGTATTAACCAAAAACAACAAGAAGCTGTTCATCTTAAGTTCACTGAAAAATTTCTGACCATATGGTAAATATCCAACTGGAGGTTTATTTTTGCTAATATGGACAAAACCATCCAAATTGTTCAAAGTATATGACACAAATTTGGTAATATATTTGGTTAGTTTTTTATCAACAATAACATCATATACATCACAGCCAGCAGCAGAATTTAAAGTTTCAACATTGTTGAAATCCATATTCTTTGATTCAACTGTTATGATATTCAATTGCACATTTTGATAATTTTGAAAAATCCTTGTTATGGCAATAGCAAGATTTGATTTGAGAAGACTTAAAGCTTGTTGTGGTGCTCCTTTGTATCCAATTTCACCATCAGTTACAAAATATACCATAGTTTGTCCTGTTTTATTGATCCACTCCGGAGGGATGGCACTGAAGCCAATGTGAGGAGAAGTTAAACAATATTTGTTTATTGATGATTTTACAAATGAAAATGTCTGGTCAATGGTTGGTTTCTTAACTACGAATGGTAATTTGTAAATTCCATTTACAAACTTGTTGTCGGATTGTATTTCTTTTTCATTGTCAGAATTCCAGAATATAATTCTGAATTGTTCTTCAGGTAGATCCTTGATAATTTTTTTAATCTGATCAAAAATTGTATGATTAAGAAAATCACCCAATACTGATCCTGAAGAATCAATTAATAGAATAGGGGTAGTTGTATTAGCAGGGGTAATGAAAAGTTCAGACTCCATCGTTCGCAATGCGCACTTGTTCAAATGAACATTAGTATCAATAATGAGTTATAATTTCAATTTTTTTATAAATTAAAAATTACCTGCCTTATACCATTCTGGAAAATACTTATCTAAAATACCACTATCATTTAATGCTTTGTAAAATATAGTTTCATTGTGACAATAAACAGTAAATCCAGATTTTTGTGAATTATAATATTCATGCCATTCATAATACTCATCTGGAATTGTTTTATAAGCTGGACCTTTTAAATTAGTATGATCACATCCTAATTCTTCTAATTGTAGTTTCAATAATCTAAATTTTTCTTTTACGATTTCATTAGAAATAATAATTTGGTCAACTTCTTCTCTATATTTATCTTTAACAACAATTTGTTCTCGCATGAATTGTGGGCTATATGTCATTATTTGCATTTGTTCATGATCTATTAAACTATGTAACATTGTTTTGATTTCTTGGAATAATTCAAGGTCATCTTTATTTTTGAAACGTATACTAAAAGATAATGATGATGGAACACTCGGACATGTCCATGGGTCGAGTATTTGTTTACTTCCTGGACCTCTACGGCTTATTTCTCCAACAGTATATGAGTTGTCATGACGATTGTAAATACAACCAGGGTACCAAGAGAAGGTTAATTTTTGCTCGTTGTTAATTATGGAGTCCATTTTGATTATGGATATATTGTAATATAGGTAACATGATATTACAATATCAATTTTTTAAAATAAATAAATTACATTATTAGTGGCTTGTTTTTATATGTGCTGACACAACAACCCCTCTTTTACGGTAAAAGTTGACATGCCAATCATCTTCAGGATCTGGATCACGTTCATCATCATCTGAACTATAAAAACAGCAAATTGGACAACCATTTGATGGTTTATACCATATGGTACAATGATCACATAACATATGTTTGTCAAGTTTTATAATTTTGCATCGTTCAATGGATCCAATGTTGTAAAAATACGTGTTCGCAACTTCTAAAGTAAATTCAACCACAGTAATTGAATCTTGAGTTACATTATCAATTTTTCCATTATAATGTTCTGCTGTTATTTCAAATTTTTTAATTCCATCATTAATAATTCTTTTTACAATATCAGTAATAACATTTTTAAAGTATCGCAAAATACGTTTTATTTTAAGGTAGTCGTCATCATGATTATTCATGCATTCATTATATGCTGTTTCTAATGCACGATGATCCATGATATTGTGTTGTTTGGAGGGCAATTATTTAATATTTACACGAGGATTAGTAATGAATTGTAATATCAATTTTTTTGTAGATTCTAAAATAAACAAACTAACGTTACTTGCTAACATACTGTTCTATTTGGGCGATCATAATTGTTGCCCTTCTACGGTAAAAAATAACATCTTGATCATCATCGTCAGGGTTACATTCTTCATCATCAGAACTATCAACAAAATAACATGATGGACAACCTTTGGATGGATCATACCACATATTACAATTATTGCATACTGTATTTTTGTAAATTCTTACTAATTTAAATCTTTGATTAGATCCAATTTTTTGTAAATATAAATTGACCATACGTAAAGTGAATTCGGCAATGAAAGCAGAAAGTTGGTTAATATTTGGAATTATATCTTCATTGTATGCGCCTGATATTTCAAACCTTTCAAGTACTTCACCAATAATTTCTTCAGCAATAGACATGATTGTATGTTTTAAAATCGGTAAGATGAATTTCATGTCAGTGTATTCATCTTTGCATTCGTTGTATGCGGACGTGAGAACGAGTTTGTTCATTGTGGGGCGGTTTTTTGGTGTGGTGTGAGATGGGGTTAGTAATGGGTTATGGTTTCAATTTTTTTTAATTAAAATAAATTTAAAAGGTTTAATCAACTTTATCAATTAATGTTATAGTATTTTTGGTGGAATATTACAACCACTCAAAAAAATAATATATTTATAAATATTATAATGACAAGCGTTATTAACACCTCGATGAAAAAATTCGCCGTTTTAATTGGTATTAATTATACCGGAACAAGTAGTGCACTAAATGGTTGTATCAATGATGCAAATCATCTTAAAACATTTTTGATTGAAAAAGCTGGATACCTTCCAGAAAATATTATGATGCTTGCAGATGATAATATTAATGTAAAACCAACCAAGCAAAATATTATAAATAGTTTTGCAACATTAGTTAGTAAAGCAACGAACGAACAATTTACTGAATTATGGTTTAGTTATTCTGGACATGGATCATATGTTACTGATTTAAATGGTGATGAAAATGATAGACGTGATGAAGTCCTTTGTCCACTCGATTATTCAACAGCTGGTATGATTGATGATGATTTTATTTATACAAATTTGGTTGCTAAACTTCCATCTACCGCTACATTATTTGCCCTTTCTGATTCATGTCATAGTGGAACAGTATTTGATTTACCATATCTTTATACCACAACACTTACTACTAATAATATTAAAAACACTCATGTAGCTAATGTTATAAGTATTAGTGGATGTAGAGATGACCAAACAAGCGCTGATGCGTATATTGCAGGTAGATATGAAGGAGCAATGACATGGAGTTTTCTCAATGCTTTGTCTAATGTTAATTATAATGTAAAATTAGGAGATTTACTAGCGAAAATGAGAACATTACTTTTAAACAATTATAGCCAAGTACCACAATTAGCCTTATCAAAAACTTCAGATTTAGATAGATACTTTATTCAACCAAATACTATTGTTCCAACAACAACTTCGACACCGGCCCCAGCCCCAACTCCAATTACAAAAATAATTAAATTCAATATTAAAGTAGATTATTGGTATAAGGAATCAACATGGAATGTTTGGTCAGTTGCTGATAATAAATATATATTTGATAAAGATAATGTATTTACTTACAAATACCAAACAAGTACTATTTCAAAAGTTTTACCAGTTGGTACATATAAATTATGTATTAAAGATTCATATGGTGATGGGGGTGTAACATCTAAGGTAACTTGTGGATTGATAACCCTTGTTGCAGGCAATATGACATCTGGAAAATTGGCGGAATATACATTTAGTTTTTAATTTGGGATAATATATTTATTAATTATAATTTTATTATTTGATTTGAATGTAGGATTATGTATGATGGATGTAAATGTATATAAAAATATGTTACGTGATATTATAGTAATGGAATTAAATGGTGAAAATGAGGAATTTAAAGTTATAAAGAAATCTGGACGTCCAAGGAAATACCCAATTGACCCAGTAACTGGAAAATCAACATATGTAGACCCACGTATTCATAATAAGATCGATTGTCCAGTATGTTTTCAAAAAGTGATGGAATGTAATTTACACAGTCATATAAAAACAGTTAAATGTAAAAGAGTTGGAGAGTTATTGGCTTTGAGGACAAAGGTTGATGAGTCATAATATAGGATGGATTTATTGCGTAGATATTATTCGTGTTTATTTTAGCACAAATAATATAAAAATATAATATATAGTAGGTAATATAGAATGACACCAAAAAAAGTAACGACAGAAGATTTTATAAGACGAGCAAAAGAAGTACATGGTAATAAATATAATTATAGTGAAACTGAATATGTAAAGAATAAGAGTAATGTAAAAATTGGATGTCTATTCCACAATGGAGAAATCTTTGAACAAACTTGTCAAAGTCATTTAGCAGGTAGTGGATGTCAAAAATGTGCTGCTTTAAAACAATCTAATAAACAAACATTAACAAGAGAAGAATTTATAAAAAAAGCTAATGATATACATAATAATAAATATAATTATGATAAAGTTGATTATAAACATAATAATATTCCGGTTATAATAACATGTAAAATACATGGTGATTTTAACATGAAACCCCATCATCATATAATTGGAAGAGCTTGTTACGATTGTGGAATAATAAAGTGGAAAAAATCAAATACTTTTACAACAGAAGAATTTATTTTAAAAAGTAATAAAATACATGGTTACAAATATAATTACGATAATGTAATTTATGAAAATTGTTATACAAAGGTTGAAATAATATGTAAATTACATGGTATTTTTACACAAGATCCTCATTCCCATACATCGGGAAATGGTTGTCCAAAATGTTCAAAAACATTTTCAAAAGTACAAATTGAATGGTTAAATTATTTAGAAATACAATTAAATTTACCTTTACAACATATACTAAATATAGGAGAATATAAAATTAAAAATTCAAGATATCGAGCAGATGGTTACAACTTGGAATTAAACATAATTTTTGAGTTTTTAGGATGCTATTTCCATTTTTGTAATAAATGTTTTAGTGGTAAAGAAAATGATATAAATAAAACTTGCAATAAAACATTTCAAGAATTATATGAAAATACAGTTAAAAAAAAGAATCATTGTTTAAAAGAAGGATATAAATATGTTGAAATATGGGAATGTGAATGGAAAGCAATGAAAAAATCACCAGAATTGCTAAAAAATTATATTGATAATTTAATAATTGAGCTAACAACTATTCCAAAATGTAAAGATATTTTGATTCAAACATATAATGAAATTATGTTACAATCTATTATAAATAAAGCACAAACAAGATATATAAATGAAAAACATCAAGCAATAGTTGCGAATTATTAAAATGTATTAATTTATAATTAACACATTATCTAACTAATATATAAAAATAAATATTTATATAAAAGTGCGATTAAAATTATAAATTATAAATATTGTTATATATTTATAACAATGACATTGACAAACAAGGACACACAAAACAAGAATTCTACGGCAAAATCTAACAATAAAGACAACTCAAACAAAATTATTATCGCTAAAAATGCTCAAGTTAATACTATCCCTGTTAAACTACAAACTACAAAATTACTTATAAAATATATAGATGAACTTAATCTTGAAATTGGAAAAAATTCAAGATATACAAAAGGTATAGAATGTGAACATGATGTTAAGCGTTGTCTCGAAAAAAGAGGTTGGAAAGTTAAACAATCTGCCGGTTCAAGAGGTCCAGCAGATCTAACTGCTGAATTTATTGTTGAAAAAACACACAATCATAACGAATTATGTATTCAAGTTAAATCAACACGACAAGCGAATCGTATACCATATATATCTCCTGAAGAAACCAAAAAATTAATATCATTTGCAAAAAAAAGAAATGCAGAACCAATTATTGCACGTGTCATTTGTGTTGATGAAGATACTATAAAAATTGAATTTACACACGCAGAAACTAAAAAAAAAATAAATATTATGAAGTTAAAAGATATATAACATTTAATGTATTAATTATTATTAACACATTATTATACACCAATTAAAGTAATTGAAAATCTAAAATTCTCCCAGATGAAGTTTCCAAATACCCATTAATAATTAGGGTTGGCTTTGGTTTATGAACTGCATTATGACATGATTTACATAAACAAACTAAATTTGATTTTGCATGCAATGGTATATTTTTACCGATTACATATAATTCTGGGGTTGCATTGCATTGAAAATTTATATGATGAACATCTAAAATACTTTCATACTTTTTTTGTGTATTTCTTTTACCACACACCTGGCAACTTGTAACATACAAATTTTTATTAAAATGAGACGCTTTTGTAGACAATATATCGTTATTTTCATCAAGAATTTGATTTTTGATCTCATACGCGAGCCTAACGAAGTCCGAATCTTTAATAATATATCTCATAACATCCAAACCATAATTTGACGGTCCAGACCCTTCTTTCAAAATACGGTCAAATATTAAAATATCTTTTTCTTTATCGTATTGAACAGTTAAATGAAACATTTTTGTATTTGATAAAGTTGTAATTCTTTCCATTTTCGCTAATTCATGGAAATGAGTAGCGATGATTCCAGAAACATGCTTATTATTTAATGTTATTATTGTGACACTTACAATTGATAGAGCACTTACATGCTCTGTTCCAGAACATGGTTCGTCTGAAATTAAAATGCTCTTACCTTCTCTACTTCGTTCAATTATTTTCCACAATTCGTCTAATTCTTTAGTAAACGTTGATTGTTTTTTAAAAGCGTTATCTGTATTTGATACTCTTGCAAATAATGATTCATATGGTGAATAAACCATATTTGATGCAGCAACATACATACCACATTGAGCTAATATAATATTATTACCAACTCCTCTAATAATTGTTGATTTTCCTGCATAATTTAATCCAAAAAGTATCATAAGATCAGTTTCATTATCCCCATATTTGCCCAAAGAAATATCATGACATTTATATTCGATATCTTCATTAAGTCTTTCCACAATAGGATTACGCATAGATTTAAATTGAACAAACGCCGTGTTATTTTCAACTAATGTTGGTTTACAATAATTGTACATCCTTGCTGTCTTTGCATTGGACGAATTAAAATCTATTTTTGCTATAAATGTTGAGATTTTTTTAAACATGTTAGAAAATGTATTATTATATTCAACTAATAATTCAGCATATTTTCTTTTTACCATCATTTTTAATTTTTCATGTAATGCATTTGTATTTTTAGAGTTCACATTTATATCTTTAAAGTAAATTTTTGAAGTAGTTTTTACAGATTCATCAAATTCTAATGATGAAACATTAATTTTTAAACTCTCGGATATTACAATTTCTTTCATCGCAGAAAGTTTTTCTTTAAGTATGACACTTTTAGCTTTTGAAAGTTGTAAATAATGGCCTAATTTTTTATTTTTTTTAAGTTCAATTTTTGTAGTTTTTTTATTCTTTGTAGTTTCTTCTCCATCGCCTACAATATCGTCAATTTGTTTAGCAAGAGCATTACCAACTTCCATCATAGATAAACCATCATTTTTTAAGTTTTGATGTAATTTATCTATGTCTACGTATATATCTTTTAAAAACAATGTATCTTCAATATCAGAAATAGTATTATATTTCCTCATTTCATCAAAATCCAAAGTTTTTTTACATGTGTTAATGAAATCATTTGTTTGTTTAATAATTTCTTCATCTGGAATATATTTAATATTAAACTGAGTTGTTTTTATAATATCATATAATTTTTCAACAACTTCACAACTTTCAACAAGTAATACCAAATCATTTGGACTTATACTTTTAAATGTTATTCTTCTACTTAATTTACTTATATCCATTATAAAACGTAAAAATTGGTCAATATTAAATTGTCCGTTTATTAATTCTTCTGCGCAATTATACCTAAGATTTATTTCATTTGGATCAGTTAATGGATTACATAATTGGTCTTTAATATATCTTTTTCCAATTGCAGTAACACAATGATTTACCACATCAAGTAAACATTTAATTTTTATATTTGGATTTCCGGATGATTGACCATTTTCTAATATATTTAATTGTTGAATCGCATCATTATATAAAATTAAATGATTACCATTTAAAAAAATTTCAGGCCTATTAATATTATTTAGAAATGATTCATTATGTTTATGAATAAAATTAAAAAGTGTTAACATAGCTAAACGTGAATTAGGCATATGCTCCATATTCAAATCTTCTATTGGACTCAATAAAGAATTTGGCTTGTAAATTTTTCTGAAATAATCGTTTTGATATGATAATTTTTCAAATGCTTTATCTACTGTCGTCATTTTATGTATTTTTTTATTTTCTATTTCTAAATGAGAAATTACTGAATCATTTGTATCACCAATTAATAATACCTCCTTAGTTGGGTATGTTAGTAAAAATCTGTAACATTCATCAAGTGCTATTTGGGGATCATTTATTTGAGATTGAATTTCGAAAACAGAACATGAACCAGTAGAAACGTCGATTGAACACATTCCAATTGATTTTAATGGAGATTTTGTTTGTTGTGATTCATTTATAATATAAATACTTGTAATGTAATTAGAACTAATTTGATCTGGATTTGTAAACGTTCCAGGTGAATATATATGAGTAAGTCCACGTTTTACATTTGGTGGTGTCGTCAATTGATCTATAATTACACATGTATAATTATTATCAACTAACATTTGGACATATCTATTAAGAGATAAGTATGGAAGCCCCATCATATATGGATTAGATACGGCTGGTGGTTTGCTTTTATTTTTTCTTGTTTTTACCATGTTTGTAATTTCTGAAATTTTGGACAGTTTGCTTGCTTCATCTAGAACATTAAAATTTTCGTATAGCTCGTAGAAATCTCCCAACCTGTATAATATACATGTATTTGGTCCATATAATTTTGAATATTTTTGATCATAATGCAAATATTCTTGTAAAGTAGCACTCTGTTTTTGAGTTTCCATTAATATGTAATATATGTTATTTTTTTATATCATTTTACACCTCACCAAAACACACCCTACCAAACTACCACCAAACCACCACCTACAACTTTAACTCCAACCCACCCGGCCTACTCAACTGCAACAACTCTTTCGGCAAACAACTCAACTTATTATTTTCTAAATTCAACTTCTTCAAGTTACACAACTGTCCAAATTCTGTAGGGATTGTTGTAATCAAATTGTCATACAAGTATAATTGCTCCAGTTTAAGCAAATGTCCAAATTCACATGGCAGTGATTCCAAAACATTATCATTCAAATCTAATCTAACCAAATTAGTTAATTTACCCAATTCTGAAGGCATTTTAATTAGTTTATTATTATACAAATAAAGACTTTTTAAATTATATAAATTACCGAATTCTGAAGGGATTTTATTTAATTTATTATCATGTAAATAGAGAGATTCTAAATTATATAATTTTCCCAATTCTGATGGAATTTCTAATAATTCATTAGAATGCAATTCAAGTTTTTTTAAATTATACAATTCCCCTAATTCTGATGGAACTGTTACTAATTTATTAGAATACAATCCAAGATATTTTAAGTTATACAATCGTCCTAATTCTGATGGTATATATTTCAATTTATTACAATTTAAATATAAACCTCGTAAATTATATAATTGCCCTAATTCACTTGGTATCATTTTTAATTTATTACGATTTAACATAAGCAATTCTAAATTATATAATTTACAAATTACAATCGGCATCGTTTCCAATCTACTATCAATTATTGAAAATCTTTCTGAATCGTATACCCCATTTTCATCGCAACAATATATATATTTTTTTATTTTGGTCAAACCATAATATAACTTATAAGTTTCATAATGATTATCTTTTGTATATTTTACATCTTTGTAATAATAATTTAAAATGTTTTTCCATATTATTACTGCATGAGAAATATTATGAAAAGTACTATTTACCATTGAACATGATATAACGTCCTTAACATGTAAAAATGTAAAGGTATGACATAATATGTCTTCCATATATTGAATAATTGTATAGAGGAATAAATAACGAATATATTTCAAATATCAATTTTATTATTAATAAATAGAACTTTCATATATAGCCTTTAATTTTTTCAACTCGACTGGTATCTCCTCTAATTTATTGTCATCAAGAGTTATATTATGTAAGTTTATCAATTTACCTAATTCTGATGGAACTGTTAAAAGTAAATTCTTATGTAGATATAACTTCTCTATGCTAATTAAATTTCCAAATTCTGTAGGTACATTTTTTAGAATGTTATTATCTAAATCTAATCTCGTCAATTTAGATAATTGTCCTAATTCTGAAGGTATTTCTGTCAATTTATTATAATGTAATAACAATTTTTCTAAATTACGCAAGTTACCTAATTCTGATGGAATATTTAACAAATTATTGTAAGACAGATTAAGGATTTTTAAATTGTTCAATTGACTAAACTCAGATGGAATACCTTTTAACTGATTATAATCTAAACAAAGTTCTTGTAAATTATACAATTTATAAATTTCTACCGGTACCACTTCTAACTTACATTTAAATATTTGAAGTGTTTTTAAATTATGCAATTGTCCTAATTCTGATGGAATATAAAATTCGTGCCTCGTCAATTGTAATGCTCTCCAGTTATATATATCTGCTTCACTTGTATCACGATTAATATATTTTTTTATTTTGGTTAATCCATAACAAAACTTGTATGTATGATTATAATTATCTTTAAAATAATTAACGTCTTTATAATTATACTTTGTTAATTCACCCCATATTATATCAGAAAGGGATGCTTTATAGAAAAGTCTATTTACTGTCGAACATGATATGACATCCTTAACTAGTAAAAATGTAAAGGTATGACTCAATATGTCCTCCATATGTTGGTTATAAATAAATAATTATGTATTATTATGATTTAATATCAATTTTTTCGAAATAAAATTATAAGGTGATGTTATAATATATGATCTTCACTACTAAATCGATATATGCATTAAAACAAAACTATAAAACATTATGCGATACATATCCAAATTGTTCAATTGTTATCCTTGCTTCTGGATATGTCGGTCCGTTAAATCCTAAATCAATAGATTCTAAATACAAAAATCAATATTTTTTAAATATAAATACTTCGATGTTATACAAGTTAATCGATTCCACCTGGAAACATATAAATATTTATGGAGCTTATTATTTTTTGGGCACTAATGGTAAAGTTTGGAAAGTCAATTCATCAAAAGATTACGCAAAAGAGATAAATAACACAGAGGGTATGATAATTATGGCAGATACGAATACGATCTATGAATTTCGTAATTCTAAATGGATATATAAAAAAAATAACCAATACTGTGGAGATAATGTTTCTTCAGAATCTTTATCACAATGTGAAGATTATGATTGTTCCAGTTCTGATGTATGTATCGGACCAACAGGTCCTACTGGGCCACGAGGACATAAAGGGAAAAGAGGTCATACTGGATATACTGGAGCGGTTGGTCCTACCGGGCCATCTTCTGGTGGTGGCTTTGGAACTGAAGGCCCAACCGGAGAAACAGGGGCTACTGGTTCAGCTGGAATACAAGGTTCAACTGGAACACAAGGTTCTACTGGGGCAACTGGAACACAAGGTTCAACAGGGGCAACTGGAACACAAGGTTCAACAGGAGCAACTGGAACGCAAGGTTTTACTGGAGCAACCGGAACACAAGGTTCAACAGGAGCAACTGGAACACAAGGTTCAACAGGAGCAACTGGAACACAAGGTTCAACAGGAGCAACTGGAACGCAAGGTTCTACTGGAGCAACTGGAACACAAGGTTCAACAGGAGCAACTGGAACGCAAGGTTCTACTGGAGCAACTGGAACACAAGGTTCAACAGGAGCAACTGGAACACAAGGTTCAACAGGAGCAACTGGAACGCAAGGTTTTACTGGAGCAACTGGAACACAAGGTTCAACAGGAGCAACCGGAACACAAGGTTCTACTGGAGCAACTGGACAAACAGGTTTTACTGGTGTAACCGGTCAAACAGGGTCTACTGGTATACAAGGTTCAACAGGAGCAACTGGAACGCAAGGTTTTACTGGAGCAACTGGACAAACTGGAGTTACTGGCCAAACTGGTTCTACAGGTTTTACTGGCCAAACAGGAACTACTGGTCAAACTGGTGCAACTGGCCAAACAGGTCCTACAGGATCAACAGGAATACAAGGTTCTACAGGTGCAACAGGCCAAACAGGTCCTACAGGATCAACAGGAATACAAGGTTCTACAGGTGCAACTGGCCAAACAGGTTTTACAGGAGCAACAGGTGTTACTGGTCAAACAGGTTCTACTGGTGCTACTGGTTTTACTGGTCAAACTGGGGCTACTGGAATACAAGGTTCGACTGGAGTTACTGGTCAGTCAGGTCCTACTGGTGCTACTGGTCAAACAGGTTATACTGGAGCAACTGGTCAAACAGGCTTTACTGGAACAACTGGTAGAACAGGAGCTACTGGAGCGACTGGTCAAATAGGTGCTACTGGTCTACCTGGATCTTTAAATGCATGGGCACTTTTGGGAAATACGGGTACTACATCAGGGATTAACTATTTAGGAACACGTGATGCACAACCTTTGTTGATAGCTACAAATGGTAATACCGGAGCAGGTACAAGATTTACATTAAAAGGCCAAATTGAAACATTAGCAACAGGTCAAAGTGTTTTCCTTGGTGAAGGAGCAGGACAAGGAGCTACTGGCTTGTCTGGAAATAATACATATGTAGGATACCATGCTGGATTTATAGGTTCAACTGGTACAAGTAACGTAGCAATTGGTTATCAATCATTGAATTTAAATACAGTTGGAAGTTTTAATACTGGGGTTGGTTCAAATTCATTAGCAACAAATACTACAGGGACACAAAATACTGCAGTTGGTTATAATGCTTTGAATGCAAGTGTTACTGCGACCGATTGTTGTGCTGTTGGATTTAATGCATTAGCGTTGAATACCAATATTGCAAATACTGCTTGTGGTTCATCAGCACTTGCGGGCAATACAGCAGGAACTTCAAACACTGCAATTGGTTACCTTGCATTGACTACAAATACAACTGGTGCATATAATACTGCAGTTGGTAGCGGGTGTTTGTCGACCACGAATGGTAATTATAATGCTGGTGTCGGTCAAGCCGCTGGTTATTCTTTAACAACTGGTACAAGTAATGCAATATTAGGATTTCAAGCTATGTATGCTTCTACAACAGCATCTAATTGTACATCTATAGGAACTCAATCATTATATAACAATACGGCGAATAATAATACAGCAGTTGGTTCACAAGCGATGCAATTAAATACAACCGGAACACAAAATGTGGCTATTGGTACTACTTCATTATATAGTAATACAACTTCTTCAAATAATACTGCCGTTGGATATAATACTTTAGCCACAAATACAGGCCACAGTAATACTGCAATTGGATCCACAGCGCTAGGTTCAAATACAACTGGAACTCAAAATACTGCTATAGGTACAACTGCTGCTACAAGTGGAACAACCGGAAGTAATGTAACTGCAATTGGATATAACGCATTGGCAAATAATAATTCGGACACAAATACGGCAGTCGGATCTGGTGCATTAACTGCAAATACAACTGGAACAAGTGTCACTGCAATGGGATATTTAGCTCTTAATGCAAATACTACGGGACCTAACAACACCGCATTTGGATACAATGCATTAGCATCAACTACCACCGGAAATAATAATTCGGCATTTGGATATAATACATTAGCTTTGTTAACGAGTGGTAATAATAATACTGCTATAGGTGTTAATACTATGTCAAGTATGACTGGAGGATTTTCCAATTGTTCTGTTGGTGGTATGATTGGTGCTGCTGGAGGTAATGCTAATACTGCAATAGGTAACCAATCGCTTAATAGTAATTCTGGTAGTGCTAATGTAGCAGTAGGATATCAAGCACTATTAGGTAATACAACCGGTAGTAATAACGTGGTCCTAGGATTCCAAGCTAATTTTGCAAATACAACTGGTTCAAATAATGTTATAATAGGTGTTAACACATTAAACAATTATAATAACGCAACTAATGTGGTGGCGATCGGAACAAATGCAATGAATGCATGTAGTGGCGCTAATACAGTTGCAGTAGGTTATGACGCCGTAAAAAGTTCAGGTGCAACTGGAACAGTTGGTATTGGTTATCAAGCATTAACTACATCCTCGTCTGGAGCACAAAACACAGCTGTTGGGTTCAGTGCACTTAAATCTATATCTACAAATGGTTCATCTACCGCAGTGGGATATAATGCATTAACATTGGCAACTGGGGCAAGTAATACAGCATTCGGTGATTCAGCGGGATCATCAATTACAAGCGGATCAAGTAATATTACTATAGGGGCTTCTGCCGGGTCAGGTCTTACTACTGGATCAAGCAATATTTATATAGGGTTATCTGCAGCATCATCTAGTGAAACCGGACAATGTAAAATTGCTAATATTCGTGGTACCACAACAGTTAATGCAAATGCTATTGGAGTTGTGATAGATTCAGCAGGGCAATTAGGAACAGTTTCATCATCGAGGGTATTAAAACAAAATATACAAGTTATGGAAGATGTTACCGATATTGTTAAACAATTAAAACCATCAAGATTTAGTTTTAAAAGTGACAATACTAATACATTAACATATGGTTTAATTGCGGATGAAGTGAAAGAAGTTATTCCAGATATTGTTGTGAATTTAACACATGAAGATAATGCATTAGAAACAATACAATATCACCATATCCCAATGTTTAATTTAAGAGTTATACAATCATTAATAAATCGGATAGAAGAATTGGAAAATAGATTAAATGCGATGGCTTAAATTATGATAAATAAATAACAATAAATGTATTTTCTAATAATAATACTATTTTTGTGCGAATTCATATGGTATTTCTGTCAATATGTCATCTGTATAAGTTTATAAATAAGTATATACATATCATAACACATATAGTACAAAATATTGCAACATAATTAATTTCCCATGTATCATCAACTCCAGCCAATTTATTATTTTGCAATATTACGTATATACATACCATAACACATATAATACAAAATATTACTACATAATGAATTTTCCATGTATTATTCAAATTAATTGTAACTTTGCCTTCTTCATACATTTTTTTAACTTCATATGGTATTACATCTATAGGATTGTTATCTAAACATATATGTTTTATTTTATCCAATTTTCCTAATTCAGACGGTATACTTGTAATTTTATTACCATCTAAATTAATACAAAATATATTTTCCAATTGTCCAAGTTCTGTCGGTATTATTTTAATATTATTATTATTTAGCATAAGATTAAATAATTTATGTAGTTGTCCAAATTCTGTTGGTATTTTGGTAATTTTATTATGATATATATATAAACTTTCTAAATTATTTAATTGTCCAATTTCTGTTGGTATTATTTTTAGTGTGTTATACTCGCCATGAATATACGTTAATTTTTGCAATTGGCCTATTTCCGATGGCAACGCTCTTATATAATTTTCACTAAAAAGCAATCCTCGTAAATTATGCAGTTGTCCTATTTCTGTTGGTAATGTTCTAAACGAATTGCTCGTTACATTTAGACATTTTAAATTATACAATTGCCCTATTTCTGTTGGTAATATTGTTATTCTATTACGCTCTATATTGAGAGTTTTTAAATTATACAATTGTCCTATTTCAGTTGGTAATATCATTATTTTATTTTTTTGTATATCTAACAATTTTAAATTATGTAATAGTCCAATTTCAGTTGGTAATATTTTAAAACTATTATGTGCGAATTCTAATATTTTTAAATTATATAATATTCCAATTTCGGTTGGTATTTTTCCTAAAAAATTGGTAGAAAGATATAATTCTTGTAAATTATATAATTCGTCCATTTTTGGTTGGGTCAATTCGAGACATTCAAATGGTATTTTGTCTTGATATTCATCATTATTAAATGTATCAATAAGATGCACCATTTTTAAACATCCATAATAATATTTATATGTCTCATAATAATCACGACCTAAGTTATCCATATATTTGTAATCGTAGGTTTTTAAATTTAGCCATATTGATTGTGAAGTGCATATTTTATGGTAAGTTTTATTTACAGTAGAACATATAATGATACTATCTATTGATAGAAACGTAAAGACATGTTGTAATATATCTTCCATATGGTAGATTAGTATAAAATAATGTATACAGTTGTAAAATAATATTCAAATTTCAATTTTTTATAAATTATAATTTCATTAATGCAGTTTCATAATCGGTTCTCATCGCATCATTTTTAATGTTGATGTTATGTTTAGTACATAATTTTTTCAATTCATCAACTCCATACTTTTTCAGTTCTTCCAATGTATATATTTGTAGTTTGTTAATTTGTGTATCTTCTTCTGAACTATCAGTAAAAATTGAACTGTCTGTAGAGTCATTATAAAATGTTCTCTGGTAATTCATCACAAAATATTAATAATTAATAGTATTAACAGAATATGGTAATGTCTATATTCTGTTTATAATTCATTTTTTTCCATTATTAATAAAAATTGAAATTACAAACTTATATTGACTAGTAATACACCAATATAATTATATTTATAATGAATACATTATTACACTTACCTTATGAAATTGTACAATATATTTTAATATTTGTTGAAAATAAAATTTATATCAGTATGACATGTAAAGCTGTAAGAGAAATAATACACAACATCTTTAGCTGTAAACAATTAATTAATTACAATGATCCATATTACGTGTCAAAATATTATAATGCAGATAATATATTGACACTTAAAACTCATATCCATAAAATAACAAACCACAAAATTTTGAACTATATATGTGAATGTTTAAAGGGTTCTACAATACATTGTGAAGAACACCAATCTTGTAGTATTGAATTATTACAACACTATAATAGAACTAATAATAATTTAAATCCCGAGAATGTATACGCATTAATTTCATATACATCTTCCTTTACCCATGAAAAATTATATTTTGTGAAGACAATTTTTAACCATGCAATAAAGATCAAATCTTATAATTTTGCATTATTATTATTATTGTATAATGGCAACATGATTTCATTGTATTTAAATTTTATATACAATAACCAAAATAATGATGAATACATTGATGGTATATTGGAATCAATCGATTTTTTTGCTTCTAAATACATTATATCGTTTTTGGAAGTATATAGAAATGCCATACCATGTACATCTGTTAATTATACTTCTAAAGTAATTGAATATTTAAAAACAAAAATAGATCCATATATTATGGGAAGAATACAATTGTTTTAATACTAAAATTTATTTATAAAAAATTGATAAAATAAGATCATAATAACTGAAATATACTAAATTACTATACATTACTATGGTAATCATAACATTATTACCTAATGAAATGCTCACACATATTATATCATTTATACCTGATAAAATGAATATAAGTATTGTAAATAAACTATTTGAAGAAGTATTACAACAAATGTTTGACAGTGGACAATTAACAGACCATTATGAACCATACTATTTAAAAAAAAATAGACATAAACTTACTATTGATGAAATTAATAATGACATATTACCATATGTAAATAACTATAATTGCCTTAATTTTATATTTACTGTATTATTTACACAGGGAGAATGTGACGAGGGGGTTTATTTCACAAAGGCTTTACACTCATTTAATTATAATGATGGAATTGAACAAAATATAATATATCTGTTATTAAAAAGAAATTGTGTTATGAATAATATTTCGCGACCAAAATATATTAGAATGTTGATGGAGAATTTAAATAAAATTTATACTGGACATATATCAAATATATTATATACTGCTATCACAAATAAAAGTTACGATATATTGATTATATTATTGTCAACGCCTATAATGAAAGATTGGTTAATGCGGTCTATCATCGGGAAATCTGATGATAATAATATCAATGAAATAATTGAATTACTTGTATTATTAAGAGATAGACATGTAGTATCATTTATTGATATATATTCAGAAATGTATTACCATCAAGGGACCCAATGGGAATCAAAAATAGGTGTTGAAATTATAGCGTATTTGGAAACAGTTATAGATAAAAATATTGTGGCATCAATGTATATTTGATTTATTTATAAAAAATTGATATGTGGAGTTATTGGATAATTATTATATATTATTAATATATTCAAATAATGACAAATATATTCTCATTACCATTAGAACTATTACAGTATATTTTTCAGTATGTTCCAGACAGAATTAACATAAGTAGGACTTGTAATTTATGGTCCACATCTTTACAAAAAATGTTTGAAATAGAAAAATTTACTGATTATAATGACCCATATTATTTGATGAAATATTATGACGAACATGATTTTGAATGTTATTATGATAAGTTATCTAATGTAACCAACCATAACAGTTTAAATTATATATTCATTATTTCACAAAAATGTGCGAACAGAAAACCATGGTGGTTGTTACGGAGAAATTGTGTCGTTAATAATATATCCAAACCAATGAATATCCAAATATTATGTGGCCAAGTTGCAAATTATAACACTTACGATGTATTGCTAATATTAGATGTACTATTTGAAAATAAATTTTATGATATGCTAATAATAGTATTTAAAAATAAAGTATTATTGGATTTATGGTTTAATAGTTTCCTTAGGAGACGTTATCACAATGATGATATCATTGACATAATTCCAGAAATTGATTTTATGATAAAGAAAAATATAATGACACCTAAAAAAATTTATTATTTAATATCTGATGTCAGTTCTTCAAAATTAACAACTAAATATTCTTTACTATTGTATATTTCAAAAAACTATAATATGGAAAAATTTATTTGTGGAAAAAATTGATATATAAATCTATTGGTCAGTATAATATTTGAAACATATTAAATTGCATAAATAATGCATTGCATATACAACTTACCAGCAGAAATGATACAAAACATTTTTCGGTTCATACCTGATAAAATAAATGCAAATAGAGTATGTAAGTGGTGGTCTTCAAATTTGCAACATATGTTTGACACAAAACAACTATCATGTAATAATGATACTTACTATTTGGTGAACCTTTATAATGAAGATAATTTTGAACACGTCTATGATGATATCCAAAATATTACTAACCACAACAGTTTGAATTTTTTAAACTTTGCTTGCCTTAAAATGAATCTACAAATTGATAAATTAAAAATAATACGTAAAAATTGTGAAGTAAATAATACATCAAAGCCATATTATATTCATATGTTAACAAAAGAATTAAAATGGTATTATGCGCCTGATCTTATTGACATATTAAATATGTTATTTACGAATGAAATGTATGATATGTTATCAATATTATTTAATACAAAAGTTTTTTTGGACGTATGGTTTACCAAATTTATTTGTAAATATATGCATACTTCAAATTTTGATAATGCAAGCAAAGAAATAGATTTAATAATTTGTAAAAAAATTATGACACCTGAAAATGTATATAAATTAATAATACCATCTCATCATGAAATATTTTTAATTAAAAATTCACTACTGACACATATTAAGTATACTTACAAAATTAAAAATATTTATTTATAAAAAATTGATATATTAATAATATATTACAATTATACAATATATTAGTAATATATTCAAATTATGACAGACATACTATTAGATCATTGGTCCAATGGATTGCCATTGGAAATACTACAAAGTATTTTTCATTTGATATCTAACAAGGTTATTTTAAGTAGAACATGTAAAAATTGGTCCACATGTTTACAAAAAATGTTTGACACAAAACAATTGTCAGACATTAATGATCCATACTTTTTGATGAAATATTATAATACAAACAATTTAAAACAAATTTGTGAACATATACATAAGATCACAAATCATAACTGTTTAAATTTTATAGCATACACTTGGCAAAAACCAATGGTTATTCTTTTTAATCCAATGAAATTATTGAAGCAAAATTGTATTGTGAATAATGTTTCCAGACCAAGATATATTTGTGCATTGGTTGAACAACTTAACAATTATAACCAATGGCCTCATCTAGATATATTAAATGAATTATTCAATAATAAATATTATAATATGATAAAAATATTATTAGGGAATGATGCATTTTACAGTATATGGATCACCAGTTTTTTTGTCAGATATAGTGACGAAAAATTTGATGATGCAATCAAAGAATTAAATTTTATAATAACTTCTAAGTCAGTGTATCCTTTATCAGTACGTAATTTGATATCTAATTTTCGCATTGAGACTTGCTTACGAAAAACAGAATTAGTAAATCATATTGATAGTACTTACATTAATAACGACAGCATTTATTTATAAAAAATTGATATGTAAAACTATTACATATGCATTAATAGAAATAATATATTCAATATTATGACAAATATATCTTCATTACCATATGAACTCTTACCAAATATTTTCCAATATATACGTGACAAGATGCATATAAGTAGAACATGCAAATACTGGTCCATATGTTTACAAAACATGTATAATGAAAAACAATTGTCCGACTTCAATGATCCATACTATTTGACGAAATATTATGATGCAAAAAATGTAATTACTATTTATTGTAATATTGATAATATTACTAACCATAACTGTTTAAATTATTTGTCGTACAAATACAAAACGACCGGAATAGGTGGAACATTATCTATTTTACAACAAAATTGTATAACTAATAATACATCCAGACCAGATTACATACGTATGTTAACTAAAGTTGGTGAAAGTTATGATAGTTATTATAGGTTGGATATCATAAGTGCACTATTTAACAATAAATATTATGACATGTTAACAATAATATTGGAAAATACATATTACTTATGTTTATGGGGACAAAGTTTTTTTGATAGATATTTCGATAAAGCTGATATTTCTAATGCTACAAAAGAAATAGATTTTATAATTAATAATAATATTATGGACGCTCAAAGAGTGTATTCATACATACATAATAATTCTTATGGACATTTTAAAATGAAGTATTTACTATTACAACATTTGTCAGAGATTTAACTATTTATAAAAAAAATGAAACGTAAAATATTTATAACTAGTATATTATTAATAACATCATAAACATGTACACTTATGACAAAGACCAAATTGCCACTGTATTTTTCCAAGGTAATATGTCCTCACGAAGTCAGGCAGCAAATTACGCTGGTGAGGTGGGTCTTGATGTAAAAATATCTGATGATAACATTGAACGTGTTTACAGGCCAGATGCACCACTAATACTACATAACATTTTTCCATCAAAAGATTTAAATGATGTTGGGTATGGTTTTTCAATAAACCCTTTGCATATGTTATTACAATGTAAATCATTAATTGTTAATACATATTGTAATATTAAAGGATCCAGTATTTCATATAGTTATGTTATGGAGAATAATGTTGGGGGCAAGGAAGATGTTGAACAGAATATTAGGGCAATTGAGGAATGTATTGAGGCGAATCCAAATAAGAAGATCGTTTTGTTTGGTTGTAGTAGAGGAGCGGCAACTATGGTTGTAACATTAGCTAATTTAAAAGATGAATTGTTACAACATATTAAGTTGGTAATTGTTGAAGCACCATTTGACAGTGTTGAAAATGTTGTGAATTCTAGTTCGTATTTCCCTAAACTTATAATGAATTATTTGGAAACATGTACAAAATATGACAGAATGCAACAATCACCATTAGAAGCTGTTAATTCTGATTCATTTCCTTTAGAAATTCCAATTGCATTTATTACGACAAAGGTTGATGATCGGGTTCCAGTTGAAAATACCATGAGATTGATTTATGCATTAAAAAAGAAAGGTCATAGTGATTTACATCATTTAATGTTGGATAATAGTCATCATGCTTTAATGCATTCACATAATGAAGAGGATGTTAAAAAATATGTTGATTTCGTCAATGATTTGTATGAAAGATATATTAAGTAATTTTATTTATAATAAAAATTGAATTTTGAATCTTATATTTGTTATAATAATATGTTAAAGTTATTTAATATTATATGGTATTATTTACATATTTAGCTGATGAACTTGTTGCAAAGATTATGACATATGAACCAAATAAAATTAAAATAAGTATGGTATGTAAATTATGGCATCAAATTCTTGTAAAAAATATTAATTCATTATGTTATCTACAAGAACATTATAATTGTGATAATATATCACAATTAAGTTCACATATTAAATTTATTGTTAATCATAATTGTTTAAATTTTATATTTGAAAAAATATCTAATATTAATCCAACAGTTATTAGTTGGAATATAATAAATAAGAAAACCTTGTATAAATTGTTAGAACAATATTGTGTAACGAATAATATATCAAATCCAAAATATTTATGTACTTTATTAAAATATGTAAAAAATGATTTTGGAAGAACAGGATTAGTTCTATTATTTGGCAAATACAATAAAGGAATGTTGGACATATTACATTTAACTAGGGTTAATAAATCTTATGATATTTTAGCATTCTTATTATTAGATAGTAATATCAAGGATGAATATTGTTCTACTTTACTTGATGATGTATATTTTGACAGTTTAATTCCCGAAATTGATTTTTTAGTTGGTAAACAGATATATCCTTTAACAGATGCATATATAAATATTCATAAAAAAATAAAGAAAGATAATGAATTTGATAAAATGTGTAAATTATATGGAGGGATTACGTTACAAAATACAATCGATGAAAATAAAGGATATACATTCTTAAAATTATTGGAAAAATATATGGACAAAAATATGATAGAATATATCAATACTGTATTTACATAATGAAGAATATTAAAAATATGTTAAGTAATTTTATTTATATTTCTGTTATATTTTACATTTAATATTTGTCACGGGTAGAAAAGGCGGTGTACATCCCTATGGACATATTGTGATGGTATATATTGTGTAGTGATAGTAGGGATGTAACTCGCCTTGGTCCTTATCTTACGTAAAAAGCAGAAAATTATAAAATATAAATAAACAAATCTTAAAACGTTCACATATCATCGCATTTAATTATAGTTTCATCAAAATTGATATCTTCCATGATATTATCGGTAAAGTTGATATCTTTAATAATACTATCTTTAAAAGTTGCACCAGTTAAATCATTCTCGATGAATTTCACATTTTTAATGATGCTACCTTTAAAAGTTGCTCCACTCAAATTGTTTTCTTTAAAAATAACATTTGTAAGAATACTATTTTTAAAGTTAGCATTTGTAAGGTTATTTTTTGTAAATTTTTTATTATTGAGGTATTGTCCTTCAAAAGTAGAATGCTTTTTGGTCCCTGATGGACCATTCTTTTTTTTTCGATTTTTTGATGGTTGTTGTTCAAAAATAGATGGTAAAGTATTATTTTTAGTATAATGTTGTCCAAATCCAAAGTCATTTGTGTTATCTGTATTTAGAACATCCGCAAAAATAGGGATTGATGGTGATGAATAGGTTGGACCGAATTTAAATATTTCCGGTTGCCAATCTGAATGCTGTTTTGGTTTATCTACATTTGCAACATTATTTTTCAATGAATAGGGACCAAATACTGGTGAGGGTGGTGGCTTGTTCCCCGAAAATTGTATAGGTATAAATGCAGATTTGTTTAGAGTAAATGGAAATACATCTTGTGTAGTATTATCACTTCCATTGGTTTTAACCTCAATAAATTTCACTTCTTTTTTTTCCACATTGTCAACTGAATCTTTAGTAGTATCATTGATAATTGCATCTAATTCATTTTTTGTTGATGTGTCATTATCCTGATCTTTTGACAAAGTGGTAGTAGTAAAAGTAGGCATTGGTGTGGATTTCATATGATATGGTATGTATCAAACAATAATTTGGTAATATATTGGTGGTTTAAATAATATGTTTGCATTTCATTTTTTTTATTAATTTTGGTAACAGATAGCAAGTGGCGAGACTGGATTTACAATATGATCGTCTTTGTAATAGTTTTGATGCTATCAGGTATAGACACTAATGGATTACAACTTAAGTCTACATATTTCAACATAACCAAATTTTCTATTTCCATAGGGAATTCTTTCAATAAGTTATTATTCAAATGTAATGACATCAAATTATAAATCTTCCCTAATTCAGTTGGTATTCGATTTAATTCATTAAAAGATAACCCTAAGTGTGTTAAATTATGTAATTGTCCTATTTCTGTTGGAAGTATTCGTAGTTTATTACTCCCCAAAAAAAGTTTACGTAGATTGGTTAATTGTCCTATTTCTGTAGGTATTTGTGTAAGTTCGTTGTATGACATGTTTAAAGTATACATATTTTTAAATTTACACAAAACTTTTGGCAGTCTTGTCATGTTGTTATGTTCCAATTCAACATACATCGCATTCGTGTTCATTTTATATCCTACAATTTTCTGGATATTTCTTAATTCATAATGATGTATGTAACCTGGATAACAACTTACTGTCAGATGTTCACTATGTACATCTTTATAGTCACGTTTCATCAAATATTTCCACAATGATGGCAATAAATATACTTTACGAAAAAGTTTATTTATCCTAGAACATGACATGATAGTATCTATCGGGAGAAATTCTAAAATATTTGGTAATATGTCTTCCATTAAGGTATATAAATTAAAATGTATTCATATAAATGTATAATGATTAGATATCAATTTTTATTGTAATTTATTTTTTTATAAATTATAAAAATATTGCAGTTCTGTTGATAGCACATTTTTCATTTGTTCTTCGGAAAAATAAATCATCAAAGTTTCAGACGTTAATTGTATCAATGGATTAAATGACAAATCAAGTGATGACAACAATGGGCATAATTTTAATTTTGGTGGTATTGTTAATTGATTATTAGATAAGTTTAGTGATTTTAGTAAATGACATGATGTTAATTTTGGTGCAAATATCAATGGATTATTGGCCATATTTAATTTTTCTAATTTACACCCTAATCTTGGTAATTCATTTATGCTATTATTACACAAATTAACCTCTTTTAAATGAATCAATTGTTTTAATTCAGATACATATATTAAATGGTTTTTCTCCAAATTAAGTATTTCCAAATTAACCAATTGTCTGAATTTCCATGGAAGTTTTGTAAGATTACATCCTGCCAAATTGAGGGTTTTCAAATCAGTTAAATTACATAACACATCTGGTATTTGGAAAAATGGCATCCATGACAAATTTAAACTTTGTAATTTTTTTAAATTATCAAGAAGTTTTAATTTTTTTATAATTTTTGGACAACCATGCAAATCGAGTTGAGTTAAATTATATAATGTTGTCAATTTCAGTTTATTAATTAATAAATTTTTTGGATATGCATTATATCGAATGAATTTATCAAAATGATTCGTCATTTCAAACATCATCATTGATGGATAAAAGGTTGTACATACATTCATCCATTTTAAATCATATGATTTACATATATCAGTAGAATTCGATAAAAACTTCGCCAATTCAGGTAATTCATAACACAGTTTATATGATTCATAAAAACTATTGGAAAGTTTTTCTACATCTTTATAATCTTGTATCATCAAATTTTTCCATATTATTTCTTCGGAATGGATTTTAAAGAAGAATTTGTCTACAGTAGATAATAACATAATTGTTTTAATATCACATTGTAGTAATATTAAATGCGTTATTTCAGTTGGTATTTGAGAAAATACATTTATTGGAACTTTCGAAAAAGTATACCCCATTATCAATTGATAAGTATGTGCAATTTTAATTAACACAAGGGCAACAATGGTTGTATATTTCAATTTTTTAATGATGTTATTTACATAATGTATATATCGTTTTTAAAAATACATCTAAGTACTTTTATTAATTCTATGTTGTCATAAAGGGATACGGTTCTTAATTGTTGTAAATTACCCAATTCTGTAGGCAATTTTTCTAATTTGTTCCTTGATAAAAACAATCTGGTTAAATTACATAATTGTCCTAATTCAGATGGAATTTGTGTTAATAGATTTCCGCCTAAAAGAAGATCTTGTAATTTAGTTAAATCGCCAAATTTTTCTGGTATTTTTGTCAGTTGATTTTCTGCCAAATCTAATTCTTCCAATTTACATAAATTTCCTAGTTCTGATGGTAATTGTGTTAATTTATTGGCATTCAAATTAAGACTTTTTAAATTATATAAATTTCCTAGTTCTGATGGTAATTGTATTAATTCATTATCATTCAAATTAAGACTTTTTAAATTATACAAATTCCCTAATTCTGACGGTAGCTGTGTTAATTTATTATCCATCAAATACAGATTTTCCAAGTTGGTTAAATTACCTAATTCTGTAGATATTGTTATCAATCTAATGTTACGTAAAGTAAGAGTTTTCAAGTTGTGTAATAATCCTATTTCATGTGGTGTTTTGGCAATTTCTTTATAAAAACAACTTAATACTTCTGAATTGTATAATGATTCCTCATTACATTCATATCCAAAAATATTAATCATTTTTGACAAACTATAATATAACTTATAAGTGTCATGGTAACTATCCTTTAATTTTATATAATTTTTGTACTTGTATAATAATAAATTTTTCCATAATGATGGTGATAGATATACTTTATGAAAGAGTCTATTGATTATAGAACATTTTATGACTGTTTCTATATGGAAGAATGCAAATATGTTATATAATATGTCTTCCATTAAGGTATATAAATTAAAATGTATTCATATGGATGTATGATGTTTAGATATCAATTTTTATAGATCATCGTGTATAGAATATTGTTGTAATTTTGGTAATTCATCCAACTCGGGAGGTAACTGTGTCAGTTCATTATATTGTAAATATAATAATTCTAATTTTTTTAATTCACCAAGTTCAGATGGTATTTGTTTAAGAAGATTACAATTTAAATATAATTTCCTTAAACTATATAATTTGCCTAATTCAGATGGTATTTGTGTTAGATAATTTTTAGTTAAAGTCAACAATCTTAAATTTTGCAATAGTCCTAATTCAGAAGGTATTGCTGTTAATTTATTATCGGTTAATTCGAGTATCAATAATTCATGCAATTGTCCCAATTCTGAAGGTATTTTTGTCAGAAGATTGTTGGATAACCATAAGAATTTTAAACTTTGTAATTGTTCTAATTCGATAGGAATTATTGTTAGTTTATTATCGGAAAGGTCAAGTCCTTCTAAATACTTGAATTTATCAAATATTTTTGGAACTTTTATTAAACTACAATTAACAAAATTTAATGATTGCGAATACTCTTGCACACTTTCCCTATGTCTAGCATGCATTACTTTTTTGATAATTGCATATTTGTGTATATATTTATAAGTATCATATGGAGTATTTTTATGATATATGTTATCTCTGTAATCACGTTTTAAAAGTTTTTGCCATAGTGTATGTGATGTGTATACTTTATGGAATAGTTTGTTTATTGTGGAACATGATATGATATCTTTTGTCTTTAGGTATTTGAAGATATTATAAAGTATGTCTTCCATATATAAATAAAGTGTATTGATATATGATGTATAATATTTGGATATCAATTTTTATTTATTAATAAAAAATTGAAATTTACAACCATTAATAGACCTATTATGAAAATTATATTATCGTTTCAACAATGAATCATCACTTTACCCATAACTGTCAAATTTGTGTTAGAACTACTATGTGCACCGGATCGCGATTTATGGCTGGTGCATTGTGTAATACATGTGGATTAAAAAGAAAAGTTAAAATTTCAGTGACTGGCAATGGACAATTTTGTATTGAATGTAGGACAAAAAATCACTTTAGGAATAGATGGAATAATTCGAGCAATTTACAATATGAAACAAGTCGTGCTCATTATGTTGCTGATCAATTAAAAAAGACTCCAGAAGATAGAAAACGTCATGAGGATATGGTGAAGAGAATAAAAAATCAGGCTCATTTAGAATGGAAACAATATGAAATGCAAAAGGCGGGGACTTTATAATAAGGTGATTTTTTATTGTAAATATTATAAGTGCGATTAAATCTAATAAAATATTTTATCTATGATGTATATATGGATTCAAACATTAAAATAAACCAAAATATTCCACATACTTATCCTGTTACACGTAATATGATTTTTACATCACAACCACCACAATTTAGGTCCATGACAAAGGAAGTTTTATGTGGTGGATCTGATCGAAAAGATGACAAATGTGTATTGACTGCAGGTGGAACATGAGTTGTATGCAGATAAAAATTCATTTTTTATATAAATATTATTAATATAAAAAAAGATACTACATAATAATTTTTAATTCTTTCAACTCATATATTTTTTCTGGAATTATTGCTATTTCATTATACGATACATTCAAAGTTAATAAATTATTCAAATTACCAATTTCTTTTGGAATTGTTGTAAGCCTATTATAAGACACATCAATGATTTTTAGTTTGGATAATTTACCTATTTCTGGTGGTATGTATTCCAACTCATTTCCAGATAAATCGAACTTTTCTAAATTTATAAGTTGCACAATCTCAATAGGTAAATATTTAATTTTATTATTACGCAGACTAATTTCTTTTAATTTTTCTAATGCAAATAACCACCGCGGGATACTTTTGAATTTTATACAAAAGTCTGGCATAAATGAATAATTAATGTATCTTAAATTCATACGATGCAAATTAAATATCTGTAATAATTCTGGAGTGATTAATATTGTATTGCCTTCACAAAATCCTACATCCATACCCAAATCGGCCCAACATAATGAATCGCGAAAAATTTCACAATGTGATAGAGTACTAATTAATGTTGGTAATATGTAACATAATTTATATGTTTTTTTGAAACTTTTTGTGATATTCTCAATGTTCGGATAATCACGATTTAGTAAATTTTTCCAGACAGTTTCTGAAGAGATTATTATGAAGAATGATTTATTTATGGTGCAGATTGTGATTGTGGTAAGGTAATGAACATATTGATTATTGAAGATGGAATTTCCATTATGGTAAAAAGCACTGTTATTGTTATAATAATGTTTAGTAATGGTTGTAAATATCAATTTTTTATTAATAGTGTATATATAAAAAAATCTTAATAAAGGGAAAGTTTTAGATGGTCCATCTCAAAAATTTCATCTGGTATATGCCAAAATGGGTTCCCTGACAAATTGAGGACCCTTAATTTGGACAAATTAATAATTTCTTTTGGAAGTGTCACAAGGTAATTATCTGACAAATCAAGATTTTCTAGTTTGGATAAATTCCCGATTTCTTCTGAGATTTGTCTTATTTTATTCTTATCCAAATATAAACTTACCAAATTTATTAATTGTCCAAACTCTTTAGGAATTTTCTCAATATTATTATTAGACATGTTAATTTCTGTTAATTTATCTAACATACATAATGCTCGTGGAAAAGTTTTTATTTCATGCCAATAACTTGTATAAGGCAACTCGGGCTTTTTAAAACTCAAATCAAGTTTTTCCATATTAAATACTTCTAATAATTTTGGAGTAATTTTTGCTGGTCTTACTTTATCACATGGTGTGTGAATCAAACTATGTGAAGCAGCTAATTCTTTAGAAAATGACAGTGTGGTTGCTATGTGTGATAACATATGATAGAATTTATATGTTTCTTGAAAATTATTCTTGATATTATCCGAGTTGGGGTAATCATGTTCTAATAACCTTCGCCAGTGAGTTTGTGAAGAGAGTGTTACGAGGAAGGATTTATTTGTGGTAGACATTGTTATGAAGTTTTGCAAATTGATCCGTATAAGTATTAGATTTAGTACATCTTCCGGAATTTGGTTAATCATATTTAGGTTTTGGTAAGATTTCTATTAGTATGTTATATAGATAGCCTGAGACACTATATTTTTATAATATAAGGACTAATAATGAATTCAAATTTCAATTTTTTATTAATAGCGTATAAATAAAAAAACTTAATGGAAGGAAAGTTCTGATCCTCTCATTTCGTAAAAATCACAAAATTCATCTGTTAAAATCACATCTGGATTCCCTTCTAACAAATTGAGAACTCTTAATTTGGTTAAATTTACAATTTCTTTTGGAAATGCCACCAGTCTATTATCTGAGAGATCAAGAATCTCTAATTTGGACAAATTACCAATTTCTTTCGGAATTTTTCTTATTTGATTCTTATTCAAATATAAACTTATCAAATTTATCAATTGTCCAAACTCTTTAGGAATTTCCTCAATGTCATTATTGGCTAGATTAATTTCCGTTAATTTATCCAACATACATAATGCTCGTGGAATGGTTTTTATTTCATGCCAATAACTTGTATAAGGAAACTCTGGCTTTTTAAAACTCAAATCAAGTTTTTCCATATTAAATATTTCTAATAATTTTGGAGTAATTTTAACTGGTTTCGCTCTCTCACATGGGCGATGAATCAAACTATATGAATCAGCTAATTCTTTAGAATATGACAATGTGTGTGCTATTTCTGATAACATATGATAGAATTTATATGTTTCTTGGAAATCCTCATTGATAACGTCCGAGTTGGGGTAATCACGCTCTAATAACCTTTGCCAGTGAGTTCGTGAAGAAAGTGTTTCGAGGAAGAATTTATCTGTGACAGATATTGACACAAAGTTTCGCAATTTAAATTGTGTAATTATTAAATTTAGTGTTTTTTCTGGAATTTGACTAAACATATTTAGGTTTTGTGAGATTTTCATCGGGATGATATATCGCTCGATCCAAAATGTTAATAGCTTGCGCTCACTATATTTATTTAATAGTGAGGGGTTAATAATGATTTTAAATTTCAATTTTTTTATACATAATTAAAAATTGAAATGGTAATAATATGATACTTACTTAGTGTAACCAATATATTCAAATGATGACAAACTGTTCCAGTGATTCCAAAAGGACCGATATATCAGGATTACCATCAGAAGTTATATCATATATTCTACAATATGTTCCTGATAAAATGGGATGTTATTTTACATGCAAATGGTGGGGTGTATGTTTAGAACAAATGTTTAAACAAGGACATTTGTCAGATATTAATGATTCTTATTATTTGATGAAACGATTTGAAAAAAAGATTAATATAACTATATCCGAAATATACACTATTTATAACCATAACAGTTTAAACTTTTTATTTTTTCAGAGAAAAGAGATGTTCCCTTATCCATTAACTTTATTGCGCCAAAACTACGTGACAAACAATATATCAAGACCAAATTACCTTTTAAGATTATTTGATATGGTTAAAATAAAATGTCCATCTGAAATAACAATTTTGTTAAACATACTATTTGAGAAAAAGTTTTATGTTATGGTTAAACTATTTTCTAAGTATGAACCTATTGCGAATAGTTGGATTTCCAGCTTTGTTAGTAGAAATATGAATTGTGATATTAATGATGATATAAAAGATGAAATAACTACATTGATTCATATGGGTATTATAACTCCTGAAGTTGCAAAAAGAACGACGCAAGTTCTACGCCTTAGTTTGAATTTAAAACAACAATTGTTATTATTTATAAAAGATACTTATAATATTTAATTAAAAATTGAAATTGTAATGATATAATGTTTATTTATTTATAATTTAACATAATCAAATAATGACCAACTATTCCAATGAACATAAAAGGACTGACATATCAGGTTTACCATCAGAAGTCATATCATATATTCTACAATATGTTCCTGATAAAATGGGGTGTTATTTGACATGCAAAATGTGGGGTGTATGTTTAGAACAAATGTTTAAACAGGGACATTTGTCTGATGTTAATGATTCTTATTACTTGATGAAACAATCTCAAAATAATAAGTATGCATCTGCTGGTTATATATTCAGTATATATAACCATAACAGCCTAAATTTCTTAATTTCAGATAAACTAGTTATGTCTGTATTTCCATTATTTGTATTACAACAACATTGTAGAACAAACAATATATCCAGACCTATACATCTTTATAATTTATTTGAAAGAATCGAAAATTCTTATCCATATAAAATATCAGAGGTATTAAACATACTATTTGATAAAAAATTTTATGATATGATAAAAATATTTTCCAAACATGAACTTTTTTTGGAACATTGGATTGCAGATTTTATTAGGAGGAATAAAGCTTGGGATAACATTAACGATGATATAAAACAAGAAATAATTGTATTGATCGATATGAATATTGCAACTCCTGAAGAGATATATAAAATAGTAAAACGCACTTTATATGTCGGATTGAGAAGTAGACTGGAAATATTATCATTTATAAAAGATACTTATGATATTTCGTTATAAAATTGAAATTTTAATGATATAATGTTTATTTATTTATAACTAATATATAAATCATGGACAACTGTTCCAATGGACCCAAAAGGACCGGTATGTCAGTGTTACCACCAGAACTCATATCATATGTCCTACAATATGTTCCTGACAAAATGGGGTGTTATATGACTTGTAAAATGTGGGGTGTATGTTTAGAACAAATGTTTAAACATGGACATTCACCAGATGTTAATGATTCTTATTATTTGATGAAGAATTTTGAAAATTTCGAATATTATAGGTATATACATACTATATACAACCATAACAGTTTGAACTTCTTATCTTCGAATGAACAAGTTATTACTGAATTTCCATTAACAACATTAATTCAAAACTTCACAACAAATAATATATCAAGACCACGTTATATTTATAAATTATTGGAGATGGTTGGAAGAAGATATCCAGAGGAAATATCAAACTTATTTGACATAGTATTTAATAATAAATTTTATGACATGATAAAAATATTGTCTACATATGGAGACTTTTTAAATTATTGGATTGATAGTTTTGTTAATAGAAATAAAACTTGTGATGGTATTAATGATGAGGCAAAACAAGAAATAATTGCATTAATTAACATGAATATTGTGACTCCTGTAAAGATACGTAAATTGCTGAAAAATATATCATACAGTGATTTGTTGATTAGACATGAAGTGTTATTATTTCTAAAAAATACATATGATGTTTAATTGTATATTTATGCCAGGGTGATGTTATTTTATAATGATGACAAAAATAAAATTGAAATTTTCAATGTTACAATATCTCTAAAATACACTTCAAAAATATCCATAATGAATTCATTATTATTACTTCCTTATGACATGCAATCTTATATTGTAACATTTATAGAAAATAAAATTCATTTGAGTATGATATGTAAACAATTTCTAGAATTATTACAAAAAATGTTTGATAATAAACAATTGATAAATTACAATGATCCATACTATGTGAGAAAATACTATAGTAGTTATAACATTTTGGAAATTACACCACATGTTCCATATGTAAAGGACTATAAAATTTTGAATTATGTATATAAATTGTCTACTAACAGTTCACTTGGTCAATTGATCCAAATAGATAATATGGACATGTTTGAACGTGACAAATTGTCTACAGCATTATTACACCAAAATTGTATTGTTGATAATACAGACATGTTATATGAACTGCTACAAAGAACCAGTTGCAACATGTGGAAGACATATTTTAACTTTGATAATAAATACTATAATAATCAAATTAGTACACATTATCGTTATTCGCAGTTCATACAATCAAGTCTTTTACCAAAATTTGTGTTATTATTTGCCCTTAACCATAAATCATATAAAATTGTGTTGTTGTTAATTTCGTTGGATAACGGTTATTCTACATTTTATGTATGGGCTGATTATGTCAGACATCGTTTACGTTATTCTATAATAGATTCAGATATTGATGATGTAATTGCTGAAATAGAATATTTTAAAGACAATATCAGAATTTCTTTACGAGAAATACAACAATATATTTTACAAGGAATTGAAGAAAATAAAAATACACAAAAAGTATCAGATTATTTTAACAAAATAAAATTGATATAATATCAACATAGCTTTTATTTATAATATTATAATTATCAATATGCACTCATTACACGGATTAATACATTTACCTTATGAAATAATATACAACATCTTACTGTACGTACCAGATAAAATGCCTGCTAGTATGACTTGTAAATTATTCAAACGATTACTACCTGAAATATCGAAACATACACTTGACCATAATGACCCATATTATGTAAAAACATTTTATAGTCGTCATATTATTTCAACAATTGAAGGACATATTGGATCAATTACAAATCATAATTGTTTGAACTATATATTTGAATCATTATTTGATAACACGGATGAAGATGATTCTTTTGATTTGGGTATTAAATGCAAGGCCGATTTAATAAAATCCAATATTACGACACGATTTACAGATATGTTATTGATACAAAATTGTGAAGTTAATAATGTCTCAAAACCACAAAATATATATACATTGATAGACAGATTTTTTACTTTAATTAATATATATCCAAATATAACTGTTAAACATATATTGAATATTGCTTTTAATAATGATTCATTTGATGTTATTATGATATTGCTTACACACGAAAAAATGAAAAAGAATTGGAAACATTCAGCATATTCAAGATATCAGAAAGAAACAAATATTGATAAATGGATAAATGAAATTAATTTTCTGGTAAATAATCACATTATAGCTTTGTCAGATATTTACTCTGATATATACAATTACCAGTATTTTCCTGTTAAGAACGATATTATAGCTCACTTGGCAAAATCGTTGAATAAAAATATAGTTACTGCTATTACAAAATCATAAAAAATTGATATGTTAATGTCATGTGTTGTTTATATTATATATTTATAATTATTCAAAATGTTACAATTACCTTATGAAATACTACAACAAATCATAATTGGTATTCCTGATAAAATGAACATAAGTATGACCAACAAAAATTTTGACAAACTATTGACCCAAATGTATAATGATGGCAAATTAACATATCGCGATGACCCATACTTTTTAAAAAGGTGTTATAAGAAGGATGACATACTTTATGGTGACAAAAATATATCTGAAATTATGTCTGAAATTAAAGATCTTATACCACATTTGCATAATCATAATAGTTTAAATTATATTTTTACAATATTTTTTGTAGAACATAAATTTGGCAACAAAAGATCACATTTTGACCAAGAATTACAAGAAACATACTATAATGGTGTATATAATTATATTTTATACAAGCTTTTGTTACAAAATTGCATGATGAATAATGTTTCAAAACCAAAATATATTAAATTATTATCCTCATATATAACTGAAACCCGAGAATATAGTGAATTGATCAGTTCAGCTTTCTTAAACAAATCTCATGGTATTCTTATGATATTATTTTCTGACATTATAGCACGGGAATCTTTTATAAGATCTATTGTATCACGGTATAAGTATGAAACAAATATCGAAGTAATAACTAAAGAAATCGAATTTTTAGATAATAATTATCTTATATCATTGGTTGATGTATATGCAAAAATATATGATATTGCTAGTCATGATTTGTTACTTAAAGATAAAGTTCTACTTTATTTGGAACATTTTGTAAATAAGGTTGTTGTTGATTCTATGATAGGTTGGTTATAATATTTTAATTTTTAGTTCATTTAGTTATAAAAAAATAATTATAAATATACCCGGATTATATAATATACTATTAAAATTAAGACAAATACAAAATTGAATATTATGTAATCATATTTATGTTCAATCTCATTAGATGTTACAGCATCACTATAATCTTTTGTAAAATTATCATACTCTTCATCTAAATTATCTTTATCTGTTTTGTCAATTACAATTTTATAATATTTTATTGCTTTCCTATAATCTTTAATAACATAATGATAATGTAAAGCTAAAGTATATGTTGCGTAAATGTCTCCATTTTTGCTGGACATCTTATAATATATACTCGCATTATAAGGATCTCCCACTACTTTATCATAAATATGACCCAATCTGAACATCGCCTCAGTATTTGGTTGTCTAATTGTTATTCCATATTCTTTTATTGTATTGGTATTTTTTTGTTCAATAGTCATTTTATAATACTTTATTGCTTCATCATAATTTTCTATTTCATGGTAATATGTAGCCAAAAAATATATTGCTTTATTTGTTCCTCTTGCAATGAATATTTTATAAAATTTTAATGCATCAATGGTATCTTCTTTAGTTTTACAATCTTGAGCAAGGCCCAAATAATAATTCGCATCTGTTTTGTATTCTTCAATATTGTCATCTTCTTTTTCTAATACCATCGTATAGTATTTTATTGCATTATCAAAATCACCAATAGCCATATAACATGAACCTAAAAGTATTGAACAACATGATTTTAACATAACTGTTCTGTCATCATTGTCTTTTTCAATAGCCTTTTTGTAATAATTTATGGCCCCTTTATAATCAAGGTATTTAAAACAATAATGACCTGAATCATATAGATCTAGAACATTCATCTCATTTAATGTTTTGGATGTCATTAAATTAGAGTAAATCCCTAATAATTATGGGTATTATGTTATATTCATTTAAGGTATTAGGATATCAATTTTTTATCAAGTATACACAATATACAACAATAATTTCTTGATTTTTTAATAAACAAAAACTTACAAATCATAGAACTTTTGTATTGGATGTGACAATACCTTTCTACCTTGGTCATCAGAAAAATACATTTGTCTTATTTCAGGATTTAATTTTATTAATGGATTGTATACCAAATTTAATGATTGTAAAAATGAACAATGTTTTACTTTTGGTGGCACAGTTAACTTGTTACTAATCAAATTAATTATTTCTAATTTTGAACATAATTCTGGTAATTCTGTTAGTTTATTATACATTAAATCAAGCACCCTTAAATTTGTTAATTGTTTGAAACTTTCAGGTATATGAACCAATTTGTTTTGATCTAACTTCAATATTTGTAAGTTATTTAGATTGCCGAAGCATTCTGGAATATTTGACAAGGTATTACGTCCCAAATCGAGACTATATAAATTTGTTAATTCAAATATTTTCTCTGATATTTTTGACAAATCATTGTTTCTCAAATTGAGTAATGACAACTTGGTTAATGTCCATATTTCTTCTGGTATATATTCCAAATAATTATTATTTAAATATAATACTTCCAATTTTTCCAATGTACTTATTTCTTTCGGAATTTTTTTTAATAGTTTATTACCCAGAGTAAGACGATCTGTATCAAGTAAATGAGTCAATGTAGGTTTATATGATAATAACTCTTTTGAATTTCTCCCAACAAGATAATTATAATCTAAATTATGCAATTCACGTATATCATTCGCACAGTAAAATATTTTTATCAATTTTGGCAATACATAACAAAATTTGTATGTTTTGAAGTAGGTAGCAGGAATGTATTTTACCTGTTGATAATCATTTGTCATCAAATTATTCCATATGAATTCCGACAAATATATATTGAAAAAGAATTTGTTCACGGTGGATAATGTTATGACAGTTTTTGTGTTTAAAAACATACATATCTCATTGACCATTTCTATTGGTAATTTAGTAATTATATTAGGTTTCATCTTTTGAAATATGTCTTGGTAATAAATAATAATTTGAGGATTTGTAATAGTTGTATATATCAATTTTTTTGTCAAGTATGTGTAATACCATTATAAAATTGAAATCGTAATAGTATGGTATTTGTCTATTTATTTATAAATTAATTCAAATTATGACCAACTATTCCAGTGAATCCATGAGAATCAATATATCGATACTTCCACCGGAACTCATACCACATATCCTACAATATGTACCTGATAAAATGGGGTGCTATATGACGTGCAAACGATTCGGTGTGTATTTAGAACAAATGTTTAAAGGGAAACAATTGTCAGATCTTAATGATCCTTATTATTTAATGAAGCATTTTGAAAATAATGAGTATGTATGTATGAACCAATTAGATAGTATATATAATCATAACAGTTTGAACTTTTTATCTTACAATAGAAAAGTTATATATGAATGTCCATTATCTGCATTGCGACAAAATTGTATAGTGAATAATATATCAAGGCCAAGTTATCTTTATAAATTATTTGAAATAGTTATGCAAAGGTTTCCACATGAAATGTCATATATATTAGACATACTATTTGATAATAAATTTTATGACATAATAAAGATATTGTCTAATCATGAACATTTTTTACATTATTGGATTGTAAGTTTTATTTACAAAAATAAAACTTTTGACGAAATAAAAAGAGAAATAATTATATTGATTGACCTGGATATTGCGACTCCCGAAAAGATATATGAACTGATTAATCAAACTTTATATCCTCATTTGGAAATTAAACGGCAAATACTATTAATTATTAAAAATACTTATAATGTTTAATTATAAAATTGAAATCGTAATGATATGGTATTTGTTTATTATTCATAACTAATTCAAATTATGACTAACATATCGATACTTCCACCGGAACTCATCATATATATCCTACAATATGTACCTGATAAAATGGGGTGCTATTTGACATGGAAACGGTTCGGTGTATGCTTGGAACAAATGTTTAAAGGAGGACAATTATCAGATATTAATGATTCTTATTATTTGATGAAGCACTTTGGAAATAATGGGTATACATGTATGGGGAAAATAGTCAATATATATAACCATAACAGTTTGAACTTTTTATCTTCCAATAGAAAAGTTATATATAATTACCCATTATCTGCATTACGACAAAATTGTATAATAAATAATATATCAAGACCAAGTTATCTTTATAAATTATTTGAAATAATTATGCGAAGTGATCCATCTGAAATGTCAAATATATTAAACATACTATTTGATAATAAATTTTATGACATAATAAAAATATTGTCTAAATATGAACATTTTTTACATTATTGGGTTGTAAGTTTTATTTACGAAAATAAAATTTATGATGATGAAATAAAAAAGGAAATAATTATATTGGTTGACCTGGATATTGTGACTCCAGAACAGATATGTGAACTGATTAATCAAACTTTATATCCTAATTTGAAAATTAAACAGCAAGTACTATTAATTATTAAAAATACTTATAATGTTTAATATAAAATTGAAATAGTAATAATATGATATTTGTTTATTATTCATAACTAATTCAAATTATGATAACCTTATCGATGCTACCACCAGAACTCATATCACATATCCTACAATATGTCCCTGATAAAATGGGGTGCTATCTGGCATGGAAACGATTTGGTGTATGTTTGGAACAAATGTTTGAGCATGGACAATTGATCGATTTGAATGATTCTTATTATTTGGCAAAAGCTTATAAAGAAAAAATTTCTCTATCAATTGAGCAAATATACAGAATATATAACCATAATTGCTTGAACTTTTTAATTTCACATAAACGGATTATATCTTCGTTGCCATTAACTATATTACGTCAAAATTGTAGACTAAATAATATATCCAGACCGAATCATCTTTATAAATTATTTGAAAGGGTTGAGGAGTTTTATCCAAGTCAAATAATAGATATATTTAATATATTGTTTGGTAAAAAGTTTTATGATATGATAAAAATCTTATCTAAACACAAATATTTTTTAATTTTTTGGATTGTAAATTTTATTAAAAGACATAATATTATTACTAGTATTAGTGATGATGCAAAACAGGAAATAATTACATTGAGTAATATGGATATCGTAACTCCGGAAAAGGTATATGGAATGATGGAAACAATTATATTGATTAACATGAATATTTCTAATACTGAAAAGCAATATGGAACGATGGAAAAATGTTTCTATTATAATTTGAAAATAGAACCGAAATTGTTACCATTTATAAAACATACTTTTAATATTTAATTATAAAATTGAAATCGTAACGATATGATATTTGTTTATTATTCATAATTAAATTCAAATTATGACAACCTTATTGGTATTACCACCAGAACTCATATCATATATCCTACAATATATCCCTGATAAAATGGGATGTTATATGACATGCAAACGATTTGGTGTATGTTTGAAACAAATGTTTAAGGAAGGACAGTTATCAGATTTTAATGATTCTTATTATTTGATGAAGTTTTCCAAAAATAATTTTATACATGTGAGACATGTATATAATATATATAATCATAATTGTTTAAATTTTCTATCATCACATAAAAAAACTATATCCCGTTTACCATCAACATTATTACGCCAAATGTGTATAACTAATAATATATCCAGGCCAAATTATATTTATAATTTATTTGAAATGGCTAGACAAACATTTTCCACTGCAATATCAATTATACTAGACATACTATTTGATAAAAAATTTTATGATATGATAAAAATAATATCTAAACATGAATCTTTTTTAAATTATTGGTTTGCAAGGTTTATTGACAAATACAGTTTTAGTGATAATTTTGAATATACTGCGAAACTGGAAATAACTAAGTTGATTAACATGAATATTATAACTCCTAAAGAAATGTATAAAACAATGCAATTAAAATTATATTTTGCTTGGCCAATTACACCATACGTGTTATCATTTATAAAAAATACTTATAATGTTTAATTATAAAATTGAAATTGTAATGTTATGTTGTTTATTTATCCATAACTGATATATTCAAATTATGACTAACATATCGATATTTCCACCAGAACTCATATCATATATCCTACAATATGTCCCTGATAAAATGGGATGTTATATGACGTGCAAACGGTTTGGTTTATGTTTGGAACAAATGTTTATGGAAGGGAAGTTATCAGATTTTAATGATTCTTACTATTTGATGAGATATTGTAAAGATGATACGATATATGTAACAAAAATATGTAATATACATAATCATAATTGTTTGAACTTTTTATTGACACACGAAAAAATTTTGTCAAGGTTTCCATTAACTATATTACGACAAAATTGTGTGGCAAATAATATATCAAGACCAGATTATCTTTGTAAATTATTTGAACGAGTTAGACAAACGTTTTCGGGTGAAATAACAGTTATATTAGACATACTATTTGATAACAAATTTTATGATATGTTAAAAATATTGGCTAACAATTATAATATTAATAATAAAGTAAAACAAGAAATAATTACATCGTTTGACATGGATATTATGACTCCTATAATGATATATAGAATGGTAAACTCTTGGAATCATTTATAAAATTGAAATTGTAATGATATAATAGTTATTTATCTATTTATAATTCATTCAAATTATGATCAACTGTTCCAGTGAATCCAAAAGGATTAATATATTGATCCTACCACCAGAACTCATATCATATATACTACAATATGTACCTGATAAAATGGGGTGTTATATGACGTGCAAACTGTGGGGTGTATGTTTGAAACAAATGTTTAAGGATGGGCAGTTATCAGATGTTAATGATCCTTATTACGTGATGAAGTTTTCTAAAAATAATAATATACATATAAAACAAATATATAACATATATAATCATAATTGTTTAAACTTTCTATCATCACATGAAAAAACTGTGGTACGTTTACCATTAACCCTATTACACAAAAATTGTGTAACTAATAATATATCCAGATCAGATTATATTTGTAATTTATTTGAAAAGGTTAGACAAGTGTGTTCAACTGAAATACCAAATATATTAAACATACTATTCGATAAAAAATTTTATGATATGATAAAAATAATATCCAAACATCAATATTTTTTAAGTTTTTGGGCTCGCAGTTTTATACGAAGATACATGTGTCGTTTTAATATTGATGATGAAATAAAACAGGAAATAATTACTTTGATTGACATGGATATTGCAACTCCTGGAAAAATATATGAAATATTAGGCCAAGATTTATATATTGGTGTTAAAATTTGGCAACAAGTGTTATCATTTATAAAAGATACTTATAATGTTTAATTATAAAATTGAAATTGTAATACTATTATATTTATTTGTTTATTCATAACTAATTCAGATTATGACAACTTTATCGGTATTACCACCGGAACTCATATCATGTATCCTACAATATGTACCTGATAAAATGGGGTGTTATATGACATGTAAATCATGGGGTGGATATTTGAAACAAATGTTTAAGGAGGGACAGTTATCAGATGTTAATGATTCTTATTACTTGATGAAGTTTTCTAAAAGTAATATTGTAAGTATAGTAAAAAAAATACCCCAAATACATAATCATAATTGTTTAAACTTTTTATCATCAAAAAACTATGTTGCGTTACATACATCATTAACCTTATTACGTCAAAATTGTGAAACAAATAATATATCCAGACCAAATTATATTTATAATTTATTTGAAAAAGTTAGAAGATCATATCCAAATAACATACCTACTATATTAGATATGCTAATTGATAAAAAATTTTATGATATGATAAAAATAATATCTAAACATCGATATTTTTTGAATTATTGGGCTCGCAGTTTTGTACAAAAAAATTTGAAATATTCTAATATTAATGATGAAGTAAAACAGGAAATAATTACATTGATTGACATGGATATTGCAACTCCTGAACAGATATATGATGTATTAGGCCGACTTTTATTCGTTGATTTTAAAATTTGGCAACAAGTGTTATCATTTATAAAAGATAATTATAAATTTTAATTATAAAAATTGAAATTGTAATAATATGATATTTATTTGTTTATTCATAACTAATTCAAATTATGACAACCTTATCGGTATTACCACCGGAACTCATATCATGTATCCTACAATATGTTCCTGACAAAATGGGGTGTTATATGGCGTGTAAATCATGTGGTGTATGTTTGGAACAAATGTTTAAGGATGGACAGTTGTCAGATATTAATGATTCTTATTATTTGGCCAAGTTTCATAATAATGATACTATATTTAGCGCAGATATACATAATATACATAATCATAACAGTTTAAACTTTTTATCATCACATGAAAAAACTAAATTAAGATTACCAGCAGCACTATTACGTCAAAATTGCGTAATGGATAATATATCAAGACCAAATTATATTTATGATTTATTTGAAAATGTTATACAAAGGTTGTCAACGGAAATACGAATTATATTGGACATACTATTTTATAAAAAGTTTTATGATATGATAAAAATAATATCTAAACATCAACATTTTTTAAATTATTGGGCCGTCAGTTTTGTGTGGAGAAACATGTGTTCTTGTAATATTAATGATGAAATAAAACAGGAAATAATTACAATGGTTAATATGAATATTGCGACTCCTGAAATGATATATGGAATATTAACCAAGAGATTCTTTTTTGATACTCCAATTATACCACATGTGGTATCATTTTTAAAAGATACTTATCCAATTACAACTTGAAATTGCAATAATATGGAATAATTATAAAATGTATCTACTTACGGATACCAGGGCGAATTATTTAAAAAGTGTTACCAGGTATTTACACTAACATGAAAATGGTATATTGTTGTAATGAATACCTGGTGACACTTTTTGTGTACATCGCCCATGCTGTTATTTATTATAAAAATTGAAATTGTAATACTATGACATTTATTATTTATTCATAACTAATTCAAATTATGGTAGCCTTATCGGTACTACCACCGGAACTCATATCATATATCCTACAATATGTCCCTGATAAAATGGGGTGTTATATGACGTGCAAAGCATGGGGGGTATATTTAGGACAAATGTTAAAAGAAGGACAATTATCAGATATTAATGATTCTTATTATTTGGCCAAGTTTCATAATGATATATTTTCTCTAAATATATGCAATATACATAACCATAACAGTTTAAACTTTTTATCATCACATAAAAAGTTTAAATTTAAATTACCAATAACTCTATTACGACAAAATTGTGTAACTAATAATATATCAAGACCAAATTATATTTATGATTTATTTGAATATGTTATGTTGAGGATGCCAATTGAAATACGAGCTATATTAGACATACTATTTGATAAAAAATTTTATAATATGATAAAAATAATATCTAAACATCAATATTTTTTAAATCATTGGGCTGGTAGTTTTGTGTGGAGGACCATGGATTTTTGTAATATTGATGATGAAATAAAACAGGAAATAATTACAATGGTTAATATGAATATTGCGACTCCTGAAATGATATATGAAATATTAACTAAAAGGTTCTTTTTTGGTACTCCAATTGTACCACATGTTGTATCGTTTCTAAAAGATACTTATTCAATTATGTAATAATTATAAAATGTTCCTACTTTAATGGATACCAGGGCGAATTATTTAAAAAGTGTTACCAGGTATTTACACTAACATGAAAATGGTATATTGTTGTAATGAATACCTGCTGACACTTTTTGTGTACATCGCCCATGCTGTTATTTATTATAAAAATTGAAATTGTAATACTATGTCATTTATTATTTATTTATAACTAATTCAAATTATGACAACCTTATCGGTACTACCACCGGAACTCATATCATGTATCCTACAATATGTTCCCGACAAAATGGGGTGTTATATGACATGTAAATCATGGGGTGTATGTTTAGAACAAATGTTAAAAGAAGGACAATTATTAGATATTAATGATTCTTATTATTTGTCCAAGTTTCATAATGATATATTTTCTCTAAATATATGCAATATACATAACCATAACAGTTTAAACTTTTTATCATCACATAAAAAATATAAATTTAAATTACCAATAACCCTATTACGACGAAATTGTGTAACTAATAATATATCAAAGCCAAATCATATTTATGATTTATTTGAATATGTTATGCGGATGAGGCCGATAGAAATACGACCTATATTAGACATACTATTTGATAAAAAATTTTATGATATGATAAAAATAATATCTAAACATCAAGATTTTTTATTTCATTGGGTTGGTAGTTTTGTGTTGATGAACATGAGTTCTTGTAATATTGATGATGAAATAAAACAGGAAATAATTACGGTGGTTAATATGAATATTGCGACTCCTGAAATGATATATGAAATATTAACCAAGAAGTTCTTTTTTGGTACTTCAATTATACCACAGGTGGTATCATTTTTAAAAGATACTTATCAAATTACAACTTGAAATTGTTATAATTATAAAATGTTCCTACTTTAATGGATACCAGGGCGAATTATTTAAAAAGTGTTACCAGGTATTTACACTAACATGAAAATGGTATATTGTTGTAGTGAATACCTGGTTACACTTTTTGTGTACATCGCCCATGCTGTTATTTATTATAAAAATTGAAATTGTAATACTATAACATTTATTATTTATTTATAACTAATTCGAATTATGGTAGCCTTATCGGTATTACCACCGGAAGTTATATCATACATTTTAGAATATGTCCCTGATAAAATTGGGTGCTATATGACATGTAAATCATGGGGTACATATTTAGAACAAATGTTTGAAGATGGAAGATTGTCAGACGTTAATGATTCGTATTATTTAATTAAATACTGTAAGACTATTGACTTCGGACAAATTTCATATGAAAAATGTTGTTGTATTTTGCATAGCATTAACAATTATAATAGTTTAAATTTTATATCTTCAAGGGAATATATAAGTTCACGTTTTGCATATCCAGTGTTAGAGTTAAATTGTTTACATAATAATATATCTAGACCAGATTACATTAGAACATTAGCAATGTTATGTAAAGGTTATCGTACAGAATATATGATAGATATATTGGATTTAAATTTTTATAATGATTATTATGAAATGATAAAACTATTATTTCATAATAAACAATTTTTTAATTTGTGGATTAATAGTTTCGTAAGGAGATGTTACAAACACAAATATACTTTTGACGTTGCAATTCGTGAAATAAATTTGTTGATTGTTCAAGATATTATGACACCTTCACAAATACACAAAATAATAGTGCATGTTCATCCTGAAAATTTAAGGATAAAACAACAGTTATTGTTATACTTAAATGATAATTATTCTGGCATATCATAAAATTGAAATTGTAATAATATGATATTTATTTATTCATTCATAACTAATTCAAATTATGGTGATATATTCCAGTGAACCCAACAGGGTAGATATATCAATGCTACCACCGGAAGTCATATCATATATCCTACAATATGTACCTGATAAGATTGGGTGCTATTTTACATGTAAATTATGGAGTACATGTTTAGAGCAAATGTTTAAAGAGGGACAATTGTCAGATGTTAATGATTCTTATTATTTAAGTAAGCACTGTGAAAACATTGATTTTAGGGAAATTGGATATATAAAAGGTTTTTATTTTTTGAATTCCATTGACAGTTGTAACAGTTTAAATTTTATATCTTCTAAAAAAGATATTATTTCTCGTTATACATATTTAGTATTAAATCGCAATTGTAAAGCTAATAATATATCAAGACCGGATTATATTAATACATTAACTGAGTTATGTGAAAGTTATTGTAGCACATTAAATATTATAGATATGGTGGATAATACCTTTAATAATGATCATTATGATATGGTAAAACTATTATTTAAAAATGAAAAATTTTTGAATTTATGGATAAATAGTTTCGTAAGAAGATATAACATTCGCAAATATAGTATTAGTGTTGCAATTCTTGAAATAAATACCTTGATTGTTAAAAATATTATGACACCCCAACAAATATACAAAATGATAGTATCCATCCGTCGTGAAAATTTAAATATAAAATTGCAACTGATGACATACTTAAATGATAATTTTGACAATGTAGTCATTTGAGTAGTTCTTATGTTTTTTTAATAAATAAAATTGATTTACAAACACATTATTGTAACTATTGCAAGTATACATTAAAATGCCTTACATTAACAACAATGCATTGGATTAAACTCCCGTATGATATTATATCTTACATTTTTATCCTTGTAGAGAACAAAATATGGATTAGTATGGTTTGTAAATCATTTGCTGAATCACTCCAAAAAATGTTTATTGATAAGAAATTGATAAATTACAATGATCCATATTACATAAACAACTGTTACAATCATATAAATATTTTTGATATTACATCATATATTGGATCTGTGACAAATCATAAAATATTGAATCGTATATATGATTTGGTATGTATGTCTAGCCGTGATAAAATACACTTTGAAGAATTATTAGCAGTATTGTTACATCAAAATTGTATGCATAATAATAAACATTATGTGCTTGAAATTATGAAGCATGTACCTTATGATTTATGTAAACAAAAGATTGATTTGGATAATGATGTTTTTAATGATGATTTTTTTAGGAAATATTTTAATTTGAATGGTGGGGCATCATTTAACACAGTTCCAGAGCATGTTTTTAAATTTTCCCTTGTATGTAAATCATATGATGTCGCCTTATCCGTTTACAAAGGTAGAAGGTTTTATGATATTTGGATAACACATATTTGGAGTTGGTGTTATTATGTTGACAGAAATTGTGGGGATTCAGAACGGGATTTTGCTGACATAATTCATGAAATAGAACTTTTTAGGAAAGTAAAACGTTTACGGGCTAGAAAAGTTCGCGATGATATTATGATGATTTCACTTGGACCAGAAAATGAAAAAATGTTGGTTGATTATTTTGAAGGTTCTATTCGGTGAAGCCTTGGTAATTTTTATTTATTTGAAAATAGATAAAATGTAAGCACTGTTATACAAATCAAGGCGATTTATTTAAAAAGTGTTATCAGGTATTTATTATAACAGAAGAAAATGGTATAATGTTATGGTGAATACCTGGTTGCACTTTTTATGTACATCGCCTATGGGTGCCACATTATATGTTTGTGTAAATAAAATTGATTATTATTAGATATGGTAATATACGAATTAAATATACATAAAAATAATCTCACATATTATTATATATGAGTTTACAACCTGATTCATCTGTTAATGTCGAAGTTAAAGATAATACTGTTAAAAAAAGGTCAGGCAGACCTCCAACTAAAAAGAAAGAAGTTAAAATACCTTTAAAAAATGAAGAAGTAGAAGTAGCTACTGAAATAAAACCAGAAGAAGGCGAAGTGCCAGTTGTTAAAAAAACCATTGTAAAAAAAGAAGTTAAAAAGTTAGAAAAAGATCATATCAAGTACGTTGTTTTGTTAAAATTGCTAAATAAGATTTTGGTTAATATTGGGAATACAGAAATTGACGATGTAACATTTTTTGTTAATGTTGATAGAGAGCAAATTATTAAAGCATCAAATATACCTATTTTGAACTCTATGGAAGATGAATTGTTTCCGTTATTTAATAGACGTGATTGTGGTTTTGATCGTGATACACATAATATTGTATTGGTCGTATTGAGAGGTATGATGAAGGAAACTGGTTACAAGTTGAATTATAAAAAGAGAGAAATTAATGAAGAAATTAATGGGAAAAAATATAGAGCAGCGCATACTTTTTATAGTATACAATAATGCACTTTATTTTTATAAAAATCTTCGCTAAAATTTTTTTAATATTTCCTGCTCCTAATTTATATATTAATTTTTCGTGCATATTTTATATATTAATTTTCCGCTCTAAAATTCCATTATTATTTTCCGCCCTAAATTTTGACATATAATTTTAGTGCGAATAAAATACAATTAATATTTTATATATATAGTATATATATGAAATCAAATACAAATACAAATGTTGTGATGACCCGGGGCGCCGACCAAAGTTCCCATGTTCATACTATCAGTAAAGAAAATATTTTTACAAAACAAACACAATTTAAGATGTTTCATAGAGAAGCAGAATGTGTTGAATACATCAAAACACAACAATACTTGCATTTATTCGGCGAAGATACAAATGCAAAGATGAGTAAAAGGTTTTATGCCATAAATTATCATACTATATACTTGTTATCAAAAACCAAAAAATTTCATTTATATGAATATTTTGATCATGGTGAACATATTAAATTGTTTTTGGATATTGACATTAAATCAGAGCATATCCCAGCTACTGCTGACAGAAAAACATTGTTTGATACTATTATTAATAGAAGTATCAAGATGATGGTTGATAAATTAGAAACAGACCATGATATTTCTAACCCCAAAGTTATCATTTTAAAGTCATCAAGTGATATCAAATTATCTGCACATATTATATTTCCTAATATATTTTTTAGAAATGTTAAAGAGATGAAATGTTTTGTTACAGATATTAAATCAGATTTACATGATAAAAAAATTATTGATAAATGTGTTTATAGAAAAGGTGCATTTAGATGTTTATGGAATTCAAAATATGGGGCAAATGTCAATTTAGAATTTTATAAAGGAATCAGATATGAACCAGCAAGTGAAAAGGATTTATTTTATGATTCTTTACTTAAATATAAGTATCAAGAATATTATCTTGTTGAAATTGACATGCCTACTAAGGATAAAATTGATGAACAGGATAAAAGGAAAAATACTAACAAAAAAATTTATGATAAAAATGGTATTAATATTAATAATGATGATAATAAAGTTAAACATCCAATATCATTATTAAAACAATATTTAGATTTGTTAAAAAAGGATAGGGTTGATTCATATAATTCATGGCTAAAAATTGGTATGATATTATATAATTGTAATCCAGATCCTGAATGTTTTGATATGTGGGATGAATGGTCAAAAAGTTCAAATTATATGTCAAGAGGATATAATGTACACAAATGGGATTCATTTAAATTAGATCGGTATTCAATTGGATCTCTTAAATATTATGCAAAAAAAGATAACCCAAATGGATATTCACAAATCGCAAAGAGTATTAATAATATTGAAACCAATATAGATGGTCCAATATTTGAATCACTTGATTTTGAAGCCCCATACTTACTAAGTGAAGAAAAAGAAACAATAAAAGAAAATAAAAGTTTTGTTTCATCACATATTATTGATTGGATGGATAATAATGAAGTAAAGACACTTGCAATAAGATCATGTTATAACTCTGGGAAAACAGATATCATTACCAAAATCATCAAAGAATTTAATCCAAAGAAAGTTTTATTTATTTCATATAGACAAACATTAACACATGAATTTTTTGGTAACTTTAAAAGTTTGGATTTTGAAAGTTACTTTGAAGGTAATTATACTGCAGAAAGATTTATTTGTCAAATTGAAAGTTTATATAAGATAAAACCACATATGACATTTGAAGAGGTGGTACCATTAGAGCATTATGATTTGATTATAATGGATGAAATTGAATCAATATTAAATCATTTTGTATCAAGTACCATTACAAATAAAGTGGAAATATTTACCATAATGAGTTCATTTATCTATAATGCCAAAAAAGTTTTAGCACTTGATGGTGATTTCTTTAACAGATCATACAATTTTTTGGAAACTTTTGGAAAGGTTAAAGTATTAAAAAATACAATTAAGAAAGACAAAAGAAATTACATATTTACAAATAATAGAAGTGATATGGAAAATACTATTGAAAAAGATTTGAAAGAAAACAAGAACTTGGTAGTTGTTAGTATGTCAGCAACAATTGTTACATATTTGTATACTATTTATAAGGATAAATATAAATGCATATTGCATACAAGGCATAGTGATGATAAAGAGAAGAAAAAGTTACAAAATGTTGAGGAATATTGGACACAAGCACAATTAGTTTTGTATAGTCCAAGTGTTGAGGCAGGAGTAAACTTTGATGTTCCACATTTTCACAAAATTTTTATGATATTGTCATCTAAAAGTACAAGTCCTAGAGGATTATTACAAATGGGTAGTAGAGTGAGGAAAATAGAAGATAATAACATTATGGTTTATTTGAACAATTTACCATACAAGGAGAAATGTAATTTTTATTCACATGATGAAATGAAAGCATATGTTTTTGAAATTTACAGTAAACTTAGAAATCCTACCATTAAATTGGACCCAGAAACAAATGAAATGGTATGGACTTATGAATTTGATAATTTTACACAATTACTTATTCATAACCAACTTGAGCAATCAAATAAAACTAGTAATTTTTTTGTGGCATATTTAATTCATTTATTAAAAGAAAAAGGACATACATTTGAACATAAACAAATTGGTCATAATGGGCAGAATTTTAAGAAGGATACATTATTAAAGGATGAAGTTTTAAAAAGTCATGATATTGATGATGGGTTGTATAATTTGTTACTTGGAAAAGTATATGAAAATAGGGCAACCAGAGAAGATAAAATTATGATTGAGAAACATAAAATTAAAATAGATTGGAAAATCAAAGATATTACAGACACTTTTTTGGAGAAGTTTTTAGGGAAAACTCATATATTGTTTAATTTGAGGTGGTTATTGAATGAGGAATTGATGAAGGAGTATTTTAAAGAAAATGAGGTTGATAGGGTATTTAAAATGGAACAGATTGAGATGATTAAGGAAGTGATAACTGGGTTGGGGTTTATGTTACCTGCTGACCCTAAAGTATTATTGGACAAAGACACATTTACAAATAATTATAATAATGTGTTAGTAAATTGTAAACTATTTACAGATACTAATAAAAGTCAGCCATTATTTGATTTTGATAAAGTTAAGATTGGGACAGTAAATACATTAAAAGCTTTTATGGGGTTCATTAATAGTATTTTGAAGGATTGGGGGATGATAATTAAAACTAAACGTAAATCAAGTTCAAAAACAGTTACAATCAAAGATAAAAAAACTTCAAAAAATATCAAGAAAAATATTACAACTAATTATTCATTTCTTTATTTAGCATATATTAATAACATTAATATTTACATTTAAATTGTCCAAGTAACATTTTTTACTTTTTGTATGAACTTGTCAAGTTTTTTTAACCTCACAAGTTACCATTTATAAGAACTATGAATTGTAATTGGGGACTTTTGAGGTTTTTTTAACCTCACAAGTTACCATTTATAAGAACTATGAATTGTAATTGGGGACTTTTGAGGTTTTTTTAACCTCACAAGTTACCATTTATAAGAACTATGAATTGTAATTGGGGACTTTTGAGGTTTTTTTAACCTCACAAGTTACCATTTATAAGAACTATGAATTGTAATTGGGGACTTTGGTATCCATAAAAAGTAAATAATAATATTATGGTATATTTTGGGGGTGGATACCAAAGTCCTATTTAAAAATTATTCTTCTTAATATATCGGGAGATTGGTATCCATAAAAGTAAATTATAAAAGAATGTTATTGGGTCGTTTTTAAAAGCAAATATATTTTATAATTACAAAAAAATTGAAATTACAACTACTACTTGTATTAATAGTAGTTATAATACTGCAGACAGTAACCAATCATGGGTAATCATTCTTCATCACAATCAAAAACAACATGGATGAAATTATTTTCACCAACACCAACACCAACTACTACTATGAGTATACAAGGTATAAAAAATGGATATGTAGTATCAACACAGAACAAAGGACAACATTCAAAAAAATATCGTATAATGTATGAAAATATTAAAAAAGTCGTCAAAACTAGGGATATTGGTAGAGGGAAATATGATTTTTTCATAAAATACATGGTGACATATACAGGATTAGATGGTAATGAGGATGTTATTGAATTAATAGTACCATTGGATTATTGTGCTGATAAAGAAGAAAAACAAAAATTTAAGAAAATGTCTGAAATTATAGAAAGCGATTATCAAACGTTTTTAATTAAGAACTTTTTAACTTTAAGTGACTATATTTTTAAACAATGATTTTTTTATGATGATGTATTTTATATGTTACAAAATACAAATTATTCAAAATTAAAGAATGCATACATGTAAGTTTAAAACATTATTATAATTATATTACAAATTTATATAAATAATAATGAATAATATATTTGATTCTAAAAATCCTGACGATAATGGATGGTTTAAATTATTAGATAGCGATTCTTCTAAGAATATGTATATAAGGCCAGCTGAAAATGGCTATCAGATATGTGAATCAATAAATATAATTAACATACCGTACGAAACTATAAAACAGGTCATTTTTACCAAAATCCAAACATATACTAATGGATATTGTGAGAAACATTATTACAAATATTCGATTGATTTTATGAATCATAATAATAATATACAAAATATTGTAATAAAAATACCATATAATATTATTGACATTGAAAATGATAATACAAATATAAATTGTAAAAAAATACATAATATCGTCATTAGTGATTATGAATTATTTTTACTAAAGTCAAAAAAAAATATTAACGATTATATTAAATATCCAAGATAAAAATTGAAATCTCAACCCATTACAAAACACACACTAATAATATCCAATTATCAAAACATGAACCTAATAAAACAACTAACCCCAGAACAAATACAGGCATTAACTCCTGAATGTTTACAATTGTTATGTTCTCAAAATACCAAGTCTGATGACATTGCAAAAATGAAATATTACTTTAAACAATTAAAATATAATAATGGTTATCCACGTTATATTGAAAATGAGGCGGCATCACTCCGTAAATTATTATTAAAATATCCACATGATAATTTTTATATCACTTATGAAGAATCCTTTGATTCATGGAAAAAAATATGTAATTCAAATTATGAACTACATACTGTTGAAGAAATTAAAGAGAAGTTACCAACTGGTGTAGACATCCAGAAGTTATGTTTTTCTGGTGAAGATCATAAAAGGTATCAAAATTCTTGGTTTTGTAAAGATAATTCAACCAAAAAAGAAATAAAATTTATTGAATGTCCACTTGGTTATGATAAAGAAATAAAAGATGGCAAAATCGAGTATATTGCTCAATTGACACATTGCCATAATAACATACATATTGTGCATCCCAAGTTATTGCAGGCGGCAAGATATTTTTATGAGGGTTGATGTGTATTATGATTTGCTTTTTTTATTTTTTAAATACTGATCTAAATTGTCTTTTACATGTTTATTTGTCGATAATTTTTTATATAGTTCATCATCTGTACTATTTATTTTTGCTTTTTGGCGCTTAAACCAATCTCCAATATTTATATCATTAATTATGCTCGTCTTCATCGGAACCCTATTATTATCATCACAATACTGAAATAATAATTTTAATGTTTCATCATAAGATAATTTTATCTTATCTTTATTTTTATCCACATATCTCAAATATTCATCTAAATTATCTTTAACAACTTTATTTGTCGATAATTTTTTATATAATTCATCATCTGTGCTATTTATTTTATCTTTTTGATGTTGTAACCATTTTCCAATATTTATACTATCAATTGTAGTTTTATTTGCTGGAACTTTGTTATTATCATCGCAATACTTAAATAATAATTTACATGATTCATCATATGATAATACAATTTTATCTTTATTTTTAATTTTATCCTTTAAATATTCGTCCAAATTATTTTTTACAATTTTGTTCATTGAAAGTTTTTTATATAATTCATCATCAATACTATTAATTTTGCCTTTTTGATCTTGTAACCACCCTCCAATATTTATATCATCAACCGTTGTTTTTTTTGAGGGTACCTTATTATTATTATTGCAATATTCAAATAATAAATTACATTTTTCATCATGAGATAATATTATTTTATCTTTATTTATTAAATATTCATCTAAATAGTTTTTAACAACGCTATTTATGGATAATTTTATATATAGTTCATCTTGGGAATTATTTATTTTTCTTTTTTGACGTTGTAACCACCCTCCGATATTTATACCATCAACTATAGTTTTTTGTGTTGGAACCTTATCATTATCATTACAGTACTTGAATAATAGATTACAACATTCGTCATGAGATAATACATCTTTATCTTTATTTTCTAAATATTCATCTAAATCAATTTTTACAACTGTGTTTTTTGATAATTTTTTATACAATTCATCTTCCGAACTATTTATTTTTCTTTTTTGGGATCGTAACCAGTCGCCAATATTTATATTATTAAGTTTAGTGTTACTCAGCGGAACTCGATCATTATCATCACAGTACTTAAATAATAAATTACACCATTCGTCATGTGTTAATACCACTTTATCTTTATTTTTCTCAACATTTTCCAAATATTCATCTAAATTATCTTTAACGTACTTGTTAGTTGATAATTTTTTGTATAATTCATCTTCTGAACTATTTATTTTTCTTTTTTGAGTAATATGTAACCATTCTCCAATATTTATATTATTAATTTTAGTTTTACTTGTTGGAACCTTTTTATTATCATCACAATATTGGAATAATAATTTACACCATTCATCATGTGATAATTTTTCTTTATCTTTATTTTTCTCTACATTTTTTAAATATTCATCCAAATTATCTTTTACATGTTTATTACTAGATAATTTTATATATAATTCATCGTCCATGCTATTTATTTTACCCTTTTGTGTCTGTAACCATGAACCGAGATTTATGTTATTAATTTTGTTTTTTTGTGTTGGAACACGGTTATTATCATCACAATATTGAAATAATAATTTGCATAATTCATCATGAGATAATTTTTCTTTATCTTTATTTTTCTCCACATATTTTAAATATTCATCTAAATTATTTTTAACATGTTTGTTGCTTGATAGTTTTATATATAGTTCATCTTCTGAACTATTTATTTTCTGTTTTTGCGTTTCTAACCATCTTCCAATATTTATACCATTAACTATAATTTTTCTCTTTGGGTCACAATCATTGTCATCACAATATTGAAATAATAATTTACATGATTCATCATGAGATAATACAACTTTATCTTTATTTTTTTCTACATTTTTTAAATATTCATCCAAATTTTCCTTTACATATTTGTTTATTGATAATTTATTATATCGATTATCATCTGTGCTATTTATTCTCTTTTTTTGCTCATGTAACCATTGTCCAATTTTTATATTATTAACTACAGTCTTATATGTTGGTGTACATAAGTATTCATCGCAATAGTCAAACAATACCTTACATTTCATTTCCCAAACATCTACAATATTCCAAACTTTACCATCAATCGACTGGATCCAATCATCCACATCAATCTCTTGATTCACCCTCTCAACTCCCATACAATTTTCATGCACAATCAACTTACATCTATCACTCCCCGCAACATTTCCTTCACACCTAAAATAGTCAATGATATGTTCATCAGTGCTACTCAAACTCTTCAATATCCTCACGATATTCCAAAACACTTTACCTTCATCGATATCATCAAGATCTTCTACCATAATTGGCACAAACACCTTCGCAATACTCTTTAATTTGTGCAACCTCAACCCTCTTCCAATACACTGTATTATATCCACAGTAGAAGACCTATTATCAACAAAACATACAGAGTCAATAATCGGTATATTAACACCTTCATTCAATACCCGCGCACTTACAATAATAGCTTTCTCACTATTAACAAATGACTCGATAATATGTTTTTTCTTTTTCATTGAACTTGTCCCATCAATTTGCAAAATACTTATATCAAGTTTATAAATATCCAACAAACTGTCCAATACATCCCTAAATAATACAGTATTAGCAATACTATTATGATATGTTACCAAATGGTGACATTTACCATCCCTAAATGCATTCAATAACATAATAGCATTTGCCAAATACAAACTACTATTTTCACTATTTTCAAATTTGACATACTTGTTATCCTTAATAAATTTTTCCACATAACAGTCATTTGTAAGCATTGTAATAATCTGGTAATCACATAATATTCCATCTCTAATAGCATTCCCTGTATTGTAAGTATATATTCTTTTACCATACCATTCTTCATCATCCATGCTATATACCTGGTCATTCTTGTCACCACCATACATTTTTGGAGTAGCTGTCATAAATAATCTCTTATTTATCTTCAAATTTTTATCATCCAATAATAAATTGAATTGTTTACCTATTTGACCAACAGTTTTATGTGCTTCATCGAAGATACACAAATCAGGGGTCACCTTAAGTTTATTCAAAGCTTCAATAACTTTATCAGAACTTTGGTAAGTAGTAATAATAACAACATTATTCTTATAAAATGCAATTTTATCAATTAGTTCTGTAACATCAGTAGTAATAATCAACCCATTATTGTATTCATCATCATCCATATCACATTCGGAACCAACCAAAATAAAGTTTTTCATATGACCATTGATATTGGACTGTCCAACATAATCCCTATAAATTTGTGACAATAAATATAATGATGGGACAACTATTACACTTGTAATAACATTAAGTATTTCCATTAACCACATCCCAGTCAATGTTTTTCCCGCTGCACAACACATTTCCCAATATCCTCTATCAAAATCATTAAAATATGTCAATGATTGTTCAATCGCATCTTGTTGGTGAATGAATGGTTTCAATGGTACTGGTTTTGCCAATTTGGTCTTTCCTAATAAATTTTTCATTCTATCAAAGACAATATTTGGTATTTCATCAAAAAATGATCCATGTATGCTGATAATTCTATCTGATTTTTTAATATTTTTGGTAATATCCAGAGTGTTTGTAACTAAGAATGCTTTATGAAAACCATTGGCAATACCAAAAGCCATTCCGGTGAAAGTTCCCAGTTGGTCCCATGGTATGATTCCCTCGATATTCCTTCTATATTTGCATTGAACTGCATAATATTTTTTATCTTTGGATTGTAATACTAAATCAATACCTTCATCTTTGGCTGGTAAATTTAGTTTTTCAATAACATTATCTGGAATGTCATTATATAACCAAACATGTTCAAATTCATTTTCATAGAATGGATGTAACAAAAATATATATTTGGTAAATTCTTCAAAAATATCTCCCTTTTGTTTTGTGGTTTTTTGCTGGGAAATCAATTCTATAATATCAGCAAACCCATTAATATTTTTGATGTATTTTTGTAGCATGTAATTATTAGTATGTATTTGTAAAGTGTAATACTGTTTATGTAATTTCAGAATCAATTTTTTATTAGTAGTAGGTGTGTTTACACTCGGTCATATATAATATTTTTCTATATTATATGGCAAAAAGAAATGTTACGGAAGCTACTAAAAAACAAGTTGCGGGTGCCCAGCATTATAAATGTGCAAATAAACCAAAATCAAAATTAAAAGGATTGGGGAATTATAATTGTCCTTTGTGGGAAATTATAGGTGACAATAAAGGATCTTTTGATAATTCTGGTTATGAAATTGATCATATAACAGAACATAGTGTTTCAAGAGATGATGACATCGAAAATTTGCAAGCTCTGTGTAAATTATGTCATTCTGTAAAAACAAAGAGATTTTTAATGGATATTAAAGATAATGAAATACCGCAATTTACATATTCCCAGTTATCACAATTGGCAATGAGATTTTACATTTTCCCATATTCAGATAAAAATTTTTTAATTGGGAAAATTCTAGAAAAAATAACAATAGATGATATTGAATCGCTTGTTGATGAAATAAAGGACAATATGTATTTTGTGAGGTATGAACTGGGATCAGCTTCACAATGTTGTCATCAACTTTGTACAAATAATATTGATGTAAAAATATCACCAGCAATATTAATTGATATCGGTAGCGAATATGAAAATTGTATACAAATGTGTTCGTTGAAATGTCCGGAATGTAATGAACATCGTACTGCTGAAATTTATGTAAATGCATTTTATAATTGTAATACTAATCAACTTTTTGATATTTAAATATTCGTTATATTATCTTTTTATTAAAAAATTGAATTCATAACCAAATACAACATAATACAATATATAATAATAATCCATAGATCAATCCTATATGAAATACTTCAATTATCAAAACCCCTTAAATCAAACTACAACTAACCTTAAAAACTATAATCCTTTTGGATTATCTTTTTCAAAACCAACTAAAATCAATACAGAAAAATACATCTTCCCTGCATTCTCGACATTGAATAATAATAATGACACAAAATATCAACAATCATTATACAACAACATTAATAACACTACAATCGTATTCCAAAATATTTTCCCTAATAAAAGAAAAGCTGATGATGATCTTCAAAATAACCAAACAAAGAAGATTAAAACTAGTGATAAATCCCAACCTAAAATACCTATTGACAAAATTAATAAAATAAACGAAAAAGTTATTATTGTAGATGATGAATTACCGACGTATTCAAAAGAAAAAAGAAAACGACTCGAAATTGACAACGAATTATCGAAACTTACATGTCCCCAGTTAAAACAATTGGCCCAACTTTTAGATATATTACCACATAGAATGAAGGAGAAAGTAAGAAAACAAATTCTAGAAAAAGATACAATTGATAATATTAAAAATATTATAAATAAAGTGTCATCAAAAATCTACTATTTTACATATGGAGATCTCATTTCCAAACCTTGTCATTATGTTTATGTAAATGACCTGATATCACCAGAAAAAATTATAATGGATCAAAGTTTTGAAGAACGTTATACTAATGATTATTATCATAAATGTCCAATTTGTAATAAATCAATACTCGGTTTTCGTAAAAATGAATTTTGTATGTTTACTAATAACATTTAAAAATATAATAAATTTATTTATATTCTTATAAAAAAATCATTTAAAGAATCTCTTAGCGCAATTAAACATAACTGGATGTATGTAAAATATATTATTAAGAAAAATTCCATAATATTCTAATTTTTGAATATGTTCCTTTTCATTTATATTTGTTATAAATGTTATCCTCTTAATAAAATAATATATGTAATTCCTCAACCACGTTTTTCCTTGGTATACATATTCAAATATTTTGTACCTTGTTTATAATCTTTTGCAATATTACAATAATAATAACCCAAATTGAGTAATGCATCAATACTTCCCTTCTCAATTGCGAATTTATAATATTTCTCAGCCTTATCATAATCTTTTACAATATTACAATAATAATAACCCAAATTGTTAATTGCATCTTTATTTCCATAATTTGATGCCATCAAAAAATATTTCAATGCTAATTCATAATCTTGGACAATATTATGATAATATTCCCCCAAATTGTTCATTGCCACATTATTTTCCTCATCAATCGCCATCTTTAAATATTTTACTGCATTATCATAATCTTTTTCTCCAAGATAATACATACCTAATTTGCGCATTGCAATATTATATTTATTGTTAATAGCAATACTAAAATATTTAATTACATCATCATGTTTTTTTAATTTTTGTGCCTCTTCTGCTATTTCCACTAATTTACCATAATATAAATTCAACTCTTTTTTTGTCTTTTTATTTCCATTTCCATTTGTAATAGCCAATTTATAATATTCTATTGCTTTTTCAGGATCATTTTCATCAATTGCAATTTTTGCTAAATTAAGATAAAATGTTTCCAATGCACTTTTTGCACTTTCACTACCATTTTTGGCAGCATTTAAACAATATTCCATTGATAATTCATGTTCTTCTATCTCAAATTTTTTATCTTCTTTTAAATCACAACAATTTATAGTTACTTGACCTCCTTTTAAACACTTATTACATATATTATTTTCGTCATGTAACATTCCTAATACAAAATCCATAGTATCATTATCTAAATCAACATCTGAAATTATTTCACTTCTAACATTATTAATTCCAAATTCCCTCATATATTTTATTGTTACTTCTAATTGATCACAATCCTTAATAGTTTCAACATTTTTAATTTGGCATTGTAACTTTACCCATTCAGATTGATTATTTGTATGTGTGTTAGTATGTGTACAAATATAGCGGGTTCCATTATTAAATTCAATAACGTTTAATGTTTCCATAGTATTAATAGTTATAAGGTATATATCATAATATTCAACATATTAACATTTCAATTTTTTTATAAATAAACGTATGTATTTTCCATAAACTTTCATAATATTCAATATCAGAAACTAATTAATAAATACATACTATCTATATTAGTTGGCATAATAAAATTCCTAAAAAAGTGTTCAATAGTAAAAGGTCTATTTAATTCAGTTTTATCTTCAAAGCTTATCATATTAATAGAAGGATTTATTCTTGTTCTCTCATCTCTTACTGTAACTCGAAAATTTACGCCTCTAGTATTAACACGAATAAATTTGACATTAATTAAAATTGTACCATCATTAAATAATGCTCTTTGTAAATTCACCACATTAAATAACACATGTGAACAATCTGCATCATTTAAATTTACATCAACCAAATTAGTATTGTGAAATCTTGCATGTTGAATATTAGAATTATTCATCATTGCACCATTAAAATATGAATAAAACATGTTGGTTTTTGTTAATATCGCATTTGACATTTTTGCATTAATAAAAGATGACGATTCGATTTTTGCTCTATCAAAATTAGCATTATTTAGGATTGTATTATTAAAATTTACACGATAAATGTATTCATCTTCAAGGCATATCTTAGCTAAATTTAAATTACTTAAATCCAACTGAACAAATTGTATCTTTCTATTAGATCCTAATATCATCAACATCACAATGTATTTTGCAACATCATCACATTTAGTAAATTTGGACAGAGCAATCAAACAAGTAACTGGTGATATTAAACCACAAGGGCTCATTGGACGTCTATCAAGCGAACAGTTACCAAAATCTGTAAAATCTTCAATATTTTGCATTATGTTTAAATATGATGAAGCAATTACAATTGTTTATAATAGCTGAGCAAATATTTAATATTTCAATTTTTTTAATAAAACCCATCATTATAAATTTTTACATATTAATTAAAAAATTGAAATCACCACACATTATTTACATATTATAATTATATACACAATCACACAAAATGGACCGCATGCCAACTGAAATGATCATAAATATTGCAATATTCATACAAAAAATAACTGACATGAGACAATTCGCGAAAACATGTTCAAGGATCAATACAATTGTAAAACCAATGATAGTACATACTAAATTTAACATAAAATATTACCCCAATGAAACTAATGCTCTCATATATGAACAACTTGACCAATTTAACCAGCCAGTTGAAAATTTTATATATCCGTGTGGTTACTGCATGGAAAAATTTACAATGGAATTATGTAACGATGGATATTTTAAATGGTTACCCCTTACATATTTACACCCAAAAAATACTATTATTGTAAAAGCTTTAACTATATATGGCCAACTTGATTTACTAAAGATTGCGATTAATAACGGATGTGAATTATTAAAAGATTTAGAATATGACTATGATAGTTATGACGCTAATGGTCATCTTTTAGAAAATTCATGTCACCATGCGATAATCAGTGGAAATATAAAAGTTCTTGAATTTGTTATATCGCAAGGATGTAAATTTACATATGAAACATTTGATTATGCTGTAGAATGTGAAAATATTGATATGGTAAAATTTTTAAAAGAATCTGGATGTGTAATGATAAAAGATGGATGTGAAGGTGCAGCAGTAAACGGAAATATTGAAATGATGAAATTGTTAATATCATACGGAGATCATATTGATAGTGATACATTCAATACAGCTGCAGAATGTGGCCAGTTAAATACATTGTACTGGCTACAATCGCAAGGATGTATATGGGATGTTGACACATGTAATTGTGTAGCATCTGGAGGACATTTGGAAATATTGATATGGCTTATTGACAGTGGGTGTCCTTTTTCAGCAGAAGGAGTGTATTATTCTGCTGCATTAAGAAATCACGTTCATATTATTGATTGGATGAAAAGTAAAAAATATAAAATGGAAAGTAGTATATTTAAAGCTGCGACATTAGATAGTAATTTGGAACTTTTGAAATCTTTAAGGGGACAATGTGATGGATGGAATACAGAAGAATTATTACAGTATGCGATGCGTTGTGGTAATTGGGCAACTGCGAAATGGTTAAGGGAAGGATGTCCAGAGTAATTTTTTTATAAAAAATTGAAATATATATTCATTATTCATTCCACACATAAAAAAGGTTTATTGCCTCATTTTAACAGTAATGATCACTTTACCACAATCTGAAACTACCGAATCATCATTAGTAAGTATACCAACTGATTTGGCATTATACATTGCTAGTTTTTTAAAAATAACTGACAAAAGACGACTAACAAGAACATGCAGAAGTCTTGATTTTTTAGTAAGGAAACTTATAAAACTTCAAGAGGAAACACTTAAAATAAAGAATTTTATATACTCCCCGGAGTATAAAGTTGAGAAGTTTACCTTAGAATTATGTAATGATGGGTACTTTAGTTCAATTCCGCAATCTTATTTACAACCCACTAATAGTATTATTATCAAAGCGGTAATTATTTACGGACAACTCGACCTGTTGCATATTGCAATAAGTAATGGTTGTGAATTTCAAAAAAATGGACATGATTTTGAAAGAGATAACTGTGGTTCGGAATCAATTAGAAATAATTCATCTCATCATGCAATATTAAGTGGAGATCTTGAAATTCTCAAATTTACCATAAAACAAGGCTGTTTTGTTAATTTTGAAACGTTCAATTTAGCAGTGAAGTACGATAATTTACCTATGTTACAATATTTAATAGATATTGATTGTAATCGGACTAATGGCGCTTGTGAAATAGCAAGTGAATGTGGTAATATACCTCGCATAGAATGGCTATTATCAAATGGTTTTAGTTTAACTGAAAAATCATGTAGAAGTGCTGCATATTTTGGACAATTCGAAACACTAAAATGGTTAAGATCCAAAATGTGTCCGTGGGATGAAAAAACATGTACATATTCAGCAGAAGGTGGAAACGTTGACATCTTAAAATATGCAATTGATAATGGTTGTCCATATTCAGTTAAAAAAATTTATTTCGGCGCTTGCAGGAATAATTACATAAATGTTATTAAATTTATGCAAGATAGAGGATTTCCTTTGAACAAGGAAGCATGTAATGGTGCTGCACAGGGTGGACATGCAGAACTCTTGGAGTATTTGATTGACAATAGTTTTCCATATTCTCTTAAGAATATTTATTATAACGCTTGTAAATATAATCGCATAAATATTGTTAAATGGATGCAAAGTAGAAATTTTCCTTGGCATGAAAAAGCATGTGCTGGTGCAGCAAATGGTAATTTTGGTCTTTTAAAATATTTAAGGGAACAAAATTGTGATTGGGGAACAGGTGTATATTTATCCGCGTTAAGATCACGCAATGTTCATATTGCAGAATGGGCAATTGAAAATGGTTGTTATTTCTCCAAGGCTGAATTATTATCTAAATTACACCCTATATTTGAAACTGATATAATGGAATGGGTAAATAATCATAATTGTGGTTAATATAATTTTTTTATAAATAAACAATTATTAACAATAAATATGACCATATTCGCGAGTCCAATCACTAAAGTTTGTTATGTGGTAATCCTTAAAATTTATACATATTATATTTTTGCATTTGTGTAATTCTGATGGTAGTGTTTTTATATTATTGTTATTTAAATGAAGGTACCTTAAATTACATAAATTTCCAAATTCTGGTGGTATTTCAATCAATCTATTGTGGCCTAAATCTAAAACTCTCAACTTTTGTAATGCTCCTAATTCCGGTGGCACTTTTTCTAGATAGTTATTATCTAAATGCAATTCTTCCAGATTATGTAATAGTCCTAATTCTGATGGTATTTCTATTAGATGATTAAGGTGTATAAAAAGTTTTGATAAATTACATAATTGTCCTATTTCGAAAGGTATTTTTTCTAGCTTATTTTGGGCGAGGTATAATCTTTGCAAATTTTTCAATATGCTTAATTCTGATGGCATACACCTCAAATTTTTGTCACATAAGTCAGCTTCCACTCTTTCATATACAATATCTTCATCTTTATTTTCATAATGGTTAATATTTTTTTTTAATTTTGTTATTTTATGGTAAAATATATAGCTATCATAATAATTCTCTCTGAAATATTTATGATTTTTATATCTGTCAAATAATAAACTTTTCCATACCATTTGTAAAGAACATACCTTATAATAAGTTTTACATACTGTAGAACATTGGAGTATATCTTTAACTTGTAAAAATGTAAAGATATTTGCTAATATGTCCTCCATATATACTTATAATAAACAAATACACCATTATTATCTTCAAATATCAATTTTTATCTCTGAATTTAACAATTGTTTTAATTCTGTCATACTTTGGGCTAATTTATTGCCACCCAAATATATATATTTTAATTCATGCAAATTACATAACTCCAATGGAATTTTTACTAAATTGTTATATTGTAAAGATAATGAATTCAGATTATTTAATTGTCCTAATTCTGATGGTATTTGTGTTAATAAATTATTATCTAAACGCAAGTATTTTAAATTATAGAGTTTTCCTATTTCTGATGGTATTTGTGTTAGTTTATTAAAACTCAAAACTAAAATAATTAAATTCTCTAATAATCCTAATTCATAGGGTATTTCTTTTAAGTTATTCCTATCTAAATATAATCCTTTTAAATTATGTAATCTACCTATTTCTGATGGTATTTTTGTTAAATAATTCTCATTGAAATATAAGCTATCCAAATTATTTAGTTGTCCAAATTCTGTAGGTATTTTTGTAATCTGATTAGAACCCAATGAGCATTCTTTTAAATTATATAATTTTCCTAATTCAGATGGAATTTCTTTTAATGCATTATAACTTATATACAATTCAGATAAATTATACAATTGTCCTAATTCTGATGGTATTTGTACTAAAATATTATGACTCAAATCCAATTCAGTTAAGTTATATAAATGTCCAAATTCTGATGGTATTTGTGGTAAATAATTACTATTTAGACATAAACTTTGTAAATTACTTAATATACCTAACTCTGATGAAACATACATCAAATTGCTATAATGTAAATTCACTCTATCAGCGTTATATAAAGTGTCTTCATCGCAATTTTGGTTAATATATTTTTTTAATTTTGTTAATTTATGGTAAAATTTATAACTTTCATAATAATTCTCCCTAAAATGTTTATAATTTTTATACCTATCCATTAGTAAACTTTTCCATACCACTTGTAAAGAACATACCTTATTGAAAGTTTTATCCACTATAGAACATTGGAGTATATCTTTAACTTGTAAAAATGTAAAGATATTTGCTAATATGTCCTCCATATATATGTTAAACAAAAGCATGTAACTATAAATTATTATAATTCAATATCAATTTTTTTATATATACATATTTATAGTGGATATTTTGATGTTACTATTTCCAAGTGTTGTTTAAGTTTTAATTCTGATGGAATATCTTTTAATTTGTAATTATCATACAGATGTAATGTTCTTAAATTATCCAATTGTCCTAATTCTGATGGTAGTTCTATAAGTTTATTTCTTGATAAGGTAATTATTTTCAACATTGTTAATTGTCCTAATTCCGTTGGTATGGTTACCAATTTGTTATTAGTTAAATATAATTCTTCTAATTTACATAATCCCCCCAATTCACTTGGAATTTTTTTAAGATTATTGTCGTGTAAATACAATTTTTGTAAATTATAAAGTTGGCCTAATTCAGTTGGTATCCCTGCCAAATAATTATGACATAAAAAACATTCCCGTAAATTATATAATTGTCCTAATTCACTTGGAATATGTGTTAAATAATTATTGAACAGATCAATGTGTCTTAAATTATATAGCTGTCCTAATTCTGTTGGGATACTTGTAAGTTTATTAGAGGATATATCGAGACTTTGTAAATTATGTAATAACCCAATTTCAGTTGGAACTTTTGTTATATGATTAAGGGGGATTTTAAGTATTTGAAAATTATATAAACTATCTTCCGGAATTTTATTGTAAGTAATGTTTTTTACTTTAGTTAAACCATAATAAAACTTGTAACTATCATAATAATTATTTTTTGGGTATTTAATATTTTTATATCCATCCAGTAATATATTTTGCCATATTACTTTTAAAGAACATACCTTATTAAAAACGTTATTTACAGTTGAACAACTTATAATATCTCCTACTGGCAAAAATGTGAAAATATTACCTAATACGTCTTCCATATATATTGTTATAAATAAATACTATCATTGTATTATGATTTAATATCAATTTTTTATAATTAATAATCGTTTGTTGAATCTTCATCTATAAAATTTTTTAATCCTTGTGGAATATCTATTAGTGGGTTTTCTTTAAAATTAAATACTGTTAAATTTTGTAATTGTGCTAATTCATTTGGAATGTATTCTAAATTATTTTGATTTAGTCGTAATCCTTCTAAATTATGCAATTGTCCCAACTCCGATGGTATTTCTATAAGTTTATTATTAGTTAAATCTAATATGACCAAATTATGCAACAATCCTAATTCGGATGGGATTATATTTAACTGGTTTCTGTCCAAATGTAACTCGTTTAAATTACACATTTGTCCAAATTCCGATGGTATTTGTGTTAAGGCGTTGTCATGCAAATAAAGGTTTTGTAAATTATGTAATTTACCTAATTCTGATGGTATTTCTACAAGTTTATTAAAGCTCAAATAAAGTGCCGTTAAATTACACAATAAGCCTAATTCGGATGGAACTGTTGTTAATTTATTTCCATCTAAATGTAGTTCTGATAAATTGTGTAATTTGCCTAATTCCGATGGTATTTGTTTTAATTTATTGTTAGATATAAACAGTATATTTAAATTTGTTAATTGTCCTAATTCAGATGGTATGTATTGTATTCTATTATAATTTAGATATAATCGTGACAAATTAAAAAATTTTCCAAATTCAGATGGTATTTGTTTCAAATAATTGGTAGGAATACATAAAGTTTCCAATTTGTCCAATATACATAACCCTAATAAATTTTTTTGGAGCGAAGAATTGAATGATATATTAATTGATAACTCATCATACAGTTCATCAGCATTTTTATCGCGTGTAATATCTTTTGATAATTTTGTTAACTTATAATAAAACTTGTAAGTTTTATAATAATTATCCTTAAAATGTTTAATATTTTTATATTTATTATCCAATAAATTTTTCCATAATATTTGCGAAGAACATATTTTATTAAAGACCTTATTTACTGTTGAATAATTTATTACATCTCCTACTCGTAAAAATGTAAAAATATTACCTAATACGTCCTCCATATATATTGTTATAAATAAACACTATCAATGTATTATGATTTAATATCAATTTTTTATCATTAATAATCTTCATCTGCATTCGCAAAATGTTTTAATTCTCGTGGAATATCTATTAATGGATTTTGTTCAAAATTAAATATTGTAAAATTTTGTAATTGTGCTAATTCTGTTGGGATATATTTTAAATTATTTTGATTTAGTTGTAATTCTTCTAAATTATGCAATTGTCCTAATTCTGATGGTATTTCTATAAGTTTATTAGTAGTTAAATCTAACATGGCCAAATTATGCAACAATCCTAATTCAGATGGGATTACATTTAACTGGTTCCTGTCCAAATGTAATTCTTTTAAATTACACATTTGTCCAAATTCCGATGGTATTTGTGTTAAGATGTTGTGATGCAAATAAAGTTTTTGTAAATTATATAATTTACCTAATTCTGATGGTATTTGTACAAGTTTATTAAAGCTCAAATAAAGTATTGTTAAATTACACAATAAGCCTAATTCAGAAGGAATCATTGTTAATTCATTTCCATCTAAATGTAAATCCAATAAATTATGTAATTTGCCTAATTCCGATGGTATTTGTTTTAATTTATTGCCAGTAATAAAAAGTTTATTTAAATTTATTAATTGTCCTAATTCAGATGGTATGTATTGTATATTATTGTAATACAAATATAATTGAGACAAATTAACAAATTTTCCAAATTCAGATGGTATTTGTTCCAAATTATTGTTAGGAACACATAAAGTTTCTAATTTGTCCAATATACATAACTCTGGTAAATTTTTTTGGAGCGAAGAATTGTGTGATATATTAAGTGATAACTCATCATATAGTTCATCTGTATTTTTATTCAATGTAATATCTTTTGATAATTTTGTTAACTTATAATAAAACTTGTAAGTTTCATAATAACTGTCCTTAAAATTTTTAATATACTTATATTTATTATCAAGTAAATTTTTCCATAGTATTTGTGAAGAACATATTTTATAAAAGACCCTATTTACCGTTGAATAATTTATGATATCCTCTACTGGTAAAAATGCAAATGTATTACCTAATACGTCTTCCATATATATTGTAATAAATAAATATTATCATTGTATTATGATTTAATATCAATTTTTTATTATTCAAAACTGTCTGCAGAATCTTCATCCCCTATTTGTTCAAATTCTTCTGAAATTGATATCAATGGGTTTCCTTCAAAATAAAATTGTATCAAATTTTTTAATTGTTTTAATTCTGATGGAAAATATGTTAATAAATTATGACCTACGAAAAGTTTTTGTAAATTGTAAAGTTGCCCTAATTCAGATGGTATTGCTTCAAGCTTATTATGGTTTAAATCCAATATTTGCAAATTGTGTAATAACCCTAATTCAGATGGAATTATACTTAATTTGTTTCTGTCTAAATGTAATTCCTTTAAATTATACATTTTTCCAAAGTCTGTTGGAATTTGTGTTAAAATATTATTATGTAAACAAAGTTTTTTTAAATTATTTAATTTACACAATTCCGATGGTATTTGTGTAAGTTTATTAAAACTCAAATAAAGCATAGTTAAATTATGTAATGATCCTAATTCATATGGAATTGTTGTTAATTTATTTTGGTCTATATGTAATTCTGACAAACTATATAATTGTCCTAACTCGGATGGTATTTGTTCTATTTCATTTTTATCAATATGTAATTTTCGTAAATTTTTTAACATACCTAACTCTGTAGGAATTTCCACAATACGTCTATTCCACATATTAATAGATGGCGCATCAAATAAAATATTTACATCTTCACTACAGTTTATATCTTTTGATAATTTTGTTAACTTATAATAAAACTTGTAAGATTCATAATAATTGTCCTTAAAATGTTTAATATTTTTATATTTATTATCAAGTAAATTTTTCCATAATATTTGCGAAGAACATATTTTATTAAAGACCTTATTTACTGTTGAATAATTTATTACATCTCCTACTTGTAAAAATGCAAATGTATTACCTAATACGTCCTCCATATATATTGTTATAAACAAATACTATCATTGTATTATGATTTAATATCAATTTTATTACTGAATTATATATTTTTTGAATTTTTGTGGACAATCAGTTATTTGGTTATATGAAAAACTGAAACTACTTAAATTATGCAACTGTTCTAATTCTGCTGGAATTGTTGTCAACTGATTTGATGTTGCAAATAGTTTTTCTAATTTATTTAAATTACCAAGTTCTGATGGCAACTTGGTAATATTGTTGGCATCTAAATCAAGAATACATAAGTTACATAATTGACCAAATTCTGTTGGTATTTCTTTTAATAAATTATTATTTAAATAAAGTGCCTGTAAATTCGTTAATTGTCCAATTTGTGATGGTATTTGTATCAATAGGTTACCATCCAAATCAAGCCTTTGTAAATTGTATAAATTACCTATTTCTGATGGTATATGTGTCAGCCTATTACAATGTAAATGTAAATTTTGTAAATTATGTAATTGGAATAATTCTATTGGTATTGTATTTAATTTATTATTACCTAATTGAAGTATTTTTAAATTAGATAATTGTGAAAATTCTGCAGGAATACATGTATAATTAGTATCACATATGTATAATTGGCTTAAATTATGTAATTTTCCAAATTCTTTTAAAATATTTGGTTCTACACAAACCCTTAAATTAAATATTTTCAGTTTGTATAATCTATTTTCATCATTGCTATATTTAGTATTTTTTTTTATTTTGGTAAGTCCATAACATAATTTATATGTATTAAAATAATTATCCCTAAAAATATCAACATGTTTATAGTTATACATCAATACATTTTTCCATATTAATTGTAAACATGTTACCTTGTGAAATATTCTACTTATTGATGAACATATGATAATATCTTTTACTGGTAAAAATAAAAAGATATTACTTAATATGTCTTCCATATGTGTTGTTATAAATAAATGTATCCATATATGATTGTTATTATTTAAATATCAATTTTTTATGCTAAAATAAAAAAATATTAATCAGTAATTGCTTTTACAAACATTTCATAATATACCTTTGCCATTTCTCTATCATTCTTAATATTACAATAGTACCAACCTAAATTACTCATCGCATCAATGTTTCCTTTTTTAATAGCCATCTCGTAAAATTTTACAGCATTATCATAATCTTTAGTAACATGACAAGAATATTCACCAATATTATTCATTGATTTTGCATTACCCTTTCCGACAGCCATCATAAAGTATTTCATCGCATTATCATAATCATGTTTTATATTACAATAATATTTACCCAGGTTGTTCATTGCACTAACATGTTCAATGTCAATTGCCATCAAAAAGTGTTTCACTGCATTATCATAATCTTCCGATTTTATCATTTTCTTTGCCAAATTATTATAATAATTGCCTAAAAATGTACTTGCATTTTTCATATCACCTAAATATAATTTATAATATTTCACTGCATTATCATAATCTTTTTCAATTTCTGCGACATCTGACAAATTCAAATAATAATCATCCAAACATTCAACTGCATCTGCATGTCCTTTTCCAATAGCCAATTTGTAATATTTAATCGTATTTTCAACATCACCTGATTTCCCTGCAATATTCCCTAATTCGAAATAAAAATTTCTCAATAAATCATTTGCGTGTACATTACCACTGGTTACCAAATTTTCATAATATTGAAGTGCTAATATATGAGCGGCTAATATTGGTTCTGGTTTTGGTTCTAGTTTTGGTTCTAGTTTTGGTTCTGGTTCTGGTTCTGATTGTGGTTGTGGTTTTGTTTCTGGATTTGGTTCTTTAATCATATCTTTAAATGTATCGAGTGTTAAATTATGTTCTTTCAATAATTTTTCGAATTTTTCTGGATTATCATTTTTCGCATAGAATACTAATGTTTTAATTGTAAGTTCATTATGCATCGGATCCTTCCAAAATTTTTTACAAACTTTATGATCATAATCATTACTTGCTTTTTTTGAGAATTCATCAAATGTGTCAAATAATTTGGTTTCACTTATGTTGTGTAATGCAGAACCAATACACATCCAAGAACCATATTCACTTGCCCTTCTGGAATCGATAATATCCATTAATTTTTTGGCAAGTACAATTTCTTTTTGTTTTTCTTGTCTGTCATTTAATAATTTTCTACTGTTCTCAGACAAATTAACGTCTGAAAATGTTCCTCCTCTTACATTGTCAATGCCATATAGATCCATATATTCCAATGTGATTTTTTCAACATCCATATCATCACAATCCTTGAATATTTCTTCAAAATTTATAACAGGGTGTAATAATGTCCAAGGACAGTTGTTAGAATTAATGTGTCTGTTAATTGCAGTCATCGCATTGTGTGTATGTTCGACGTAATATTTACCATGTTTGAGCTTAAGAACAATAATAAAAACCATTGTAGTAATAATTATAAATAATATTATGGTAAATTCTGTATGATATTAATATATCAATTTTTTTTGTAGCTTGACTATTTCTTCTAACTCTTCGGGCAATTGTTTTAATGGATTACCTTCAAATGTAAATATAGATAACTTTTTCAAGCTTTTTAGTTCCGATGGTAATTCTGTTAAATCATTATTGTTCATACACAATACTTCCAAATTTTGTAACAGCCCAAATTCTGATGGTATTTGGATTAGTTTATTGCCATACAAATATAACAAAGTTAAATTACATAATTGTCCAAACTCTGATGGTAATAATGTTAATTTATTATTATCCAAATGTAATGAATATAAATTTTGCAATTGTCTAAATTCTGATGGTACTTGTATTAGTTGATTCACGCTTAAATGCATATATTTTAAATTATATAATTGGCATAATTCAGATGGTATTTGTACTAGTTCATTATTATTTAAACTAATTTTTGATAAATTATTTAGTTTTCCTAATTCTGATGGAATTTGTGGCAATTTATTCCAAGACAAATCTAATGTTTGTAAATTAAGTAGCAATCCTAATTCAGATGGAACATATATCAATTTATTATGTGACAACGTCAAGGATTGTAAATTATGCATATACCTGAATTCCGATGGTATATGTGTACATATGGTAGTATTGTGACAATAGTGTTTTAACTCATACACATTATTTTCATCACTATAGTGGCATAATTTTTTTATTTTTGTAAGCCCGTAATAAAATTTGTAAGTATTGTATATGGTATCCTGTTTGTATTTTATATTCTTATAATCATATGATAATAAATTTTTCCACAACATCTGAGAAGAACATATTTTACTGAAAATTTTGTTTATAGTGTAACATTGAATAATACTCATCGTAGGTAAAAAAGAGAGTACATTAAAGAATATGTCTTCCATATATTGTTATAAATTAAATATATATTTAATGATTGTATTGTATTTAGAAATCAATTTTTATGTATATACAGTATAAATAAAATTTTCAATAAATAACTTTTTTAGGCTTCATTACTACGACCCATTAAAAAATATTTTGAAGCATTATCATTATCAAATATAATATCATGATAATAAGATCCCAAATAGTGCATAGCCTCCACATTTCCCCTATTTACTGCCATTGATAAATATTTTATTCCATTAACATAATCTAATTTTTCACAATAACATACTCCCAAATTAAACATTGCATCTACATTATCCATCTCGATTGCCATTTCGTAATATTTGATTGCGCTTTTACGGTCTTTTAAATTTTTAAAAACATCAGCTAAATAACCCATTGCATAACTATTACCTCTATCAATCGCCATTTCATAATATTTTATTGTATTTTTGTAATCTCCTATTTTATAATAATAATTTGCCAATAATATCATAGCGTCTTCATTTCCTTTTTCAATTGATATTTGACAAAATCTTATCGAACTTTCATAATCTTCTATATCATAATGAAATTTTCCCAATTCATATATTTCCTTGCCCGATAATTCTCTTACAAATTTGGGTTTATAATTTACTACCAATTTAATACCACAATCATTTGAAACATGACCCGATAATCCACAATTACAACATATTGAAAGTTTGTTTACCATTTTTTGTAAAACTCTAAATGTCACATCATCAAAATTTACCTCACAAAAGCTACCACCTCTAACATTTTCAATATCATATTTTTTCATATATTTTAATGTTATCTTATCTTCTTCAAACTCATCACAATTAGGAATTATTTTAATTAACGATTTTGGTTTGTATATTCTTGTCCATTCACAATAATCTGTGGTAAAATGGGTTTTAATTGCGAGTTTAGGATTATGTGAACTTCCAATATAATACTTTCCCTTTTTTAGTTGTAGGATATAGATGGATACCATTCGATGTCCCAAGGCATTTGAGGACAAGTATATTTAGTCCTTATAATGTATTACAAAATCAATTTTATTTGGAATACCAATAAAAAAGTGAATTCAAAATATAATAATTATTATAACATTTATTTATATTACTCATGGGGTGCACATCTTCATCAAATAAATTACCAGAAAAGCTTGCATTTAAATTGTTTTCTTATGATCCAGACATTGTAATATTTATAAGACCTATGCCAAGTGGTTATAGAGTTATTAGTTCCGGTAATGATGTTTCAAATGTTATATTTTATGAGAATATAAAGAAGATTACTTTTGATGGTATTCATCATAAAAATAATGAACATTATAAAAAATATACATTGATCTATAAAAAGTTAAGTAATGATTATGTATCTATTAATATTAACATACCAATAGATGATATTAATAAAAAAAGCGAAATTAATATGGATGCAAAGAAAATTGTAAAATTAATTGTTGATGATTATAAAGTATTTTTAGTAAAGAATAATATGAAATGTAAAAATTATATATTTTAATTTATAATTCTAAAACCATTTAAATTTTTTAATTCAACTGGTATTATGAATTATAATTCTAAAACTATGTAAATTTTTTAATTCAACTGGTATTATTTCTGTATTTTCATATTCTAAATACAATTCTTTTAAATTATATAAATGTCCTAATTCTGGTGGCATCGACGATAATTTATTGCCTGATAATATTATTTTTTGTAAATTATATAATTTGCCTAATTCTGATGGTATTTGTGTTAACAGACAGTTGAGCAAGAAAAGTTTCTGTAATTTTTCAAGTTGTCCTAATTCTGATGGTAATTGTTTTAGTTTGTTATGTGATAATGCTAAAGAAGTTAAATTACCCAATTGTCCTAACTCTGTTGGTAGTTCCGTTAATTTGTTATCATGTAAATACAATTTTTTTAAATTATATAACTTTCCAAATTCTGTTGGTATACTAATAAGTTTATTGCTATGTAAATATAGGTTTTTCAAATTATATAACTTTCCAAATTCCGATGGTATTGTAGTCAGTTGGTTACTATGCAATACAATTTCTTTTAACTTTTGGCAATTACCTAATTCAGATGGTATATTTGTTAAAAAATTATTCCGTAATATTAAATCTTCCAAATTACATAGTTTCCCGATTGTCGTTGGTATTGTTCCAAACTTATTACTTTGTAGTTGTAGAACATTTATATTTTCCAACAAACCTATTTCGCTTGGTACTTGTTTTATACTATTAGACATTCCAAAATTTTGTATATTATGTAATTCATCCGGTGTTATATCACGATCTAGCCATTTGGTTATTTTTGTCAACATGAAAGAATATTTAAATGTTTCATAATTGGTAATTTTTAAACATTTCGTATTTTTGTAGTAATATGTTAATAAATTTTTCCAAATTGCATTTGATATGTGTATTTTATAGAAGGTCTTATTTACGGTGGAACATACAATGACTTCTTTAATACGTAAAAATGTAAAAGTATGTGTTAATATATCTTCCATATGATTTTATAAATAAATATATTGTATTGTATTGTTATCATGATTTAATATCAATTTTTTTACAGCTATAAAAAATTGATATTAAAAATATATAATTAATGTAGTTATAAATATAAAATATCATAAGATGGACTATAAAGATTGTATCATTATTTGTTTGAGTGCTGGGTTAATTGTCGGTGGCGTATTAATATACCAAATATTTGATGCATTCACTAGACGTTAATGTTTTTTTATTCCCTGTTCTTTTTATTGGTAATACCCAAAATTTTATCCTTTTTAATACTTGCTTTTTTATGTCCATCAATAAGTAAATTTCTAATAATGTCGCTATTATCGGTGCCATTAATAATTATTGGAATTTCACGTATTTTATAAACTTTTGGTAATTCCAATGTAGCACATTCAACATAGAATATTTTTTTGTATGTACCTAAAAATGGCATACTGTATATTTCCATAGGGAATATACGATTAATTTTTTTATACAATACATAAAGAGTTTGTCCTACAGGAACATGATTTTGATATGTAATTTTAAAACCTTTTTTACCAATTGTAATGAGAGCTTTTGCGGAAGAGGTGTCATATAAACAGAAAGTTTTGTTCATAGTGATATAATAGATGGTATATCTAAAGTAACTATTGTAAGGAGTTATAAATTCAATTTTAAAATATCATATTGCAAAAATAGTTGTACCAGATTTCACTTGTTTTATAAATTATATGTAAACCATTTATTTGGTATAATTCTGCAGGTATTTCGTAAAGTTGATTATGTTCTAAATTGATAGCACGTAGATTATGTAATTGGCCTAATTCTGATGGTATTGTTTTTAATTTATTATCGCATAAAAGTAAACTTTCTAAATTATACAATTGGCCAAATTCTGATGGTATTGTTACTAATTGATTATAGTTTAAGTATAATTTTCGTAAATTATATAATTGTCCTAATTCAGATGGAAGTGTTTTTAATTTGTTACAATATAAATTTAATATTTTTAATTTATGCATTTGCCCTAATTCTGATGGTATTGATGTAAGTAGATTGTTATGTATTTTGAGGTATTCTATATTGTTTAATTGGCCTAATTCTGATGGAATAATTAATAATTCATTTAATTCTAAATGAAGTGTAATTAAATTATATAATTGTCCTAATTCTGATGGCAGTTCCACTATTTGATTACCATTTAAATATAAAATTTGTAAATTATATAATTGTCCTAATTCAGTTGGTAAAGTGGTTATTTCATTAAATCCCACCTCTAACTCTCGTAAATTCCTTAATTGTCCTATTGTCGTTGGTATTGTTGTTATACAATTACTACGTAACCCCAAACTTTCTAAATTATACAATAGTCCTAATTCTGATGGTATTGTTTTTAATTTATTAGAATTTACATTAAGATCTTGTAAATTAGATAATTGACCTAATTCTGATGGCAATGTTGACAAATCATTACCGAATAAAGACACCGTTTTTAAATTATATAATTTTCCAAACTCAGAAGGTATGGATTTTAAATAGTTAGATCCTATAGTAATATATGTTAAATTATATAGTTGTCCTAATTCTGACGGCATCTTTTTTAGCATATTATTGTCTAAATTAATATTTTTCAAATTATGTAAATCACCAAATGCTGGAGAAATTTTTGTTATACAATTATCGTATATATAAAATTCTGTTAAATTACATAATTGACCAATTTCTGAAGGAATTACCGCAATCTCATTGTCACTATAATTAAGCTTCCGTAAATTAGTTAATTCGCATACACTAGGATCTATTTTAGATAATTGGTTACTACATAACTTGAGACTTTTTAAATTTTGCAACTCATTTAATCCAGGTGGAGTTATTTTTAATTCTTCCTTTGATAATGATATTTTTTCCAATTCGTACAATTCATTTTCATCAACATCATAGCTTATATAATTTATAAACAGTGTCATTCTATAGTACATTTTGTAAGTATCATGATAATTGTTTTTGTAATATTTTGCACGTTTATAGTTGTATGATAACAAATTTTTCCATATTATTTCTGATAATGTTATTTTGTTGAAAGTAGTATTTATAGTTGAACATGTGATGACATCTTTTACTGGTAAAAATAGAAAGGTATTGTGTAAGATGTCATTCATATATTTTTATTATGGTAAATGTATATATTGGTAATTATCATGATTATATTTCAATTTTTTAATATAAAAATTGAAATTCTAATAATATAACTGTTAAATAATAATAATTGCTTATAAATGCAATCATTGCCTGTTGAATTAGTTAATGTTATTGCAAATTATATTACTAAGATCACTGACAAAAGACAATTTTCGATGGTATGTAAATTGTATAACATAATTATGAAACCAAAAATCAAACTCCAGGAATCAACTATTACAATTGAGCATTTTATATATTCTGAAACGTATAATATGGGGAAAATCACATTGGAATTGTGCAATGATGGATATTTTTATATGATTCCAGACAGATATTTTTGTCCGCATAAGAATAGAATTCTTGTTAAAGCTTTGACTATATATGGACAAATTGAACTATTAAACACTGCACTTAAAAAGGGTTGTATTTTAAATAAACATTCTAGAGGTCGCATGGATAAACTGAATGATAATACAATGGCACATGCGGTTATTAGTAATAAAATTGAGGTTTTAACATGGGCAAGATTGCGTGGTTGTGAATGGAATTATGAAACATTCGAATTGGCCTGTAAATTAGGGAATTTGGATATGGTGAAATTTATGAAGTATTATGGATGTGCATACGGACGCCATTCTTATTCATGGGCATCATTTGGAGGACATAAACATGTTTTGGAATGGCTAATTGATGAAGAATATGATATTATTGAAGGTGATGAATCGTGTCAAAATGCGGCACATAATGGTCATTTTGATGTCCTTAAATGGTTAACTGACCACGGTTTTACATGGGATATGTATACTTGTAGCGAAAGTGCTGCTGGAGGTCACTTAGAAATTTTGCAATATGCAATTACTAATGGATGTGATATAGATGTTTCAGAAACATTTTATGCTGCTGGTCTTAATAAACAATTTCATATTATTGAATGGATGGTAAGTGTTGGATGTGAATGGGAAATTCGCGATGATGATATGCAACAAGTAGCTGATTGGCTTGTGAGTAATGGATATTTAAATCCTAGTGTTTGTTTATAAAAATTGAAAACCAAACTCATTATTAAGCCCTCTTAATAAGACATTTAAAGCTCTCCAGTATAAAGTACACTTCGACCATGAACAGATTACCAGACCTATTCACAAAACTACCTTCTGAAATTACATCTTATATCGTAACCTTCGTTGAAAACAAAATTTGCATAAGCATGACAAGCATATCATTCTCTCAATTACTCCAAAAAATATTCAATGATGGAAAATTGGCAAATCACAATGATGAATACTTTATACAAAAATATTATAACAAAGACAACATTTTAGAATCCATATCACATATTGCAACTATAACGGATCACAAGATTTTAAATCGTATATATAACATATCAAAAAGAATTCAGGATAATTGTGAATGTGGAATACGCCATTTTCGTCATCCCCAGATAACTAGCATTTGTAATTATGAACCATTATTTGCACAATTATTGTTTCGCAATTGTATCATTAATAATCCATATGCCATACTTGACATGCAAAGTAGAGTATCATACGATAGCTTAATTAGCTTAGATAATAATAAGATTTTTGCTTATCAAGGATATCATATATTTATATTTGCCCAAAAATACAAATCATATGATGTTATGGTAGAATTATTATGTGATGAAACTAATAAGGATGGAAAAAATTTTTGGATACGCCATACAAAAGCACGTTGTCAAAATGCAAAAACTGATAAAGATGTCGACGATATAATTTGTGAAATAAAATATATCATAAATAAGGATTTGTCATCACCACAACAAATATATGATGCTTTGAAGGATATTAATGGAAATGAATGTACCAATAAAATATATTCATATTTTCAAAGCTACTTATTTTATTAATATTTTGATATTTTATCTGATATAGTATATTAAATAAAAGTATATGAGTTTTAGAGATATTAAACATTTTCTAAAGCAGCCAAACGGGCTTCCATTGATGCAACAACGCCATTGAGTCGTTTTACTTCAGCCAACAACATAATTGGTATATGTTGATAGTAAACAGTTACAGGTGTTCCATCAGATTTTTTGGCAACTAAATCAGGACAGACATTTTCAACTTCATCGACAATTAATCCATATGATTGATATTCCCCGTGGTGACCAATCATATCAAAACGTCTTGGTAATAATGCATTAACAATTGCACTATTTGAAACTTCATCAACTGCAATAATATTTTCTTTTTTATCACGTGTTGAAGAAACAGTAGCTAATTGTCCATTTGAATCAATAACAACATTCAAAGCAGGTCCAATAGTAACACCATAAATACCAGCTTGATAATTGGCAACATTACCAGTATCTCCAATACGAATTGTATTATTATCACCAACAACACCAGAATTATTTATTAAAATATTATTTGTTTCAGATCCAGTATATGATTGCCCTCCGGATGCTCCTAAAACTATATTATCACTACCAGTTAATAAATTATATAACACATGGGCCCCTAATATACAATTATTGCTACCAACGTTATAATAGATCGAGTTAGAACCAACTACCGTGTTATTTGAACCTGAAGTATTTGATACAGATGTATTAGAACCGACTGCAATATTATATGTTCCGGTTGTGTTTTGACCTAAACTATATTGACCTAAACAGGAATTGTGATTACCAGAAATATTGTATGGGAGTGATCCAACTCCAACTGCCGTATTACATGTACCATCTATATTATCATATAATGAGAAAGCACCGATTGCAGTATTAGCTTGACCAGTAGTATTTTTTCCTAATGCCATAGAACCAATTGCTGTTAGATTGAATCCTTCCCAATTAATAGCTAGAGTATTATAACCAACAGCTGTATTATCACTTGCATTATAATTATAACTTGATGAATTTGATCCAATTGCAACATTACGATCACCGAAAGCAGTAGCATTATGTAGTGCATTCCAACCAATACCAACATTATCTACCCCGCCGGTTAATGTACCTGCTTGATATCCTATATAGACATTTTTACCACCGGTATTTCCGAAATAATCAAAACCGGCATTTTCACCAGCACCCTCACCGATATAAACACATTCAGCTATATCCAATTGTTCGATTTGTCCTTTAACTGTAAACCTTGTTCCAGCTCCAGTATTTCCGTTTGTAACTATTAATAATGGTTGTGCATCCAAAGTTCCCAAAAAATTAGTTCCCGCTACAGTTCCAAGGTTTCCATTTCGTGACCATGCGTCAAGTGATCCAGCAGATCCAGTTTCTCCCATTTGACCAGTAGCTCCCATTTGTCCAGTTGGTCCCATTTGACCAGTTTCTCCCATTTGACCAGTAGCTCCCATTTGACCAGTTTCTCCCATTTGACCAGTAGCTCCCATTTGTCCAGTTGGTCCCATTTGACCAGTTTCTCCCATTTGACCAGTAGCTCCCATTTGACCAGTTTCTCCCATTTGACCAGTAGCTCCCATTTGTCCAGTTGGTCCCATTTGACCAGTTTCTCCCATTTGTCCAGTTGGTCCCATTTGACCAGTTTCTCCCATTTGTCCAGTTGCACCAGTAGATCCAGTTGCACCAGTTTTTCCAGTTGCTCCAGTCGCCATTTATATATTATATATATAAATAAGTATTTAGCATGGTAGGGTTCTTCCCCCAAAATTATAAATATTTATAAAATTATTATTGTATATTTTAATTTTATAAATAAATTAATGGAAAAAATGTTTTGCAGTGTTAAACATCGTTGGATGTACATAAAACACATTGCTATGTGAATATGACAATTGTTCTAATTTTATGTTAGAGTGTGTGTCATTTATTTTTTTATAATTGTCGGGATATTCAAGAAATTTGAATGGTTTATGACCTTTAGAATAACACAAATCAGATATATCAACACCTATAGGTAACATTGCTTTAAATTCATCTTCATCATAAACTTTCCAATTTGATGTGGTATGGATGATATCTCTTGTATATCCATATGTTGCTTTATATGTAAAATAAAATTTATTAGTGGTATATTTTGTCAATATGGATTTTATTTGGCGATAATCCGTAAAATCGAAAAGGAAGTGTCCCTTATTGTATAGCTCAACACATCGTTTTAATTCTCCAATATGTATCTTGTACATATATCCTCTTATTTGTTCAAGTATCTGATCCTTATCAACTAATGTATTTATTTGTTGTTCTGACATTTTTGCAAACTCTGCAACAGTAGGTTTAGAACCAGACGCTAAAATGATTTTTAAACATTCTGGTGATAATGCCCTAATTTGTCCCTCAGATAAAGATTTCAGTATTTCCATTTAGTATAGAAGCAATTTAACATGTTATTAATATGGGTTATTAATGAGTTCATATATCAATTTTTTTAATAAATAAATATTTATTTACATATAAGAACTGAAATAATCCACATTACCAGAACCTACCCGTTTATTTACAACACCTTTCTTTTTATTACCACAAATTTGATGATATTTAACTATTTCATCAAAGATAAAATCTGGCAAAATAACAGGTGGTACCGTCATATCAATTTTATATGTAAATTCATTTTTATCACCAAATATACTTGGACCATAAAAATATTGATTGTTATATTTAACATCAATATTCAAACCAAAATGATCACCACTTTTTGACTTAAATGTTTTCAATGCATCCCTTTGAATATTAGTCAATGTATAGTATTCATGGTAACCATTATTTGGTGTAATTGTTCTCAGTGTTTTCCTGTCATGTCCATTCTTTTTACAAATTTCATCATATTTTATTAACGTGTCATCTTTATTATCAATATCAATACCAATAATATTATATTGTTCACCAAGAAATATAACACTACCATTTAATTTTTCATTATGGTTGGTTATATGCTTGATATTTGCAAATTTTGGCAATCTAACAACTTTTTTTGTTATTCTATCTGGATATTTTGAATTCATTATGTATTTCCGATCAGTAGTCCTTTCGACATCCATGGCGACAGAATGATATATGATATTACATTTTGTTAATCCAGTTAAATCATTATTGAATTTTTCCATATACTGTTATCCTCGTAAGATAAGTGTATATAAAACAATTATTTCATATTTCAATTTTTATATATTTTTATTTATCTTCTATCTCATTTATGTTCATCTTATCAAATAATGTCACACAATCCTTCCTATACCCTATATCATTAATACCTCCATTCTTCCACATATCACATCTCTTCATAAACTCTTCCTTTGACTTTGTATAATAATGTCTCACTATCAATCCAATTTCATTTATACTATCTTTATTACAACCACTCGGACCACCATTATCGTAATTAAAATAACTATTATATACCTTCCCACCACTTACTAATGGGAATTGATGTACCCAATAAAATTTTGAATTTGTATTTATGTACTCACTGTTTGCAATACTCTTAAAAGAACTACAAATAGTTTCCCTCATTGTATAATTATCCATAACATTTCCATCAGGTTTTACTATATGTCCATTATTACCATAATTAAACCTCGGTATTTTTAGCTCACTAAAATTATTTAGTGCATTTACCACATCCACAACCTTTTTATTTTTATCCAGTGGAACAATAAATTCATCAATATCCAACAATGCCAAATATTTATACTCATTATTATAATTTGTAATACAATGGTAATATGCTTGTTTTTGTACAGTATCAATTCCATCATTCTTTTTTATGGTCCAATCAATTAATGTAATGTAATTTGTATATTTATCTAAATATTTATACTTTTCCAAATTTTGATCATTACAATACAAATATAAATGGTCAATACCTTGATTAATGTGATAAATAATCCATTCCTCCAAATATAACTCTTCATTTTTGAATATTGATACGATACATAAATCATATTTCTTTGGATATTGTTTCCATCTTAAATATATTAATACCAAAATAATTATGATTAATATCCAATACATATATTATTTATACATATTTATATTTATTAGCCAACAAATATAAAATTGAAATATTAATATCATGTAGTTATAATTATAATGGACAATTACAATATCTAATGAATACTATGCCAGCTGAAATTATATCATATATCTTAGAATTTGTACCATATAAAATGGATGCACATTTAACATGCACATCATGGGCTAAACATTTGCAACAATTGTATAATGAAAATAAAATAACAAACTATAATGACATGTATTATTTAACACAGTATTATAATAATGACAATCTTTACTCTCTAAGAGAATATTATAGTAAAATAACGTATAATAATTATATGATATTAAAGGTTCATATACTTCGTGGTAAATCTTCGGGTAAATCTCTTAAAAAATACAATATTAGTTCATTATAAAATTGAAACACTAACATTATGTATGTCAATAATTATTACTTTATTATTACAAATGAATACATTATTACCATATGAAATGATATACAACATCCTGATATACCTGCCTGAAAAAATGAATGCAAGTTTAACATGCACATTATGGTCCAAATGCTGTCAACAATTGTATAATGATAATAAAATGACAAATCATAATGATCTTTATTACTTGAAAAAACATTATAATAGAAATAATATTAATGACATTGAGGAATACATAACAACTATTACAAATCATAATTGTTTAAACTTCATATTTTTCATGCATTGTAGAGTACCTTTAATACAATATGTAGGTTGTCAAAATTGGTATTTTAAACCGGAATCTCTTAATATTGAATTACTCAGGTTGCTGATGATGCAAAATTGTATAACAGATAATGTGAGTAAATACGAATCCTTGGAACAACTAATGGTCATTTTCCAAAATTATTATTTGTTAGATTCCTTATTAAATTTTGCACTTAACCATAAATCACACAATATATCACATATATTATTATCATATGCAATTGTTATGGCCAATTGGCATAATCGCATATCAAAATTATCAAGTCATGAATTAATAAAAGAAGTTAAATTTTTATTAGACAACAATTTCATTACTCTAAATAAAGTATATAAATTTACTAAAAATAACTCTGATGTATTAGCATATTTAGGGACGCGAACAAATAAATATAGACTAAAATATTTGAACAGTCCATATATATAAACATTTATTATTTTATTATTATCAATGTCAACAATAACGATTTTACCACAAGAAATTATGTCCCATATTCTTACATATATTCCTGACACATTGCCTTCCAGCATGGTATGTAAATTATGGTCAAATATATTAAAAAAAATATCAATACAAAATTACAATAACCCTCATTATTTAAAACAACAATATACAATACAAAATATAAATACACTTATTAACCACATACCATACATTACGAATCATAATTGTCTAAACTTTATTACTTCTACAATATTTATAACACCTATTTCCAATTCACACTTACATGATGACACAATATCACGTCATTACATCTACATGTTATTAATGCAAAATTGTGAGACGAATAATGTATCTAATCCTGAATATATACATATTCTTATAAAGCATTTAATCAAAAATTCAATGTCACCAATCAAATATTTTTTGAGAAAAGCATATAATATTAGTTTACATAATCAATCTTTTGATATGATGATAATTATATCGACATATTATGATATTATGAGATATTTGAAATATACTTATAATTATCAAGAAAATGTTGATATCATTATTCAACAAATAGAAATATTGAGTGGTAAAAATATTATATCATTATTGGAAATATGTGAAATGATATATTGTAGCACTATGCCATGTAAAATTAAATTATTAAACTATTTTGAACAAAAACTAGATGGAACTACAATAAAATGTATAAAATCAAAGTGTGATCACAAATTAAAACATAAATAAAAATTGAAATTCATACTCATTATTAACACTAATTCAATGCTTCATATAAGTGCGCCAACAATATGACAAATCCAATTCCATTATTTCCACAAGAAATTACCACTCAAATTACACTTCTTGTAGAAAACAAGATTAATATTAGCATGACATCTAAATTATTTAGAAACTTTCTCCAACAAATGTATGATGACAAAAAATTGATAAACTATAATGATCCATATTTTGTTAGTAAATATTATTCTGTTAACAGTATCTTGAATATCACCAAATACATACCAACAATTACAAACCACAAGATTTTAAATTATGTATATGATAAAGCACAAAAAATTGCTTTAAGACACGATTGCAATGATATATACACATATTTATTACGGCAAAATTGTATTTATAACAATACATATTGTGTGGAAAGATTATCATATCAAGTTCCTAATGAAATGTGCATACAATTATTTAATTCAGAACCTGTATTTGATAATGGACTCAGATCATACTTGGTAGCTTTTGCCCTAAAACATAAATCCTATGATGTAGCATTAGTTCTAGGAAGTTATGAATATACATGGGTAAATTATATTAGGGATCGTTATGAAACTACAACAACTGTCCAAAAAATTGGTGAACTAATTGGAGAAATAGAATTTATCAGGACTAGTGGTAAATACTCATTTTCAGAATTACACATGAGACTTTTGGAAGGAACTGATGATAACAAGTGTATCACAAAAGTATCCGCTTATTTTGATAAATTAATCAAAAACTCGCCAGAATTACTTGCAGAATGTCGTAATCATTTCAAAACATTATTTAATTTACCATATTGATTTTTTTATAAATAATAAAATTGAAATAATAATAATATGATATTGTATTTATGATATAACATAAATATAATATTATGCAATTATTACTAAGCTTACCTGATGAAATAGTTACCCATATTTTAAGTTTTCTTCCAGATAAAATTTATGCAAGTATGACATGTAAATTGTTTGAAAAATTACTAATGCAAATGTTCAATAATAAAATGATTAATGATTATAATGATCCATATTATTTAAATAAATATTATACCAATCAAAACATATTAATAATTAACAGGTTTTTACATTTAATTACTAATCACAATAGTTTAAATTGTATATATTTTAAACTATATGATACCAAAAATGAGGAAGAATATGAAGAAGAAAATGATGAAGATGAACATAATGATGAAGATGAAGATAATAAAAATAATGATGAAGAATATCAAGAAGGTAATAAAGATGAAGAAAATAAAAATAATGATGAAGAATATGAAGAAGATAATGATAATGAAGGTAAAGAAGAAGATAATGATAATGAAGGTGAAGATGAAGATGATGAGAATTATGAAGAAAATTGTGATGAAAATGAAAATTATGGTGAAAATACATATATGATGTTTATAATAAAGTTATTACAGCAATATTGTGTAACTAATAATGTTTCTAATCCAAAAACCATAGGATGTTTAATACATACTATGATTATATACCAACATTGTGGAAGTCTTAAGATGTCACCAACGTTAATCAATACAGCTTTTAAACATAAATCATATGATTTACTATTAATATTATTATCTGAACAAGCCATAAAACGATACTGGATAGAATCATTTTACACAAGGTTTGGAAAAGAAACAAATATTGATAATATAATCAATGAAATAACTTTTTTAAACACTAACCATCTCTTTTCATTCATAGAAATATACACATTAATACATAATGAAGAATGGAGAGATATATTATTAAAAAAAGATGTCTCATGTTACCTGGAAAAGTTTATTCATAAAAATATTATCAAAGCACACTTTAGTTAATAATTATAAAAATATTATTTTTTATTAACAGTAGTCCATCCTGAAAATTTGTCCAACTCATCAGGAATTCTCACATATTTATCTACTTCCAATGTTCTTAAATTTTGTATTAACCCTAATTCTGATGGAATTTTTGATAAATTATTGTAAACCAGATTAAGTATTTCCAAATTATGTAATTTCCCAAGTTCAGTGGGGATGCTATTTAATTTATTATGTCTTGCACATATTACCCTTAAAGATGCTATATTACAAATTTCAGCAGGTATAATTTTTAATTCATTGTTATCCAAAACGAGTGTTTGCAATTTTCGCAATTTTCCTATTTCTGTAGGTATTGATTTTAAATAATTATTATCTAAATAAAGATACTTCAAATTTACGAATTCTCCTATAACCGGTGTAATTTTTACCAAAGACATTAATGATAAATTGACCATTTCACGACTACACAAATCGCGTACTGGACATTTTAACAATTTTAATATGATATTGAACCCATAAGCTAATTTATATGTTTCATAATTATCATTTCTTTGATATGTTGTATTTTTATAATCATATGTTACCAATGATTTCCACACAATTTGTGAAGAACATATTTTTCGGAATATTTTGTTAACTATCGAACATGATATGATATCACTTATAGGTAAGAATGTCATAATGGTGTTGTATATATCTTCATATAGTAATTGCATAATTTAAGTAGTATGATATTATCTTTAAATGACATGCATTCGAAATGTCAATTTTATTATAAAAATTGAAAGCAAAATATTATAATGTGTATATACATTACAATATATTATTAATTATTTAACAAATGTTTGGCATTTTACCAAATGAAATGCTCATTAATATCATAACATTCATTCCCGACAAAATGAACATTAGTATGACCAGTCTCAAATTTCACAATTTATTATTAACAATGTTTGAAAAAAATCAATTATCAAACTATAATGACCCATACTATTTAAAACAATATTACAAAAATAAGGCGTGTTACAATCAAGAAGATATTTCTAAAATTTGTTACCATATACCATTTTTAACTAACCATAATAGTTTAAATTTTATATTTTTAATATTTTTTAATAAACACATATATAACAATGAAATATATTTTCAACCTACTATGAATTATAACTATACTTGTGATCCAGTAAAAACTATTTTTGAAAGTTTATTATTACAAAATTGTATTACCAATAATACTTCCAGACTAAATTATATCAGAGTATTGATCATATATTTAAGTAGCATTATTAAGTTATCATGTTTATTAAATTTAACTTTTACTAAAAAATATTATGATATTATCCCTATATTATTTTCTAATAAATATGCGATAACAGCATTTGTCTCATATATTAGGTCAAAACATAAAGATGAAACAAATATCGATATGATACTTGATGAAATTATATTTTTAAAAAATAAACAAGTTATATCACTTACAAATTTGTACCATGAAATAAATAGATTGAAAGAAGATGATTTATTACTTAAAAGTAACATATTAAAATATTTAGAACAATTTGTAGATACAAAAAGTGTCAACTTAATAGATTTTTTTTGATTTATTATAAAAATTGATATAATAATATATTGGATATCTAATAACAATTACCAATATACAAATCATGATATTACTAGGTTTTGCAAGCTTACCATCTGAACTTATACAATACATATTTCAATTTGTTCCTGACAAGATGAATATTAGTATGTCATGTAAATCGTGGTCAACTCATTTGGAACAACTATTTAATATTTTACCGCCATATTACAATGACCCTTATTCTTTACAAAAACATTTTACTAAAAGATGTATACTAAATATTGATGTTAACTTGATTACAAACCATAACAGTTTGAATTATGTAAATATGAAACTAAAAGATCTTTGGTATCATAATTCACACCAATTTGACAATTGTGATCTTGTAGAATTTGCTAACAATTTATTACTACAGTATGTTATAACAAATAATACATCCAAACCGGATTATGTCCGTATATTGTTAGATTGTTCTATATCTGTATCTTTTTGCTATGATAAACGCGACAAACATGAAATGAAATTACGAATTGTAAATAATGCGTTTTTAAACAGATCATATGCTATTCTTATATTTTTATTTGCATACGAAAACTATTATGTGCCCAACCTATGGATATACAGTTTTATGTTGCGCCATAAAAATGAGACAGATATAAATGTAATACTTTACGAAATTAACTTTTTAATTGATAATAATTTGATAGTTACCAGTAATATATATGATCGCATAAATCAATCAGAATTTGCCCTAAAAATGGACACATTGCATTATTTAGAAAATAAATTGGACAAAAAAATAATATTATTTTTAAAATAATGAAAAAATTGATATTTAAAACCTTTACAATACATATTTATACTCCCTATACACTATAATTAAATGATACCAATTCCATGTGAAATAATAATACATATTTTTAATTACATACCAGACAAAATTAATACAAGTATTACATGCAAACTATGGAGGAATACATTGAATAATTTACAATTATCAGATCATAATGATCCATACTTTTTAAAGACCCATTATAATAGAAAAAAGTTAATTGGGATCAAAAAACACATGCGATCAATAACAAACTCTAACTGTTTAAATTATATATTTTATACATTATTCGGTGCAATGCATTTTATAAATAAAAAATCAATATATATTCCAGACAGGATAACAAAAAAATTAACGGTCCCCTTATTGTTACAATATTGTGTGATAAACAAAATAAACTATTGCCATATTAAAGTGTTAATGGATGAAATGTTTTCATATCCATTTAGTAGTTATAATGATAAACATTTAATTGAAGAATTAATAAATACTACTTTAAACTATAAATCATATGACATATTGGTAATATTAGCATTAGATCGGACATTAAAAAGTCAATTGTTTGTTCATATTATGGAACATTTCAAATATGAAAGTATTGGCAACATATTTAACGAACTCGATATGTTAATTAATAACGATATTGTGTCTCCCGTTGATTTTTATGTTTCAGTAAATTCACTTCCTGCTGATTTTTTACATAAATATGAAATAAAATCATTCTTAAAAAAGTATATAAATCCACATATTGTAAATTACATTCCATATTGCAAATAATTTGTTTATTATAAAAATTGAAATTATAACATATTGCTTACTTATTTAAATAGTAACAGTTTCAATAATATGTTAATGTCATTGCCACCCGAAATGGTATGTAATATTTTATGTTTCATACCTGACAAATTTTACTCCAGTCTGACATGTAAGTCATTGGTCAAAATATTGGATAGTATGCAATTGTCAGACTATAATGATCCATACTATTTGAAAAAACAATATGATATTACAAATGTATTTGGAATTGAAAATCATATAGAATCAATAAATAATAATAACAGTTTGAATTATATATTATTTTTGTTGAAGGCTTTTAGAGAAACAAAAATACTTCAGTCTCCGAAATATTATTTAGAATATCATGAAAAATTTAAAAATCTTAACAAAAAAATGTTAATCAAATGTTGTATGATTAATAATATTTCAAACCCAGAGTATATAAAATCATTGTTACATGCAGTGTGTATTTTTAGCATTAATACTGGTGATTTCAGAATTATAATAACTAAAGCTTTAATTGTCTCATTACAAAATAAATCATACGATATTATACCATTATTGTTTACATATCGAACTATAATGTTCTGGGATGATATTATCCGTGAAAGATACAAAAATGAAACAAATGTAAATCTTATTGAACAAGAACTTAAATTTTTACTTGAGAAAAATATACTTGATGAATCGGAGATGGATGTAGCATTTTATAGTATTGACTCTAGATATTTTCCATTAAAGACACAAGTATGCTCAAGATTTGATTGCTTACAGCACCATAAAAATTGATATTTGAACACTAACATAATACATTTTATTTATAAACACACAAAAATATACATGGACATATTACCATTAGAAATAGTTACCCACATATTTACATTTGTCCAGGATAAATTTGCAATATACAATACATGTAAACTTTGGTCGAAATTATTGGAACAAATACCCCTGATTGATTTAAAAAATTATAATGATCCATATTATTTAAAAACACATTATGATATAAACAATATATTGAATATTAAAGAACATGTTACATCTATAACAAATTGTAGTTGTTTAAATTTTTTGTCGTATATGATGTTAAAATATAATAATCATATTACAAATTTAAGGCGTGCATGTGAGACATTTAATGAAAGTTCCAAATATTCATATGATAGTGATATTATTTTGGCTATAATGATACAAAACACCATTGTAAATAATAATTCAAAACCTGAATTTGTGCATAAATTGCTAATAGAAATTGATATTACACATTCCTACAGTGTTTACAGAGAAGTATACAAAAAATTGTTGGAGTCTGCATTTATTCATAAATCAAATGACATTGTAATATTAATGATGTGTAATAATAATATGAAACCACAGTGGAAATCCACTGTTATATCAAGGTATAAAACAGAAATAAACATTGATAAAATTATTCAAGAAATTAATATGTTAATAGACAATGGTATTATGACTTTATTAGAAATATATGAAATACTTGTTCACTATATTAATGACGAACAATTACCACTTAGACATACAATATTGTCATATATAAAAACACAAGTAAATAAACATGTATTAAGTTACATTGATACCATAAAAATTGATTTTTAAACACTAACAGAATACAATATATTGTTATTTATTAAAACCTAATGGAACATACTCCAGATGAAATATATACTCCAGATGAAGTATTTGAGTATATATTTGGTTATGTCCAAGATAAAATGAATATCAGTATGACATGTAAATTATGGAAAAAAATATTGATCGACCTTTTTAAAAAACCACATAAAATAGATTATAATGACTCGTACTGTTTAAAAACACATTATAATGTAAAAAATATTATGGTATTTAAGAATAACGTAAGATTCCATGGTATTTTTTTAGATCCTGATATGAGTGGACAATATAAATGTACAGATTACAATATTGATTCAAATATTAAAAATATAACTAATTGTAAAAGTCTAAATTTTATAACCAAACTTGTTTATGATTATTACAAAACACGTTTTAGGACAAGTATTGAAGGAACAAATCTAAGTGTACCTAAATTATTACAACAACACTGTATAATAAATAATGTTTCCAAACCTAAATATATCAATAGATTGTTATATGATGTGAGCGATAAACAAATGAGTACTGCATTATCTTGTGCGCTTGCACACAATTCTTATGATATTGTAAAACTAATATTAGTAAATCCTTTAATGTTCTCTCGGTCTTTAAATTGGATAGGAATTATTATTGCAAGGTACGAAGATAGTCCAACTCTCGAGGAAGTAATAAAAGAAATAGATTTTGTAATAAATTCCAAGTTACTATCTGTCACATGTTTGTATAGCCAAGTATGTAAATTTGAAACAGATTCACCGATTAAAATCCAAACATTACAATATTTAGAACAATTTTTGGATAAAGATATCATAAAATATATTCAAATAAAGTAATATTTCTTTATAAAAATAAATATATAATCATATATTATAAATGCAATATTTGTTTACAACACCTATAATTTCCACAGAATCGCCATTAATCTCTTCTGATGTTTTCTTTAATAATTTCAATACATATTTATCTCCTGTAAATTGGTCTGATCCAATTAGTCCTATAACTATTAATTTTGATTATAGCAGACCATTGATTAGTACATACGAGTCTATTGATAAACTTCCTGAAGTAAAAGAAAAAATGGTTGATTACTTTTTTGATTTGTTAAGAGATAAATGGTTATTAGATGATATTAATGACATTTTAAATTATTTTAAATATAAAGATGGAGTTGTAACTATGATTTCAGATTTATCAGAATATTCCAAAACTAATATTAGTAAAGATAATAATAAAAGTGCCGCTTTAAAATCTGATTTTATCACTGAACATGTATTCGGTAAACATGAATTGAAAAAGGCATTAAAATATTTTATTGAAGAAACAAAAAGCAAATGGGTTGATTTAGTTAAAAACAAACATTTTTTAAAGAAATTTTTACGTGAGTACATCGAAAAAATGATTACCAAAAAATTGAAAAAATAAATAAAATACATTATAATTATAGCATAATTATGATATTAAAAATTTAATCATCCTTTATAAATTCAATTATAATTTTTTTTGCATTATTTGGTATATCATTTGAATTTGTAATTTGTAATGTCCTATCATGGTTAATACTAACACTTTGCACCTTAATTTTTCCGAACAAAACAATAATTTCTTTTATTAATGTTATACGATGTTGTTGCCATAATTTATCTGGAAATTCTAAAGTAGAAATTTGGGAACATTCTTGAACTGATTTTTGGATGGTATCATAGAATTGTTTTCTTACATCTTTGATTAACTGGTCTTGACATGTCTTCATTGCGGCATTGCATGAACCTCGGTTAAAGTTTATTGGATATGTTTCCATTTATACTATTATACCTTTATATGTCATTAATTGTATAAACAAATATTTCCAAAATCAATTTTTTTATATGATAGAAATATTGTGGTCACCATACTTTGCATATTTCTGGGCAGTATTAAAACTGTTGATTTTCCCTTGGACAAATTCATCATATTTTGTCATAGCTTGTTTTTGTGCATTTATATCAACATTCGGACTGCTACCAATAAGAATGGAAAAGTCGACTGATACATCTTTAATAAATTTATTAAAATCATTTCTTGCACAACGAGGTAATGATAATTCCACAGCCATAATTGAACATAACTTATCCATTTTGCTAATATATGCGGTACATTCTACCACAGTTGAATCCCATTTATAAATTTTTATCAATCTATTTAATAATATCATCAACCCATTAATTATGGCTACTGTTGCAGTGAGAACAATGGCAACAATATTAATTATATTTGATGTTTCAGTTGATACTGCAACAGTTACATTAATTATTGGAATTGTCCCACCGACTTTTCCAATTCCTAATATTAATGCTGTAATTGATGATAATATAAATCCAATAGCACCTAGAACTTCAACAACCACCAATGTTCTATCCCAATGTCTTTGTGCTTTGTCCAATACATATTGATATACAAAAATGTATTGTATTAATGAAGATTTCCACCCCCTCAAAGTTTCCTCATTTGTGTCATTCCAATTATTATCTGTTAATGGGTTATTGTTAATATTTATAATAGATGGATCAGTTGATTTGATTTCATTAATTATAATATCACCTTCAACAGTTGTGTTGTTATCTGTAATAACGGTATTGGAAGACATATGTAGTAAATTATATTAAGATTAATTCTAATTGTATTCAAATTGTTAAGATATCAATTTTTTATCACAAAAAAATTGATATTAAAATACATTGTAATGCTACATAAATACATGTATAAATAACAATAATGGATAATTATTCACTACCAGCTGAAAACAATATAGTTTCAATACAACTTTTTGGTTCTGGAAATAAAGAATATTCGTATGTTGTACCAAACGGAGCATTGTTAGATATTGGATATTTTCAACCAGAAAAATGGAAAGGTGGGTGTGGATTTAATTATTCTAATATAAGAAGTATTAAACCTAAAAGTTCTTTGTAATTTTATTTATAAAAATATAAATAAAATAATACAAATTTATGCTTTAAGAACACGTGTATGCATTGCCCAAGCACAACCAGCACCTAACAATTGTGCAACAATAAACATTGCTAAACCAATAAGAGCTAAGTCACCTTTACACCAGGCCATAAAAGATACGGCTGGGTTAAAATGGCATGCTGATGTTCCATTACAAACCATGTAAATTGCAACAGTTAATGCTAAACCAATAGCAAAAGGGGTTAAAATAGTTCCATTACCCTTCATTGCAACATTATAAATTACAGATAAAAATACAAAAGTACCAATAAACTCAATAATAGCGTTATCAAAGTTTGACATATTATATATATACACCAACAAAATAATTATTATTATATATTATTATAATAATGTCAAAAATAATATATGATGAAAATAATAAATTATATAAAATAGATGGTTCAGATACAATTTATGAAAGTGATGTAAGTATTAATAAAAATAATGATCTTAGGAAATTAGCTGATGTGACTACACTTGGAAATTCCGACATAAATTTGTTACACCAATATGCGAAAATTAGATTTGATAATATATTATCAATTGAACAATTTAAAAATGAACCCTTAAAAATACTATTCCCAAATATACCTAAAAATAAATTATGTATAAATAAACTTATGATGATATCATATGATTATGTAATTGACAATAAAATAGAAAATTTTGATGATGATTATTATGGTAACGATAGTAATAAAAATGATGATTGTTTAATAATGTATATTTATTTAGTGATAATAATAATTTTATTAACTATAAATACATCTTTAATATATTACTTGTATACAACACTCTGAACAAAAAAATATATAAATTAAACTTATAATGAATATAAATGAACTGAATGATATATATATTAAATATTTGAAAAGAAAACCAACGATTTCTGATATTAATGCACATATAAAGAAAGATAAGGATGCATTTATAATTGAAGTTTTGAATTGTAAAGAATATGCAAATATTATGAGTGTATATGTCCCAAACCTTGATTTAATAAATAAAGTAAATACAACAATTAAATTCAATACAGGATATGGAAATATATATATGCATAATTCAACATTACATTATACAAATCCAGATAATATTTATTATTGTATAGGAATTTCATCGCCGAGTTATTATGAAAATAAGTGGCATTCAATCCTTGCTACAACAACGAATGATCAAAGAGTTATTGCAAACAGTAATACATTCTATTGGGAGAATTGGCAAAATTTGAAAGACAAATGGACAATCCAAAATGATGATAATAAAATATATGACAGAATTGTTTATACATATCATCATATTAAAAATACTCCACTTAAAAATAGGAAACATATTGAAACAGAATGTTTTTTAATGGCAAATCCATATACTGGTGTAAATTCTGGTCATGAATTATCAATAATTTTAGATTGTGTAGATTATATCAGAAAACATAACACTATACAAAATATCATATTATTTAACTATGCATATAAATATCCAAATAATTTAAATTTATTAAAACTATTATTACCTGAAAGTAAATTTTTATTTATAGATTTTAATACAGTATATCAATTTAAGAAAATACATATAATAAAACAAGAATTGCATAATATTACAAAACATCAATATCTCGTTGATGAATTAAAACATAAAATTATGAATAGATGCCCTGATATGACAAAATATAATAATAAAAAAGTAATAATGATTAAAAATAGTAGAAATATGCAGGTTGTAAGAACATATGATCAATTTATTTGTGAAAGATTATTTGAGGGTTTACATAAAAAAGGATATATTATTATTAATCCTGAACAAATGGATATATTTGATTTGGCATTATATTTAATGAATGCCAGAGTAATTATATCTTCTTATGGTGGAATATTATATACAAACCAATTATTTTTTAACTTGAATGCATTAATTTATATAATGTGTACTAGTGGTACTGTAATTACCAGCTATTATAAAATTGCATCAAAAGCAAAAGAAATTATACCACTCCCAGATAAAAATTTAGATGCAAGGCCTGATTTGACCCATTACTTGTTAGGTAAATTTATTTAATACTATATTGTAATATGTATTCTTTTCTTAATGAATACATGATATGCGATTTAGAAAAGTACCTTATTATGAGACCAGGGCGATGTACAACCCTATGTCCAACATAATATGTCGCATTTAATTGACAGTTTAGGGTTGTACATCGCCCTGGTTTTCATTAAATATTTTAAAATGTTAAATTAAACAATTCATATATAAACTATCATTTAATTAACATTTATATGGAATATTTGATAAATTACAACCCTATTATAAATCAGGTGGGTGTTAATATTAATTACATATTAGGGTAGTTAAATTCCAAATGTACAGTATATATTATCATTAAATATACGTTTTATTGCAATATTTCATTATAATTGATAACAGAATAAATAATTAAATTATACAAATAATTTTATAAAAGCCCCTCAAAATAAAAATAAAAATAAAAATGGTTCTGGAGGATTTTTACATAGTCCACACAAACTTTGTGTGGAAAATTTTAGACTTGTCCTGGACAGATTTTTTTTTGATTTTAGGGACCATTTTAAAATTAAATGTCTCATAGTGTTTCATTTTCAGAAATATTTTTATGGTTTTTTATCAGAAACCTGTGGAATTGTTCACCCAATATTGATCCTTACTCAGGATCAATATTGGGTAAAGGTAATTTATATAGGGTTGTAATCAAGAATTTTTATCAAAAAATACTATTAAAATTAATATAAACAGTTCATGATTTGAAAATTGTAAACCTCTATAAAATCCATCTTAAACTTGTATTTAACAAACATATTTCCTATAGGAACCCGTGATATGTTGGATCAATATCGGGTATTTTAGGATCAATATTGGGTAAAATGTAATATTTCATAGTTCTAATTTTAAAATCACATCATATAAATGGGCTATAATTAATCAACCATCATATAATATTATATTCTAATTTCCAAATTACGACGGTTCTAATTCTAGAATTACAATATATTTACCCTTTACAATTTGTATTTTAATAGCTATATTTAGTAAGGTAAAAAGTTCAAAAATATATAAAATATTACTTTTAAAATAATCACTATTAAATAGTAAAATACTTAAAATGTACAAATTAACATTTTATCATATAAAATACCACTTTACAAAGGATTAAATATAGGTTTTGGTGAATTATATCCCTATTACAAATTACAATGTTCGGAGTTATAGTATATAATATTAGGGATGTTTTAACACCAAATATATAGTATATATTACCATTAAATATACGTTTTATTGCATTATTTCATTATAATTGATAACACAATAAATAATTAAATTTACTATATAATTTTATAAAAGGTTCCTCAAAATAAAAATAAAAATGGTTCTGAAGGATTTTTACATAGTCCACACAAACTTTGTGTGGAAAATTTTAGACTTGTCCTGGACAGATTTTTTTTTGATTTTAGGGACCATTTTAAAATTAAATGTCTCATAGTGTTTCACTTTCAGAAATATTTTTATGATTTTTTATCAGAAACCTGTGGAATTGTTCACCCAATATTGATCCGGAGCAAGGATCAATATTGGGTAATGGTAATTTATATAGGGTTGTAATCAAGAATTTTTATCAAAGAATACTATTAAAATTAATATAAACAGTTCATGATTTGAAAATTGTAAACCTCTACAAAATCCATCTTAAACTTGTATTTAACAAACATATTTCCTATAGGAACCCGTGATATGTTGGATCAATATTGGGTATTTTAGGATCAATATTGGGTAAAATGTAATATTTCATAGTTCCAATTTGAAAATTACAGCATATAAATGGATTATAATTCGTCAATCATCATATAATATTATATTCTAATTCCCAAATTACGACGGTTCTAATTCCAGAATTACAATATATTTACCCCTTACAATTTGTAATTTAATAGCGATATTTAATAAGGTAAAATATCAAAAATATTACTCTTAAAACAATTACCTTAAAATATAAAATCTTTTCGAATATCAAAAATCGATAATTTTATGTATAAAACATCATTTTATTAATAATTATACGTTGATTTGATGATCATAGTTCTATTATAAGTTGTATGTATACTACGATATCGACTATAATATTAGAGTATTTAAAATAACAATTCTATAGTAAAATATATCATTTTACATACAGTTTATAACAATATTTCTCTTACAATTAATAATATTATAAATAACTAATTTTAATATATAATTTTATGAAAGGTTCTCCAAAATAAAAATAAAAATGGTTCTGGAGGATTTTTACATAGTCCACACAAACTTTGTGTGGAAAATTTTAGACTTGTCCTGGACAGTTTTTTTTTTGATTTTAGGGACCATTTTAAAATTAAATGTCTCATAGTGTTTCACTTTCAGAAATATTTTTATGATTTTTTACCAGAAACCTGTGGAATTGTTCACCCAATATTGATCCTTGCTCAGGATCAATATTGGGTAATGGTAATTTATATAGGGGTGTAATTATAAGTTTTTATTAAAGAATACCATTAAAAATAACATAAATAATTCATAATTTTAAAATTATAAAACTTCACAAAAACACTTTCAAACTTATAGTTTACAAACATATTTTCTACAGGAACCAGTGATATATTGGATCAATATTGGGTATTTTAGGATCAATATTGGGTAAAATGTAATATTTTATCGTTCCAATTTCCGAATTACGACATATAAATGGTTAACAATTTGTCAATAACAATACAATATTATCATCCAATTTCTGAATTATAACCATACTAATTCCAGAATTACACGATATATTTATATTCTAATTTATAAATTAACCTCTATATTTTGAAAGGTGAATTTTAAATAAAAACAAATAACTAAAAAATATATAAAAATAACATATAAAGTATATATTATTAATGACTACTTATAGTTGTCCAACATGTAAAAAATCATTTAAACAAATATATCATTTTGATGTACATAGGAAAAGAAAATATCCATGTGTGAAACCAAATATAAATAATACATGTGATAGTTGTGGGGTAAGTTTTTCTACAAAAAGTAATTTGAGAAAACATCAACAAAATACTTGTATAAATAATGTTAATGATGATTCAAATGATCTAAATGATTCGGATGATATAGTAATTAAAGAACTTTATGAGAAGCAGATTAAAAATGAAGAAATGTTATCTAAAATACTTACAATAATAAGCGGTAATATTAATAATGCAAATATTAATAATACTAATGCTAACATAAATCAATTGGCAAATTCCATAAATAATAATAACAATTCATTTGTAAATATTTCTGCCCTACAATATGTAAGTAAGAATTATTTAGAGGGTCCACCTATATCTGCATTAGAAAATTATGACATTATACGGGATGATACTGTAATTGCTGGTAGCAATGATTCAATTGATGTTATTTTTATAAAAACATTATCAGAACAATATAGTAAAAATAAAATTGTAATATATCTTGGAGAAATTATAGTGTGTTTTTATAAAAAGGAAAAACAAGATGAACAAACATTCTTTACATCCGATTTATCGAGGCTTACATTTTTAGCCAAAATATTGCCAGTTGGATCAAATAATATAAAATGGATTTCTGATAAGTCTGGAGAGTTAGTTCGCCTACATGTTGTTTGTCCTTTATTAAACTATATTGAAAAATCAATCATAGCATACCAAAAGAAAACTAAAATTACATCAAAAAATATCGATTTATTTTCAAATCTTGTAAAAATATCAGATTCTATTTCTGACAAGACCCTTGAACATAATATTACAAGGTATATAGCTCCTAAATTTATTTTAAATCAACCATTAGCCATAAAAAATTAAATTGTAATATTTATTAAACATTACAATTATGAGAGGATTACTAAATTAATCGTAGTAGTCGTTATACACAGTGGTAATAGCACTGGTAAAAACTCCACTTTTAACATAAACTGGGAACATTTTAACAACTTCAGTGTTATTAATCATAACGTCACCTTTAATCATGGCAGAGTTTTGGATCATTGAAGTATACTTGAATCTTTCAGTTCCAGTATGTTCTGGGGCTGGAGCATTAGGATCCATTGACATCAAAATACCATTACCAGCAATTCTAACACGGATATTAGCGATAGCACAAGCATCCAAATAAGAGTTGGCAACATCCAATAATTCACCACCATTGGCAACGATGTCATCAAAAGATAATGGAACTAAAGTTGTACTTCCACCAATAACTTGGACATTAGTGTAATGGGGTCTTAATTCTCCTCCTGTTGGATTATCAGATGATGATAATGCAGATAATCCCATTAAAGAATCAATAATACTGATATTTTTAATTCTGTTGGCAGTTTGGTTAATAATGATGATTTCAAAAGTGGCACAGAAATCCGGTCCAGAAGTATAACCATCTTCAATGAAGCACAAGTTCAAAAGATTTTTCTCAACTGAAATGACGTCTTTTGGTAAAGTACATCTTTTAATACCACATTTGGTTTCGCATTTACATGAAGTACCACAATTACACATTATTATAAACTATAATTATATAATATTTTATTTACTGGTGGTAGAATTAGTATAAAAATATATTAATAAGTATATATTAGAATGACAAAGTCACCATACCAGGTTGCAAATACATACTATGATTCAATAGAAAATATTTTGGATTGCATGCATACACATAACATGAGCCAAATACCATTTGATGAAGTATATAGAAGTAATTATACATTAACGATCCAAAAACATCACGATGTAATAATTTTGGCATATGAAATATTAAAAGATGATTTAAAAGACTTCAATTATTCAATACAATTAAAATATTTGAATATGATTAATGATATGTTTATGTATCCAATAAGGGTTGGTGTAATAAAACATAGTTTATGTGTTGTATGTAAAAATGAAACACCTTATAATGAATTACATTGTAAAACCCATAAAATACACACCAGCTATTTACCCGATATTAAACAATTTACAAAGTTTAAAAATGAAGGTATGTATGGTGGCAAATTATGGATGAAAGTAATGAATGATGATGAATAATATTATTCAAATAGTGGGGGGAAATTTGTGAGATCTGAACATTGTTTTATAATTGGTGTATAAAATATTTCTTTTAATTCTTCAAAATTTTTACTTTTTTTAATAATCTTATGTGCATTATTTATATCGTTATTTTTAATATAAGAATAGTGAGAAATTTTAAAATCAAAATATTTTATCAACAATCTTACATAATTTGTAGAATGACCTGCTCCTGTATATGATATAGTATTTGTAATATAATTTTTATCCAAAAATCTCCTCAACAAATACAAATCCATTAAATATAATCCTATTTTACTTACAATAAAATCTATAAATTTTCCTTCCAATACATCAAAAAATGCGATATAATCATTACTCTCTTGTTTAGAAAATCCATATAAATATGTACCGTTTTCTCTTTGTAATAATACATCATATACATTATAGTTACCCACTGGTTTCATTCTCTCTTTCAATTTTTCAAATTTTAATAATGTATTATCAACAAATGCAAAATATTCAACAAATATATTATGGAAATCATTATTAATAATATACAAAACTTTATCATGTATATTTTTATTTTTGTATGATTTTAATAATTTGTAAATATATTTTTCAGTTAATATTTTATAATCTTCTTCTGAATACTTTGATAATAATTCTTGCTCAACAGAAAATATTTTTTTTGTAAATGTTGGATTTTTTATGTCCTTGTTTTCATATAAAATTTTATATAAACATATTATTTTTGCATTCAATATCTTAATCAAGTCCATTACCCTATCAATATCATGAATAGTAATATTATTTATCAAATTGTTGATAACAAATGGTATGTTTTTATATACAATATCATAAATTACATTCAATACATAATCTCTTATATCTACTGCATGGAATCTTACATTTGGTAATTCATCTGATTTTTGAATATGATTTTTTTGTGTATCAATTTTGATCGCTTTATTAAATACATATCCGACTTCATCAATATATCTATTATTAAATTCGTTATTTATAGCTACACTTGCAGGATATAATTCAAACATTAAATCATATGTTTTATCTGATTTTATTTTTAGTTCATCAAATGTTTTCACCAAAAATCTTCCAATATCATAACTCCTAATATCATCACATTTTGTTTCAAAACGAGGGTCTGTATGAATATCAAACATATCATACAACACCTTATCAACACCATCTACTTTACCCTCCAATCTTACAACATTTATTGGTCCATTTACTAAAATATTTTTCATATACTATACACCAATAAAAAAATTGAATTATAAATATGTTATTAATGCCACATATTACAGCTATTATTGTTATACCTCCTTATTAGTAGGCCCGTCATAATGTTTAAAAAACAAAATAACGTTCCAAACGTAACTACGCAATTAGAGCAATGCAAAATTGACCTAAGTATGTTAAAGTATGAAAAGATATTAAACATGCAAATGACCAATAATTTGGTTCCTTTAAAAAAATACCAACTTATCGCAACCCAAACTAAAAAAGAATTGGTAAAAAGTTCATACGACAAATGGCAAACATTTTTTCATCAAGAACAATTAAAACAGTGCTTGACAGATTTAAATATTGATATATCAAATTATGAAGATCCTAAAAAGTTGGAACATGATTTTCACGACACTTCAATTCCTGTCAATAAATCATTCAAACTGGACAATTTAGAAAAGTATGATCTCCTAACAAATGAAGACAAAAATAAAATCATTGCATATAAATATAATGATTTTCAAATTAAAGAAATTAACTTTTATCTTGCACAATTTCACGAAGATATTTTTAATAATATTTTAAATAATGTAAGAATTGTAAGGGAAAATCTATTGGTACTTGCACTTGTAAATAAATATTTTTACAAGGCACTTAGCACTGTAAAAATAACTTTACCATGTGGAGAATATTGCGACAAGTGTCCAACCATCCATTTTCAACGATCACTAATTTTTAAATGTGAAACATGTGATCATCTTAATAAAGACAAATCACTTGACAGACGTTATGTTTTACATGTTAATGGTAAATTGGTAAATTGTGATACTTGTTCAAATAATATATGTATTACTGAGTCATACCGATTTTCAAAAAATATATGTGGATCATGTATCGGTATGAAAGTATATTTTAAAGAAAAAGTACCAAAGTTAAATTGGGCAAAGTGTGCAACATGTTTTTGTCAATTTGTTGTCAGATTTAATTATGATGGTAATTATAGTAAATGTCATAAATGCAGACATACTAATAAGTATTAAACCATCCACTTTTTGATATTTTAATATTATCATCTTTTTTAATAGTATATTCCCCAGGAACATTTATAATTTGTGGAACTTCAACATCATTATTATTCATTTCATAATATTTTTTTATCATGTTGTCTAAATGTTCATATGATACATGTTGTATTGTATTACGTGACACAGAATATGTACATGATAATATATATTTCATATGAATAATATTTAATTCAGATTCAATTTCATCAACAGTCATATTGTCATAGTCATATACTTTATCACTCTTAATGACATTCTTCAAATTATCAAAATATAAAGCAAAACATATTTTAATTGCTGACATCATTATATATAATATGGATAATGAAAAATATTTACATTATAAAAAAAAATATATAAAATTAAAACAAAATAAAATAGACAGAAGTGGGATTATATTAATAGAAAAATCATATAATAATCAACCTGCAATAATATTATTTAAAGGTAAAAGTATGTGTGCAGATGGTGGAGGTAAAATGGATAAGCAAGATAAAAGTTTACAACATACTGCAGTAAGAGAACTTATAGAAGAAAGTGCCAATTTATTCAGGTTGAATGTAAACATGTTAAAATCTCATTTATCATATACTAATAATAATAGAGTGATTTATTTTGTAGGCATTGATAATAACATTAATATAAGTTATTTTGAGGATAACCGAAAATTAATATCACAATTTGATATTCCACAAAGTTGGAAAGAAACAACACAAATCCATAAATTTTATATTTCTGATTTAAAAAAAATGGATCTAACTATCCCCGGTCATCTTAACAATGTAACAGATGCAGATGGTAACCAAAATTTAATAATTATGGAAAGGGTTAAGGATTGTATTAGAGATAAGTTATTCACATTAGAAAAACAAATTCAATATACACATTTACATGAAAATTTAAATTTCCAAGAAGGATCAGATAAATTTTTATATGGAACTAAATGTTATCAAAAATAAACAATATTTAAATTATTTATTTTAAATATTATTTGTATATATGGGTATAAAAAATTTCATGAAGTTGATATATAAAACTTCTCCATCATCTATTATCGATACTAATATAACAAAATATCAAAATAAGGTGTTAGGTATAGATGCAAATTTAATGATATACAAAATGATAAATGCAATTCGGCAGAATGGCTATGATATAAAAAATGATGATATTATTGTTACACATATCCATACATTAATATTAAAATTAGTTGGCTTTATAAAATATAATATTACTCCAGTATTCGTATTTGATGGTAAAGCTCCATTAATAAAAGCAGAGACATTAAAGAAACGGATAATTTTACAAGAGGCTACTGAAAAGAAATATAATGATGCCTTGACTGAATATGAAAAATTAAAGTTTTACATGAGATACAATATTACCGATAAGGAATTAAATGAGTGTAAACAATTAATCAAATTATTTGATTATACAATTATTGATGCGATAGAAGAAGCTGATTCACAATTGGTAGAACTATTAAATTGTAATAAAATTGATTACATTGTTACTGATGATATGGATATATTAATATTTGGTGGAAAAAATATATTAAAAAATTTTAGTGTGTCATCTAAGAAAAAGATACAAGAGATTGATTTAAATAAATTTAAACAAGATACAGGTTTATCACAAAAAATGATAATTGATATAGCAATACTTATGGGATGTGATTATTGCACAAATGCATATGGTGTAGGACCAATGAAGTCATATAAACTTATAAAAAAATACAATACTATTGACAACCTTGTTAAGAAAAAACATATCGATTTCATTGTGGGTTATCATGCTGCAAGCGAATATTTTTTGAATCCACCAGTAACAAAATGCATAGAATTTAAAAAATGGAAATATGGAAAGAATATAAATAAAGTTATGTTAACTGAATTTTTGAAAAGATTTTTATTTAAAGATGAATATATAAACAAACTATTTACTAAATTAACTACAAACTAACTATTTCTTCATTGACGCTTTAATTATTTCTTTTAAGAGAGGCACAACGTTAGAATTTTGGTTTTTGGCATGTCCAATTAACATATTTAACAATCCTTCTTTGGCGAGTTCATTATTAGAGATATTTTCAATAAATATTTCTCTAAATAAGGACGAGCTTAAGATTGTATACATGCTTTTTGATTCAGTTCCATAATTCACTTGGTTGTGTCCAACTTTTTGCATTTTCTTGAAGTTAGTGTCAACTGGAAAGAATTCTAATTTGACAGCATTCGGGTTTGTAGAATCAGGGGAAGAGTGGAAAGATAATTCCATAGGTTCCTTGAGGTTTTCTAAGCAAGATATCAGAGCATTGCAAGTAACCCTTATTACCTGTTCATTACGATTTTTAATTTCTGCAATAATTTCAACACACTGTTCATCATTAAATACATGTTTCAAAACAGTGGTTCCAGTTTCTGCAGCCCATATATATACATAATTATATTTACATCTTATATCACGCATATCAGGAACAACCATATATGGAGTAATGTCAGGCACGTATGCACTAACATTAGGCATATATGTACTAACATTAGGCACGTATGCAGTAACGTCAGGGATAGCAAAAAAGGCAAAACGACCGGTAGGTGGAGTTTGTTCCATTATAATACTTTGAGCTCGAGAGCACTTATAAAACAAACCTTTATGGGTCTAGTAACGAGTTAGAATTTCAATTTTTTTAAACATTATAATATTCAAAAAAAAAGCCTCTTACATGGAATCAGTAAAATTTACAAATTCGTAACTAAACAAGTAAATTAATAATAGGACGGTTATTACCATCAAACAACAATATGAACCCATACCCCATGTTGAGCAATTAGATGCACATTGTAATTGTGCTCCAACTACTGGGATAGAATCAGGTTTATATTTCTCAGCCGCAAACATTGATGAGATACAACAATGCGACATAATTGCTAAACAAATTATTACCATAACGAACCACATTTTATAATATAATATTATATATTATTTTTCAAAATATATAATATTATAATCTATATGATATTTTTATTTTTAATAATTTTTATATTGCTAACATATTATTTTTATAGTATAAGAACTGAACAATACCAAAATTTAAATATGTATCCTACCAGATTATTAGGTATACATAAATTTTCAAAATTAAAAAATGGCAACATTGTGTATATGGATATTAAACCAATAGAACCAGGAGTTGGCGAATCACAATGTGTCATAAAACAGTGTCCACCATTATGGAATGACAATATGACATGTTATGAATGTTTATGATTTATCAAAATATTTTACTAAGCCAATGTTTATAGTAACTGCCACAATAATTGTAAATAAACTGTCAACAACTGGATTATGTGCTTTATCTCCAATATTATTTAAGATAACATCAAATATTGGTTTTGCAAATTGTATATACACTTTTGTTTTAACAATATTTTTATATGTATTTTCTAATTGTGATGAATTATATAAAAAATTTGATAATCCATTAAATGTTTCAATATCATAATAATTATCGAAATTTAATTTAATTTTATAATTAAACAAACTTAAACTATTATTTAATGCATTAAAATCTTGTATACCTTTAATCATAAACATTGAATTTTCTGATAACTCTGCGAACAATTCAAAAAACAATTCTTCTTTATTTTTTGTTAGGCTTAATCTCTTTTTAACATATTCATCATTCCAATATAGTTCATGTGCTTTGATAAAATTATCGTATAAATTAGTATTCTTAATATTTCCTCCATACACTTCAAATTTTGCTTTCGTTAGTTTCTTTTTAAGAGCATTTATTTCATTTATTGCACTATTATAGTTATTTATATTTTGTAAATTATTAAAATTTGACATTATTGATTTTTTTAAATTTTCATTTAAAATATTATTGTAAATGTAATTATTATTTATTTTCTCTATGGTATTATTTATTAATTTTCTATATTTATTATGATCCTTAAATAATTTTTTGTCTTCCAATGGTTCCACAATAAGTTCCAACTTAAATACTTTTTCATTATTTTCCATTTCATTGAGTGTATGTTTTGTAACTGTTGAATATGTTGAAAATAATGGTTTTAAATTACTAACATCAACATTGTATTTTGTTATTGATTGAAAATTGACAAATATATATCCAACATAATAATATATTTCATTTTTATCCCTAACAAAAATCAATATACCGAGTTCTCTTACATATTTTAAATCAGTTGATGATTGAAATTCTGCATCCATACATAATAATATTGGCTTATAATTATTAATATTATTTAGCGACCTCGTAACAATATTCTTTGTTATTTTTATAAAATTTAGAGAATTACTAAGTTTGAAATTATCAAAAAATGATATAATTGTTTCTTTTACTGATGTTGAAATATTTAGGGAATTTATATTTTTAATCCACAAGGTTGTATCCATTATATATATATACTTTGTTAATAATGGCAATGATAAATAAAATTTAATAATGACCATTTTGAATAAAAAAGATCATGACCATGTTTTTCAAATACCTATTTTTGCAAATAGCGTAATGCAATTTATGTTCATTATAAAAAAAATTTAAAAATGTCCATATTTTGCAAAGAAGCTTTGGGCGCATTCTTTTCCACAAAATTCACTTGGTAAAGATTTATGATTACTATGGCAAGCTTTACACATATTATCAGGAACATGAATAGGAACAGGAACAATCTCATAAATTTTAGCAGTTTGAACAAAATCAGGAATACACAATGTAGTTCTATCATCTCTTGGTGAGGTTTTGTTAATGCTAATATCCCTTGGTGAAATTCTGGTACTGCTTTCATCTCTTGAAGGACTGTTACTTCTCCATGATGTTTTATTAAAGACATCATCCCTTGAAATTCTGTTTTCATTTCTTGCTGGAACTTTTGGTGAAGTTCTGAAATTATTTTCAGTTTTTGCTGGGATTCTTGGGGATGTTCTGATATTGCTACTATTTCTTGGTGATATTTTTGGGGAAGTTCTGTTAGTGTTATCATCTCTTGGTGATATTTTTTTTGCACTGCTAAATTCTCCAGGAGATGATTTCAACATACTAAAGTTACTTGAGAAAGTTGGGGACTTATTGTTAAATAACCATTGATCATACTCGTTTGGTCTTTTAACAAGTCCACTTCCTCCGATTTCACCTCTGACTTCCATCAACAATCTTCCTAAATTATTCTGTCCACTTCCATCGCTGTCATCACTCCAAATATTATCTTTTCCTTTTATAGTAGTATGATTAACAATATATTGTTTTCCGGTAGCAATAAGAACACGTTTATATTCAGGATCAGCAAATTTTTTTCTTAAAAGGTCTTTCATTATTCCAAATTTAATAATATCCCAGTCTTGATCAATGTTAGAATATTTATGTTTTAACAAGACAGCTTCTTTTCCAGTAATATTATTAAATAATTTTGCAATTTGTGGGTTAAATGAATATTTACATCCTTGATATATAGCTTCAATATTATCTGCTTCATGAGAGAAACCTTTGTGTATATATATAATTTTTCTTCCAGGATAATTATTACCAAATAAATCATAATTGTCTCCTTTACCATAGTGAAAGAGACAAAAAGGAGATGTTTGAATGTATCCGAATTGTCTAAAGTATTGTTTCATATCTACAGATTGTGGCATAACATTTTTATTTACAGACTGTTTAGTAGGACTATCAGGTTGTTTAATAGGCTTATTGTCATGTCCACATTCAGAGCAGAATCTACCATCTGAAGGGAATTGAAACCTACATTTGTTGCAGTATTGGTACCCTTGTTTTTTATCGGTAGCTTGGGTATTCATTTTAAAATATCTACAATATTTACAGGCACTACAATAATCTCAGTGCATAGGGTCAACAAAGAGTTCCAATTTCATTTTTTTTTGATATGTATATATATATATGAGTATTAACACAAATATAAAATTGAATGAATCAATCGTTCCTTCAATACCATTTTTATGGTACAGAGAACAGGAATTAACATGTCCTATAGAACACATCAAATATAGCGATAACACATTTACAATAGTTCAGACTCATATTTTGGATGCTAATATTTATATTTGTTTGCATAGTCTATTGTATTATATAATTCATAAAAATGACACTGATTTATTAGTAATACCAGAAAACTATGTTATAAATAAAAATTTTACTGTAACAATAAATGGTGATATCCCAAAAAGTGGACCTGTTTTTATCCATGGTGGTGCATTTTCACCAACAGGATTTCCATGCTTTAGAGTTGATTTGAGTAAAGAAATGAACAATGTGTTATGTAATATTGTATGTGAAGAATTTAATATTAATATTAATTGTGTATTTATCCTTTTTAATAACATAGATGGTAAAAATATTAATGATGATATAAAAAAATATATTGAAAATAACTTATGATAATTTAATTTATAAATGCAGATACTTTTTTATGTTCAGTATCTAACCATTGAATATATTTAACTTGATGAGCTACATAATAATCAAAAATTTTATTTAAATCATCATCAGAGATCCCGAGATTTTTTAAATTCTTTTTGTTATCATTTGGGGTATCATCTTTAGTTAATTTTTTGATATATTCAGCTCTATCATTTATAACACCATCATTAGCTAATTTTAATATACATTCTAATTTGGCTAATTCAATTTTAACTAATTTTTGATCGTCCTCTGGTATGATACATGATTCAAATTTCTTACCACCATAAAAATTTTTTATGAATGATGTAGCTAATTCTTTGGCCGGTTCTTTTCCATGTTCTTCGACACTAAAATTTTTGGTACATGAAAGAGTATTAAACTTTATGGCAACAGTGTAATGTTCACTTCCACCAATTTTTTTTAATTTTACACCCTTAGTAATGTTAGCATCATGCTTATTCTTATTGTTTAGGAAAGAATCAGCATTCCTTAAATTTTCCAAACAGTTATTTAATGGGTCACCATCAATATGATCAACCATATTAAAACAAGTTATTAAATTATGAAAATGGGTACTTATATTATTAAATGATGCATATGCATATGGTTGTGCATTTTTATTTCCTCCTTCAATAGTAGATAAAAATATTTTTTTAAGTAATGGAATAAAAATTTTATTAGTTTTCATAACCTGTCCCTTTGTTAATTGTACTAATATTGTATCATTATCTAATATTTTAATTAAATTACTGGTTACACCTAATGAGTAAGATGTTTCAACTTGCCATTTTAATGCAACTTGGTATGCTTCATTATCCGAATTATACTTGTCTATACTAAATGTTTTAGTATGCCCAGTTCCTTCTTTGTCTTCAACCCGTGAACTGTATATATTTTCACCGCCTCTTTTGAATACAGTTCCAGAAGGTCTGCCTAATAACCATATATTTTTTGGCAAATCGTTAATTTCCATGTTAAAATAGTTGAATGAATTTTTAATATCATATTCTTGCATATCTAAATTTTGATTAGTAATTAAAATTTTATTATCTTCACTAATAGACCCAAATTCTTTCAGGTTCTTTGATGTTAAATCCATTGTATCACCATTTATGTATTCAACTATCTTATAATTGCATATTAATTTGGTAAATGGATGAACTATCTTTTTATCTTGGTACATTACATAATTACGTGTAATTAAACCTTCCTTTTTTGCTTTAACATTTAAAGGGTACATTTCTACATATTTTAACAAATTTGCGTCTGTTTTCATTACAAAATCGTGGATCACTTTAACTTCCATTGTGTCAGCATCTAAATACCTTATTTGATTTCTTGTAAATCCAAGTCGGTCTGATTCTGCAAATAAATAGGCATTTGCTTTTTTATACACATCTTCTTTATCTTCATCATTTTTAAAAGGAAAAGTTTTACAAGTTTGTTTCCCACCTGGCGGTGACATGATAACTGAATAACTCGCTGGATTTGATCTTATTGAACCTCTTGGTTTGCCATGGGACCATTGTGTAGGGTATTGTGGTTGCATATAAATAAAGTTATGTGATAGATATACTTTTTATATTGTTGTAAATTCAATTTTTTTGTGGTATATGTTAGTTGCATTTGTTAATACAATATAATAAATAAAGTTTCATATGATTTTAATGATATATTGTATTTTCATTGATAGAGAACTATTCATCTCTAAAGCCTTAGTACTAAATGTAACGTACTTTCTTTTTGAATATTGTAATCACTCAAAGTTCTCCCATCTTCCAATTGTTTTCCAGCGAAAATCAATCTTTGTTGATCTGGTGGGATTCCTTCTTTGTCTTGAATCTTTTGTTTAACATTATCAATAGAGTCAGCAGGTTCAACTTCTAATGTAATGGTTTTTCCAGTTAAAGTTTTAACAAAGATTTGCATTCCTCCCCTGAGTCTGAGAACTAAATGAAGAGTAGATTCTTTCTGAATGTTATAGTCGCTTAATGTTCTACCATCTTCTAACTGTTTACCGGCGAAAATTAATCGTTGTTGATCTGGTGGGATTCCTTCCTTATCTTGAATTTTTTGTTTAACATTATCAATAGAGTCAGCTGGTTCGACTTCTAAGGTAATGGTTTTTCCGGTCAATGTTTTAACGAAGATTTGCATGTTTTAAGAGCTTATAATTTCTATATATAAACATTAGTATTTCAATGAGTTTGGATTTCAATTTTTTTGGATATTATTATAGAAAATAGAGGTCTTTTAAGGCTAATTTTAAGGACATTTTGATATAATTCATTTATTCATCAAGACCAGGGCGATGTAAATCCCTACTATCTCCTCTAATAGATAACACCACCCAGGCCATCATAGGGCTCGCCGACCCTCCATAATAAACCCTGCCAGTCTCTAATATCTCCACCCCATAGTATATCGACGCCAGACCCCATGGCGATATACACCCCTATTACTCTACAAACTGTCATCCATCAGGGCCACAATAGGGCTATACATCGCCGACCATCCACGATAAACCTACCACTTATAATATTACCAACACCAAACCCCATGGCGATATACACCCCTATTACTCTATAAGATATCCCCATCCATGCCATCATAGGCTATACACCGCCAAACCTATTATAACAAGCCCACATCCAAATGTTACCCGTCAGGATCTACCAATTACCAATAATTTATTTATAATATAACTATATACATGATACAATTTTATGAGATCCTTAATAACATAATTCTTAAATATAACCATCCTAATGAAACCTCTATAAATTTGCTATGTAATAATTCCCAAATATCTGACAAACTTGAAAAAATGTATAAAACAATACAACTTGACACAAAATCGTGCATTAGTGATATAACCCAACAAATGACAGTTATTTATACGGATGAAATATATGATACCAACATTATTAAATGCATAAACACATTTGTCAATAAAAAGATCAAAATATGTTTAATTGTAAAACTACATTTTGATTTTGATAAATTTGTAAAAAATGTGCGTGCAACTGATATTGAAGCGATCAGTTGGACAGAAGATAATAAAAAATATAAATATTATTTTATTGTGATTTAACATAATTAATAGCATATTGACTATCAATATCAGTATTTATAATGTCAATATACTTGTTAAAATTAATAATTTCAATCATCAATTTGTTATTTCTACAATTTATTCCTTGTAAAATATACATTGTAATTTTATTTTTATTATATGGTAATCCAATAATATTGTAAAATTCTTCAAATGTGATATCATTATTTGTATTTGTAGATATAATTGATTCGACAACATGTTTTGTGGAATCTTCATCTAAAACATTATAATTTTTATCAAATTTTTTAATAAATTGCCCATATGTGCCACATTTATTGATTATATCTCTAAAAATTGTATTGATTTTATAAAATGCAATAAATATTTCTAATGTATTTTGCATACTAGAAGATATATGAGTTATTAATTTTTCAAATTCATCATCATAATTATTAATATTTTGTATGCTTTTAATATATTCTCCTGTATATTGTTTTCTCCTAACACATAATCGTATATCTTCTTCCAAAAGATATACCAAAAATGTCTGGATATCGGTGATATTATAACCAGTCGTTAATATTTGTGTAAATAATTTATCATAATCCAAATATGATTTTGACATCCTGTTTACTGGTTCAGCCATATATGAAGTTATCAAATTTTTAATACCAAAATTATATTTATTTTCGAAACATATTTCCGCGCATGTTCTTAAAACACAAAAATATATTTGAATGAATTTATTATTCAGATACTTCTTATCTTGGTCAAATAATAATTTTGTCATATAGGTAAATACAGTACAATATATATTTTCATAAGCTTTGACATATGAAAATGGGGAATGTGAATGTATCAATCCTAATAGAGGTTTGAGGTATATTTTCCCAACTTCCCAATGTTGTTTATGTATATATATTGGTAAAATAGCATTTGCAGTTCCAATAAAGTCATCATCAACAATTTGAGAATTATTCAAATTACCATAATCTGCATTTCTTGTTTCAAAAAATTCATTTGCATTACTAATAAAATCGATTACAGGCATAAATGTTTGTGTAATACTATTAACTGTCCCAAATCCATGGACCCCCTTTTTAGTCAATTCCGATGATGTGAATGTAAACAGTATACCCATACAACAATTATTTTTAATTTCATCATGCCAATTTGATAATGTTATAGGGGACTCAAAGAAATCTAATGATGTATTAAATTCCGCAGTTGTATTAGTATCATGTGATGTTAAGAATTTTTCTAAGTTAACTTGATTAAATTTTGGGATTGTAAAAATTTTACTGTTTGGTATTGGTGATTTTTTCCCATATTCTATTATTGTGGATACATTATCATCATTTGCAACATTATAAGATTCTATTGTTAAACTTATATACTTGCTGTATAGTGTTTTGTATTTATAATATAATATCATTGCTCTATTTTTAAATTCATTATTACTATTATTAAAAAATAGTAGAAATGTTTTAAATACACCAATGCTTTCATTTATATTTAAATTATTATATAAAACACATTCTATCATATCCAAAATATTACTATCGTTTATAATTGTATCAACAAATACCAAGTTATGTTCTACGTTATTTATTAAACATGAATCAATCTTTTCCGTTATAGGTATAAAATTGTACATATCCATGAATGATATTTCATTTGTATTTGTTCCAAATATACTTGCATTTTTTGTATTTATTATTTTTTTATTTTTTGTATTTGGTTGAATATGACAAAATACTCTCGAATTTATAAAATTTGAATATTCTTCTGCTGTATGCAACGTATATGGAACACATGAACCACTATCCAGTATGGTGTTTGTTATCAAAGCTAATGTATGATCAGCTAATACATTTAATAAATTTGTATTAGCCCTGGATATAAAGCTCGTAAATATCACTATTTCATTTACAAGATCTGGAATAATATTATGTATACATTCATTTAACATTTCCAATTGCATTTGTGCACTTTTAATAATATTATTGTTAAATATAATTTTTGAAAATTCTTCATACACTTGGTCACTGGATATTTGCATACATTTAATTTTAGGCCATGTAGTTATTAAAGTGACATATTCAAATGAGGCGATCTTACCATATTGTATTAACATTTGTGGATATGAACATTTTATTTCATTTAAATGTGTTTTATTATTTATAGTTGCATTATCTATAACTACAATGTGATTAATTTTTGTTTCAGGTTTTGGTTCAGATGATATTACATCTGTTAAATTAATACAATAAAAAGCATTATCTTTGTAGTGTATTGTATGTAACATATATGGCTGTATTTATATATAAAACAAATGTCTATATATATTTATTATCAATTTTATTTTAATAAACAAATTTATTGAACATCAACAGTAGTCCAAAATGAATCCTGGATGTTTTGTAATTGAATTGAACATTGCATAGTTAATTCATCAAATCTAATTTTATTTTTCTTACATAATTCAATTAACTTTTCATCAGTTTCATAAGATATTTCTTTTTCTTCCTTTACAGTTTCTTTGTTGTCAAGTTGTAGTTTTTTATTTTCTGGAAAATGTGGAACAGTTGAAATTTCTTTAGATTGTGTTGCATCTGCATCATCTAATCCTGGCGTATCAAGATCAAACCAATTAGATGGTATATCACCGTCAAACCAATTGGTAACTTCTTTATCATCATTCCAATTATCTAAAGAATTGATTGCGGTATCGATAGCGAATTCTTCATCAGCCAATAACTGCTTATCAATCTCTAATTTTTTGTCAACTTTATCATTATTTGATTTTAATTTGTCCCCAGTTAGTTCTCTATATAATAGTGCACATGTTTTAATATGTTCCATCTTTTTTTTATCATCTTCGTTTAATATAATATGTGCAGACATTTTATAACTAATTGCCACTAATTTGGTTATGAGTGGTTCAATTAATTCAACATAATCTTTGTTTGCTTTATAATCCATATTTAACTATTAGTAATATAATTACCTATTAGATAGATTTAACCTATAAAATATTAAAATATCAATTTTTTTGTTTTATTTATAAATGATAAGTATATATGATAACAGGCGCAGGTATTTTAATTGTTGAACTATATAAATCGACACCTGTAGTTGTTTTGTTTGGATTTAACAACTATAATTTTAGTGATCCAGGCGGTAGGTTAAATTTTGGTGAAACTCCTGATATGGGCGCATGTAGAGAATGTCGTGAAGAAACTGGAAATTTAATTAACATCAAACCAAATGAATTACAACAAATAGGTATACCAGTTTTAATTGGTCAATATCAGGCATACATAGTTTATGTTCAAAATCTTAAAGCAAGAGATTATATTCATAATATAAATCAAATTTTTGCTACATGCACTGACAGGTCCTGGAAGGAAACAAATACAATAACGAGGATCCATATATCAGATATAATTAATTCAGCAAATAGTTACCAAAATCATGTAAACGATATTTATGGATTAGTATGTCAAGTTAGGGGAAGGACTATGGCAATAATAAGAAATAGTGTATCCATATTAGGATCTTTAATAAATAACAGACCAATATTATTACAAAGAAATCTTGTTACGCAATCAAGAATGCCATGTTTGATTGGTACATATTCTTACACCATCATGACTACACAAAATATAATGTACACCCATCAAATTACTAATACAGTTCAAATGCATAATACAGAATATGCTATATATGTGATACCAAATGATTCAATGTTTTTAAATTACAGAAAAAATACCATAACACATATTACGATCGCAGGTTTTAGTAACAAATATGATTATAACCAAATTAAAAGTGTATTAGTTTCTTTAATGAAAAAATTTAATGGAGAAACATGGAAAATAAACACCAAAACAATTGATATTAAAAAAAGTATAATATATTTTAAATCAAATACATTGGATAAAATTTCAAAATATTTACATAAGAGTGGGATAAAAAAAATAAAGGGTCCTGATTGGCATATATCATTTGATAGTAAAATACCTTCAAATATTACAAAAACATTGGAAACAATGAAATGGTCTTTATGCGTTGTTTCTAAAAATATGGGTCAAATTAAAGTTTATGAAAAATATAAAGTAAGAATGAGGTAAAAAAATTGAATTTCTATATGCTTACTAAGCCCAATTGATTAAGATCTTTTAATTGTCTATTTAATATGAATAATCAATTAGAAATACTATTCAGCCAAGTCACAAAATATGGCAAATATGTTAGATCCAACAAATTGGATGGATTGTTACAATGGAATAAAATTAAGGATATCTTATTGATGTCAAAAGTGAAGTGTAATTGGTATCCACAAGTAAAAACCATTTTTTCCTACATGAAAACAGAATTAAAAATACAAGAACATGAGGAGGACACAGAAAGTCATGAAGTTTGGGAAAAACACCATTTTTATTTGCAACATGGAAGAATTCCATCATTAAATTTTAATGATGGAACACTTGTTAGAATAATTCAAATTGCTTATAATGTTGGGCAACTTGAAGCTTTATGGGATGATGAATTTTACACTCAAGAGATGAAGAATTATTATCGCCTCAATCATTTAAACAATATAAATTCTTACATGGACAAGGACAATTTAACAATTTTGAATGACTCTTTAACAAACGAAATAATTGACAAATTAGATGGCTTATTGAATGACTGCATTGTGTAATTTTTTTATGATTTAATATAAATATTTAAAATTAAAATACTAATAAATAAATTATCCTGTTTTTTTAGCGACAGGTTTTTTGACAACAGGTTTTTTAACTGGTTCCTCTGCTGGTTCTTCAGTTTCCTTTACTTTTTTCGCGACTGGTTTTTTAACAGGTTTCTTTTCTTCAACTTCTTCCTCTTCATGTGCTTCATTTTCAGGTTCAACTTCTGTTTTTTTAGCAACTGGTTTTTTAGCTAATGGTTTTTTAGCGGCTGGTTTTTCTTCCTCTTCTGGTTTTTTTTCTTCAACAGTTTTTTTAGCTACTGGTTTTTTAGCAGCTGGTTTTTTTTCTTCAACTGGTTCTTCTTCAGATTCAACTACTGCTTCTGGTTCTGGAGTAGTTTTTTGAACTGTCTTCTTTAATGCAGGTTTTTTAGCTGCAGTTGGTTCGGGTTCATCTTCAGTAGTTTTTTTCGCCACTTTTTTATTAGCTGGTTTTTTCTTTGTTTCAGGTTCTTCATCATCATCTTTTTTACCTTTAGTTTCAATCACATCGTTGCTATAATCACTCGAGTTATATTCGTCGTTATCTGCGCCATATGATTTACTAATATCTGCAACAAGTTTTAATTTCATCACAATTTTGTCTCTTCTTTGGTTAATTAGTTTGATTTCATCTTCACAATTGGCAAATGAACTATTTAACTGTTTAAAGACAAAATCACATTGATCTTTGTTTTGAATGCATAATTTTAGTTGGGTATCATCCATATTTTCTGCATCATCCAGGTTTATTTCAACATTAGGAGTAGTATCCTTTTGTTCTTTCTTTTGGGTGGTAGCTTTCTTTGGTGGCATAATAATAATAATATAGGGTATATTGTGGTGTAGGTATCATAATGTTTGAAATTCAATTTTATTTTGGCTATGATATTTGATATTACTTATATAAAATGAAAACTATATAAACATTTGTGAATATCATTAAATTAATTATGTGTGAAATTGAAGATGAATGTATGGTATGTGAATTTAATAATGTATGTGCCCTAGCACAACCTAATAAAAATAATAATGGGAAGAGGAATAATGATGGTAATGATGGAAACAATAGAAACAATAAGAAACAAAGAACAGAAGATAACAAACAATTAGTTAATAACACTTTGAATATGAATAATCCAAGTAAAACTGTTATTAAACCAGTTGTGGATTCTGTTGAGGTAAAATGTAATAATCCATTATGTGATCATAAAGATGGTGATAATGATGAGGTGGTACCGGTTGAGATTAATACTATTAAGGATTTGATTGAGTTGGGAAAGATGTATCATTGTAAGAAGAGAGTTGTGTATTGTGGGTTGGATATGAAAACTCTTTTTAATTTGATTGAACCATTATCTCAACTTAATGATATGGTCGGCATGAATGAAGTAAAAACTAATATTGTTAACCAAATTGTATTTTTTTTACAAGGGTTTGATAAAAGGGGAAAATGTAATGAGTGTAGTGGTTGTTTGTTTGGAAAAGACTGTTCAGTGAACAGTAATTCTGAAGAGAACATGCATAACATAATATTGCTGGGCGCCCCGGGATGTGGAAAAACTGAACTCGGTAGAATCATGGGTAAGTTATACACAAAAATTGGGTTGCTTGGACCAAATGCAAAAGGAACATTTAAGATTGTAAAAGCATCTGATTTGATTGCAAAATATGTAGGACATACCAGAATTCAAACCGAGAAGGTGCTTAATGAATGTAAAGGTGGTGTAATTTTTATTGATGAAGCTTATTCTTTGGGTGATTTTGAAAATCGTGACCCATTTTCCAAGGAATGTATTGATACAATTAATCAGTTCTTGACAGAAAATAGGGATATTTTAATCATCATTGCAGGATATGCCGAATCGATAAACAAATGTATATTTCAAGTAAATCAGGGGTTGAAACGCCGCTTTCCATTCGTTTATACAATCAAATCATACAACGCAAGGGAACTCCGAGATATTTTTTTACTAAAAATTAAAAAAGATAATTGGGATATTAATGTTGATCCTGATAAATTAAAAACATTTTTTACTAACAGATATAACTATTTTCCAAATTATGGAGGTGATATAGAAAACTACTTTTTAAAATGTAAAATTGCACATTCAAAAAGAGTGATGTATTTAACTAAAGGGAAAAAAATGTTAACTATTGAAGACCTTAAAGAAGGATTTAAATCAGTTAAATCACATACTATGGTAAAAACACATGATGGCGATTACAATTTGGATTATGATGGTATTTATACATTTTCAAGTAAAAAATAAACAAATTTAAATTAAATAATTTATATATTATGAATTATTTATTACAACTAACTAAAAATAAAATTGAAATCCCAACCCATTACAATAATCACCTAATATATCCCAAAAACAACACCCATACAGATGTCAATGATGCTATCCACCTATACCGATTTGGACACAACCAATGACATTACAATCCCACCACCGGATAACAATGTGGATACATATATTGACATTTCAACTGTGGAATCTGTAACACAAGAACCACATTATGAATACTCTATAAAATCAAATTCCAAAAAGAGGTTACTTTACCCGAATCAATACCAAGCACAATTGGATTACAAATTTCCTGAAACGTCTTCCTTCAAATATCTAAATGCTATGATGCCATACAAATACATACCTCCGGATTCCACAGTAAGGGAACCTCAAGGATTAACAGTCATAACGCATAATAAGAGAAGAGAAACATCATCAGTATCAAAACCTCCAGGATTTTCTATTACTGAACATAATAGGAGAAAGGAGCAAATGTTGAATAACTTTAGAAACAGGAGAAATCAGAATGCTAACCAAACAAATCAAATGGTTAGACATCCAAAGAGAATTGTAATTGATGAATATTTGGCCGAAGATAACAATAATGAAACCATATCAGATTATTTTAAAAAAAATACTGTAAAAGATGAAAATAAAATGCGATCACTTGATGACGAAAATGTCGATTCTACTAAACCAGTCCCTCCATCAGAATCTGGATGGGATTTTTGGGGAAATATTATGAATAATATGTTTAGCTAAATTTTGTTTATTTAAAAAAAATGAAAATTAAAGTAATTGAATAATGAAAATATGACATATAAAATATATTCATATGTTCCAACATAATCCTATAAATACATTTCTACAATCTTCCATACCAATGGTAAATAAGAATTCTCTATGTGTAAAATGTTTCATGATGATTATGAAATTATTAATAGTATTATTTATAATATTATTATCATCATGTTTAATTTTACCGATTGGAACGGTTATGAGTTGTAAGTATAAAATTTTTTATACTTGTGGACTAATAGAATGTGTAATGATAAATAAAATGAATTTTTGGTTTTGGTCCTTATCTTATTCTTTAGGATTATTATGCATTACTTGTATATTTTTGGTATCATGGTTATGTTACTATATTATGACAGAAATATTACCATATGAAATAAAAGATGAAATAAATACAGAACTACTTGGTGTCGACATATAATTTATTTATTTAAACTAATACTAATCCAATATCATTTGATTTCATACCTTTTAAAAACATATTAAACATGTAATAATTCAAATTACCATTACCTGCTTTAAATTTTTGTTTATCAAAAAAAGTATTATTATCAAGAATATCCACACAATTATACACATCGAAACCTTTATTATATGCCACAATCAATGCATCATTAATTAATGAATTCAATGTTATTGTTGTTGCAATATTATACCATGAATATACAGCATTAATACAATTATATTTTACGTTATCTAAAACTGTTGTTTCTAATACATAAAAAGAAAACATATCTGTAATCATACCATTATTTTCTAATACATAACAAACCATAATATTATCATCTTGTAAAAACCAATGCTCAAATTCTTCTAAACTAAAATGTACATGTAATTCAAATTTTTTTAAATAATTATTTAATAATTCATATGCACTGAAACAATCTTTTTTTAACAATGGTCTTAATCCAATATTATTAACAATTTTTGGTAATCTATAATATTTAATTGTATTTGCTAATGTCATTTTATGTCCTAAAGGTAAAAAATCAGTTTCAAATAATTTCTTAACATTTAAAGCTCTATGATAATACACACAAGATGCAAATGGCAATGATGTTATAATACCAGATGTATATATTGCATGAAATATATTATCTATGTTTACCCTTCTTGTAATTTCTTTAATGAGAACAGGAGCAAGTCTTTTTTCCCTTAAGTTCTTATGGACACACAAAAAATTTATTTCTACAATATTGTATGTAACTGATGATAATACAATTGTTGATGGAATTGCAGATATGAACCCTACAAAAGGGTTAGAATTTTTATTATATCTTACTGCAACTAAATATTCACTTTTTGACAATCCTAATGACCATTTTAATAGTTCTTTACTGTAATTTAATCTTAATGAACATGAATTATCTTCTACATAATTTTTTTGTAACAGTTTATATAAATTTGTAATATCCTCGTCATTATTAATATTTAAATTATACCAGTAATAATTTTCTGGTAATTGTATCGGTATTTGGTTTATGTTATTTATATCTGGTTTTGTTATAATAGTAGGGGTATTTACATTTGTCAATTGTTGGGTGGTGTGAGCTACTGGTTGATTTATCCAAAATTTTTGGTGTGACATATTATTTTGGAGAGAAATAAAAAATTGATATTAAAACATCATAAACACATAACAATATAAATTATACTATATATGTCAAAAAAAGTATCACAATTAACTGATGATGATGTAAAACAAATTTTAGTCAACCCTTACAATTATGCTCAAAAATTAAAAATTCCAGAACTGGTAAAACTTTTAAAAATTTTATCATTGTCATATTATACTAAACAGCCGTTGGTTAATGATCAAATCTATGATATTTTGAGAGAAAATTTGGAAAAAAGGGATCCTAAGAATAAATTTTTGACAGAAGTTGGTTATGAACTAACAAAAACAGACAGAAGTAAAGAAATATTACCATATCCATTATACAGTTTGGACAAATTAAAAACCGTATTACTATGGTTACAAAAATATTCAGGTCCATTTTTATTATCAGACAAATTAGATGGTATATCAGGATTGTTGTGTAAAAAGGGAAAAGAAATTAAACTGTTTACTCGCGGGGATGGACTTCGTGGAATGAATATTTCATATTTAATTGAATATTTCCTATCAACATTTGACATGACAAAATTACCTGAAGAATGTGCGATCCGTGGTGAAATTGTAATTAGCAAAAACAATTATTCTACTGTCAAAGATAAGTATTTGGACCACCGAAGTTGTATTGCAGGTCTTGTTAATACTAAAAAAGAATCACTAACAGAAGACAAAATAGCTTTGGCAAAACTTTGTGATTTTGTCGCATATGAATTAGTTTTTCCACGTCTCACCTTAGACAAACAATTCTCTGCATTAAAAGACTGGGGAGTTAAACTTGTAGATTTTACTATAGAAAAGCAAATAACAAATGAATCTCTTTCCGAATACCTTACCAAAAGACGTTCTGAATCAGAATATTATATCGATGGTATTGTTGTTGGTGATTGTTCTAAAGTTTATGATATCAAACCAGATGGTAATCCGGACCATGCATTTGCCTTTAAACTTGTCTTTAGTAACCAAATATTTGAAACAGTGGTTTTATCTTTGGAGTGGAACGTTTCAAAAGATGGATATATCAAACCGGTCGTCATTTTAGATCCTGTTGTAATAAATGGTATTACAATTAGCCGAGTTACAGGTAATAACGCCCAATACATAGTATCAAATAAAATTGGTGCAGGAACAGTATTAAAAATTATAAGATCTGGTGATGTAATACCAAAAATAGTTTCAGTTGTCAGTGGTCAAGTTGATTCACCACAAATGCCTACCATCAAATATAAATGGAATGCAACTGGTAAAGATTTAATTGTTGGAGAAACAACTGCCGATACAAAAAATCAAATTCTAACCAAAAAAATAACATCATTTTTTACATCAATGGGAGTTAAATTTATTGGAGAAGGAATTGTTGAAAAAATGGTCAATGCTGGTTATAATTCAGTTGAGAAAATATTGAAAGCAGATTTAGAAAAATTAAGTGAGGTTAATGGATTAGGGAAAGGTGTTTTGACCAAAATTTTTGATAGCATAAAAGCAACATTTGAAACGGTTGATTTGGCCACTTTAATGGCATCGTCTGGTGTTTTTGGAAGAGCTATGGGAAAAAAAAGAATTGAAATTATTACAAAGGCAATCCCAACTATAATGTCAGAAAAAACAGATGATAAATTAACAGAAAAAATCAATGCATTAGATGGTTTTTCTACAATTACCACAAACCAATTTGTTTCGGGATTGGATAAATTTAGGGAATTTTTTCAAATGTTACAAGGTGTTGATACAATTAGTGTTAAACACTTAGTTGATGTCAAAAAGGATAAACTTGTAGATAAAACTGGAGCTGATATATTTGATAATATGAAATTTGTATTTACAGGCCCAAGAAATAAAGAAATTAAAGATTTTATTGAAAGTAATGGTGGTAAAGTTGGCGATTCAGTTAGTAAAATGACCAATATGTTACTATATGAAAGTGAAAATGAAAGTGGATCAAGTAAATATAAAAAAGCTGTAGAGTTAAATATTAAAATAATGACATACAGTGACTTTAAGAAGAAATATATGAATTAATTATTTTTGTTTATGAACATTATAAAAGATGTTATCTTTTATAAAATATTATAATCAATTTTTAAATTCATTTTAAATAAAAGATTGTATAATTGAATAGTATATATGAGTGGAAAGGAACAATTATTGGATCCATTAGGAACAGTATGCAAGTTAATAAGTTTATATTTTTATGAATTACATACTAAAATAAGTATTCAAAATCATGTATTATTTTTACAAAAACCAAATAATTATCAACCGATAATGCGAATAATCAATGGTGACACAAAGGAGAATATAAGTGAACTTTTAAATGTAATTGTAAGATTAATAAAATGGTATCTTATTAAACCGTCAGAAGAATCCCCAAAAAGCGGAGAAAATTGGATATTTATAAATCAAAGTGATGATATAAAAAAACTAACAAAATATTTATGCATATCTCTTAAAAAGTTACAAGAAACATATGAATATGGAAATGTAGTATTAGCAATACAATTTTATATTAACATCATTGAGGATATTTTAAATGGTACATATAGTGATTCTAAATTACCAAATAATATTCATAATAATGAAGTTGATAATGACACACTATTGGATTACCATAAACTTAAAAATTTATGGGATACACAAAAGTTAAAAAGGATATGTGATTTATATGATAATTGTTTTCAAATAACTAAAGATCATAATATTGCGGATGATGGTAAAAAGGTAATGATTGATGGTTATTTGAGTTCTATAAATGCGACATTACAAATAACTGATGCTGAATTTCAAAAACTTATAGCCAACAGTAACAGAGGATAATTTTATTATAATTATAAATATTTATCAAAAGTATTATTATAATGTCAAAACTTGAAATAAATTATATTGCTCCAATATCAAATTATATTTTTCCTACTTCAAATAAATATTACTTGGTGATCTCATATATGAAATTGCCAAATGATATAATTATGCACAAATTAGAAATAACTATGAATAATACAAATGAACTTGTAAGAGCATACCATATAAATAAATTAATAGAAGTTGAAGATATAACAAAATTTTCTGTTCAAATTTTTCAACATGATTTAAATAATAAACTTACACTTTTATTTACAAATATAATAAATCCATCTGTTTTTGAATCAAATAAAATGAATCCACTTACACTTTATGCACCACCAACAACATTTACATTACAAAAGACCTCAACGTACAAAAATGATTTGTCATTCTTATCAGAACAATTTTATAATTATGAATCATTACTACCATTAAACCAATGTTTAATATTTTTAACCAAAAGTCCAAATTCTATATTTCCAAAAATTCCACAAACTATCATATTTACAAAATCATTACCATCGAATGTTTCATATAATAAATACCATCAAATATTTACAAGTCCAATTAGTCCTAACGACTCTATATTTACTAATGATTACATTAAATATGTAACACATTATCAAATTGATATCAGAAAATATGTTCCAAAAATAAGTTCTAATTTTAAAGATATGTTTTTAAGGAAAATTGATTTATCACAAAGATTACCATCTCATAGTCCATATTTAAATAATGTTATTGTGTGTCCTACAGATTGTAGCAATGTTAAAATAGAATCAAAAAATAGTTTTTCGTGTACATTAAGTCCTTCAGATTATCCAAGGATATATTTACCATATCAAGGATATCTTGTGGATATAAAGAAAAAATCATTAAACGGTAGAATGTGTTATATACTAAATTTTACAAATAGTTATTTTATTCCAAAAAGTGTTAGTGAAAGAGAATACATTTCAGTGGTGTATGGTCATAATGTTCAAATGTCAAGAACATATCCAGAATTAGTTGATGTTCAACCAGATACAAGTTTATATTTTGATATAGTTTTAATTGGATCAAATGATGATGAATCAATACTTATTACAAATAAACAATTGGAAAATTTTATGGGTATTGAAAATAAGAAACTATTATGGTTTGACCAAGGGATGGAATTATGTGGATTTAATAATTGTGTGGGAAGTATGGTTATGAAATTTAACAGAAATATCGAATTTGACAAGGAAATTAGAAATGACTGTGGAAATTTTATAAAATTAAATGATATTATCGGATATATTCAATAAAAAATAAAAATGTATCGATACATTTTAAAATGATATAAAGATAACACACTATACTACTATTATAATATGTTATCCAAAAGACCACATTATAATTTTAAGAAAAATAATAAATTAAGAAATAAAAAATTTAATACTGATTCACTTTCTTCAGATACTGAAAATAATAAACCTAAAATGCATCATGATGATGAGGACGATATTAGTGTGACAGTAGATGGTAATAATATTTATTTTCATGCGGATGTATGTGATGAGTCAATTGCACAATTAATTGTGATTATTAATAAAAAAAATAATGAATTTAAGAAGTTATTACAGAGTGATATGGTTGAATCCGCAAAACCGAAGAATTTGATGCTTTTTATAACGTCATACGGGGGGTGCGTGTTTTCATGTATGCGTGCAGTTGATGCAATTATAAGTTCTGATATACCAATTTATACATGTATAAGTGGATACTCGGCCAGCGCAGGCACTTTAATGTCTGTAGTTGGAAAAAGACGATATATGACCCCAAGTAGCTATATGTTGATACACCAAGCATCGAGTGGTATGCGCGGCAATTTCTGGCAACTTAGAGATGAATTTGAAAATATGGACATGATCATGGAAGATATTTATAACATCTACAGTGAAAACTCCAAAATGACCAGAGAACAATTAGAAGAACAATTAGCTCACGACAGCTGGATGAAATGTGACAAGTGTATTTCATTAGGATTAGTTGATGAAATTTATAGAGGACAATAAATTTTTGTATATTTTTATGATAATATTAATAATATTATCATATTGAAAAAAATGAAATTAATATAATATAAAAAGATGACACATTAATACTTATAATCATAAATGCTAACTAACACTTTATTCAGAAGTTTAATAAGCCAATATAACACAAATAAAACCATCAACATAAACACATTTGATGATTTTTTAAATAATTTAAACTTTAATGATGAATATCATGATCATAATGTGAACAAAATTAAAGGAACTATATTTGAATACATTACAAAATATTATTATTTATCAAAGGATTTAGAAGTGTATATGTTTAATGAAATACCTGATGATGTTAGAACTACATTTAATTTGGGTAATATCGATAAAGGTATTGATTTATTATTCAAAGAAAATGATGAATGGATACCTATTCAGTGTAAATGGAGAAAAGTAACCAATTTGGCTATAAACAAAAATCTATTATTAGGTTTTATTGAAGAAGCAAAAGTTTTTGATAAAAAAGTGGTTGTAACAAATGTTAATAATCCTACAAAATATATACAAGATAGATATGAATTAGAATGGATTTTAAGAACAAATTTTGAACAAATAATTAATAAACCATTTATTGATTATATTATGAATGCAACACAAATAAAACCTATTATTCAAGAAGAAAAACCTAAGTTTGCATTAAGGGAATGTCAAATAAATGCCTTAAATGCTTTACAATCATCAGAACTTACAAGGAAACAATGTATTATGTTTTGTGGCACTGGTAAGTCTATAGTAATGGTTGAATATATAAAATTAAAAAATGTTAACAGGGTTGTTGTATTAATGCCAAACTTACAATTGGTCTCACAATTTTATAATAATCTAAAGGAACATGTCAAAAGGGATATATTATGTATATGCTCACAACTTGACACTAGTTCTGTAACTGGTGATGATAAAGTTGATAAAAAACATGGTGAATTATTATTAAATGAATATTTAACATTAGAATCCAAAAATATGTTATATACAACCAAACCAACTATTATTGCACAACAATTGAAAAAAGAAAATTTAATTGTATTATGTACATATCAGAGTTCACAATTATTAAAAGGACATAATTTTGATTTAGGGTTTTTTGATGAAGCACATAGGACAGTTAATAATGGTCCATTTGGATTTGCATTGTTTGATGAAAATTGTATGATTAAAGAGAGAGTATTTTTTACTGCTACCCCCAAATATTACAAAGGACCAAATGATGAATGTATTAGCATGAATAAAGAAGAAATTTATGGGAGAGAAGTATTTAATTATCCTTTTAGTAAGGCAAAGGATGACAAATATGTATTAGACTTCCAAATTATTACATATATTGTTCCAGAAAATATGGAAAGCCTGATAAATGAAAAATATATTAATGTAGATAAATTAAATGTGAAGAAAGAAATATTAATGAGTGCTTTAATGTTAGCCCAACATATTAATAGCAACAATGAAAGTAAAAAAATATTGACTTACCATAATACAATTGCAAATGCAACAGAATATAAAAAGACATTGGCCTACGTATTTTTAAAATTTAATATTAATGTTAAAATTTTTACGGTATGTGGTAATACAAAGATAGCACAAAGAAAAGAAATCTTTGATGAATATGAAAACTCAGAACTCGCCATAATTTGTTCATCTAAAGTATTAAATGAAGGTATTGATTTACCATGTACTGATACTATTATGTTTGTTGATCCGAGAAGTAGTACTATTGATGTCACACAATGTTTTGGTAGAGGAGATCGTGTTTATGGCAATCAAAAAATATGTAGTGTTATTATACCAATTCATTATAGTCAAATTAATAAGGGGCATTGTTATGAAGAAATTATTAAAATATTATCTGCTATGGGAGATATCGATAATACGTTAATAAAGGAATTTATTAATGGGGGTGGTAAAATTAAAATCATCAAGATGAATAGTAATTGTATTGATGATGTTAAGGATAAAATAATATATGATTTTGATAAAGTTAGAGAAGAATTAAGTTTGAAAATTATAGAATCATTTGTTTTGGGATTTGAATATAAAAAAACTCTACTATTTATATATTGTGATGAAAATAAGTGTGTTCCAAAACCCAGTATAAAATATGAAAACCAAAATATTGGAGTGTGGTTTCAAGATCAAAAAAGGAAGAAAATAACAAATGTTAATGACGATGTTTATAAAAAATTAGCAATAAATAAATATGTAAAAGATAATTTAGATGAGTATTTGGTATATATTGAAAAAAATAAAGGAAAAGAGAAACTAAATTATAAACAATTGGAAGCACTATTGTTTAAATATTGTGATGAATATAAATGTGCACCACATAAAAGAACAATATATAAGGATCAAAATATTGGTATGTGGTTGGGGCAACAAAAAATTAAAATAAATAATGTTGATGATGACTTATACAAAAATTTATCTAAAAATGAATATATTAAGAAAAACTTAGATGTGTATTTGATAAATGTTAAAAAAAATGAAGGTAAAGAAAACTTAAGCTTTGAACAATGGGGAACATTACTTTTTGAATATTGTGAAAAAAATAAATGTGTAGTGCAACAAAAAACAGTATATAAGAATCAAAATATTGGTATGTGGTTAAAAGCACAAAAAGGTAAAATAAATAATGCTGATGATGACTTATACAAAAAATTATCTAAAAATGCGTATGTAAAGAGAAGCTTAGATGAGTATTTAATAAATGTTAAAAAGAATGAAAATAAAGATAAATTAAGTTGGGAACAGTTAAAAACATTATTATTTGAATATTGTGATAATAATAAATGTGTACCAGACCTAAAAACAGTATATAATAATCAAAATATTGGAATATGGTTACATACTACACAAAAAAGGAACATAAATAATACTAGTGATGAATTATATATAAAATTATCAACAAATAAATATGTAAAAGAAAATTTAGATAAGTATTTAACAAATACCAAAAAAAAACTGACGTGGAATCAATGGAAATTATTGTTATTTACATATTGTGATAATAATAAACGTGCACCGCAAAAGAACATAAAATATGAAGACCAAAATATAGGTTCATGGTTAAAAATCCAAAAAGCTAAAATAAATAGTATTGATAATGATATATACAAAAAATTATCAACAAATAAATATGTAAAAGAAAATTTAGATAACTACCTTAAAAATAAATGTAACAAATAAAATAATTAATTTTAAATTACTATTAAAACATACCAATACATTTTCTTTATACTATAAAAATAATATAAAGATAAAATACATATACACTATTATAGTATGTTATACAATAGACCACATTATAATTTAAAACCATTTCAAAATAAAAAGAAATCTAACAATAAATCAAGCCAAGAATCATCTTCAGAAATAAGTATTGATAATACCCCTGTTATGCAAAATAAAAATTCTGATAATGATGTAACTGTTAATGGAAATCATATCTATTTTCATTCTAGTGTAACAGATGAAAGTGTTGCAAAATTAATTGTCATTATTAATAACAAAAATAATGAATTTAAAAAATTACAACAAAATGAACTTATTAATACAGTAACTCCTAATAATCTATATCTCCATATAACATCATACGGGGGCTCTTTATTCAACGGGTTTAGAGCGGTCGATATAATTAGTAATTCAGAAATTCCGATTCATACAATAGTGGATGGATTTGCAGCGTCTGCCGGTACATTAATGTCAGTTGTTGGTAAAAAGAGATATATGACTGCAAATTCTTATATGTTGATCCATAATCTATCATCTCAAGGATCCGGTAATTTTTGGCAATTAACCGACAAATACAATAACTGGACAATGTTAACAGAAGACATATATAATATTTACCTAACACATACAAAAATGACCCGTGAAGAATTAGAAGGATATTTATCACACGATAGCTGGTGGAAATTGGATACATGTATTCAATGTGGATTAGTCGATCAAGTTTATAAAGGGCAATAAATAAAACTCATATCAAATCAAAATTTACTTTATTTTTATTGTGATAATTATCATCATCACAATAGTTAAACATTTCAGGATGCAAATATACATATATTATTAATAATATCGACCCAAACCCAATAACAAGTCCACTACTTCCTGCACATATTCCAATGATTATCCAAAATGGTACATTATTTTCATGACCACCTACAAGTGATGTATTATAAATATTATCATGATTATTTTTTTGCATTAAATATTTTGTGACCAAAGAAATTACAAATAATCCAAAAAATATTATGACAATTACACTTGAAAAACATACACTAAGAAATGCATTTTTCGAATTATATTTTCTATTAATATATCCTATTGGAGGAGTAATTTTAGTACACTCGGATGTCATATATAAAGTTTAATACTCAATATTTATGTTAGTATTAAATATGTTAAGAAATCAATTTTTTTGATTATTATAAATCGCCTAAATTTATTTGTTATCATTATAATATACAAATGGAACAATATTCAGATCCAAGAATATGGGGACCTCATTTTTGGTTTATATTAAGATGTGTAGTTTATAATTATCCTATGTCACCGACCGCCGCAGATAAACAACATATGGAATCTTTCTTTTCAGAATTGCAATATACTTTACCTTGTGAAAAATGCAAATACACATTTAAACAACATTATAATAAATTTCCAATATCTAAATACCTTTCTGACAAAAATAAATTGGTCGAATGGTTGGATCTTATGTATGAGGAAACTAATAGGTCAATTATGAATAATAGGGTTAAAATACTTGATGAATATATCGATACAGGTGATATGGCACCATTGAAACAAGTCCCAAAGGAAACTAAAGATAAGGAATTAGCAAAACAATTTAATGCTGTTAAAAAAAATATTATTAATAATTCTACAAATAATTTAACGACATTACCAATGGCAAATAATATTAATAGTGTAATTCCAAAATTAGGCCCAAAACAATATATGTTAAATACAGCCAATCCAAATTTTGGGAAACAAGTTAGTGGTAAAAAGAATCCTGAAAAAGTTACCCCAAAACCACAACCAGTTAATAATGTACAACAAAATACAGTAGCAGTTCCTGCCCCATTATTTAATACCTTGTCAAAAACAACTGTTACAGTTCCAGTTGCTGCAACACCATATCGTGAAATGCCACCAATTACAAAACATTTATCAAAAAATGACAGGCAAATTATGCAACAACAAATATTCAATCAAATTCCTACCAATAAACCTATTCCACCACAAGAATTAAAACCAAAATTAACACCACCTACAAAAATCAAAGTTCAGCAAGATACAAACAACAATCAATTACAACAACAAAAAAAAATACCAGTTCCACCTGTATATGTTCCTTTAGCTGCTCAATCAAAACAACCGACCCAGATTTTAAAAAATAACCAACAAAAGGCAAAATCCATTACATATTCAAATTTGACAGTTATATCAAAATGTAAAAAATGTAAAGAATAAAAAATTGATTATTTAACTATATAAAATATATAAATCTAATTATAACTTATATTATTAGATTTATAATGAATAATGTCTTTTTTAATAATATTGGCTACTTTTTTCAAATGATAGCAGTTGATAGTGTTTTAAATGCTGTTAATTTCATGTGGACATATTTACAACCAAATTTGACAAACCAACAAATCGTTACACAATCAAACTCATTATATAAAGGTTCATTAACAGATAGATATATATATTATTCTTTGGTGTATATTGCATATAATACGATATGTGCATACTTCAACACACCTGACATAAATATAATATATTATATTGGTATCATAACAACTCTTCCCCCCATAATTAATAAAATATTTAGTACTTTATTATTTAAAATAATCCGCGAGAAAAAAGAATTAACAGTAAAACTTTTTATTGCGAAAATTTTATCTATGATAATTAAGTTTTATTCGAAAATATATTTACAAAAGAAAATCAAAAATTTTAAATATACTGAATTAGTGGATTTATTGTCTGATTACAAGGAATCATTGGAATACTTTTATGATATTCTTAGGAATTTTATAATAATACTGATATTGTCATATATTAAGAAATGTTCAGCGAAATACTACTATGATATTATCAAATATATATATAATTATAAGACTGGTGAACTATTAGATAGTTTTAGGGGTAATGATGCAAAAGAATATTTAATAAATATAATTGAGAACAAACAATGGTATAAATTCAAAAAAACGAATACATACAATGCTATGTTAAAAGTGTATGAATCAAGTGTATCTGAAATAGATATTTTTGGAGTTATAAGTGATGAAATAAACTTTGTATTAGTTAAAATATTTAGCATATGGACATTAGCGTCATTGTTTGATAGTATATATTATGTTCCATTGTTATCATCTTTTTTAATATTATACAATAAATATGTGAAACAAGGAAGATTGCGAGATATCGGAGTAATACTAATGGTACTACCAATATGTATGATTTACGAGGGATATTTTTTTGTAAGTTTTATGTGTCAATGTTTTCCTAAATTAATGTTTAATAAATTTACATACAAAATATATAGGAAAAGTTATAAATATTTTGGTAATAAAATAACAAACATACATATTCCTGATAAAACAATATTTTTACAAACGATACCATTTACAATATACATGGCTATTATAAAAATACTTAACTTCCCTGCCACTATGGTGATGGCAAATACCATATTAAACATAATTATTAATAATACAAACAGAAGAATACAACTATTGTATGGTATAATTATATGTAGCACATATTTGTCTAATTTTGATATACCACATGTGATGTTCAATACGTTCATAACATTTTTAATAGATAGTATTATACAAACAAAACTTGATAATATTGATATTGTAGAATTAAAACAGTATTATACTGAAGAAATAAAGTTACATATTGAGAAGGGTCATATTTATAAAAAAATATGTGCTAATATTGTGGGATATATATTAAGGAGGAACCCAATAGACTATACATTATTTGACGAATTACATATTGATTCTATTAGGAAGAGGAAACCGGGGGCGGTGATCGTGGAAAACTATATGTTGGAAACTAATAATGTAAAAAAAGAACAAGTAATAACAAAAAATGATAATACATATAATATAATTGAGGACTATTATTGATCGTGGGTCCAAAAAAAATTGATATCTAAACATTATGAAAATAATACTTATATATAAGGATTATTATACAATACAACATGTCCAAAAACCAAAAGCAACAACCAAAGCAAACTAAAGTAGCATCTAATGATGGATTATCCTTAAACAAGAACGCTATGAAGAGATATATTAAACAATACTACAAAGATCAAGGTATTGAATATTCCAAAGTTAGCGGTGGACATGTTGCAATGGCTGCAATGTTAGAATCTATGACTCGACTCATTATTGAAAAATGTGAGAAAGAAGTAGCTTTTAATAAATCAGGATTAAGAGAAATTACAAGGGAAGGTATGAATAGTGCTTTACTTAGAAATACCAATGAATATGGTTATTTCATTGTTAAAGCGAATGATTTTAATGAGAAATTTGAGTATGCAAAAATGCTTCCTATTGAAAAAGAAATGGAACAAATTTATGCAGAACAAAAGAGTTCCTCATTTAGTCCACAAGCTAAAAATTACATGTATTATTTGTTATACTCGATGTTTACAAATATTGCAATTACTTGTTCCATAATGATGGATTACGCCGGTTCAAAAATGTTAACTGGAAACTGTATCATTAATGCAGTCAAAATTGAATTTCCAAAAACTATTTCTGTAGTATTGGCAAAAAATATTGAGAGTGTATTGAAATTACAGAAAGAGAATCCAGAAGAAGAAAGTGAAACTGAACAGGCTGATGCTGTTGAAGGTGAAGAAGAAGAGGAAGTTGCTGAAGAACCTAAGAAGGAAACTAAAAAAGGTCCAGTCAAAAATGAAACTAAACAAACCACCCCAAAAGCTGCAACTACTACTACAGCAAAGAAAAATACCCAAACTAAGAAACCATTAGAAGTTACTGAGGATGAAGAACCAGAAGATGAACCTGAAGTTGAAACCAAACAACCTCCAAAAAAACCATCAAAAAATGTATCGACTAAACCATCAAAAAAATAATTTTTTTTAATAATCTGATAACATAATTTATTTATTTTTATTAATCTTCAAATAATGATCCATATGTTTGTTGTTTATTTGTATCATATGAATTATTATCCAAAAAATCCGAAATATTTTCTGAATTTGACATACTATCAAATAATTTCCCATTTGACATTGTTGACAAACTTATTTGACTTATATTATCTGCTGTTATTTTTTGTTTTGGTGTTTCTATTGAAGGTAAAGATAATGGTTTATTAATATTTTGTTGTGGTGTTACACTTTGTGGTGAAAATGATTGTTGTAATGAATCAAAATTTTCCAAAATAATATCTTGGTATTTATACAATGAAAAAATAAGACCGATTAGTATTAAAAATATGAATATCCTATTTATATCACCCATTATATATTATTAATATAATATTTTTATATTAATAAAAAAACCTTAAAAATTATAAATTATAGTTATCTTCTAATAACCCATCTCCATTCATTGATGGTAATCCACTTACGCTATCATTGAATACTTTACCTTCGCTATATTTTTGACAGTTAGTACAACCATTTTTTAAGATATTTTTTGGACTAGTTTTTGCCCATAACATATCATCATATCTATTACCTGCACCTAAAGATTGTGGGACTAACCAATCAAAATGTGGACCACATGCTAATCCTGCATCGGTAATTATAGGACTTGTCAATTGTTGGTCTGGAGATCTCACAGCATCATCATCTTCAGTGTAAAAAACTGGTTCTTGATGTTGTGGTGCTGGTATATGGTCTCTATCATGAATGCCTGGCCAGTCAACATATTGGTGATTTAATAATGACGCATCCATATGTTCCTTTCTTGCTGAATACATTTTATATAATTGTATTAATGCAAGAGCAACTAATATAAACAAAGCAAAATTATAAAAAGTGTTTTCATTATATTCCATGTATTATAATATTAGGTTATATATTTTTTGGAAATTTATTATTTTTTTATAGTAGAGATTCAATAAAAGTATTACCATTTATTATTTTTGTTGTCATAATAATAATATGTTTTCCATGATTTAACTTTGTCAATGTTCGAAGTGCAGTAATTTCACCCCAAGTTATACCACCAACAAAACATACAAGGACAATTGATGATAATTGATTTTCAACTTCTTGTTTCTCCTGTTCAGTTTGATCTTCCCCAATAATATCAAATGGACATACATTTTGAATAACATGGAATGATGGAAACCAATTTATCAAGTTTAGTTTTTTATTAACCCTTGAATTTAACCACCCTTTGAAAAGCACGTTTTCATGTTTTTGTTTTAGTAACTGTTTTATGGGAACAGTTAATCCGTATTCAATAATTCTACACGATAATGGAGCATATCCATCGTATACAGCTGCGATATCATTAACATTTTCGTAATCAGCAATTAACGAAAATGTGTTTTTAACATGCTGATATACACCAGGTCCTTGAATTATATTTAATTTTGGTTTTAATATACCTGCCTTAAATAGGTGTTCAAATAAGAAACAACATTTTACACCAAATGATTTTATCATTAAAGACTTTACATCATCACAAAATTTTAAATTTATACCATCATTAACAATAGAGTATAAACACAATATTCTGATAATTTTAAGTGGCGACATTGTTTCATTTTTAATTGACTTAATTATCCATTTTTCATATTTATTTTGTATAATACTTGGTAGTACGACTATTCTACCAGTAATTTGTTCTAATGCATCCACATTTAATAATAATTCTTGTTCGATATTTTGAAATTCCATATTATTATCCTCATGTAATGTATCTAAAATTTGTTTGATCATATTAAAATGAACTATTAACAATTTTTGTGGATATTGTTCTTCCAATTTTTGTAACTCTTTCAATGATTTGTTAGTATTTTTAATATCTGTTTTATCTTGAATTTTACTTGCATCATTTAATAATTTAATTTTATCCCTTATTATAATACCAGCCTGGTCAATACCTTCATTAGATAACAATTTATAAATTAGATCATCACTATTAACAACTTTGTTTGTGGTTTCATTTAAGTCATGTTCTTTGTCATTTTTATGGTTGTGCATTGATTTTGGAATTGTAATAGAATTATCTCTAACTTTAAAAACTTCATCAATAAGACCAGAATAAACATGTTGTGTTAACAATGGGGTTACATAATCACAATCTCTATCAATTATAATCATCCTTCCAATTTGTGACATATTGTTTTGTAGTGTTTTAAAATTTTTAGACGATTTATATTCTTCTGAATGTATTTCTTTTATCATTTCTTCAACAACTAACTGTGATTTATACCCTATTCCTTGGATACACGGAATGATTCCAAATTTTTCTTGTAAATTTATTAAAGCATGAACAATATTTAAAATTGGATTATAATTATTATCAATAACCATATTTTTAAATGATTCTGAATGTTCCATACTTAAAATATCATTATCTATTGGTACTAAATTAATGGGTAATTCTAAAATTTTAATATATGACCAAATACCATAATATTCAAATACTCTTTCGCATTGAATATTCTTGTTCGGCAAAAATACGATATAATATTTTTTGTGTAAATTTTTTATAATATGTGATGAAATAATTTTACAAAGTTTTTCTGATGGTCTTATGATATAAACCAAATTTTTATTATTGGTATTTACATTCATATCATTTAAAATATGGAATGAAGATACACCATATTCTTTTAATGAGGTCATTTTAATCATTAGATTAATCGATGCTGATAATGATTGGTCCAAAATTATAGATTTATCATTTGTATTTGATATATCCAATAGTATTTTTTTAATTGCTGAATGTGCATCATCCCTAATTAATGATAAATTGATGCAAGATTCTGATAAGGATGGTATCGTCAAAACAACTTTAGAAGTTGATGTCATACAATAGTAAATAATATATTTATTACTTAATAGTTTATAACAATAATGTGTTAATTTATCAATTTTTATTTATGTTTGTATCTAATATATCCTCCTTTCCAATCATCTTGTGGTCCTGTAGCAATTTTTTTTTCATGATCTTTACTATGTTGTCTGTATTTATTCATTGTATCTTCTAATATATTAACAGGTTTTGGAAGTTCTGGTGGTAAATCACTTGGAGGTAATTCATGCAAGTCACTAATTGGATTTACATAATGTTGTGGTTTTGGATTTGGTTGTGGTTTTGGTTGTGGATATTTTGGCATTGTAACTAAATTTTGATTAGGAATATTTTGAACAATATTAGTTGCTACCCCAGGTACTTTAGCTACTGGATATTTAAGTAATTTAGTTGGGGATATCGGTGAAATTTTTTTAAATGGTAATTTAGGTGAAGTATTTTTGATAGATGATAATTTAGGCGAAACCTTTTTAAATGGTAATTTTGGTGAAGTATTTTTGATAGATGATAATTTAGGTGATACCTTCTTGATAGTTGATAATTTAGGTGAGACCTTTTTGATAGTTGATAATTTAGGTGAGACCTTTTTGATAGTTGATAATTTAGGTGAGACCTTTTTGATAGTTGATAATTTAGGCGAGACCTTTTTGATAGATGATTTAGGCGAGGCTTCAGATATTGTATGTAAACTATTTGATTCATCATTTGTTTTATCAATTTGATGGTCATGATAAATTTGATTAATTTTTCCATTAACAACTTTGAGTGCAACATATTTTACTGGTTTGTTTAAATCATAAATTACTTTATCCATGTCATTTACTGAATCCCCTTCAATAGGTCTTACATGTTTACCCGTAGTAATTATTAATTTTCCTAATGCTGTTTCAAATAAATTTTCACTGTCTACAGAAACATAGTATGCTCTATTTAATTTTGTATTATTAAATTTTGGTTTATTTTGATTTCTTAATGATGATTTTAATTTTTCCAAATTATCAATTTTATCATCACCAGTCATCTGTTTAATCGTATTTGGTGTTAATAAATCTGGATCGACAAAATATATTTTTTGATCTTTTTTTGTTTTGGTATTACCACCTCCTTCAGATTCGCTTTCATTGTTGAACCCATTAAATATATTTGTAAGAAATTTTGATGCATTATCAATAAAAGATCCTTCATTAGATTGTTCACTTATATGTGAGTCTTCTTCATTTATTTCATAAAAAGAATTTCCACTTGAATTGTTATTATAACTTATATTTGAATTCATTATATTTTATGAGTAGAGAATATTTTATAAATAAATTAAATTTTGGATTTCATTACATTTTTAGTCGAACAATGAAAATGTGTATCCAAACAACATACTAATTCGTGGCACCTTTTACATAGAGGTCTATTGGTATCCATACAAATATTATCATTACTATTTATGTTACAATGAAAAGTTGCTTTGGTATATTGTATAAAATTATTATTTCTGAAACAATTTTTACATGTTTGATTATACATATCATTAATTGTGTCATGTCGAACTAAAATCATTGAATTATTAATTGGGAAAAAAAATTTGGAATCATTACATTTTACACATGAAAATATATTTGTGTATTTTGTTATGTGTTTAGTGTATCCATCACATTTATTACAAAAGAATGAATTGCTGTCAAAATTTGTATTTGCATTTTCACAGTCATTACAAATATCTCCGATCATTGTCCATGGGTAATGGTGACATTTTGTTTTCTTATCACAGTCAGGACAGGTATCATCAATTGCTGACCACGGGTAGTGAATACACTTATGTTCCATATCGTTAATTAATAATAATATGATTATTATTAATATCATTGTATTGACCAAGTGTTATAAATTTCAATTTTTTTTATAGATATAGTGGTAAATACTATAAATTATTAATAAGATTATTAATAAAATTATAAAATTTTTGAAATTATTATTTTGAGCTATATTTGTTAATGTAAATTGTTCGGTAGCTTTATATCCACATGATAATGTCAAAAATTTACCATTATATAATTGCCATCCGGTTCCTTGTGGAGCAGTTGTTGTTACTCCAGTTCTGTTATATAAAGATCCATCAGTTGCAATTGCCCAAACATCTCCATTTGGTGACACGGACATTTGTTTCAAAGGTGGGACACTCCCATCAACAACTGTCCATGTAGTTTGTCCAGCAACTGTTGGTGCGAGTGAAAATGTTGGTTGTCCTGTTAAATTAATACCCCATATATTACCACTTGGTGCAACTGCCACATGCTTGAGAACTCCGGCAGCTTGTTGCCATCCACTTCCCATAGGCGTTGATGTTGTAATACCTGTTCTATAATAAATATTATTTCCTGAATTAACGCCCCATACTGCACCATTAGTACCAACTGATATTTGAACTAATGCTCCTCCAATATTAGTCCATGTAATTGTTGCTGGGTCAGATGTCTTTGCACCAAACCAAATTTGATTCGCGGCATTAACACCCCATACGTTACCTACTGGAGTTACACTAATATCAACAAGTGCACCATTTACTGTTTGCCATGCTGTTCCTGTTGGTAATGCAGATGTAATTCCAGTTCTATACATTATGGCACCGTTATTTAGAGCCCAGACATTTCCATTTGCACCGACAGCTACACGTGATAATAATGAACTTGTGACTGGTGTCCAAGTAATTTGGCCAACCGTAGAAGTTTGTACTCCATAATAAACTTGATTATCGGTATAATTTGTTGCCCAGAAATATTTGATAGGTGTAAATACTGTAGTTGGTACAGGAACCGGTGTTACAGTAGGTGCAGGAACCGGTGTTATAGTAGGAACTGGTGTTACAGTAGGTGCAGGAACCGGTGTTACAGTAGGAACTGGTGTTACAGTAGGAGCAGGAACTGGGGTCACAATAGGAGCAGGAACTGGGGTCACAATAGGAGCAGGAACTGGGGTAGTAGTTGGCGGAACAGGATTCAATATTGGAGTTGAGGTCGGAGTTGGACTTGGTGTGGGAGCTGGACTTGGTGTGGGAGTTGGACTTGGTGTAGGAGTAGAACCTAATAATCCAAATAATGTAGGATCATAATAATATGTACCGATACTAGTTACAAATGAAGAAAAAATTATACAACAACAAATTATGACAATTATCAATATCGCTGCTTGTGGTGCCATTATATATATATGGCAATAAAATTTATATATATATTAAATTTTATTAATTATCACAAACAATATCTTTTCCATTTGCATTTTTATTAAGTTCACAATCAACTGCAATAGAATGTATTGCATTTTCGAACTCTTTTATTAATTTTTGTTTTCTGTCTGCCAATTTAGAAATATATTGATCAACTGTCTGTTTTTCATTTGGGTGGACTGCTAAATAAATATATATTTTAATAATTCTTTCATCGGCAGGTAACATAGCATGACTGCAATATCTTGATCCTCTACCAATAATTTGTTCTAATCTATTTTGATTCCAATATGGTTCTAAAATATGCACTTGCCTAACTGCTTTTAATGATAATCCTTCTTTTGCTGCACTTGATAATAATAATATTTTTAATTTTGATCCATTAATATTGTCTAATTGATTATACACATGTTTAATTTCTTCTTTAGTATGTTTATCTTGTTCACTTGTAATAAATGCAAATCTTTTTCTTCCCTGCCCATGTTCACTATAATTTTTATATCCATTATATTCTAATACTCTGGCAAAAGATTTTAATCCACTTTCCAAAAAATTTGAATAAAGATATACAGGTCCATCTGCCCTGTGCATTTTTTTAAATATTTTAAAGAATTTAATTGAATATTTTTCTAGATTATTAATTTCTAAATGTTTTCCAACAAAACTGTCTAGTCCAGATTCATGTATTTTTTTATTAGGAAACGCTACATTTGATATTAACCTGGTATTTAAATAAAATGTTGTTGATAAATCAGTCAAATTTCCTTCATAAAAGGATTTTACATATTTATCTCTTGATGATTTGTTTTCTAAGTTCTCATCTGATTTCACCGCGGTTACATAACTTCTATATTGAAATTCACTCATCTCACATTTTACATATTTTAATTCTGCCTTTGGAAAAGTATATTCTGGTGCTCCTCTATAATATGATATAAATCCCTTTACATATTCTTTAAACAAATCTAAGTTTTTTGTTTTATAATATATAGTCCCATCTCTTTTCCTTTTTTTTTCTAAAAACATATTATTAAATTCACTTCCAGTAGGTAAATTTTGCGGCATTCTTAAAAGATTCATTGTGAGGGCAATCTCGGATACATGGTCAAAAATAGGGGTTGCAGATAATATAACAATTCTCAAATCTTTTGGCGCTTTAGTAACTGCTTCATGTAAAGTATTATAATATGTTCCAGTTGGTGAAACCATGTTTTGAATTTCATCAATAACTAATAATGTATTTGTGAGTTTTATTTCTTTATTTTTATATAATTCAACAAATTTATTATATGAATATATGCTATAATATTTATCTATTCTTTCATTTGATCTTTCTATTATATCTTTAAATTCACCATCAGATGGGTGTAGATTCTTTAACTTTTTTCTTTCATAATCAGTTAAATATACATCTCCAACGCCCCTCGATCGTAATTCGTCCCTAAAATTACCAATTAAAGATGCTGGAACAACGATGAGTATGTTTTTTGTATGTTTAAACTTTTCACAAATTACAATTGCAGACATTGTTTTTCCGGCACCAATACGATGATATATTAATAAAGATTTATATGGTGTTTTTGGATTTATATATTCACCGACAAATTGTTGTGGTATTTGTAAAGTGTAGTTTTTAGGAAAACATATTTCGTTAAATGATTTTTTTTTGGCAGGTATTTTATATTTTATAAATTTTTGCGTTATTTTTTCATTAAAATCGTTATCTGTTACAAGGGGATAGCCCTTTGAATATGCCATTACTAATATTATTTATTTAGATATTATTATACCATTATTTTATTATGCACTTTTTAATAAAAAAATATTTAATCAACATTATTCCTGTTTACACGGTTAGGATCAACAGGTCTTGTTTTTTTATCATTAAATTTTCCACCATTATTAAAATTATTTCTTTTTGGTTTGTTTCCATTTTTTGGGAAAGATCCTTGTTGTTTATTATCATAATTTGGTCTGTTTTGTTGAGGTTCATTTTGTCTTTTTTTAAACATTTTATCTTGATGTGCTTGAATTAAAATCTTTCCAATTTCATTTAACATGTAAATGTTTGGATCAGTTTCACTTCTTAAAAGAAGCACATTTAACAAATCATTATTTGATAATTCTGCCACAATTTTTGACTCCAAATTTTCACAATTTATTTGTTGATGATTATTATTTTGATTATTATTTTGATTATTATTCTGTTGTATTCTATGTTTTATAAAATTGTATTTTGAATTTTGGCCTTGTGGTCTAAATTGTTGTTCATTTTGAATAGGTTGTTCATTTTGAGTGGATTGTTTATTTTGATTAGGTTGAGTGTCATTTGTTGATGATTGATCCATCATATAATTTTCTGCTTCTTTTGCCCAATCGTCTATTGATTGATCATTTTGGTTTGTTTGTTGTGACATATTGTTATAATTATTATTATAAATAAACCTTATATTATTTATATATCAATTTTATTTTGTCAGTAATTGTGATTGTAATAATAACCTTCTCTTTGGTTTTGGTTTGGTAATTGTATTTATTTCTAATATTTCGCAAATTTTATTTAGAACACTACTATCTTCAACATTTGTTTGTTTATTTGTAATATTCGGTTTATTAAAATTTGTTATATTTAATGTCCCTATATTATTTTGCCTTGCAAGTATTACATCACTTGATACTTTAATATTACTATCCAAATTATTTATAATAGTTGTAACTGTATTTATCCACGAATAATTTTTCATAATTAATGTTTCCCTAATATTAAATGTATCTATTTTTTCAAAAACATCTCCCCAAATAATTGTCTCAAGTTTTGAATATGTATAAATATTTAATTCATCAACAATATTTTTTGGTACGTATGCCATATGTGTCATAATAGGGATATTACACATACTACACTCATATAATTTATATACATCAGAACATAAACTAGTTATAAAATATAAATTTCCTTTTGATAATTCATTGATATATTCTAAATATGAATCAAAATATATGGTGTCTATAAAATTTAAATCTAAATCATAATAATTTATTAATGTCGTATCAATTGTGCAAACAATAATATTATCATTTATTCCCATTTTTTTAAAAATTTCACATACAGCAATACATATTTGGTTATCATATATTTTTTTTGTATTATCAAAAAGTATACAAAAATAATTTGTGTCCCTTTTTATGTACAAATCTTCATTTAATGGTGGAGGAATATATATATATTTATTATTAGATCCATTTTTTGTTATACCAAACATCATATCTTCATTAGTATAAAATTTATTTGATATAGAAAATGTTGATATTGTACTTTTAAATAATTTCCTTATATTTTTAATAAAATTTGTATTTTCATAATAGAACCCGGTATCATTAATATATATTATATGATCAGGTTGATGGGTGATATTTGACAAATTTTGTGAACTGTTTTTAATTGTTATATTTAAATAATCAGGTAATATGTTTTTAATGGTATATGCAAAAAATTCTGATCTTGATTTGCAATTTTCTATGAGTGTTATATCACTATTACTTTTTATTAGTATTAATATGTTCATTATATTATATATTGCTGTTTTTATTATAATGTATTTGGGCATGAAAAAAATTGAAATTAAAATATTATGATTTATTAATGATAATAATACTATAACTATTAAGATGAGCAAGGGAAAAAATACTAATACCATGAAAAAATCTTTACAAACAAAACCATCGCAATATGAGGATAATTATAACATTACTTATGAATCATAACAACTTAAGGATTATTTTGGAAAATTATTTGAAAAATATGAAATTAATAGTAAAGAAAGTAATAATAAGGTTATACAATTACAAGATAAATATGAAAAAGATATTAATAAATACGAAAAAGACAATGAGTATTTGAAGGCAAAAAATAGGGTATTAGAAATAAAATCAACTAACAAGAATCCACTTTGTGAGAAAGCTGCAATACAAAATTTAAAAACTACTATTAGATTCAAGGAAAGTGAAATTGAAGAATATAAAGTTGTAGTCCAACAAAAAAATAAAAGAATCGAAACTTTAGAAACTGAAATTAAAAATCTTAAACGTAGAAAACTTAAATAAATAAAATCATACTGGATATGCCAACTTTAACAACTCTTGCAATTCTTTATTACCAAATGCATCTCTAACAGGTTTAATAATATTATCTAAATTATCAATAATACCCAATTTAAAATCACCAGGATGTAATTTAAAATCATTGTCATCAACTTTAGTTATAAAATCATTTTTAACGTCATCAATTGTTTTGTAAATGATTGGACCACCAAATTTATCTTTTCTGTTTATGACAAAATCTGAATTTTTATATGCCAAAATTGGAAATATTATTTGTTCTAAAATTTCCATCAAACAATTATCTGTAGTATCCCCACTTAAACAATAGCATTTATTTATTTTAGTTGATAACTGTTTTTTAGTGTCAAGTAAATCAATTTTAGAGTCATGATTACTCGCACTCATTTTTGATATTTGTATGTTGTTTTCTGATTCTTTCTTTTCATTGTATGCATTAATAATACTTTGTAATTTACTCATACAATCATCATCAGAAGTTGAACTTGTAATAATACTTGTTAAATCATCCTTATTTAATGTATTTTCATTTACTTGAATTTCTTTTTTGACAAACCTCAAACCTGATACCATTTTTGTTAAAAATTCATGTCTTTTTTTATATCCAATTTTTGGTAATACATTTCTTGCATGTATCAAAATTTTCCTTTGATCTAATCCTCCTGTAGAAGCATCGACATCTAAATATTCTTCATCTAATGCTTGCAAAGTTGGATATAATAATCCATTAATTACTGGATTATCTGATTGTTTCACAACTTCAGCACCAGCATGCTGTGCAGATTTTATTGTGGTGAAAGAATTTATTTTATACATATCCATAGTATATTCTTTACTTAATTGAAATGTTGACCCCTTTATAAATTTTAATTTATCAATATTTATACCCATAGATGTTAACATTGTTTGGACGACCTTGGTATAATATTCTGCTCTATGGTTAATTAATTCTAATGATGATTTCATGTTATCTAAATATGCATGTAAATCTGCAATTAGAATTGTTACTTCACATCCAGCCTTTAAATAATCTGCGATTTTTAACATTTGAACAAAATAACCAATATGTATCCTTGATGTGCATGCAGTCCCCCAATATAATTTTAATGGTCTTATATCCAATATTTTTTTAATCTCAATTTCATCTCCAATAATTTCTTGAAGGTTTCTTGTAATAAGAGTGTATTTTTCTTCAGTATTAAGCATTTGTATACTTATATTATAAATATATATAGCATGATGTTAATATATCAATTTTTTCAATAAACAAATGAGTCATAATCTTTTAACATTTGAAGTGTTTCCAACATATTCTGTTCTTTAATCATATTTCCTATAATATTCCAAAATTGTTGCTTTGTATCATTCACTATATCTTGTTCATATCCTTCCAAATTAACCCAATACGATTCTACACTATAGTATTTGAAATTTTGTGGCACTGAATCTGTTAAATATTGCAATGGGTTTGAATTAATGATATGATATGAAAGTCTACCATTTATACCAGGATGAACATCCTTATTTGTATCTAAAAATATAAAAGTACTATAAAAATTATAAAATCCATAATTACAAAAATAATCTTTTAAAGATATATGTTTAATATTAAATGTATCTGGTAATTCAACGATCGATAATATATCTCTACGACAAGTAGCATAACCGCGTGTGATACAATGTAACGGTACTACAAATATTTTGTGATTATTAATAGTTATAACTTCCCTTGTGTAAAATGCAAATTCATATAATAACCTTACTTTACTATCATCCTGTATTCTAATATAGTTTTGATAATTTCCTTCTAATAATATTTTAAAAAATAAATCATTTCTTAAAATTTCATTTAAATATATAACTGTTTGTTTATCATTTTTAAAAAATGTTTTTGTATATATTTTATTTATTTGTTTGTTTATGAGTAAACACTTAGGTCTTTCTTTATAATGGACATATTTAATATATCCACTAAATATATCTGCACATAGCATATCACTATGATTTTGTCCCATGGGTTTTATTATAATTATAAATAAATATGTAACAATATGTATATATTTCAATTTTTATTTAAACAAATGAATCATATTCTTTTAAAATTTTAAGTGTTTCTATAATAATAGGATCTTTCATTGCTTCCACTAATAAATCCCAATGTAATTTTTTTGCGCCATAATTATTGTTATCGATACATGATATACACCATCCTCTACTATCCATAAAACACAAATTGTAGTCATTCATATTGCCATTTACATAATTTGGATCAGACATATTTGTCTGTAACCCAATTTCGTTCTTATGTATAAATATTCTACTAATATTATTGTCATTATGGATATACTCACGAAATAACTCTATATAAGAAATTTTATTATCTAGATGCTTTTCATGGACGTCAATTATGGAAAATTTATTTATTGGAATGGATTGATATATATCTGATCTATTTGTATTCTCTGTGCAATATAATCCAATACGTAAGGGTAATGCGATTAAGATTAGATTATTTTCTTTACGTACTGTAAAATTTCTTTTTGTAAATGTAAATTCATGTAATACATTTACAATACGTTTACTTTGTTTGTTGATATAATCTTTATACATGTCAGATAATAATACATTAAAAAATTGTGGATTATCAAGGATATCTTTTAAATGAAGAAATACTTTTTTATCTTTTTCCAAATATTCATTATTGTATAAATTATATGTTCTTTTATTTATCAGTAAACATTTAGGTCTTTCTTTATAATGTAAATATTTAATGTATCCACTAAATATATCTTCACAAAGCATATCACTATGATTTTGACCCATGGTTTTATCATAATTATAAATAAATATGTAACAATATATCTATATTTCAATTTTTATTTAAACAAATGAATCATATTCTTTTAAAATTTTGAGTGTTTCTACAATAATAGGATCTTTCATAGTTTCCATAAATAAGTTCCAATGTAATTTCTTTGCGTGCTTGTCACTATCGTAATCTGATATATGCCATCCTCCTCGATCCATAAAATATAAACAGTGATCGTCTGTATAATCATTTAAATATTGTGGGTAACTTATATCTCCAATATCTGACTTATATTCTTCATTTTGTATAAATACTCTATTAACATTTCTATTAAATATACTATCACGAAATAGTTCTAAAGGAGAGATTTTTTGGTATAGGTACTTTGTATCAACATCAAGTATAGATAATATATTTATTGGCGCTTTATTACAAAATTCTGTTATATTTACCGGTGATACATCATCTACATCAATACAACATAATACTATACGAAGAGGTAATACAATCAAATTAAAACCATATTCCCGATATAGAGCAAAATTCTTTTTTGTAAAAGTAAATTCATGCAATACACTTACTATATGTTCATTTTGTTTTTTAATATAATTTTCGTATGTATCAGACAATAATACACTAAAAAATTGTGGATTATTAAGGATATCTTTTAATTGCATAAATATTTTTTTATCTTTTTCGAAATATGCATTATTGTATAAATTATATGTTCTTTTATTTATTAGTAAACATTTAGGCCTTTCTTTATAATGTACATATTTAATATATCCGCCAAATATATCTTCACATAGCATATCACTATGATTTTGACCCATATTGTAATAAATAATAATATACATAATATCTATCAATATGTATAAATTTCAACTTTATTTTCAAATGTATGTCCTTTTAAAAATTGCAATGTGTTAACAATAACCTGATCCTTCGTTGCTTTATTCAACATATACCAAAGCAACTGGTTATATTCTTCTGGTTGCATCTTTTCGGTACAACTATCTTCGACAACCATACACAATTTAGCTTTATTTGATATTTTTTCACCAGTATAATCAGAGTAGCACAAATTGTTAGTAATAAACTGGAAATGTGGACCTATAGGGATCATACCTTGTGGTACGTCCAAAAATATATAATTACCAAAATTATCTTCAAACCCATTTTCAATCCAAATATTATATTCTCCAAATATGTCAACAAATGATGCATTTGTATAGTCATACTTATTTTTGGCCAATCTTATTACTGACATCTGATTTCTTGAAAATTCATTGGCTACATAATTGCACATATATTGACTAATGTAAAATTCAGATGCGCAACGTAGTGGCACTACAATAAATACATAATCATCGAATGGCGAATTTATAACTTCCCTCTGTGTAAATGCGAAACTATATAGTAAATTTACAATATGTTCATTTTGTTTATTTATAAATTCTTTATAGTTTTCATCCAATAATATATTAAAAAATTTTGGAGCATTCAATATACATTTTAAGTTTAAATATGTTTGTTTGTCTTTTTTAATATATGTATGGTTGTATAAGCTATGTATATGTTTATTTATACATAACATTTTAGGTCTCTCTTTATAATAGACATATGCAATACAATTATTGAATACATCCAAACATAACATATCGGAATGTGCCTGACCCATTTTTCCTAAATACTATATAACTATATGGTTTATCATGTTAAAATATCAATTTTTTAATTATTATCACAATATATAAAATGAAAAACATATATTATGCCAAAATTCAAAAAGAGAAAAGTGGAATAACGAATCAATTGGTTGTATTGTTATCAAGTTTTATACTTGCACGACAAGAAAATAAAAAAATAGTCATTGTAGATAATTTTTTAAATGATTATTCATCTGAAACATACAGTAATATATCAAAGATATTGGATGTCCCAACAATGAATGTATATTTAAAAAATAAATATGATTTAATAATGATAGATAGATACCATGTAAATTTCAAAATATTATCCATAAAATATGGATTGAATGATACAACTATAGATATCACAAACGAATTGATAGAAAAATGTTATACAGATAATAAACTATTTATAAGCAATAAACTTAATTTGAATTCTATAAAATATGATCCTTGTCCGGGTCAAGGAAAAAAATTATACATCACTTATTTTATAAATGATAATATTTTTGAGGAAATATATAATGAAATGTTTAATTGTTTAGTTGATGATATAGTATTTAATTTAGATGATAAAGATATTTATTTACATAGGTTTCATTGGATAAATTATTTAGATAGGACCATGTTTGATGATATTTTGAGGAATATTGTTTATAATAAATATTTTATATGTATGAGTAACAAATATACATCTACATTAAACAAAAATAACAAAATTAATGTATTACATTTAAGACTTGAGCCAGATGCTATTGAATATTGGTCGAGAATGAATAATATGGAACAACATATTTTTAAAAAATGTATTGAAAATAAATATATTAATATAATTAAAAATCACATTAATAAAACTGATAATAATATTATCTTATCATATTTTACTGATAATAATGTTGTTGATTATTTAAGGACCAATAATTATAAATATTGTTTTGTCCCTAAAATATTTAGCATTGGAAGGGAATTAAATGCTATTATTGATTTGTTAGTAGCTGAAAATTGTAATAATATATTTGTAGGAAACTTTCATGTAAACAAATTAAATGGATCTACATTTTCATATTTTATATTACAAAAATTGTATAATACAAGTATTAAAAAAATAATGTTAGATTTAGATCATATTATGCATGAACCGAGTGTAGGTTATAATTCAATATAAAAATCCATAATATAATTCTCAAATATCTTTAATAAATTTGTTATTTTGTTAAAATATATTTCATTTAGCTTGTTGTATAATATATTAACATCCATATTTATATTTACACCATATTTTTTACAAATAACATAAAATGCCACATATTTTAATAAATATTTTAACATATTTCTGATGTAATCATTGCTTTCAATAAAATTAACATATATTTTGTCATCCCCTTCTTTCAAGACACAATTATCCATAATTTTATTATAATGTTCCAATAGAATAATACCATTTATAATTTTGTTATTCATTGGACTTGTCACATCCTTACAAAACTCGATAATATCTGTAACACCTTTTCTTTCTAACATAATAAATCTTATTATTTTAATAATGTAATAATATGTTCTTACATATGTAGATGTATCTACTAAAATTTTCTTAAATATATCTACTGCTAATGTATTTAATTTTAGAACATCATTTACTGCATACATTATTAATTTATCATTCATTTTATATATATTCCATTTTACATACTGTATAGGTCCCATAGATTCGTTGTTTTTAACTAATGCATCATATTTTGTTTGATCAATAGTATTAAAATATAAAAATGCATCATATATTGAACATTTACCATTGACTACTAAACTTTTCCTAACATATTCACATAAAAATCTTGTATCTATAAGTTTGTTTGTAAATTTTAAAATTTTTTGTTTGTCATTATTAAGTAAAAATTTGTATATATATGGTATGTCCATTGTTTCAGATCCATGTAATACTTTATAGACTTTATCATTGAGCAACAATTTATCATTTAATATAATTATTTTATCTTGATCATATTGTTTTGGATCAATAATCCATATAAAATTATTATTACTTACTGAAAAATTTATTTGCATCAATGCTATTTGTTTATCCTTACCAGTATCAAATTCAAAATCGATGCCACAATGTATTCTATCTTTTTGTGATTCTTTTAGTAAGACGTCATAATAAAATAAAAACATTATAAATAGTTTTTTAATGATATCAGTACTTGTAATAAGTAGTATGTAATTATCTTCTAAAATTTCTTTTTTATAATGTGATAATATATTTTGTATTTCTTCTTTATTTGTAATTTCTGATGGGTTATCATAGAAATTATTTATAATATTTGGATACTTGTCCATTATAATAATTAGTAATATTATTATAATGTTATTTTTATAAATTAAACAGGTGGGGTATATGTCATAATGTCTCTAAAAAATCCATTCAAAAACATGAAATACTTGTCCCTCGTCAGACCTAATTGTGAATATGTATGACTATCTGATTTATACACCGATCTCATTTTTTCATAATTATGTAGAAACACTGAAATTTTATATATTAATCCTTGCAACATATAAATATTATTATCGATATTAACCTTATTTCTTATTTCAGCTAAAAGAATAGCAATATTTCTGTTAACTTCAGAATACATATTCTCTAAGAAAATAATAATTCGATCCCTTCCTTGTTCTGTTTTATATCTACTAAAAGCATTAGCATAACTGTTATCTTCTGCCAAATGTTTACCATTAACAATTTTCAATTTACTACCTTCTTTCAAATCACCAATAACTTTTAATGATGTATTTATATCATCTAACGTTAAAGTTTGGACATCAGGCATTTGTGGTTCTGATTTAGGAAGAAGTGTTGAAATACTAAATGAAGTTGGTTTCTTTTCAATTACAGAATCATTCAAATAATTCGCACTTTGATTTAGATCTTTGTGTTTTAGACTTGGTTCATAATCATTACTATTATCCATTATTTATATCTATATGTAAACATTTTTTTATTTATATTTTATACGATTTTATAAATAAAAATTAATACAATATATGTACTTCATTTGATGTTCTACTAATTGCAGTATACAAACATCTATTTGCATCAGTTTTTGAGTGGTTTTTTAGAATATCAATCATATCAACAAATACATTATAAAATGTTGACCCTTGAGATTTATGTGTTGTCATTGCATACGACATGTTAACTTTTGCAAATGTATCAACAAATTTATTATTAAATTCTTTCCATAATTTTCTAATTATATAAGTATCAATCGTTTCATAATGTTCTTTATGTGCACCCCTATAATAATTTAATAATTCTGTAATTTTTTCACTTGCCATTTTGATATCCTGTTTGTGTATTTCAATGGATGTATCATCTACAACATAAATTGGATATGTTTCATTTGAGGAGTTTATTATATTAGATAATTTTGTAACTGTTAATTTCCATACATTATAATTTCTATTTGTTAATTTATTTATTGCTTTTATAGTCCTGACATATTTTTCTTTAATATCATTAAGTCCATCTATGTTCTTTTGTACCACTAAATTTTCAACAAATGGTGGTAATACTTTTGTAACATGATCTATTTTAGTAATTTTAATTTGTTCTGAACTGTAAAATCTACTTTTATTACTTGGGTTGTAAGTATTAGTATCTTTAATATTGTAAAAATCTATCATTACTAATATATCACCCACTTCAAATTTGTCTAAAACTTCCTTATTAAATAATAATTTTCTCATGCAATTATTATATTCATTTGTTTGTAAATTTGTCCATGTTAATATTAAACTGTTACATTTATCATTATTAATACTTTTCATATATGATGTATATTTTTTAAACCATGTAGAATTTATTTTTGACTTTGTAGTGTCATATTTATAAAATTTAACCTTGTTACTCCTACAGCTAAAAAATTGTGGAACATAACTATTATCAAATATTTTTTTTCTCAGTTCATTACAAAGTTTAACAACACTATCACTATTACATCTCATTACAGTATTTAATGATGAATATTTTAATGATAAAATTTGTTCTTTAAAATATGTAAACTTTCTTTGTATTTCTGCTTCTAATAATTCTCTATCAATATTTTTATTATTTGCAAAAGCTTCTTCGAAGAGTGCTAATTTAAAATCTTTTTCTTTAGTTGCAAATATCACGCTAATATCTTCTTTTACTGGCGGTAATTGCCCTTCATCACCAACAAACAAAATTTTAGTTCCTTTTGTTAAATTTTCATCAAAAAGGTTATAAACCATATTGAAATTGATCATTGAAATTTCATCTATAATTACTAATTCATATTTATTTATAGATACATTTTGTCCTCTTACAAATATTCTTTCACCTTCTGAATCATAATCATTTTTATATCCGAGTAATTTATGTATAGTTAGGAAATGTATTTTAAATCCATCTTTTTCCAATGTATCCAAGATATCATCGAATGATTCATTTTGTAATAAATCTGTTTTAGGTTTGTTAGTAATAATTTGATATAAATCATCTAAATCATTTCTAAATTTTGCTTTAATAACATTTACTGCTTTATTAGTTGATGCAGCAAAAACTATTGACTTAATATATTTATTCCCTAATAAGTAATGAACAAGTTTGGTAATCAATATTGTTTTTCCAGCACCAGGTAATCCACATAATCCATGTTTTTTACTTTGAGGATCATATATGAAATTTACAATATCATATGACGCTTGCCGTTGATCATCAGTCAAAATGAATCCATTATTATTATATTTTTCAATTTCTACAACTAATATATCTTTATTAATTTTGTCATGATCCATTAACAAATGGATATGTGAAAATATTTTTTTAAAATTATTAATAACTATTGTACTATCATCATTTTGTTTTAATTTATTTATGAATTTAAAATATGCATGTGCATTTGATAATAACCCTTTTGTCTTTAATATGTCAGTAATTGTTGTATATTCTTCCATATCAATTTCATTTGAGGTTAAAAGATGTTTTAATTTATTACTTAGAATAGATATTGGATTTATTAATTCGTTTGGTTGTGCTTTTTTAGTTACATTGTTGAAGTAATCAGTAAGTAGCATATATAGTATGTGATTATAGTTATAAGGTAGATTCTATTTTGTTACTATTTCATTTTTTTATAATAAAATTGAAATGTTAAGATATTGTAATATAAGAACATTGTAATATTTCATTACAAATGTTATCTAACCAAGACTTCGACCATCCAAAATTTCCTCACTCTGAAAATGACGTGATTGAATTAAAAGAATCAATAAATTTTAATCATCTTTCCAAATATAGAGAAACATTATGTGCTTTTCTTAATACTTCTGGAGGACATTTAATTTTTGGTATTAAAGATAATTTAGATGTTGTTGGGATTAGAATTCATGATAAAGATTTAGATGAGTTTATATGTATTACAGATCAAATAATCTCAGACGGATTGATTGTATGTTGTTATATTGATAATCAAGATAATTTTGTTAAAATATCGTGTGACGCATTAAAAACAAAAATAATTGTTAATTCCAAAAATAAGAGATTTTTTGTTATCACAACAAATCCTTCTCCTAACACAGAATATCAATTAAAATGTGGGTCAATATTTCGTAGACTAAATGCATCCAATTATCATGTTAAAAATGAGAAAATGTATAAACAATCAGAATTAAACGGTGTTGTTAAAAAAATGGAATATAAATTAAGAACGTTGCATAATCAAAATACCACTTCAATGAAAAAAACTTTACAAGATAAAGACGATGAAATTGAAAAATTAAAAACTGAATTGTATAACTATGAACAATATTTAGTTAATCCACTTATGAATAAACTAAATGATAATTTAAGTAAAGATGATTGTCATATTTTAGACACGATTTGTGAATATTTATATGATTTTTTTACATACTAATACTTATCGTTTATATTTTGTTTATATTTCAATTTTTATATTTATTCTGTAAAAATTTGATATCTCGGCCCATAATTTTCTTTGCTTCAGGCTCTGCTTGATAATTTCTAAGTAAATTTAACCTTCTTACAATTACAGTATATCCATGTTTATCAACTGCCTTAGTTAATGCTAGATGTCTTACACTATCAGACTTTTTTGTTGAATAACCAAATTTACTTAGATGTATATCATCTTTTGGTTTTGGTAAAACCTTTTCTTTTTTTGATGTTTTACGACCTCTTGATAATGCCTTTCCTTTAGCAGGGACACATTTCGCTGGGACATGGATCGGCCCTTTTGAAGTTTTTCTTGTGTATGCTGTCCTTCTAATTTCACCCTTTTTGCATGATGTTTTTTTAGAATTCTTTTTGCCTGTCATTATATTATTAAACAACATTATTTATTCTTAAAAAAATTGAAATTATAACATTTTACGTATCTTATGACATTATAGTTATTAAACTGCAATAAACGGCAATTCTATATGTCTGAACCTATAAACATTGATGATCCTGTTTGGGGGACCGTTACAATAACTGATATTGTATTAATTCAACTATTAGAATCAAAAACGATTGAACGTTTAAAATGGATTGGACAACATGGTCCATTAAACCATATATCATTTTTAGATAATAGAACTTCAAAAGTAACAAGATATGACCATTCGGTAGGTGCAATGATATTAACATTGATAGCTGGTGGAACTGTTGATGAGGCGATAGCTGCACTACTACACGATATCATTCATACCGCATTTTCTCACGCATTGGATTTTTTCTTAGAATCAAATGCTGAATCGTACCATGAAAAATATAAAAAATCTTTATTGACCCAATTTAACAAAGAAATGAAAAGTATTCTTGGTGATAATTGGAAAGAGTATTTAAATGAGAAACGCTGGACAGTAATAAAGACCAACAATCCATTTGCGATTGATATCGCAGAATATACAGTGAGAGATGCAATTGCATTTGGTTTTTGCGATCCAGATGTAGCGAAAGAAATGTCCACACAATTAACAATAATAGAGCATGAAGGAAAAAGATTATTAGCCTGTAAAACTTTAGAAGCGAGCATTTGGTGGAGGGAATTATCAGAAAAAACCAATCAAGTGTATACAGCACCATGGAATTTATCTTTGAATCATTATTTAGTTTGTGGTTTGAAAGAGTGTATTAATGGTAAAACTATTAATATGAATGAATTAAAAAAAGTTCCAAATTCTGATGTTGAAAACAAAATAATGTGCCAAATACTGACGACAACAAAAGCTGGTAATAATCTACTAACATACAGTAAAAAAGAATGGAAACTATTTGATATTTTTGAAAAGATACCTAACAATTGGTCTATCGTAGGTGAGTTTGATATTAGAAATAGGATTGTTGATCCACCAATTGTAGGATTTGAATATTTAAAAAACAAAACTGAACATGCCAAAAAGATACTGGCGAGTTGTGATTTAGATTGTGATTTAGATTAATTTTTTTATAAAAATTTTATAAGTTATTTTAATATGAGAATTTTATAAAGAAATTAAATATACACATAATATGTATTTAAATATGTATGAATCCATTTTGCCATCAAATTGCTATTTAACATGTCGCAATTATTATTGGCACATCTAATTGTACCATTGTTATTTATTTTTGATTGACTCGTAATTATCATATTATCTACAAGAGAGTTCCATTCATTACAAAAATTATTCTGAGAGATGTTATTAGCATTTGCAATATCCGAAACTGGAAACCAAAAACTTAATCCTGAATTCTTTCTGTCCATGAGACAATTCTCCCATGCTGATAAAATGTAAATATTGTTAGATGTCACCGATTTAAATGGACTTTGAATCCATCTTAATAACCCAGAAGCATCAACTATTTGACCATTTTGTAAATGAGAAACCCAAACACTTTTAACATTAACAGATATCTTTTGTGTAGCAGCGTTTGATAATTGTTGTCCTTTTGAATTTTGGAAACAACCTTCACACCATTTACGTCCTGGATTTGGTGGATTAACATTACAGTTCGAACATCTTGGTGTGCTGAAAACTCGTTGATTTGAAATTCGTGATTGTTTGAAACAAGGTTCACACCATTTGTATCCTGGGTTTGGTTGGTTAACATTACAATTTGTACATTTTGATGGTAAAAGTGGTTGTGTTACATTATGACCACATTGGCTACAAAATCTCCATGGACATAAATTGTTGTGCCCACAATTGCAGCAAAAAGGGGTGTATGATTGTTGCATAATATGATTATACGTTTATAAGGCAAGGCGATACAGAAATGACTATAAAAGATCCAGCAAGTAGTTAATATTTCAATTTTTTACATGTCTATAAATTCATTTATGTTGGAATAAAATTGAAATAAAATGATTATAAAAATAACACCACATAATAATATAATAACATATGAAATCTAGATTTACAGCAAGACAACAAAGTAGTATTATAAATCTAAGAAAATTTCATAATTGGGTGAAAAGGGAATTATTATCTCAAACATGTGATACAATTAAACTTGACAATGAAAATGATAACGTGCAAATTTCACTTCTTGATTTGGCAGTTGGTAAAGGTGGTGATATGCAAAAGTGGTATGATAATAAAATAATGCATGTTGTAGGATTTGATATTGATGAAGAAAGTATCAATGAGGCAAAAAAGAGATATAATGAATTAATACAAAATCTTAAAAGGAGGAATGTAAAATATTTACCAGTTTATGAATTCTATGTGATGGATTTATCACGACCTAGTAATTTAGAAAAAATTGCAAACATATTGGGCCAAAATAAATTTAATATTGTAAGTTGTCAATTTGCGATACATTATTTTTTCAGGGATAAAGAAAGTTTGGTAAATTTAATAACAGTTGTTGGGACATACAGTAGCGATGATGCATACTTCATATTTACAACAATTAATGGACAAATGGTAATGGAAAAATTACATAATAAACAAACTATTGGAAATGGAATATATTTAATTGAAAAGAAATATGATGAACCACTAAAAAGTATATACAATAATACATATTTGGTATCTCTTGGTGAAGCACAAGATACTGAACATTACTTTGCAAACAAGAAATCAGAAGAGTATATTGTGAATATTGATGAATTAAAAGTTGTTTGTAGTAAAATGAAATTATTATATGTGGGAACGATAGATTTTGAAACGTGGTATACATCTTTTGGACAAAATATTATGAGTAATGATGAAATCGAATACAGTTTTCTAAACTTTTCCGCAGTATTTAAAAAAATAAATGGTTAGTATACATTCACTTTATTTATTAAAAAATTGATATAAAAATATAATAAATATTTAGTATATAGAATATCCTATACTAAATATGCTTGATCCGGACATAGTAAAATTAGATGATTTTACAAGAATAAGCACCCTCGGAAGTGGAGCTTTTGGCGATGTATATTTAGTTAAACATATCAAAACTGATACTGTATATGCAATGAAATGCTTAAATAAAGAAAAAATCAAAAAAAAGATTACAAGGGCGCAAACTGAGTATAAAATATTATTAAATTCACATCATCCTTTTGTTTCAACATTACAATTTTGTTTCCAAACCCAATTAAAGTTATATATTGTTATGCAATATTGTGCAGGTGGTAATTTTTATGACGTCATCAAGAGACAACCAAATAAATGTTTATCAGAACAAGATACAAAGTTTTATATTTCATGTATATTATTAGCATTGGAATATTTACACTTTAATGGTATAGTTCATAGAGACGTGAAGTTAGAAAATATTCTGATGCATGGATCCGGTCATATTATGTTAACTGATTTTGATTTGTCAATATGTTGTCCGTGTGATAAAGTTATACACAGATGTATCAAAAAAAAATATTCGCATGGAAAAGGTATATGTTCGGAACCAAATATAAGGTCAAAAGATCAATTGGGGACGCCTATATATATGCCACCGGAAGTGGTGGTTGGTAAAATATATGGACCGGAAGTAGATTGGTGGAGTTACGGGATTTTAATTTTTGAAATGTTATACGGTGTTCCACCATTTGAAGGAAAAACTATTAATGACACATTAAATTTAGTTACTAAATGTAATTTAGAATTTCCAAAACATACACCATTAAATTGTAAATTATCATCAAAACTAAAACATCTAATAAAAAAATTGTTGGTACATGACCCAAGTAGCAGATTAGGATATAATGGGGGAGCGACTGAAATAAAAGATCATCCATATTTCAAAGGTGTTGAATTTCAATTATTAAAAAATCAAAAACCCCCTATAATCCCAACATTAAGTAATAATATAGATCACCATTATTTTACAATTAATAATTACAAAAATGACACAATTGAAGATTCCTCTGAAATGATTAATCCTAAAATGTTAAAAGATACTGATATTTGGAAAGTGTTTGAAAATATAAATAATTGTATAGTGGAATAATTAGTTATAAATTAAAATTTAATTGTTGTATTTTTTGTTTTTTTGTGGTATTTCATCTTCTTCTGATTCGACTATAGCTCCATCATCTTCTTCTGATTCTGATTCGACTATAGGTATGCTTTTTTTCCTTTGTACTATAGGTCCATCATCATCGTCAGCAGGATCAGTATAACCATAATATTTATATAATACCTTATACCAACATTTTTTGTTTAAAATATCATCATTTTTGTGATTATCTTTTACATATAATTTCTTATAATATGTTCTAAACCGAGTTTCTGTATTTTTATACATGATATTTGACATATTATCGTTTATAATTTTTTTATCATATTTTGTATCAAATATTTCATCATAGTCTGATTTAATACTATTATTAAGATCATCATAATTTATAACCAATAAATGACTAATAACTCCCATTTGGTTAGAATGTTTACGGTTAATTATTAAAGGATTAAGATCATGTATTTTATAATTAATATTGCATAATCCATATATATGAGAGTATTCCCCTTTAGTAAAATTAAATTCATCAATATTATTTCTTATGAAAGATTTAAAAATATCCAGCATATTAATACCAAATAGCCAGTCATAATTTTCTAATATTTTTTTGCATTTGTTATTACTAATATTTATTATCATAACTCCATTATACTCAGTAATTACTTTTTTAATATCTTCAATATCCATGACTTTATCTAAAAATGTAAGTTTTTCAAAGTTACCATATTCATCATTTTTGTAAACTAAAAATGGTCTAGCATTTACAGAGTATTGAAAATATTCACATCTTTCTAATTCAACATTAATTTTGAATTTTCTGGATCTGTATTTTTTAATCCTATCCACAGTTTTTCCTTTTAAATAATTACCTGCAATTGTGTCACGCCTATTTATCAGCTTCATAAAATTATGTACATATAACATTGGTTTGTTATTCACAAATTGAAATATATTTTTACAGATATCCAAATCAAAACTATCAATAACATATTTTTTGAAAGATTTAAATGAATTAACATTTGGCGAATCAATAACAATTGTTTGAATTTTTTTGGATTCTATCTTTCTATTTATAATAGTTGTAATGTCAATTAGATTCTCATATTCATCTAAAAACTCTTTTTTCTTTTGATATGTAAGGACTTCTTTATCGATACCTAAGACATCAAAAAAGTTATTTTCTTCATTTTTCAATCCTAAATATGAATACAAATCTATGTCTGACTCTTTCCAATATTCATTTAAAATACATTGCATTATAAATGACCCAGAAATTGCAATGTTATTTATTGTTATATATTTTATGAATAATTCATATTGGGTTCCTAAAATTTTGTGTAACCTTGAATATATATTGTTAATAATATTTGTATTGATATCATTTTTTGTTATATGTTTATTGGTTAACTTTGTTGTATACTTTAGATTATACAAATCTATTGGCTGCAAATGCAGGGAAATGTTATATAAAAACCAATCACTTTGAAATGTATACTGTAATGTATCACTCATAAATTATAAGTATAATGTTATAACAATATATATAATAATGTTAAAATATCAATTTTTTTATAAATAAAATTACTCCAACAATATTTTTTTACTAATACTCAAGCTAATTGGTCCAACAGTTGCACACACATTAATTTCAACATTATCTACTTTTTCAAATTTAATTCGATTTTCTGTTGTTTTAACCATTTTAATAAGATTATTTAATGTTTTATCAAATGATGCTTCAACAAGATCATCGGTTTTATGTTTCAAACCATTACCCAAAGACTTTAAATCATCAGTCAAATTTTCGCTCAAATAATTTGTATATTTATTATCACCCAATGACTTTAAATTTTCATTCAAATTTTCACCTAAATAATTTGTATATTTATTATTACCCAATGACTTTAAATTGTCAGTCAAATTTTCACCTAAATAATTTGTATATTTATTATTACCCAATGACTTTAAATTGTCAGTCAAATTTTCACCTAAATAATTTGTATATTTATTATTACCCAATGACTTTAAATTGTCAGTCAAATTTTCACTTAAATAATTTGTATATTTATAATTCCTTTTGAAACATACATTTTTAATTTTAATATTACTTAACATGGCAAATGATATTATTCATATATTAACTATATAATTATTCATTTCATAAATCAATTTTTTATTGTGTAAAACTTATAATAATATAAATATTTAGATAAGTATAATGGTTAAAAAAATAATTGAGAACACTATAGAGATATTTTCCGCAAATTGGAATGTTAATGGTGGTAAACAGAGTTTTGTTAAACTAGGGAATAATAATATATTTTTACAAAGAGGATATAATTTGTTTGGTATAAAAAATAATACCATACATCTATTAGAAATATTTGATGGTTTTTTTGATGATTGGTCGGAAACAATGCAAACATATATTAAAAAAATATATGATACACAAACATCAAAATATGATTATATAATTATGGTTACACATGATGATGTAACCAATAAAACAACCCCGAGAATATTACAAAATTATTTAATATTTTTAGGATGTAAAAAATTAAAGGAATTATTGTTTCGGGGATCATATTTATTAATATTTGATCTCAAACGAAATGAAATATTATTAGAAATATGTGAAAATAATTATCCGATACATTCATGGTTAGAATTAGTAAACAATAATGGAGATTATAAATTAGAAGATTTAGGGGTGCCTGTATATTTGATTGTTTACAATTTGGCATATTTTGCAAAACGTTCAGTTGACCAATTAAAAAAATATACTAGGAATATCCATATTATTGATAACAGAAGTACTTTTCCAGATTTATTAAAATATTATGACAATGAATATGAATTTTTCTTACATACAATGGAAAATAATTATGGACATATGGTTTGGTTAAATGAATTATATTGGCAATTCCCAAAATATTTTGCCATATCAGATCCCGATTTAGAATTCAATACGAAATTGCCACATAATTTTTTAAATATTTTACAAACGTTATCGAATAACTATAAAAAGGGTAAAGTTGGATTTGCGCTTGATATAAGTGATTCTCATCTTTTTTTTGAACACGATAATTCGACCGGTTATCCACCGATCGATGTATGGGAAAAACAATTTTGGATAAAAACTATAGAACATCCAACATATGAATTATATAATGCTATGATAGATACCACATTTTGTATGATTAATAAAGAATTTTTAAATGATCTTGATGGATTAAGGATTGCAGGAAATTTTACTTGTAAACATACTCCATGGTATGATGGTTGGTATAAAACGATACCTGAACAAGAATGGGAATTTTACAAAAAAAATAACATATCGTCGTCTACTTTAAAAATGATTTCTAATATGAAAACACACAATGATAACAAATCAGTAACACTTTTTAGAGACGTTGAAAATATGATTAACACTATGGGTAAATTCATACAAAAAATTGATGAACAACATATATTACCAGATAATTGTGATATCATTACAAAAAATATCAATACTTGTATCGATATGTTGACACATTATAATGTAACACTAAGCCAATATATTATAAATAACAAAAATAATAAAATATAATTGTGACCATACACAAATATTTTTTGTTAACTATTAATTATAAACAATATGAATGATAATTATAATACGCAATATCCACCAGGATATCCACCAATAATCCCACAATCATATACAACCACATACCAACAACATTATACGGTCCCACAACCCATAAATTATATTCAACCGAATACAATACAAACCACCATTCCAAATAATCCACCAGTAAATTATACTCACACTGCTCCAGTATATACCATTAATCCAATAAATTATATCCAGTCCACAATACCAGTAAATTATGCTCAGCCTATAAATTATATTCAACAAAATCCAACATACACAATTAATCCAAATAATATGCCAATATATTACCCAACAACAACAACAACATATTATAATACAATGCCACAACAGACCTATCATTACACAACTGTTCCATCACCAGCGACTACATCAATTGTTTATAACAACCCAGTTACGACATATGTTAATGACAATATAGTTACAACAACAACAACAATAACTCATAATTAAATTTTTAATTTATTTTTATTATAAAATTAAATTAATTTATTTTTTCATAATTAAGTAAATAACAAGGGCAATAAAAAAAATTGACATTACAGTGCCAAAAGTTACGTTAATACCAACACTTGCACCAGCATTAACATTAGCATTAATTCTAGCTAAATAGTTTTGATACATATCGGCACATTGTTTGCACACATCTACCTTATTGTGTCTACATACATTGCACATACCACACCCTTTTATTTTGCATTGTTCACATTGACCCATACATATTTGACATTCACAAGCTTGCATATTATAATATTATGGAATATTATTTTTATTACAATATTTAAATATTATTTTCAATTCTATAACTATACCAAATTAATAATCCGAATACAACACTAAAACCCAAAACTCTTATTTCACTTCCGATGTCAGACCAGTTACTTAATAATGCAGTCAACAATAAGAGTATACCTCCATAATGTAATCCATTTTTAGCATATTTATTATTGTATTTTTTATTTTTATTAATACATCTTGAAACAATAATACCAGCTATTCCAAAAATTACCAACATAATGATAGTATTATCATGTTTTTCATCATATTGTAATTCTTCATATGTAATACTTGCTAAATTATGAACGAATAAATTATATATTATTGCAATACTTATATAAATAAATATATCAAATGATCTTCCCATTTTTATATATATTAAGTATATATAAAAATTACTTTCTACCAGTATAATCGGTACTATAATTTGATTTTAAATCTGGCGACGTTTGATCAATAATTGTATCAATGTCTAATTCAATTTTATCAATTATTTCTTTTAATGTATTTGAATAAACATCATTTGTCAACATATCAGAAATAAATAATTGTTTATTGTTTATAAATTCTTCATAACCACTTTGTAAACCATAATTTAATACATAATTATAACTATAGATTACTGATTCTTCAATATTTTTATCTAAATTTTCAAAATCATTTGATATTTTATACATTACACTAAAATATTTAATTGTTTGTTTAAAAATATCCATATCAACAACTGATCCATTACCAAACATCCATCCTAATAAAATTGATAATTCACTCATATAAAAATATTTTTTATTAATGTATGAATCTAATGAGATTTTTGTCACTTGATTTAATGATTTAAATTTTTTAATTAGGTTGTTATTATTTTTAAGGTACCAATCAATTATATTATAATTACAATTATTATTTGTTACATCAAATTTATGGTCAAACAAACTAACAATATTTTTAAAAGTTTCATATAATAACATATTTGAATTAATAATTATTTTGTCAAGATTTTGTAATGTAAATATACTTTTTACACTATCAATATTTTGTTGTAAGGATTTGTGTGCATATATAAATAAATTGTTACTCATTTTGATATATTTATTGACACCAAACATTGATATAATATGTTCCCTATTTTCCCCAATATAAACTAAAATATCCATAAACTCAATACATGTTGCAACATAATATCCTTGTAATGACATGTGATTTTTTTTATTTTGATTGTTCATTACTGTTAAAAATAATGTTGAATAAATTGAATCATTTGACTGAATTAATGAAAAAATATAACTATTAATATCTTTATTACATGTATCACATGAAAAACAATTTTTACATTCAGAACAATTGTTACATAGTAATGAAGTCTTAATAAGTTTACAATTTTTGCAATTTTTACAACTATCACAACTATTACAATTTTTACAAGCAATATTGACATTTATTTCATCGTCATCTGCAATATTATTATTTATATATAAACAACTTTTTTCCTTGATAAATCTTTGTAAACTTTCTTTATATCTTTGTAATCTGTTCATAATAAAATTATATATTAATATTTTTATTATTTATCAAACACATATTTATTAAACTATAAATTATAATGTTTTATATTGGTGCATTATTCATGTAATTCACTAATTGCGGTCAATTCAAAATAAGATTCATTATCGAAACCACCATTTTGTTGGTAAGTACGGTTATATTCATAATTGAATTCAAAATTATGGAATAATGAAATAAATAATAAAATCAATAAAATAATTATTACAATTGTAATGATTTTTTTCCATGTAAATCCTTGTGTCAAACTAAATCCTTCAACAATATTTGGTCTTACAATTGGTTGGGCATTGTAACATTTACTTGCAGCAGTTTGTTCATCATAAATTTTTTGGGCATATAACGAATTATCATCAGTAGGGAATGCCATTTTATTAACTTCTTGAGTTCTGCAATTATCAAAATTAGCGCATGACATTTTATATATTATATATAAACAAATTATTTTTTAAGGAGAATATAATTATTATATCTCGTGCAAATTAATTATTTATTTGTATAATATATATAAAATGGATGAAAAAATTTATTGCGGTATAGGTAAAATCCCAAAAGGACATCGTTTAGGTTCTATGGAAGAATGTTTAGAAAAGAACCAAGTAAAATATTGGGGTCTCAAAAAAGTTGATTCAAGAATTATAGAAGCAAACAAAGCTAATAAGAAAAACAAAAAAATTACAAAAATGCAAGATATTAGAATTGCACAAGTCACTTATAGAGCTAAAATTAAAAGAAAAACTGGAGAATATAAACAAGAGAAAAATGAAAAAAAGAAAAATGCCATTGCTAAAGAAATTGAAGAGCTACAAGTAAAATTGGCCGCAGCAAATGAACAAGCCAAAGCTATGGAAAAGGAAAGAGATTCCAAAAAGGTGTCTAAAAAAGCATCTAAAAAAACATCTAAAAAAGCATCTAAAAAAACATCTAAAAAAGCATCTAAAAAAGCACCTGCTAAAAAAACATCTAAAAAAGTGCCTGTTAAAAAAACATCAAGAAAATCATCAAAACCACAAAAAAAGGCTCCTGTAAGAAAAACATCAAGAAAAGTTAAGAAATAATATATATATATAGTTATTGTTAAATTTTATATATTACAATAATATATGGTTAAAATCGCAGTATATGCCGTGAGATATACAGAAGACATTCAACCATTTATTGATCATTATTATTCGGATCCAACTGTAAAAGAAGCCGAAAAAGAAAATAATTTAAGTTTAACAATTATTAATAATTATGGAGTATTACCAGATTATGATGGTATAACAATATTAAATAATGTAACGAGGCCAGATTTTTCTACCGGACATTTGGCGAGAAGTTGGAATCAATGCATTATAAATGGTTTTAAAGATTTACAAAATCCAGCAGTTGATTGTCTTGTATTGATACAAATTGATGCAAAATTTAATAATAATTGGTATAAAAATATTTGTTCAATACCAGAAACTTGTTATTTTTTAACTGTAGGTAGGGGCGATGAAATGCAATTTATGAGGCCACAATTAATTAAAAGTGTTGGATTGTATGATGAAAGATATTGTAATATTGGTTATCAAGAAGCAGATTATTTTTTCAGAGCATATATGAGAATAAGAAATAATTGTATTATTTTAGATTATGCACACCAACGAGTAAATGATCCATTTAATGGTCTATTTAACAGAGAACATTTTATTCACCATTCAACTGGTTCTGGAAATCCAGCCGCACAAATTTTATCATGTGAATTTCATACATTATCTTATAATATATTTAGGTTCAAATGGAAAGATGTAAATGTTAATGGTTGGGTTAACCAAAAATCATATTTAGATACACTTGACAATAAATTTTTAGATGGTAAAGAATTTAGATATTATCCATATTTCGAAAAACATATAAATTGGCAAATTTATGCTGTTTAACATTTTTACAAAAAAATTGATAATTAAACACTATATTACAACTATCAAACAATTGTATTATTATTCTTCATAATACAATATGAGCTTTATAGATGAAACTAAATCGTCCCTTGATATGAGTAAAAGTCATATAGTTGCGTTTCCAGATCTAAGTCAATATACTAATATTACAAGTTTGAATGTGTCACATAATTATATATACAATCTTGACGTTGATTTTTTTCCTCCATATATTAAATCATTGTCACTTTCTAACAATCATCTCACTGGTTGTGTTGACGATGTGTTACCATTGACTATTGAAAAATTAAAATTAGACAACAATAATATTAGTAAATTTGATGGAAGTAAGTTTTTAAACTTGAAAGAATTATCAATCGCTTCAAATAATTTAGTGTGCTTTACATTTCCACCAAACATAGAATCGTTGGATATTTCTACCAATAAATTATTAAAATTACCACGGTTTCCAGATTCATTGAAAGGAATCGCATGTAGCAATAATTTATTAACAACTCTTCCTACAATGAATGAATCATTAAAATGTTTGTCTTGTAATATAAATAAAATAGAGTTTTTACCATATTTACCTGCTTCACTTAGAGAACTGGATGCATCTGATAATGTAATTCATACTGTTGTGAATTTACCGAATTCGTTAAGGTGTTTATTATTATCGAATAATAAATTATCTGGTATTACGTGTAAAACATTAAATAATTTAGAAACTTTAGATATTGACAATAATAGGTTACAACAAGTACCATTGTTACCAAAAAACATTATTAATGTAAATTTGGCATATAATAAAATAGAGGAAATTGATCATAGTGATATTCCTTATACTGTAGACAAATTAAATATTTCATATAATCGCATATTAGAAATACCATCGGGCTTTAGGGCAAGATTCGCAGAATTTGAATATCAAGGTAATAAATATGCTACCCGTGACTTTGACATGAAAAAATACGGAATCTCTGATGAAAATGAATATAATGATGATGATGATGATTATTTAATGGGAAGTAAAAATAATATTCATAATTATTTTGATAAACATAAAAATGATAGATATGATCCATATGATTCAGATTTTCGCTATGGAAATTCATACAATCATGAATCGTATAAAAACTTGAGTTATTATGATAAATTACATAATTCAGTAAAATATCCTGACACATATACTGATGATAATTTAAAAAATCCATATTGTGTCAGTGTTTATAATACTAAAAAAATCGTATTATAATTTTATTTATTATTTTTTTAAAATTATTATGTATAATGGAAATTAAAAACGATGAAGAAATACTTATTGTAGATCAAAAGATTGACATTGAAGAGGAAAAGGAAGAAGATAAATCTATTTCAATTAAAAAATCAAATAAAAAATATACTAATGATAAAAATTTAGTTGGTAAAAGGAGGATATTCGATCAAAATTTGTTTGATAAATATGATATACCTGCAAGAGAAAAAATAAAAATTGCATTAACCGATTTTGTTATAGATAATCCAGACATCTATCAACAAGATCTAATCATAACTGACCCTGAATATACAAAATATAAATATATTGAAATTCAGGTATTTACATATTGGAATGATAACAATTCACCAACAAACGGTGTATTTGTCTATGAAAGAAAAGCAAAATATGAGTTAGATACTTTATTTATTACGTTAAATAAAAATATGACTACATGTTTAATATTTGATGCACAAAGTTTTAAATTGTCAAAACCAAGAAGATTAAAAAAATATAGCAGAGAGTTTGTTTATGATGTTCCATCACATAGAATTGTAACAGTATCCCTTGAAAAATTAACTCCAAAATTTATAAAAATGTTTTACTAATAAATAAATATAATACATGTGTTACAAAATTAATGATTAAAATTCAAGTGGATATTGACCAACAATTCCTTTATACTCTTCTGAGTCGGAACTATAATCACGCATATGATTAAAATTCAGTCTTAATTTCGTTGGACTTTCTGGATCAGATTTGTTCAGCCAACTGACTCCTTTTAATTTTTGAGGGGCATTTGGAACTTTTTTAACTGGTGGTTTGTAAGGTGAATCTAATTCTTCTTTTTCCGTCCAATTAATGTTCCTTTCTCTCAGTTTTTGTGGAGCATTTGGAACATTTTTAATTGTTGGTTTGTAAGGTGATTGTGGATTTTCTTTTCCATTCAATCTAATGTTAATTTCTTCTCTCGGTGTAGGATAACAATTTAAATATTCAGGAGCATTTTCGGTAGACATAGTTGCTTCGCGATATGAAAATGACATTAAAAGCTAATTATAATGAGGCACTATATAATCTTTATAAGTGAGCTTAACAAAGAGTTCATATTTCAATTTTTTTGGCAACCTTAAAATAAAATTGATTTTTCAATATTATTACAACTATGAATTACAAATAAACTATTATTAACACGATGAATAGTATTTATGATGATATACTAAATGTAATATTTAGTTATACAGACAATTATTATTGTATTATTGTATGTAAAAAATGGAATACAATAATATTAAATAATTCAAAAATATGCCAAGCTTGTAAAAAAATAACAAATATGTATGAAAATATTTTGTGGTATAATCATGATGTAAATAGATGTCATTCATATTTTCATCCATATCATACAGTTTTCAATATACTAAACGCTATAAATGATAATTACACAGTTATTAAACATTTACAAAGGCAATGTTACACATTATGTGAACATGCAATAAACGTAAATGCATTCGCTCTAAAATATGTGGTAAATAAACAATACGAGTTATGTATGCAAGCAGTTACAAGAAATGGTTTAACATTACAATTTGTCCCCAATAATTATAAAACTTTTGAGTTGTGTAAAATAGCAGTCGAGCAAAATGGATTAGCATTACAATATGTCATTAAGAAATTTAAAACAAAAACAATGTGTAATTATGCAGTGTATAATAATGGAATGGCATTACAATATGTTCCAAAAAAACAACAATCAAAACCTATCATATTAAATTCCCTTCTTCATTCTCATTCTGCAATTAAATTTGCAAATGAACAAAAATTAGGCGATGATATATTTTTAGAAATGATAAATGATTTTCCATGGTCGTTTCATTATATACCCGAATGGTATAGAACAAAAACTGTATGTCTAGGAGCTGTTAAAAGATGTGGAGAAATATTAAAATTAATTGAAAAACAATCGAAAATTATATGTTTAGAAGCTGTCAAAAATGATGGATTGGCATTAAAATATGTGAAAGAAAAATACAAAACCATGGATATATTTTTCGAAGCAGTCAAACAAAATGGTGATGCACTTGTTCATGTGCCACACAAAGATTTAACACAAGAATTATGCATGATTGCTGTCAAACAACCTGGTCGTGCTTTGTGCTATGTTCCAGATGATATTATAACTGAAGAATTATGTATGGAAGCAGTAAATAGTAATCCATATGTTCTACCATATATTAAAAATCAAACCGAAGAAATGTGTATCATATCAATGAAACATGGAGGATTGTTAAAACATGCAAATATTAAAACTGAAAATGTATATTTAGAAGCTGTAAAATATAATGCATATAATTTGCGAGAAATTCCTATTGAGTTTCAAACAGACAAAATTTGTTTGGCTGCAGTTAGAAGTGATTACGATATATTAAATTGTGTTGTAAACCAAACTGAAGAAATATGTTTGGAAGCAGTTAAAATAAATCCTATTTCTTTACAATATATAAAACATCAAACTGAAGAAATGTGTTGGATAGCAATAAATAATGATCCAAATTGTTCAAAGTTTATACATGAATTGACATTAGATATGGCCAAGTTTTTATACCCAAATATTTAAATTTATTTAAAAATACATATTATAAAAAAAACACATCATAAAATATGTACTAATTGCTCCATAAATATCCATAAAATAGTGTACTCTACTGCATAATACAAACATAATTTCAACACACATGAAAAAAATAGCGTAATATTGTACCATTAAAATTGGCGAATTTAATAATTCAATACCAAAAATTAATGACACTAATGTATGTCCAGAAAAGAAAAAATCATCTTTAACATTATAATTCATAAGTAATGTCGGAAATCCTGGATCAAACCATATGACATCTTTAGGACTTGGTAATCGATTGATACATTGACATATTTGTCTCAAAATGATACCAACAATTAATAATAATATTGGTTTTGTATTATTATTTATCATAAAATCACAAGCAAAATATATTACATTTATGTCTATTAACAATGATGTAAATATAATAATAATATTTGAAACATTTTTATGTTCACATAGGAATTTATGAAATATCCTAAAAATGCAAAAATTATGGGTTCTGTCAATAATTTTTTTATTGTTAGGATGTATATCATTTTCTAAAAAATATTGAGTAATAATCCAAAATATATATAAAATACTGACATATAGAATATTGTATAATACCATTACTATAGTAAATAAATACATTTACCATATTATTCAAATATTTTACAAATCAATTTTATTTAATATGTTTAATGGAATACATCAATTATTATGTTAATCCATAGTATAATGACGAAATGTAATAACATAAAATGTTGGTGTAATCAAAAAATTTCAACAAACTGTGATTCAGATAAAAAACCTTGTAAATTAATTCCTCGTGGACCTACTGGACCAAGGGGTAAATGTGGAAAACATGGAGCGACTGGACCAAGAGGTAAATGTGGAAAACATGGAGAAACTGGAAGTGTTGGTCCAACTGGTTCCGCCGGTATTGATGGTTCAACTGGCTCCACTGGAAGTGTCGGTCCAACTGGTTCCACTGGAAGTGTCGGTCCAACTGGTTCCACTGGAAGTGTCGGTCCAACTGGTTCCACTGGAAGTGTCGGTCCAATTGGTTCCACTGGAAGTGTCGGTCCAACTGGCTCCACTGGAAGTATTGGGCTAACTGGTGCCACTGGAAGTATTGGTCTAACTGGTGCCACTGGAAGTATTGGTCTAACTGGTGCCACTGGAAGTGTTGGTCTAACTGGTGCCACTGGAAGTGTTGGTCCAACCGGCCATGCTCCTATATTAAATTACTCCGATTTTTATGCATTAATGCCTGGAGACAATTCTGCTACAGTTGCACCTGGTGGTGAAGTATCATTCCCTCAAACTGGTTCAACTAACAGTGTAATTACCAGAGTAGACGATTCAAAGTTTACTTTACCAAATATTGGTACATATCATATTTCATTTACAGTAAGCGTTACTGAAGCTGGTCAATTAGGAATAGGATTATATAATGGATTTTCTTTTAATATGCTTCCTATGTCTGTTGTTGGAAGAGCCACTGGAACATCACAAATAGCAGGTGTATGTTTAGTAACTACAACTAGTATTAACAGAATAATATCAGTAATTAATCCTGCTGGAAATTCGACTGCATTAACAATTACACCAATTGCCGGAGGAACAGAATCAGTTTCTGCCCATTTGGTAATCATGCAAATTGCATAAAAAAATTGATATTTAAACATCTTAGTAATCATATTATTATACTTTAATAATATAATTAAACTATTATGAATATTGAACAATTAATTGCTGCTTCAAATAAATCAACCAAGTTTAATGTTCATCAAGTAACCGCTGAAAAGTTTGAATCAAGAGCTGGACCAAAAACATTGACAGAACTGTTTAAATTGAAGTCAGATATTAATACTCAAAATGTAGAAGCATCAAGTTATCATAAAGAGCCCTTATATGGGGGACAAACCAACAGTTTCTTTTCTGCTATTCATCATGCTTATGACAAACATATTGGATTGGAACTTCATCCTGACCATTTTAAATTAGCAATTTTACAAGGATTTTCTATTCATGTTAATGAAAATGCTGAGAAATTTAGAAAATTATTTGTGGAACACGAGGGTAAAAAAACAGTTCTCGTAAGAAGAGATGATTTCGTGAGAGGATCTCCTATTAATCCTTGGGAAGAAGTTTTTACTGAATTCGTGGACAAAATTAATAATGACTTAAATGATAAAAACCTTGTTCAACATGTTCAATCTTCATTAACTACTACAACACCAACTACGATGGCATCATTTAATATTTCTCTCATGGAAACTATGAAACAATATTTTGATTGCAGATTTATGACGTGTTGTGGTATTCCATTTATAGATTTGAAAGGGACTGTTGATGATTGGACATCATTGGTTGCTTTGGTAGACCACATCCAACAATATGATTTAGATTGGTGGACAAATGAAATACGACCATTACTTTTAGAAATTGTAAATACAGTTACTAACCCAGAAAATATTGATGTAACATTTTGGCAAGATATTTTAAAAGTTAATGGTGGTAGTGGAGGACCATATTATAATGGGTGGATCTGTAAATTTTTCCCATATCTTGGTTCTGGTAAATATCAAAAAAATAATTTCGAAGCAATTACAGATGTTCCTACAGGTATTTCATCTGTTCCAGTGACTTGGGACTATTTAGGAACTGAAATAAAATTAAAATTTACTGCTGGATTTTATGGATTTACATGTACCGATAACACTTTAAAACCCGAAATATCATGGTTAATTCATGAAGAATTAAATTCAGGTCCACAAATTGATGCTAATATTATGAGAGTATATCGAAGTGGGTCATATTATTCAAAATCATCACAATGTTATAATGGACAAAGTGTTAACTGTGATTATTGTGTTAAAAGCATTCCTAAAGATGATCCATGTATCCATATGAGAAATACAGACTTATGTATGGATTGTGTAGTCAAAATTAAGGATATCCTCAAAAGTTAATTTGTTTATAAAAAAATTGATATTTTAATGATATGTTGATGTTATTTAACGATTAGTAATAATAAATGACACCTGTCGCAAAATATCTTGAATTTGTATTACACATATCATGGGAGTTAACTTTGTTTGTTGTTGCTATAATATTCATGATTGCTTTGGTTAAATTAAGTATAGACAATTGTTATGATTTAATTGCATTCATTTTTAAAGTATGGTGTTGGTTAACTGTAATTAGTATATCATTAATTTTCCCCCCTTTTGTTATACCAGTTGTATTGTATCTATGTTTTAAATGATTTATTTATAAAAAAATTGAAATTTAAAATGAATACTAACATCATTTATTAGTATATATTAACAATTCCAAAATATGATTACTCATTATAACATTTCATTTTTAAATTTTATTGAGAATTTAGTAGAAACAAATGATGTACCTATATTAACACCGTTTTTAATTTGTATTCTTTCTATTTTGATATTTAGCATAGAATATATGTTCAATGCAATAGCACTAATTATGTATGTGTCATTTATATTAACTATAATTGTAATAACGTGTAAGTACCCCATATTAATTATGTTGATTTTGTATCTAAGATTAGATAATCCTCCGAAAAGTGAAACAATAATTTATCATGATATGTTTACAAAATATTAACTTTTATTTATAAAAAAATCATTGAGAATAATATTTTGCGATCGTCCTGAAAACTTCAACAGCTTCAATTTCGCCAATATTTGATCCATCCTCAACCTGCTCATTATAATGTGGATTAGCAGAGTTTCTTGCAATTACAATTTTGTTCACGGGATCAACATAAATGAATTGTCCATAAACACCAATGGCCATATAATCACCTCCAGATTCGTTTATATTTTCTTTATTTCCAGCTAACCACCATTGATATCCATATCCAAATTTTTTTGGATAAGATGGTTTTAAATGTTGTTTTGTGCAACTGACAGAATCTGTTATCCATTGTTCGTCAATCAATCTGCTTCCATCTAATGGACTCAATCCTGAATTCATATACAACCATCCAAATCTGGCATAATCTCTGGTACATGTATTCAATGTTCCAAATGCCAATTCCATTCCAGAATTATCAACCAACCAATCACAATCATATTCAAACCCTACCTTACTCCATAATTTTTCTTCTAAATATGATGTTAAAGATTGTCCTGTAGCATTCTTTAATACCATTCCTAATACTTGGGTATCTGATGAAATATAATTATGGTTAAGTCCCGGTAAAGTTTCTTTCTTAAGAGTCTTAATGTAACTTTCTAAATCATAACCTAATATCAACCAAAAGCACATCATATTAATGTCAGAAAATATACTGCCATAATTTTCATCAAAATGAACACCAGATGACATTTGTAATACATCAATCAGTTTTACATTATCATACCCCGAATCTTTTAAACTTGGAACATATACTGTTACATAATCTTCTACCGAATTAATTTTTCCCTCACTAATCGCAATGCCAATTAATGCCGATACAACACTTTTATTTATCGACCACGATATTGTTTTGCTTTCTTTTGTATTACCTAAATAATAAGATTCATGTAACAATTTGGCCTTTGTAACATCCTCAATCTTCAGAACAACTAATCCAGTTGTCCATTGTGATTTTAACCATTCTTCAATATTACGAATTTCATTTTTAAGTGTAAACTCTAATGGCAATGGGTTTTGTGGTCCTTCTACAAATTCTGCAACAGGTCCATGAGATGCCGTTAAATAAGGTCTTTCTAATTCTCTGATGGATCTAAAATTCTCAACAATATATGATTTATTGAAAAATGTTAATCCAGTATATAACTTCTTTAACGTATTGTATATAAAATACATTTTAGTATAATATATAACGATTTATAACATAATTAACACTTTAAATATCAATTTTTTTCTATAAACAAATTATTGAAACCAAGATTTTAGATTTTCATTAACATTTTTAACTTTATCGACATTTACAATATTGACATCTTCATATCCAAAACACTTTAAAATTGGAGCAGAAATACTTACATCATTTTTCCCGATTTTAACTTCTCCATTAGCAGTTACAACGTTTACTAATTTTGAAAGTAAATCGGAAGTTTCTAAATTTTGTTTCTCTTCAACATAATAATTTTCAATTAATAACATAACATTTGAAATATTCTTGTTACCTGAGTAGTAAAATTTAATTAGTGATATGATTTTAACAATGTCTTCAGTTTTTAAAACAACGGACTCTTCAGTGCAACGTGATTTTACCAAGGTATGAAAATTGTACATTATTTTGCAATATTGGTAGAACCTTTTGATCCTCGAATATTGACTCAAGATAAGAATTAACACTGAAAAGATGAACACAAAAAGGAAAGTAGACATCGTAATTAGTATCAAATAGCAGGGCACTATAGAACAATACAGCTATAGGCCCAATAAGGGGTTACAATTTCAATTTTTATATACAAAAAATTGAAATGCAAAATGAATATTATTATACTAGTAAATACCTTAATATATCAAATCAATATCATGAATATTATTGATAATAGTTTAAAAGTATTATTAGGCTCAGTCCAATGTTTAACAATGATAATAGGTTCAATATTTTTAATGAATGTCTCTACAACAGATTCCATGGAATATTGTTTAGGATTTGTGTCATTTACGTTAAATACATTAGCGATTATACTATCAATTTCTCTTAATGGTAGTGGTCCATATAAAAATAGTTATTGGCAAATTGTTAATTTCTTAAATAATACTGTATTAGCTTCTACAATTATTCTATTTACTGGTGTATTTACATATGTCCTTGCATTAGATACTCCATTTTGGTGGGCGTATTATTTCTTATACTTTTATTGTGTAGGTATGATATTCTGTTATTATAGGATACGAAATCAAAAAGTCTGTCAAATGCCTTATATTGATACCAAACAAATGATGTGTCCAATTCCTAATGTCCTGCATACTGAACAATATTAAAATTTATTTTATTATAAAATATTACATAATAATATAATGAAGCTTTCACATTTTAATGGCAAAATATGTAAAAATATAACGGAAATTATGCCAAGTATAAAAGCAGTTTATCAAATGGAACAAGAATTTCATCCATATTTAGATATTAGTTTTTTAACAGATACACAGCATAATGAAATATACACAGGTATTATTTTACAAACTAAAAATGAGACAATAAAAAAATATTCAGAATTTAATACAAAACAAGACGTTGATAATTTGAGGGATTTAATATGGAAATATTTATTAAAAGAAAAATCAATAAAACAAGTTGATATATCTGAACAAAATAATGACAGATTAGTAAAACCAAACAGAGTTATCCAAGGCTGGGCTAATATAGTTAAAGAACATAAAGATCATGTTTTTCCACCAATAAGTGAATTATATTTACCATTACCAAAATATAACCCAATATTTATAAAAAATCCTGATGATATTCAAACAAGAAAAACATGTAAAGAAATGAGATACCAAGAATGCACAGATAATTATGTTCCACACACTTATGAATTTGGAAGGTGTATGGATGAAGTTAATTTGTTATGTAATACTGCATATCCAAATGAATATATAAATTATAAAGAAGGGTTTGAAAGTAACCATAAATCATCATTTTTAATTTTAATTATTATATTTATTTTTATTGCCTTAGTATACCACTACACAAAAAATTGATAAATTAAATATATGAATATTATTAGTATACATATATTATTCTTATGAACCTGGATAAATTAAATCTAACAAAGTATGATAAATATTGGCTGTATATTTTGAACAGTAATAATGTAAACGATTTTTTGAATTATGATAAACCATATTTTACAATACCAAATAATGAATATATCCAAAATGAAGAATTTAAGAGCGGTGACATTATTATCTTAATTATGTCTAAAAAAATATGTTATAACTTTATCGGATTTGTTCAAATAAATGATAAAGTAGTAATTAACAATAAAAAAATTAAAATTTTTAAGGATGCATTACTAAATGCCAATTATGTGCCATTAAAATTCAGAATGTTATGTATTGGAGATATAAAATTGAGTAATGTATTAAAAGAATTAAAAATTAAAACCCCTGAATTTACAAATAGTACAAAATTTATTAGTAAATTTGCAAAAAAACATATTATAATGTCAGCATTACCTGCGACTGAAGGTAAACAAATCATTAAACATTTAATAAAACTAAAAGAAGAAGCGGAACAAAGTAGTAATTCATCTGATGATAGCACAAGTGACACTAATACAATTGATACAGAAACAACATTAGATACTAATACTTCTGATAAAAATACATCTGATGACGAATCAAGTGAACACTCGAGTGAAGAATCGAAAGAGGAAGAAAAAGGATTGATACCAATAATGATAATACCATGTTCAAATTTTAACATTGGTCAAGCTAAAAATAAAATTACATATTTCGTAGATCATTATAAAGGGTGTACAAAATGTGAAGTAACTAATAATAATAAAATGGAATTAAATTCAATAATAAACGCTTGTAATTTTGAATTCCACGAAATTAAAGAAGAAAAACATGCATATTTTAATCCAGCATTAGAACAGTATATTTTTGGGATGAATTATGAACCAATTGATAGTTTGGATTATCCATTCGTAAGGATTATATACATAAATAACAATCATTTGATATATAATAAATGTATCCTAATAGCATGGATTATTCAGTAAGGAAAACAATATGAATTACCTGATACAAAATATTCGACACAGTTTCCAGTGCATTGCATTTTACATTTATCCCACCCTGTTTTGATTAAGTCTCCAGTATCATAATCATAATCATTATCATAATACACAACATCATCAAACAATTTGTCATAAAAATATTGGTCATCTATTGCCATACGTCCATTAAAAGTTGTAAATGTTCCAGTAAATGGTTGTTTAATACTGTTTTTTTGTATTCCTTCTCCAACAACTGTCATATTTTCTTTATTTTGTTTATTATTATAAATTAATACTATAATTAAAACCAAAATTATTATTATAAACACTATGACCATTTTATATATTATTATATTATATAAAAATGAATGTTATCCATATTGTAATAATTATTTTAGTGGTAATAGCATTTGCAGTATATAAATTTTACTATATTCAGAGATCTGAACCATTTAATTTATTGGATACAGGAATAGAAACCAATGATTGCTATGAAAAAACCCTTGATGAATGTGGTAATTATTCTAATTGTGGAATTGCAACTATTAATGGAAGAAAACAATGTATTTTTGGAGACATCGAAGGACCATCATTTAATTTAGATACCCAATTTGACCAATGGACTTATACTGATAAATATAGTGGACAAATTTTTAATGCAAGTTATCCTGAAAGGAATTATGACACATGGGCTACATTTTATCCAATTTATGAAGTATTTTACCCATCGCCAACATCTTTAGCAGCACTATTTTAGGAGTATTATTTTATATTAAAGTTTAGGGATCCAATGTTAACGTAATCGTTTGTATCATTTAACAGACTATAATTTCGAAAATGTATATTTGTGCTCTTTAATGGCCAATTATAATTTTGATATTTTAAATAGTCAAACATTTCATCACCTATATTTAAACATTCAACTTCACATTTTTGTTTTGCAATGTCATCTTGAATAGTTTGACAATATTTGTAACAATCATAACTTTTTTTAATTACACAATTACCTTCCAAACATTTATCAATACCCCATACTATATTGTATGGTATAATATCATAAAAGTGTTCATATCTTTGTTTAAAAAATACAACATATACAATTATTAAAATTATAATTAATATTATTGTGTTCATATAGAATTGTTTTATAAAATAATAATTTCATAAAATAATAATTAAAATGGATGTATTTACATGTCGTATTCGATAGAAGCTAAAACATGAATTTCAGACGAACTACCAGACAAACAAATTGAAATTAATTGTCCAGCAGCAACATTGATTGATAATCCAGTGACAGCAATGACATTATTTCCGTCGAGTAATGTGACAGTAGTTTGAGCAACACCATCAACTTTAACTTCGAAATCGATATCTTGACAGACGTCACGTTTAGTTCTAATATATACTTTACTAATTCTACCTGCGTATGGAACAATGATACTTCCTAAGAACGAGCTGGTTGTAACGTAACCAAATCCAAGGTAAGCTGGTCCATGACATGGTAATTTTTCACATCCAGTATTCCATGATAAAATTGTTGATGTGATTCCAGTTGGTCCAGTAGGTCCGGTTTCTCCAGTAGCACCAGTATCACCTAATCCGGTAGCACCGGTTGCTCCTATAGGTCCAGTTGGTCCAGTAACTCCAGTAGCTCCAGTATCACCTAACCCAGTAGCTCCAGTCTCTCCAGTCTCTCCAGTAGCACCAGTTACACCTGTATCTCCTTGAATTCCTTGAATACCTTGTGTTCCTTGTGGTCCAACTTCTCCTTGTGGTCCAGTAGCTCCAGTATTAGCAGCGGAACCATCTCTTCCAGTAGCTCCTGTAGCTCCGGTAGCTCCAAAAATATTAGTTTCTAAGCACCAGTTACCATTGTTAAATACATATAAATCTCCGGTAGCGTCAACTAATAACATATCTCCAGGTTGTGAGTTATGTAATTCAGCATATTCAACAACACTGACTTCATCTCCATTCAAAGAAATGTAATATAATGGACCACAATCGTTACATATGAAATAATATGGTAAAGATGCATTTACTTGAACCCATGCATCACCATCCCATTGGTAAATTAAACCTGAACATTTGCTCAATAAATATGTTCCGATATCAATATCAATAACTGGGGCTAATTCAAGACAATCAGCACACATCCCAACAAATAATTCTGGGATTGTTGTGATAGCAGCACCAGTTGGACCTTGTGGACCTTCAGCACCGGTAGCTCCAGTTGGACCACCAAGATTGATGATTTCAAGCCAGACACCACATTTTAATTTGTACATTTGTTTAGTGCAATCAACTAACAAAATATCACCAGCCAATAAATCCATATGTTGGACAATTGTGGTTATTACGTTTTCACAGTCAATATTATAAACAAAATAAATAATACCATTATTGCAGGATTCACATTCGTTGTTGCATGCACATACACACATGTAGTAAAATGGGGCACAAATATTTAATTTGACCCATTTGCAACCAGACCATTCATATATAAAACCAGTGTTAGAAACCAATAATTTTTCACCTACTTGTGTTCCATTGCAAGCTTCATTAAGGCAAGTAGCGCATTTTCCAGAATATAAACTGTCAATACACACAAAAATATTACCTCTTTGTCCAGTAGCTCCTGTACATTCGTGTGGGACACAATGTTCGGTAGTATGACAAGAAACTTCACAATGTGTTTTTTCACATTCTTCGGAAGATGATGAAGATGTATCAAATTTAGTTCCTCTTTTTATTACCTTAACAGCTTGTTCACAAAATTTCTCTTCACACTTTTTATCTTTATTAGCGTGCTCAAAAATTTTTCTTTGTTTGCTCATTATAATATTATATGATAATATTATAATTTAAAAAATAATTATTTTATATTTTATAATTCTGAATTTTTTGCCTTAATGTATTTTGCTTTATATTTATAGTATTTTAATTCATATTTATCCCCCCCATTTTGAGAAATTCCATTTTTTGATTTAATAAATTCTAAAATTGCTTCGGCTGTTCTTTCTCCATCATATGTAATTGGTTTACCATTTATCGTTACAATAATTGTTGGAAAGCCTCCAATTTGGTATCCCCTTTGTCTTAACACATTAATTTTTTCTCCATCTTGAGAATCTTCATACCCTTTAACTTTAATATAGCTATATTCAGGGTTTTTTTTAACAGTAGCTTTTAAGATATTCCATTGTGGCATTAACGCATGACAATGTGGACACCAATTTGCATAAATTAAACTAACGGTGACATTATTTTTAGACATTTATATATTATAATAATATAATTAATATTATTGGGTAATGTAAAATTTTATGATGATATTGTATAGATGAAGTTTATTATAGTAATAATTATTGTAATTTTAACAATATTAACATGGACTTATTATGGAAATAATGTAGAAGGGTTTAATGACCATTATGGAACATTATGCGGCGATTGTTCTAACAAAACATTTGGAGAATGTAAAACTTGTTTTAATTGCATTTGGTGTGTTGACAAATGGGGTAATGGAAAATGTATCGGTGGCGACAATGTTTCGGGACCATACAACAAAGAAAAATGTGCCAGAATATACACAAATGATCCATTTTACAGGGCAAAAGAAAATAATGATAATTACAACTGCAGACAATTTGGTCCACCAAATCAAAACAGAATTATTGGAGTAAACTACGATAATAAAGTTAATGCTGTTTAACACTTTATGTAATACTAAATTTAATATCACATAAAAAGTTGAAATTTACAATACATAACATATTACAAATATATACTAATAATTATACTATAAAATGTCAAATAAATATTCAAGACAGTATTACGCCCTCCAGGATGTTATAACTTTGCCTACGAGACCACCAAACTCCAAAATTTTGGTTTCTAACATAACAACACTTGCAATTGAAATTATCAAAAATCTCCTTATACAAGAACATGGGGAAATAACACTTCATAATGCAAGTGCAATTACTAATCCATATCCTACATTAGAGTTAGTAACCTCACCGTTAACACAAACTATGATGTCAAATTATAATTTAATAATATTTGTTGATTATGATCCTACAGTCCTTGTTCCAAAACCACATATAATTACAAAAACAAAAGGACTAACTGGACAAATAATTCATAATTACCCAAATACAATATTTAAAGATACAAATGATTTGGGAATGCATGCTATATACAAATCAGACCCAACATCGCCATATACTCAATTTATAGAACAAGTAAAATATTACTATGAAAATGTTGATATTGATATTGCCAATAAATTTTATTACAGTTATAAATGTACAGTTCATCCTGTAAATTCAATTATTGGATCAATTGTATCACAAGATGTATTAAAATTTATATATAATGTGCAATCGGAAATTTTCCAATATCAATATTTTGAGGCATTTTCATGTTTACAAACAGATAGTAATGCAATAACAATATTTGATAAAGAATTTCAAAATAAAATAGAAAACAGTACATGCTTTATAGTTGGCATGGGATCAATTGGTAATCTTTTACTTAAAAATTTGACATTAATGGGTGTTAAAAATGTAGTTATTGCTGATCCTAAAAATATATCAGAAGAAAATATAGGAACACATTCATTATTTACAGATGATAATATTAATAAATCAAAAACAGCAATTGCAAAATTAGCAATGAAAAATAATAATATATTTGATAATAATGATTATATTGAAAATACACCAGTATGTAACAAGTTATATGATAAAAAATTTTATGAAAGTATGACATGTGTATTTGGATCTGTTGACAATAATATCAGTCGAGAATACATCGACAGTAGATGTGTGTTGTTTAACACTCCTTATATTGATTGTGGGTCAGAAGGATTTATGGGTCATGTACAAGTTGTAGTTCCAAATTTGACTGATTCATATTCATCAACAAATGACAATGTTTCAGAACCATCATATCCATTATGTGCAATTTCTTCATTTCCAACCCAAATAGAACATTGTATTGTATGGGCACAAGAACAATTGGATGAAATATTTTGTAAAAACATTACATTATTTAAAACATATTTAAATGATCCTAAAATGTCCTTAGATGATGACAAAAAAAAGACATTATTAGAAATATTTAATTCTATTCCAAATAGTAGTGAAGGGTGCTATCTTGTAGCCGGTAAAATGTTTAAAAAGTTATATTGTGATTCGATAGACGAACTATTAAATAAATTTCCAGAGGACCATATGATGGAAGATGGTGAAATGTTTTGGAAATTGCCTAAATTATGTCCACATGTCATTATTTTGGATGATTCTAATAAAGATGTTGTAGATAAGTTCATTAGTAAATGTGTCAAAATGTGGAGACGAACATTTATAATTCCAGATGATATTGAGTTTGAACAAATTAATGAATTACCAACTGATTTATCTAAATATAAAAAAATAAAGGTTGAAATTCAAAAGGTAGAAGCTGGATTAATATATTATGGGTCAACATTAAGAGCTATGAATTATGGTATTGAATCAGTTAACGAATTCAATAGTATAAAAATCAGCGAAAAAATTATACCAAGATTAGTAAGTACAAGTGGTATTGTAGCCGGTTTGGCTTGTTTAGAATTTTACAAAATATTATTGAATGCCGGAAATTATAAAAATAGTTTTGTAAGTAAAGATGAAATTATAAGTGCTGATGTATTGCCTTATATTAAGAATGGTAAGTTTGGTATCTGGGATTCATTTGTTGTGCAGGATATTAAAACAGTCAAGGAATTTATACAACTATTTAAAGATAAATATAAAATAAATGTAACTGCAATAATATATGGAAGTTTTATGTTTTACAGTGACATGTTAAGTAAAGACAAATTAAAGGAAAGACTTGAGATGAATATTATAGATGTAATTGAAAACCAAATGAAAATAAAAATTGATGAATCAATAACACTAAATATTTATGATGATGGAGATGATGATGAGGATTTGCCGGGGGTTTTGTTTATCATCTAATTTTGCTACTATTATTTTTATAAATTCAAAATATAATTTGTAATAATAATATATATAATGCAGGGCAAAAAGAAATTAATAATTTTAATGATTGCAATACTACTTGTTTTATTGTTTGTTAATAAATATTATATACGTGCTGAACAATTTTATACTTTTTCGAATTATAACAAACGATATTGTCCATCAACTTCGTGGCGTGACAGTAAATCTTGTTCATCGTGTATAAATGCTGGAATGTGCATTACTGCAGAAGGAACTAAAACGTGCAGTCCCGGTAATTTTGCAGGTCCAACATTTCGCAATGATTGTGTAATTTGGCAATATGGTGATTCGTCACAATATTATCCTAATGCTTCATTAACTCCAATAAATAAAATAAAAAGTGATAATCCTTATTTCCAACAACAAAGGAGAAAACCATATGAATGGGTCCCTACAATTGGAAACTAAACATTAAATATAACATTGTACACACTATCTAACATCGCTTTCACATTTAAATATATCATCATATGATATACTTATCGAAATGTCTATACACAAACAACCACATATAAATATACATTTCACAACACCATACTTTATAGATCACCTCACACCAATTACAAGTTTAACATTACCCGATACGACTATTAATATTGTTAAAAATATCCCAAATATAATACCTGATAATACAATAATTGTTCCTCTCCAATATTCACATGCACCAAATAAAGTACATAAATATGTCATATCACCATCACCAAAAAATATCATAACACTTAATAATAAAATTAATTTCTATTATTTTATGATAAATCACAATCTGAAACATTTGATACCATCTATGTACCAAATAAATAAAAAACAACTTATTGAAGTTGTCTACCCATGTATATTTAAATTAGCAATAACATATAATGGTAATGGATCATATATATGTAATAATAAACTACAGTTACAAGAATTAGAATTACGTAATAGAAATTATTTTATACAAGAATTTATATCTGGTAAAATCGAATATGCTGGACATTTTTTTGTTTTAAATGGTAATATAAAATACAGTACATGTTACCAAGCTACTTATAATTCACACGACTATATACAAACCCATAGGATAAAAAATTATAAAAAAATACCAAATTTCAATTTCACATCCATATCACAAATATTTACAATACTGCACTATACAGGTTTTGCATGTATTGATTTCAAAATGGTTGACGATAAAATAAAAATATTTGAAATAAATCCGAGGATGGGCGGATCAATAGTTCATGATAAAGAAGATTTTCATAACATAATATTATCCATGAAATATTCAATTTTTAAACAATAAAAATGAAATATAGACTTTATAATTATAATAATATATTATATAGTATAAAATGGATCCCGTAATAATACAAATGAAATTAGATCTTTATGAAAAGTTTTATATGGAAATGCAACAAATAGATCAAGAAGAAATACAATTACTACATAAATCAGAATTAGAATTTCAATATAGAAATAGTAGAATTGAAGATAACTTTATATATTTGGACGAACCAAGAGATTTAAAAGAATTAAATGTTAAAGAACAACAAATAATAGATGAACAAAATAATTTGCATAATTATGAAGAATTAAAAGTTAAAGTTAATAAATTTAAAAATATATATAATGTCGCAAAATATATTACATCTGTTTCCAAGTGGATATCATTCGTATAAAATTAATATTTGTTTATAAATAAATTTTAATTATTGAACATTATATTTAAATCAACCTCTTTCCATTTGATTGATTTTAATATTTTTTTAGTGCTTTCGTTAAAAACAACCCAATGTTTATTATCTGGACCGAGTCTACAGGCTGGACTATCGTATCCTAACTCCTTTTTTGCCATATAATGTAAAACAGTATTAATTGCTTCCTCGCCATTAGAACATAATTTTGACATATTATTTTCATGGACAATATCAAATGCATAATCCATGTCAACTCCTAAAATTGCAGACATTGTATATGATGATGCCATAATTCCACAAAGACATATTAAAATTTCTAAATAATCCTTCTTGATAACAGACGCTTCTAATTGTTTCATAGTTTTGTCTATACTATCAACTGATATCATAACATTATCCATTTGGTTACTATTAAATGTAGCTACATTTGTTTTGACGAATTTAAATTCTTCCATGCCTTTGACATCTTTGAAACTCGATAAATTATTTAAAACATTTTGAAAAGTTGTAATTGTATCTTTATGAGTGGATCCATTTAATGAATAATCTAATTTTGATATATCCATATTTTCAACATTATCGGTACTTCCCATTGCTTTTATACATAAGTTAAACATGTAATCCATATTTGTTCCAATTCTGGCACCCATCCCATATACAACATATAAAATATCTGCTAATGCATCAACCGTTTCAATGAAATCTTTATTATCTATAGCCTCATGTAACTCTTTAACTTCTTCCCTAATAAGTTTCAAACAAAATTCAACATTATTTGGTTCAGATTCACAAATATCAAACTGTGGCGTAGTGTATAATTTTACCCCAAATTGGTTGTTAAAATTAACTACTTTTTGGAAATCAGATTGATAGAATTGACTGGTTGGTTGAGTTGACATATATAATTAATATCTATTATTTATAATCCTATATTGTTTCAATATCAATTTTTTTGGTAATATAATATATACTTCTAAAATGAAATCCTTATTCATATCTGATATATTCATTTTAATATGCAATGAAACAAAAATTAAAAATATATTGAAATTTATGTTTATATCAAATTATCACAAAACTATTATCAAGAATCAAAATTTTATAAACAAACAAGTACTAATAACTAACGAATTTGCCTTATATCATATTTTGAACAATTATAATTTTAAAAATTTACAACTAAAAGTGATAATTTATAATTGGATGAAATATATAGATATATTAAAAAATTGTCATACATTAGATTTAGAATACACAAATATTCCAGACGTTTACGTCGAGCAATTGAAAGGTTGTCATACCTTAAATATCAGTAGAAAAAATATATCACATCATTGTGTCAAAAAGCTAAAATATTGTAATACATTAGTAATAAATTTCGCTTCAATAACTGATAAAAGTGTCAAATATTTGAAAAATTGTTATAATTTGGAATTATTTAATACAAATATTACAGATAGAGGTATCAAAAAATTAAAACATTGTCATACACTTGAGTTAGGTCATACTAAAATTACAGATAAGGGTCTTAAAAATCTAAAAAAATGTCACACCGTCAAAATATCATTTACGAAGACAACGGTCGAAGGTATAAAAAAATTAAAAAAATGTTATTATGTTGAATTAGAAAGTGATAAAATAAATGATTTATGTTTTTTGCATTCATCAAGAGTTTATTAAAAATTAACTATAATAACTTCTTTTTTTGATGCTTTGGCAATATCTATTGAATGTTTTGTTCCTGGAGATTCACCATTCCAAAAAGCAATTACTGTGTCACAATTTTTAATGATATCTTTATTCCTTTCATATCCGGCCCTTTTACCATATTTATTCCAATCGGGTTTTAAAATTAATGGCTCTATCGAATGCTTTTCAGCAAATTTTTCCCCTAATTTATCGGCACCGACAGCTCCACCGGATACAATTAAATCTATATTTTTAAGATCAAATTTATCAAGTATTGATTTTTCTAATAATTCATAATCATTGAAAGTTCTGGAACCTACTATTGCAAGTTTCATATAGTATATTACTATAATACTAACTAGTATATCATTAAATTTTCAATTTTTCATGTATAAATTGAAACTATCATTTTTTATTACTTCTTTTAAGTTTTCTATACTGTCATTACTCTGACATTTATAGAATTCAACCATTTCTTTCAACAATATATCACAATACTTTTCACTGTTATTATCAAAAAATGTTTTCCTGTCTACAGGAGTATATTTATCTGCACCTCCAATAAGTTCAGTTCCACCATCTTTATTATCTACTATTAATTTGGTAAATGGTGCATTATTATTTGTGCCGGCTAAAATTGCATTTAACATTATACATGTTTCTGCTTTTGCGACTAATTTACTTATTACTTCAAATGGAGTTCTATTAAACGTTCCTGATAATCCACTCGCTTCAATAATTTTACCCTGGTTAGCCCACTTGTCACAAAATATATGGGCATCTTTATAAAATTGCACCTCATCAATACATATTACATCATATTTCTTTATTATTTCATCAACTTCAATTAAATTTATACATGCAACTGCATCTACCTTAATATTATCATGTGACACAATCATAGAATCATCATATCTGGTGTCAAATTTATATTTAATAATAATACATGATTTCCCACTTATTTTATGCCTCCTATATCTTCTGATCAATTCAGAAGTCTTGCCTGAGAACATATTTCCGAGAATAAGATTGATAGATCCATTAAATTCCAAGTTGTTCATATATATTATTTTATTATATCAAAGTGATTATTATTTGTATTATTTATCAATTTTTTTATATTGTATTATTATAAATGAACAGAATTAGGGAATATAATGGAGAGTTCCAAGTGATAGTAACTCCTGATATAAAGATTTCACCAGATTCATCGTTATTATTTGGCAACTGGGCAGATGAAAATTTAAGAAATTATTACATTTTACAATTTACAACATTTAATGACGCTATGGCAGAAGCACTAAAATATCCAGATATTGACTGGTATAAAATGGTATTGAATCACAAATATATATTTACAAGATTAGAAAATACTTTAAAATCAATAATAAATGAATATAAATTTAATGTTGAATTAAAATCGAAATTATTGGATCCAGAAACACTTAAAAATGTTATGATGGATAGGGTCATAAAAGGGGGTGATCGTTTTAATTTGAGATATGGATTAAATGATATTATAAGTTTTACAATTATTAATCCATGGACAAATAATCTACATAATATTTCAAAAATAATTGAAAAATATACAAATGTTACATATAGAGATGACTTGAGAATAAGATCTAAAAAAATTATTGACGGTAAGATTACTTATTTATATGGATATACCGAACTTGGAACTGTATATTCAATAAAACTGATACCAAGCCTATTGAATGAAGGAGTCATGTGGTATGATAAAAATGGATTTAGAAATGAACAAAATTTTATGACACAATACAATAAATTATTAAAACAACAGAATGCATTAGATAGTGGTATAATTTTACAATAAAAAATTGAATTTTGAATATATTGGTATGTTAATATATTCAAAATAAATATTACAAATGCAATCATATAAAACAATGGATGAAAAACTTACATTAGCTATTGGTTATCTAGAAGACTTACATGGTGACCACTTGTTAATTATGTTTGTATTGTTTTGCATGATTTTATATGGTATATACTATCTTGATTTTGTTGTAGTTATTTGTTCTGTATGGTTAATTATGTTATCATTTACAAGTATTGTGTGTATCGATAATTGTCATGATCTGTTAGAATCACATGGAAATTAATGATTTATTTATAAAAAAATTGACTTTTGAACATGTTGTATAATATTATTTAATTATAGAAATATTATAGAGAACTTAATATGGAATTGTTAGTTTTTTTGTTTGGCTTAATTTGTGTCTTTATGTTCAAATTTGAGCAATATCAAGATAAAAATTCATTGAATATATCACTTGATAATAATACAAATACATTAAAATATGATCATGTAAATGTATCACAATTTGATAATAATTATTGTAGTTTGGCGATTGGATCGTATATTAACTTGTCAAAAAATGCAATTTTAAGTGATGGTGTGAACGATTATAAAATTGTTGAGGATACTCTAGTTAAAGTCATAAATCGGTATAAAAATTCATAAAAGGTATGGGTATTATAACTTTTCAAAATTAGTATTTTTGTTTATAATCATACTAAAATAAAATTGAAATTCAAATATATTGAAACATACTACTAATAGTAATAATAATTATATTATCAACCAAAAATGTTATATAACATATACATTTCTTCCAAACATATTTTCCTTAATATGGTAGCCAGTATATGCTTATGGATAATTACATTAACAGATGCTTATTCAAGAAGTTCGTTATTACTATTCGTATGTTCGTTGTTTGGATTTTGTGTCGTAGTAGATACATTTTTCTATATTATTAATATTGCAACTAATATTGAAAATATTGAAAATAATTATACCATTAAGTATAATTATGGAAAACCTAATAATAATCATATTATTATATGTAAATATACAAAGTGTACACCCAAGATCACATCAGGCGCGATGCAAGATAACGGATCAATTGTATTCTCAGATGATACGCGGGCTACTGTTAAACCTGGATTCGCATTCATGATGTCCACATCAAATGTTATCTATAGATTTGGTCCTGTTTTAGATAAATATGATGATAGTCAAGCCATTTTGGTCAGAAGTGGGACGTCTCATTATTCTGCAAACAAACAAGATCAATTTACATCTAAAACAAGTTGTGCCGAATATTGTTATTTGGAAACCGGATCACAAGTTTCCTTATATTCAGGTACTATTTTTAATGATGGCGAAAATGAATTTAAAATGAGGCATGGAATGTTGGTAACTGTTGTTGATCCTAATAAGATCTCAGTTGATGATGATTATTATAATGATAATGATGACAGTGATAATGATAACTTTAGAAGTGATTATGATAACAATGATGAATATGAAACTGTGGATTGAATAAACAACTTTTTTTATAAATAATTTTACATTTTAATATTAAATATCAGTGCATATAACAGTCATGATTGTTTTATCATAGTAAGTAAATTTATGGTTAATAATCCAATTTTCTGGATATGATCTATCACTATAAATTATAAATTTATATACAACAAAAAAATTATTAAAATTCTAGGGAATATTTTTACCCCCGCTCTCTCTCTCTATAAAAATCTGGTTTGTATACCCTAAAATACCCTAAAATTTCCTAAAATTTCCTAATATTTTTCCTAAAATTTCCTAATATTTTTATTGTATTTATGCATAACAAAAATAATATAATAGTATATTATAATGACATATACGTGTAACAGTTGTGACAAAAAATTTGAGAGAAAAGACCATTACAATAATCATATAAATAGAAAATTCCCGTGTACATCCTTAAAAAAGGATGTAATGGTAGATATTCCAATAGTAGAAGAAATAAAGCACAAAAAAGCACAAATGAGCACAGGTAAAGCACTAAAAGAGCACAAAAAAGCACAAATTCCAATAAATAATGAATTATCATTGGAATTAACTCATAATAAATACCAATGCCAACATTGCGATAAAATATTGTCAAGTCAAAATATATTGCATAGACATATTACTAAATATTGTAATGTTATAAAGGAAAATACAAAGAAAGGGGATGATGAAAAAATATTATTAAAAGAATTACTTGAAGAGATGAGAATTATAAAAGAAGAAAATAAAGAATTAAAAGAAAAAGTTACAAAATTAGAAGAAAAAAATACAAAACCTATATCTAAAAAAGTCAAACAAATCCAAAATACCATAGCATCTAATAATGTTAATAGTAATAATACAATAATATATAATAATAATACGATAGTTGCATTTGATAAAGAGGATTTTGATTCAGTTATCAGTAAAAATTTATGTGGTCAGTTGATAGGGAGAGGTATAAATGGAGTAATAGAATTATTAAAATATACACATTTTAATAAAGACCTTCCACAATTTCACAATTGTTATATAAGTAATTCACGTGGCGATAAAGGATTAATTTATAATGGTGACGATTGGCATTTAATAAAAACTGATGAAATAATTGATAAATTAATTGATAAAAATAGTGGTTATCTAGAGATGAAATTTGATGAATTTAAAGATATAATTAATCCGACAATAAGAAAAAAATTTGAAAGTTATTTACATGAAAAACAAGAAAATGAAGAAAAATTAATGGATCAATATAAAGGGGATATGAAGACAATTTTATATAATAGCAGAAAATTAGTATCTAACGCAAGAAAGGAAACAGAAAAGCTAAAATTATTAAATGAAATACAAAATTAAACAAATATTAAATTTTTTTATAAATAATTTTACATTTTAATATTAAAAACCAGTGCATAATGATCTGATGGTTCATCCATATTTGGTATTGGATTTGCATCTGGACATTTATCAACATCAATTTTTAGTCCACAACTTATAGCATGGTCAAATGCATGGTAATAATGTGTTTTTGTTTCATGCCAATATACATCACATGTAGTTTGTAATTGTGGAATATTAAAATTGTGCTTTTCTAATATATCTTTAACATATGGTACATCTTTATTAGGAGAATTGATATTTAATTCTTCATTAAAATCACCACATATACATGTTGGAACACCATTTTTCATCTTTTTACAACAAGATATAATTTGTTTTGCTCTTGTTTCAGCATTGGTACTTAACCCAGCAATTAGATGAACATTAATTATTAAAAACTGAAAATTTGTATCAATATGTAAAAGTTCAGTAAATATCGCGCAAGAATTATAAGCATCTTTAATATCTGTCAAACATTTAAATTTATCTTTTTTCCATAATGTAATATTTCCAATATCATTTGTCCTTTTATACAAACTTTTGTCATCACCCTTTTTCCAAATGACATGATGAATATTGTCATATTCGGGTAGATTGTTAATAAAATTGGCTTCTGTATATGCTAATTCGACTTCCTGTAAACAAACAATGTCAGGATCATGTAATTTTATCTTATTAATTATCCTTTCTAATCTGTTTTTAAATCCAAGTATATTTTCTTTATCTTCATCTGGAATAAAACCATATCTATACTTTAATTTATGTGTAGTTGGATCATCTTCTTTATACACTACCCATTTATCTGCTAATGTATTGTAACTCATTACTTTCATTTTATATAGTTTATTTATAATAATAATTATTGTTATAATCATTATTTTTCATTTTTATTTATGATAATAAAATAAGTGATATTAAACATATACATATTAAACATATACATAACATTATACCTCCTCCGGCTAATAACTTTAAATTTGTAGAGCTACCTGTCGTTGCAGGTGGTGTTGTAGGTGACACTGGAACTGAAGTCGGAGATGGTGATACTGGAACTGAAGTCGGAGATGGTGATACTGGAACTGAAGTAGGAGTTGGTGATACTGGAACTGAAGTAGTAGTTGGTGATACTGGAACTGGGGTTGGAGTTGGTGATACTGGAACTGGGGTTGGAGTTGGTGATACTGGAACTGGGGTTGGAGTTGGTGATACTGGAACTGAAGTTGGAGTTGGTGATACTGGAACTGGAGTTGGAGTTGGTGTCGTTGTAGGGGTAGTAATTTTAGTTCCACATTCTTGGTTAATTTTATTAGTAATATAAACGTTACCACCAGCCGTTATATTGTCAAAATTTGTTGTACTGTTACATAAAACTATATTACAATCTGTGACACCGCGCGAAGCTTGATCTAACCACACTTGTCCTGTCGAAAATTGCCCCGCACTGCACCCAGGATATAGGCATTTAGGTATTATATTAATTCCTTTCCCATCCAACCCATAATATTTGGGACTCAACATACACGCACATTCCGGCTTAAAATTAATAAATTCATTTGTATCGAATGTTTTTCCCAAAGCTGTATTATTAGAATTATAATCATTAATAGCATTATTACAATATGTACTATAAAACATATCGCAATTATTCATAACGTCTGGGTCAGTTGGTTTTGTAAATCTATCATATGCCGCGGGACATAAAGTTTTTGGAACTGTTATTACTTTATCATAATATCCAAATTTTTTTGCAACAGTATTTTTATCAGTAATTACATCAAAAGTCACTTCTTTTGGTAATGGAATTCTCACTGCAATATTATTTGATCCTAAACAACAAGCTCTTTTTATATTTGTATTAGTCATAATATTGTCCAATGTTGGCAATATATTTGTGCTTGATAATCTTGAACCAGCATAATTAACAATTGCATCTATTCCCTGAACAGTTGTTTTAACACTATTACTTATACTTGCATATACTAATGCATCCGAAACATTGGACATAATTATAGTATTATGTTAGAATTTAAATAAATTATATAGTTTATTTAAATATAGATGAATAGTATTTTTACTACTCCAGATGCACAATCAACAGATAATATTTCGGGAAAGCTTACATATACAAATGTTATGGAAATTATACCTGAAAATTATGTTACAAAACCATGTGATAATTGGACAACAATATATGACACAGAATGGAGATGGAGATTTTTAAAATTTGATGGTAGGTTTGTAATGGAAGTAAGTTATATAAATAAAACTGGTAAAAGATTTTTTTGTGATAAATTTGGTCAATGGATAGACAATATTATAGTCGAATCAAAATATGATAAATATGTTACTGAAACCTATTATGTATACACAAAAAATTGATTTCCATAAGGCATGAATATATTGTTTGTTATAAGGAAATTAAAAATGGCCAATAACAATGTAAATGATGTTCTATTATATAAAACACCAGAATGCAGTCATAATAAAGACGCTAAATGTTTACTTGATAAATCATTAGATATAATAATTGAGGCCCTTCGAACGAATGAATCAATGAATGTAGATTATTTGGGTAAATATTTATTCAATCTGGTTAATGTTAAAACACATTATTACTATTCTCATCGAGACCGATTATGTCTCATACACAATTCAAATAAAATTAAAGAAATGTTTAATTTGGTATTTGAAATGATGCCTACAATTTTTGATAAAATGTACAAAACAGATCCGAATTTATTAAGTAGAATAATCTTATATCCAGAATATGATTCATGTTATAAATATTTAAATGTTAATAAAGACTTAAACTATAAAGTTCCAGATGAATATTTGCAACTTTTTATAAATAGAATGTCATCTTGTTATTCTGGAAATGAAACAAATGATGAGTTGGTCCAATTTATTATAAAAAATGTAGAACCAACTGTAGTTAATATAACAAAACTTTGTAAATGTAAACATAATTTAATAACAAATTATGTTGCGTCAATTATTGATAAGAGTTCGGAAGAATTTGATGATGGAATTATGACGATAGCTTGTTTAAATTTACCATTTTCAAAATCAATAATACACTCATTATTAGCGAGAGGAATTAAAATTCAAGATAATCATGTTAAAACTGTATTAAAATATTCTCCTGTAGAATCAATAGAATTTATTTTTAATTTAGTTGAAAATTTGGTAATTACAAAAGGACATTATAATGAATTATTAACAGCAGAAGTTCAAAAAAATGGTAAACTTGATGAGAGAAATACTAAAATTACCAAAAAAGTTGTTCAGAAACTAAACGACTATTATGAGATATATATTACAACTTATACATCTAATTATACTGCTGAAAAAATGCAAATATTAATAAATTTTGGGTTTGTACCAGATAAGAATGACATATTAAATTCTGTAAAATTAAAAAAAGAAATACCACATATAGAAAAATTTGATGTAAAATTAGATGCTGACTTTTTAAAATTATGCCAAGATAATAACTTTTACCCAAAATATAATTTTGTTGACATGCCTAAAGAAATGTATGAACTACAGGAGTTATGTTTATCTAAAACATTGCCAAAAATAAGAACATTTTTTACAAAGAACCCTACTATTATTCCAGATAGTCTTTGTATGAAAAATGCATGTTGTGTATCAAGTAATGACAAAATAATTCAATTGTTAATTCAACATGGCGGTATAATAGATAGAGAATGTATAGAAAAATACATGAAATTATCGGCAGATTACCAAACAAAAATTATATTTAATAATTTTGTTCTGAATAATGATATAACTCTTAAAGTTAAAAAATAATTTTTTTATAAATATATGAATATTATTGAATATATAAAAAATAATATGTAATTATAAATATATGAGCATCATTGAATATATAAAAGATAACAGGATCATATTACTATTGATCATAATCACACTTTTAATTACATATTTTTATTTTTTCTCATATAAATCTGAACATATGGATTTATTATTAGATAAAAATATAAGACTTAAATATACCAAAAATGGAGATGTATATTATTTAGGTATGCTTAATGGTAACAGTTGTTTTAATTTAAAAAAAACTATTGATACTGCATGTACATCAAATGTCGCGGTCCTACAAAAAGTAAAAACTCCTGATGCATCATTTAAATTGGTTAAACAATTTAATAAAAATACATACTTTCTTGCATCTAATAATAATGCAAAATTATGCCATAATTTAAATGCTTTAGTAAAGCCATCTCCGTATATGTGTTTTTCTTTAGGTGCCGATATAAATGATACAACATTTACAATTGAAACTTCTGATTTGGGTAATATTTTGGTATTTAATAAACAAACTGTGAATGCTGACAAAAGTGTAACAAATACTTCATATTATGTTGCTGAATGTGGTGTTACGGGATTATGTAAATTTAAAGATGATATTTATTTGAAATTATGTTTGGTTACTGACAAATCAACTGCTATTCACTTTGAATTTTTATCTCTTGATGATGATACAGTTATTAAAGCAGAACCAACTCAAGTTCCAACACATACACAACCGATGGATATACCAGCAGAAAGTCCATCATTACCATCAATTTCTATGGAACATACGATGGAAACATTTGACAATATGAGTAATTTAAGCTTAATTTCTCAATGTTCCACAATGAGTTTACCAGGTCCGGGAGGTATGGATGAATATGCATCATGGGATGTAAAAAGCTTATTTTAATTATCTAATATTATTTTAACAATCATAATATTAAATTTAAAAATAATATTACATAATAATATAACATATTATGGGCGGAGGTAATTCATCTATTGCGTCAGTCGATCAAACAAATAATATAATAACTATTAATAAATCAACCGTAGAATTACTAAATCAAATAATAAATAAAACTACGAATGATACTATTATTAATCAAGCACAAATATGTTCATCATCGTCAACCACAACATTAAAAACATTATTTAGTGATTTACAGGCTCAAGGTGATATAATTATCGATAATACAATGAATAGTAAAGTTACTGTCGACATTAGTTGTATCAATTCAAGTACAATAAGTTCTGTAGTAGGCGCGACAGTTAGCAGTGATCTCACTGGACAAATTGATACCGCATTTAAAACTTTAACTTCCCAAGCAAGTTCTGGAACAGCAACCTCAAGTACAAGTTCTAATATTAACCCTTTTGATATGTTTATGAAAAACACTAGTTCATCAGATGTTAACCAATATAACACTGCCACAACAACAAATGACACTAAAACCGTAGTTCAATCAATGATCCAAAATATAACTGCAAACACATTTACAGCAAATGTAATGAATGAATTAAAATCTAATGTTGCAACTGCAATGAATGCAGAATATAGGAGAATGTATGCGGGGGGTAATATAAATATTACAAGTTTAATGGATAGTGTCCAAAATATTACTTTACAACAAATTACAGATATGAATATTGGGAATACAGTTACATCAAAATTGTTACAAACTTTTAATATTGGTGTTACAACTTCTACTACAACTGAAACTGCCCAAACTGCTAAAGCAGAAGCAGAAGCTACCACAATAAGCACCGGTCTTGCAGGTCTTTTTAGTGCCATAGGGCCAAGTGGTGGCAGCAGTGGATCAAGTTCTTCATGTTTATGCATCATTTTAATATTTGTCATTCTTGCCGTGTTGTCCCAACTGGTGTAAAAAAATTGAAATTCAAATATATTGAATAATTTACCAATAATATCACGTAAAATAGAGCATTGCATACGATATTATTTCATATGCGATCACACACTGAACCCTTACCAAGGACAAAACCTACTAACACAAAGCAACAGAGATCAACATCTCAATCGAAACTACCATGTAATAATAAACTTTCTGGGAACAAAAATCAAGTTCCACATAATGAGTTTAAAAAATATAACACCAACCAAGATCCACTTCAAAGGCAATATAAAAGACAAATGGATGATATTAAAAAATTTGTATTAGAAAATACAAATTGCATGACATTTAATATTGCTAAGGCCAAGTTGTTATCTTACAATGAAAATCCTCCCAAATTTTATATGATTGGTCAGTTAATTAAAAATATCGCGAATGATAATAACATTTGTGATATATTAGAAGAATTACAAGAATCTGAATTATGGGTTGCATATGATAAAGAAGACCAACTTGGACCATATGGATTATTTCATATTGCATCTTTTATCAAATCAGGTCTTAAGATGTCTACATTTGAACGTGTAGTTGAGATGTTATATAAAAATTTATGTAATCCATTTGACACAAATATAAGAATGTGCAATGGGATACACGAAACAGCAATAACAGGATTATTCACTGAGAAAAATAAAATCCCCCAAGAAGAAGCATTAAAAAGATACAAAATCTATTTAGATAATTTTAAATCTGTAAATATGGTGAAAATTTTAAAGGGATATTTGAACAAAACTATTGACAAAGCATTGGATGTAGCCAAGTTCGGTCTTTGTGTTGATCCTGAATTGATTATAAAAACAATCGCAGGAAATTTTTTACAAAGAACTTATCTAAAGGTTGAATTAGGAAAATTTTGCGATGATATTGACAAAAATGTAAACTTTTTGATTGAATTACTTTCAAAAGAAAGTTTAGATTTTGTAAAATTTACAACAAATAATAATTTAACTTCAGATTCCTTATTTACTATGTTTTACAAACATATGCTTGATATTATCAATTCCGTCAAAAATGAAAACTCCCATTGGAATAACATTACTTTTGTAAGGGTGTTAGGCTCTCTAGCAAAAAATGGTAGACTAGTTTCTGAATGTAATGATTATATTTTTAAAAATGACGGTCAAAATGAAACTATAGAATATTTGATTCACATAGTATGCCAAGTTGGCTATACAACCCAACAAATTAAAGATGCATTATTTAATTTTGTTAAAGGTAATGTGAAGTATGAAGTGAAACTTGAAAACATATTTGATATTAATTATACCAAAAATGAAACATGTTATGTTAAAGTGTCTAATGATGTTTTGGGAATTTATGATCCGGATAGAATAAACCCCAAAAAAAATACACTAATCAAGAAAATTCAATGTGGTATTATTACAAAAGATATCAATGAATTTGCTTTAAATTTCAGGGATATGTTCAAAGCGATTAAGATTGCATATGATACTTATCCTGATGATTCAAAATCTGTTGTTAAACAAATAATTATTACATTGTTAGAAAATATAAAAGTCAATCATAGCAAAGATACTATACAAAGTGTTGTCAAATTATTAGTAGACAACGAATTTATTAACTTTCAATCTGTAGAAAAAGTTAAGTCCAGTATAGTAGTAGAAATCAAAAGTCTTGATTTAGATTGTTCTCCAACTTTGTGTTTTAGTACACTTGATACTATTATGTCATCATTAAAAGAATGATGTAAAGGTTCATCCCATTATTTGTTAGATTATTATATTATAATTAACAAACAAAAACGTAGGTACATAATTAAATTATGAAAATAACAATAAAAAATAAAAGGTAAAAAATATGTTATTTTCAATTTTTAGTGAAAATAACAAAAAAAAAATAAAAGGTAAAAAATATGTTATTTTCAATTTTGTCAAAAAAAATATTATTTTTAATTAGTAAAAAGTAAAAAGTAAAAAAAAATTTAGTTGTCTGTATTTTTAAAAAATGTGTAATGTGTTAATTTATTTTATTTTTATGATTTTTATATTATAATATATATATGAGTAAAATTTCGTCATGTTCCGAATCATCTGATGAAAATATCATAAAAAATATGTATGTGATGTATGTAAATAAAAATAACGAAGAAGTATTAATCCATCAAAAAGATTTAGAATCATATAACAACTTATATGTATGTAAACAAAAATTTGAAAATAGAAGTACAATATTTTATATTACAGAAAATGACTTAGTTGATTTTAATGATGACACTGCAAACGTCTTATATTTAAAAATCACAAGGGAAGAACAAGAAAATAAACTGAGTAAAATTTTACCAAAAGCATATACATGTCCAACAATTCAATCGAATCACTCACAACATAAATTTAAAAATATTATAATAACATCGCCAAAAGATTTAGAATCAAAACATAAAATTGTAAAACAATTATCTAAAAATATTACAATAAATGATATTATATATACAATTATTTATAAAGATGCAAAAACGTTATATTCTACATTCAAAATAAAACAAAAACATGATAAAATATATTGCTTCGGAACATATGATCATAAAATTAATTCCACAGAACTAATCGTCCAAAATTATACAATTAAAACAATAAATTATAATGGATTTGATTATGAAATATTTAATCCACCATTTGATGGTTTTGTAACACCAATATATATTCAATGTATGCAATGTAAAATGAGTTGCACGATAGATATATTTTTAGATATATTCCAAAATATTAATTAAAGTAATTTATCACACCATTTATACCATCTTCTATCAAGTCAGATTTTTGTTTATCATTTAAATCAAATTTTGTCAAAGGATAATTTGGCACCGAAATAAATACTGTTCTATCCCAATTTACTTTTATATATGATTTTTTATCATTATTAGATAAAAATGTTTCAACATATGAACATGTATAATCATAAATATTATGTATGTTACACTCATTATTATGGGTATTTGCTATAATCTTTAATCCCAATGTTTTATAATTAGGAGTAACATCTAAATATAGTTCATCCATATTATTTGGATCTTCAACATCAAATACATCGATTGGATAATTATCTAACATTCCGCCATCAACGAACAAACAATTATTATACATATATGGTTCAAATAAAAACGGGACAGATGATGACATCCTAACTCCAACTCTTATCGGGATTTCAGAATACATTTCATCTGCATGTTGTGGATGTAAATATATTGTTTTATTCAATGTTAAATTAGTAACTGACATCACTAACTTTATATTTTTATCTGTATACAACTGCTTAAAAGTATAGTCTGGATTTCCAGTCTTTTCTTTTATTAACTCTCCAATAAAGTTATATAAATATTGTCCTTTACATATTCCGTACTTTGTAATAAAATTATATGAATCTCTAATGTATCCTATTTTATCATCAACTATATTTGCAAAATCCAAATCTAACATTATTTTATTTAATTCATCAATCGAATAACCAACTGCTAATAGTGTTGCAATAATACTTCCAGCGCTTGCTGCAGCAAATCCTTTAAGTTTTAATTTGTTATTTTCATCATATATAACACCCATCTTATTTAATTCCCACAATGCACCAACAAATGAAATTCCTTTAACACCACCTCCAGATAATACTAAATATTCGTAATCCTTCTTTTCTTTAGTTGCAAGAAATTCATCAGATGTTTCACTTAATTTATGTATACGTAATGATTTTTGTAGATGATCATTATGTGCTTGTAATTGCTGTAGTTTCTTTTGTGAATTTTTACCCATATATAATATAATTATATATAATTATATTTTATGCTATTAGAATATCAATTTTTCGCTTAATATATGTACTTAATCTAAATTTTAAACTACCACTTTATTTACAACTGTAAATATTTCACTGCTTGTATCACTATACACCTCACATTTATTTATAACATTATTTATTTCATCAGTAATTTTATCATCATTTTCTCCTTTATTAACAAATTCATCTTTTATTAATTCATCATAAATATTTCCCAGTTTTATACAAACCCCATTCAAATCTCTATTGTTTTTCGTTATAAATTCTAATGCATTTTTTGACAATAATTTCCTTAAATCAGTATTATCAATCAGTGCTTTTACTTTATCAACCAAACTATTTATATCATCAGATTCATACAACAATCCGGTTTCTCCATCTGTAATATATTCACTAGTTGCCTTCATATTACTTGTAATAACGGGAACACCGTTTGACATTGATTCTATTATTTTATAACAACTTTTAAAGTTATATAGCTCACAATTTTTCCTTGGAAATATACACATGTCAAATATTTGATAATATTTGATTGCTTCGTTATATTTTAGCTTTCCTAAATAAAGAACATTATCATTTAATCCATTTGTTTTGACATAATCAAGTAGCGAATTTTTATGTGAACCATCTCCAATAATCACAAACATTAATTTATCATCATTTATAATTTTAATAGATTTAAATATGTGTTCAATATTCTGATGGGCCGTTAATGATCCAACAAATCCTATAACGATTTTGTTATGCAAATTGTGTTTTGTTAATAATTTATTTTTAATTATATCATTTGATTTATCATTAATATATGTGGCATCATACAATACGTCAACATTACTATTGTACATATTATTCTGGGTATCATTAAGAATAAGAACTTTATCCACGTTACTCAAAATATATTTCTCTTGAATTGATATCATTTTAACAATATCACTATGTAACACTTCTGGTTTTTGTAACATAATACTTTCATTCCATAATTCTCTTAATTCATAAATACATTTAATATTTAAATATTTGGAAACACATGAGGCTACAATACCATTCCAATAATTTGTAGTAGCATGAATTATTTTAATATTTTCATTAATACATAAGTTAATAACTTCAATAATATTTTTCTCTAAATATTTTAAGATGTTCAATGTATTAAAATTTAATGATTTGTCACTAATAAGTTTTATATATTTTACGTTATTATTTACTGTTTCTTTTAAAGGATCTTTTGTATAATACCCTACTTCTCTATCAAATGGATATCCATATCTAATGGCACATATAATTTCATAATTACTATTATTTTTATTAAAATTTTCAAGTAATTGTTGGGTCCGTACCGTATATGAATATTCCTCATACTCTATACTTGAATGAATTAAATATAATACTTTAGTTTTATCTGTTTCTTCAAAAGTGTTATTTGCTACTTTGTCTATATTTAATGTATTTATAAAATTTTCAAAGTACGTTGGATTCTTATATAACTCATATTCAGCTTTAAATCTGTCAATAAACTTCTCCGAACATTCAATATTTGTATTTTTAATATAATAATTAATAAATTCCAAATCATTCAATTTTCTGAATTTCCACATGTCAATACCTTGTTCAACGATATGCTTGTCTGTTGGATTTAAATTGATACTATGAAGTTTTAACCCAACAATATATACATCTACAATAGCAACATGTTCTGGTATGTACACATAAATTTTATAATCATATAAATTATTTGGATATTTATTATTTAAAAACATATCATTTGATATTTTTATTGGATGAATAATTTGATTTTTATTTTCATCTAAAATTTTGATTAATAATTTTACAGAACTATTATTTATGTTATGTTTTATTTTAACTACTAATTCATACCATTGATCACCCAAAACTTGATAATTTTTAGTAAAATAATTATCAGTAGTATCGTCTATTTGTTGTTGGAAGTTAACAATTGATTTATTTGCCCTATTATTTGGTTTAACAATTAATCTTTTTTCATTTGTTTTTACAATCACTGGTTTATTATTATCATCATTTTTTTGAATGTCATTATTAACAAAAATTTCTTCATTTGCATCTTTGTTAACGTCTTCCTCATTTACTGGATTCAAAATAATTTTCCCTGTAGGTCTCTTTATAAATTTCTGTGCATGTGTTTTAATTGTCATTGGTCCATCATTAACACTAGAAATATTATTATTATTACCTGCCGAATTTGATTTTACACTTAATGCTGGTTTTTTAATATGATCGGCATATCTATTATTTTTGTTTTCTCTGTGTAATTTTTCCTCTTTACTTAAAATAGTATCAGGATCAACAAGAATTTTTGTTATAACATCATTTTTATTATTTGATACTGTCCTTTTAATGAGAATTTTTTTGTTTTTTTCTTCTTCTTCAATTTTTAATTGTTCTTCTTTTTTAAGAGTCATTTCTAATTTAATTTTATCAAGTGTCTCTTGACTTTCCACATTATGAACAACCCCTCCGATTACCATACGTCTCGGTTTGAATACAATTTGCTGTCCTTTGCTAACTTTTTTATACATATTAATATTTTTTATTAAATTGTTGTGATATTTGACACATTATTATATATTAAAAAATTGAAATTGAAAGATCTTGAATTATAATAATATTATTGTATAAGTATTATAATGTTGAAGTTTACAGGATACCAAATTTTACAAGCACCAAAGAGATTGAATAATAAAATTGTATTCTTTCATTGGTGTGGTGATGTGCATCCTTTACCAATAAAAGAATCACCTGTATTTGAAAAAGCCGAGTTAGCAATATTTATATCTTGTAACAAAAATTTTCCCTATTACTGGTTGAGACCACAAATTTTTCCAAGTTTAAAAATAATTTATACAGATGTATTTTGTGAGGATGAACTATTTAGATTTTGTGACATAACCGTTTACACATCAAATGAATATAAATACAATAAAAATAAAAATAATTTACATAACACTATAGAGAGAAATATTAATTTTCAACTTATTGATAAAGACCATTTTGAAACATTAAAAAAAATATCTGAAAATATACAATAAATTTATTTATAAAAAAAAATGATTCCAAAACATTATAAATACAATAGATAATATATAAAGCGTCTTTAATGATAAAAATAAAAGGTATTAAGATATTAAATTTCGTGGAGAGGTTACATAAACCTATAATATTTTTTGACCATTGTGCTGATGTATATCCTATACATCAATTTCCGTCAAAAGATTCTCCTTCATTCAACCATACAAAAATGGGTATATTTTTAGGTTGTAATTTAGATTTTTTACATTATTGGATTAAACCTGAATATTTTCCAAGTTTACAAACCATATATACTGACAAAATTTGTGATGGAGAAATATTTAGATTTGAAAATATCAATGTTTATACGACACGTTATTATTATGAAAAATATAAAAATAATGACTTGCATAGTACACAGAGGAATATTAATTTAAAATTTATAGATTCGGAACACTTTGATACATTTCAACTAATCGCAGATAATATTGAATAAATACATATAATAGCTAAACATTATTTATCAATATTACATAATCAAAAAAGCAAATTTTATTTATGTTCAAAAAATAATAATAAATATCATAAATATATTATTATGGATATACATAAAAAAAATTTTTTGGTAACTGGGGGGGCGGGATTTATAGGATCGCATATAGCTGAATATTTATTAAATAGTGGAGCCAAATTCGTAAGGGTATTTGATAATCTTTCAACTGGATCAAAAGATAATATTAGACATTTGGAACAATACACAAACTTTGAATTCTTTTATGGGACAATAACTAATTATAATGATTGTTTGAAAGCAGTTAAAGATATTAATATAGTATGCCACCAAGCTGCAATGGGTTCAGTTCCTGGTTCCATGTTAGAACCTGATATATATCATGAAACAAATGTAACCGGGTTTTTGAATATATTAAATGCTTCTAGACAAAATAATATTAAACGGGTTATTTATGCATCGTCATCTGCCGTATATGGTGATGATATAAATTCGACAAAAAAAGAAAATATAATTGGTAAATCATTGTCACCATATGCAATAACAAAATATATGGACGAATTATATGGCGAATTATATACAAATTTATATCAGATGGAATGCATAGGATTAAGATATTTTAATGTATTTGGTCCAAGACAAAATCCTAATGGGGCTTATGCTGCAGTTATACCAAAATTTACTTTATTATTAAAAAATGGGAAATCTCCAATAATTTATGGTAATGGATATCAGTCGCGTGATTTTATATATGTTGAAAATATAGTAAATGCAAATGTTGCAGCAATGACAACAAATAATAAAGATTGTTATGGAAAAGTATTTAATATAGGAACCGGAGAATCAATGACAGTCTTGGATTTATTTAATAATATTAGTAAAATTTTAAATGTTGATATTAAACCAATATTTGTAGGAAAAAGAGATTGTGATATTGAACATTCTTTAGCTGATATTAATAAAGCTAATGTTATTTTAGGATGGAGTCCGATTATTTCACTTGAAGACGGATTAGATATAACTGTAAAATCACTAAATTAAAATTATACATTTTTAATAACTAAAATAGTATAATGATATAGTAATATATTAAAATATAATGGACAACATTGAAATATTGCAATATCATGATATTTTAGGCGTAATATATAATTTTGCAGATAACTATAATTGTGCACTTGTATGTAAAGAATTCTATAATATTATTGTGAAAAATTCAACAATATGTAAAACATGTAATAAATTTACAAAAATATTCGATAAAGTCCAATGGATAACTGATGAAACTGATAAACATACAAATGGTAATATAATTTGCCATGGATATTATAAAAATATTGAATATTACTCAATGATTAAAAGAATGCTATCATTACATCCAAATTTTTTACAAGCAATAGATAGACAATGTTTTGCTATTTGTTTACATACACTTAAATGTAATCCATTAACTATTAAATATGTAAAAAATCAAACCGAAATATTATGTAATATAGCACTTGATAGAAATGTAGACTGTATACAACATATAGTAAACCCATCTGAAGATATGTGTATTAAAGTTATAAATAAGAAACCTAATAATTTTAAATATATTAAAAATCCTACAGAAAAAATTTGTATTGAAGCTATTAAAAAGGAACCGACATTATTAGAATTTATTAATAATAATAATAAAACTGAACAATTATGTTTATATGCAGTTACAAAAAATGGTTTATGTTTAGAATTTATACCTGAAAGTATGCAAACTGAAAATTTATGTTCAATTGCATTTAAAAATAATATAAAATCTTTTAAATTTATATCTGAAAAATACCAAACACATGAAATGTGTATTACAATATTAAATAAAGATTGTGAGCTGATTCATTGTATTAAAAATCCAAAAGAAGAATATTATGTAGAACTTTTTAAACAAGATCCAGAATATTTTTCAACAATATTTCCTAAATATAATCCATATGCAAGTTTCAAAGTGGGAAATACATTTCCATCTGGACATAATAATGTGGCTCTTGGTTATGGCGCGATGTCAAATTGTGTAAATGGACAAAACAATATTTGTATCGGATCCAATAGTGGAAACAAAATTAAGGATAAAAACAATAACATAATCATTGGTAACAATGGATTAGAAACTGATGATGGAGTTATAAAAATTGGAACACCAGATGTACAAATTAAAAATTATCAAGCTGGTATTTATGGTACTAATATTACAGCAGGACTTCCAGTATATATTTCAAAGTCTGGTCAATTAGGAACTAGACTATGGTAAATAGTGGTAATAATTTTTACACCTCGCTGCATAATTATTATATTATATAAATTATATGGAAAGGAGAAAATCACATGGTAGAAAAAACCATCATCAAAATGAGATTTTTTCAATTAATAATATACAAATCAAATACAAATCAGAAGTAACTGGTGAAACAACATTTATCAATGATGATGATTTAAAAAAATATCACGAGCTCTATGTTAAATTAAATAAATTACAAAATAATGAAAATATAATTTACTATATAACCGAGGATGATCTAAATATAGTAAATAATGATAAATTACAAGTACATGTAAAATCTACCGAAGAAAACAAACATACTAAATCTACTGAAGAAAAGATACATAATAAATCGACCGAAGAAAAGAAACATAATAAATCGACTGAAGAAAAGAAACATAATAAATCGACCGAAGAAAAGAAACATAATAAATCGACCGAAGAAAAGAAACATAATAAATCGACTGAAGAAAAGAAACATGCCAAGCCTATTGAGGGGAAAAAAATTTCAGAATATAACAAATTATATACCAAATCCGATAGTTCATTTCTCAAAACAAAAAACTCCCATCATTCTAAATCTACTGAAGAAAAGAGACAAAGTAAATCCACCGAAGAAAAAAAAATTTCACCGTATAATAAATTGTATGCTAAATCTGACAATTCATTTCTCAGACCAAATAAAAAACATCATTCTAAATCTGATAATTTACCTACAGGGTCAGAGAATATTATACCAGACACTGCTTTATTAGAATCGCTATTATCAGAATTAAATTCAGAAAATTTCGACATACAACAGATTGAAACACATAAACCTAATATTATAGATAAAACACGACATGTACAAATCAAAGAAATACATATTGAAGATTTAAATAAAAAGGAGATTGATTATGATTTTGAAGATACAAATGAGTATAATATATTTGTAATTACATTTGATAATGGTATAGAAAAATACACCGGATTGCCTGATAAATCAATAAATTCAATGTATCTTGTTGATAAAAAATTTATTGGTAAAGTCGTAAATTATCAATTGGGTTCTACAGGAAATACTATTTTCTTGATATATTCAACTTCTTGGACCCCTTCATATATATTTCCTATATATGTCATTATACATAACAATAAATTTACAGTTAAAAAATTTATTTCTATTTTTAGTACTATTATTAGTATGGCAACATAATTATTACATCTGGATTTTATATTAATTATAAAATCCAAGTTTGTTTAAAATGTATAATTATTTTTATTATAATAAGCTATAAAATGAAAATCAAATTAATTATATTTGATTTAGATGGCGTTCTTGTAGATTCACGTCCTTTACATTATGAAGCTTTAAATGAAGCTTTATTAGAAATTGACGAAAAATATGTAATTAATCATGAAGAGCATTTGGCAAAATATGATGGATTATCAACAAAACAAAAGTTAGATTTATTAACACAAGAAAAAGGTTTATCGCCAAATTTATATTCAAAAATATGGTCATTAAAACAGGATAAAACTTGTGATATTATAAATAGAACTTTTATATATGATAATGATAAAAGAATATTATTACAACAATTAAAAAATGATGGGTATTTGTTATATTGTGCATCAAATTGTATTTGGAACACTGTAAAATTAATGTTATTGAGAAAAGGATTGTTAGAATATTTCGATTATTTTATATCAAATGAAGACGTTAAAAATCCAAAACCATATCCAGAAATATACTTACAATGTATTACAAGGGCGAAATTATCAGTAAAAGAAGTACTAATTTGTGAAGATTCTCCAATTGGTAGAAAATCCGCGTTAAGTTCGGGGGCATATTTATGCCCTATTGAAGATCCAGAGGACACAACATTAAGTAAAATAAGAAAATATATTTATAATTATGAAAATGAATCTACAAATGATAATGAATTAACAAAATGGAATAAACCAATTAACGTTGTAATACCGATGGCGGGATTCGGTAAAAGATTTTCTGACAATGGTTATACTGTCCCCAAACCACTAATTAATATTAATGGAAAACCTATGATACAAGTGGTTGTAGAAAATATTAATATTACAGGACATTATATTTTTATTGTCAGGAAAGAACATTTTGAACAATATGATTTAGGTAATCTCTTAAATAAGATTGCACCAAATTGTAAAATTATTCAAATTGATCAAGTTACAGAAGGAGCTGCAATCAGTGTTCTATTGGCAGAACAATATATTAATAATGATACACCATTGTTAATTGCAAATTCAGATCAATATTTGGAATGGTCATGTAATCAATTTTTATATTGTGCTGAATCAGACGTTGATGGTTGTATTGCAACTTTTTATAATACAAGTCCTAAATGGTCATATGCTAAACTTGATAATTCAGGATTTGTTTCAGAAGTCCAAGAAAAAAATGTTATCAGTACCATGGCAACTTGTGGAATTTATTATTTTTCAAAAGGTAGTGATTATGTTAAATATGCAAAACAAATGATACAAAAAAATATTAGAACGAACGGAGAATTCTATGTTTGCCCTGTTTATAATGAAGCTATTCAAGATGGTAAAAAAATAAAAGTATATGATTGTAAAAAAATGTGGGGTATTGGAATCCCAACAGATTTAAATACATTTATTGAAAATTATGATGTTTCAAAACTATAAAAAATTATAAATATATAATAATATATTTATGATAGAACATAAAGAAATACATATCATAGCACACAGGGCCAACCTTAATGGAGAAAATAAATTAACTGAAAACCATCCAGACCAAATATTATTATGTTTATCAAAAGGATATGATTGTGAAATAGATATATGGTTTTTAAATAACAATTTATATTTAGGACATGATGAACCACAATATGAAGTATCATTAAATTTTATTTTAGATAATGTTGATAAGTTATGGTGCCATTGCAAACATATGGAATCTTTTCAGTATTTATTAACTATTCCAGAAATAAATTGTTTCTATCATCAAACAGATGATTATATATTAACATCGCATTTATATATTTGGACGTATCCGGGTAAAATAATACCTGATAACAGAGGTATTGTAGTAATGCCAGAATGGAATAAAGATATTAAATATAATAAAGATAGTATTTGTGGAATTTGTACGGATTTTCCAGAAAATATTGACATGTTTTTATTTGATGATTGTTAAATATTCATAAAATACTTTTGTAAAAATATCGATATATGTCCAATTTAAATTTTCATATTTGTCAGATATTTTATGGTGTTGGAATGGAAATACATCGGGAATAAAGTTTAAATTATCAATACCTTTTTCCGCAAATGGTATATGATCATCATCTATATTTTTATATGATACTTTCATATCAGGATTTATAAATATTTCTTGATCATAACTTTTATTTATCTCATGCATCTTTTTAATTTTATTGTATGATTTTGGATTATTACAAAATGCAACTATTTTGTTGTCATTTATAGAACCACCTATCAAATCCAACAAGTATAAACATTCGATATTTGTTGTATCATAATTATTAACGAAATATTTCGAACCTATTAAAGTATTGTCTTTTGACCATTTACCATCAATTGCTTCTTCACCATCAAAAAACACGATCATTAATGGATAATTCGGTTTATACTTTAATATACACCTCGCTAATTCTAAAATAATAGCAATACTTGACGCCGAATCAATTGCTCCATTACAATTTTCAATTGAATCAATATGTGCGCCTAATAAAATATATTTATTAATACTATTTGTATTGTATGCTATTAAATTAGAAAATACATAGGTCTTATTTTTTATAATTTGGGTAAATTCTTGCATTACTATTTTTAAACCAATTTCTTTTAATTTATTTAGTACATACATTTTTATATTTTTAAGATTTGTCGACTCAATTGGTCTGTTAATTGAAATTGTTTTTGTCAACGTTTTTATATTATCTAAATTTGGAGTTTGTTTGAAAATTATATATTTATTCATATACATATTTATTAGATATTTATAATATTATCAATGCTAATTTCATTCAGATTAACTTTCCATGTTGCTTTCCCAATATTAAAATGATCTATAGTAATATATCCAAAATCAATAACTTTATTAAAATATTTTTCATATTTGTTTAAAAAATTTGTATGTTCTTTGTTTGTAAATCTAAATAGAGTTGAATGGATTATATCTAAATGGTATGGTTCTATTAATGGTATGTTATTTATTTTACATTCATACCTATATTCATCTCTTATTTTGTTAATATCTTTGGATGATTCTCCACATAATACTAAACCATTTGTAACTACTATTAATCTATTATAATGAATTGTAAATGGTAGGTGTTTATATAAAACTTTTAATAATATATCATAACATTTATTATATTTTTCTTTTGGTAAATCATAATAAGCATCAAATTTTAATTGTTGCATAAATGTAAAATGAAAAGTTCCTGATGATACAAAGTTTTTGTTATTTATATAATATGTTATCCCATTTTGTTCTTGTCCCAATAAATTTTGTAATTCATAAAAAATTGGATTAAAATGTGATTTATTCGGAATAGAAAAAATAGCATAACAATATCTTTTATCAGTGTCACAAATTAAATTGGAATCATAATTAAAACCATTGTCATTTATTTTTTTTAAATTATTTATTATCATTGTGTTGTATATATTATCCATTATATTTACAATAATATAATGGATAAACATTTTATTTTAAATATTTAATTCACAATGATATATTTTAATTTAGTAGTGTCTATAATGTAAATATAATTATAATCAGTATATAATATAATGGATTTAGTATTATTCGCGGTAATGCATCACTCAACAAATCCCTTTCATACAGAAGTGTTTGACATGTCTATATTATCAATAAAAAAATTTCACCCAAATAATAAAATTATTGTTTTTCATACTTCTACATCAATAATACCAAATCATATGTTAGAATATACAAATGTTACATATCAACCGACACAAATAGATGGAGCACATGTCTATTATGCAATGCATATGTTGGTCAAAATAGATGAAATTAAAACTAATGTTGAAAATTATGTATTATTACACGACAGTATGGTTTTAATAAAACCATTCAATGAAAATATTTTAAACAAACGATTTTATTATTTATGGCATTTCGATGCATTATATAACCAATATTCTGATCAAGTTATACCATTAATTTGTAATACAAAATTTAATTATAAAGAACAGTGTGAATTATTAAATAAATATAATAACGAAGGGGGAACTACATGGTTCGGATTATTTGGACCAGCATTCGGTGGGAAAATATCAATTTTAAAACAATTATGGGATAAATTAAATATTAATGACAAAAATTTAGTTAATTATGTTGGTAAAGCTCAAATAATGATGGCAGAAAGATATATCTCATTAATTGCATCATATATGAATATTGTTGATATATTCCCTAATACTATTTCTTTAAATGGATCAATCGAAAATCATCCATACAAATTTTTAAAACCCGATAATATATATCATGTAAATCAAGTACTACAGGAGTCATATAATTCATATATGGTTAAATTATGGTTAATGAGGCAATAATATAGAAAATAATATAAATGTTATTTACATATATTATAAAATGAAATGTGCAATATGTTTGAGAGGTGCAATATCTAAAATCACACACAGATTTATGCATCCAAATGAATTGTATAATCCCGGACAATATATAAATTATAAAGCTGTTTATGATTCAATAATAAAACATATTATTAATGCAAATCCAACTATAAAATTTGATTTTTACATACAATGTTGGAATTTAGATTTAAAAGAAGAGTTAATAAAATTGTATTCACCTAAAAATATACTATTTGAAGATAATACTATTTATAGGGATGAAATAATATTATCTTTACAGAAAACTAAAAGGCCAATAAATGATTTTGGTACAACAAGTCAACTACTGGCAATAAGTAAATCTATTAAACTGTTACAAGATACTGGAGAATTTTATGATTATGTAATATGTTTTAGACCAGATGTATTATTGTACAAAGATATGATTTTAGATACATATGATAATGATAAAATTTATGTAAATGCCCATCCTAATGCTGTAGGAGATTTTCATTTTGTAATGAATTTAAAAAATGCATATGAATTTAGCAAAATTTATGATACAACTAGTTATAATAATGTTGTTACTGATTCATATTTGCATGGAAAAATTAAATTATATGTAGAACAATTTATGAAACAAACATTACATATAGATGAAATAAGACCAGGAAAAGATGAAGAAGTATTAAGAAAATTAAAAAGAGCAATAAATGGTCATAATCTTAATATAGAGGACTTTTACAAATATGGATTGACAAAAGATGAAATTGATACTTATACATTAGAATGATTCACTTCTCGGAATTACATCTATATTGATATGATCTTTATTCTCCCTAAAAAGTCTTTCATTAAATAAATAATTAATTTTGTCACACAAATTTTTTTGGTAATAAAATATAACAAAACCAAATATAATTCCACCTTTTAATTCATGTATTTGCATATGGTCGTAATCATATAATTCATCAAGTGGAAATGGTATATGCTCAACTAAATTCCTTATTATGAATGCAGCTATTGCTATTATTGAAAAATTTAAATATATTTCCATTATTATCCTTAGAACTGTTTTTTTGTTAGCATGTTCTTTATCAAATGGACCAATAAATTTATTTAAGTACATCGAAAATATAATTGAAATTGTAGCATATATAATAGTTAAATATGTTATATCAAGTAAATTTATACATTTTGTTGCTATCTGTTTCATTATAATATTATATTTTATTTATTTTTTAAAATATAATATAATATTTTCATTTATTCTATATCTTCATCCTTATCTGTTTTAACCTTAATACTGTCTAATAATTCTGGTTTTAAAATATATTTGGTTATTTTAAAGTTTTTATTAAGTATTGGATTACCGGATGTATTTGCAAATTTAAAATCTGGTACTTCACCACCATTTGCGGGGAGATATTTGTATAATGCTGGTTTTCCTGCTAATATCTTTTGTTTTCTTTCCTTTATCGTTGTCTTGACTGGATCTTTACCTTCTCCAATACATGTCGGAATGAATGATTCAAATAAAGTGGCATCTAACAAATTTTTATTAAATTTTTTAAAATAATAATTTTTCATATTTATTAAATGATTTGTAAATATATTATGATAAATGTATTTTTTCTCTAAATCATTCACCTTACATCTAAAACTTGATATTAAGTTCGATAAAAATATTACATCAAATGATCCCAATTGAACAAAACTATTTTTGTCCTCCACAACTTTATTATCATAAAACGTTTTAAAATTTACCTTCTGGATTGGTGTACATCTCCCATTATGAGATGTAATATGAATTAAAGGTATTTCTTTATAATATGCTACGACATTATATCCTGTATATTGCCAAAATGGGTAAAATTCAACAAATGTTACATCTTTATTAAATTCCCTTATCTTGCTAATCAAATATGGAGCGTCATACATATAATTTGTTGAAATAATTTGAATTAATGGAATATTTATATATGAATATATTTTATTATCTGACTTCATAATTTGAGAATACTCAAGATAATAGTTATATGCATATTGTCCAGTAACGATGTAACTATCTTTATTTTTAATCATATTTAATATAAATTTATTTATTTCTAATATTTGTGGTTCTAATTCTTTTGGTACATCATAAGCAGAATTTAATTTTTCTTTATATACTTTGAATGGATAATGTTTTTGTATTAATACGAGTCTACCAAAATGTTTTCCCCATGTTCTGGAACTAAAATGTGGTTCAGTCAATACTCTATATAAATCGATGTATATAAATGAAGGATGAACATAATGAATGCCATCAATTTCAACAAACGGAATTTTATTGTATATATATTTTGGCACATATGAAATGTCACATGCATTTTCATAATTAGCAAAAATTGTATATGTTTCTTTATGTTGAGCTTCTTTCCCCTCGATTATATTATCACCTATTTTTTGTTCATATAATAAATCACAAATCGCCTTCATATCCTGTAATGGCTCCGGAGAATAAAAATCGATATCTGGAATATCATGTTCGGGATAGAATCCATCTTTCGGATTTTTATGAACTACCAATTTATTTTGAGCAGTTCCACCATAAACTTTTCTCTTTTTATCTTTTATATATTGTAAAACTACATTTATAACTTGCATTTGTTGGTCCTTTGTTGGTTCATATATATTAAGTTTATCAAACTCGATTTTATCGATTATTGGGTCTATATTATTCTTTACTAATTCAACATCTATTGCAGAATACATATCTATATATTAGTATTATATTTGAATAAAATTGATATATAAAATATATAAACAATATAGAGATATAATATACAATACATATGTCAAAAACAAAAATAACCGATAAAAATGTAAAAAATAACGAAATATCTGTTATACAACCATCATGGGATACTATAAAATTAGAGTTTAAAACGGAAGACAGTAAAAAAATAGAAGATTCATACATCGAATTTTTATATTATAATGTTAATCGGAATATTTCTATTAGTAAATTCTTTTATATTCTGAAGGATATGGACGAAAGTGTCGAAATTGAAAAAGGAATATTTGAATTTACATTAATATATGCATCATTCAAAAATTATACATTAAAGTTGTTACCGGCGATATACTTTGATAAAGTTAATGAAATTGAATTAAATTTAAAAGACAATAATTATTTAGGTAATAAAACATTAAGAAATGCATTAGCAAAACATATTGGATCGAGAACATTGGCATTCTTAAAACCACAAGATTTACATCCTGAAAGATGGGGAACTATTATTAAAAAAAATAATCTAAGAGAAGAAAAAAAAAATAATATGCCAACTACAGATCTATATGTCTGCCAAAATTGTGAAGGTTCTAAATGTAGAATGGTAGAATTACAATTGAGAAGCGCAGATGAACCAACAACAAAGATCATTACGTGCATGGATTGTTATCATGTTGAACAAAGAGAATAATTTATTTATCGTTAATACTAAAAAAAATGATATTTGAAATATATAACAATATTAATAATTATCATTATTTAAATCAAATTATGGAAGATATATTGTTACGTATTGCCAAATTTTTATTACCAAAAGACATAAATACGTGTCTTTTGATAGACAAATTTTATAATGATATTTTAACATCAGAAAATCTTTGGAAAAAATTAGTTTTTAGAGATTATAAAGATATGAATATATTTAGAGATACTTACTATAAAACATATAAAATTTGTTCAGCGTTGAAAAGTTTACAAAAAGGTATTCTTAATGGAAGTAGTATTGATACTATAAGTAATGGTTATTCTATACGTTACAATGAAAAAAAATGTAGACAAATTCCACCAGAAATTACAGTATTATACAATTTGAGGTCGATCGTAATGAATGATAACAAAATTGTTAGTATACCCCCAGAATTATGCAACCTGTTAAATTTGAAAAAACTTAAATTGCCAAACAACAGAATTAAGATGATACCTTCGGAGATTAAAAATTTATATAATTTAAAACGTATTGATTTAACTAATAATAAAATAGAAGTTATACCAAGTGAAATCTCAAATTTGAAATATTTAACAAATTTAAATTTATCTTGTAATAAAATTAAAACAATACCATCAGAAATTGGCAATTTATTAAATTTAAAACACTTAAATTTATCCAGTAATAAAATCAAAGTTATATCATCAAAAATTAATCTATTAACAAATTTAAAATTACTTGATGTATCTTATAATAAATTAATAAAGCTTCCTAATATTAGAAACTTGATACACCTTAAAACCCTGAATTTAAGTTGTAACAAAATCATAAATATACCTCATGGTATTGATAAATTAATAAATTTAAAATTTTTAATGTTATATTATAATAAAATTACAATAATACCAGAAGGAATAGGAAAATTAAAAAATATTTATAAATTAAATTTAGCTGAAAATAAAATTTCCACAATTCCAGATGAATTATGGCAATTACATAATTTAAAAACATTATACTTAGAAAAAAATATTATTGAAAATATATCACCTAAAATTTGTCAATTGAAAGAATTACAACAGTTATATTTAAATAAAAATAAAATTAACATTATACCTACTGAAATTGGACAATGTCGTAATTTAATACATATATATTTATCAAATAATCAACTTACATTTTTGCCAAGTGAGTTGGGTAATTTGAGAAAGCTTGATGGAATATATTTGACAAATAATTCGATATCATCTATACCTATGCCTTTATTACAAATAAAAAATATTACAATTGTAAATGGTGATGTCACCATTAGATCATAATTTTTCTTTATAAAAAATTGATATTTTAATTGTATAATTATGATACCATTCTATTATATTATAAAAACAATATGGAAGACATATTACTATATATATCTAAATTTTTATCGCCTAAAGATATAAATACATGCACAACAATCAACAAAGTATTTAATCGTGTTTATATGTCAGAAGATATTTGGAAGGAACTTTTTCTCAACAATTTTAAAGATGTATGTATTTTCAAATTTAACTATTATGAAACATTCAAAATTTGTTTTAATTTAACTGTTCTCAAAAAAATATTAAATTACACTGATTCAATTGAAAAATTAAATAATCAAACACAATTAGGTGTGAAAGAATTAAATAAGGATCTCGAAATATTACCACCAGGTCTGTCTAAATTATATAATTTAACAAGTCTTTGGTCAAAATCCTATAAATTTTGTATAATACCTTCAGATATTGGTAATTTAATAAACCTCAAAATTTTGGTACTTGAGAACAATGAAATTGATATGATACCAACCGAAATTGGAAGATTATATAATTTAACAAGTTTAGGTTTAAGTGATAATAAAATTCAATCATTGCCCACGGAAATTGGTAACCTTGTAAATCTAAGAAAATTGTTTTTATATAATAATAAAATTATTTGTATACCAACAACAATAGGTAAATTGCAAAAATTAAAAATTTTAAGATTTGATGATAATGATATTCAAACTTTACCACAAGAAATACAAAATTTAAAAAATTTAAGAGAACTTGATTTCGAAAATAATAAATTAAATAACCTTCAATATGTAGAAAGTTTAATAAATTTAACATATCTTAATATCGATTCAAATAACATTATGGATATACCATATGACGTATGTAAATTAATTAATTTGGAAAAATTATATTTACGCAGAAATAAAATTACATCAATACCAGCGGAATTAGCAAATTTAATAAATTTAAAAGAACTATATCTAGAAACTAATCAAATTACAATAATACCAACCGATATATCAAAATTAGCACAATTACGAATATTTCACATACATGAAAATAAAATAAAATCAATACCATCAGAATTAGGCAAAATGTATAATTTAAAAGATTTAGCATTGAACAAAAACCTGATAGAAACTATACCAAGTGAAATTTGCCAATTGTATAATTTGAAAAAACTTTATATAGGATGGAATGATATCACTACTATTCCAAAAACAATTTATCAATTACAAAATTTAAAACAATTACATTTAAACGATACACTAATTACTACATTGCCTACCGAAATTGGATTGATGAATAACTTAAAACATTTATCATTAGACAATTCAAAACTAATATGTATACCATCAGAATTGGCACAATTAAAAAATTTAAATGAAATTACTCTGAACAATACTGGAATTACATCTATACCTATCTCAATACTAAAATCAGAAAAATCCAAACTTTTTCTGGAGGCATTAAATGTATAATTTATTTATAAATGTGTTCACAATTACATAATATATATATAATTATAAATTATATGATAACCGTGATTACAATCAAACCTAATAATTTCACTTTTAATAGAAATACATATTATAATAATTTAAACAAATTAAAAGACGATATTTCATCATATATTGTTCTTCATCAAATAGATCCAAATGACTTAATGGAAACAATTGTTACAGAGATTGGACTGACACCAGAATTAATCGGGTCGAGCCCTATTTGTCATGAAACCGATACAAATATTTACCAAATATGTTATGCTGCAGAAAAACAAGAAGAAATTGGTAAAGAAAAACAATCGGTAAACCCTAATAAAATCGCAAATTATTTAGTCAATGATTCTATAGATAATAATTGTGTATTTATTAATTCAAAAATAAATGAACATAAATTATGTGTAACAGATGATGCAAATATTGATATGTTAGTTAAAATTTTATATTCAAAATTTATTCATATTGGAGTATTAATAAGAGCAGACAATACAACTCCTATTAAAGAATTTCCATATGGAGACCATCCAATAGAATTTTATAATGTTACAAATTTCGACGAGGACAAATATAAGATTTTGGAATTTGATTTTATATCACTCGGTCTGTGCGCAGTCATTGATATGAAACCGGAAAATAATATTATAAATAAAAGAATGACACGGATTGTTGGGGATCAATTAATTTATGGTGATGTATTGTTAATATTAAGATTGCCAGATGCATATCAAGATTTAGATTTCGAATTATTTAATAAAATTAATACGTTATCATATGGTCCTATGGCTGATAGATTGCTAACCGAAGATGAAAAGAAAGATACGGAAAAGGTTAATGATTTACATGTTATCAACAATAAATATTGTATTATTAATGCAAGGCTAACTACAATGACAAAAAATTATAGTTCGACTTGTGCAAATATAAATTGTACAAAATCAGAAAATAAATTAGGACAATGTAATAAATGTTTCAGAGTAAAATATCATAATAAAGAATGTCAAGAATCCGATTGGAATAACCATAAAGAAGATTGTTTACATAACAAATAAAAAATCAATATAATTATTACTAAAATAATTATATTATTATATATTATAATGAATGGTTCATCAATTAAAGACTTACAACATCAAGTATCAATGAATGATGAAGATATTGCGAGATATCAAGAATATATCCAACATCAACAACAACCTCAACAACAATACACACAACAACAAATGCAACAAGATCAAAATAATGAACATATTGATCTTGACCAATTGGCAAAAGATATTAGTGAAAATTTAAATGATAAAAAATATGTTGATGAAGATACTGAAGAAGATAAAGATGGTTTAGTTTTAAAAGTTCCATATAATCTTAAAGACCCATTAATACTTTTCGCGATTTACTTTATTTTATCGCAAGCATCGGTCAGACAATTATTCGGAAAATATATATCTTATATTAATCCAGATGTTGAAGGTATTGTATCACAAATGGGAGTCATTATATATGGTATTATTATGGTAGTCCTTTTTATGATTACTAAAAAATTCTTGTAAAATTTAAATATTTATAAATTTAAAATGCTACTTAATAATTTCACAATATTCTCAAAAGTATACTCACCATTTAATTGTAAATATGTTACTAACTCTTTTTTATTATTAGTGTTAGTAAAAGTATCATATATTACATTTATATAAATATTTGTTTTATTATCATGAAAAGTTTTTATTTGTCTGGATATTACATTATCATATTTATTTATAAGTGGAAATTGAACTGGTTGAATGATAGTAGTATATATTTTTTGAATAATAACATTATTCTGTTGATGGTGTGAATCATTTATAACTTTTATATACTGCTTATTATTATTTTTATCAACATGTAATTGTAAATCTTTATAAACATATACTTGAGAATTTGATGTATTAGTCAATTTTAATTGCGATGTGTTGTATGTAATATTTATACACTCAAATAGATTATCCCCTTTTTGTGTTGTTGTAAATATGTTATTTATTATAGACATGTTTGTAATATATTTATAATGTAAATATGTTTTTATATCATATTGTAATATCAATTTTTTAATAGATCAAATCTGGATAATATTTGGGTTGATCATATCTATACAATGAAACAATATATTTGCTGTTCAATTCTTTAATATATATTTCATCACCGTCATATAATTCATTCCTTCTATTGTAAATTGGAATTTTAATTTGATCAAAACCATTATTTATCATAGTGTAATATTCATATTTATTTGAACCAGGATATTCTTGTCTTCCTAATAATCTAATTATAAAGTTATTCCCCTGTTCCTCATGTGCATGATCATGCTCATGTTCACCAGTAGGACTATGATGTTTATGTGAAACTCTTTTTAAAATACCATACTGTGTAAAATTATCAGGATATCCCCTTGTTGGATAATCAATTAATTTTTTAAGATGTAATGGGGGTAATTCATAACTTGGAACTCTTCTTGCAGGATTTTCTAAAACATTATACATTTTGTTGTAATCATATTGTAATAATGCTAATTCATTATCAATTGGATTCATCATGGTCATAGTTCCATTTGATAAATTTTGACGTGATGGAATAGTGTCAACTATATTTGCATTAATTGTATTACTGTCATTTGACATTTGTTCGGTAGTAGGATTTTGTTTGTATACCATTAATTGTATATCTTGTTTTTGTGTTACATAATTTAATAAAATTAGAATCAATAAAAGGATAATTATAAACATTATTTTTATAGTTGGTGTCATTTGCATTTTATATATATTATTATGAGAGAGAATATATATAAAATGATATTAAAATATTGTTTAAAGAGGTGTTGCCCAGCAAGTTTTACACACAGAACTATAAGCATTAAAATACCCATAAAGATCTCCCGGTCCAGTTCCTGCAACTGCTTGCATCGCAGCCCCTCCATTCATTCTCAACATCATACCACCTGTCATTGCATCATTAAACATGTACAACCCGTTTGTAGTACCTACTATATTCCAAGGACCAAGTTTGATACCGTTCGATGCTTTAAGAGTGCCGACATTAGTTACACCATTAAGGGTTGTACCATTATTAACAGTCAATGTATTTAAATTTGATGATCCAGATACATTTAAATCACCTTGGATAGATGTTGGACCACCCCTTAAAATATTATTAGGACTTGTAATATAGTTATTTCCGTCAGTATAAGGCAACCAAGAACCATTTTTAAATAAAGCATTACCATTTGAAGTCAAATTACCATTTGCATTAACAGTATTTAAAGTTGAAATTCCAGTTGATGTTAAATCTGTTACTGACAATTTAGCTTGGTTATATAAACTAGCGACATTTTGAATGGCTTCATCATTTGTAAAGTTTTCTTGCTTTTTATAATTAATCATACATAAAATAATTAAAAGAACAATTATTATTATTATTATTATAGTCTTTAAAGTTAAATCCATATAAAATATATTAAGATAATTTTTATATGTTATTTAAATACTTAAAATCTGACCTTGAAGCGGCGAATAACTGTATTGGGTATCACTTATTTTATATGTTATTATAATAGCTTGTCCACGTTCTACTGTAGGGTTACCCATGATACTAAATATAATAATAGATCCTATCGGTACTGTCCTTAATTTTGCAGAAATTGCTGGGAATATAATATTACCTATACCATTTTTAGGAGCCCAAATTTGATTATCCCAAGTCCAACTTTGGTTTATATTAATCGGACTAATTTGTAGAGGGATAACTGGAATATTATTTGGAGTAATTGTTAAATTACTAATATTAGCAGTTGGCGAAGATAAACTGGTCATGCTTACATTTTTCAAATTACTATTTCCAGATACATTTAAATCGCCTTGGATAGTTGTTGGTCCACCTCTTAAAATATTATTAGGACTTGTAATATAGTTATTTCCGTCAGTATATGGCAACCAAGAACCATTTTTAAATAAAGCATTACCGTTTGAAGTTAAATTACCATTTGCATTAACAGTATTTAAAGTTGAAATTCCAGTTGATGTTAAATCTGTTACTGACAATTTAGCTTGGTTATACAAACTTGCAACGTTTTGAATAGCTTCGTCATTTGTAAAGTTTTCTTGTTTTTTATAATTAACTATACATAAAATAATTAAAAGGATAATTATCATTATTATTATAGTCTTTAAGGTTGAATCCATATAAAATAATTAAAGATATTATTTTATATTTTAATATTTAAGTTTTTATAAAAGGGTTTGCATTCCTTCTTAATTCCATAATTTTTTTAATAGATACAGATGTATTATGTGTTTTATAATTTTGTTTCTTTATTTCTTTTTTAGCATATTCTCTTGTAGATTTTTCATTATCATCGTTACAAATATATATTGGAGGAAATCCACCGTTAGGAGTTTTTTGTTCTGATTTAGTCATTTATATATTTGTAAAATAAATTAATCAAATGATAATGTAAAATTTGTATTTATAATTCTCTGTTCTTTTTTCTTCTCTACTATAACCTCTTTTTTAACATCTTCTTCGTTTTTCTTCGTATATGTAAATTTTTTCAAATGATGAACATTACAACATTTACCCTTGTTTGGACATGTAAATTTAAGATATTCACTATCATTTAATTGACCTACATAATTTGTATATAAAATTCTGTGTAATATTGCTTTTTTGCCTTTAAAATAAAAATTTATGTATACACCTTTGTCAGTATTATTGACATTGGTAATATAACCTGACCATAATGAACATACATTTTCATCAAATATGTTGCCTGAAATATACTTTGACATACGTTTAATGTCATTGTATTGGAGTTTTTTGTTAATTGGAACGTCTGCCAACTGTTTGTTGATTAATTCAGAAATCAATTGGTTTTTTTTCATTTCATTAATACCTCTACTATACATTTTTTTATTATTTATGGTAGGTAATTTAATTACAAAAAAAAATGAAATACTAACTCCTTGCATTGTTAGGGAAATTATTATATATATATTATTTAATGCCAATACTTAACAATAAAGAACTTGATAAAACATCAGTTATTAAGACCAAACTTAAACATATAATTAGACCAGATAAATATGACTATGTTATTAGTAAATTGACAGATGTTGGAATTAGGGTAAACAACCTAATAATACGTAATTATCAATTTATGAGATCTTATATTTTATATTGTTTCGAACAAAAAATTAAAATACCAATAATTAATAAAGATTTTATAAGAATGTCATTTAAAATATTAACTGAAGATAAAACCGTAGGACCGTCAATTAAAGGAGATAATTTAGAATTATTGACCAGACTAACCAACTTTTATAAACCATTTGTAAATTCATTCAATTTTGGAGATAAAATTAGTGGCAAAAATTTATCACAAATAATTGAATATGCAACTACAAGTATCAAAACTTCAATAAATAATAATATAACGTTACATTTTTGTGACTATATTAAAAAAGATGTTAATATATTTTTTGATATTAGAATAAATACAGAAAAAGAAAAATACAATAAACAATTATTAACTGGAAAACAATTAAATGATCGTATTAAAATACTTCACAAAGAAAGAGATACGATGAAAAATGATCTTATTAATGGTTCTAATAATTCTGATTCTAAATATAAGATGTATATAAATTATATTAGGGATAATTATCTTCCTAGAAATATAAAAGTATCATTATTATATGATTTGAATTCAGACCCTCAAAAATATATACCTCATATGATACAAATGAATAGAAATTTTGAAAGATATGGAGCCAAACAATTGCAATTTTTTCCGCTTAGAACAGATTATGTTATTAAATATTTTCCATTAGATACTAAATCAATTATTGAAATATTAATAGAATCTGATAAAAATAGATATTTAAAAAACTTAACAGATAATCAAACTAATATATGGGAAGAATTTTTTAATGTTAAAAAATCGATATTTAAAAAAAAAAAGTATGAGTTTTCGTATATAATATATACGAATTGTTATAGTGTTTCGATTTTATTTGAACATGAATCAGAAATTTCCAAGACAAAAGCGAAGAAGGTTAACAAAATAAAAGGATTAAAATTATCAAAACTTAACGAAAAGGGATTATCTGAAACAGATAAAGATGAACAAAGGAGACTTAAAAAAGCACAGCCTACCTATAACCTAAAACTTAAAAGTATGCAAACTAAAGAAGAATATAAAAAATTACCCAAAGAAGAAAAAATAAAAAAAAGAATCGAAAATAAAAATCTGGCAGAAACAAAGGCTAAAATAGAAATGGATGAGTATATGAAACTAAGCTCTAAAGAGAAAAAGATACATGATATGGAAAAAGATATATTAAGGAGAAAAAATCAACCAATATTCCCTTATATAGAAGAATTAACAGAACTTCAAATAGAAGAGTTAAAAAATACAAATAAAGTATACATTGATCCAGGAAAAATTAGATTATTAACAATGTTAGGTGATAATGATAAAATTATGACCTATTCAAATAGACAAAGAATACGGGAAACTAAAAGACAAATTTATAAAAAGAAAATAGAAAAATATAAATTAAAAGATCTTGATGGTGAAAACATAAAATCTTTAGAGGTAACATTATCAGATTATAATTCAAAATCATGTGTTTTAAACACGTTTTTAAAATATGTATTTATAAAAAATGAACTCAATAAAAAATTACTACCTAAATACCAAGCCCCAATATTCAGACAATTGAAATGGTACGCATATATAAATAAACAACGATCAGAGCAAAGATTGATAGGGAATATTAAAAAGACTTTTGGTACTAATGTAGTATTAATGATGGGTGACTGGTCTATTTCTAAACAAATGAGAGGAATTATATCAACGCCTTTGATAGGCTTAAAAAAAATGTTGAGACGCAATTTTGATGTTATAAACATTGATGAATATAACACGTCCAAATTAAATCATATAACTGAAGATGAAAATGAAAATTTGTATCTTTTAATGAAAAAATTAACAAAAGAAGATAACAAAGAAAAAATTAAAAAGAAAAAAGATAGGAGAAACTTAAAAAGTAATAAAACTAAGAAAAAGAAGAAGGGGAAAAATGCAGATTATAAACATAATAAAAAGAGAAAAAAAGAATCACTTACTATATTAAATATGGATTCACCTATATTAATCGCACCGGGTAATAATTTATCAACTGATGAGGTTAGTATGGGACGTTACAAATTGCATTCTGTCCTAACATATAAAATGGAAAATAAACGGTTAGGATGCATAAATCGTGACAGAAATGCCATATTTAATATAAAAAAAATAGTTACAAAATGGTTAGACGATAGAAGCAGACCACACAATTTTGTACGTAAAAAAATATGTGCAAAATTACAAACTATTTCTAAATCTAAAATCTATGGTAACCACTCATGAAGTCGTCAAATACCATAACGCTCTTAGGGTAAACACAAAAATTTTACTAAGGGTCTATTACATGTACGAATTGTGTAAGTACAAAACATTGATATTAATTTGGTCACCTAATTTTATCAATGTTGTAATATAATTGTTATATATTATAATTTCGTTTATGGTAGGTAATTATTTATGATACATAACATGAACACTCAATGGCATTTTAATAATTGACATTTTTGCATATTTAATATTAATATATTTTTTAACATTTTCACTATCTGTATATTTCTTCGGTATACTATCATGTGGTTTTTTGGACTCATAATCATACACAATTTTATCATCAATAACATACAAAATATTGCCATAATTATCATAAATTATAATTGGTATATGATGAATTTTATTTAAAATATAATACTCAATTATTCCATCTGTAACAGTTTCAACTCCCCTCGAAATTTTATTAATATATTCTCTTACAAAGTTTAATGAAGAAGTATCTTGATGCGACATAATATCTGCTTTCATCATGTTTTGGTTATTATAATCAATTAGCCAATCTAATATATTACTTATAAAATAATTTGCCAAATCAGTTTGAGAGTTATTGTAATATCCCAAATTTCTACTATCTAAATCATAATATATATGTTTTAACCATATGTAACCATTAGCAAATGCCCTTACAAATGTCATATTTTCAGGAATAATTTCTTGAACAAAATATTCACCCATATCATATATAGCGTGAGATTCATTTAATTCTTGAACATTAACAGTTGTAATTTTTTTTAACCTTCTTCTACCAATTTTTGGAATATTATCATTATCAAATATTTCTTCCAATACTTTATTAATTTCCCTATTTGAACTATTAATTATTTTTTGCCCTTCAACTTTCTCAAACACTGTATAATCAACAATATCAGCAACAAAATAATTATCAATTTTTAATATTTCTTTTAATTTATGACCACCATTAACACATTCATCACTTACTTTATTAACGAAAACTATTATCATCTCTCTAATTAAACTAAAATTACATTCATCATATGCCCAATGACAGTGTTTATTTTTCTCACATTTATCCTTACTTGTATTTATTTTACATAATTCCCTTTCATTTTTAACTATATAATTACTCAAATCTGGAATTTTATTTATAGGGAACACCACCCTTTTTATATTATCACCACCGCCTTCTTGGGTTTTTTGTATTTTATTATGTAATTCATACAAATGTTTGTCAATTTCTTTAAACAATATACCCTTTAGTTTATCTCTCTTACTTTTCTTATCCAATGATTTATCATCAACTGTTCTAATTATTTTTTTTCTTAATGGTTCATTTTCTGGATAACTTAAATACTCACTTAAATGGAATCTAAATAATTCATATGACTCATTATCATAATTATTTCTCGCAACATTTGTTATTCTATCATCAATAGTTACATTTTTAGAGTCCTTTGTGAGTTCGTTATCAACATAATCATATGATTGTTTATATTCTGCAATCAACCCCATTTTTTTGAGCTGTTCTGTTGTTATTGTGATTGGTTTAATAGGAATCATATTTTCAGATTCAGTCATTACTCCTATGCATGACATCACACCTTTATTTTTAAAATTATAATACACACCAATAGGCTTTATTTTAATATCCATGTCTTTCATATCTGGTTTTTTAATTGCATCTTGAATTATTTTATGTAATTTATTTAATTTTTCAAGTGTTTCATTTAATGATGACAATTTATCATCTATAACTTTTGTAATTCTTAAATTATAAATAGAACCTGATATTTTTGTTCCTATAATAGTTCCATTATTGGTTATCACATATTTACATTTATTTCTCAAATCAACAAATTGAAATTGTGGTAAATAATCTTTAATATCTAATTTTATTAATACATTATATAATTCTTTAGCATTAAATTGGATATCTTTACCAATCACATGTGATGTACAATTTCTTTTATAAAAATCATAAACATGGTTAACTACATTAGTATTGTCATCTTCATATTTAAATTTCTTGGTTATATTAAAATCTTTAGTTATTTCATTCTCTTTTACAACATTCACAATTGGACAATAAATTTTATGCTCTTTTATCATGATTATTGTATTCCTTTTTGGATTAACAATATTATCTACCTCTTCAGGATTTGAACATACAATAAAAAAATCATCTTTTCTCTTCTCTTTCTCTAATGCAACTCTAATTACAATCTCCTCTCTTTTAAAACATATAATATTCAAATTATAATGAATACAAATAATATGGTTTATTATATCAAAACTTAAATCACGGTTACTTCCTATGAATTTAATATAATTGTCCTTTGTAGTAAACATTGTTTTTATGTCACCATTATTTAAGGCTGTAAACAATGTATCTGTTTTATCATTTTCTAATTTAGTAATTATAGTACTAATTATTTCAGTTACTGTAATACCAATACAAGATGCTACTGCATTTAAAAATCTTTGATTTTCCTGATTAACGCCATATTTAAAATAATAACCATCCTTACAACTTACCAAAATATTCTGTCTCATTTTTTTTGTTTTATTTAACAATTTATTAAAATAATAATTTAGATATGTTGGCAAAAATCCAAATCTACCTTCAGATATTTTATTTGAATCTTGAAGAATGTATAATTTTTCACCTATTACTTTTGGTATTTTTTCATGTTTAACATTATGAGGTACAACACATGATTTGAAATTATCTACTTTCTCAGGATTGACTGATAATACGGGGTCCTTCTTGAAACAACATGGCATACATTGGCCAGACGGGTTTGAACTTTTCGATAAAAAACCAATATGAATATTCTCACCATTTATTTTCGGATCACATGAATAATATATAGAATTAATATTATTACCTTCCTCGTCGCGCGCTTCCAAACCTACAGCCCTGATTACTATATCCTTTTTAGTATTATCAAATTTAGTAACTATCTTTTTCTCATAAGTATTTGTTTTTGAATCCTTTTTAAATCCTAAATTTAAGACATCATCAAGTTTTACAAATTGAGTAGGCTGTCGAATTAAATCACCACTATTTTGACAGGAACGAGACCACTGATTTTGTCCTTTATCAGGAGTAAATCCAATTCTTGATTTATCAACATGTTCCATAGATTTTATCTTTTTCTCTTCTTTCTCATAATCAACATATTCCAAAACCTTATTTCTTCTTTTTGCAATAGATGTTATTTTCTCTAATTTCTCCTTAAAATCCTGATATTTAGCATTTTTTTTTAAATATGTTTCAAAGTATAAATACATTAATGTTTCATAAAATGATATAATCCTATCAAGTTGACCCGCATCTCTTACACCTGATACTCGCACTTTATACCGATCTCTTTGTTTACCTTGAATATCAATACCAATACCTGGAGGTTTGTGTTTTGCATATGTATCTATTTTTTTTAATACATTTCTTGATTTCTTAATATTTGGATATTTATTCCTAACTTTATTAATCTCTTCAACTGCCCTCTCTACAGAAATATTAAACTGTTTTACAATTTCATCTATTAATAATTGTTCGACATATTCATAATTTCTCATAAAATATAAAATCTTTTGTTCTATTTTTAACTGATTTTCATATTTCGACACCCTCTTATATCTTAAATACGTACCGAATTTCCCCATCTCAGATTCACCTTTTTTTGACATCCTTTTCCTTGGTTCAATAACCACTGCTACATATGGAAAAAAGAACCTGGAAAATTCTGATAAATCATTATGTCTTACCATATATTTATCTGGTAATTCAAATTGTTGAATTGTATTCAAAAATGCATACTTGAATTCTTCATCATATGGTATATGAAAAGTTACTTTGTTATTTTCCGTATTTATTTTTTTTAACAATTTTTTAACATATATATATGTTTTATAAATATCATCAATTGTAGCATTATCATCTTCTTTCCATTGGATTTTATACTCAACCCTTCCCATATCATTAAGGTTAATTGCTGTATACTTATTCAAGGATTTATCATCATTATTTATTTTCATTTTAAAACTTATACCATATGGTGCATTTTCGAACCATTTCCCTAATATATAAATGTTTTCCTTATCATTACTTAATTCATTCATATATTTTTCACTATATTTGAAGATAATTTGACCATTTGGTGTCTGGTATTGGACAAATGGATATTCTTCGCCGACTTCAAATTTAGAAAAAATTCTATACAAATCTATAACTGACCGTTGTTCATCAACTGTCTTTAAATTTATATGAATAACAGAGTGGGTAATATGTGGTTTCTTAAACATTTTACTTTTTTTTGCTTCTATCTTTGCATTTTCAACGACCTTTATAATTTCATTCTCCATAACTAAATCATTTAAAATAGTCTCATTCGTTATTTGCATCCTAGATTCTTCTATTTTATTTGAACCATTTAAATATTCAATAATCTGTTTCATATTATCAGGTTTTATTCTAGGAAAGTATATTGCTTTGTATAATTCTGTAATATTTTTTAATGACTCAGTATCAGGATTGTAATTCTTACCTAAATCATTATAAATATCTAACATAAAAATTTCATTATTAGTGTAATACACATCGTAATCATATAAAATATTGTTGTCATCATCTTCCCTTTTAATTTTATTACCATACTTTTTTAATGTATCTCTCAATAATTTCATGTTCTCTCTTAATTCTTCATAATATCTAATATTATTATTAATTTCAGTATCTATTGTAAGCAAATCTGATTTTCTTATCCATTTTTGACCTATCATAATTTTCTCTATTTTATTATGGAACACATATTCTGACCATAAATATTGTCTCGATGGTATTATATAGGAATTCTCACCAAATTTAATACTATTTTTAATACTAACACATATTTTATTCTTAATATTTTTTATAGTATCATCCTTGAAAATATATTGTGATGTGACATAATGTTTATGATATACATTTTTTAAAACATCATCAAACATCAAATTGTTCTTGGATTCATCGAAAGGAACAATTGTACTTTTTGCTTTTTTAAATACATTTGCATCATTAATTGCTTCCTTTATTAAAGATGATGTTTTGGTTAGATTTTTGTCCTCATCGATATCAGTATCTTGATAAAGTTTCTCTAATTCAGATAATTCTAAATCATCTTCTAATTCCTCAATCTCTTCATCTATCTCATCTTCTTCAAGCTCGAGTTCTTGTTCTTCAATTTGTTCATCAATATTATCTTCTTCACTATCTTCATCTTCACCACCTTCCATATCAATATTATTACAATGTGGGCATCCAATTGATTCATCATATTTAGTAAATTTTGAAATGATCTTCTCCACTATTTTATTCTCATTCTTTCCACCTTTTTGGTTATGTTTATTTAATATACCAAATACTTCATCACTATTCTCAGATGTATAACCAAATGAAGATTCCTCATCAATATCACTTGATATATTTTTAGTATCGTCAATTAATACCTTCTTCTTAATACCACTAAAATCTAAAGACTCGTTTTCTTCTTTCATTAATGCCAATCGGTGTTTTTTATGTTCTTTCCTTAATAAATCATCTCTTACAGTTGTCCCATAATTATACAATACTCTTCTTTCTGATAAACTATACGATTTTATATGATGATCATACCATTTCTGGCCTCTTGCTTTGACAACTTCATTTTGTTGTGTGTTATTTTTTAATATTTCATTAATAATATTGTTTATGTGATAAGTATTAAAAAATTTTTTATACCAAAATTCACCATAAAATTCATCTAAAATCTCCATATTATCTTTCGTTAATTGAACAAAACACTCATGCAAATTTAATTGTTGTATATCTAACAATATTTTATTAACTTTTTTAGGCACTTCACCAATGAATACATAAATATTATAATGCGTCCTTCTATTATCATTTTTATATTTAAAAATTAACTTAATCGGATCGTTCATATATTATTATATATGTTTTTTTATTTTAGATAAAAAATTATGAATGGATTCTATTTGATGATAAATGTTTTGATAAATTTATCAAATGTTGTGGCATCATATTGTGTTTTATCCAATTTTTATATGGTATATCTTTTGATACATGGTCAAAAACATTCCTTAACATTTTATAATCATTACATATATTTCCATTGGAAAATATATGATCACAACAATCTATAGATAAATTATCAAAACATTCCAAACATGATTTATAACATTTGAAATCAGATTTGGTACAATTACATGCTAATTTACATTTTGTTGATGTTATTAAACAATTAGTTCTTAGTGAATTATAATATGCATGGTATGACATAAAAATGAAAATTGGTAAAAACATTACTAATATTAAACACTTCATTTTTATTGAATAATATAATTGTAGTATAAAATAATGTAATAATATGTTTAAATTTCAATTTTTTACAATGAACATAGAGACCAATATGTTGACATATCAATTTTTAACATGACAATAAATAACATAATATTTTACACATAACACACCAAGAAATTGTTGTGGACAATATAAACCAGGCAAATTCACATGTAACAGATCTAGCAAAACCATTAGGTAATGGATCCCTCCATAATGTTAAAATCAAAATAGACAATACAATTGCAACGCTTATAATTATATTTATAATTGTAGGAGCTAATTTTTCAATCAAACAAAATACTGAAAATACAAATATAATTGGTAAAAAATATCTATATGGGTATTCCATTTGTTAAGATTATAATTATTGTAATATATTAATATTATAATAACTTGAAATATCAATTTTTTTAAATAATAGATTCAGATATTGTTAAACCACAATATTCTTCAGAATTGTTATTGAAATCGATTCTTCTATAAATACCACATTTTGTCCCACAATTTGCAAAAAATGCAAAAATCTTTTTGAATAAATCACCATGACCATATTCTGGACATCCTACATGGGATAATTCATGTAAAACTACATACATTAATAAATTAATATCATGTAAAGAACCAGTATATTTTGACCTCAAACAAAATACTAACTGTTCACCTTTATTAATACTATAACTTGTATAAGAACTATCGGCACTACTTTCACTTATAATTACATTTTTAATTCTATCTTGTAATTGTTCAATATATTGTTTGTTGGCAACAAAATCTTTGTTATCTTTATTTGCATAAACATAATCAATAAATTTATTAATATTTACATTAATTTGACCTAACATATCAGCAGCTTGCTGTTTATCTGGAACATCCCTAACTAAATACTCCACGTTATTAATATTTGATTTCACATACTTTACTTCATGCTTTTCTAATTTAAATATTATGAACAACAATATAATTATGATGGTTAAAACAATGTAAATTACCATTATATTAATTAAATAATATAATATTTGAATTATAGGTAAAATTATATCATTTATTGTAAATTTTATTTTCTAATTGAATAATATAAGAATTAAATGGGAAATATTATTGGTCAAGAACAAACCGTTAACAAAAAATATAATGATCAAGAAATTAAACAAAATATCAAAATGTTGTTTGAAAAAAATAAACGTAATGATGTTGAAATAAGTTCCACACTTCATAAAACCGCTAATATATCACCAACTGAAACACAAGAACATATTGGTGGCGTTAATGTTGATGAAATTAAATTTCAATCATCTAGAAATAGATATTTAAGACACAACATTGAAGAATATGTCGAAAATTTACAAAGACAATATGGTGGACTTGTTGAAGAAAATGCATTACCAGAACAACAAGATGAATCAATGAATGAATTCAATAAAATTAAAGAATATTTATTAAATGAAAATAATAGACAACAAGGTGGTCAAGATGAATCCGATTTCGCAAATTTCTCATTCTCATCATCATTCTCAGAGAAATCTAACGGAAATGAAAAATCATTCTTTCATGCCCTAATTGGTGGATCCAAAAAAAATGCTGACACTTCAAGTTTTGCAACAACTACAACTTTGACTGCTGATGATAGCAATACTACCACTGAATCAGAATCATTACCTGAAACTGAATTAACTGAATCTGAAAGTTCAAATGTTTCATCAACTTTTAGTGAAACAAGTGATGCTAAAGTTCCTACCGACGGAAAATTTAGTTCTACATCTTATACCACAAGTCAAAATGATAATACCCCATATATTGTTCAAAGCACTGAATCAAGTATCGATACTTCAATTTCTTTAAATGAAAATAATAATATGTCAAACTCCGAATCATCTGAACTTAATATCGTCCCATTTTATAGCACTGAATCAAGTAACAAACATCCATATGTTGCAAGAAGATTTAAATAAATAAATTTTAAAATTTTATCGTATTATTATTAATACAATAAATTTATTTTGAATTATAAATCATATATATTGGCACTAACAATATACCATATTGGGCGACAAATGCTAAAAACATTATGAAGAATGCCCATACCAACATAATATCATTTCCTGATACATTAGGTCTCCTTTTATTACTATTACCTAAATAACCACCACATCCAAACAACAATAATATTGGAATAATACATCTGATGTTTTCAGGAACAAGAAAACTAATACCATGTGATATTATGGCAGTTGTAGCACCAGCTAAAGAAGCTAACAAAAGTGTAGACAATGGAAAATCTGGAAGCGACTCTTTATTAAAGGAAGTTACAAATCCTGTACCAAAACCTACAAATTGTAAGAATGATGTACAATTTACCATATCAAAGATTGCAGTCAAGTATGAGGCCATTCTTTATTATTGTTAGTATATATAATTGTATTGGTATGTAGATGTATGTTATAATATGTTGTAAATTCAATTTTTTATTGATTTATTTGTTACATAATTCATAATTTGTTACTAAATACAAATTATCCTTCCATTTTTTAATATACTGTATTTTGTAAAATTCACCAACAACCATATTATTAATCTCATCAATATGAATCATTAATCTTTTTGAGTTATTAACATTATTAGTAACTATTTCATGATAATTGCCAATATTTAACTCTGCAACTGTATTTAAAAATCCTTTTATGAGTTTCGTTACATTATGAGTCTCGCATGGAAATATATCAACTATTGACTTTACTGAAATGTCTGTATACCACGCATAAGATTCAGGTATAAATTTATAAGTATCACCTATTTTTAGTTTATTATAAAGATCTATAAAATTTGGATGATCTTTATTCAAATATAAATTCTGAATATTATTTGTTGGTGTTGTTGAAATTTTAAATTTTGTTTTATCAATTGATTTAATATTTGTAACGGTCGCCTCAAAACTGTCAGATTTTGAATATGTCTGTGAATTTGTAACTATGATACTGTTATTTTTATTTAAACTATTAATATTATTATCAATGAGATATTTTTTATCGCTTTCATCGTTAAATACGTTACCCATTGTAAGATAATATTAATGGTATTATATAATGTTGCATGTATTTTTAATATCAATTTTTTTAATATATATTTGATGTAAACTATCCAATGTAGACCAGGCCATTATACATCGCTATGGTAACATTATAGATACTCATGGAGAATAGTTTTAGCGTTGTGTATCGGCCAGGTCAATATGTGTAATTATAATCCTAATATTTGTATACCATTTGAATAATATTGTGATATATATGTCATAATAATATTATTATAAATATACTTATCATTTTACATTTTACATCTTTTTTCTTGCATTTGTTTTAATAACTTTATCCTTACTAACATATCAGGTTTCATTTTATTCTCTGTTATTATCAATGGAGACGCAAGAATACAACTGATATTTTCAACTTTTTTAGGTTCCTTATAATATTTAACATTACTATCATCTTTCGCTTTTTTATTCCATAATATATGGGAATTAAGTGTAACTTCACAAAAGGTTGAAGTATTTATCTTAATAAAAGATAAACCAAAAATTAAATATGAAAATAGTGTAATAAATGAATTATAACCCATATGTATCAAATATGATGATAAAAAGTTATTTTGAATAACACATATATATCCTAAAAATGTTGTTATTGCAACTTGAAATACACATTGATATATATTTTTATTATATATATAATTCGAAGCATGCATCAGTCCAAATAAAATTGCATTTATATAATTATTATATTCTACATTAACTAATGCATTTTTAAGAACACTTCTAAATATTGACTCTTCTACTAAGGGAGCAGCTACACATACTTGTAAAAAAGAGGTTAACATTGACATTTTACTTATATATTGGTTTTGTTTTTTGAGATTACTTACTGAAAAATATATTGATAATAATGAACATCCAAATAAAATAATATTTTGCAACATAATTATTATATGTATTGTTATCTTTAAGTGTCATTACCTTTTGTAAAAGATATAACACGATAAAAATTCTTTGCAAATGCTTTTACATAAATTATGGTATATGAACTATTAACAGTAATATTTTTAATATTGTCAACGTGAGATAGTATCCTTTTTCCATTATTACTATTTTCAAAAATTATTTCACGATAATTTTTCAAACCAACGTATTCAGTACCTACAGTAATAAATCCTTTTATAACACCACTAATAGTATTTTCATCAGGAGACGAAATATCATTAATTGTTGCAACGTTATTATTGTATATATAGGTAAATTTATATGTTTCATTTTCTTTTAATTTATTATACAAATCAATAAAATTTGGATGGTCTCGCTTCAAATAGAGATAGTTTTTATCTTCCCATGATTTGTTTGAATTATTAAATGTTGGATTAGAACTTATTTTAAAAGATGTATTTAAATACTCATCAACTCTTGTAATTGTTGTTTCTACTGAATATTCCTTAATTTTACTTGGGTTCTGATTTTGTTCTATAATATTGACCAAAGGTTTATAATCAACATCTGTAAGTTTTTTGGCCGCTACAAATACATTACAATTAGTTGATATGTTAGATGTATCGGTACTTGGTTTATTACCCATAATGTTATGATAAGCATATATATCATAATAAATAAACAAATATTTGTGATTTCATTTTTTTTTAACTACATAATTTACAATCAGTAATGTAATAAAGGTTAGATCCAAAACTCTTTACATAATCTATTGTATATACTTTACCAATAACAATATGATCAGTTTTGGTTTTATCTATTAAAAGTCTACGGTTCTTTTTACTATCTTCAACTACAACTTCAGAATATGTAGTTAAATTTTTTTTCTCACTGGCAATATTCAAAAAACCTTTTACAATTCCACAAATATTGTATGTATTCGGCTCTTCCATATTAAGGATTTTTGGACGTGTTGCAAAAGGGAAACTTTTATAGCTGTATGTGAATTTATATGTTTTTCCTATTTGTATTTTATTATAAAATTCAATAAACCTTGGATTTGATTTCCTTAAATATAGATAATTAGAATTTGCATCAGCACAATCGAATACTTGTGGGTTACATTTTATGGCAAATTTTTTATTATCATCATAAATAGCCACTACAGTTGTTTCAATAGTATGTCCAGTTATTACTTCATTTTCTTTTATTATTTGCCCATCCTTGTCATATTCTAAATTACCAACATATCCAGAGCCTTTTATATAGTTACCCATTTTATAATATATACTAATTACTATGTTAATATAGAGTTACCATTTCATTTTTATTCATCAAAAAAAAATGAAATAATAATTTATTACTACTATTATTATCAATTATAAAGCATTCAATATGGAACACTTCCTAAAAATATGTTGTTGTGTATACCTTAACGTTGATGACGATACTATTGTAAAAACCAAACGTGACGACAACGTAAAATGTAAAAATGGTGGTGAAAAACCGTATAGAAAAATACAAAAATCATTGATATTTACATAATAAACCAACTTATTATTACAACCATATCATATTGGTTGTATTTTTAAAAGAAAAAAAATTGATAATAAAACAATATAACGTTTAATTTATAATATTAAATACTATAATAATACTATGAACATTATTAATAAAAGCAAAGTATCCTACGAAGTAATGTATTCCGTAACAGCACAACTTTTAGAGATTAAATCAAAAAAAGATGTCGATGAAAAAGGTATGGACTGTATGGCTTTATTAGCACAATTAAATAAATTAAATGATCCTAATATTAATCAATGTTTTAACCTCTTTTCAAATTTATTATTAGATGATTGTGCAAATGATAAATGTGATATTGATGTGAAAAAATATTTCAATTTGTTATTTCCAACAGTTGATTATTCAAGTATTCATATTGATAACAAACAAAAATCAGAAAATATAAATTTGGAAAATCCATTGACCGGATTACTTATTAAAGATACCGATCCAAAACATCCTATCGTTAAAAAGTTATCTAAAGAATCCATTGATGTGTTGAATAAAGAAAAATACATTATAAAACGGGGAATACATAAAGGTGAGAACATTATTCCAGATAAATATATTGCAAAGGAACCACGTAGAGGAGAGTTGAGATTTCTTTCTCCAATTGTTACACCTATTAAAAAACCTGATAGTATTAAACCGATTGAAGTTACTATTGAAGAACTACTTGAACTTGTAAAACCTGAAATTGTTACCGCTCCTACACCTGTAATACTTGAAGCTTCTGAATCTAAAATCATTGAACTCATAACACCTGAAATTATTGAACCTGTGAAATTTGAAATTGTTGAACCTGTTAAAACAGTTGAACCTGTTAAAATTACAAAACCCTCCCCCATTTCGATGGCATCGTTAATTAACCCACAAATATTAGAACTTCAAAGAAATAAATTAAAAGAAGTTCAAAAAATCAAAGTTATTGAAAACTTTTACACTAAAAAATATGAAATGTCATCAAAGAATCTCATGACTGACAATACATCAGCAATATTTTATGATACACAAAAAAATGTTTTTACTAAAATTAACGGCGAGGTATCTTTACTTGATACAATCATCACAGATTTAGCAGCAAAATATAAGGTTGACAAATATAATATCAAAGTTATCTCCGATACTAATATTACATTGGACAGTTTGAAAAATGACACCAAATTTTTAGATGGACCATTTATTGTTCAACTAAATACTAATGCATATGATGCATATGTAAAAAATACAGAGACCAAAACTATTGAAGGATATTTATACAATAGCAGCCAATCCATTACTAATGTTCATCACATCGGAAAATATGGGTCATTATTTATTTAATTTAAGATTGTAATATATAGAAAATGGAAGATATATTAAACACAATATTTATTTTATTATCATATCGAGATATTTGCAATTGTATGGAAGTTAATAATTTTTTTTATAAAGTTGCATTGTCACAAAATATATGGTATTTGTTAACTACAAATGAATTTAGGGATGACGTAATTTATAAAATAAACTATTATGAAACATTCAAATTTTGTTTTAAAATGAATTATTTAAAAAGAAAAATATATTATTATGATACAATTATAAATTTTAACAATACAAACGAGTTATATTGTAGGAATAAACATATCATTGACTTGTCATCTGAAATATCATTGTTAGAAAATTTAAAAGTGTTATGTCTAAGTATTAATAAAATTGTCGCATTACCAAAAGAAATAGGAAAACTATATAATTTGAAACATCTATTGTTAGCTTATAATAATTTAACCACTTTACCAACTGAAATTGGGGACTTAAAACTATTAAAACAATTAGATTTGGCTAACAATAAAATATCAATATTACCCACTATTATCGGTAAATTATATAATTTACAAACGTTACATTTACACGGCAATAAAATTGTAACTTTGCCAACAGAAATCGGACGTTTAACTAATTTACAAAACTTGTATGCACCTAATAATAATATTTATAAATTACCAACTGAAATAGGACAATTATACAATCTTAGGATTCTACATCTGTGTAACAATAAATTATTTAATCTACCAACTGAAATCGGAATGTTGTGTAATTTAGATAGACTTAATTTAGAAAGTAATTGTTTAAGGACATTACCAACCGAAATTGCTATGTTAGATAACTTAAGAAAAATAAATTTATTTGATAACATTATTTATGACAAACCTATATCACTCCACGATATGGTTAACTTGGAAGATGTCTATATTTAAAATTGAAATGTGAATGTATTGTATGAAATTTATATATTATAATATTACAAAAATGTCATTCATTAAAGAGTCAACTATTTCAGATAATCCTGAATTAATTAGAGAACAAGAAGATGAAGAACTTTTGTCAAGTTCATCATCAACATCAAGCACAGCCTCGTCGAGTTCATCCTCGTCTGAAGATAGTTCAGATAGTGATGTGGACCAAGGACCATCCAGATGGCAACATTGGGAAAAATGGCAAGGTCCGTGGTATAAAAAAAATATGTTAAACAACAAAATTATTCCAAGGTCAGGCAAAACCGTAAATTTACTACCATGTGATAGTGATAATACAATAAGTATTTCGATGGAGGCTGTTGCATTGTCACCAACAATACAAAATATGATTAATGATTTTGGAACTGACAATACATCGCCAATACCCCTTGTAGAAATAACTACTATCACAGCAAAAAAAATTGTTGAATATTTGGAATACCTTTATGATAACCCTAAAAATACAGATTGGAATATCAACACTAAACAAGAATTTAGTGACTGGGAGAAACAATTTAGGGAAGTCGATTATAATTTATTAGACGATTTGTGTCTTGCATCCAATTTTTTAGATATAAAACCATTATTAAAATTATGTTGCAATAGAATCGCGATGATTTTGGAAAATATAGAACCTGAAAATATGGGACATACATGTGCCGAATTATTTGGAACCGCTAATGATATACCAGAAGATGAATATAAACAAATGATGGAAGATCATGATAAATATTTCACAAGCCAATAGATGTCCATATGTGTACTAAAAAATTGATATTTTGATTTATTGTAATATTATTTATAACATATATTATAATAATTGTTCGCGCTAATATCACAATGAACAACATTGATAAATTAGAACAATTTTATGTAACTATTTTAAAAAAGAAAGAAGGTATGGAACCAATTGAAGAGTACTGTAAAAATGTTTTTGAAACAGTAATGAAATCAATTGTTTTCGATATTCCATTTGGCACTTTGAATTATACAATAAATATGTATAATGTATTTTTAGCTGTTAATAAGAAGTTAATAAAAAGAAAAATATCAATAATATGTTTACTATTTTCAGATGGACAAAAAATATTTGTAAATAAACAAAAATTGACAAATATTACATTTTTCAAAAATTACTTTGAAATGAATGATGTTACCACTAATGATATAATTTTAGACTTTCCATTAAATGATATACTTGATGATTATGACACTATGTACAAAATGATATCATTTATAAATTCGGGAAATGTACCTTTATTTGATATACATGATTATAACATTTTACGTAAAATGGCGATTGTAAATAATTACTTATTAGATGTAATTAGTGATGACAATATAAAATTTGTTGCTCAAAACAGCAATGATAAACGATATTATGGTGTGGATCAATGTCATACATCTATGACAACGCTTCTGCAAACCTATGCTGAGGAGATATTACATAAATTGACAAGTACTGAATTTTGTTATGTCGATGGATGTTTTAATAACATTGCTGAATTATTAGATATCCTTAATATTAATGATAAAATATATATACCACAAAATAGTAAACTTTTACAGTTGGCTGATATATTGGTTACATCACCTTTATGTAAATATTTATGTAAAACTACACTGAATACTCTCACTAATAAAAATTTCTGTTTGACATTTTCAGATGGTAACCAGATATTTGAATCAGAATATATATTACGAAACATATTATTTTTTAAGAATATGTTGGATAGTATGACATTAGATGGAACAATTAAAGAAATAAAATTAACTGGATGTATTGATGATTTTAATGTTATGACTAAAATTATAAATTATGTTAAATTTGAAACATATAATTCCTCACAAAGCCCTAAATCATTATATAAATTAGCAATTGTTGACAAGTATTTAATTGAAGTTTTAAATAGTAGATACTCAAGTAAATTATCAGACAAAATTATTGTACAAAAAAATAGATATGCAAGAGATTACAAAAATTATAATGTAGAAATACTTGACATTATTTTTAACTTAAATAAATTGTATAATGTTAAATCCACTATATATATAAATGAAGTTGTAACAATTCCAGATTACAAAACAACATTATATTATTTGGAAAATCAAGTACAGTTCGATAATTATGTTAAAAATAAGCTTTAATTAAAAAAAAATGAATTTTTAAAACTATATAATTATTTATTATTAAAACATAAACTATTCATATGGATAATTTTAATAACTTCATAATTCACATATTTAACAAAACATTTCTTAATCCAATAGAATTATACTGTAAACGAACATTTGATAACAAATTAAGAGATAACATGGTAAATGATACAATAAGTATAAAACATATTTGTGAAGAAGTCTATAAAACGTTATTACAAGACAAAGTTTTCATAGTATCTTTAATATTTTCAGATGGTAACAAAATATTTGTTGACAAAGATACATTATGTTGTATAAAATATTTTGAATATATATTAAAAGATTGTGCAACTTTAGAAAATGTTATTATAGAAATACCACTAAATGGTATACTTGATAATCCTATAGTTATGAAAGAAGTAATATATTTTGTAGATAATGGAACTTGTGTTGAAAAAATCGATTGTAACTTTTTATACCAGTTAGCACTTATTAATGACTACTTATTGGAAGTTAGTGTTGAAAATAAAATCACAAATAATAAAAAATTATGTAGTTTTGATATTCAACATATGATTTACAATATATTAGTGGTCGCAAAGCTGGAAAAAGGAAATAAAATATTATATGATTACATTCGCAGTGTAACGATAAATATGTTATATAGTATTGATAAATATGATAGAGAATGTTTTGATACTATGTTCCATTTGTATAATTTATATAAAATAAAAATTGACAAATATCTTATCCCTGATCGTGTTATAAATCATAATTCTGGATTTATTGGTTCATTATTACATACTGCACTGAATTCGAATGATAAAATAAGAGTCAGTAGTATTATTGCAAAATTAGATGCAGATCTTGAAAATGTTGATTTATAATTTTTTATGAATAAAATTGAAATCATAATATATTGATAATATGATTATATTATATCAATAAATTATTACGAAAATATGTCCCAAGATGACAGATTTATTTGCTTGACATTTTCAAATGGAAAACAAATATTTACATCCAAACATACATTAGATAATATATCATTCTTCAGAGATTTGTTAGAATGTGAAGTATTTGATGATGAACATATTACAGAAATACCACTAGTTGGTGTTGTCGATAATTACAATATTATGGAACAAGTTATAAATTATGTTACTTATGGTTCATTTCACGAATATGAAGATATTGAACAGTTGTATGAACTTGCACTTGTTGATAATTATTTAGTTGATGTTTCAAGTGATGGTTCATGTAATTTAACTGAAAGAATTATGTTACATAAGAATAAATTTCTAAACAAAAGAAAATATACCAAAAAAATTGTCGATACAATTTATAAATTGGACAATCTATATAATGAAAATTCAATGATGTTGATGGGCGACCTTGTTAAAATTCCTGACTACAAAGAAACATTATTATATTTGGATAATAAAGAATACTTTGATAACTATATGAGATAATAAAAATTGAATTTATAATGTTATATAAATACATAAACAAATAATGTATAATTCATCACTATATGGACAAATTTGAAGCATTTATAATATATGTTCAAAATAAAAAGAAAAATAAATTAGATCCTATAGAAAAATACTGTAAAAATATTTTTAATAAAACATTAAATAAATCAGTTTTGGATTCCTTTACAACAGGATATAATGTAAATGTTCATGATGTTCTTACAAAAGTATATAAATCATTATTAAAAAATAATGTGTGTATTATCTGTTTGTTATTTTCAAATGGAAGTAAATTATATATAGATCAATATGCATTATGTAATATTAAATATTTCAAAAATATGTTTGAAAATACTGATTGTATGAATAATGAATGTGTAATAACTGAAATACCTTTGATAGATACTTTAGACAACTACCCTATAATTAAAAGAATTATAAGTTTTGCCAATTATGGAGGAATAAAAATTCGTGATCCATATGATCTATATAACATTGCTGTAATTGATAATTATTTACTTGAAACTGTTTGTAAAAAATATGAAGGAATACATTTGGAAGATGATAGTGGAACTTATGATAATCCAAAATTTATATCTGATACATTGTTAAATATAATATGTGCACACTTACATTTAATTTTTCATAATACAAAATGTGAATCTTCAAAAGATATGTTTAATACTATTTACAATACATGTGTAATGTGTAATGTTGATATAAATAGTATCGATATACCTAAATATCTTCTATATGACCAAGCATTTATGGAATCCCTATTTTATAAAAATTTAAATAATGATGCAAAAAAAACTTTTAGAGGAACGAAGATTGTTTATCCTTGATATGTGTGTATTTTATTTTAGTTATAATTAAAATAAAATTGATAATTACACTTATTATGATATATACTTTTTTATTATAATAACATAACAAATGGATACATTTGAAGATTTCATATTATATGTACAACAAAAACCAGTGGACCTTGAACCTATTGAATTATATGCTTCAAAACTATTTAAAGATGAAATGTTTGACTTAATAGATCCGACACAAAAATTAAACAGCACTATAAACCTACACGATGCTCTTGTGAATACATATAATATGTTTTTAGAATATAAAACTTATATTATTTGTTTGGTATTTTCTGATAATAAAAAAATATATGTATGGGAAGGAAAATTGTGTGATATAGAATATTTTAACAACATGTTAGAATATCATGAACCTGAAAATATTATTACCGAGATACCTATAGTTGGTATTCTTGATAATTTCACTGTTATGGAATCAATTATTGATTTCGTAAATTATAATGGACGGTTGAAATATGATTCAGAATTTTTATATCAAGTTGCGTTATTGAATCACTATTTATTAGAATGTGTTTATGATGGCCATGATGATTATGATTCAGAAGACGATTACAGTGAAAATGATGACAGTGAAATAGAATCCATAACATTATTAGAACATTTAGAAGAATGTATACTTGACTATTTTGCAAATACCACTGAGATATCTAAAACTATATGTGACACTATCTACAAAACATGTATATTATGCAATATTGACCCATATAGTGTTTATATTCCCGATAATATGTGTAATAATCAAGAATATAAACAATCATTATTATACAGAAAAACTAAATCCAAAATATAAATAATTTATTATAAAGAAAATCCACCATTATCATCCATTTTTTTATTTTTAACATTTATTGTCTTTCCCTTCTTTTTAACTGCAGTATTTGTTACCCTTTTTTTAGGTCCTCCTTTATGCACTAACACTTTTTTATCTGTAAGGTCTTCAACAACATCAAAATTTTTTACAAAAATCTTTGTAAAGCTCTTTTCATCCTCGTCTTCTTCATCATCATCATCCTCATCCACAAATGCATCTTTATTTTTTGCATTTTGTATTTCTTCTAACAATTTGAAATAATAACCAAGTGGTCTCTTACCTTCTCGTCTGTTCATTTCTTTTATGATACATGCTTCAAACAGTTTCTCCGGATTTGGTATTAAGTGTTCTAAGAATTGGACACATGGATTCAATATTTGATTTGTTATGTAAAATACATAATCTATTTCTAATTTATGTTCTAATATATAATCTGGATGCTCAACCCTATCACCCTGAACTTCGATTTCACCTTCTGTTCTGATGTATACAAATGGAACTCTGTCATTGGATTGTGGAGCTGAACCTTTATCTCTATCTGCCATTCTATCTGCTAAAACTGCATGAACCATACGAGTTCTATCTGCATAATATCTGTCATCTTTTGATTTATTTTGTTCAATCTTCCTCTCAGTTTTTGTCATTGCTGGACCTTTCAATGTTTTACTCATTAAAAATTTGTCAATGCCATACTTACCAGTGAAAATTGAATTTAATGTTTCTTTGACAAATTTAATTGCAATATCTTTTGATTTATCTTGTAATATAGATCTTACGATACCACCAAATACAATTTTAACAATTGGAGCATAATCTCTTCTCTTTAGACAAATACCCATGGAACTCTGATAATGATCTACTGTATTAAATTCATATTTCTCACCTACATACCTTTTCTTACTTAAAATTACAAAAGGATAAAAGGTTTTTTCATATCCCATATTTTGTGGATGTGGAATAATTTTATGTAAAAGGGAACTACATAATTTACCCAATTCAATACTTATTCCTAATGATTCAATACCATCTATTATTTTACCTTCATCCCTTATTAAAAAGTTAATGAAAATACTATCTGTATCGCCATATATAACATCTGGATTAATCACATAAGTTTTCAAAGTCTTTTGGATACTTTCATAAAACCAATTGGTATAATCACTTTGATTTGTAAGTTTTAATACTGGATCAACAAACTTTGGTCCTGGTGGTGTTTTGTTATTTTTAAATATACTCAAATATTGATATCTGTCACCAGTTGGATCAGTTTTGAGAATTTTAATATTGTCTTTACCTATTAACTCATCTATCTGTTTATCAAACAACATTTCCATGAAAGTTTCATAACCTTCTTTATCACCACTTTGGATAATGTCAACAACCTTCTTAAATAAGATTTCAGTAAATATTCTGGCAACATTCAACATCTTTCTACCGACAGTAGTAGTGCATGCAGCAACATCTTTGTCATAAATAGAACTTGTCCTTGCACCTGTTTGTCCATAAATGGAATTTGCACTAATCTTATATGCCAATTGTAATGATTCCAAAATATTCCATTTAAAATCATCTGTTTCTGTCTTTTGCAATTTTCTGGTAGCTGCTCTCGCATTTAACAAATCTATCAAAACTTCAATTAATACACCTCTTTTCTTCTTATCATCTTTAGGTCTTGCAAATGTACATGTTTTAGTTGTGCCATCTTTGTTTGTATATGTAACATCATCATAATAATAATCCGGTAAATTTGCATAGGCTGGGTTTGTCACTTTACATTCTTGGGAAAAATTACCTGCTATCATTGAACTCGGATACAAACTGTTATAATCCAAAACTGGTATGGGGTCATCAAAATATATACCTGTTTTTGGTGTAAATACTGTCGCCCCTTCATAACCATACAACAAATCTTCTGCCTCTTTCTCTGCCTTCAACTCTGCTTTTGTTTTCTTGGCATCTTCTTCTTTCTTCTTTTTCTTATCCACATATGGTCTTTTAATAATTGGTATTAAATGATTTCTCTCTCTACACTTCTTTGACACCAAACTTAAACATTTGACACCTTGACCTCTCAAAAATATATATGATAAAGGCACATGACATACATTTGCCATTGCACAGTTATTTGTAATGATTTGTAATTTGTTGATTAGTTTGTTTACTAAAACACAATCCTGTATACAATTATGAACAACAATACCACCTGCAATATATGAATGATTATTTTCAATTTCCATATCATATACTTTCTTGATACCTACTGATTTTCTACCTATAATTTTTAAATTATAGGTTGGTATAAGTGTATCATCTTTTTTAACTGAATATGGATGTCCCCCATCACTATTTATAAAATATGATAATGCACCACAATTTATTAAATAATCTCTAACTGATGGAAAATGTTTTTTTTTCATAGGGATCTCTATAGAATTTAATCTCCCAGAATTTACTCTTGATCTTATTGTATTATTATCTGGTAAAGAATAATGTTCATTATAAATAGGTTCCTGTTGTCTAAGTAAATCATGTGCTTGAAACATAGCTTTTTTATAATCCTTATAATTATTATCATTTTTTATTTGTATAGTTTTATTAACAACCCAATTTGCTTGTTCACTAACTTTCTGTTTTAATTTATAATATGATGATGCAACAGCAAGTCTAATATTTTTATTCAGACAATATCTAACTCCAATATTCTGTTCAAATATTGGCAAACTTTCCATATCAATACAAAGGGTTATTGAAAAATTTTTATCATTTTGCCAAGTTGCTACCTCCTTTGGGTTTTGAATACTGGATTTTATATTAAATTTCAATAATAGTTTTGATAAATCATTCATCATTTTCTTTAAACTATCTAAATATTTAATAGATTTAGTTTGTGAAAATCCACAATTGGTAAATTTTTCTACACCAAAACACACAATATTACCATCTCCTCCAAATAGCCCTCCCAAGAACTCTCTTATTACAGGCAATGGACAATCATCTTCTAATAAAAATTTTGGAAATCCTGAATCTTGTTGAACTCTACCTCCTACGGGTATTCCTGGAATTGATAAATATCCTTTTGACAATGACCTTGGTAATGTTATACTAAATGTATTTGTAACCTTTCGAATATTAATATCTTTTCCCGTCAACATTTTCATATCATTTCCAATATTTATGGCATCAAGTTCTGTCCCCATATAAACATTGGCCCTATCTTTAGTGATAGTCCCATCTGTTAATACATACCCTAATATTCTCATGTAAGCCATTGTTCTATTGTATTCAATATCATTTTTCAAATTATATTCATTAAAATGCCAATCTGAATACTGGATAATATCATTTACAATATTTGATACCGGTAATGTAAAACTTTTTACAATCTTATCTGTATTTAGTTCTAAATCTTCGGCTTTTACCCATGTATTATTACTGGTCAAAATTTTATGATCACCAGTACATGTTAATGTAGTTCCATCTTCAAATGTTAATTCAACGCATTCCCTATGTCCATTATCAAAGAATTTGGCTTGTTTAGAATATACCAATCCTTTCTTTTCTTCATGCCATGATAACATATTATTATTATAATTATTCAAAGTTTCAATGGGTACGCAACTATTTGTTGTCATGATAGGAGTCCCTTCAGCTATGCAATATTTAGCGATAATACTGCGTTCTTTTGATGTTTCTTCTTGCATTCTGAAAATATCATGTGCACTTACATCATCTTTTGCTTGACTCCAAAATACTGTATATTTGTCCAACATTAATGCTTCATCTTCTAAAATTCCATCAATAACAATTGTATCATACACATTGTCATCTATTTTTGCTGATTTTGGAGCAATTTTCAATACTTTAAATTTGGAATCATTTTTATATGAATTGTCAGAGAGTCCATCATTAAAACATATTTTAATGAATCTGTCAACTTCCAAACCATAAATACCTTTAGTATAAATTGTTGTTGTGTTTTCATTTGCATTTGGTATTATGTTCGGAGTTTTATGGACACAGTTGTCTTCTGCTATTAACTCATTGTTGTCACCAACATCTAAAAACTTGATTTTATCTCTAATAAACTCTGCAGCAACATTATCTAATTTGTACGACCCTAATTTATAGTCTCTTTGCACTACTTTCATGACATCGATATTTACTCTACCTTCAATTTGAAAATAATACAATATGTTTTTACCGAGTGCTGCAGAAGATAAATCTTTCTCAATATATGGACATTGGACATTCTTAATTCTACTTAATTTACAAAATGCAGTATAACAACCTAATAATCTTGCTCTGGCTTCCAAATATGGATAATCAAAACCGTAAATGTTATAACCTGCCAAAACATCTGGATTTGTTCTTACAATAAGTCTTGTCCATGCTAACAATAGTTCTTTCTCAGTTGCACATTGAATAACTTCAACACCTTCTATAGGATCACATGTCTTTAAAGTAATAATTGTTTTCAAATAACAATCGTCTTCACCGAATCTACAATATGTTGTTCCTATTTGGATAATTTTATCATCTGGTCTTGATGCTTGTGGAAAATTACCATCACAACTTGTACATTCTAAATCCCATGCAGCAGTTACAATTTTATTAATTGTTTTATCTTGCACTGGTAATACATTCTTCCAATTTGTTGATATTGATATGTCATCTGTTGATATGTTAGCATCACCGGTTAATGTTTTATATTTACTTATTCTAATAGTTCCAACTGAATTTAAATCTTGTTCATGCATAAACCTTAACATAGGATCAATATTTGTTTCAAATGCTTCATATTCAACTCCAGTTTTACTTTTTAATAACAATGGATGATTTATTTTCTTGTTAAATGCACTTCTATATGCGTTAAAACCTTGGTGACTGTAAAATATTAATTTTATGAATTTGAATAATTTGTAATTTGTAAATTCTTTAAATATATGTTTATCTTCAAATTCCCAATCCTTTAATGAATTTGCAACACCGGTTGTATTTGATTTGCTGTCTATGTATTGTATTTTATCTTTAACAACACTCAATAAAATTTCCACTTTATGTTTATCCCAATTTTCTGGAACCTTCACATAAAAGTATGGATTGAAGTTCTCAACTTTTACAAAAACTTTGAGGCCTTCCTTTGTAAGTCCGAACATTCTAATAACGTATTTGAGAATTGGGTCATCTTCAGTTTCCACCTCATCAAATGAGGTGGACCAGTCTACTACTTGAAACACTACATCTTGTTGTGGACTGTTTTTGACTGATCCCATATACTTATAATATAAAATATTTGACCTTTATATATTTTATATATCAATTTTTTATTGGAATGGGGTTTGAAAAGGTAGTATGTGTTTTTGTTTTGTGTAAAGGATGATTGTTTTGGGATATGGGAGAGATAAAAATTGATATTTTGAATGTATAGGAGCCGGGATGGAAGTTGTATGAAGTATAAAACATGAATAATACAAATGATGTAGTTAAAGATGCAGGAGTTGAAAATAAGGAAGAAGAAATTAAAAAGGATATAAAACAAACACAATCAGAACTTAGAAAATCATTATGGTATACATACGTTGGAGAGGATGTTGGCTCAACTACATGTTTTTGTTGTAATAGTTCAAAAATTACAGCACTCAATTTTCAAGCTGGTCATATCATAGCTAAAGCAAATGGAGGAGAAACAACATTAGAAAATTTAAGACCTATTTGTTCTACTTGTAGTAGTTCCAAGGGGAAAAAGAATATGGATGTATTCATTAAAACATGTGGATTTACAAAGCATAGAAATTGGAATGGAATACCAATAATAAAGAATGAATATGATAGAATATATTTTAAAAAATGTGAACTTGAAAAGGAATTACTTGGCATTGATAATGCTTTAATAAGACTCGAACAAGTGAGGCATGAGAAAAAAGTGATTTTAGAAGAACTTACTTTAAAATTATCTAATTTTTGATTTATATTTTGGTATTGATAAATAAAAACTAATATTTGTGATATATGGGATGAAATAACAAGATACTCAAGCAATTTAATTTTCGATCTTATAGTTTATTTATATTTTTTATTATAAACATTTTATATTATGAGTGCAAATATCCTGTTACAACAGGATATTTGCTCTACAAAATTATAATCGATTTGAATCATAATTATAGTTAATGAATAAAATATTTAAATAGTAAATATGATTATTAAAATAATCCTAATAATTTTCATCTTCCACAACATTAACTATAAAATAGCTCTCTAAAAACTATAATTTAACATACAAACCATATTTTGTCTATTTAAATTATAATTTCTTAACATATATAATCATTTGTGGGTCAATTGTGAAGATATAATTATTAATAAAATCAATTAAAATATATTATCATTTGTGGGTCAATTGTGAAGATATAATTATTAATAAAATCAATTAAAATATATTATTTTAATACCATAATTTAAATATCTTTATGACAAAAAATTAAATTAATAATTGTTACTAGGTAATATTTAAAATATTTACACAAATTTTTGTGTTGAAAATTTAAAATCCGACCTATCAACTAAAAAATTTATTTTTGTGTGGCCAATTTTATTTCAAAGTCAATTACTATAGATACCTTTTTTAATATTTTTCATTACATAATTCGTATTTTAAATACCGATTTTCATAATTTTATTGCAATATATTGGCTCCAAATGCGTGATATTACTCCAAAACACATCAAAAATACTACAAATCTATCATAAATACTCCATTTCGATTCAATTGCTTCTTAAATTGGAATATATTTATAGTGTTTAAACATATCAAAAATTACATTTTATGTTCAGGATTTAATAATTGTGAACTTCGTCGTAGGTAAAGTAAATGAATGTTTTGTTTATTATATTAGTAATAATATAGCTTATTAATGCGATTCCCGATACGTTTTATATAATGTCGCAATTTTTAAATTAGAGCATATTTATATACATTTACTTTCACAATATTGTGCAATTTTTAATTTATAAAAAATAAAATTTACATTTATAAATGACTACTAAATAAAATATTAAAATAATACATATAATTAAACTTAAAAAATTACACAAAATTTTGTGTGAAAATTTTAAATTTTGGCTCGTTAACTAAAAAAATCATATTTTCAGTACAAAAATTATTTTTTAGTTGTTTACATAGATACTTTTATTTATGAGTTTATATTTCACCTGATAAATTTATTGAAATTTCCTTATAACATTTTAACTACAAATTTACATTTAACTCCAAAACACATCACAAATACTCTAAAAATATCATAAATACTCCATTTAAAATCATTTACTTTTGAAATCATGACATGTTTATACCAGTTAAACCATACAATTATGAACAATTATTATCGTTTTTATATACTTTCGTGAACAAGTAAAAATATATCTACAAAATAAATGTATTTTTAATTTAATGTGTATAATAATACATAAACATATATTATATAATATATAATAACATGGATAATGCTATCATATGTAATACATGCAACAAAGAATTTTCTCGTGCATTTAATTTAAAAAAACATTTAAATAAAAAAAATAAATGTTCGGCAAATCCTAAAGCTTGTAAATTTTGTAATAAAGTATTTACAACTCATAGCAATATGATGAGACATATTAAAGATTCATGTCAAAAAGAAAATGAAGATTATTATAAAGAAAAAATACAACTATTAGAAGAAAAATTTAATAAAGATAAACAAGAACTTGAAGCTAAATTAAAAGAAATTACAGTACCACAAATAATAAACAACAATCAAACAAATAACAATCAAACAAATAATATTAATAATAACACACAAGCAAATTTAAATATGATGGTTATGACTAAAGACTACATTTCAAAGAATTTTCTATGTGACCCTATATTAAAACCATTAGATGATTATGATTTAATAAGAGAAGGTAACATGATTACTGATCCACATCATGCTGATGAAAATGTCATGTTTGTCAACACCATTTATTCACAATACGAGAGAGGTAAAATCGTTGAATATATTGGAGATATTATTTTATTATTTTACAAGCATAAAGATAATTTATCACAAAGATCATTCTGGTGTTCAGATGCGTCAAGAATGAAATTTTTAGTAAGAATTTTTTCAAATAATACTAATACATGGAAATTTGATGATTCAGGAATAATGGTTAAAGAAAAAGTTATAAAACCATTATTAGATTATATGGTCAAATGTATTGATGCTTACCGTATCAAATATTCATATAAAATGATAGACGAAACAGATAAATTTGAAACATTTTCAATTATTGTAACTTCAATCAGAAATGGGGGTATGTCAGAGGATGTTACCAAATATATAATTCCCCACTTCACATTAAATAAACAACTAGCCATCAAAACCTAAAACATCACACATTTCAACTCACACTCACATTCCACCCCATCATCAATCACATTGTTTTTACGATATGATTTATTCGCCATATTAGTATACTCCATCATACCACATGACCTTCTCAAATCAATCTCTTCCATGACATCATTCAATTGTGGATTATAAACAATTCCCCCTGTATTAAGTTCATCACTTCTTCTCATACTATCATCAATTTCCTTTACTGATTTAAACATGATAATTATACTTATAACTATCATATTAATATTATAATAAACAAATATCAATTTTTTCTCTTACATGATCAAACATCTACAATCATCCATTTCTCTTTGACTTCTGATGTTGTATAACTCATAAATATTACAAAAATGAACTTTCCCATCACTTCCAATACACGTATATTTTTGGTCACGATGGAATTTGTACTGATTATAATAATATTTACAATCACCACCCATATAACAAAATGTATTAATATATTCTTTCTCTGTTAAATTTTCCATGTTTTTAATTTGTGTGATTAAAGTACCATAAGCACCAACTTGATTAATTCCGTCTTCTGCAGGTACATATTTCACATCGTTCTTTACTCTAATACCAAATGGTCCAATCCAAAAATCATTGTCCTTATTTGTTCCAGTTTCATGCATGTATTTTGCAAATGGTGAATTATTTATTACATCAACTAACATACCAGTTCTCGGTGTGTCACAGTAATGGAGATCAACAAGATTTGTTGTGTTAAACGTATTACTCATATTGAGTATTTATTATTTTATATGTTATCGAATAATTCCCATAGTATATATATTTCAATTTTTTATTAAAAAGTTAAAACTTATACTATTTTATTATATATAAACAAAAGCATTTTACAATTTATCAACAAGTTGCACATATCAACTCCATAATTTTATGAGGCATCCCAATGATCATTGGGACAGTTTCAGGATTATCATTAAATCGATTAAATCGAAAATTCCCTTCAAAGTGAAATTTTGCGGGATCCTTTTGAAACTGATCATAGAAATTTTCCTTGTAATTATTGTAATTCGGACAGGATTCAAAATTGTAAAATTTGACACTTGATCCAATCCAAACAGTAATTGTTTCTTTTCCAGGGTTACGGAAGGATTGAGTCACTCGACTTTTATTATGTATTAATATATTAGTAATATCGTCATCCAACGTAACAATTTTCCCTTCTTTAAGAACATTAGCTCTGTATAGGTAAATTTCATTATTTTTCAAGTTTTGAGACATTTTAAACAGCTAAGGCACGCTAAATTAATCTTACTATAGCCCTTACAAACATTTCAAATTTCAATTTTTTTCCAGTTAAATTTCTATTATCGAATAAAATTGAAATCGAATCATTATAACTATATTTACATATATATAACAATATATTACCATGAAAAGATCATACGACCAAACCTTTAAATGTGACCAAGTTGATACTTTCCACGGTATAGAAATACCGAATCCATACGCATGGTTAGAAGATCCAAATTCTGAACAAACAAAAGAATGGGTCTCAAAACAAGCAGCATTAACAACTGATTACTTATCCACAATAGACATCAAAGATAAAGTTTTAAATAAAATGAAACAATTATATAACTTTCCAAAATATGGATGTCCATCAAAACATGGGGATAAATATTTTTTCAGTAAAAATAATGGATTACAAAATCAATTTGTGACATACATGCAGGATACACTACAATCAGATCCAACAGTATTTTTTGATCCAAACCTTTTGTCTGAAGATGGAACTATTACAAAAACCGATTCATGTTTTTCAGAATCTGGTGAATTCTATGCATACATGTTATCAGCAAATGGTTCAGATTGGAATACTTTACATATTAAAACAGTTGATTCAAATCATTCAATGGCTGATAAATTGAATGAAAAATTAGAATGGATAAAATTTAGTAGTATTAGTTTTACACATGATAACAAAGGGTTTTTCTACTCAAGGTATCCTGCTACTAAAAACAATGAAAAGGGAACTGAAAATGAAACATTACAAAATCATTCTTTGTATTATCATTATCTTGGTACAGATCAAAGTGAAGACGTATTAATTTACAACTGTCCAGATAATCCAAATTGGACAATAAGTGGTGATGTTACCGATGATGGCAAATATTTAATTGTTACAATCAGTAAATCATGTGATAATGAAAATTTATTTTACTATTATGAATTAACAAATTTTAGTCCAAAGAAAGAAGATGATATTGTAAATGTTGTTAAATTGGTTGACACCTTCGAGGCTGAATATAATTATGTGACAAATGAAGGACCAATATTTTACTTGAAAACAAATTTGAATGCACCATTATATAAGTTAATAACAATTGATATTACAAATTTAACTACATATGATGTTATCCCACAACATAATAAAGATGTCTTGGAACAAGTATATTGTGTTCATCATAATAAACTAATGGTAATATGGATTAAAGATGTAGTTCATGTTTTGTCAATGTATGATTTGACTGGTGAACTATTGAGCGAATTTAAACTTGACTTGGGAACTATCAGTTCATTTTCAGGAGATAAAAAATTAAATGAAGTGTTCTTTTGCCATGTATCTTTTTTGTCACCATCAGTGATATATACATTTAATTTTGATTCAGATGAGGATATGAAAGGGTCAGAGTTATCAATATTTAACCAAACAAAACTTGATGGGTTTGACATGAATTTGTTTTGTTCTAAACAAGTATTCTATCCAAGTAAAGATGGTACAATGATTCCAATGTTTATTATTCATAAAAAGGGATTAAATATGAATGGACAAAATCCAACAGTGTTGTATGGTTATGGTGGGTTTAATGTATCAATCCAACCATCATTTAGCACAACAATTTTAACATGGATTAATAATTTTAATGGTGTGTTTGCAGTTGCTAACATTAGAGGTGGTGGTGAATATGGCGAACAATGGCATGAGGCTGGTAAACAAGGTAATAAACAAAATGTATTTGATGATTTTCAATGTGCTGGTGAATATTTAATTGAACAATCATATACTTGTTCTAAGAAGTTAGCAATTAATGGTGGTTCAAATGGTGGATTGTTAGTTGCAGCATGTTTAAATCAAAGACCAGAATTGTATGGATGTGCAATTTGCGAAGTTGGAGTTTTGGATATGTTAAAATTCCATAAATTCACAATCGGACATTTTTGGACAAGTGATTATGGCTGTGCTGACAATAAAGCAGATTTTGAGTATTTAATAAAATATTCTCCAATACATAATGTTAATAAAAATAAAGTATATCCATCTACCATGTTAACAACTGGTAATCATGATGATAGAGTTAGTCCATTTCATTCCTATAAATATATATCAACTTTACAAAATGAATTAAATGATAATCCTAATCCATTGTTAATTAGAATTGCAATGAAAGCAGGTCACGGATCCGGGAAACCGACCAGTAAGATTTTGGAAGAGAAATCCGATATTTATTCATTTATTGCGAATGAATTAGGAGCAGTGTGGATAGATTAATTAAAATTGCTAAGTATTATTTGATAAAAGAAAAGATTGTTATTTATTATTTGTATGACATAATTTGTTTGTAACAATCATCGAATCCAAAAGTTATGACATCACGGTCATGTGGTAAGTCCTTATTTAATTCTCGAAAACTAACCTTGTATCTTTTTTTTTCATCAACCTTATTAAATACTTCAATATTTTTGTCTGCTAATGTAAACTTATAAAACTGGGGTTTTTTAATTATAAACGAGAATCCAGTAACTAATAATGTAACAAAATGTTCACTAACATCCGAAAACCAATTAGGCATGGTTTCCATTAAAAGATCGAATGGTTCATGATTTTTAATTTCAATAGTTTGAAAACTATAGAAAATTACTATTGAATTAAATCCGAAAACAATTCTCGCAGTTTGGTAACGAAAAGACACCTTTAAATAGCGGTCGTGGTCAGCACAAGCAATATTATGTATTACTGACGAAAAATGTCCGGAATTAACTAACGAATCCTCAACTATTGAAATAAATTTCTGACGAGCACTAATATGTGTCTTTTCGTTTACTTCGGGTAAACTTTCTGGTTCCTCTTCTGATTGAGCATCTCCTTCTGATTGAGCATCTTCGAATTGAGTATCTTCTTTGATTGCTTCATCTAGATGAGTAATTTCTTTTTGAGTCTTCTTTTTGTTCAAGATAATAGTAATTTTTCCATCTTTAAAGGTAAATTTAATATTATTAGAAACCAAAAAGTTTAATAATTGCGGGGTTGATTCCATTTGTTGTAGTATAAGGACACTACAAATCAATATAATGTGCCGAGTAATGAGTTAAAATTTCAATTTTTTAAGTAATACATATTAATGTAACTTATTAAAATTCTAAAAATTGTTTTTTTAAATCATAAAATAATACATCTACGATCATCATCATCTTGTTTTACATAATTCATTTTCGTATTTGTCTTATACACTTCATAAACATTTCCATAATACGGTTTAAAATCATCACCGATGTAAACATATTTATTGTGATCATTATCGATTAAAGCATTATACCATATACATCCATCACTAGAAGTATAACAGAATTTATCTTGATATTGTTTTTTTGTTAATTGTTTTGTCTCTTCAACAAAAAATATGTATGTTTTCTCTCTGGTAACTCTATTAATACCATCAATATCAGGAACATATGGAACACTATTCTGGACTCGTATATCATATGGTCCTGTCCAATAACCGTTGAACCAATCATCATATTTTTTTTCCCTTATAGATTTTCTCATAGTATCTTGATTTTTGTATAGATCATATATATTACAATACACATGTTTCCCGTCAAGACCAATATAGAAATATAAATTATGATAATTTAGTGCTAAAACATTATAATAATATAATCCATCCTTTTTTACATGACAATATTTATTTTTATAATCATCTTCTGATAAATCGACTGTACAACCGATATTCGTTATAATTATATTTTGTTGGTTTACTTTATTAATACCATCTTTCGCAGGGACATGTGGAACAAAATTCCTGACTTTGATATCAAATGGTCCAATCCAACAACCTTGCCACCATGATTTGTAATCCATAATTGTAATATATTTATTTAATATTATTACTATTATTTCATTAAAAATTCAATTTTATTGACAAAAAAATTGAAATTGTAAATCATTATTAACCTTTATTATACATTATCTTATAGTTACCTCACTACATTACAAAATGAACAAAACTCAAGTTATTAAGCTATTATCAGACAACAATATTGATTTTTCCTATAAACAAGGAAAAATTACCATTGATGTTAATGAAGAAACACCACAACATATCAAACAAATTGTTTCGACAGTTTCAAATCCTATTGATAAAGAGATTCAACAATTTATTGCAAGGGTTGGATGGCATTTGGTTAATTCTGGATTGTTCACTGTTGCATTATCAACAACGGAACGCAATTTAGATTGTTATTATTTAAATGCAGTCCACATTAACTTAAAATTTGAGGAAGACAAAATCAACATTTTGTTTGTTGCAAGTAAAAGAACTATTGATATTGAATTGAAAAACTCATATAAACAGTCAACTAAAACTTTTGAATCTCATAGTGATCACTTCATTTTTATGTTGTTTTCTGGCCTTACATTTAATATCAAGGTAGAATCTTTTTCAAAATTTGTTCTTTGTAGAGATAATGGTGATATTGTTGTTGCACATTGTCATGGTAGTGGGGGAGATTATACTGTCGGATTTTCTAGTCCAGATGATAATTCACACAGCTCAAGTGTATGGAAAACTGGATTCAACAATTGCACCTCTCAAATTACATTGTATGCGACAAGTTAAATTTTTTTATAATAATATCAAAAAAATTGAAATTATAATTCATTATTACTATTATTATATAAGTTTGTGGTGTTTGTTCTCGCTATATATATAAAATGGATAGTATTACAATCATGAAAATATTATCTAACAATGAAATCCCTTTTTCATTCAGATATAATGAGATCGTTATTACTTTGAGTGAAGAAAAACAAGTTCCAATCATTGATGCTGCAAAATTTGATACATCTGCTAAAACACCAGTTGTTACAGTTAACCCAGAACTTAGTCACTTTGTTATGGTAGTTGGAGGATATTTAGACAAATCTGGATCTTTCCTCACTGTCTCAAGAAAAGATAATAAAATATATTGTACATCCTACGATAAAAGGAATATTTTGTTAATTTTTGCTGAGGACAAACTTACAATTGATTACAAAACACACATTACAACTTATGAATGGCGAGATTCATTTAAATTGATGGAAACTAATTTCAGTTGTTGTATTGACCATTTTGTTACGATGTTAATTACAGGATTTGATTTTAATATTATGATCAAATCTTTTGATGAGTTCACCTTAATTAATAAAAGTATTATGGTGAAACATTCATATGGTACTGGTAATAATTACAATGTTGAATTTTGGAAAAAAGAAAATTGTTCGTTAAGTTATGATTTTGTTGTAAATACTTGGGGTTTTGAAAATTGTATGAAAGTAATTAACTCATACAAATCATAATAATTGTAAATTTTATTTATAAAAAGTAGTTGTTGTAAATACCCATTAATATCAATATTAACCTAATGTTAAAAAAATTGAAATTGTAACTTATTGTTAGGCTTTCAAATAGAAATATTTAGTGCCTTCGCTCTCATTAGTTAATAAGTCTCATTTACATTATAAGATGGATACTATTACAATCATGAAATTATTGTCTGACAATCAGATCACTTTTACATTCAGGAATAATGAACTTGTTATTCCTTTAGGTGTCCAAGAAAAAGTGTCGATTGTTCCAAAAATTGAGACTCCTGTTCCACCACAACTCTCTCTATTTAAGATTGAACCACAAGTTGTGCGACAACAAGATGTTAATATATGTACAGAGTGCAATATTAACGCTGCGGGTCATGGTATTAAACTATGCCAACGTTGTTATGAATTGCACGTTTTAAAAACTCCACTACTCCCAAAATTTAAGACAGTGATCGAACCTCAAGTTGCTCCACTTAATCACAAACTCGATAGTTTTGTCAAAAAAGTAGGACAATATTTAGCACACTCAGGATATTTTCCTCTTGGCGCAATAAATGGAAATAAAATAGAATGTAATTATAATAAGAGAAATGATAGTTTGAGTTGCATATTCGATGAAAAAACAAAAATTGTGTTAACTTTTGATGAAGAGAAACTTACAATTAAACATCCAAATAATAAAATTACAATCTACGAATGGCAAGATTCATTTGAAATTATGGAAACGAATTTCGGATGTCATATTGGCCATTTTACCTTGATGTTAATTACTGGTTTTAATTATAACATTACTATGAAATCCTTTGATGAATTTACCATAGTTGATCGTAATGTGATTGTTAAACATCAACATGGTACTGATAATAATTACTATTTCAATTTCTTGAAAAAATGTATTGATAATAGTTATGAATGTGTTGGATATACACGGGATATCGAAAGTTACATGAAACTTATGTTATTATAGATAAAAATTTTCTTTATAAAAAAATAATTATTGTGATAACATAATTAGTGCATTACTATTTTTCTTCTTTAATTCTTCACATTCACTTTCAAGAACTTCAACTTCATCCATTAACATTGATACTGTATTATTATAATTTTTAATAGATGTTGAATATTCATTACATTTATATTCAAGTTCTGTAACTTCATTTATTAATTTGTCACATTTAGTTTCGAGTTCTTTATTATTATTTGATAATGTTTCACATTTATTTTTCAACATTTTATTATCATTAATAATGTCAAACATCCCTTTGTCGGAATACATTATCATAGCAATTTCCTCATTTATAAATTTGATGGTTGCTTCGACATGTGGTAATGTATTGACATATACAACATCTTTACTACCTCCATATGAATTTGTGGCATATGGAATTAACAAATGTAAAACACAACGTAAATCTATCAATGATAGTGGTTTTAATATATTCTTGTAATATTCAAGATTCATGGAACAGAATTTTACTTTATTTTTATTAAAAATAGTCCCTAGTTTAATTTTTACATCTTTATATTCAATATATTTTACATCTTCCTTACATTTAGCATCTGCATCTCCAAAATTATCCATATATAATGGACATAAATTTACAGAAACTGCACAAAATACTTGAGCAACTACATTAACTTGATGTTCAGACATTTTAATGATGATATATTGATTATTACTTTGAAATATGTATAGTTATTAAAATTCAATTTTTTTGATATTGTATAAATAAAGTTTAATCAATCACGAGTAATTCCGCTCCACATTCTAAAAGAAATTTTCTAAACCCTTGGTTATATTTTGTGTGTTTATCTAAGAAATCATTATTTGGTAATACTGCCCCGCATTCTAACAAAAATTTTATCATTTTATGATCCCTAAACAGAACAGCTCCTTCAATTAAGGTGCTTGGTTCATTTCTATCATTATAAAATATTTTGTTAATATCATGTCCACATTTTATATAGTATTTTATAAATTCAACATCATGGTATATCATTCCTGAAAATGGACTCCAAAATTTTGTTTTTTCGGGTAGTGGTACATAACATTTAATTAGTATTTTGATAATATCACTCAATTTGTCCAATAAATGGTCACCCTGATATTTATGATGAAATATATCATTTCTAAATATTGTATTATTAAATATTAAGTTATCGTAAGTTTTTGATTGTTTATTATTATTATAAATTGCATCTTCGAGGACACCTAATAAATTTACCTCTATATTTTCACAATCCATACCATAACTGATTAATAATTTGATTATTTCCAAGTGTCCAAAAAAACATGCAGATATTAATGCTTTGCTATCAAGGTTCGCATTCAGTGAGTATAAATACTTTGCTATCTCACATTGTCCGTTTGCACATGCTATTATAAATAATCTGTCTATTTCTGGCTGTAACAAATGATTATAATTTTCATACAAGTATTTTATATATTCCAGTTTACCCATACTTGTAATATATTCTAATGGTGAATTGACACGTTCATAATTTCCATTTTTGATTTTATTTCTTATTATTGTCGATATATTATATTTATTCTGTTCTTCTAAATCAAATATGTGTTGTATTGACGCTCCTTGACTAATTATAAAAATTAAATCGTTTATATCTGAATTATGAATAAAATTATAGAGTAATAACATATTTAACGTAGATACATGAATATCGACATTACAATGAACAAGGAATTTAAATATTTCAATGTTTAAATTGCGTGGTATCCAACTATTGTCAATTATATTTATGTTAGCACCCATATGTAATAAATATTTCATTATATCTAATTTATTGTTCAAACATGAATGTTTTAAATACTTATTTAAATCACAATTTGAATAAGTATTAACAAATAATATTATGACATCCAATTTATTGTATTCTATTACTTGACATATTATTGTATCTAAATATTTTGTAAGATCAATGTTATTATGGATCATTAATTTAAACATATTTATATCATATCTTCCAAATTTATCCCATCTGACAGTATCAACTATTGATTGAATATCATAATTATTATTAAATGCATGTCTAACAATATCTATTTTATTCCAAGATATAGCTATATACAAATCACATTCCATTAATCTTTGTCCTTTGTCCAAAAATATATCTAAAAATTGAGGTGCATATTTGGATTCTGTTATATCATCAATACAATTTCCTAATTCATAATTTGGATAATACTCAAGAAGTGTTAAAAATAATTCGATATGACCATTTATAATTATATTTGTTGTAATACTTGATGGAGGTGTATGATTATTATTTATATATTTAAAAAGTATAATTTTCAATAATTCTTCATCTGTAGAACATCTACTAAATAATGTGGTTAGTGCTAAGTCTTTTGCCAATCCATCACTACTCTGTTTTTTCAGTAATGTACTAATTTCCAAATATTTATCATCATTTAATAATTCAATAATTTTTTCTCTATTATCAATAATGAATTGGTATTTACTATTATCATTTTTTTTGGATGGTGGAACATAAGGTGGATTCTTTGTAAGGTATTTTAATGGATATCTGCTCATTATTATGATATTTTTAATATAAATAAAATGTAATAAGTATTCTATGTTTCAATTTTATTTATGTTTGCAACAACATATACTTAAAAAATGTATACAATTCATTACAACAATTACAATAATCATGGTTGTAACATTATAAACCTCGGTGTGACATGACGGATATTGGTAAGATAATTCAATAATACCATATATAAGCATTACAAAACTGAATAGTGATGAAATTAGCATTACTATAATAGCGGGTAACCAAATTGTATTTACAGCATTTACATCAATCATGTAACATATAAGTTGTATAGTTATTGTGAATATAATTATGGACCCTGTTATAATACTAACAGTTGTTGTTAATACTAACCAGTATGATAATGAAATTTCTTTTTTATTTTCATAGCACGTTGCATTGTTATGTGTGTTACCAATATATAACCCTACTCCATTGATTGATAAAGTTATAATCGACATGATTAACATAAACATTAATCCACATATTTGGACACTACTTAAATTTTTACCAAGGTTTGAATTATCATTATCATTTGACAAAAAAGTATTATATGTTTTATGCCCTGCAGAACTGAAATCAAAGTTTTCATTATCCATATATTCTTTTATGTTAAAACCTTGGTTTGACATATTAGTGTTTTGCAACAAATTGCTTATAATAATATCATTTAAAACCATTTAATGAATTAAAAAATCAATTTTTTTATAAACTAAAATAAGTTCCATTGCGATTCATATCCATAATCAAGTAGCAATTTTTTAAGTGGTTCTAATATACTAATATTTTTTTCATTAGTATAACTTAGTGGACATACTTCAATACCACATTTTAGTAAAAATTCAGCGACATGCCATTTACACATATGTATACTATATGTAAATAAGTTATCATATCCTACATATCCTTCAATTTTTACATTGATATCCAAACCCATTTCCATACTATACTTGATAAAATCAATATCCAATAATAATTCAGAATTAAACAATAATTTTGTATCGCATATAGGTACATTATGGTTAATAAGTAATTTTAAGATGTCGATATAATCAGATCCATAGTAATAATAATGACATTTTAATATCGGGTCACTAGTAATTAATTTTGTATATGTTGATGAAGAGTGATTTATATACCGATATCCATCATGTATTACCTCAAATAAATCATCATCTATATTTTTGAAATCCATTCCCCATGATAATAATAAATTTACCACATCCATATGTCCAAAAAAACATGCTGCGATTAGTGCCCTATTATCAAGGTTAGCACCAAGTCCAAACAAATATTTCATAATTTTACATCGTCCATTTGCACATGCTACTATCAACAACCTGGTTATTTCTGGTTGTAACAAATGATAATAATTTTCCGCGAGGAATTTTAACATTTTTAAATTATCGTTTAAAACTAAGTTATCTGTCGCTGGATATTCAATACTTTTTGTAGGATAATTGATACTTTTTTGTCCATTAAGAACAAATTCCATATTAGCTCCATGTTCTATTAACCATATGACATTATCAAAATTACCATCGTTCACATTTATAAATAGTTTATCATTGAGAACAAGTTCATCAATTACTAAACCATGTTGATGTAAAAATTTGATTGTTTCAATATTAGTATATTCCAAACATTCGTTATCAATAATATTTATATTTGCGCCTATCTCTAACAAGTACTTTATTATCATAATATCATTATGTGAGCAAGTATATCGTAATAATATATTTATATCATAATTTTGATAAATTTCTATGAGTAACTTTATAGGGTCTAAATTATTCACAACCACACCTATACAGCCATGAAATATCCAATATAAAGATTTAGACAAATCGATATTATTATGATATAATAATTTGATCATTGTTTGGCTCATATTTGTTTCATATTTAATATTATCGATCGCTTCCTGCACATTATAATTATTCTCGATTAGATATTTTATAACATTAATTTTGTCATATGTTACTGCAATTGTAATATAATTGTTGGATATTTCAATATTTAATTTCGATAATATCTCTATATATATTACATAATCATCACTATTTATAATAGTAAGCCATATACTACTAAAATTACCCGGTATATTACCAATTAAAAGCTTTTCAAATATTTCTGGGTAATTATTTTTAACTATCCAACGTAACCATTCATATCCTAATTTAATGCCATCGTCCGTCGAAAATATTATTTCTGTTAATTCCCTGTCATTATACTGTTCACAATATTTTAATAAACTCGCACTGCAATTAGAAAAAGAATTATGGCAATTAATTAATTTACTAATTTTATCATATTCCTTATTTTTCCATAATTCAATAATCTCTAATCTTTTTTCATTAATGTTTTCATACATTATAGATGCATGTTTATTTACCCTATTTATATATTCGTCCCTGCTCGTGCAACTTTTGTTTTTATTTAACCTCCATGGATACTTTGTAGCATTCATAGTATAGTTATTTATTATTGTATTACATTTATAAATAAAAATTTATAAGGTTTTTATATATCAATTTTTATTCCATAATCTATAAAGCGGGCATTAGATTTTACATATCTAACAGCTTGATAATCTTTAACATGTGGATCAATTCCATAATTTAATAGTAATTTTATTATATCTTGATTACAAATAATAACAGCCAATTCCAATAAACTTATATACCTATTATCACTTATTTTAATCATTAAATTTATGTCAACATTGTTTATAAAATATTTAAAGACATCTGTCGAAATACAAATTATTGAAGCTATATTTACATCATGAACATCTGGTATTGGTACATCATATTTAATCAACACATTTACAATGTCAATATATTTGCCACCGTAATTATAAATATCATTTCTAAATATTGTATTATTATTTATTAAATTTGTGTATGTTTCACTTTCATACATTTTTAGTCTATATGAATATCCATGTTCTACAGCAACAAACAAATTTTCAGTTATATTATTAAAATCCATACCCAAAGATAGTAACCATGTAACTATATCTAAATGACCAAAAAAACATCCACATATTAATGCCTTATTATCAAGTTTTGTATCCAAAGCAAACAAATATTTTGCAATTTCATTTTGTCCATTTGCACATGCAATTATAAATAGCCGGTCTACTTCTGTAATGAATAAATTATAATAATTTTCAACCAAAAATTTGACACTATCTATACGCCCTTTACTAACAATATATTCTAATATATCCATTGAATATGAAAAATTATCATAGTAAATTGTTTTTTGATTTCCTCTTTGAATACAACCTGAATCATGTTTAAATATACATGTTGCATCGACGTATCCCGTCAAAAAGAGAAAATTATCCATAATAGTGTCCGAAGTCAAACAAGATATTAAATGTTTTTCCAATATATCTTTTCTAATTTTACAATTATATTTAATTAAAAACTTGATGGTATCAAAATTTGCATTGGCCATTGCTTCATAATTAATCATATGTATATCAGCACCATTTTGTAATAAATATGTCATAATATCCAATATATTATTGATACAACTATAGTTCAAATATTTGTTTAAATCCAATTGTGGAACATAATTAACAAGAAACATAATAAAGTCAATATCATTATTGAATGTAGCATTTTTCACTAAATTGTCAATATTTTTTAATATATCAATATTATTATTTATCAACAGTTTTATTGTTTCAAATTTAATAAATACATTTGTACAACTATCAAATGCATTTTGTACATCATAATTTTGCATGAAACAGAATTCAATTACAACAATATTATTATATATAATAGCATCAATTATAAAATCTCTATTTAAATCATATCCATATTCTAACATTATTTCTAAGAATTGTATAGCATCAGAAGATTTTTTATAAGCTGCAATATACCAAAGTATATCTGCAACGTCGCCTCCGCCTAATTCTTCATACTCCAATGAAGCTTTAAATATATCATAATAATTTTTTTCAATTGCAGTATTCGTACAGTTTGTATCATCAATATGTATATTTTCTTGTTTACATCTCGATGTTATGCTTTTATAAAATTCAATATCATTATAATTATAACAATATTTTATTAAATAATTTAGAACAATTTTAGTTAGCTCATCTATATAGTCGGGGTCATTATCAGTTATACTTAAAGGGCAGTCATCGCATAAATTTGCAATTTCATAATATTTATAATTGTTAAATAATTCAATTATTGTATTCCTATTTTCCTTTACGTATCCCTTATTAAAATCATAATCGGTTGGTCCAGTCGATCCAGTAGCCCCACATATATAAGTATTATTTATGTATGCCGATGGATATCTTCCTATTAACCTTGGCGTATTCATGATTTTAATAATATTAGTAATAAATAAAATGTAATATATAGTGTTAATATCAATTTTTTAACATGTAATGTTATATAATGATACTAAATCTGCTGCTTTATTACCCGTTTTAATATAATTAAAAGTCTTATCATCAATAATTGGTTCTATACCATATTCCAATAATAATTTTGCCACATCAATATTTCCTAACCTTAAACTACGATCTAAAAGACTTATGTAATTTACAGTCCATGTGACTTGTGTATTTATATCCATACCACTATCCAAAAAATATCGCATCGTTTCAACATCATGAAACATTACATAATAATTGCATGTTCTAGGAATTTCCGGTATTTGCACCCTATATTTTATTAACAGTTTTAGTATATCATTATGCTGTATTCCAAAATTATAAACATCATTTACAAATACATCATCATCATTTATTAAATTATTGTATGTTAATGATGGTATATTTGAAGAATGTATTCCATCATCAATCACAACAAATAAATTTTCTTTCGTATCATAAATATCCATACCAAATTCTAACAATAAGTTGACTGTATTCAGGTGACCAAAAAAACATGCTGATATTAGTGCTTTTTCGTCAAGCCTTGCATTTAAAGTATACAAATATTTTACAATTTCATTTTGTCCATTTGCACATGCTATTATGAATAATTTATTTATTTGTGGTTGTATCAAATGGTAGTAATTTTCTACTAAATATTTAATATGACCAATTTTTCCAACACTTGTAATGTATTCTAATGGTGAAGTTAAGCGGGTATAATGTTCATTTATTAATATATTCTTTTTATCAGTCATACGTATTTTATTAACTATACATTTTTCTATGTCTGCTCCATATTTAACCAAATAATATGTATTATTCAGATCTGTATCTTTAATAAAATGTTCACGACATATATTATCAAGTGTTTTTTTTCCTATATTACAATTATTATCAATTAAAAACTTGAAGATATCAACAGTCTGGCCATAACTCATATATTCAGTATCTATATACTGAACATCTACACCATTTTGACATAAATACTTTAATATATTTACATTATTATATCTGTAACAGTTTTGCGCCCAAATATTGATGTCACAATAAGGAAATATTTCTTTCATGTAAACAACCACATCCAAATCATTATATTTAATAGCTAATTCAATTATATGGCAAATCAAATTTTCAATATTTAAATTGTATTTTATTAATAATTTTAATATTTCTAATTTAAAATTACAGTGCCGAAAATACATATGTGATAATGTGGATTGTATATCATAATTTTTCTCAATTAGATATTCGATAACTTCCACATCATTTTGTTTTATTACAGTATTAATATTAGTATCTCTTATCTTATAACCTTTTTCGATAAGTATATCTAAGAAACTTATTTTGTTTTCATTTTTTAAGATGGCTATAAAAATTATATCAAATATAGGTTGTATATTTATACAATCTAATATAGTTGTAAAAATTTGTATTTTATTGTTAGCTACAACATTTACTACAAAATCTCTTAAATATAAAGGAGAATCTTCTACTATTATTGTTAATAGGATATTTTCCATAAAATCCACATTATCATAATGTTCACAATACCATAATAATGTCCACACTACTTTCCATTCTATTGATCCAGTATTTTCAACTAATCCATCATAAAACAATGTATGAACCTCGTCATATTTCCCATCATGATACAATTCTATAATTTTATCCAGATTTTTTGTTATACAATCGTAGTATTTTTTATGATTTTGGTAATATGGTTGAGGTTCAACATAATTTGATATTTCTCTTTTATAAGATGATGGATACCTTGACATTCAATTATAATTACATACTTATAAATAAATGTAATATATAGTGTATCTTTCAATTTTTAATCTTCATATCCATAACTTAGTAATAAATCTCTAAATTTACCCTCCTCTTTCAAGGCCATAAAAATGTTAGTATCATCAGTATAAGGTTTTGCTCCTAACTTTAACAATAATTCTGTAACTTCAATCGCGTCATTCATTATACTTGCTTCCAACAATGTTTGGGTATCATGATAGAAATTATATTTTTTATTGATATCCAGTAATTGTTCGACAAAGTATGTAAACAATTCGACATCAAAAAATTCTTTCAAAAATAATGGAATGAAATTATCATCACTCATTTTAACACCATGTTTAAATAATAATTTACATATATCGACACAACCTTTCCCGTAGTTATAAACATCATTTTTATATATTGTGCCATCTTTTATCAAATCATCATATGTAGGTGATGATCTACATCTAGAATGGTATGAAAATAAGCAGTTACCGAGTAATTGGTTTACATTTGTTAGTTCTAACCCTAATGACATTACATACAAAACTATATTATAATGTCCAAAAAAGCATGCCGCCTTGAGCGATTCATTGTTAAGTTCTGCACCTAAAGCATATAAATATTTGGATGTATCACATTGTCCATTAGCACATGCAACTATGAACAACCTATTTATTTCTGGTTGAAATAAATCATAGTGATTATCCACTAAAAATTTTATATGTGTCATTTTTCCAACACTAACTATATATTCCAGTGGTGAATTCAAGTATTCATATCTACACATGTATATCGCTGAATTCTTCCTTTCTAAAGAATAAACTTTTTCCTTTTTATCATATTCAAACATCCATGTTATATCAGCACCTTGACCAAGTAAATAATTTACATTTTCAAAATCTGTATCATTTACAAAACATGTTAATAATTGTGGACTTAGTAATGTTTTGTCAACATGAATATTGTAATTGATAAGTAATTTTAAAACTTCAATGTTGCAATTCATGATTGTTTTATTATCGATCATTGTAATATCAGTTCCTTTCTCTAATAAATATTTTATAACATCTATTTTATTTGCACGACATGCACACATCAATGCGGAATCAAGTTTAACTTCAGGGAAACTTTCTGTTAAATACATCACAATAGGTAACCGTCCATTTACTGAACTTACAACAATTATATCATCCACTAACTTTAGTATATTAATATGGTTGTGTAATAATTTTATCACTTCTATGTTAAAATTCGTTATTTGTATTTTTTCCATAGAGTCAAATATTGTTTGCACATCATAATTATTGTCAATAAAATATTTAACGACTTCCACATTATCAAATGTAATTGCATTTAACAAAAGGTTATCTCTCATTTTATACCCCTTTTCATGTAATATATTCAATAAATATATATTATGTTTGCCATTAACTATCTCTTTGAAAAACTCGTTTATTGTTTCTTCTTCAAAAGTTACACTATCCATGATAATCTTAAACATTTTTTCATTATTATTTTCAATAACATAACATCTTACTAAAGAAGGATAACATGTTAAAATATTCTTTGAAATTAACATCTGTAATATTTTCATATCGTCATTTAACACACAATATGACATTAAATTTTCTGATGCATGTAGTTTTCCCCTATTAAAAATAATTTTGTCAAATTCGTCATCATATTTTTTATAATCATATATATTTTCCATACTTGGTTCGATGTCTAAAACCCCATAATTATTATTATTACTTACACAATTATCTTTGTAAGATTCAATGTCTGAAATTCCATTGTAATCATCATTATAAAACATTTCAATAATTTTGTCATAATTTTCTTTGATTTTATTAAGGAAATCTTTATTTCTAACTGATAGCGATTGGTTTGAGAATTTATAATCGGAAAAATCTACATCCCATACTCCCTTTTTAATATAAGCCGATGGAAATCTTTTCTCACTAAATGCATTTCTTATGTCCATCGTTCTATAGTAATAATGTTATTAATATATTTTCAATGTATACACATATCAATTTTTTAATAAACAAAATTTATTCAATATACCCAAATGTCAATAATAAATTTTTGATATCTTCATTTTCATTGATAACTTTAAGTGCAGCAGTATTTGTAATATCTAAGTTTGCCCCATTTTTTAGCAAAAATTCAATAACATCAGTTTTCATATAAATTATACTGGATTCAAGTAATGTTGAATTATCAAGACCATAATTATATGCAGAAGCATATTTCTTATTTATATCCGGCAATTTGTCTATAAAATATGAAAATAATTCAACATCATAAAATTTCCTAGAAAGTATATTAACACAACTATCATCATTTATTGTTATACCATATTTAAATAATAATTTACATATATCATGATATGTATTACCATAGTTGTATGCATCATTTCTAAATATAATGTTATTTTCTAACAAACTGTCATATTCTTTTGATGCAATACTTTTATAAAAAGATCCAGATAAGGTCATCCGCAATATATCATTATCTTCTTTTAATTCTAATCCTAATGATGTTAAATATAAAACTGTATCATAATGGCCGAAAAAACATGATGCGATGAGTGCTTTATTATCGAGTGTTGCATTTAATCCATCCAAATACTTTGCAACATCGATTTGTCCATTCGCACATGCAATTACAAACAATCTGTCAATTTCCGGTTGCATCAAATTATAATAATTTTCTACTAAAAATTTTATAAAATGAATTTTCCCCAAGCTTACTATACATTCTAATGGCGATTCAAGTTGATCATATTTAAAACCATATAAGGCATTTATTTTTTGATCAAATGTTATTCTTTTGTCCGTTTTATCATAATAAAATATATATGATACATCAGCACCCTTACCGATCAGATAATTAATATCATCTAAATTTTGGCCACATGTAAAGGATTTTAGTAAGAAAGTATTTAATACTTCATTGTCAAGTTGCACATCGTGATCACATAAACATTTTATTATTTTAAATTTTACATTACGATTTAATTTATTATTTTGTATTATTGCCCCCTTCTTCAACAAATATTTAACTATATCCAACATGTTATAATTACAAGCATATAACAAACCATTTTGTAAATCAATTTCAGGAAAACTTTCCACCAAATACATAACAACATCTAAATCACTAGTTGAAGCTTTTTGAAACATGGTATTTACATGTTTTGTAATGTCAATATTATTATGTAAAAATTTAACCATTTCAAGACTTGGACATCTATCTAAATCATTACGAGAATTAAAAGCCGACTGTATATCATAATTATTATCTATTATAGACAAAACAATATCAATCCTATCATAGTAAATCGCGGTAAAAAAATCTCCGTCTCTTATTTTATATCCTCTATCAAGTAAAAGAACAAATAAAGATGTTTCATAGTTATAATTTATAATATTCGAGATATACCCGGTCATATCTTCCTGAGTAAAATTTATACTATTTATAATAATTCCAAATATTTTTACATTATTTAGTACGTATCTGGATATCAAATTTGGAAAACATGAAAAAATTTCTTTTTGTATCAAATGTCGTAACATATTAATATCATCATTTTTCAGACAATATTTTAGTAATGTAATTGATACAATATATTTTGATCTTACAATCATTTCTGATGGAGTAATACAATATATAAGCCCCTCGTTAGTAGAAATATCTTGAACAAAATAAGGTAAATTTAACATTTCATCATATTTATCATTTTCAAACATTTCTATGATTTCACTATAATGTTCTGTAAATTTTTCAGTATTGTCAATTGTAACAACGTTAAACTTCCCTACATAATTTTGTTTGTGTGTAGGATTTGTAGGATATGAAAAAGGTATTCGCCTATCTGAATTATTGGACATATTTAAATATTACATATATATCAAATGCCAATATAGTAATAATATTTCAATTTTTTAATAAACAAACTTTATTCAACATATCCATAAGCCAACAATAAATTTTTGATGTCTTTATTTTCATTAACAATTTTAAGTGCAACCACATTATAAACACTCGGATTTGCACCATATTCTAACAATAATTTTGTCACATCAAATGCAAAAAATATTATACTTGATTCCAATAAAGTTACGATATCTGTATCTTTGTATTTTGCATTTACATTACTTATATTTGGTATGATGTATTTAAAAAATTCAACTGTATAGAATTCCTGTTTAGTTATCACCAAAAAATCTTCATTAATAATAGGTACAGAATACTTAATCAATAATTGTATAATTTCATAATGTTTTTTCCCCCAATTATAAACATCATTTTTAAAACATGTATTCTTTATTAAATTATCATACACATCCGATGGTTTATTAGAAAAGTAATATCCGGTTATTACCACCTCAAATAAGTTCTCCTCTAATTTATCAAAATTCATACCCAACTCTAACAAATAATTTACCATATCCAAATGTCCAAAAAATGCCGCAAATAATAATGTTTTATCGTCAAATTCTACATTAAAATTTAATAAATATTTAGTAATTTCTAAATGACCATTTGCAATAGAAATAATGAACAAATCATTTATTTGTGGTTGTATTAAATGTAAATAATTTTCTGTCAATAACTTTATTATATCAAGTTTATTTAAACTTATCACAGTTTCTAATAAAGATGGAAACTGTTCATATTTTCCTTGCATTACACAAACCGATAAAAACTCTATATTTGATTGTTCCTTTATTTGTATAATATTTTCAACATTTACCCCATGTGAAATTAAATAATTTATATTGTCTAAATGTTGGTCCTTCACAAAACATAGAAGCAATAGATTGTCCAATATATTTTGACTAACATGATAATTATATTCTATTAAAAATTTTATAATTTCGATATTTGAATTTAAAATATATACTTCTTCGATACAATTTATATCACCTCCAAGTTCTAATAAATATTTTAAAATATTAACCTTGTTAAATTCACAAGAAAAGGTTATTCCATGATTAATATCCAACTCGGGAAAATTATCTATAAGATACATTACTGCCTCCAAATTACCTTCAGATATAACTTTACAAAAAATATTTTCCACATAATTTGTAATGTTAATATTATTATGAAAAATTTTTATTGTATCCAATTTTATTTCTGATAACATTACACAAGTGGTCGAATTAAATAATGAATCAAATGCCGATTGTACATCATAATTACTGTCAAATAAATATTGGATTATTGTTGTATTATTAAATATTATTGCATTTTTTATATTATTCTCATGTATTTTATGTCCTCTATCTAATATTATATTAATAAATGTCAAATCATCATGTATTTCTTTTATGATATAGTTTATGAAATCACTTATAATTTTATCTGAAAATTGTATATTGTCCAATAATATTTTAAACATGTTATAATTATTTTTTTTAATTACGTATGTTGTTATAAACATGTTATGATATGATGTTTCCATACATAAATTTTTTTGCATAATAATATCTAATAAATTTATATCATTATTAAAAATACAATATACAAATAATACTAATGCAACTGACTCTTTTAAAGTTCCACAACGCATTAACAGAATTTTATCCTTGTCCATCAACTCTAAAATCATTTGATAATCTTCCTCAATAAACATTTTTATTATTTTGTCATATTGTGCTTCTATGTTTGTAAAATTATCATAAAATATTGTTTCATAAAAATTATTGAAATCTAAAAAGTTTTTTGTCCAATCAAAGTTTTTAAATGACCAATAAGCGTGAGGATACCTTCTATTAGATAACATATTTGGTATATTATTCATATATATATTTGTAATATAGCTATGTAATATATATATCAATTTTTTAATATATTTAAAAGTAATATAAGAACATCTTAATATTTAAAATATATTGGTGTCATTTATAATGAATAAAACTTTACGATTATTCCCATATATCAAAGATAAAACTAAAGCGGGACAATTATTAATAGATGATGATTCAATACATTATATAACAGTTAGAGAATATGCAACAAAAGTGACTGACATCATCGTAAACCATCTTTCCAAGATTAACAAAAATAGTAAAAATAGTAATATTATAGATGCTACTGCAGGTGTCGGTGGTGATACATTGTCATTTGCAAAACATTTTAATAAGGTATATTCAGTTGAAATTAACAAAACGAGATGTAATTATTTACAAAATAACATAAAATTATATAATTTTGCCAATATAGTAACTTTTAATGATAATTGTATGAATATCATAAATACAATACCACAACATGATGTTATATATGTTGATCCGCCATGGGAGCCTAATGGTGGATCATATAAAGATCATCAAAAATTGACATTACCATTTTGTGATATGAAATTAGAACATTTTTGTAATAAATTATTTGATTCAACATTTATGACATGTGTTCCATCATTGGTTGTCTTAAAATTACCTAAAAATTATGATATGCAACATTTTCATGCCAATATATTGAATAAACATATATATACATACAATCTGGGTAAAATGATAGTTTTAGTATTAATAAATAATAATATAGTAATTTAAAAAATGTTAACTAATATTATAATATGTCTGAAATTCTTGGGTTTAAAGCTAACACTGTATACGCCATCATTATTGTTATGATTTTGGTTATTCTTGGAATTGTATCATTCCATTATTACGCATTCGTTTCCGCCGGTAAAACATCAGCCTTTTCTGCAGGAGCTGGTGCCGGATTCACGTTATATCCATATAAAGAACATATGACTTTAGGTGAGTATGATGCTTGTGCTAAAAAAGAGGGATATGTTAAATGCTTACATTTACCTAAATTATTTTAAATTGTATATAAAATACATTGATATACAAATATTATTGTTAGTAATAATAATATTTAAATAATAAATATAAACATATATTAATTATTAATAATTATGACAGATATATTAACAGTTACGGAACTAAATTTAGAAGTTAAAGGTATATTAGCGAAACATTACAGTAAGAAACTAAATGTTGAAGGTGAAATGTCAAATTTTAAGGTTCATGGGACTACTGCATTTTTTGTTTTAAAAGATGATGAATCTAAAATTGATTGTATGTTTTTTAATTATACTGGTCAGAATATTATAAATGGTAAACAGGTAAAAGTTATTGGAACTTTGACAGCAAAGGCCGGGATATATAAAATAATTGTGAAACAGATTGAGCTGATGGGTATTGGGAAATTACATCAAGAATATACTATTTTGAAAGAAAGATATGAAAAACTTGGATATTTTAGTGATAATAGAAAAAAACCAATGAAAAATATTATAAATACGATTGGTGTTATTACATCACAGGATGGTGCCGCTCTACAAGATTTTATTTATGCATTATCAAAAAATAATTATACTGGTAAGGTGCTTATTAAACATAGTGTAGTGCAAGGTAAAGATTGTCCAATGTCTATAGTGAATAGCTTACAGGAGATGGATAAATTAAATTTAGATATTATTGTTGTCACCAGGGGCGGTGGGTCATTTGAAGACTTATTTGGCTTTTCTGATTGTAATGTTATTGAAACACTCTTCAATATGAAAACTACCACCATGTCAGCAATAGGACATCAAATTGATTTTATGTTATCTGATTTTGTTGCAGATATAAGGGCACCAACACCAACATCAGCTGCAGAACTATTATCTTGTAAAAAGGAAAATGTATTCAGTTTAAATGAAGTTATAGAAATGGAAACTATATTAAAAGATAAAATTAGAGGTTATATTGACAATTATAATAATGAACTAATTACAATTACAAATACATTAACACCTATTGATAAAATTATGGATAATATTACACATGATATTGAGAAAATGTGTAACGTATTAAGTTATAAAATTCAAAATAAATTATTATTGTATTCTAATCAGTTAAATGATATTGTAATTGCTCCATGTGAAAATTATGTGATATTAGATAATAATAAAAATATCATTAATAAAATTGAACAATTTGATAATATTAAAACCAAAGATAAATTAACAATTAAATTTGCAAAAGGTTATGCAACATTTAATGTAAGTAATATAAAAGTTTGTAAATAATATATATATATTATGGAGAAAAGTATTAGTGAATTAAAACAACAAGTTAAAGAATATGAAAAATTATCAGAATACGACAAAATTATGGGAGATCAATACTCTGATATTATTGACGAGAAAGAATCATGTGCTTTTGTATTAAATGAATATAAGACAAAATTTAACAATATAAATACTAATGTTAAATGTGAACCATGCAATGATGACAATTTTGGTGATATTATGAAAAAGATTGGATATATTAAACAAAATATGAATGATGGGAAGAGTATGGATGACATGTTAGATATGTATGGAGAGTTATGTAAATATAAGGAAATGTTGAAGGTATATTTCGAGGGAAAGAAAATGGAAGTCATTAATATTTGAAAAAAAATGAAATTTGTATATATTGTAATTATTATTTAATGATTATAATATTATTATTATTGAAAATGTTTAAAAGGTTGTATAATACTCATATTGTGCCAAATAAGGGTAAAATTATTGCAGTTGGTACATTAACGGGTTTTTGTGCAACGCCATTAGTTCTAAGTTATTGTATTTCACCAATGAATTATCGTGAAGATCCCAATAATATGCCAATGCCAAAAATTATAAACTATGATAATTATAAACAAGATAATTGGATTGACTATTTTGAGGAAGGATGTGATCTTTATACAAAATATTCTGACTGGTTTACCTGGTTTACAAGAATACCACAAAAATACAGAACTGAAGAAATGTATTTGAAATTAATTGGAGAATATCGATGGTTTTTTCCAACTATAAATCATGACAATTTAAGTCAGAATATATGTGATTATGCATTTAAAACAAATGTTAATAATATCGTAAATATCCCACCAAAATATATTACAAAGGATATATGCAATACTATTGTTGAACATAACCGATTTGAATATTTTAAACATATACCACATTACTACTTTACCAAAAATGTATGTGACTCTTTAGTTGAGAAAAATCCAATGTCTTTAAAATTCATTCCTGAAGCATCAATTACACAAAGTATGTGCAGTAGAGCATTTAGTAAAAATTCATACTATTTTCAACTTATTCCAGAGAAATATAGAAATGAATATATGTGTGAACGTATTATTGATAGGCAGGAATTTTATAATTTCAAACATATTCCACAATACCAATTTACAAATAGTTTATGTTTTAAAATGATAAGAACTAATCCAATGTATTTGCAACAAATACCAGAAAAATGTATTACACAAGAAATGTGTGATTATGTTATGCAAAAGGACATTAATTTTATTGAAATTGTACCAAAACAATTTAGAAATATGGAAATGTCTAAAAATATGCTTGCAAAAGGTGGACCATATTATTTTTCATATATGACAGAATCATTAAGTCCTGAAATGTATGAAAAATTAACAAAATTAAATCCAATGTATCTTCATTATATGAACAAAAATGTCCAAAGGTTAAAAATATATATTGATGCAATTGAAAAAAATATCAGTTTAACCAAATACATTCCTAACAACTTTGAAAATAATTATACAACAGTGATCAATGATACAATTGTTGAACAAGTAAAAAATGACCCCTCAAAGATTGAACAGGTATCATCATGGAATTCTGATTTGTGTAGACGATTATTTGAAATTGATAATTCATATATTAAATATTTTCCAAAACATTATCAAACTATTAAAATGTGTTCAAGTGCTATTCTAAAGGATCCGAAAAATATTAAACATATTAAAATAAATTACAATTATAAAATAAATAATGTTATTACTCAAACTGTTATACACACCGACAAAAATGCATTCTATTATGTTCCGAAACAGTATCTTACTGCTGATTTGTTACAGAGAAGAAATGAAAAGAAAAAAAATGAATAAAAAAATTGATTTTTGAATATATTGCATATAACATTTATTTATAATAATTATTATCATTTTACATTTTAAGAATGTTTAACAGACTTTATTACAGATATTTATACCACAAAAAGACAATTGTTAAAAGTTTGTGGGTAGGCATTGGAATCGCATGTGTTGGTCTTTTTGTAAAATATGTTGTTCCAAAATTGACGAGTCCTAAACAAAATGTTATTTGTGATAAACTTGCGTATTGTCCAGTTCATGGATATAAATGGTAATGATACTAAAATTGATTTTTGTATTATGTATGAAAAAAATTGATATTTAAATATATTAATACTTGCATTTGTTTATAACAATAATATTGTAATTGACAATGTTTAAAATCCTATTGAGTAAAACACGTCTGGCAGCATTATATGCATTTATACCTACTACTACAGGATCATTCCTTTATTATACATACACAAAAGAACATAACTGTTTACCATTTAGTGATGATTATAAAGTAATTGGTAACAGAACAAGTGAATCACAAAAGCAATCCAATGATTATTTTGAATCTTATTTACAAATACATGAGTATGACTATAAATTACAAAAATTCTTTCAAACTATTCCAAAAGAGTATAGAACAGAAGAAATGTATTTGAAATTGATAAACCATAACATTAATTATTCTACTTATATACCACAAGATGAATTGACACAAAAAATTTGTAATTTGTATAGTGATAAATTTATTGACTTACCACATGTTAATTGTAATAATATTGGAAAGCATTTTACAGAAATACCACGTAAATTTCGTACTTCAGAATTTTACATAAATTTTATTAAGAAATATGAATGCTTTTTCTTTTTGATTCCTGCAAAAGAATTAACACAAGAAATTTGTGATGCATATATCAGATATTCCGAAACACATAATAACTGTGATCGTATACCACAAAAATATCGAAACACAAAATTTTATATTATGGTTGTCCAAAAAGATGAAACAAAGTTTGATACTATCCCAAAGCATAAATTAACACAAGAAATTTGTGATGCATATGTTAAATGTTATCCAAAAATTTTTAACATATTAAATAAAATTCCACAAATGTATGTTAACCAAGATATGATTGATACTACAGTGTGCGATAATAATTTGCGAGATATTGAACTTTTACCTGAAAAATATATGAGCACTAAAATTTGTGATTTTATAATTAACAATAACAAATATCAATATTACAAGTTATTACCAGCCAAATTTTCAAATAAAGACATGTATGAACGTATTGTAAAAATAGATCCATTAAATTTACAATATGTACCACGCCATTTGCAATCATTGGAAATGTGTTGTGATGCAATTAAAAAAGATATTAATGCTACAAAATATGTTAAGGATCAAAGTTTTTATTGGTGGAAGCATTTTGAAGATCTTAATTGGCAAGATTGTATTAACGATGCAATAATCTCTAATGTTAAACTTAATCCAAATAATATTAAAAATATATCTTTATGGAATACTTCATTGTGTTATAAATTGTTACAGCTAAACATAGTATATTTAGAACACATTCCAAAAGCATATCAAAAATCAGATATGTGTATTGATGTTATAATGAAAGATGCAAGACATATGAAATATATTAAGATTACATATGACGTGAATGTTGGAACTGTAATTAGAAATATTGTTACAAGAAATAAGGGATTAATTCAATATGTTCCAGAACAGTATGCATGCAAAATTAAAACTGAAGAGAACTCCAGTTAAGTTTATTTATAAAAAATTGAAATAGTAATAATTTATTGGCTCTATATAGTAAAAATTATAATTGCTCTAGATATATGGAATGGTCAAATGAAATTTCATTCTCATCTTTTAATGATGCATGGATGACATTTAACACACATTATAATAACTCAAATGTTACATTAGAACAATTTCTAATGGCAACTAAAAAAGGTAATTATGTAATGTGGAATTTTGCTGATTTAATAAATAATAACGTTGAAAATATGTCTATAAAAAGATTGTATGCACCATCTATATATGAAGCATATCCATTAGATGATAGACCACGTGGAATGAATGATATTGAATCTGTTAAATTCCATATCATAAATAAACATACATCACCTTGTATTATTATTAAATACATGGATAATTATATTTTACTTGATGGTATGCATAGGTTAGTTGCATCATCAATTAATAAATTACCAAAAATACATGTATTAATTATTGTTATTGATAAATAAAATTTAAAAATCATCATCATCTTTGATAACAATATTGTTCCTGTTACCTTTATTTAGTACATGTGCATCTTGATATTCGGTTGGTCTCTTTTCAAAGAAATTTGTTTTATCATTTAATCCAATAGTTTCCATGAATTTGAATGGATTGGTTGACATATATATTTTTTTATATCCTAATAATACCATTAATCTGTCTGCAATATATTCAATATATTGTTCCATTTTTTCATAATTCATACCAATTAATTTTACAGGTATTGAATCCCTCATAAATTTTTTGGCTAAAGGGACTGCATCAGAAAATATTTCAACAATTTCTTGTTGTGATAATTTATTTTCTAACAAATTATAGACATCACAACCAAATAAAGTATGTTGTCCTTCATCTCTTGCTATAAATTTATTTGAATCCATCAATCCACACATGAATGGTTTAACTTGAGTTGTATTTCTATTTTTATTTTTATATTTTTTAAGCCAAAAAAGTGCTGCAAAAGGACCTTGAAAAAATAATCCTTCAACAATAACAAATGCAATAACTCTATGAGCAAAAGTTGCACTACTTTCAATCCATTTTAATGCCCAATCTGACATTTCTTTGATAGATGGGATTGTTGTAATTGCATTGAATAAATTTTCTTTTTTATCTTGATCTTTTACAATATTATCCAACATTAATGTATACACTCGTGAATGTATATTTTCCATCATACTTTGATATTGGTATGTAAATATAATTTCGGTAATTTGGATTTCTTTAATAAATCTCTTACTTAAATTGAAATTTACGATACCATCACTTGCTGCGAAAAATGCTAAGATCATTTCAATAAAGTGTTGTTCATCACTATTTAATGTTAAAAAGTCTTCATAATCACCAGAAAAATCAATTTCTTCTTCTTTCCAAAAACATGCCATTTGAATCCTATATTTATCCCATATCGCTTGATATTTTTGTTCTAAACGAGATGTAAATTTTCTGTTTTTTGGATCTAAAATTGCCTCAGTAATTTCTGGTTTTGGAGCCAATAATTTTAGAGCATTCTTAATTTGTGAAATATCATATTTTGATAACAAATCAGCAAGTTCATTGTATAATTTTACTTCAGGATCAGCCTTTTCTGTAGCATCTTTAGGATCCTGTTCTGAATGGTAATTTTGCTGAAGTTGTTGATTATCGGGAATTCCTGTAGGGTTTTGGTTATCTACATGTTGTTCTAATAAAGTGTCCTTTTGTTGATTGCTCATATATAGTCTGATATATATTATAATACATAATAATTTCATTCAAAATTCAATTTTTTTATTTGATTTTTACAAGAAAAAAAATTGAAAAGTATATTATATATGAATCCACCAGAAAATCTCCAGAAATCATATATGAGTGTTATTAAAAGAAGTGGACAATGTGAGCAAATTTCATTTGACAAGATCCTAAGAAGGATAGAAGTCCAGTGTTCTGAGTTAAATTTAAACAGAATTAATGCATTCGAGGTATCTAAAGAAACCATTGGAGGATTAAAGGAAGGGATTACAACAGAGGAAATTGACCATTTTGCTGCAACGAACTGTTCAGATAAAATTAGAGATGACCCTCAATATGATAAATTGGCCACGGCTTTATGTGTCAGTAGGTTACATAAAATGACAGACTCAGATTTTATGGTAGTTACAGAACAATTATTTAATGCGGGATTAGTTACTGAAGACTATTATAAATGTGTTTGTGCAAATATTAAAGATATCCAAAGTGTTATTGATTATAGCAAAGATTATGATTTTGACTATTTTGGTTTTAAAACATTAGAGAAAAGTTATTTACAGAAAATACAAAATGTTGTAAATGGGGTAAACCATTTTAAAATAGTAGAAAGACCCCAACATATGTTGATGAGGGTAGCAGTAGCACTTAATACGAAATGTGTAGCTGATTTAATAGAAACTTATAAATGTTTGTCCGAAAGGCGTTTCATATTTGGATCACCAACTTTATATAATGCAGGATCAAAATATCAACAATTATCATCGTGTTTCTTGTTGAAAATGGAAGATGATTTGGAAAGTATTTTTGACACAATAAAAGATGCAGGTTTGATAAGTAAAAGAGCTGGTGGAATTGGAATTGGTATTAGTAATGTGAGAGCAAGTGGAAGTAGAATTGAAGGGACTAATGGACAATCAACTGGTATTATTCCGATGATTCAAGTTTTGAATAGAGTTGGGAAGTATGTTAATCAAGGGGGAAAGAGAAATGGGGCAATCTCGTGCTTCATTGAACCCTGGCACGCCGATGTATTTGCATTTTGTGAGTTAAGATCTAATAAAGGAAATGAAGATGAAAAAGCCAGAGATATGTTTTTGGGTCTGTGGATTCCTGATTTATTCATGAAAAGAGTTAAAGAAGAAGGTATGTGGTCATTGATGTGTCCAAATGAGTGCCCAGGATTGACTACAACATATGGAGAGGAATTTGATAAATTATATGAAAATTATGAAGAGAAAAAAATGTATAGGAAACAAATACCGGCGAAGGATTTATGGTTTCATATATTGACACAACAAATCGAGACTGGTGTACCGTATATGATGTTCAAGGATAGTATCAATAAGAAGTCCAATCAGAAAAATCTGGGCGTGATACAATCCAGTAACCTTTGTGCTGAAATAGTCCAATACACTTCTAATGAGGAGATTTCTGTTTGTACATTGTCTTCGATTTGCCTTCCCAGATTTGTTGAAAAAGTAAGTGGCAAAATAATGTTTAATTATGAAAAATTACAACACGTAGCAGGAGTTGTCACCAAAAACCTTAACAATGTAATCGACATCAACTATTATCCAATTGAAAAAGCCAAAAATTCTAACATTAAAAATAGACCAATCGGTATTGGAATTCAAGGTTTGGCAGATGTTTATTGTATGATGGAAGTTCCATATGATTCTGATGAGGCAAGAATTATAAACAGAAAAATTGCAGAGACTATATACTTCTCTGCGTTAACAATGTCAAATCAATTGGCAATTAAAGATGGTCCATATGAAACATTCCATCATAATGGTGGATGTCCATTTTCAAAAGGCTTGTTACAATGGCATTTGTGGGGATTAAAAGAAAGTGACTTATTGATGGGTTTTGATTGGAATAGTTTAATTCAGAGTATAATTAAATATGGTACTAGAAATAGTTTATTAACAACAGTAATGCCAACAGCCTCAACAAGTCAAATTATGGGTAATGGTGAATCATATGAGGCAGCAATTTCAAACGTTTCAACCCGCAGTACAATGGTCGGAGAATTTACAGTCATAAATAAGCATCTGGTTGAAAAATTAATAGAGTTAGGTATTTGGAATAAAGATGTACAGAATGAATTATTGTATGATAAGGGATCAGTTCAGAACATTTCGGTGATTCCAGATAATATTAAGAAATTATTTAAGACAGCATTTGAATTACAGAATAGACCAATAATAGTTCAATCTGCAGACAGAGGACCTTTTATTGATCAGACACAAAGCTTTAACATGTTTTGTAAGACACCTGATTTTACCAAGCTTACCACAAGTTTATTCTATAGTCACAAATTAGGGCTAAAAACAGGTCTCTATTATTTAAAAACTGAACCGGCGGTAGATCCTATCTCATTTGGACTTGATATAGATGTTATCAATGAAATTGAAAAAAAAAGAGGTATTGTTAAGAAAGAAAAAGTAGGAAGACCTAAAAAAGCCGTCAAAAAAGAAGTCGAAATCGCAAAACAAAAAAGCCTTATAAGTTGTGATTCATGTTCAGGATAATTTTTATTTATAAAAAATTGAAACACAAATAATATACAAATTATATGTTTATAATATAAAATATATAATGGAACCTAAAAATATAGATTTAATGGAATCTGACAATATTAATAATGTAACTGATACTCAGGTTTCTATAAAAATGTCAAAGCAAAGGAAAAAACAACTTAATAAAGAGGTAACAAAATTAATAAAAAATGAGAAAGAAACAAATAAAGTTACAAATAAAAATAAAATATGTAAACATGATGATTGTAAAAAGATAGCTCATTATAATTTACCAACAGAGAAAAAGGGTAAATTTTGTGTTACACATAAGGGAGAAAATATGATTAATGTAGTTACAAAAAGTTGCAATTATGAAAAATGTACTAAGTTCCCAACTTATAATTTACCTGGTAATAAAACTGGTGTTCGGTGCTTCGAACATAAAACAGAAAATATGGTAGATGTAAAACATAAGACGTGTAAACATGATGGCTGTAATAAGCGTCCTGGGTTCAATTTACCCACAGAAGCAAAGGGAATATATTGTGCAAATCACAAAGAAAAAGACATGGTTAATGTATTAGAAAAAAGAATATGTAATTATGAAGGATGTAACAAACAGTCAAATTACAATTTTTCAACAGAGAAAACCCCAATTTTTTGTTTTAATCATAAAGAACAAGACATGGTAGATGTTAAAAATAAAAAATGTCAATCTCCAGAATGCAATAAACAACCAAAATTTAACTTACCTACAGAAATAAAAGCGATTTATTGTTCAAAACATAAGGAAATCAATATGATTAATGTAACTGCCAAAAGGTGTAAAAATTTTGAGTGTAATAAAATTCCAAGTTTTAATTTACCAACCGAAAAGGAAGGTGTATATTGTAGTGATCATAAAACGGAAGATATGATTAATGTCAACAAGGATTTATGCCAACATGAAAATTGTAATAAACAATCTAATTTCAACTTGCCAACAGAAACAAGAGGGATCTATTGTAATATACACAAGCAGAAAAATATGATTAATATTAAAATACAGAAAATTTGTGAGTATGAAGAGTGTAATAAACAACCATCTTTCAATTTGCCAACAGAAAAAACTGGGAAATATTGTCTAGATCATAAAGAAGCAAATATGATTAATGTAAAATATATGAGGTGTATACAGGAAGGCTGTAACAAATATCCATCTTTTAATTTACCAACAGAGAAAAATTCAAAATACTGTTTTGAACATAAAACTGGGAATATGATTAATGTTAAAAATAAGAAATGTATTTATATTGGATGTAATAAAATTGCATCTTTTAATTTACCTGCAGAAAAAACAGGAATTTGTTGTGTAGAGCATAAAGAAGACGATATGGTAGATGTAACACATCCGAAATGTAAACATGATAGATGTACAAAGCGTGCTATATACAACATATCTACAGAAACAAAACCTATCTATTGTCTCCTTCACAAAACAGAAACCATGATCAATATGATAAGTAAAAAATGCCAACACCCAAAATGCAAAAATACATCCATCTATGGTCTACCAAACAGAAAACCACAATATTGCAACACTCATAAATCCCAAAATATGGTTAACATATGCTTAGAAATGAAATGTGATATTCCAGAATGTAATAATGATCATGAATTTCTAATGGACAACCAAAAATATTGTCTTAGCCATTGTCCAGATAAAAATGTTGAAAATATTCTCAAAAGAAAATGTAGATATTGTGAAGCAGATGAAACAATTAAATTTGTATGCAAAGGCTGCCAACAAGTTCAACATAAAAAAGAATGGATGGTCGTTAGATATATTAAAAAACATATTAATACTCCTTTCATATACGATTCAAGTAAAATGTTACAAGGGTGTTCCAAAAAGAGACCTGATATATTTTTTGAATTAGAAAAGCATTGTGTTATTGTCGAAGTTGATGAAAACCAACATAATGTATATGAAGATGTATGTGAATGCGCAAGGATCAATGAAATAGTTAATGGTATTGGTGGGAGACCAATAATAATTATTAGATTTAATCCTGATAAAATTATGAATAAAAAAAAGGAAGTTAAAATCCATTTAATTGATAGATTACGGACGTTAATCGATATCATTAAAGATGAATTAACCCAAGATTATGACAAGTTTATCGTTAAATTAATTCAATTGTTTTACGATGATAATTATGATTCATATATGCATATTAAAACAGAAAATATAACTGATTTAGTTTGTATTTAATTTATTTATTTATACAGTTTGCAATACTTATTTTTTATAGAGTTACATTTATTTATAAAAAATTGAAATATAAAGTTCATAAAATATTATTATTATTATAAAAATATTAAAAATGACCCTCCACTTATTCAACAGTATAACGTCAACATTAGAAAGATTTGAATATGACAAATCCATACCTATCAAATGGTATACATGCGGCCCAACTATTTACAGTAGTGCTCACTTAGGGCATGCCAGAACATTTATATCATTTGATATTGTCAGAAGAGTATTAACATATTTAGGATACAATATAATTTATGTTATGAATATTACAGATATTGATGATAAAATTATAAATAAAGTCAAAGAATTATCATCTGGACAAGTTAATAATACAATTTACATGGACTTTATTAAAAATATGGAAGCTGAATTTTGGTCAGATATGGACAAATTAAATAATATCAGACCAACTATAGTTACAAGGGTTACAGAATATATTGAAAAAATTAAACAGTATATTGAAAAGATGGAATCAAATGGTTTAACGTATTGTGTTAATGGAACTGTTTATATTGATTCACAAAAATATTTAGAAAGAGGTTACAATTGGGATATTTTTCATAGGTCGTCCACAACTGATTATACAGAATGTGAATTTAGCAGCGAAAAGAAACATAATTCTGATTTTTCATTATGGAAGGCTACCAAACCAGGAGAAATAAAATTTGATTCTAAATGGGGTGAAGGGAGACCATCATGGCATATTGAATGTTCAGTAATGTCACACGATATTTTAGGACATTCAATAGATATTCACAGTGGTGGAATTGATTTAATATATCCCCATCATAGTAATGAAATTATTCAAACAATATCACATGAAAATTGTAATGATATGCCAATTAAATATTTTTTACATAGTGGTCATTTAAATATAAATGGTGAAAAAATGGCAAAGTCATTGGGAAATTTTATTACAATTAGTAATTTTTTAGAAAAAGTTGGAACAGTTAGACAATTAAGATTACTATTTTTGTTACATACATGGAATAAACCTATGGATTTTACAGATGATGTATTAAATGAAGTAAATTTAATTGAAAAGAGGATTATTGATTTTTACTCAAATATGGAACATGCTGTTCGAGTTGGACAAAAAATCGTAACCAAGTATTCAGAACAAGATAATGAATATTTGGAATTTATTATTAAAATGAAACAAGAAATTGAGTTAGCAATGTGCAATAATATTGATACAAGGAATACTATAAATATAATTTTAAATGCAATAAACAAAACATATAAATATACTGAAAAAGAATATAATGTAACATTTATAAATGACATTGTTAAACATATTACTTTAGTATTTGATATTTTCGGTGTTAATTTTTTAGACAAGGATAGTGTCGACAAAAATGCATCCGATAAATTTATTGATATTGTTGTAGATTTAAGGGCAGATGTAAGAGATGTTGTCAAGAAAAATATTAAAGAATTCCCTAAAAATGTTGTATCAGATATATTTAAAATATTGGATGATGTCAGAGACAATAAATTAAAACCAAATGGTATAACTATTGAAGATTTCGGTATTGGTAAAAAGAATAAGTGGACAAAGAATATATCATAATTTTATTTATACAACATACCCATATTCCAAAAATAACTGTTTTAATTCATCATTTCGTTGAATTAAAACTGTTACATCACTGTCTAAAATATTAATCTTTGCCCCATGTTCTAATAATATTTTAGTCCTCCAAATTTGTTCACAACGTATACAGCATTCCAATATGGTTTTACCATTATATTCTTTATTAACATCTCCAATATTATCTAAAAAATAGTTAAAAACATCATCATTATAACTAACAATCCATCTACCTATATTAATAGATATTGGCAAGTTATACTTTACTAATAAACTCATAATTTTCTTATGATCACTACCATAATTGAAAACATCATTTCTAAATATATCATTATCTTTAATCAATGAATCATATATTACATTTTCACAACCACCACAAATACTACCCTCATATACAATATCAAACATATTTTCATTAATATTATCAAAATTCATACCAATATTTAATAACATATCGACAATATTCAAATGGCCAAAAAAACATGCGGATATTAATGCTTTATCATCAAGTTTTGCATCTAATCCAAATAGATAATTGGCCATGTCATATTGCCCATTTGCACACGCAATTACAAACAACCTATTTATTTCTGGTTGTAGTAAATTATAATGATTATCATGTAAATATTTAATTTTGTCAAGTTCCCCCATACTGACTATGAATTCTGATGGTGATTTTAGATTATTATAATTTTTGGACTCAATAACAAAATGTTTATTATATCTTCTGACACTTTTTTCAATATTTATTATCCAATTAATATCTGCCCCATTATCTACTAAATAATAGATATCAGTTATGTCGTTACGAGTGAAACTTTTTATCAACAATGAATTTAATATTTCTTGATCAATAGTAACATTACATTCAATAAGAAATTTGACAGTTTTAATATTTACACCCCATATACCACATAATTGCAACATATTTATATCACCTCCCATTTGTAATAAATATTTTAATGCATCCAATGAATTACATCTGCAGCTATATATTATCCAATTATTAATATCACAATTTGTCATATTATCTATTAAAAACTTTAAAATTTCTAATCTGTTTTGTATAATTGCACATTCCCCCAACCTTAAAACGATCGGAGACAAATCAATATTATTTTCTAATAATAATTTTAACATTTGTATACTTATTTTACAATGGAAAGTGCTACAACATTCGGGCCTTATTGCTGATTGAACATCATAGTTATTAATAATTGCATATTTAACAATATCAATTTTATCATCATGAATTGCAAGTGATATGTGATAACTGTCCATCTTGTGTCCATGACTCGAAAGTATTTCTAAAAATGGAGTAGGATTTTTACAGCACATTACATTATACCAAACACTATTGAAAGTAATATTATAATTACCAATTTCTAAAAATGTCCTAAACAAATCCACATAACCACATTCTATCAACCGTGTCAATATTTCACTATCCTTATGCATAGTATTATCTTCCAAATATTTTGATATTACAATTTTAAATAAATTATCATCATTATCATTACCTATTGAATAATCAAATAATAAAAATAATACTGTCATTTTTGTAGTATCATAATCATAACTCCCATAAATTCTTCTATTGCCTAACGCATCATGAATTTTTTCATAATTGTCTACCATGAGTAATTCAATAATATTGTCGTAGTTATCTGTAATTAAATCATCAACTGTAGGACCTAGCGCTTTATTTCCAATCGCACAATTATTATAAGTTAACCTGCTACTTTTGTATGATGATGGATGCCTTTGCATTGTAAATAATTATAGTAATAACATATTATAAATAACATATACAATTTACATATCAATTTTTTATAAACAAATTTTAGATGGCATCAGTTGATTTCAATTTTGCTAACAACATTGGTTCATCATCAGCTCTGACTAACTTGTAATGTCCAGCTCCAGTTCCAGTTTTGTCAGTCGTTAAAACAATGTAACAACTTGGGAGAAATTGTCCATTAAATTCTTCATTGAGAATTTTCTTTTCAACAGTGTATCTATCATTTTTTCTTTCATTAAAAGGAACTAAATATCTGGTAAAACATATCAATTTCAAAATTGGATATGTCTTTTGCCAATACATGAGAAAGGTGTCAAAACTGATCTGATTGTCTCCAAGGATTTCGTCTCTCATAAATTCTCTAATGTCAGCGTCATACAAGTTAAATATATCTTCTCTTAATTTTCTGTCGGATATTCTTTGGACAAGACCATTTGTAGCAGTGTGTAAGGCATTAATAGTGTCGGAACAGCATGCGTTATTGTTCATCTTGTATTTAATGCCAAAGGCACTATTAAAACATTTATAAGGGCTTAGTAAGCAGTCAAAATTTCAATTTTTTTATAAATAAAATACACTATATTTTATACATTAGAAAAGGGTTCAATCCTTAACTTTTTTATGAAAATGTTAACTATCATTAGACGTTATCAATAAAGTAGTAAAACTTGAACTTTTACACCTGTGTAGCATTAACCAGAACAAACAATTAAAATATACAACTAGGGATTAACAATATGTTTAAATTTCAATTTTTTTTATAAATTATTTTTTACTAACCGTTATTAATAATGCCAAATGGTCAGAACACCTACCATTATATGGATTTTTTATATCATTATCAATAACATTTTTCAATATATTATTACAATCATCATCCTCTTTAATGATTTCACCAGTAATAGGATGTAATATATCAACGTTTGATGAATATCCATCATTTGTTTTTTTCAATACGTAATCCAATGGTGTAAATGCCAAACATTTTCCTTCACTTGTAGCATGGGAATATTCAATCTTTGGGTGTTCATTAATAAAGTCATGTGGAAATGAAATAAACGTTGGTCTCCTTTTGGTGAGGATTTCATATTTATGTTGTGCTATTTTATTACACATTTCATCAGCATTATCATCAGGAAATGCATTAAAATCACCAAAAATAAGATCAGTATTTTTAGCAAGGATATTTGTTAATCCTTCAAACCTTTCTGCGCTTGCAACATGTAAATGTGTATTAGTAAATGTTAATTCATCATCACCAAAATCTAATGTAATCGTCATACAAATATTACCTAAAATACCATCACAAATAACATGCCTATCACATGATTTAACTGTTTCTGGTAATTTTGTAAAGAAACAAATGCCAAATGATGATGGATCGGTATCACTATTCTTGATCATTTTTACAAATTTTAGTTTTGTAAGATTTTCCATTTCAGGTATAAAATAGTCTGTCCATGTTACTGGATTATCAATATCATCAATTGATGGACGAGCAGCTTCTGATAAACAAACATAATCTGGGTCATGTTTATTAATTAGGTTAACAATAATTGGAAATCTCCTAAATAATGAATAACCATTCGCGTTATCCCTTCGAGCATTACCAACATTTAAACTTAGAATTTTCATTTATCGGAAGAATATTTTATAACTATTATTAAAACATTAAATAATATATTTAAATTTCAATTTTTTCATAAATAAATATCATTTGTTTTTAATACTTGGACAAAATCATGTATCCTATACCCATCATATAATTTATTATCAAGTAACCCAATGTTTACTACACTCGAATTAATTACACTTGAAAAAATATCCTTTAATTTGTCAATCATTATGATATCAAACTTGTTAATTGCATCCTTTAGTCTACCAATATTTATAGGATAATCAAATAATATATTTAATTCATTAAACATTTTTCTATACAAAATTCTTATTAACATTACATGTTTGTTTTTATTTTTCTTTTCCATTGTAATATTATCTTTTACAAATTTAATGTCATTATTAATACTTGAAAGTTCATCATGATGGTTTACACTAAACTGTAAATGTTCTTTGAATTCTGCAATTTTACTGCATAATGATGGTAACTGCATTGAGTTTAATATATTTATGTTTTTAATCAGTGGACTTAAAATTGTAAATACATTTATTGCATTATTTGGAATGTTTGTAATTGATGATACTTCAGGTAAATTTTTCATAGATGTATATGTCCAATCTTTATCAAAATTATATTTTTGCTGGATATAATTAGCAAGTTCGTCAATACATGTTTCAAATGTAAGTGTAGTATTATCAATAGTTTTATTTCGTATTTCTAACATTACTAATTTACACTGTAAGATAGATATTTTTGTTTCTATATTACTAATGTTATCATATTCTGATTTCATATTTTGGTAATGTTTTTGGTAGATGTTATTTACATTATCTTTCAATATACTGATAAATTTATTAACAATTTCATCTATAAATTTAGTATTTGGTAACCATCCGATATTGTTATTATTAAAATATTCTTTAATTTTTATTGATTTTGGTATATTTTTTTCAAACAACCTGAAGAATAATCTGTCAGGTTCTTTTATTTGTGATATTAAAAATTGTTCAATATTTAAATTGTTATTACTAACAGATTTTATACATTGTAACATTTCATTTGATAAATTAGCATCATGGTAATTATTATAGTTCACATTAAATAGTCCATTTTCATCATGATCATCAATAATAATGTCCACATTTTTGAGGGTGTTAACCAAATAATCAAAATCAATTGGTAAATTATATTGTTTGTGTAAATATAATCTTTCCATTAATGTAAATAACATATCATAATTATCCAATGTAATAGAAACTTTCATTGATGACAATGGCATTTCTAATTCTGATAATGGATCATAAACATTTCTAATTGCCATCTCAAATAATGCTTCACTATTAATCAATATTCGATTTGATTGTGTTTTATATCTCATAACTATAATTGTTTCACCCTCTTTGTTGAAATCTATATTAGAAGTATAAAAATCTTTTGTATTACAATCTGGACAAACCAATACAAAATCCCAATCTTTTATTACAAAGCCTAATTTTTGTTTAAAATTATTAAAATGTTGTTCAAAATTATTGTTATTACAATGTTCAATTGATAATTTTAAACATTGTAATCCTAATATAGCACCACCTTTTATGTAAATTTTTGAATTGTATTTCGTTAATATGTCTTTGATATATGTCCTCCACCCAGTGAATTCTTGTTGTATACTTATTTTTTGTTGAGTTGTTAAAGATGTATTATCTAAATTATACATCATATAGTTTATTTGTATATTCACAAATATTGTAATAAATATAAAAATCAATTTTTTGTTATAAACAAAATTGCTTCAACAATATCATAATCACAATATCCAAGTGCGAATTTTGCTTTATGTTTATCACAATAAGTTTGATCACGTATAATTGTAATGTAGTTGTCCATATCTCTATGAATATATTTATCCATATCATAAAGTTTATTCTCATGAATAGCATATCTCGCATGTTTATCAATGTGAATTATTAATATATTTAAACTTTGTTGAAAATGTACTTCACTGTAAAAATTCATATCAATATTAAATTTGACACTATTATATTTTATATTACATATGTTATCATCATATTTCATGAATCTAATAGTTTTATTACCAGAAAAATAACAATATGTGGTTTTATATTTAATAAACTGATTTTTAATTTTACCCATATAAGAATGCATATTTTTGTTAACCAGAAATAATGATTTAAATGTCAATCCATGTTTTTGTGCTATCATAACCCATATCTCTTCTGGAATGCATACTGATAAACACAAATTCATATTGAATATTATAATTACAATAATTATAATTATAATATATAAAAATATCAATTTTTTGTTTTTAGCATAATGGCATCTACAATTCGAGTCCATATATATCATATATAAAAATATATATTCCACGTGTTATTTTTTTATTTTTAATATATATAATGGATTCAAACAAAATCATTTTAATAATCGTTGTGTCTATAATTATTATTTGTTTATGTTCGAGTGCTATTGGAATTGCGTATTATTATTATTTTATGTCAAATTTATCGACACCAGCACCGGCACCACCATCAATACCAGCACCAGCACCAGTACCATCACCAATCCCAACACCATCACCAATCCCAACACCATCACCAACACCAACACCGGTATTGTCGTCACCAAGTCCTACAGCTTCAGTTCCGGCACCTGTTGCTACATCAACGTCTTCAATAATATGTGAATCTGGTGCTGTTGACATAACATGTCCAATTGGCAAAAAATTAAATATTGCAGAATTCAAGTATGGCAGACCATTAGATTCAGTATGTGGTGGTTCAGCATGGACAGGTAAATCTTGTGATGGTAAATCTTATACTTCACAAGCAAATGCTCTTATTGTTAACAATGAATTTCATAGAACTGGTGCTGCTGCATATTATCCTGGTTTTGATGATCCTTGTCCTGGTATACTTAAACAGAGTAATATTACATGGTCATGTTCATAAAACTATTATTTGTTTAATATATTATTAAATTTATAATTTGATTCCATCATTTCTAATGTGTTACAATAGGCCATTTCCATTCCATGTTTATCCTTATCGGCAAAAAATGTTTTAAAATCATTAATTAATATTGGTGTTCCAACCAAATATCTCATTGAGGACACAATATTATCAATACCAATGAATTTGAACATATTAAATATGTCATTCCAATTTTCTTTAATATATGGAAACAATAAATAGTTCAAATTTTTATTTGAAGCAGCAGTTGCAAATATTCTTAGTTTATTTTTTTCATTAATATCTTTATTTTTGAATAAATCTAGCGTTGTAATATATTGTGTTTTGTCATTAGTCAAACCCAAGCAACTCGCTATTTCTGATTCTAATTTTATGTTTGCACGTAACATATTAAGTAAAAAATTGTAATCATTCAAATGTTCGATCCCTACTCTAAACACAATATTTACTATGTTAGGATTAATGACAAAATTTGTATCCATTTTAAAGTTATTAAATTGTTGTTTACAATAATCAATATGAGTGTTAATATTTAATTTACATCCTAAATTTAAAATATTAGTTTTGAACAATATTGTGCTTATATCGTCATTCGGATTTATTATAAAATTAACATTTGTAATGTGCTTTATTAATATGTCATTATATAATTTTATTAATTTATCATTTTTTATGATAATTTTAAAATCACTATAGTTGGTTAATGTAATATTGTATAATAAATATGTTTTAGGACTTGTATGTAATATGGCATCTGTATATTTTAAATAATTGTTAAAATCAATATGTTTTGATTTTAGTAAAAAGTATAAATCCAAAATTATATTAGCTTTTTTCAGTAATGGTGCATTATTTTGGATAACTTTATTTAGGAGAATTTCGTCATAGGATGTTATGTAAAATCCAAATAGTTCATTATCAATTTCAGGTATTATTAAATGTTTTGAATTTAATACAAATGTATTGGATAATGGTATATTCCACAATATATTATCTTTATCATTTGTTAAAGATTGTTGGGTAAGTTGCACTAAGTTATTTTGATATTGTTTAATTGTGATAAGTGGATAATTTTTAGTATTTATCCAAGTTTCCATTAATTTTGATATATTCTTATTTGTTGTTTTACTTATACAATCCCATAAATCATTTGTTGTTGTATTTTTATATTTATACGTTTTTGTGTATAATTGTATACTATTTTTAAAATCATCAGCTCCAACGTAATCAACTAACATTTTAATTAATGCAGATCCTTTGGAATATGATATCGCATCAAATATTTCTGATATTAATGATGGATCCTGCACATCGGCTTTTATAGGGTGTGAATTTATAATTGCATCTGCTTTTAAAGCTCTCACATAATCATTACAAAAATAATAATCATTAATATTTAATTTTGGAAATATATTATTGACTGCAACATATGATAACCATGTGGCAAAACTTTCATTCAACCATAATTCTGACCACCATTCCATCGTTACCAAATTACCAAACCATTGGTGTGCTAATTCGTGGCAAATTGTCACAATAATACTAATGATGTCGTCGACCTTTGTTGAGTCATTACATAATAATACTTGTTCCCTAAATGTTACCAATCCCCAATTTTCCATAGCTTCTGCTGAATGTTTTGGAACTGAAATTAAGTCCAATTTTTCTAATGGATATGGAATATTAAAATATGATTCCATAAATGCTAAACATTTTACAGTAGTTTTTAATGCTAATTTTGATTGTAATTTATCTTTAGGGGAATATATTCTAACTCTGATATCGTTAATTATTGATTCAATATAAGTTGCATATCCAATGTAGAATGCCAATAAATATGTTGACATTTTTGGTGTTGGTTTAAATTCATAAATTTTATTATTATTTTTAGTAATTATTGTTTTTACATCTGTATTTGATAAAATTGTAAAATTATTATCGGATGGAAGTATAATTGATAAATTAAATATTGATTTGAAATGTGGTTCATCAAAACATGGAAAACATCTTCTCGCATGAGTGGCTTCAAATTGGGTCACCATTATTAATTTACCTTCTTGATTACATTTATAAAATCCACATAAATTTGTTGCAATTAAACCATCATATTCAATTGTTAATCCACCAATTTTGGGTAATTTGTCAAATTCAAATTTAATTTGTTGTGTAACTTTATTACGAGTAGTGTTAGTTAAATTATGGTTAATTATTATATTATTAGTAATGCTGGTCAACGATACTTTTGAGATATTAAGGTCTAATATATTTAAAGTTATATAGTTCAAGTTAGGGTCATTATTGTTAAATATTATGATACATTTACCTTTGAAAATGTCATATGATGGTGCGATTGGAGTTATTTTTAAGTGATACTCTAATGGGGTAATATGTTGAGATAATCTATAAATATTTGGTTGGTCCATATATATTATAGTTTAGGTATTTTAATAGATAATATTGTAAATTAATAGCCAACATTGAGATACAAACCAAGGCGATTTACATCCCTATGGTATTATTTTAATAAATACACTTTATGGTAAATATAGGGATGTACATCGCATTGGTCTTCATATTAAGTTGCTTTTAACCACAGCTTAATATAAACATTGTTTTATTATTCCCTTCTACTTGGTTCAATATATTCCAAACCCAATTCATCAAATATATCTTTTTCAGATTCTACCTTAATCTTAATCTTCTTATTACCATCCAATTTAAATAATCCATATTCATTAAGTAAATAGCCTAAATGCTTGGCTAATTCTCTAATTTGTTGATTAAAGTTACCGGATCCAGTAAAATGTAATAGAGCAGAGAAATATGATTCATAAAATACAAATTTTATATCTATCCTTCTGACAGGATTATTTAAAAATTTACAAAACCCCATATATTTTACATTGTAATCTTTATCTGTTAAATCATCAATAATGAATTTTTTATTTTTTAATTTTTCAACAAATTTATATATATAATTTTTGGTAGGATGTGATAATAGTATATCTATATCATTAGATGTTGGTTTACCCCGTCTATAAGATCCTGATATTGTTACCACTAATTTTTTATCTATACTTTTTCCAACTTTTTGTATAAAGTCATTAATACTATCTATTTCTGCTCTCGGAATATTTTCTTTAAATACTCCATAATATTTTAACCCCATTACTATTTGGTCTGGTAATTCTATTTCTTTTTTTTTATATTTTGCTTTTAATTCATCAATAGATGTTATATGTTGATTTATGACAAGATCATGTGCCGTTACCCTACCGATGCCAAAAATTTGTTCAAGTTCTTCGATTGCTTTTAATGTTTTCTCATTAGGGTCGACCTTTATTTCAGATAGTTTCCCAGTTTTTAATATTTCATCTATCCTTCTGACAGTACCTTTCCCAATACCTTTTAAATCTGCCAAATCTTTACCTTGTTTAATTTCAACTGGAAATTTTTTAATTGTTGACAATGCATTTTTAATTTGTCTTAATCTAAAACCATGTCTTACTCTATCTTCTTGATTTCTTGCATTATCAATATCTGATTTTATTTGTTGTATTAATTTTTCAAATTGTTCTATAATTACAGAATTCATATAATTATAGGACATAAATAAAATTACAATTTTGCATTTAAACCTTTACATATACTATGATTATCTATATTACACATATCCATATGGCAATGAAAACATGTTGGTTGATTAGTGTCAACACAATCAAGGGATATTCCTAATACTGATGATTTGGATGAAACTGATTTAAATTCAGCATCATTTATTCCACAAGCAACACATTTAACATATGTTCTTTTTCTGAATTTAATACTTGATCCAATATGAATAATTGGTAGATTATTAGAATATATTTTGTTATAAATTTTTAAGTCCCCACACTTTATACAAGATATATAATGATCTGATGTTCTCTTGTAATCAGACAATTTTACACATTGTGGACAGAAAAATTTATTACTATATTGGGTAATTTGATCTATATTATGAATGTTTATTTCTGTATTTTCATTATCTTCAAATAAATCATCAAAATATGATCTAAATTTATCCCTTATTGATATTTTTGACATTTATATTGTTATAACCAATATAAATTCCAATATACAATATAGAAATCAATTTTTTTATTGTATTAAAGTATATGAATATCGAAAAACTTATAAATAGTAATAATTGGGGAAAAATATATGAAAAATTAACAAAAAATAAATTATCACCAACCCAAGAATTATCAAATGGTAATACAATACTTCACATCGCATCAATAAATAATAATAAAAAAATAATATCATATTATTTAAAAAAAGATATATCCCCATTGTTAAAAAGTAATAATGATGGTAATACTCCGATACATTTGTTAGCAACATATAATTATGTTACCTTATTGAAACAATGTGTAAATAATTATCCTGAATTTTTAAACTTATTAAATAATAATGATGAAACTATTACAAATATTTTATATAATAATTTGGATTTCATAAAATTTGTATGTAAACTTATTGATCATAATAAACAATATGATACAAATTTAATTACAAATGATACAGCCAATAATAACATAATCACAAAAAATATTGATGATAATACAAAGATAAATGATAATAATTACAAAATCATAAGTATATTACTAAAAAACCAGGCGAAATATATAAATGAATGTAGTGGGTCATTTTTATGTTATGCATTAAATAATGATAAACTAGATATTGCCAAATTATTAATAGATAATAAATATGATATAAATAAAAAAGATTCATATATTACTCCATTCATATATGCCATTGAAAATAAACAACATGAAATTTTAAAATTATTATTAAAAAACAAAAATATTGATATTCAATATTGTGGTCCTGAAGGGGATGATAACCCAATGATGATTGCAATTGATAATAATGATGAATATGTTATAAATTTATTATTAGAACATAAATTTAATGTGGATTTATTTAATAGACACTTGGATACATCATTAAATTATGCACTTAAAAATAAAAAATTATCCGTTGATATACTGGCAAAATTAATTTTAAGTGGTAATTTAAATATACAAAATGTAGATGGTGAAACTCCTTTACATAATTTATGTAAATATCATAATTTAGATAATTATTCAAATTTGTTGGTTAATAAAGAATTAGATATATTTATAAAAGATAATCATAACAAAAGACCACTTGATTACCTAAGTGGACATACAATTAATAAACTTATAAAATTTGCAACAAAAAGTTATAATACCCAATTAAATGATAGTAGTATATTAAAAAAAACTATTAAAAATGATTATGAATTGAAAAAATATATGTTTGCTACAGAAAGGTCAATACCAAAATCTAAAGACAAAAAAAAGTTAAATGAAAAGTTTATTAGTGGGAATTCTGTAACACATGGATTATTTAATGCCGATGCTTTACATAATATGATATATACTGTAATAATGTTGAAAAAATATGATAATTTGTGTATACCATTCCAATATATGATAAGTGATAAATATGTTAATACCAAAGTAAGTTGGAATAATTTATACAATATACCGAGTGAAAATATTATATATGAACTAGCACAAGTTTACAATAATTATTTTTTTGAAATACAACCATATTTAATAATATGGAAAAATAAAAATGTAAATTACATTCATAAAGATTTCAAATTTTTAATAAAAAAATGCTTAATTTCAGAAAAGGTTCGATATATTTTTATAAAACTAACGTTAGTTCCATCAATGAACAATACTCATGCTAACATTTTGGTTTACGATAAGGTAACAAATATTTTGGAACGATTCGAGCCTTATGGTTTAATACCATATTTGGACGGTGATAATTTGAATAAATTTATTGAAAATATTGGAAAGGAATGCATAAATAAGAATTTAACATATATTAAACCGATCGATATGAAAAATGTTATAGGTCCGCAGGTTATAAGTGATGATAGTAATTATAATATTAAAAAGTTAGGTGATCCAAATGGATACTGTTTAGCATGGACCTTTTGGTTTTTAGAAACAAGGGTGAGCAATCCAGATACAAATACAAAGGATTTATTGGAGAATATGATTAGTAATGTAATTAAACCAAATTCAGTTGATGGTGATAAATTGTTTATTGATTTTATTAGAAATTATGCTGGAGGATTGGATAAATTGAAAAATGAATTTATGATAAATGCCGGTATTGGAGAACAAAATATATATAATTTATCATTAAATGATAAGGATTTCAATAAAATATTAAAACAATTAAAATATGAATTTGCATTATTGGTTCATAAAAAAATTGATATTTAAAATATTTATAAATATAATTAACATTAGTATTATTATTTAACATTACTAATGTCTTATTTAACTAAAATCTTAAAAGGTGTGACAATCTTTACTTGTGGAATTGGTTCGTGTGCATACTTGACAAAACCCTCAAATGATAGTTTTGCTATCCAAGTTACACGAAATGAAAATATTGTTCAGAGAGTACTCATTATCGAAGCTCTAAAATATTGTGTAAAATATGATGACTACATATTCTTTAAAAAAGCAACTGTCACATTCGCTGATGATATGTCAGAACATTATGGAGCTTTTAATAATTGGTATGTATATTCTGGAAAAAATAAAAATGTAGAATAAAATTGAAATATAAAGTATTTGTATATCATACTAATATATATCATTAAATATACAATGTTTTGTGTGGGTCGACTTACAAAAAAACATTCCAATATCAAAATTATTAAATTTGATATTAAAATGATGTCACAACAATTTAAGAGATATCCTTATAAAAATAATAGTGATATATATCGATCACAACATTGTATTACATGTAATAAATGGTATTTTTTACATGGTGACAAATATCCTGCACAATTCTACGAAGGATGTAAACTATGTGGTAAACAATATTTTATAAATGAGAATGTTTGTTAATTAAATTTATTTTATAAAAAAATTGAAATGTGAACTCATTGTAATATTATTTAATAGTTATTAGTATTACTCGAATTAAACATGTTTAAATTTTTAGGAACAGTTGTCAACACAGCATTTAAAACTACATTGTTAGTCACGGTCGGCGCTTTAGGATTTGCATATTTAACAAAACCGACTGATGAAAGTTTTGGAGAAGAAATATCTAAAAAAGCACCATTAGGGACACAAACCCTAACAAAAACTACAATAAATTCTACATCAACAATTAAGGATTATGTAGTTTTTAAAGTAGCAAAATTGCCATTAGAATCCAGCGATATGTCAACCCAGTATTTGGGGGTTGCACATCATTGGATTAAAATGGGTAAAGAATAATATTTTGTTTATTAAATAAAATTGAAATCTGAACATCCTGAAGCGCCCTTAAAGGTTACCATTATAATTGCCCTGCATCCATAAGACAATACAATAGATGTCAGGATTAATAAACCCTAAAAATTTATGCTATTTGAATTCAATCTTGCAATGTTTAGTATATATCGATGATTTTAGAAAATGGTTATTGAATAAAGAAAATTCAGAAGTTAAAAGAACTATACTTACTATGCGATTGTCGATATTGTTCGATACATTATGTGACGATAACGGTAATGTATCATCAGAAGATATTAAAACAATGATTGGAAATTTACATAACAAATTTCAAAATGATGACCAACAAGATAGTCATGAATTGTTAACCGAATTGTTAGATGATATTCATAATGAAGTTTCTAAAAAGATTCAAATTAAATTTCAACAAATTCCAAATGATGTTATTGCATATATGATATTCATAGAATTTGAAGCTATGCCAAAAAAAGTTAAAGAATACAAAACAGCCATAAAAAATGGATTGATAAATGAAAATCATGATAATGACATTATTGAAATTTATAATTCGTATGAAAATTGGATGAATAATGCAAGTACATATATGAAAGAAAAGAGAGATATTGTTACCATTGCAAATGGATACATGTTTTGGAAAGAATTTGTTGAAAAATCTAACTCAATTATCACACGATTATTTACTGGTCTATTATATCTAAGAATAGAGTGTGATGAATGTCATAATATTACTGATTCATTTTCATCATTTATTAATTTAACTTTACCTGTAAATGAAAGTGAAAATATGACATTAATTGAAATGTTGGAAGAATTTACTTGTGAGACAAAGTTATATGGTAATAACCAATACATGTGTGCACCATGTGGCAAAAAAGTTAATGCTACACAAAAGACATGTATATGGGAATTACCAAAAGTTTTAATAATCCACTTGAAAAGATTTAATTATGATAAAAAAACATCAAATTCAAATAAAATTTCAACGCAACTCTTTTTACCAGTTGATAATTTAGATATGAAACCATATATGTCGTCATTATGCGCAGAACAACCATCCAAATACAATTTATCTTCAACTAACAATCATCATGGCTCCACAATAGAAAATGGACATTATACTTCATTTTGTAGAAGTACAAATCAAAATAGTTGGTATGAATATGACGATACTACAGTAACTAATATTTCAAATAAAGAAATTAGTGAAAGGTTAGTAACCGGTGAGCCTTATATCTTATTTTATGTTAAACAATAATTTTTTATTAAAATAAAATTGAAATATGAACAACATAAAGGGTTAAATCCTATATATTATCACTAAATGGCCACCCCCAATACTAATAATATGGATACTATTCATGAAAAAAGAATGCGATATATTACTAATGGTATATCTGGTTTACAAAATTTAGGTAACTCATGTTACTTAAATTCAATTTTACAATGCTTATCATCACTTCCTTTATTTAGGACATGGTTGCTAAATGAGGATAATTTTAAAGACAAATTAGAAAATAATAAAAATAAATTTAAAAATGAATCAATAACAAAAAGATTATCAGAATTATTTAATAACATATGGTGTGATTATGTAACAGTAAGTCCTAAAAGCATAAAGACGATTATGGGACAAATAAATGATCAATTTCAAAATAATGAACAACAAGATAGTCATGAATTTTTGAATTGCTTGTTGGATACTGTTCATGAAGAGGTTTGTACCAAAGTTAATGTTGAATTTAATAATATTGCTAATGAAGTTATGGGATACATGATTTATATGAAATTCAAGGATATGCCTGACGATGTATCAAAATATGATATATTTATGGATTATTATAATAACAAAGCAAATGAAGATGATCGACTTTATTATGATGATAAATTACGACAATTTAGGGAAGAGAGATCCGATATTGTTGAAATTTATAATTCATATAAATATTGGGATACCAATGATCAAGGTTTGTGTATGCAAGAAAAAAGGGATGTAGTTACAATTTATAATGCATACAAATATTGGAAGGGGTATATTGAAAAATCACATTCTATGGTTACTAATTTGTTTACCGGTATGTATTATTCAAGTGTGAAGTGCGACGAATGTACCAGTATCACTGACACATTTGAACCATTCACAATATTAACCTTGCCAATACATGAAACGCAAGATATGACATTAGAGGATGCATTAAAAGATTTTACAACCGAAGAAATTTTAGTTGGTGATAATCAATTCCATTGCACTAAATGTAAAAAAAACGTTGATGCCCATAAAAAGATGTATATATGGGAATTACCAAAAATTTTAATTGTTCAATTCAAAAGATTTAAACATACTGTGAGAATTATAAGTCCGAATTATACTTCAAATTCAACAAGTAAAATATCAACAAAAATTACCTTTCCGTTTGAAAATTTAGATTTGAAACCACAAATGTCTCCATTATATGGCGACAGACCATCTAAATATAATTTAGTTGCGACAAGTAACCATAGTGGTACCACATGGAATATGGGTCATTATGTTTCATTTTGTAAAAACAATACTAATAACTATTGGTATAAATATGATGACGATGAAGTATTCTATGTTCCAGACGATAAAATTGTAGAAAGTGCCATGTCAAAGGATACATATATCCTATTTTATGTTAAACAATAAAATTTTATTTATTTATTATTTTCTAAATTCCAATTAAATTTTGGTTTAATATTTAAATTTTTACAATCAGTTTCAAATAGATTTAGCATATATTTATAATCTGGAGTTTCTTCAAATTTTAAATTCCTGCAATATTTTAAATATTTTTTAAAACTTACTGGTGCTCCTTCACACAAAGTATCTAATGGAACACACATTTTTTTATCTCCTATTAATTTTAAATGATCAATATCCTTTTGTCTTTTTATTCCTTGCCATGGCAGGGAACCTTTTAAAAAATAAATTAACATATATCCAACTGATTCTAATTCATCCCTCCTGGTCGGCTCAATACCCATATGCATATTTATACTTGCATACCTAGCAGTACCAATAAGTGACCTTTTATTTTTAAATTCTATATGATTGCCATTATGGATATATTGTTTTGATAATCCAAAATCCATCATATATACTTGGTTAGAATTATTACCATTACCAATTAAAAAATTATTTGGTTTTATATCCCTATGGATATATCCAGATGTGTGTAGATTTTGTAGTAATGATATTAATTGTTTTGCTAATAGAAATATAGTTGGTAAATTAAATTTTCTTCCAGATTTAATTAATAAATCTTCCAAACTTGGTCCTAATAGTTGCATTACCATAATATTATAATCCGGTGTCTTAATGAATTCATATATTTTTGGTAAACCAACTTTAAAATCAGATTTTGCTAAATATTTATAAATTTTATATTCATTATAGACCCTAGGAATTCTTAATTTTTCTTCAATTTTTATAGCAACTTGTTTTCCTGCACAATGCTGTGCTAAATATACCTCACCAAAACTTCCCGCTCCAATTTGTTCTACAATTATATAATCGTTAAGTAAAATATTAGATTTATTTTTTGACATAGTCCTTATAAAATAATAATAATAATATTATTTTATACTATTAAATACATTTTATAGACATATTATTTTATGAACTATATATGTGATCTAAAAAAAAATGAAAATTACATATATTTAAAGGTAATGTATATATATTAAAGTAATCATTATGAATAGTAACTTTAGAAGTAAAAACAACAATCCTAGACAAAATTATCATAATACCAACCAATTTGAGGCTGTAGATGATGGAAATCAAAATACACAATTACCACAACAAAATGCAAACAGAACTATAAATAACAATAGAAACAACAGATACCAAAACAATAATTATAATAATAATAACAGGTTTCAAAATAATAACAATAATAATAGATTTCAAAATACTAATTCTAATAATTCTAATAATTCTAATAACTCGAATAATCCAAAATTACAGATGTTTAGAAATGATAATAATAATAATGATAGTCCTCATAACAATAATTATCTTAAAAAATTATTAATAGATTATATTGGAACAACTGTAAATTTATCAAATTACAAGTATAAAATGATTGAATATGAACATGATTTACAATTATTAAAAGAGAAAACATATATGATCTCTCCAAATTATGCAGGGATTAATGGTTTATTAATTTTTATGAAACATGATGATAAATTTTTGTCATTTGTGATTGACAAGAAATATTTAACATACAATTTGGAAAAAGTTGATTACAATAAGATAAAAATGATACAAATAAACCACAGATTAGATGATAGTATTTATAATGGAACAATTATGGACGGAGTATTACTAACTGAAAATAATAATAAAAAATTTGTTATTAATGATTTATATTATTTTAGGGGACAAAATATAACAGAAGATAAAATGGTACATAAACTTGCAAATGTAAATTCTTACTTTAACTCTGTAAAAAGTGATAATACATTAAACGACACAACATTTATAGTAAACAAATTATATGTTATGGATGAAATTGATAATATAATAAATAAATATATCTCTCAATTGCCATGTCCAAAATCCATAACTGGAGTTGCATTTTATCCAGAATTCTCCTCTTCTAAATTAATATATCTATTCAGCAATTGTAATGAACCCGAGAAACAAAATTACAAACCAAATATAAATAATCAAAATCAAAATCAAAATAATAAACCGAGGACAGAGAATCATATAACAAATCTATTGCAAAATTCAACTTTCCAACAACCTATAAAAAATAATGAATATGAAATAATAAATACTAATACTGAAAATACTGATTTAAATGTAGATACATTAACATTTAAAGTGAAACAAACTAGTATAAATGATGTATTTTACTTATATTTAGGTCAAATTCTCCCAAATAAAACTTACAAATATATTAAAACTGGAATTGCATGTATACCAACAATAGAATGTAGTTTCTTCTGTAGAAATGCATTTACAAATAATGAAACAAATACAGATTTATTGATGGATTGTAAATATGATACTTCTAAAAATGTGTGGATCCCAATTAAATTGGCCACGGACAAAAAGAGGCCAGATTTAATTACAAAAATGAATGAATTTATTCAAAAAACACAACAATAACACTTATATTATCAGTTGATCCCTTATTAATTGCATAATCTCCTAATCTTTTGGCAATATTTATGTTTTGATTTATTCTTTTTGTTAATGTAGAATCATAACAATTTAATAGAACAAAATTTGTAATATCAGTATTGTCTAAACAATCATATAATCCATCACAACCTATAACAATAAATTTATCGCTCTTATCTATTTTGTATTTGAATATATCAGGTCTGTGTGTAACATATGGGGTAGCATCAATATCACCAAACGCTCTTGAAACTGATAAATCTTTAATTCTCCAATCATAACCATCAAACTTAATTTCACCTCCCAATTTTTCAATTCTATGTTTCTCTTCAACTAGATTTGGTTTATGATCTTTAGTTAAAGGGATTGCAAAATTATCTCTGCATAATATAGTTCTACAATCACCAGTATTCATAATATTTAAATAATTTTCATTATTTACTTTAAATTGGATAACTACTAATGCAGTAGAACCAACGTGATTCGCATATTTTGCATCCTTTAATTTATTTTGAATATGATCATATACATTAATTACATACTTTTTTGTCAATGGGTATTTCACCCTTTTATCATTAAAAAATAATGGTAATGTATCTTTTAAATAATTAGATACTTGTTTACCACCATGTCCATCAAATACTGAGTAAAAATTTATTTTAATATCATTATTTGGAGTATCAATATTTTCTATTATAACATGTGTGTCTTCATTTTGAGGTCTTAATCCTTTTAAACTTGAAAAATATGTTTTAACCATTTTATAGTATTATGTTATATTTAAAATTAATTTAATGTGTTATATTAAATTAATAATACCCTAATATCATTACTATGTTTTTGGGCAAATCACCAAAATAAAATTGAAATCGCAACATCTTGTAACCTATTCTTCTATTATATAGAATTATAAAGCATCTTATCCATATAATGAGCACCCCAATTAAATTACAATCACCTGAAGGAACTGTTTTTGATACAACATTGGAGGCAATTACATTATCTAAAACACTTGACACTATGATTAAAGATTCAGGGGGTGTTGAAGCAATTGGTGGAGTTCTTCCGGTAGCCAATGTGAACGACGATACATTAAAAAAATTTATTGATTATGTTACTTGGTACACAGGAAACACCCATCCAGAACAACCAGAATCAAAAATAGATTATATTCTTGATGAATGGGAATCTGCATTTTGTAATATGGAACATGAAAAATTATTTGAATTAATTTTAGTTGCAAATTATTTAGATGTTAAACCTATGTTAGATGCGACGTGTAAAACAGTTGCTGACAAAATTAAAGGAAAAACTCCTGAAGAAATAAGGCAAACCTTTGGTATTGTAAATGATTTTACACCGGAAGAAGAAGAACAAATCAGAAAAGAAAACGAATGGTATGAAGGATAGAGTATTTATTTATTAAATTTAAATCTATATTTTAATTAATTTTCTTTCTACATAGTAAGATGGATTACTATCATAAATATATAAAATATAAAAGTAAATATTTAGAAGCACAAATGTTGGATACTAACCATAATAATGTACTATCACCAACTAAAACAAATGCAATATTCATGTTTTGTATTTTAAAAGACCATTATGTATTGGGAGCATGTATTACTGCATTTGTTCATAAATCATTCATAAATAATTTAAAATTAGATATAGAATTAGTAATAATGTGCGATGATTATATTTATGAAAAATATGAAGATACTTTAAATAAATATTTTGACAGGGTTATAAACGTCAAATTAAGATATTTTGAATCATCACACAAATATCAGTATCCAAAAGAAAAATATTCAAGTTGGATAGGTTATAGTTTAAACAAATGGCAAATATTAAAATATGTTGAATATAATAAAATTTTATTTTTAGATATCGATATTATGGTATGTGACAAAAAATTTTATGATATATTTAATTTTAATACTCCAGCTTTACATATGAAACCTATAAAATTTGATTGTCATAATGATTTACAATATACAATTAATATCGGTAAATTATCATATGATGAGTATATACATAATGATACAAAATATAATACACTTGATGGTGGAATCGTTTTGGTAACTCCTAATTTAAATACTTATAATGAATATTTCGAAATGGTTGATACTTTATATAAAAATGGTATATATTCAAGTTTAAAATCAGGACCAGATGAAACAAGTCTATGCTATTATTTTATGAAAAATGATATTCCAATTTATAATGTGTGTACTGATAATATTGTGGTACCGTGGGATGATAGAGAATATGTTAATATTGCAAAATCTTATAATTTTTTATCCTTTGTTAAACCATGGACTAAACCTATCTTTTTAAGCTGGGAAGAAGAAATGATTTGGAGAAGTATTTACGATATTATGCCGCATCACGGTAATATAGAATTTTTATTTAAAGATGTTATCGAAAAGGCTATTGATATATATATAGCATATCCATATGATAAAAAGAAAAAATATTATAATAATTATTATACCAGAAAATATAATAATAATGTAGATGATATTATTAAATCAAATAATAAATTTAACAAAATAATGGAATTAGATAGTAAAATACCAATAACTAATTATGGTATTTTGAATGTAATTAATATATTAAATATCATCGAATAATAGTATTATTTTGGACAATTTATACATTGACTGTTATCTATTTTTTTATTTTTAATAATGACATAATAATCATTTTTAAATACATATATTAGGAGGAATCCAATAAATAAAGTTAAAAAAAAGTTAAATGGTATGATGTTCATATATATTATATGTTATTATTTAATTTTATCACATAAATTTATTATATATTTTATATCGTCAGGACCAAATGTTGTTGTATGTGTCTTTTTATGTGCACTGTATTCTAAATATTTATTTCTATAATTTTCTTTAAATTTATCCAACAACATATTAGATTTGCAATTATTTACTTTAGTCTTGGCGATCTTACAAGTATTGAAAAATTGTTTACATTCTATACAATTTTCCATATCATATAAATACTTTAATTCATTATCCATAAAATCATAGTATTTAGGAGATATTAAATGTTTAGCACTCGCCGGCATTATTAATAGTGAATAAATGTCTGAGGATACTGGTAAACTAAATTTTTCATTATATGTTACATCATTTGTCAACAAATGAATATATAATTCATATGGATGAACTGATTTCATACCAGTATATGCATACTCATAATTGTCGCAATTTCCACTATTATATATTTTTAAACACCATAGTAAGCCTTCTAAATATGATGTTACTCTGTCTTTATCATATGTGTTTACTGTTATAGTTTTCCCGGTATTCATATTAGAATATATAATACCAGCAAATTTTTTGAAATTTTCAATATTAAATTTACCATTATTTATAATTGTATCATTGCATTCTTTTGCAAATATATAATAAAATTCCCATAATTTTATATAATTAATAAATGCTAATTTTGGAAAATAATCATTACCCATCATCAATGATACTATGACAAAATCATCTCTCAAATTATTATTTGCCATAACACACATATCACTATTTTTATTCAATGAAATTGCAAAAGATTCCAACAATAATTTTAACGAAATAAGCATTCTATTTTTATTACCGTTCTCGTTAACTAATATATTTATATTATAAATCGGTTTAGCTCCCATAGATAACACAATAATATCAGCATCATTACCAATTATTAAATGTCTATGACTTAAATTGTATGTCCCATTTAAAATAATCTCCCTGCATATTTTTATTTCACCTTCATCGCATTCTGATGATTTTGAAAATTTTAATTCTGGTTTTGTGTATTTAAATGTTTTATATAAATTGTCAATATACATTTGAATTTTATTTTCTAATTTTTTCATCATTTTTGTCCCTACACTTAATCCCAAGTGATCTAAATTTTGTGGACATTCAGCTGACGAATTTGTGTCTTGTCTTCTTTCCCTTTGTAAAATAATTTTAGCATATGCAGGAGTTCCATCTAACGCAAAAAATATTTTTTTAGTTGCTATGAAATTCATAAACAGTATGTCCAAATTAAAATATATATTTTGGATAAATGCATCTATTGTTTTACAACCATAAATTGAATAATGCAATACATAATTCATATCAATATATATGTATTCGTAAATGTTATTTTTGGTTGTTTCGATAACGGCATTTGGGAATGTTGCCTTTATCCATGAATGGTAATCTTTAATACCCATAAGAATAATATTTTGTATCAAATGCTAATACTATGATATTGTTAAATTATCAATTTTATTGTGTCACCATGTAAAAAAATATTTTGTAACAATATAGTATATAATGGACTCATTGAAATACGAACTCACAAGATTAATTAATAGTAATGATGATACTATTGTAAACCTTAAAAATGTGTTAATGCCAATTGCAAACTTTATTGAAAGCCCACTTATCGTTGAATATATAGTTACTATTGTAGAAATTATGACTGCTGACAGAGATGGCAATAAAAAATTAACTGTAGATGACTTAAGATTAATGGTTAATGACCCATTTGTCATCGTTCATTTAGTTTCATCATTAATATTAATATTAACTGCCATACCATCATTAAAAATTACCGTTAACGTTGATGAGACTGAAATAATTATCCTTAAATTATTAATGTATATTTTCTTTGTCATTATTCCATCCACTACTGGAGTTGTTTGGAAACCTGAAGAAAAAGCTGCTATTGTAGATTTATCATTAGTTATATTTCAAACAATGAGATCATTAACTATTGTAAAAAACGCAATTACTAAATTTGCAACATATGTTAAAAACAACAAATATTGTAAGTGTCTCACTGTAAAAAGTAGCGTATTGGATGATAAAGTTCCTGAAGTGCAATTCGAATTAACAAAAGCTATCAGAAATGTTAGAGAAAAGAAAGAAATAGATGATAAAATCACCAGATTAGAAAAGATGGTTATTCAATAATAAAATAATTATTATAATTTACAATATACATTATAATAAACTTAACCTAATTTAACATACATATCATCATAACTATGTGATACACCATTAAAATCATAACCAATATTACTATATGTTGCGTTAATATATTTTATGATTTCCATAATCTTTGTTAATGTTGTTTGAATACTAGTATCAACTCCAAGTCCAATAATTCTAACTGTTATTTTGGCTTCTGTTGGATTTAAACCGACAAATGCCCTGTAGTAAATGTCATTAACAACTTTTCTAAAATATACATATGGGATATTTAAAGAAACAACATTTGATCCAAACATTATTTTAATTAATCCATTTACTTGTGGTCCAAAGGTATTATATTTCATTATTGGTGGTCCAATTATAATAGGTTGGGCGGCGCTAACAAATCGTGGCTTGTCAACTTTACCAGATAAATTGAATTGTGGGCTATTATAAAAATCAACTCCATATGTTGAATTCATTCCATAAGTTGGAATTATATTCATACCAATTGAAGGGGTACCGAGTGGTATTGTTAATCCAGAGCTCTTTTTGATTGGCATTGGTTGTATCATTGGCTGAACTGGATAATAATTAAGGACTTTATATGGATAATATCCACCAGTCGCAGGATTTACTTCATCTTTAACAAGATAAAATTTTTTTGACATATATAAATTACAATTATATTTTTAATTTTATTCAATAAAAAAGATTAATATAATAATTATATTTTATCCCCCCAGATAATTATAAGTTTCTAACATATTATTATTATATTCTTATGAATAATATAAGAACACATAAATGCGAAACATGTAATATAAATATAAAAGCAAATATATGTGATAAAAAAAAAGATATGTATTATTTTTTTTGTTGTGGTTGTTTAAAAAATATTAACGTATGTTCTCGTCAAAATTGTGGTAAATTATTCTTATTAAATAATAATGACCTTATCAATAGTAAAACAGTATACATCCTTAATAGTAATAGCAAGTTTTATTTATATGATGACATAAAAAATATTGTTATTAATAAATACGAAAGCATGGACAATTTGAAAAAAATATTAAAAGAAAAAAAAGAAGCAAAAAAGAAAAAATTAAAAAAAATAGAAAATGAAAAACTTGATAGAGAATCTAAGTTAAAAGAATTATTCTATTTAAATAAATTAGAATTTAAAAATCATGGGGATTGTTATTCATATATACATTATGGTGTTCCGGAATTACAAATTGTATTAACCAATGAATTAAGTAATTTAAGGGAAAAGACAATGAGACAATTTGTATTAGCAAATGAATTACATAATGTTGATCTTCCACTTGATGAACGTTTAAAAACATGTTATGAATATATTAACAATATAAATACAAAACCTATAGATGACATTATTAAATCCATTAAAAATGAATATGAATTAAAAAATAATACATATTCTGAAGATAATTATAATGGTCTGTATGACATATGTGTATAATTTTTAGTTTTTACCCAATATTTCCTTATATTTATATGTAATTTCATTAGTCTGTTCATCAGTTAATTTTATTGATTCATGAACTGATTTCATTATTTCATCAACATTAGAATATAACAATTTACAATCGTTCCATACAATTGGAGTTTTACAATAGGAACATGCATGTTTTTTTTCCTGTTCTTGATTTGCAAACCATGAACACAAACATGTAACACAACTGTAATGGTTACATGATAATTTAACCAAATCACTTGGTCTCTCCATGCAAATTAAACAATCTGAAACTGTTGGTAAGTCACTTTTATTTATAAATTTATTTATTCCTAATAATTTCAATTTATTATACTCGGATATAGTATTTTTTGAAATTTTTTTATATAATTTTTTCTCATCAGATAACTTTTCATGTATAATACACAAATTAACATATGATGTATTGTTTTCATATATATGATTTGAAAATTCAATGACATTGATCTCATATTCATCATATAAATCTGCTAACCATTCAGCTACATAAATATTAAATGACCTACAACTAGTTTCAATACAATTTAAATACAATTTATCAGATGCCGATGTAAATAATTTTAATCTATTATGTAACCACGTTATGTTTTTAACATTAACAAAATTGCAACAATTTTTAAAAAATATAACCTTAAATTCTAAATTCTTTTCAAATATATCAATATATTCAAAATACATATATTTAAAATATTCATGATATGTAGTGTCATTCTCATCTGTATCTGTATATTGACCAATTTGTGATATACATTCCACGATAAATTCAATATCTAACATTTTATATTTTAATGTTTTATGAATATTAACAATAATGTCATAATCCTTTGTATCTAATAGAGAACCATACATCGCATCTGTTATTTCACGAGTCATTAAACCTTTAGAATTTAATAAATTATTTAAATAATTAACCATTTCCATATTATCATGTTTATAAAATATAATTAAACCCCTTACTAATGTTATACTTTCGGGTAAATATAATGATAATAACCATTTAATACAATCCCCTTTATTTTTATGACATAAAACTCCAAATGCACAATGAGATTTGTAAGGAAGAAATAAAGTATTATTTTTATAAAATTCAATAATAGTTTCAGGCATACCACTCGAGCACAGCACCAAAAATGTTTCATTTATATTTTCTTGCTGTAAAACAACATTTAAATATATTAATACATTTAAATTTTTAATTAATCCATATCTTTTAATTCTTTTTGTTTTTTTATTAAATATTTCTGTCACAACTACAAAACCAGAATCATATACAGTTTTAGCTATATCTACCAATTCATTAGCACAACAAAATGCAAATAAATCATCCAAGTCACAGCTATATTCGCATATAATTTTTAATAAATGATTTGTTACATCAATATGTAAGTTTTTTGCAGCAATTTTAAATGCTGGTTCATATTTTAGATTATATATATTACTGAACCTATTAATCAACCATTTTGTTAAATTAATTTTCCCATGTTCACAACATGTCATTAGCATATTGTTCACTAGTTTGCAATTCAATTGTTTGTCTTTTAAATATTTTTTGAATTCTTTAACATTATCACTGTCAGAATATGTTTGTAAATTAGATGTAAAATTAATATCACTAATCATAATTATTATTTATAAATCACATATTTTTATATATATTATAAATTCAAATATTTTCCCCTAAAATTTATAATTTAATGTCAACTAATTGTATACAATGGGGAGACGTAACAAAAAACAAAACAATAAAAAACAAAATATTAAAACAGTCCCTACTATTGTTATCAAAAATACCGATCATGTTAAAAATGATACTGAAATCCTTGCAGAATCAAATGATGTTAAAGTTTCGGAAAATTTACAATTAGTAATAGGTCACAAAGAATCTGAAAAATTCCAAATTTTAGAAAACTATATTACTAATTTGCCAACTATTCCTGAAACTACATTACCAGCACCTGATTATGTTAGAACATGTACTATATTTTAATATTATTATTTTGAAAAATCGCATACTTATGAATCTTTATAAATTCATTATTATGAAAATCATTATCAATATATTCAATTAATTCCCAATTATTATCTTTGAAAATATTATGTATCTCATTAAATGATAATATCTTCTCATTGAACTTATTTGATTTCCATGGATATTTAAAATTAAATATATTATTTCCAAAATTCATAATGTGTATGTCATTATACATAAAATCTCCCCGTATCATATCTGCATCGATACCATGTATGTATATATATCTACAACAATTATTCATATGAATGATAAAATTATTTAGATCTTCCATATAATGCAATGAATTATTAAATATAATCATGTCATATTGTGTATTTAAATATAAATCATAGTTATTCATATCAGAGCATATATATAAATTTTTATGATGTTTATTTTTTAATACGAATATATTTGATGGATCTATGTCTACAAGGGTAATGTTTTTACTTTTTATGAATTTTAAAATATGTCCTTTACCACATCCAACGTCAATAATACTCTTTACATCTAATTTATTTATTATATTTAGAATAATATTTTTAAATATAGTTCTCTGAATTTGCAAATAATCGATGTATTGGTCGTCCAGTTTATCTATTGTATCGTTATAATAATGTAAAGTCGAAGCGGACCAATAATTTTTATGTAATGATGATAGTTCATTAATAATTGTAATGTTATTAGGGTAAACTTTATCATCGCGAACTTCATTTGGAATCCAAATGTTATTGTCCCAGTAACACCTATAAATTTTATTGCATGTAGCTATATTATTTTTAATATTATCTATTGGTAACAACTGTTTATTATTATCAATACCGTACCATTTACCATCATCATGTAAAATATCAATTGTTAGCTCATTTTTTGGTTTATATTTATAAATTTGCGATGATAGTTTACCTATATACTTTAAAGATGTCGTTATCCATCCATCAGTTTTATATAACAAAATATCATCAATATTTGTATCTAAAACAGATAAAAATATATTGGGATCTATATTTATATGATATGTTATTTTTGGAAACCATCTAATTTCATCAGTTGTTGTATCAATGTAATTCTGAAACAGTTGAGTATTACATTTAATATCATCTAATAATTGATCAATAGTTGTTATTTGGTTGTGAATTACATCTTTTGTAGATGGATGAAGTTTTGTTATCCATTTACATCTGTCAATTAATGTATTTGAATGTTTAATTGGATATGTCAAAATATCAAATATTAAGTATATATTGATATCTTTAATATATTCAGCCTGAAATATGTGGTTATTTAATTTAACTTCTGTATATATTCCATCAGCTTTAGGTGATAATGTAATATTTCCTTTTTGTTTGCATAACCATGATAGGGCATATATATCAATATGAACTGGGTTTGTTTTCTTAATATGTTTTTTATTAATTTTCATTATAGATAATTAGTAAATTGTAATGTATTGTTATATAGTTTAATGATCAATTTTTTATTATCAATTATAAAATAAAAATTAAGGTGTCATATCATATTGTTCGAGCATTAATGATGCTGTAACTTTATATTTATCATTTGCATATTTTATTAATTCTTTATTTTTAGTATGTCTATATATTGAATATTCTAATGGCATACATTTATATTCCGCAATAATTTCTGAAGACATTGCAGGATGATCTAGTAAAATCTCCATACAATAATAGTCGAGTCTTAAATTATGTTCTTTCAAAAAGCTAATTAATGCGGTTTTCTGTCCCATTCTACATAATTTATGCATTGTCAATATATTTTGATCAATTGAACATTTTTCAATATATTCTGGAGGATAATTGTTACTCAAATAACATACAAAATACAAATTTTCATCATATTGTATATTGAATCTTTCTAAATCTTCCATGATAAAATTATGCGTTAATAAGTGTTTAACATCATCTAAAGTTATAGTTAACCCATATTTAATTAAAATATTCATTACATCATGTAATGTTTTACAATTTGATCTATATCTATAAAAATCGAACTTTTTAATTGTTTCGCTATCAGGTGTTAATTTATAACTTAGAATTTTATGTATTAATTCAATATTTGCTGTATTTACGCTTATATCTAGTGTATTTTTATCTGGAATTATTTCATATTTACCAAGCAATATATTGACACAATCTAAATTTCCACTTTTACATACTGTATTGAGTGTTTTAATATCAGGATTTATATTAAATAGTGTAAAAAGGTTAATTACTGGCAAACTTATTTTATTTGCTAATTTATATGTCTGCAAATAGTCTGAAGATATACCAATACTATTATATTTATTAATTTCATTGATATTAATATTTATAAAATTTTTATTTTCCAAAATGTTATTAATGTCATCAATAGAAATTTTATAACCTTTCAATATCAATTTTAATATAACCTTCGGATAGGATTTTATAACTGTCTCCATAATATAGTTGAAAAATGTATCATTGTAACCAAATTTATTTAGTACATAGTAAATAATTCCAATACTGTAACAATTTAGCATTTTTATTTCACACATAACTGCGAAAAGGATGTCAACATTATCAAATTGCAATAGTTTGTTTAATAATAATTTTAGATTTTTTGTAAGATTATTGTTAAGGTTTATCGACCGATTTAAACACAATAATAATATTTTAAAATGATCGTCATTAAATGTATAATTATTTTCTAATAACTTTAAACATTTATTAAAATTGCTATCAGTAGCGCTATTAATTAACGGATTTGTAACTAAATCTATGCACGCCGCATAAATAGTGTTATTATTTATTACATCAGTTATGGGAGGATTATAATAATTTGTTGACATCAACATCTTATATTGTTCTATTGTAAATTTATAATTCTTTTTGAATAATATATCAAATAAATAGTTAAATTTATCATATCCAGATATCTGTAATAAAGTATCAATATGTTTATGTGTAATCTCAAATGTATTGAACATATACATGTTAATGTTTAAAATTGTATCAACGTTTCCACTATCAAAAAATGTTGTTGACCATTTACTTTTAAAACATGCTTGTTCAAAAAACATATCAAAATGTTCTTGTGTAAATTCATATTTTTTATCAATTAAAGATGTCAATAAATTTATCAATTTTGCATTCCTTGGGAAAATTGATTTTTCATTAAATAATTTTTTCTTAGTTTTTAATAACTTGTTTAATAATGTTGTCTCTGCCATAATTAATGTATATTAAGGTATATATTTAATAAACCATAATATTGCAATTTCATTTTTTTTATGTTATAAATAAAATTAATAGTAAACATCGTATGTTTCCTTAATGTAATCACTTACCCGCGTTGTAATTATATTTGTTCCAGATACCGATGAAAATTTATTGTTGTTAGGATTAACTGGGAATTTTTTATAATCTTCATTTATCCTTACAAGCATTTTTTCTAAAACTAAATTAACGCCTTTATCATCATGGGTGTCAATAAATTCTTTAAATGAATCCAAAAAATTTTCTGAACAATAATTCTGTAAACATATATCATTTACACCTTCAGGTATTTCATTCATTTTCTCCATATCTTGTTCTGAAAATCCTAAATCATCGAATGCAGATGGTGACCCAGTTTGATCATATAAGATGTCAAATACCTTATGATTAATGTTTTTATACATAATAATATATATATACATTATAATATAAATATATTCATAACATGTTTGCATATCAATTTTATTTTATATTTTTATATATTTCACATATCCTAACTTTACGTGTGTCTTTTGATATAAAATATAATTCATAAAATTTTATCAAAGTATTTATATCTAAAGAATCAATATTATCAATTAATATTTTTTTATAATCAAATGCAAATTCATTTGATAAAATTTCATTAAAGATAAAATTATGTTCTTCATATTGTGATACAAACTTTTGTTCTAAAATTAATTTTATATTATTTTTAAATTGTTCAAATTTAGGTAAATTTACAGGAGTATTAAGTTCTAATAATAAATGATACATACTTACAACAAAATTTTTTATTCTTACTCTCAATGTAATTGGATCAATATGTGGTGATTGAACCATAAAAGATAATCCATACAAATATCCATTTTCACTTAAAAAAGTTTTAAGAAATGATGTGACAATATACCCTGATTGTTCTTTTGTTCTTAATTCTGTAAAAAATTTCTCCTTAACAAAAGTTCTTATAAAATAGGTACATAGTAAATTTGTTTGCCAATCGTCTGATGTTTTTTTAATAATATTTCCAATTTCATAAAATAAATAGATTAAGTTGTTGTCATTTTCAGAATTTCGCGATTTTATAATATATATTTGTGACTCACCAGCATGTAATTTTACAATTTTATTTTCATTTTTAATTAATTCTGTTCCATTCGAAAAGATATCAAATTGTTTTGTTAAATTTAAAATATCCTCATTAATATTACCATATACAAATATTTTTAAACCACAATTTTTATATAACCATTTTATTGGTTCTTTGATATTTTCATATTTGACATTGTCAATTGTATTTAACAATTTATCATTTGAATAATCCCTCATGTATATTGAACTACTCACTCTTTCAGTTGCAATTGTTGATAGTGGTTCATAAATAAAATTTTCCAAATCATCTCTACATTCGTCCATTGTAGAATCAAACATACTTTGTGTTATATGGTCTGTAAATGTGAAAAATGAATTCATAAATAATTCTATAATTTTATGTATATTATTGTTGAAACCTGAAAAAGTTATAATTATAAAGTTAATGTCATAAATTATACTAATTCCAGTTTCACACATATTTGCATAATAAAATTTTTCATAATTATGGCGAGTAAATAAGGTCAAATACATATCAAATAATAAATAATTTTCAGGGGTTTTTAGTGGTTCATTTGTATATAATATTACATCAATAAATACTTTAGGAATACCAAAATTATCTGGTTTATACCATATATTGCTCGAAAATTTAGTCGGAATTATTTGATTATTATTAATTGTTTTATTGACCTTTAAATCATATGGTATGAAAGTATTTTTAATCGGTAATTTAAGTTCATTTTTAATTTTCTGATCAATATTTTTGAATTTTGTAAAAGGAATATTTATATATTCTGTATCAAACCATTTTTCTTTTAAATTATTATTTTTAGAAAATTTCTTTGATGACAATACAATAATACTCTTGTTAATATCTACAAATTGTAAACATGATGTTATAATATGTTTTGATTTCTTCTTATTATTTACATCTACAATATAATCCCCGTAAATTGTATCTTCTATTTTATATTTTAACATATTCATACTTAAATTTGATACATATGATATTTTTTCATCAATTGTAGAATAATTAAAATTAATATCATTTAATATTTTCATCTCATCTAATAAAAAATTACTGAACTCATTTGTTTTTATTAATTGGATATACGATTCAACAATACCAAGTACATGTTCATACTTTTCGAAACCTTTCAGTGTTAATTTAATATTAATACCAAGAAGGTGACTCGATGTATCTGATTCGTAAATACCGCTACCAATTTTTGTCGCATAATGATGGCTTTTTAATACATCATATATACCACCTGCTCCCTTATGATCTAATAAATGTAATATATATTGTAATGGTTTATATTTGTAATATTTATCTACATTTGGAATTTGAAAAAATAAATATAATACATTTGAATTTTCAATAGGAACAACTTTTATGAATTTTGGTTGGGTAAATGGTAACGTATCTATTTTACATGGTATATCAATATTCTTATTTGGTATTTTAGAAAACATTTCTATTATTTTAGGTTCAATTTCATCAATACTATTATTTGATAATATTACCAAATCCATTATGTTAGAGGAGTAGTATTTGTTATAAAATTCTTTGAGCGTTTTTCTAATATCAGGTTTTAATAAAGTTTTAGTATTACCAAAGCCAAAATTATGATATGGATGATCCTTGTTGTCCATCACCGCTTTTAATACACTGAGAACCCTTACAATATCAACTGGTGTATTCTTCAAATATTCTGAATTTATTGCATTTATTTCCCTTTCAACCGCATTTTTTGATAGCAATGGTTCAACAAAAAAATTGGAAAAAATATCTATAGAATCTATGAAATATTTGTTAAGGACTTCAAAATAATATGTCGTTGATTCTTCCATTGTATGGGCGTTCATTGTCCCACCTGATTTATTTATAAATTCATTAAAGTAATTTTCTTGTGGAAATTTTGTAGTGCCCATAAATAACATATGTTCTAAAAAGTGGGCCAATCCTTGTGCATGTTCAGGATCATTATAAAATCCAACATTTACATTCATAGCTGCAGATGACATATGTGTATTTCTGTCATAAATTAGAAGCACTTTTAATTTATTATCCAAAATAATATACTTATACTCATTTGTATCTATCTTGGGTTTTATTATTTCCATGCTATATATATTATCTTTGATAAATTATTAAAATATGTCACTCAACAAAATTAAATAATTTTAAATAAAAATCATTTATTGTTTTACATAGTAATTACTGCCACTTGGTTATTTCCCATTGCCCTAACTCTAAAATTATATAAATAATAGTGTGTATCTTGTCCAAATTCTTCAAAATTCATTTCTCTTATAATTTCACCATGTTCCATTATATTGTCAGCACAAAATACATCAATATTATTATTATTTGCAGTTATTAATACATTTTTAATAATAGAATATGCAGTTTCATTTAAACATGTATAGTAAAATAATGTACCTTTATTAATAACTTGATTTTTATATTCACCTTTCAAAATCTCAATTTCAGAAATATAATAACTTGCAAAATCTAATACATACACATCATCGGTTTCTTCATCTTTTTGTTCATATACATACGTTTCAACAAATTTATTATTATAAAATAAATGGGTAAATTCTTCTAATGTAAAAATTGGATGGTAATTATATTTTTCCATATATTTATTAAAAACATTAAATGCCATTTCAATATGATGTTCACCCATCTTTACATAATTAGTAGGTGTATTTTTATTTATAAATTCGTTGGCTTTTTTAATATTTTCAACACTTACACTGTTATTTTTAATATCAATTTTTAAAAACCCAGTATTTATTAATTTATCAACATTAATTGCACGTAAATAATATTTTGCAGAAATTAATGGTTTATTGATATAAATGCCAGCTGAATATGATGCTTTATTATATCCCAACAAATTAAATTGTCTAGTTAGTTCTGTTATTAAACATGGAACTAATTTTTTGGTTCTCAATTGTTGATGAACACATAATAATCTAACTTCTATAAAATCAGATACAGTTTTATTAACTTGCATCTTTGTTACTTTTCCACATATAAATCCTACAAATAAATTATGTTTTGCAGATTTTACACATAACATTATATTTGTCGAATTTCCATAATAAAAATCCAGAAATTCTTTACTATGAATCTGGGAAAATTGATTGTTATTAGTGTAGTATGAATTAAGAAAAGTAACCAATTGATCCATATGTTCTTGATTTGATAAATTTAAATTTACCCATTCATATTCATTTGGTAATTTTGTAGGAGTGTTATTTTGTTCGATATCTGATAAAATTAAACCGTCTCTCGAAACAATTTCAGTAGCACCCACAATTGGCTGTTTACACCAGAATTTATGTTTGTAATTTTTTGATGCTTCTAATGTTGACGGGTAACTCATAATAATAATTAAATAATAACATGTTTTTATATAGGTTATTAACGCAAAAATTTCTATAAATAAAAATCGTAATATTTTATCTAATATTGTCCTTAATTAAAATTGAATATTAAATATTATATAGTATATATCCATATAACAATATATTATATGTCAAATATAGACCAACATTTGACCTCAATAAGTGATGATCTAGAAAATTTATTGCATGACGACATACACAGCAATAATAAAAAACTGAATATATTTAATAATAATATCAAGATACCTTTAAAAAAAATATGGCTACTAACACCAAAATTGAAAATGTTAGGAAAGGTATATCCAAATGATAAAATAAAAAATATTGGTAGTATGTCATTAATACTATATGAGTTTGATGATAGTATTAAACAATTCAGAGAATTTATAGACAGATTGGAATTGAAAGTTGGCGAAATTATTGAAGAAATGATTGGAGGAGAATTAATATTAAAATCTTCAATTAAAACGTGTGATACATTTTTCCCGTCTTTAATATTACAACTACCTTTAGATAAAAATAATATATTTGATGATAAAAATCAACAAATTAAATATGATATGATTGATAATGGATCATTTATTATTTCATATATAGAAATGATTGAAGTTTGGCTAAATTCCCAAAGTTATGGTCTAAATTTTACAGTATTACAAATGAAAGTTTATCCCGAATTTGATTTTACAAAATGTATCTTCATGGATGGACCACAAAGAAGTAAAAATTATAATGATAACATGATAATAAACAGTTGTCCTATTAAAAAACGAGGTGGTCCGGCATTGTCACTTAATAAAAAAATAGAAGAAGAACATAAAATTATTGAACAAAATAAACAACCAAATGAACAACCAATGATGTTTATGCCCCCATCAATAAGTGACTTATTATCCGTAAAGAATAGATTAAAATCAATTACTCATTTGGATGTCCAAGCTGTTGAGGAAGAAACAATCATAGAAGAAGAACCAATTGTAGAAGAAGAACCAATTGTAGAAGAAGAACCAATTATTGAAGAAGCACCTCAAGTTTTGCCTATTAAAAAAAAAAAAAAGAAAAAAAAAGTAATTAAACAAGAACCAAACGAACAATAATACATTTAGTTTGATACAAATAATAATTCTCCATTTTCATTTATTATCAATTTATATTTATCTTCGGTATTTCCAACACAACTAAAGTATATTGTATTATTCAAATATATTTTTAGTTTATATATTGATCCATTATCTCCAGAAGCAGATTGTATGAGTGGCATGTTATTAATACCATAAACTTCTGTGTCATATAAAGCACATACATCGCCATTCTCTCTTTCATTTATTTGAATATTATTATCGTTAAAATAAAATACGAATGGTTGATTATCATCTCCACATAATATTTCATTTCCATATTCATCCAATTCAATAATATATTCATCTTGTTCATCATAAATTTCGTTATTTTCATATACATCATTATTTTCACCTTCTACTAATTTTAATTTGGTTACTTCTACATTATCATTTATTATTTCATAATTTGAATTATCCATATAAGGTTTATTATCCCTATCAATATTTAACTGAAATAATAATGAATTGTATGGACTACATGCATACTTGGCAAAATATGGATCGTGCAAATTTTCAGAACCATCAAAATATATATTCCCATATGGATCGAAACAAATATTGAAACTAAAGGACTTGGTATCGTCTGGAGTGGTTACCTGTAATTCCATTTAAATTATAAGTATTATAGTTTAAATATGTTTTATACCATTTTGATTTCAATTTTATATACGATTTTAAGTATAAAAAAATTGAAATTTAAACTGTTTGTATGGCCCATTTAACTTTAACTATTATTGTCTTCGCAAACTCGTACAACTTTCTGATATTAATTTTATTGATGGCAGACGAGTTACAATATGATAAATTATGGATGGATTGGGTTACATGTATACTTACAGGTAATAATAATGCAGATATTATTACCAGTTTAGAAAGATTTAGTCAACAATTCTATGATAATGCAAAACAAGAAATTCCAAGGACAAACCCAGCTTTCATATTGTACCTTCTTAAAAAATTTGGATTCAGAAAACACTTGGTTTATGACTCTTTTATTGGTTCTGAAATATGGAAGGTTGAAACAATTGATCATTTGCAAAAAAGTGAAAGTGAAAGTGAAACATTAATACAATTTATAATTAATGATCCAAAATCAACCTACTTGTTGCAATACTTAAATTCGCTCGTTAAGTATGTTAATTCCAATCCACAAACGTTAAATAAAAATATTTGTTTATAAATTACAAAAATTACCATAAAATAATACCATATTACTTGGCACATGTCTGATGTAATAAATAAATGGGTGATCCGCTTTAAATACATAACTTTGTTTTTCTTTTGGTGATGCACAATTTTCTGTACATACTGTCATTGTTACCGCACTTGCTTCTGTCCCTGATTCATCGACTATTACAACTGCTTCGTGAATCATTGATGATACATGTGAATTCTCTGCAATTGTCAAATTAGCATTATCATTGAAAATATCTTTAACACCTAAATTTTTAAGTAATGGTATCAGATTTGTTCGTTTTCTATGTGTAAATTTTGGTAAGTATACCATAACTTTTTCTTTCCTTAAATTATTTATGTAATCGTTTAAATCATCCATACTTATTTTTGGTAAACTTGTTGTATCTTGTGATAATAATATACCCATAACATAATCTTTGTCTTCATAATACATTTCCAAAAGTTGTAACTCATCATTTTCATAATATTTATATTTTTCCTTTGTATACATCATTTGAACTGATTTTTTAGTTTTACCAAATTTATAAGTTGTTGTATGTTTTGGATTAAATTTGTATAGCCAGTTTGATTTAAAATAAATAGTATTGACTAATATTAAACTTGTATCATTACTTATTTCGCTTTGTTTTAAAACATTTTTAATCAAACCATTTGTATTTTTAACAATAAAATCATTAACATTATTAACTATTAGATTTTTATCATTGAAATTTGAATTTTCGACTAGTGTAATATTTTTAATAGAATTAATATATTTATTATTAACTTTAAATTTATTATTAATAACTATTACATTCGCCATTTTAATTGTTTCATTATTAAAAGTATGATGCAACATTTTAAGATCAGAATTTGAGTATTCATAGTTTAATAACGATTTTATTTCATTTTCATTTAATAAAGACAACATAAATGTTATACTTAACGGAGAAAATATAGTATCCTTTGGCATTTGTTTTGATAATTTTATTGCAAAATTATTGTTAGGGATATTCAAATAATCATCATTTGTAAGAGTTTTCAATATTTCATCATCATAATTATTATCATCAATAATATCATAATCTAATAAAGTTGTATGATCTTGATTTGGAATTGTAGATCCTTGAAATAAAAAATAAAAGCATATGCATATTATAATACACATTAGAATTGTTGTAATCATGTTATAACAATTATATAGAAATATATATTAAGTTATTTTACATGATTATAATAATTCTTTTATAATTTCATCAAGTGTTTTATATAAATTTACTACGTCTGATTCATTGTAAATAGTATAGTCCCCTCTTAAATCATCAATATGATCTTCATCTGGATCTTTTGGTGCATTATTATTTATTATTTTTATAATAATACCATTTTTCTCATGTATTTTGTCGATTTCATTTTGAAATCTAACATCAGATATTGCAACATCACCATCAATTTTTGAACATTTAAGCAAACATGTTTTAACCCAAAAATTATCTTCAATACCAGGTAATACTTTATTGATGTCTTTCCTAAATACATCTGTTGCAAAATATTTTAATAAAGTCCTTGGAGTTACTCCCCATTCTTCATTAATATTATCCTTATTCTCATTCACATCATCATCTGTAAAGTTAAATAATAATGATACTGCTTGTTTTACTGGAGTCGCCAACGCTATCTTTGTAAAATTGTAATTTTTGACAAGGTAATCACCTGTGGTATCTTTCCCAACTCTTTTTCTCCCTAAAATCCCGATTAACATATATTATACTTCATAGTATATGTTGTAATATCTATATTATTTTATTATCAATTTTTTATTCGTCATCTCTTTTCTTATTTTTTGATTCACTGGTTTTTGATTGATATTGTGGTATATAAACATCATCTTCTTCTTCTTCTTCATCATCATCCTCTTCATACTCTTCTTCATCTTGGACATGTTTCCCCTTTTTAGATTTCTTTTGTGGACCTACCCACCATTTCCATATAAAATATGCAAGGATACCCAAAATTATAACTGCAGCGATATAAACATATTTCTTTTGTAATTCATAACCTAATATTGATAATGTATCTAAAGTTGGCACGATAGCAGTTACAGGTTGCATTATTTCCAATTGTGTTTGTGGTGGTGGTAACTGGACCTGTTGTACAACTTGTGGGGAAACTTGTGGAAGTGCCTGGTAAGGTTGTTGTAATGGTGTAGGTGGTAATGTTTGTGACATTGTAGGTTGAATTTGGACAGATGGACCTATATTATTTTTAAACCCAGCAACGATATTTGGAGCTTGAACATGTGGATTTGCTTGCATTATAAAATATATTATATTATATTGTTTAAAAAATAATATTTTAGACACAAAAAAATTGATATTAAAAAGGTATTAAAACATATAATATAATAATAAATAATTATTATAGATGAAAACCAATAAGAAAACAAAAGCAAATAAAACATTTAAAGCTGTAACCCGTGACCAATTTACAATAGACAATAAAATAATAGATGAGACAAAAGCATCAACTGGTGAATTATCTAATAGAAGACCAAGTTTTAAATCCACAATTCCATGGGTTGATAAATATAGACCACTTAAAATAGATGATGTTATTCACCAACCTGATGTAAAAAAATTATTAAAAAATATTGTTCTAACTGGTAACATGCAACATTTATTATTCTATGGACCGGCTGGCACTGGTAAAACATCAAGTATTTTGGCAATTGCAAATGAACTATTCGGTCCAAATAAAATAGATGAAAGAGTAATTGAATTAAATGCTTCCGATGAAAGAGGTATTAATATCGTGAGAAATAAAATTGTAACTCTCGCTAAAACATCAGTTAGTGAAAAAGACCCAGATTATGTTTGTCCTCCATATAAAATAATTATTTTAGATGAAGCAGATGCGATGACAGTTGAAGCACAATCTGCCTTGAGGAAAATTATGGAAGATAATTCAAGTATTACAAGATTTTGTTTCGTTTGTAATTTTATCAATCAAATTATCGGACCAATTACAAGTAGATGTGCAAAATTTAGATTTAAACCAATTGATATTGAGCAGATGAAAGATAGGTTATTGTATATCGCAAACAAAGAAAATATGAATATTAGTAATGAAAGTGTTGATATGATATATAGCGCAACAAATGGTGATATGAGAAAAGCTATTACATTATTACAACATTTAAATTATTTAAATAAATATATTGAAGTTAATGATGTATGTACTATGGCGTGTATTATTGCAGAAGAAACATTAAAAAATATTATGGATATTTGCACAAATCCAGGAGATAGTGCTATCAATATTACAAATTTAACTAATAAGTTAATTATGGAAGGATTACCACTATCTAATATTTTGGAACAATTGGTCCGTAAAATTGTTACTTGCAAAGATCTAAATGATAAAATGAAATCTATAATATGTTTACATATATCAAATACTGAACAAAGATTAACTTGTGGGGCTGATGAATATATGCAATTATTAAGTGTATTTATGTGTATTAAAAATATTTCAAATGGTCTAAAATCTGTATATGATATGTGATGTTTATTTATAAAAAAATTGATATTTAAACATTTTGAATAATTATAATGATATATACATAAATATTATTACAATGAAGACCAAAAATGTTATAAATGATGAAGTTATGGATCTCATTACTAAAATGGAGTCAGGAATTGAACATTACAATTCAAGAAGGTATCAGTTGGCATACGATATTTTTAATGAATTGTCAAAAGCAAGTTTAAGTGAGGATGACATGATTGATGTTAACATGTATTTGGAATTATCAAGTGGCAAATTAATGGATAAATTAATTAAGGATGCAAAGAATGACAAATATGTTGGAGAATCAATTAATCATGATGACGTTGATCTGGAAACATTGAATAGATGGATTAATGCATCGATGTAATTTTGTTTAAAAAAATATAAAATTATACAACTGCAATAACAATACTTCCACCTGTTAATACTGATACTGCCGTAGCAATAGCCACCCACCATGCAATTTTATTACCAGTCTTCTGTGACTCTTCTGCTTCATGTAAATCTTTCTTGGCATCATCAACATTATTTTTTGAATCTTCAATATTAGTGAAAATATTGTCAACTATTTCACCCTGTTGACTTACCAATGTAGAAATCGTTCCCATCATTTCATTTATTTCAATAAATTGTTTTGATAATTCCCTTATTTCTTTATCCCTCTCTTCAATAATAACATTTTGAAAATTAATATCATTTTCAAATATTATTTTGGGCTCTTGTAAAGGTTGAATTTGTATTTGTTCTTTTACAGGTTCTTCTGTTTTGAACTTATTCATTAGTTGTTGTAACATAGTTATTAATAATAGTTATTATATTTTTATGTAAAATTATGAGGAATATATATTATTTTTATTTCAATTTTATTATACCGAAATAAAATTGAAATTGTTACATATTGCAATGTTATATTATGTAATATTAATTACTCATATCCATATGTCTGATATATTCAATAACATAGCACGAGTTGAGGACATACTAAATATTATCCTTCAATATTCAAATAACTATTATTGTGCAATCGTATGTAAAAAATGGTATAATTTAATTACGAAAAGTTCTACAGTATGTGAAACATGTGGGAAAATTGTTAAAATGTATGATAAAGAATTGTGGTTTAATCACGGTGATACAAATATATGTCATGAATTTTATGGAAATAAAGATGATTATGATAAGTTAAAACTTTCAATTTATAATAACCCTTTATTTTTTACAAAATTAAAGAGACAAAGTATAGGATTATCTTTATATGCAATTAAGTGGAAACACGATATGATATTACATGTCAAAAACCAATCTGAAGAATTCTGTTTAATGGCATTAAATATTAATCCGAGAGTTATAAAATACATTACAAATCCTACGATTGATATGTACTTGAGAGCATTAACAGAAAATATAGAAATATTTAAGGAGTTAACACATATAAAATTACCAGATGAAATATATTTGTATGCCATTAGTAGAAAATTGCAACATTTGGAATATATATCTGAAGAAAATTTGACAGAAAATATATGTTTAAAAGCAATTAACATAAATTGTAATTCTATGGAATTTATACCAGAAAAATTCCAGACCGACGCAGTCTGTAAAAAAGCAGTTACTAGAAATGGCTATATGCTTAAATACATACATGAAAGTAAGCAAACTGAAGAAATGTGCATGATTGCAATTAAAGATACCAGTGCCAATTTTGAATTTATAAAGAATAAAACATATGATATGTGTTTGAGTGCAGTCAAATGCAAATCATTATGTTTACAATATATAGTAAATCAAACTGATGAGATGTGTATGATTGCAGTAAAAAATAATGGACTTACATTAAAGTATGTACTTAACCAAACAGAAGAAATATGTTTAGAAGCGGTAAAACAAAATGGAATAGCATTAGCGTATGCATTACACCAAACAGAAGAAATATGTTCCGAAGCAATAAAACAGTGTCCAGAAGCTTCTAAACATATTATTGATGATCATATGAAATCTTATTTTATCCAATAAAATTGATATTTAATATATTTATTATCCATTGTAAAATATATATGGACATATTACATAATAATTATATTATAATAGCATTATTCATATTGATGATGTTATTATTCGCACAATTTAATGATCAAGAATTAATGAAATCACCATATAACTATGTAGATGATGTTACAAAGTTAAATGAAACATATGTTGACCAAATCTTTAGTGTTACCAATTATAAAGAGGTTATAAATGTTATTAAATTGGCTAAAGAACAAAATAAAAAAGTTATTGCTCGTGGAGAAAGTCATTCTATGGGTGGTCAGTCGATAGTTAAAGACGGATTTATTATTGATACAAAACAATTTAATAAAGTGTTAAGTTTTGATAGAGTTAATGCAACTGTAACGGTTGAACCTGGCATTACATGGCTAAGGTTAATATATTTTCTAAACAAATATTCATACTCACCTGAAATATTACAATCATATGCATCATTTTCAGTTGGTGGTAGTTGCAGTGTTAATATTCATGGTATTACGAGCGATAATACATTATCAAAATCTATATTAGAATTGGTAATTGTCAATAGTAAAGGGGAGATTGTAACTTGCAATAGAAAAATCAATAGAGAATTATTCTCTTTGGTATTAGGAGGATATGGATTGTTTGGAATAATTATAAGTGTTAAACTAAAAATAGTTAACAATACAAAATTGTATATGAATAGTTTAAATACTAATATACAAAATTTTGCTCCAATTTATGATAGTTTTATCAATAATAAGAGAATTAATATTAAAATTGCAAGGGTTAATATTTCAAACATGGAAGATATTAATTTATATGTATTTACCAAATCGAATGGTCTACAACCAGTTGTTTCGCCAATAAATGAAATGCCAAAAGAAATGTCAAAAATGTCACAATCAATTTATAAATGGATGTTACCAAATCAGAGTGTCCAAAAAATTAGATTTAATTTGGAAACATTAATTGGTAAACCTTTGGATTTTATCAGTAATTCGACCTCCAGAAATGAATTCTTGTATGAAACTGCAAAACCATTGGCAACATTATATTCACCATTTGTTGATTTAAATAAAACACATATATTACAAGAATATTTTGTTCCTGATGATGTTGAAGGCAACTTTATTGAATGGATGAACTATTTAAAAGAAATATTTGTTAATAATAATTATAAATTTAAACATGTAGATTTGTTAAATGTTACAATTAGATATGTAATGAAAGATACAGATACATTTTTAAAATATGCACCTAAAAATATGTATGCATTTGTATTTTATTATAGAATCGATAAAAGTGAAATTGGAGATTGGGAATTAAAAGGAATACATGAACTGTTGGTTAATAAAGTGTTAAGTTTAGGTGGAACATTTTATTTGCCATATAGATTGCATTATAAATATGACCAGATGGAGACCGCATATAATAGTATTGGACAATTTTTTGAATTAAAAAAAAAGTATGATAAAGATGAGATGTTTTGGAATATGTGGTATGAGGAGTATGGTAGGGGTAAGGTGTGATGGATTTTTAATATTGTTTGGGTTTGAATAATATTAAAATTATAGTTGGTTTTTTATAAAAGTTGTTTGAGTTCTTTAATTTCTTTTTCCTTTTCACAAATTTTTAATTGTATTTCTTTATCAGTAGGTGTCAATCTGTGAAACCTGTAAAATGGTTCACCTTCTTGTAGACATACTTGGGTGTCCAAATGCCTTCTCAAACTACAATACGTAGTAAATATGGCATTACAATACTTGCATGTTTTAGTTTTTCTCTCACATGGAAGTTTTTTATTTTTATGTCTTGTTAATTGAGAAGGATTTGGGAATACTTTACCACATATTTCACAATCTGAAGGTTTTTTATTGATAACTATTTCTGGAATATACCCAATATCAATAACAGGGGCAGGAATAATTGCAACTTTGTTTTCAATAACAGGAGCAGGAACAATTGCAACTTTGTCTTCAACAACTGGGGTATTATTTATACCATTCCAGTTGTCAGGAAATGCATATACAAGCCTTTTTTTATATTCAACCATATCTTCAGTCTTCATAGACGTATTACATGGATTACATATAGGTCTTAGATTTGCTATACTTGCATCACCACCATTTGCCTTAGCAAGTACATGGCCCATATCAAATACATCTGATGATATTTCCCTAATATTACAACACATACACTTACTAATTCTTACATGTTTTCCTATATATGTATTCCATACAAGTATACTGTGGGATTTATTATAACTTTTTGCTTTAGGAGTTCTCTTCTTTTTAGGGGATTTTCTTCTAGGTGACTTTTTATTTTTATCCTTTATATTTGCCATTATATTGTTTTATATGTATATTGTAATTCTTATATTGTTTTAAATTCAATTTTATTAGAATTTTTGATGGACATTAAGATTATAACATTGACAGATCAATTATCGTTAATTTAATATAATTTACAAACTTGTAATTAATCTATGTTAAATCACAAATTGAGCATGGTATTATATCAGGAATCCTATAATTGTGAATATTATAAAGATATCATTTAAATATAGTTGTGGACAAGAAATATTTTTATTAGTCCCTATAAAATTTTCATTTTAAAAACACAAAAATTGTGTTGAAAAATTAAAAATCTCCCTTTAAAGGATTTTTTTTAATTTTACGTGCTCGTGAGAACTTGAAATGTTATTGACATTGTTACTTTTTTATTTATAGTTGGTAATATTAAGAGTAGATTTATCATATATTTTATACAAATATATTGTTGGATATCCTATCAATATGTTGGAAATCCTATCATTATACCATATTTAATCAAAATCATACGATATTTATTCATTAACGGTATGAAATATAGAGGAATTATGTTAAGGAAATGTATTATAAATGAGTAATTATTGTTAGTTTTGATATAATTATAAATTTTACAAATCACTACTTTATATACAAATTATTGTAGTTTTGATCCAGTTTATGAAGTTATTTAAATTTACGCATTTTAATATAAATAAATAATTATTGCAATTCAATGAAAATTTTATAAATATTATTATTTATTTAATGTTTATTATTAATGTAATACGGATCAGTTTTCACTAATATTTATATGTAATATATGATAATTATAGTTAGGAATATACAATTTGTAAAGTGATATAAAATATATAACAATTTACTAATTAGATGGCTTATTATGTTAGGAATGATATAATGGTGAATATTGTAAAATAATAATTAAGTGTCATATGGCTATAGAAATATTTTAATAAGGTTTTTATGAAATGTTGGAAATTCTATCATTATACCATATTTAATCAAAAATATACCATATTTACTCATCAATGGTATAAAATATATAGAAAAGTTATTAGGGAGATATACCATAAATAGTCAATTATTGTTAGTTTTGATATATTTATAAACTTGACAATACCCATTTTATATAGAAATTATTGTAGTTTTGGTCAAGTTTATGAAGTAATTATAATACATTTTTCCTAATATTTATATGTGATATATGGTAATTATAGTTAAGAATATATAATTTGTAAAGTAATATAAAATATGTCACGATTTGATAATTAAATGGCTTATTATATTAGGAATCATTCAATTTTTGAATATTATAAAATTAATAATTAAATGTTACAGTGGACAAAAAATATTTTATTAGTTCCTATAAAATTTTCATTTAAAAAACACAAAAATTGTGTTGAAAAATTGAAAATCTCTCCTTAAAGGATTTTTTTTAATTTTACGTGCCTGTGTGAACTTGAAAAGTTATCGACATGGTTACTTTTTAATTTATAGTTGGTAATATTAAGGATAGATTTATTATATATTTTAGACAAATATATTGTTGGATATCCTATCAATATGTTGGAAATCCTATCATTATACCATATTTAATCAAAATTATACAATATTTATTCATTAACAGTATGAAATATAGAGGAATTATGTTAAGGAAATGCATTATAAATATGTAATTATCGTTAGTTTTAACATAATTATAAACTTTACAAATCACAATTTAAGTTGTAAATTATCGTAGTTTTGGTCAAGTTTCATAACATTTAAAATAATAATATAAATTATAAAATATTGGTTTTTACAATAATTATAATTAAAAATTTACTTACGAATATTAAATATATATAAATATATAACTTTAATATATATTATGAGTGATAACACAATATGTAAAGTATGTAATAAGGATTTTAAATTTACTGCCCAATTGAAAAGGCATATGAACAATAAATTTCCTTGTGTAAGGAGTACATCATGTAAATATTGTAATAAAACATTTTCTACATTAGGTAACTTAGAAAGGCATATACAAACAGAAATCTGTTTACAAGAGGGGGAACCTTTTTATAAACAGCACAATGCAACACTTGAAGAAAAAATTAATGGGGAGATCCAAATTCTTACTGAAAAACTCAAAGAAATCCAACAACCTAGTCCCATTAATAATAATATTACAAATAATATCAACAACACCAACAACATACAAAACAACAATCAAAACATAAAAAACAAAAATAATAATGTCATAGTAAACCTCCTGACAAAAGAATACATCAAAGAGAACTTTATCGGTGATCCATGTTTAAAATCATTACAAGATTATGGTGTCATTAAACATGGCAATATTATCACAGATCCACATTATGATGATGAAAATATTATGTTTATAAATACCATAGTATCACAATATGATAGAGGTAAATTAATTGAATATTTTGGTGATATCCTCATAACTCACTATAAAAAATCAAACCAAATATCAGACCAATCATTGTGGTGTTCAGATTTATCCAGGTCAAAATTTTTAGTGAGAATATTACCATATCCTGATTCGCCATGTAATATATGGGTTACTGATTCATTTGGTGTTATGGTTAAAAAGGAAGTAATTATGCCATTATTAGATTATGTTGTGAAATGTATTGACAGTTACAGTATCAAATATCCGCAACATATGGTAGATGAAACCGATAAATTTTTAATATTAGGTGATATTGTTGCATCAATTAGAAATAATTCATTAACACATAGTATCACTAAATATATGGCCCCTCACTTTACTTTAGGACAACAGTTAAAAATAGAAAATAAACCTGAAGAGAAAGTAAATGTAAAGGGTAAGGCAAAAGTAAAAGCAGAAGATGAAGTAAAAGAAAAAGTAAAAAATAGACCTAAGAAAAACAAAAATTAAGTTTTTAATTTTATTAAAATTAAAAAATTGATATTTGAATAGAATAATGTATAAATATATTCATATTATTAACCACCAATATGAACTTATTACCGAAGGATATACTTAACCAAATCTTCTCTAAATGTCATAATTTTAATATGATTCTAACCTGTAAATATTGGTATGATATTATTATACCCAATACAATAATATGTCCCAAATGTAATAAAATTGAAAAAATATATGATGATGTTTTATGGATTACCGATCCAAAAGATACTGTATGTCATGGTTATTATGGTGACCAAGACTATTATTCTACATTAAAAGACATGTTATATTACAATTATAAATTTTTAAAAATAATTGAGAGACAAAGTATTGGGTTATGTGTATTTGCAATAAAATGTGACAGTAATGCATTTAAATATGTTAAAAATATTGATGATAAATACTTGATTGAACTATTAAAAACTAATCATAAAATATTTCCATTGATTCAAAATCCCACGTATCAAATTTATAGGACAGCTGTTGAAAGTAATGGTTATAATTTGAAATATATACCAATTGAATGTAGGACACATGAATTATGCATGATAGCAGTTAAAAGTGCACCATATGCATTAGAGTTTGTAGAAAACCAAACTGAAGAAATATGTTTAGAATCCATTAAAACTTCATTATGGTATTCAGACTATTTTTCTTACATTAAAAATCCTACTGAAAAAATATATGTCGCTGCATATAAAAGACATGCCAAAGTTTTGAATAGAATAACTTAATATTAAAAAAATTGATATATTAATCATATATTACTACGACACTATAACTATTTATTTATAATGGGTCAATTTATCTGTGATGATTTACTTAACTATATATTTCAATATACAGACAACTTTAACATAACACTTGTATGTAAACAATGGTATAATATTGTTTTAAAAAATTCGGTTATATGTGATTCATGTAACAAAATAGTGAAAATGTATGATAAGGACTTATGGATTACTGATACATACGATGATGTATGTCATGGATATTATGGTACATTAAAAAGTTATAGAATACTAAAACAAACGTTAATGAAAAAATATATGTCGATGCATACAAAAAATGCCATAGTTTTGAACAGAATAGCATGATACTAAAAAAATTGACATATTAACTACATATTACTACGACACTACAACTATTTATTTATAATGAATCATTTTATCTGTGATGATTTACTTAACTATATATTTCAATATACAGACAACTTTAACATAACACTTGTATGTAAACAATGGTATAATATTGTTTTAAAAAATTCAGTTGTATGCGATTCCTGCAACAAAATAGTGAAACTGTATGATAAAAACTTATGGATTACTGATACACAAGATAATGTATGTCATGGATATTATGGTACATTAGAAAATTATAGAATATTAAAACAAATGTTAATGTATAATTATCGATTTTTAAAAATTATAAAACGTCAAAGTATTGGTCTATGTATTCATGCATGCAATAGAAATCATTATGCTTTTGAATTTATTTTGCATAAAAGTGATAGACTTATTAATAACATATTAAAAAAAAGTCCAATTTGTATAAAATATTTACAAGATTTAAAATATGAAGTTTATCTTGATGCTGTAAAGATAGATTCAAAATGTATTGAATATGTTCCAGAACAATACCAAACTGAAGAATTATGTATGATTGCAGTTGATAAATCCCCAGCTAATCTACGCTTTATAATTAACCAAAGTGAAAATATATGTTTAAAAGCAATTGGAAATAAATATTGGTATTCTGACTATATACAATATATAAATAATCCAACCGAAGATATATGGATAGAATTGTTCAAAAAAGATAGAGACTCTATACTTATCCACCTAAAAATATAACATTTATTTAAAAAAATTGATATAAAATCATTATAAACATTTATTATTATTCAATAACAATACTAAATGAGAATAAACAATTTCCCACCTGCAGGCACTAGAGATTTTTATCCGAACGATTTGAAACTCCAAAAGTGGCTATTTAAAATTTGGACAGATATATCGACATCATATGGTTTTGAACAATATGATTCTTCCATAGTTGAACATGTAGATTTGTATACCAGGAAAGGTGGTGATGATATTGTAAATGAAATGTATACATTTAACAAAGGCGGAACAGCACTTGCCTTAAGACCAGAGATGACCCCAACCCTTGCCCGTATGATAATGCAAATATACAAAACATCACCCTATAAACCACTCAAATGGTTTTCAATTCCACAATGTTACAGATATGAAACAACCATTAGGGGTCGTAAGAGGGAACATTACCAATGGAATATAGACATGTTTGGTGCAAATAATATTAAATATGAAATTGAATTATTTTTGATTTTAACAAAATTTTTTAAAACTGTGAAGTTAACATCAAAAGATATACAAATTTATATTTCAAATAGAAAAATATTACAAAAAGTATTGGAACAAATGAAAGTTGCAGATGATTTATTTGATAGAGCTTGTATAATTATTGATAAAATTAAAAAAATACCATTAGAAGAATTTCAAACCAGAATGATGAATGAAATTGGTTTAAGTATGGATGACATAAATATAATTTTACAAGTACTACAAGTTACAAATGTAAATGATTTAACAAAATTTATACCAGAGAATGATGAATGTTTGTTAGAATTGCAAAAATTATTTGAATTGGCAAAATTAGTAAATATTGATGAATGGTTGATATTTGATATGTCAATTGTTAGGGGTTTATCATATTACACTGGATTAGTTTTTGAGGCATTCTTTAAAAATTCTGATATTAAAAGATCAGTTTGTGGTGGTGGCAGATATGATAATATTATGCAAACATATGGTCACAATGAAAGAATTCCAGCTATCGGGTTTGGGTTCGGTGATGTTGTCATCTTAGATGTTTTGGGTGAAATGGGATTGTTGCCAAAATTTACATCTGATGTTGATTATGTGGTTATACCTTTTAATGATTCTTTGTATTTTGCGGCAGTCATGGTTTCAGAAATGTTGAGGGATAAAGGTAAAAATGTCATTACTTATGGGAAAGGTGGTAAACGTGGTGATGCATTTAATTATGCTGATAAAGTTGGTACCGATAAGGTTATATTTGTAGCACCTGATGAGTGGACTAAAGATTGTATCGTGGTAAAACATTTAAGGAAGGATAGTAAAGATAATCAACAGATAATTAATTTAAAAGAATATGTTGATTCATTGTAATTTTATTTATAGGTGGAAAAATTTAATTATTTTTACTAAATCTGCAATGAATATAGATACATTTTTAAATCTTTCTTCATTATTAAAATTATTACTTTTTTTAATAATAAGATTTACTAATCTAGTATATTTGCTACTATTTCTATCAGGGTCAATATATGTAAAATCATCAAAATTACCAATCCAATTAATTTCATAAATTAATAAAGCTCTTTTTAATGAATTAATTAATGCATCCTTCTTATCTGTAATATCATATAATTTGTGCATAACAATTAATAATTTTTCAATAACGCCATGTGCATAATCATTTACATGTCCTAAGTTACAATTATCATTTTTAAATTCATTTGACAATCTTAAATTCACATTATTATTTTTTTTAAGATTTTCTCTTATTATTTCTTCCTTTTTGATGTCTTCATTATATTTGTTAATTTTATTATCTATATCTTCTAATAGTTTATTTTTGTCCTTATTATTACTACTTAATATTTCTATTTTATAATTATTTAACAGTTTTAACCTTTCATATAATACATTTAATGTATTTGATCCTCTACATAACACAACAAAATATGTCCCTTTAAAAGCATCTCTTATATTATTGATAAATGATGATAGTTTAAATGATTTATAATTAAATTTATCAGTTAAAAACTCCGGAATTGTATTATTATTTTTTTGTTTAATTATTGCTTGCTTATACAATAATTTATGTGCATTATCACACTCATTTACATTTATACAATCATCTTTAATTGTTAAAGTTTTTTCAGTTCTTATTATGTTATATTTATCATCTGGATCAGGTTTTATTTCTATAGTTGGATTTTTCGGAAGATTACCAATTAACCCACATTTATAAGTGTCATATGCTTTTCCTGAAAATACATTTAATTGGTTAATATTTTGAACCTCACTTAATTTTTTATCACCAAATATAAATGTACCAATATAATTTATAAATTCCATCACATCACTTCCTTGTAAATTATTACAATAATTTTTAAATGGATAATTTAGACCAATTGGAATTGAGTATAAACCAGATTTTGTAACAGGATCATCATTTTTAATAATATCATCATTCGCCAAATCACCATTATTTAATGGCATAAAATACATGTCAACGTCATTAATTATAGTTCCAGATTTTTTAAATTTTGTTATTTTAAATGGATAAATATTATCATATTTATAATTGGTTACACTATTATCAATACAACCTGCTGATATTTTTAAAATTATTTCAACGTTTTTAGAGTTATCTAATTCAGATAATAATTTCCATATTGCACGTGACTTATTATTTAATAATGCATCACCATAATCTTCTAAATATACAATATTAATTCCATCTGGTATTTTAAATGTACCAGAATTTTTTGGTAATCCACCATGGCCGTATAATGCATATGCTCCGAAAGAACTTAAATCATCAACAAACCCACCTCCATTTTGATTATTTATTGTTCTTTTTTTATACCTTATATATTTTTGGGTTGTCATCTATATATTCCAATGATGAAATAAAAAATGAAATTTGAATATATTATAGCATGCTATTAATTATATATTGTAGTGCATTACAAAATGTGTGATATTAATACATTTATGGCGACTGTTTTACCAAATGAATATTCAAATTTATGTAGAAATTTAACGGTTTCTCCTGATAAGTTGATTCAAATGATAAAAGATTTACCATCACAATATAAAATTGGTGTATACGATAAAAAAAGTTTATATCCATTTGTATTTAAATTTCTTAAAAACAATAAAATTGAAATTAAGAAATATAATGATAACCATGATTTGGAAATAATCAAGGCATACACATTTATTATTAATTATTCAATTGAAAATAATTTCTATGATTCTGATGAATATACATTTAATGGATATACAATCAAGTCTTATATTGAAAATATGTTAATTGACAATTAATAATTATATATAATCACCTAGGTAAAACCGAGGCGATGTACACCCCTATGACATAATATATGTGTATATAATCAAATTATATCATAGGGGTGTACATCGCCTCGGTTTCCAGTTAATTTAATTTTTTTAAATACCAAAAAAATTGAATTATTAACATAATATATTACCAATACTATACATACCATAATATACAATAACAATGAATCACCTTGAAATTGGACAAAAACAAGAACTCTTTTTCTTTGATGAATTTAGTAATGGATGTTGTTATTTTTTACCAAATGGAACCATCATTTACAACAAACTACAATCATTTATCAGAAATGAATATTTTGTTAGAGGATTCCAAGAAGTAAAAACCCCTATTATGGCGAAACAAGGATTGTGGGAAATATCGGGACACTGGGACAAGTACAGAGAAAACATGTTCCATTTTAAGAAGGACTCAACTGATGATCATGAACATGGATTAGCTGCAATGAATTGTCCAAAAGCATGCCAAATTTTCAAACATAAATCAAGGTCATACAAAGAGTTACCTATTAGGTTAGCAGACTGTGGGGTGCTTCATAGAAATGAATTAAGTGGTTCAGTTACATCATTGACCAGAAATTATTCATTTTGTCAAGATGATGCACATATATTTTGCACTTTAGAACAAGTTAGTGCTGAAATTACAAATGCATTAAATTTTTTAACAAATGTTTATGATAAATTTGGATTTAATTTTACTGTAGGATTGTCAACCAAACCAGAAATTTATATGGGATCTGATGAACAATGGGCAACCGCTGAAAAAATGTTGGCAGAAGCATTAACTGAATGTAAATTTAAATATGATGTAAATGAAAAAGATGGCGCATTTTATGGCCCAAAGATTGATATTAAATTGACTGACGCATTACAGAGATGCCACCAGTGCGCCACAATACAATTAGATTTTCAACTCCCAAACAATTTTGATCTCAAATATGTTGATACTAATAACATAGAACAAAAACCAATCATGATTCATAGAGCCATATACGGGTCATTCGAAAGATTTATTGCAATCTTATGTGAACATTATCAAGGAAAGTGGCCTTTATGGTTATCCCCTTTCCAAGTAAAAATTTTATCAATTGACCCATCATGTGTATCATATGCAAATGAAATTAAAAATAAATTAATGGAACATAAATATCATGTAAAAATAGATGATAGTGATTTAAAGATAAATAAAAAAGTAAGAAATGCACAACAAGAACAGTATAATTATATATTGGTCGTTGGTAAGAAAGAAGTTATCAGTAAAACATTATGTGTCAGACAAAGAAGCGGTAATGACTTAAAGTTTATGAATGTCGAAGATTTGGTAATGGAATTAAATACTAAATGCGATTCATTCCAATAAATAAATTAAAATATAATACATTCACTTGCCTTAGATGCTGTGGCTGCACATGGCTCAATAGAAGATGAAAAGATTTTTGCAAATGTTGATGGTTTGTTATCATTATGATTAATGTTAATTTTACCTTTAGGTAACCACATCATTTTGTTTATATAAGTGACATTATCAAATTTAAAATATGGGAATATTTCATCAATAAATTCATTAGTTTTGGCAATAATACGATGAAAGTCTAAATTATTATGTCCTGATCCTAACATAATTTCAATTTTGTTTATTGGTGCAGTTGCAATTTTATGTAGTTCTGTACCATGATTAATTGGTATTATTTTATCGTCAGTTCCATGAAAAATTAATAAGCCAGTGTCACAATATTTAATATTTTCTTTAGTATCAAATCTTTCTAAAATTGGAATTAAATAACTTGATGGCATGAGGTCATTTTTGAGAGTGGCAATTGACAAGTATGGACTTATTAGGACGAGACCAGCGGGAGATGTTTTGTATTGTTCTACACATTTACGGTAAGAAGAACTCGCTATTCCAGACCCTATACTTTGTCCAAAAAGTATCATATTATTTATGGGGATTTTCATGTTGGTATGCAGGTGGTGGATAAGATCTGTGACTGCCTGGATACATGATGACTCGGTAGGTGTACCAAAAGAGCACCCATATCCAGGATACTCTAAAAGTATGCAATGTGACTTGCATTTGTGTGCTAATTCTTTTCCAAAATTCAACATGCTATTTATATCACAAGCGTTTCCATGTGCCATAATCACAATTGGATGTGTTTCTAACTTTGTAGTCTTTGTTAATACTGAAACATTACCGATGCCATCCTTATCATTTTCAAATGCCAAAAACAAACAACAAATATTTTCATTAATGTAACATATACCGAGGTCGTTTGTATATGACAAAGTAGGTGGACAAAACATAAAATTGTTAATTATACTGTTATCTTTTATCATTGTCGACATATTATAATTGTATGTTATAATATATTATATTGTAACCTTTATAAGCAATTAATTTATCAATTTTTTTTACTAAATTATTCTACATATTTCCATTTAAAATTCCCCGCAGAAATATTTTTACATTTACACACATTATATATCGTCTGATCACAAATATTTAAATGTTTAGATGCTTCTTTTACTCCACCATCCCATACTTTAATTACATTATTATCCATATCCATTTGTATAACTTTTTTTATTTTTTTAATAACCAATCCTGTCTTATATGCATGGATAGAATTATTTTTTGCTGAAATCCATTCTAAATTTGTTAAATTATTATTTAATTTATTACCATCTTTATGATTTACAAAAGGTAATTTATCTGGGTTGACTAAAAAAGCAAGAGCAACCAATCTATTAACTTGATAATTCAATCGTTTTGTATTTATAGTAACACTAACTGCATAATATCCATTCTTTATATTCGGTTTAATTATATGATCTTCTTTATTTTTGATTCTACCAAAATTTGAAACAAAATATTTATTGGATGAATGTAATGGTTTCCATTCTTCATCCTCAATATTATTGTTATTAATAGCATTAATATGTTTCCATTTAAATCCTCCTGCAGTAATTAATTTTCCCCGTGCAGCACGTCCGATTGATTTAGATTGTATTTTTAACTCTTGTGATGCTTCAGTAATTGAATTCCATCGTTTAATAAATACATCATTTAAATCATATTGATCTACATGATATTTGACAAATAATACTTTTTTCCTTTTGCTTGAATCACTTAATCCGGTTTTTACCGCATGTAATGCATTTTCAGATGCGGTGACCCATTCCAAATTTTGTTTTATGTTGTTAGATTTATTTCCATCTATATGATTTACATAGGGTTTATTTTTGGTATTTTCTATGAATGCTTCGGCTACTAACCGATGCACATATATACATTTGACTTTATTGTTATGTCGTAATCCAACACTCTTATATATTTTTTGTGAACCTATTACCAATCTACTTGTTGTATTATTTTTAATTCGTGCTAATGATGAAACTGAGTAGTTTGGAAATTCTGCTATAATTTTCCATTCTTCACCTTCTATAATATTTACTTTACCAATATCACGTAAATCATATACTTCCAAATTTTCAAGTCTATTATCAAGTTTATTATTATTTTTATGTTTTATAGACATAGGATTACTGTTAACTATTTTATAATTTAAATATACTATACCCATTAATCTATCAACTAAATAAAACACACAACCAATCATTACTTTATAATAACCCATAGAATTTACCTTGTATATTTTCAACTCCTTCGTTTCCACATTTCTAACCTCACCCTCAGTTGATATCTCATAATTCTCATGTTTAGGTATCATTTTCCACTCAACCTTATCCACTTGCATATTATACTATATATTAATATTATAATATTTCGTAAATAAACTCACTAAATTATATATTATTAATATTTTCTTTTATAGTTTTTAATTTATTATTTAGTTCATTAAGTTGTGCATCTTTTTCTTTTAATTTTAATGCAGTTGTATGTTTGTTGCTTTTATTATGGTAGTACTTGCTATTTGTATTATACTTTCCTCCACAAACATCACATATATGTTTCACTTTCCTATCTTTTTTATGAAGTTCATAATATTGTTGGTTATATGTTTTAATTGGTTCAACTGACATTGTATATATAATGTGAATATATTTTTATGTATATTACATACAAAATTGATCAAGTAATTTACTTATTGTATGTAATTTTTTTACTAAATCATCACACATAAATACTCATCTGTACATTTTTACATTCAAATCCACACCTCTCATAAAATTCCTTATTTTTTACATCACAATCTAAAATAACTTTATAACACCCCTTACACTTTGCAAACTCTGTACAAAAATTAATTAACTGTTTCCCTAATCCATTACTCCTATATTTTTCATCTACAACAACATCTTCGATGTGTCCAACCGATCCTAACTTATGTATAAACTTATTCTCAACTAATACAACACAAGTTCCAATAATTTTACCATTGTCTTCTACCACAAAAATATTCGAATTCATCTTATTAAAATGTTTAACAAAATCACTATATGTAATATTAATTGCATCAACAGTTGTTAATTGTTCCAATAATTGTAAAAAATTTTTATGATAATCTTCTAACTGTAAAGGTCTGATGATGTATTTTGACATAGTTATATATTATGATAAATAAAATAATTATAATAAAAATTACAGTAGATGTTTTTTAATATATTCGAATTGTGATGGCACTTCCATTAAAGCATGTCTAGCAAACTCGACCTCTTCATTTTCACAATCTTTCATAACCTTATAAAAGTTTACGAATTGAAAATTGTCAAAATCTCTATCTTCAATTGAATCATCAAAATGTTCCATCATAGTGAAATCTGCCTTTCCAACACCCACACAAATAATACTCAATGGATATTTTGATGCAGCGACAATAGCTTTTGTTGTGTCAGCCTCATTTGAAATCTGTCCATCACAAACAATTAACAAAATATGGTATGATCTTGTTTGTTTAACAATATCTATTGCTTTGTAAATTAACGGAGCAAAATTTGTAGGACCCGACATTTTAATACCACTTACTATGTTGCTATACACAGAAAGAACCTCATTAAATGTGTTACACGGTCTTTCTTCTCCAGTATATGGATCACGGAGAAATGAAAATACAGATTTGTCTGTAGTTGATAAGTCACCAAAACCATATGTAGGAATAAGATTATCATCATCAAAATGTTCCAGTGTTTTCCCCATAATCATAATAACCTGTTGGTATAAATTCAAATTTGGACCTAGTGCATGTAAATTTTCATTTTGACAATAAGGATAACCACCATTATTAGTATTAGATCGAGTAAAATCAACACCAACAATTAAATTGCTGCTTTCAAGGCCCCCATCCCTCAAAGCCTTCTCCAATTGGTCATATGTATGGAACCTATCAACAATACGTTTACTGTTAGGCTTTACAATAGTTTTACCTTTAGTTGGTTTTTTCTCAGGTTTACAAGAAGCACCCATTGTTTTAATGTATAATATTGTATTTATAATAGTATTTATAGTAATAATTTCATATTTCAATTTTTCTGTAAAGCATAACAATATAAAAATTAAACCTACATATACAACATAATGGATATCAACCACATTGATAATATTTTAGTCGAACTCATAACATTATTTGACATTAAAACTTTGGCCAAATTAATGTTCGTAAATAAAAAGTTATACACAGCCGTCATAAATTGTTTATGCCAACAACTAAAAAAGAGGCATGAACAATGTATTATGGTTGGCGATACATCGGATATATTACAATTTTGTAATCAATTTATAGAGGTAGAAGTATGTGGTACTCCTGAATTTGATTACGATCATGATATTGAGAAAAAATATGGATATTGTTCTTGTTGCAAACAATTTGGTTTACAAGATATGACAGGTTATGTAAAAAAATGTTACCCTTCATGTGTAATAGAATGTTGTGGTCAAAATAATATTATTCCAAAAGAATTAGATAATAATAATGATACATTAAAATGTGGATGTAAATTAACTTCACATCAAACAAATTTTGATCCTAAAACATGGGATTGTAATAAAGTATGTTCTTGTGGAGTTAATATTACCAATACTACAGTAAAATGTAATAATTGTAAAAAAATACCATGGTTTTTAAAAAAGAATGATGATAACAAGTTGCATGATTTTGCACTTGGATTTAATTTTTTGAGAATTATGTCTGGTTCTGCAGGTCTGGCTTACAGTACATAAAATTGAAATATAAAGGTTATAATTATAATATTACTCTAAAATTATAATCATAATGGATATAAATAATATCGATAACATAATATCTGAACTAATATCACAATTTGATGATGTTACCTTGACAAAGTTATTTTTAATAAATAAAAAAATACATAATTCAATTGTAAATTATTTGTCACGAAAACTATATGACAGACATAAACAACATGGTAATGATATAACTTTGCAATCATTTTGTTATAAATATTTGAAAAGAGTATCATATGGTCCAATCAATATTGACCAACATAAATTTATTAAATCTTTAGATTATGATTATTGTTGTATTTGTAAATTATTTGGTAAAATTAATTCTGGTAACTATTCTAAATTTTGTTTAGGCCGTTGTTCATTTACATGTTGTGGAATGGTATATAGAATGAGTGAGACATTATATGGATTAAAAGATTATGAATTAAATTGTGGATGCTATGTGACACATCATTACAGAGATAAAAAAATTGGAAATCCATATGTATTAACATGTTCGTGTAAGGCAGTAATAAAAGATACCATTACGAAATGTACAAATTGTAACAAAATTCCATGTAACAGATATTACTTGGATGTATACCATGAATCATATGGACAAGATTCTCAAGATTCTGAAGAAAGGTCTTATGATTCTGAAGATTATGAATCTGTGATCCTACAATTTGATGAAAATTTTTTAAACACATTACAAGCACTTTAAACAAAATTAAAAATATTCGGTGTCTTGGGTTGTTCTTTAAGTTTGTATCTCCTATAAGGTGTCCTTGTAGGATTATTAACAACAGGAACAAATTGATTATTATGTGGATAATATACCGGTTGAATTACAACAGGTATTATTTCAACATCCATAGTCATATCTTCTACCTGTTCTTCCACGTCCATGGTCATATCTTCAATTTCTACATTATTAATATTAAATTTGAATGGATAATTTAGTATATTATTCATATGATGTATTACATTTAAATGTGAGTTTTTTATATGATTTACATTTCAATTTTTTACAAATTTTGTTAAAATCACCAAAAAAATCTTTTGTATAATAAAAATTATAATCCTCTACATTTATTGGGTCATCACTTGCATATTTCAATGATAATGTATGTGTATTAGGTGATAGTTTTTTAATATTTATTCTAATAATGTTTGACCTTTTAAAGTAAAAACTTTGAATTTTTATATATGACATGTTGTATTATGAATAATTCTACATTTTAATATATGTATGTAATAATATATTAAAATATCAATTTTATTTGATGTCCTTTAATGCTTCAAAAATAATATCAAATAATTGTCCAGATCTCTTAATTTTTGACATTTCAGTACAATCAGGAACTTTTTGTATTACAACATTAGGAAATTCACTTATATTTTCACAATGGGATATATGATGACAATCTGATGGATTTTTAATATTTGGGTCACCATAAACATTATACGTTGTTGTTGTATTAATATGTAATTTCAAATCTCTATATTTATCATTTAAATTTGGACCTTTTAAGATAGTTTGTGGGATAAATGCAATTACCATTGTAATATTCAATAATGATCCAAATAATATGGCTGCATATCCACCGGAAGAAACTCCCATAAAAACAACTTTTTTGTAATCTTTAATTTTATCTTTTAAATATTCTACTGTAGTTTCAACAGAAGTTGTAGTATCTTTAATACCATAATGATAATGTTTTAATCTACTGTCAATATAAAATTGTTTATCATATTGAGGATAATGTTTAGTTAAAAAATTATAAAATTCATATACTGGAACTTCTCCAAATTTTAAAGCATGACCACTAAATGACACAATTAAAATATCTTTGTTATCCATTATAATATATATCAACATATTAAATAATTCTTGAATAATAAGTTCCAAAAACTTTGTCCCATAATGAAAATCTTTTTGAATAATTACAATTATTTTTAGAATGATGAATGTCATGGTCCTCTGCATAAAGTTCAATATTAAATAATTTTGGTAACCACATGAATTGTGTAAATGAACTTGTTGGATATAACTTTTTACCAACATGACCAGATATTTCAATATATGTTTTGTACATAAGTATCATTGAATATTGAAAATATGTAATTTTTGGGATTATACATAATGTTAATATTACAGGAATAGAATTTGTTATGATTAAATCTAAAGGTTCTTGGTAGTAAGTTATTATTGCTGTAGGGTGTGAAAATTTATGATGCTTTTTATGTAAATATTTATATAATAATTTATTAGAATGTGCAATACGATGAGTCCAATAATGGAAAAAATCAAATACTATTTCAAACATAAAAGACAATGGTATAAACCATAAAAATTCATATAATAAATTAAAATCTGATATAGGGAATGTAAAGTAAAAATTTTGGACAAATAATAATGTGAGGACCTCTATAAATGTTGCCCTAATAAAATTCATTAAAAATTCACCATAATATTCTTCTTTTAATGGTTCCATATTTTCTGTTATATTTTGTTTATTTTTTAATCCAAAATTAATAATAGACAATAATGTATAATTCCTTGCTAACAATATAATTTGATATAGTGGTAATTTATAAAATATATTTAGTGGAATTATTTGTTGTATTATTTGCGATTCGCTCATACCAAAGAAAGTCATATACATATTTGTTATGAAAAACATTGATATTGATTTCAATGTAAATACCATATATTATAATACATTATTTTTAATTAAATAGTTGGGGTCAATAAAAAATTGATATTTGAATCTTATATTTACAATAATAATATATAATAATTATTATGTCTATAAATACACTACTTGTTGATGATATATTATATTCAATTTTGAAACAAGCAGATAATTATCATTGTTTTATCACTTGTAAAAAATGGTACAATTTAATGTTACAAAAATCAAAGGTATGTTCACATTGTAATAAAATAACACATATGTATGATACACAATTATGGTTTAATATAACTAATTACACATTTAATAATAAAAATTTATATTGTCATCAATTTTATAGTTCAACTGAGATATTTATGACATATAAAAAAATATTAAAAAATGGTTGCTTTCAATTTATCAATATGAGGAAATGTTTGTCAATATGTTTAGAAGCTGTAAATATAAATGGTTTTAGTCTTCAATATATACCAGTTCAATTACAAACAGAAAATTTATGTTTACAAGCAATTACAAATGATTATAGGGCATTTCAATATGTTTATGATCAGACCGAAAAAATATGTATACATGCTATAAGGAAAAATGTTAATGCGGCAACATATTTGACATACCAGACTGAAAAGATATGTTTAGAAATAGTAAAAAAAGATGGTATATATTTAGAGTACATAGATAATAAAACTGAAGCCATATGTATTGAAGCTGTCAAAAATAATTATAAAGCATTTAAATATGTACCAGATATTTATAAAACTGAAAATGTATGTTTAGAAGTAGTCAAAAATAATCATAATGCATTACATTTGATACCAAGCAATTATAGAACTGAAGATGTATATATGGAGGTTGTTAAACACAAAGCTGATATATTATCATTGATACCAAATAAACATCTAACTGAAAAAATATACATGCAAGCAATAAAATATAATAGTGATGCATTAAGATATATAAAATATCCAAATATAAATATGTGTCTTAAATCAATGGAAGATAAATACGAAAATTATAAATATATTCGTGATATGACTTTACAAGTTGAAGCACGTAAAATATATATGTTAAATATGAAATAAAAAAATTAACAACTAACACTGGTATTTCCAATAGAACTATCAATGATTATTGTATTACTACTTGAACTTAAACTTAGTGGACATGTAATATCCTTAATTTTTTCAGGTTCAACTATTGGGTTAACAATTGTTTTAATATTTTGTTTATTAACTTCATTATTATTATCCATTGTTTTTAGTTCATGGTCGTCACTTTGCTTAGGTTGTTCTGCTTCAAAACACATGGATACACACATTATAATAATAAAATTTACAAATGTCCCCAGGAAACCCGTAAACAATGCTCCTGATTCAACACAATTCTTATAAAATGGTTGAAAACATGTTGTCTTTTTGCTACAGTTTTCATCAAAACAACCATTAGTTGAATTATAAGAAGGTGAATTATTAGTAACAAAATCTATATATGAACCTGCAAAATAAAACCCGATGTACACAGCACATACGACTATAAATGTGCAAAAAATAATAATAATATGCATGAGGGATGATATTTTCATTTTCACTTTATATAATTTTATAATATATTGCATATAATTGTAAGATATTCACAAATCAATTTTTTTCATAAATAAAAATGAAATTCAAACATCATGCATTACTTACTATTCAACTATACTATTCTCAACTAAAATGTTACCATTCAAGTTGAACATCAAGAAGTATAACAATTTATTGTTAAAATCAAACTACACTAAAAAATATCTTCCACATTCACATTGTAATTATTGTGGTGATAAATTTCATGAATTAGTATGGCCAAGAGATTGTCAGACATGTCAAAACCAAACATTTACCAATCCAATTCCAGTTGCAGTTGGTGTATTGCCGTTTAGAGATGATGATTATAATATTGGATTATTACTTGTGAGAAGGGCAATAAAACCTTTTTTTGGTGAATTATGTTTACCTGGTGGTTTTGTTAACAACGGTGAATCTTGGCAGGAAGCGATGAGTCGTGAAGTTTTTGAAGAGACAACTTTAGAAACAGATCCAAGTGAATTTAAATTATGGGATGTGCATTCAACACCAGAAGCTACAAGGGTTTTAATTTTTGGCCATTCAAAAAAACTTAGAAAACTTAAAGACCTTGAAAAAACTTTCAAACCAAGTACTGAAACAGAGAGTATCGTAGTTGGTAAAAATGATACAAAATTATGTTTTTCAATTCATCAGCAAATTTTTAATGATTGGATGTGTTCATATAGTCACAGATATAAAAATAACAATTATTATTAAAATTTATTTATAAACATGGCGAATTAAATTAAAAGTGTATTATCAGGGTTTGTAATAACAATATATATGATAATATACACATCCTGATTATACATTTTTATTGAACATCGCCATTTTTTCAATGTGTGAGGTAAACTTTATTTATAAAAAATTGATAATAACAATATATAAAGACTATTCATTATTATTACTAATATACAAATGGACCAATACAAGTATGAGAAGTATGTGACAGATGCACAAAATTTAAAACAGACAATTGATACATATGGAGTAGCAATTATTCCGAATGTTATTGATCAGAGTGAATGTGATAAAATGATAAATGGGATGTGGAATCATTTGGAGCATATCACTAAACATTTTAAAGTGCCAATTAATAGGAATAATGAAGCATCGTGGAATTCATCGAGTCAGCTATATTTTCTTCATTCGATGTTAAATCAGCACTTTGGCATAGGTCAGTCTCAATTTACATGGGACCTTCGTCAAAACCCAAAAATAGCCGACATTTTTGCAACATTATGGAGCGTTCAGAAAGAAGATCTTTTAGTAAGTTTTGATGGCGCATCATTCCATTTTCCACCAGAGAAATTAAAAAAAGGATGGTTCAGAAATAATAATTGGTTACATACTGATCAGAGTTATACAAGGAATGATTTTGATTGTGTTCAAAGTTGGGTTACTGCTTATGATGTAAATGAGGGGGATGCAACATTAACATTTTTAGAGAACAGCCATTTGTATCATAAAGATTTTGCCAAAAAATTTGGTATCACAGATAAAGCAGATTGGTATAAATTAAAAGGTACTAAAGAATATGAATTTTATATTACAGAGAAGAAATGTACAAGAACATCAATTAAATGTCCTGCTGGTAGTATGGTATTTTGGGATTCAAGATTAATTCATATGGGTCAGGAACCATTGAAAGAACGTCTTAAACCTAATTTTAGATGTGTTGCATATTTATGTTATACTCCGAGAAGTAGGGCAACAGATGAAAAAATAAAAAAGAAGATTAAATATTTTGAAGATTTGAGGACAACTAATCATTATCCTCATAATCCAAGACCGTTCCCAGTATTACCAAGAACATATGGTTCACCAATACCAAAGATTGAACCAATTACTAAACCAATTATAAATGATTTTGGCAGGAGATTAATTGGTTATACATCATAAATAATATTTTTTTATAAATAAATAAAAAAATATTGTATGTAAGATATTATTATTGTTGAGTGCATTGAACGTTACCTTCTTGTGGGTGTCTACCTTGTTCATCTTCATTATATTCGTTATATTCACTAACATCATGTAATTCTATTGGTTGAACATCATCAGGCACATTATGAATAGTATTATAATTATATTCAAGACCAGTTAATGCTGGATATAATTTTTCTAAAAGTGCATTACTCATTACATTTGGCATTATAACTTTAAACTTAACATATAAGTCACCACATTTGTATGTAGAATTCTTATAAGGTAATCCCATATCTGGTAATATTTTTATGTCATCATTATTAATTGGATCAGAAATATCAATATAATAATCTTTTCCATCTAAAAATTTAAAAGGTTTAACAGTTCCACATAATGCTTCAACTAATTGTAACTCAATTGTCATTTGTAAATGATATGTTCTCAAAATTTTGAAAACACTATGTGTCATGATATTTAATGTAATTGCAATATCACCTCTACCACTTTGTCCATTTTTAGAACCATAATGACCTTCACCCTTAAGCACAGCACACCTATTATCATCCATTCCTTTATCTAATTTATAATTGATAATAAAATCATCTTTAGTAACCGTAGCCCCTTTACAGTTGCCACATTTTTTAGGACTACATTTACCAGTGCCAAAACATTTAGAACATTTACTCAAAACTTGTTGCATTCCTATTGGACCCATCATCTGTTGTTGGTAATATTGTCCATTACCTTTACATGTTGCACACTTATAAATTTTTTTATCACTTGATCCAGTCGATTCACAACTATCACATGGATTAATTCTTTTGACAGTTTCAGCAATATTTTTACCACTGAATAATTCTTCTAATGTAATATTAATAAGTAATTCGATTGGTTTAATTTGTGACTGCCATTGTTGTGGATTCACTCCAACAAAAGGGTTTGAATTCATATGAGCAAATGGACCGTTGCCAAATGGACTTGCATTACCGAAAGGATTTCCATTTGTAAATGGGAATCCCGGTGGGAATGGATTATTACTACTACTTTGTCCATTTAAACCTTCTTTTCCATATGTGTCATATATTTGTCTTTTTGAATCATCACTTAATACTTCATATGCTTCATTTATTTGTTGACACATTTTTGTCCCATGCTCCCGTTGACTTTCTGGTAATTTATCAGGGTGATATTTTTTTGATAAATCTCTTTTTGCTTTAACAATTTCATCTTTGGAAGCACTTTTTTTAACACCTAAAATATCGTAATATGTTTTGCTCATTTTACTGTATATGATGATATATAGAGTAAAACTGTCTTTATACTATTTAAAAATCAATTTTTTTCAAAATATATAAACAAATATTAACATTTTGGCCAAGCTAATTACATTTCATCCTTCTAATCACATTATATGGTCCTAATTTTTTATCTATATTATAATATGTATACATTCTTTTGAGTTCATCGATTTTACTTATTACAATATCTTTATCAAACTCTTTTTCGACTGTTAAATATTTTTGTAAATCTTCAAAATTAGGTTTGTTCCATATTATTTGATTTTGTCCAGATTTTATTAAAAATTTATCATTCATGTAATATTTTTTAGATTCTATCCATATTTTTTCAAAATTGTCTGGTATATGGCCACATTTTTCCTTCCTAATTACTTCCAAAAATAAATACATATCATAATTACATTCTCTAAATTTTTTGAACAATTCTAATGGTTTTATACCGATAATTCCTTGACCATAATCATTACCTAAAACTGCACTTAAATCTATTAATTGTTCTAAACTCATATTTAATTCTTGTAACAACACCTTAACATTAATTTCAACAACATTTGATTTATTAAAAAAGTTTTTAAGTAATTTTTCACAACCAAATAACAACATATCCCAGTCTTCTGAAATGACACCATTTGTAATATTTGCAACATTAAGTGCAGCACATTGAGAGTCAGCTTCTTCACTTGATTCAATATATTGTATACCCATCAACTGTAGCAATTTTTTGACATCTATAATATTGCTCCTTGATAAATTAGTGGCTAATTTTGAATACTTTATTCTGTCTGCATCACTTAATTTTGGGTCATTTAATTTATTTAATGCATCTTCCCTTATTAACTTCCTCTTATGTATTGTTGATGCTTTTATATCTGGGAATTTACCATCAAATATCCACAATGGCATTATACCATATTTTAACATTGTACATGTTTTATGTAAGCAAGTATCTAAATGACAATTATTTTTCCCACCGATTGCTTTGTCATTATATGTTCCTGTTCTTGCCAAACAATATTTATATAATATTAAGGATGCATCAATACCTTGAACAGTTCCTCTGTAATCTGACATGTGTTTTTCTTCTATACTTTTTAGGGCATGTGTATTTATAATTGTGAATAACCCTTTAACACCCATGTATTACTAATAATATTAATGTTGTTTATATATATTTATAGGTAATATGTAGTCTAAATATCAATTTTTTTAGGTAACAAAAAAATTGATTTTATTTATAATTGGAAATAATAACAATAAATACAAGATTATAAACATGCATGTTGATTACATTGTTGGTATAAAACAATTTTTATCTACTAATAAGTATAGATTTATTAATATTGATAATGAAGATTCAATCAAAAATATATATGAATTGGTAATAAATGATGTTATTTTTGAACCAACAACAGCAATGGAAATGTTATATACAGGTGTCTATCATGAGTATAAAAAAGATTATGATACTATGAAAAAATATTATTTGATGGCGGTTGAAAATGGAAATATAAGTGCGATGAAAAATTTGGGCAACTATTATAACAACATTGAAAAAGAATATGATTTGATGAAAAAATACTATTTAATGGCTATTGAAAATGGAAATGTTCGCGCAATGTATCATTTAGGAGTGTATTATTATACCGTCGAGAATGATCATAAACAAAGTAAAAAATATCTTTAAATGTCTATTAGGAAAGGGGATGTCAAGTCAATGACATATTTAGGACGTAATTATGGTAATATAAGAAAATATTACAAAATGAAAAGGTATTACTTGATGGCTATTAAAAAAGGATGTCCTTCTGCGATGAACAATTTAGGTATGTATTATTTTAATGTAAAAAAAAATTACATTAAAATGCAAAAATATTATTTGATGGGTATCGAAAAAGGAAATTTAAGCACTATATATAATTTGGGATATTATTATCAAATGGTTGAAAATAATTATGATAAAATGAAGGAATATTATTTGATTGCAATAGAGAAAGGTTGTCATAGTGCGATGTATCATTTAGCTGAATATTACCGTTATATCGAACACGAGTATGAACTTATGGAGAAATATTATTTGATGGGTATCAATGCTGGCTACGCAGATTCGTTTGAAGCCCTTGGATATTATTATGAATTACATGATAGACATACTGATACATTACAACTATCTATTACATACCCTACATTTATGACAAGGGATAAAATTATAAAACAATTTAATAGAATATCATTACGAAAATTACAACCTGATCAAGAATTAAAATTTTTAGAAATATTAAGTACATACAAATTTGAAGAAACTGATGAATTGTATACTTTTTTAAGGTTGTTAATAAATACACTCAATGAGAAAATATCTTTGATAGATTTACATTTCACATATACAGTTAATGGTAAAGGATATGATGAAGCAAAAAATGATTTTTTAAATAGGTGTTTGTAAAAAAATTGATTTTATTTATGTATGATATTTATATATGTTACTATTAATAAATAAATATGACAATAGATTATGTTTCTTCCATCACACAATTTTTATTAGATAATGGATTTATTTACATCAATATTGATAATGATACTTCAATAAAGAAAATATATGAATTATTGATAAATGGAACTATATTTGAACCAATTGGACCTGTAGAAATGCAATATGTAGGTACTTATTATAAAATTAAACAAGATTATCAACAAATGGAAAAATATTATTTGATGGGTGTAGAAAAGGGCAATCACAACTCAATGAATAGTTTGGGGTATTATTATGAAAAAAATATTAAAAATTATGATAAAATGAAAGAATATTATTTGATGGCTATTGAGCATGGATCATATGTAGCGATGAATAATTTAGGATATTACTATATGATTAACAAAGAGTATGATCAAATGAAAGAATATTATTTGATGGGTATAGAAAATGGCAATAAGCTTTCGATGTACAACATTGGCTATTATTATCATCACATTGAAATAGATTATGAAAAAATGGAAAAATATTATTTGATGGCAATCGAAAAAGGATGTGTTAATGCAATGAATTCTTTAGGTATGTATTACCATTCAGTTAAAAAAGATTATAACAAAATGAAAAAATATTATCTGATGGCGATTGATAATGGAAAAGTTGTTACGATGTATAATTTGGGTAATTATTATCAGTATATTGAAAAAGATTATACTCAAATGGAAAAATATTATTTGATGGCTATTGAAAAGGGAAATTATGATGCAATGAAATCGTTGGGTATTTATTATTATTCCATTCAAAATTATGACCAAATGGAAAAATATTATTTGATGGCTATTGAAAAGGGATGTGTTGATGCAATAAAACGCATAGGTAACTATTATCATTCCATTAAAAATTATGACCAAATGGAGAAATACTATTTAATGGCTATAGAAAAGGGATGTGTTGATACGATGAATACTTTAGGTGTATATTATCATATGATTAAAAAAGATTACATCCAAATGGAGAAATATTACATGATGGCAATCGAAAAAGGTTTAAGTGTTTCTATGTTAAATTTTGGTTATTATTACGAAGGTATTAAAAAAGATTATGGAGAAATGACAAAATATTATTTGATGGCAATTAAAAATGGATATGTTAACGCTTTTCATGAATTATCAAATTATTATACACGAAATAATATGTATATTGACTTATTAGAATTGTATATTACATATCAGGCTTTAACAATAAGAGAAAATATTATACAAAAATTTAATATGGTATCATCATTAAAATTAACATCTGAACAAGAACCAAAATTTTTAGAATTATTAACTACATATAAATTTGAAAGGGATGATGATCTATGTATATCTTTAAAATTATTGATAAATACACTCAATGAGAAAATATCTTTGATAGATTTACATTTCACATATACAGTTAATGGTAAAGGATATGATGAAGCAAGGAATGATTTTTTAAGTAGGTGCTTGTAAAAAAATTGATTTTATTTATGTATACTAGTGTAATGTATTATAAGAGTATAATAAAATAATGGATATCGATTATGTTAAAGAGATTACAACATTCCTAAAAAAATATGGTTATAATTATGTAAATATTGAAGAAAATGATTCTATTATAAAAATATATAATTTATTGTTAAATGATATATTTTTTGAACCAATAACATCAAATGAATTATTGTATTCAGGATGCTACCATTATTTTAGAAAAGAATATGAACTAATGGAAAAATATTATAAGATGGCTATTGAACAAGAGAATGTCTGGGCAATAACAAATTTGGCAACTTATTATAAAAATAATAATGAATATGACAAAATGGAAAAATATTATTTAAAGTTAATAGAAACAGGAAACGATACATTCATGTATGAATTAGCTAAATATTATATAAAAGTCAAAAAAGATGAGTTGGCTATAAAATATTATTTGATGGCTATTGAAAATGGTAATATATATGCTATGAGTGATTTGGGGCATTACTATTATAAAAATAAAAATTATGAACTGATGGAAAAGTATTCTTTAATGGCTATTGACAAGGGTAGTGTTGAAACTATGGTAAATTTTGGTGATTATTATGCAAAAATTAAAAATTACACTAAAATGGAAGAATATTATTTAATGGGGATCGAAAAAAAAAATCATGTTGCGATGAACAATTTAGCGTTTTATCACTTCCAAACTTCTAAAGACTATAAACAAATGAAAAAATATTATTTGATGGCTATTGAAAACGGATGTATACCATCAATGTATAGTATGGGCAATTATTATAACACAATAAAAAAGAATTATACGAAAATGAAGAAGTATTATTTGATGGCAATAGACAAAAAAGATAAGGATGCCAGTCATGATTTGGCAGAATACTATAAAGATATTTTAAAGAATTATAAAAAAATGGAGAAATATTATTTAATTTCTATAAAACTTGGGAATAAAACAGCCATGACAGAATTGTGTGATTATTATAAAAAGAAAAAGAAACATATTAAGATATTGGAATTGTATATTATGTATCAAAATAATGTAGAAAGGATACAAATAATAGACTGCTTCAATACGATGGCATCCGTAAAATTATTACCAGAAGATGAATCAAAGTTTTTAGAACTACTAACTACATATAAATTTGAGAAAGATGATAATTTACATACTTCATTAAAATTATTATTAAATTCTATAATAAATCAAATGGATATTATGCATCTACATTTTGCATATTCATTGCATGGTAAGGGGTATAATGATGCAAAAAATGATTTTATGAATATGTGTGTTGCACAACTTTAATTATTTATTATTTATAAACAATAAACAATTTTTATAATTTACCTAATTTTTTTATTAAATCGGCACTGTCCATTAAAGAGAATTTTTCTCTATTTGACATTTTTCCGGAAGTTATTAATTTATTTAATTTTTCATAAATATCCTTCATTACATTGCTATGTTCTTTTAAGAACTTTTCAATAATAACTTTAACAAATACAAATATACATTCAACAATTGTTGTATCTGTAGATTGTGCATCATTTTCTTGTTTTTTAACTTGCATATTTATCAATTCATTCAAACAATAAGATACAATTTTAGGTGGTAATAATTTGTCACAATTGTATAATTCACCAATAAAAATCATTCCACATTTTGATTTGTCTTTGGTTATTTTTAACAAGTCATTAAATAGTATTTGACATCTTGCAATAATTAACCTTGTAAAACACATACCATCACTGTTGTATGGTTTATAACGTGCGAATTCATATGTTAATTTTGCATAACTCGCACAAAATTTTGGTTCAATTAATGCCTTATTAAAAATGAATTCCGATAATTTATCCAAATGTTGTTCATCAATAATATTAAGTTTTTTAATTTCATCAACCAAAACTGGAAAATTATCATCACTTAATTTATTCAAGATACTTCTTATTTGTGAATATAATTTTTCATCATCATCCCTATTTCTTTTATTCTCTGTCAACCAATTTTTTGCCTCATGTCTTTTCCATTCATCATCATTATCTGCATTTCTTGCAACATGATGTGTCTGTTTAGTTGGTTGGGGGTCTTTATCTTTGACAAGTTCATAAAACTCGACAAGTTCATCCAACATATCCATGTTAGGCCGTTTGTATTGTAAGAAGTTATCGATTGACATTCCTGAGGAATACACTTGGATTAATGTAGCCATAAGTATAATTGATATATTAATCCTTTATAATATTTATATTTTGAATTTCAATTTTAATTATAATCCAAATTATAGGTTATGATCAAATTAAAATTGAAATACAAAATATAAGGCTTAAAGAATATATAACTATAGTATATAAATGTCAATTAATAAGGTGGACATATTAGGAACATTTAATGAGCAGTTAGATGAATCTTTATTAAATGAAATTGAAAAAATGTATAAGAAAATCACTCCAACAAGTGAATTTGAATTTATGTTTTTCAAAAATGAAATGATGTACGCTGAATATTTCATTAAAATATTAAAATATTTGTCTGCAAAAAGTAAAAGGGATAAGTTACCGATACATAATATTGTAACTCTTGATATTAATTATACAGCATCAAATTCAGACACATATAGGGTATCAGTTAATACTCAAAAATCAATTAATAATGTAATCAAATTACTACATAATAGAAATAATCATGTAATATTTTCAACATTAGTAAAATTACATGAAAAAGATGATACAATAACAATAATGAAAAAAAGTAAGAATTTGAAAAATGTTATAACCATTGATGAATTTGACATGAAGTTAAGATTAGCAGAAGAAACATCAGTAACTAAAAAAGAAATAGAGGAATTATCAAATTTAAATGATACAGTTCAAAAAAATATAATATTTAGATACAAACAAAGAGTATCATTACAAATAGAAAAATCAAAAGATGCCACCTTATCAATAGATTTGACAAATATTAAACAATCAAAAAATATAAATACTATTGAAAAAGCAATACCAGCTTATGAATTAGAAATTGATTTGTCGGCTAAAAAAGAAAATTTACCAAAAACTATTTTAACAAATATATATTCAATTATTACCACTTTAATAAAAATTATTCAAGAAAGTAATTTTATAATTAAGAAATCTTTACAAAAAGAAGTTTTAGTTGCTTATGCAAATTTATGGAATATGGATCCTAAAAAATTAACAAAATTAGAAGGTAGACAACCTGAATCATTAGAAATCCAACATGCAGTTGATCAATTGCCAAATAAATATGCAGTTACAGATAAAGCAGATGGAGAAAGATATGCGTTGATTACATATAAAAATGTAACATTTTTAATTTCTAAATTATTACATGTTAAGAATACAGGAATTATTTTAGATAAAAAAGTGGAAAAATATAATAACACTTTATTAGATGGTGAATTAATATTTATCAATTCAGAAGGGAGACATATATTTATGTGTTTTGATTGTATGTATTTTTGTAATAAGGATACCAAAGAGATTTCACTTTTACAAGAACGATTAAAATGTGCTGATGAATTAATTGAAAATTGTTATCTTTTGGGATCTCAGACAGGATATAAGATAGGAGAATATACAAAAAAATTTGACATTGAAGATGTTATAAAATTTTATAGTAACGATATTACAGAATTTATGAAAGCATTAAATGGTGATATTAAAAAAGAGAAAGCATATCCATTAATTAGAAGGAAATATTTTATATTTTCACAAGGAGCGCAACCAAATGAGATCTTTAGATATGCATCGTTAATTTGGGAGAAATATACAAAGGATAAAAATGTACACTGTCCATATTTACTTGATGGAGAAATTACCCAACCTGTCGATCAAAAATATATAACTGGTAAATTATCAAAATTTAGGGATTATAAATGGAAACCAAATGAAAAGAATTCAATTGATTTTTATGTGCTTTATGAGAGAGATAAAAAAACTGGAAATATTGTAAATTTATATGATAATTCTGATGTTGCAGATAATACACAAGTGCCTAAAGATGAATCAGTTCCTATGGGATCTGTAATATCAACACAATTAGCTAATAAACCATATAAAATTTTAAATTTATATGTTGGTAAATCAATTAAAGGTGTTGAAACTCCAATTCCATTCGAACCAGAAAAGGATTCTGTTAAAAATTTGGCATATTTATTTTTACAAGATGGTGAAGTAAGAGATATAAGTGGTAATATTATTCAAGATGGAACTGTGGTTGAATTCTATTATAATACAGATTCATCAGTCCCAGATAAATATAGATGGGTGCCAATTAAAACAAGGTATGATAAAACTGAAGCTGTTTATAGATATAAAATGAATTATGGTAATTATTTTACTGTTGCAAATATGGTTTGGAGAAGTATTAAAAATCCATTTACTATGGATGATATTAATATTTTAAGTCAAGATGCGATGTATGCAAAACATAATAATATATTAAGGGGTAAAATCGATCATAGTATAATTTTATCAGAAAGACAAGAGAATGAATATTTCCAAATAAAATCCAGATTAGCAAAACCAATGAGAAATTTTAACAATTGGGTAAAAAGTGTGTTGATATATACATATATAAATTCAGTATATGAAAAAGATGGGAGACAATTATCTGCGATGGATATCGGATGTGGAAAAGGTCTTGATATAATGAAATATTATTATGGAAAAGTTGAATTTTGTATTAATATTGACCCAGATATTAATTTACTGTTATCACCAGTAGATGGAGCAGTTAGTAGATATAACCAATTAAAAAAGACCCATCCTAATTTCCCAAGGATGTATTTTATTCATGCTGATGCATCTGTTTTGTTGAATTATGAGGAACAAAATATTGTATTAGGTGGTATGTCAGACCAAAATAAAGAATTCATGATAAAACTTTTTTCATCTGGTAATAAAATGAAAGTGGACAGAATTAATTGTGAAAAAACACAACAATTTTTGGAGAATAATACTACATGGGGAAATTTTTGTTCAAATATTAATGATTTTCTAAATCCAGGTGGATATTTTATGGGGACTGCTTTTGATGCAGATGCTATAATTAAAATTTTGGAAGGTAAGAAAAATTATTCAGTATACTATACAAATACAAATGGAGAACAAAGTATGTTGTTTGATATTGTTAAGAAATACAATAATGTTGTTCATGATGATGTTGGCACTGGGATATCTATTGATTATCATAATTCATTGGATATGCAAGAAGGAACATACACTATGGAACACTTAGTACAAATTAAGTTTTTAGAGAAAGAATTTTTAGAGAAATGTGATATGGAATTGGTTGATAGTGGTTTATTTGCCGATTTATTTGTGATGAACAAGGATTTCTTTACTGATGTATATAAATATGAAAGTAAAGCAGAAACCAAAAAGTTTTTCACCGATGTTGCCGAATATTTCTCAGATACATCTGAACTTAATGCTGCATGCAAAAAATTAACTGGTTTGTTAAGGTATTTTGTATTTAGAAAGAAGGACAAAAATAGCACAATCCCATCAAAAAAACAAAAAGGAGGAGACCCTAAATTTGTTGATTCAAAAATTACAATAAATACAAAAAATTTAACAAAAAGGGGATTTCCGAATGTAGACGAATATAGTTTTTTCACATGTATTCATAATGTTTTACAAAATAATAAAATTATACCAAATGGATATAGTATGGATGAATTGTACAGGGACACCAATATTGAAATGTGCAAGGATAATATAATTTCTGAACCAATTATTGAAAATTTAAAAAATAATTTAATAATAAAACACGAATATGAAGGTGGGTCAGACATAGCATTCAACGGTGTTAATATTATAATTAATAAAAATAATAATAAATTTGAAATTTTGGGTAAATTGAACAAATCGCAACCAACAATATTATTACATCACGATGGCAATAAATATAACGCATTATATGAGAAAAATAGTGGATTATTTCACACTAATAGAAAATTTATAAAAGATATAGTAAAAAATATTTAATCAACGATTTTTTTAATTGTATAAACAATAACATTATTCTTATTTATTTTAATTAGTTTATAATCTAATTTTAGTAATTTTAATACATGTTTTAATAAATCAATAATATATCCATCATCTAAATCATCAATATCGTTTTTTGTAATGTTAAGTTCAATTCCAAATGTTGAATTAAATATTGATATGTGTTTTTCTACTATAGTTTTATTATGATTAATATTTTTAAGTAGGGTAATTTCCCTAATATTTTTAAATTCAGTTAATGATTTTAAATTAATATTTAGCCACTCATTTATAAAATTCAAAACAACATTATATTTGTTTTGTTGTAAATTTCTCATATATGATTCTGCCCTGTCTATAAATTTATTAATTGATTCTTTTGGGTTATAAACTGGAGCTGATGCCATATATTATAGTATTTATAAATAAAATTGATATTTTAACTGTATCATTTATATTTTACATTATTAAATATATTAAATATGGACAATCAAATTTATATTTTTCAACTACCAACATTATGCAATTATGGTATAAATTGTACTGATCGTAATTGTAATTATTCACATCCATTAGGATTTTATAAACAAAAACATCCAAAATATAAATATTATATTGGTAAACAAAATATATTGTTCAAATGTTATAAAATTATGACAAAGAAATTCAAAAATCAAATAACATTACAATATTTTACTAATAAATTTAATAATTTTAATTTTGAACAAATACTAGGGATAAAATATTTTGGCATGGATTATAATATGTTACCACAACCATATTTTCTATTGGAAAATTCCCTTGTACTTAATCATGGAGCAAACCATTTAGGTGGTGGTGTTTTAAGAAAAGGATTTGTCCAAGAAGAAATAAAAACATTAAGTTCTACATTATTAGGCGCATTTGTTGCATGTCATGACTGGAAAAATTTACCAATTGAATTACAAAGTTCATTAATTAAAGAGCCATTTGTAATAAGAATGGAACAATTTGCAAATATTGAAAAGTTATATGCGACTGATGGAGTTTTAAAAGCAAATAATATTCAAACTGTTGAACAAAATATTGAGGCACTTGATAATATTATTAAGTTTGATTGGTTGTGTATGGCCTTTCCAAAGTTGGAATTTACAGATGGAAGGCAATATAATTATGATATGTTACTTCAAATGTTTATTACAAGTTACAGGGCATTTAGTATTGGATTAGCAAATGCAATATGCAATGCTGACGATGAAATTAATATTCAAATTGGTAACATTGGATGTGGAGCATTCAATCATTGTATTAATGTTACATTTAGTATTGTAATGCTCGGATTATATAGTGCCAGGTTGGAAATTAATAAAAAAATAAATATATATTATTGTGCTTATGACGATAATAATTGTAAGGAATTGAACGGGGATAATGGAGCAGTGAATTTTTTAAAAAGTTGTGAAGGAAATAATATTGGACAAATTATTAGTGATGTTATGGATAAGTGTAAGAAATATAAGAATTGGAGGGATAAACTATAATATTTTTTTAAGAACCAAAATAAAATTGAAATATCAAATAATTGTAAACCTCACGCAGTAAAAACTATCAAAATGCCCTTTAAAATCATACAATGTCAATGAAATCTTGCTGTGACATGGGTATGTTGATGGTTGATATAAGATCACCGATAGTTACCATGCAAATCCCCGCCAAATTTTTATATGAGGATATAGATTGTATCGATGAACTTGAAATTAAAAATGTTAACCTATGTAATGAATGTCTTTATAAAAAGGAAGAAATACTAATTGCAAATCCAGGCTTAACTTTTGGAGTTGGTAGATGCACATCTTCAAATCATGATTACTTATTTCATAGGGATTATCCTTTTGTTCCACATAAACTGGAATTATGTCCAGTTTTTCAATATAGGGTTGAAGTATATGAAAAAACAAGATGTTACCATTGTGTAACTTATAATTTTAACCACTAAAAATAATACCAAATGTACTATCTTAATTTATTAAAAAAATTGATTTTTGAATTCCTTGTTATCTATTTTATTACATGTATATATTGCCTTTATTACAAATAATAATAATCAAAAATGTCCGGACAACCATGTTGTCAAATGGGTCAATTTCCAACATATTATCCCGAAAAAACTATTGCATTTCCTGTAAAACCTTTACATAAAAATAGAAAAATAGAAGATACAACAAGCTCGATAATTACCCTTTGTAAAACATGTTTATTTGAAAAAGAAAGTCTTTTAATAAATAACCCAACTTTAACTTTTGGTTATGGAAAATGTTCCTCTTCAACTCACAAATTCATAATGAAATCAAAATGTGATATTATTAACAACACAAAAAAATGTCCAGTTTTTCAATTTACAACTTCTACTTATGAAAAACCGAGGTGTTATCATTGTGTGATGTACAATTTATCGCAACAAAAATAATATTAAATTTTGTTAACCATATTACTAAATATTATATATAGTTATTTTATATTTATGGAACATGTAGACTCGAACGATATTAAAACAACAATTTTCAATAACAAATTTTATGAGATTATTATTGGTAACCATGACGATCAAATTAATTTTTTAAAAATTTATCCTTTATTTAAAAAAAATCAAAATATAATAACACTATGGAAAGATTATTATGTTAAAATAAATAGTGATACATCATTACAAAATAAACTGAATAAGGAAGCTATGGTAGATTTTCTATCATTTGCACTTGAACATGATTTAGTGGAATATAAAACAAAGGAAATTTTATCAGTATTAACTTTGATGGATACTTATAATGAAGTGCCATTCAAGGATTTAATAAAATCGAGTATAATCAAAGGTAAGACAAATGCATGTATTAAAAAAATTTCATTAATAGATGATCCATATGTATATGATAAAAATCCAAATATAAAACTGAAAGATTTATCCCCATATGACATCGCCCAAGAATTAACAAGGAAATTTGCATTTTTATTTAGTAAAATATCATATCATGAATTATTATTTGTGGCACAACATGATAATAAATATAACAAAAATGAAAATGATCTCATAACACCTATAGAAATATTAGTTAGCGATTTTCATAAATTAAGTTATATCGTATTTTACACAATTTTAATTGAAGATAAAAATGATATGGCGAGAATTAATACAATAAAACACGTTTTAAAAATTTGCGAGGAATTAAAAAATTTAGGTAATTATCATGCTATTTTTGCATTAATTTCTGCTCTAAATAATAATATAATTCAAAGATTAGATAATTTATGGAAAATCAAAAAGAATAGTAATATATTTACTGATTCTGGTGAATCTGATACTTTATGGAAAAGTAAAAAAAATAACAATATATTTACAGAATTAAGTGAACTTATTAATCCATGTAATAATTATAAGAATTATAGAAATATAATTAAAAAACACGTAAAAAATAATATTATACCATATATTGCAGTGTCAATTTGTGATATTAAGCACGTATTAGAATATCCATTATATGATATCCCTAATAATAATTTTAATATGGAGATATACAATATAATATTGACAATATTAAATAATTTCAAAAATATGCAATTATCTTACACAATAAACAAAAATGAAGCAATATATAAATGGTTTTCGAATATTAATATTGTCACTACAGAATTAGAATTTTATGAAATATCTAATAAAATAAAACCTAATGTTCATAAACAATTGATTGATCAACTTATTGAAAATAAAGAAAAAGAACCAGAAATTCCTAAATTAATATTGCATACAGAATCTACAAATTTAATATTAAATGATTGTAATAATTCAAATAGGTCACATGATTCTGTTGATGATGTAATAAAGTTAACAAATATTCCAAAAAATACTAGAAAAACGAGACATAAATCGATGCCAATAAGGATATCACAAAATATAAATAACCTTGAAAACAGAACATCAAGTGATAAAATTATAGACTGTAATTTATGGTTAATTAATGATGTTCAATTATGGTTATATAATATTAATATGCAACAATATTGTGATGTTTTTAAAAATGAAGCGATCGATGGGTTAGCATTGCTAAACTTAACAAATGATAATTTAAAAAATGATATGGGTATTTTGAAATTAGGTCATAGATTAAGAATATTAGAAGAAATAAAAAATTTAAAATATGATAATTATGATTAAACTTTTTTAGAATTATAATATATATAATGGCAAATATAAATGAATATAATCAAATGATATATGAAATAACAAGTGACAATAAAATATTTAATCATTCGCCAAATCCGTCATTTTCAAAAAATATTGATTGTCCAAAATTTACACTTGGGTTCCAACATTTTTTTCATCAAAGTAAATTAAAACTTGATATACTTAAACAATTTGAAAATAAAAAAAAAATATATCTTGTAATGAATGAATTTGAAACTATAATTGACGATTATGAAAATTCTATAAGTAATGTTAGTAACAAATATTTTGATATTAAAAAACCTTTAATTGGATCATCATTTTATAAATTGTGGGAAATATATTTTTTATTTGATATTATTCAATTAGATGATAATGATTTTGTTACAGTATTACTTGATGATACTAATATTGATTTATTAAGAACTGTTATGTTATACAGAGAAAAATTTGGGAAAAAAAACAAGAATAATAAATATATCAACACAATTATAAATGAGGATTATGTTAAGAAGGATAAAAATATTGCTAAAGTTGAATATCCGGTTGAAAATAATATTGGTAAAAACAAAGCTAATTTAATTATAACAAATGGATTTAAGGAAACATTGACAAATTTAGTTATGGAAGAACAGGATTCATATAAATTAATCTTAAACCAAATTTTATATGCAATTAAAAACCAAGCAAATAAAGGGACATTTATATGTAAAATATATGAAACTTTTACAAATGTCATGTCAAAAATTATATCTTGTTTGACTAATTTTTATGATAAAGTTTATATCGTGAAGCCATTAATGAGTAACCATATGAATTCTGAAAAATATATTGTTTGTATTAATTTTGAAAGAAATTCCAATACCCCAAAATATATTGAAAAATTAGAGCAGATAATTGAAAGTGTTGATAAAAATAAGAATAAAAATTTAGTAGATATATTCCCGGAGTATATATTGAATGCACATTTTAAAAATTCATTAGTATTGGCAAATATTAAAATTAGTAATAAGCAATTTATTAATATTAATGAAATTGTTACATTTATTAATAAACAAAATTATAGGGGTAATGAATATGATATAAAAAGACAAATGCAAATTGATGCTACACTTTATTGGCTAGAACAATTTTTTCCAGACCACAAAGAATATGTAACAAAGAAAAAACAACTATCAGAATTGTGCAATAAAATTATTAAAAACAATAATGTCCTTGTGATTGATTTGGAATCTAAATTGTAATATGTGTTTAGGATATTATAAAAATAATATAAACATATAGTATAAGTATGAGTGAATCATATTCTTATTCAAAGAAACAAAAATTAGCGACTTCGATATCAAAATTAAAAAAAAAAGAAGATATGATTAATATTATGAATATTATTAGTAAGGATGATGTTAACATTACAGAAAATCAAAATGGATTATTTTTAATTTTTAACGATTTGAGCGATAACACATATTATAAAATTGAAAACTATTTAACATCATTAAAAAAAACATCAATTACAAATAGTGACACATCATCTGATAAAAAAAAATACGCATCTTATTGTATTGATGATTTAAATCCACAAGATATTAGATATACAAGTAAAGAAAGGAATATTATAAAAAAACAAAGATATGAAAATATTATTAATGAAATTAACAATTAAAATAAATTATTATTATTATTTATTTTATAGCGACCTACCGATAAGACCTGGCCGATATACTACGCTAAAATATTTTTATAATTATTACTTTAATATTTGACAATAGCGATGTATATTGGCCAGGTCTTAATATATATTATTTAAAATAAAATTGAAATAAACAATATATATAAATATATGATAATATATACATATTAATTACTTATGCAAACGTCCAAACGGGTAGAAACACACAAATTAATTGCTTTTATCAAACTAATTAATAAGGATAATAATAAGGTTAATTATATTACTGAACCAAAACAGGAATTTACAACTATTAATAATAGAGCAAAAGATAACACATTTAAATGTTTGAATCAAAAAGATAAAAAAATTACTACTGATTTACCGCCAAAACTTAGGTCATATTATGATCCATTTATAAAAGAATTTGTGAGGTCCGGTTCATTAAAAGCCCAAATATTGAATGAGAATGTATCATTTTATTATTCTGTTCTTAGTGCATGCATACCAAAATTTGTTGATTATACTGAACAAGAACAAATTGATTATATAAAATGTTTGAGGGAAAAATTAGTTGCATATATTTCAAATACAGAAATATTTAAAATAAATAGTTATGATAAAATGAAATGGAACAAAAAATCTATAATTCAATCATTAATGCAATTTAAGGTCACAAAACCAATATTAAAACTACTTGCAGATTATTTTAGTATAAATATTTTCATTTTGAATATTTTAGAAGATAAATTATACCTTGTATCTGGTAATGGTTATTATGATATGTTTAGATACAATATTTTTGTTACATTAAACAATATAACATTTGAAACACTATCATATTTAAATGAAAAAATGTTAAAATACAACAATGTGTTAGTAAAAAAAATTATTAGTATACATAAAAATATTTTATTATTAATTGACATTAATTTAAATGAGGATCATGATCCGTCAAATCCAGTGGAATTTTCAATAAAATTAGATGAACTAAATTATTCATTACCTTCGAAAGAAAAGGCAAATACATACAATGAAATTACAGAATCTGAAAGTAATCTTACAAAAGAAACAGATATTGAAAGTAAAATACCAGAAGAAAAGAGTTTAGCACAACCTGTAACGGGTGTAGTATTTAATGTTTCATTAAAAATGAAATTAGATGCTTTACAAGATATGGCAACAAAATTAAATATAGAATTAAATAAGCCAACATCCAATGGTAAAACAAAAGCAAAAACAAAAAATGAATTAGTTGATGAGATAAATATTATAATGTTAAAATAATTTACTTATATATAATGGATGAATGTTCGCAGACATATGAGTATGAACTAGAACAAGATGAATATTACGTAGATGGAAATGATTTGGAAAAGGAAAAATGTTACGTTTACGAAAATGATTTAAAATATATAAAACAAAATAATATTGATATAAATAAAGTTAAATCATTCCCAAAACATTTTGATTATTCAACAATTGCCTCACGAGTAAATGATTGCGAAAAACATAATTATGATGCACTCGATTTAAATAATTTAAACTTAAATCATATAGATTTTGTCAAATGTAACAATAAAAAGTTATACACTATAAAATATTTATTTATGACAAATAATAATTTTAAAACAGTAAATGTTCAATCATTTAACAATTTAACAGTTATTGATTTGTCTAATAATAAATTAAAATTAGTTCCACAATTACCAATGACAATTGAAGAACTGTCAATACAAAATAATTTAGTAGAAAAGGAAGACTTATACATATATAAATATCTTAAAAAATTAAATATATCTAATAATAAATTATTAAAACTTAATGTTATTCCATCATTAGAAGTATTACTATGTGATGATAATAAAATTACACACATTTATACTTTCCCAAAATTAAAAAAAATATCATGTGAAAGAAATAATATCCATACAATTGATAATTCACCATGTTTACAAGTTATTGAATGTACAACTAATAAAATTATTCATATAACAAATTTTATAAAATTGGAAGCATTATATTGTAATGATAATGTTATAACATGTATCTCAAATTTACCAGCGATCGATACTTTATATTGTATAAACAATAAACTTACGACTATTCATTATTTTCCAACATTAAAAGAATTGGCATGTGATTATAATTCAAAATTAAATATTGAAAAAGAATATAATAATAAAATTAAGGATTCACACATTTACGATAATCATGTAGTATTATTTTTTAAATAATAAGTTTAAAAAGAAACAATTATAATAATTATAATTATTATAATGAGTAATTATAAAATTGTTGATGGTAATGATATTGATAGAGAAAATGGTGTTGTATTAGATTATGGTCAAGATGAAGAAATAAATCCGGCAAACTTACCGAATGCTAATGAAATTATGGATAATGTTATTTTAATTTTAGAAGCGATGGATACCGAAGAAATGATAAAATTAAGAAATGAAAATAATGAAGCATTTGTTGCAACAATGGAAAATAAATTTGAAACATTTGCAGAAAGATATTATAGTGTATTCAGAATGATTTTAAGCGGCAAGGATATATCTCCATTATTCGAAATGTTAAAGGTTATCAAGAAAATGAAATCTGGATCAATGACAGTCGAGAGGGGTGAAGATCAAATTGGGAAAAGTTTAAAGAAATTCTTACCGGAAGGTTTTGAAGAAAAATTACAACATTTGCCGACAGATGATAAAAAAGGGAAAAAGAAGAAAACACATACAAAACATTATAAAAAGCAATAAAAAAATTGATATTTAAATTGTATAATAATTATGTTAATTATTATCATATTTATACTACTAATAATGGAAGAATTAAGTAATGAAATCAATACACATTATAATGCAATCCAAAAAATCAAGGATGCAATTAAAGACGATGTTACATACCACGAAAATCAAATTCAACAACATCATGAAGCAATAAAAAGAATCGAAAATATAATTAAAGATGATGTTGTATATCATAACAATAAAATCAAAAAATTAGAAGAAAAATACGCTGAAATGACATATGATGATGGTGTTCAAGTTAATGAAGATTATTAATTTTATTTATAAAAAATTGATTTTATAAATAAATACATGAAATATTATAATAATAATAAAGTATCTATATTGGAACACTTTACTTTAGTTACAGTCACAACATCAAACATTTTTGGTATTATTCCAGTATATTCATTGATTAAGACACAAAGATATTATGGTTCATTACTTGTATCATGTGCTTGTATAGCATCAATATTTATGCATGCAACTGAAACTAAACATGGATTATCTGGTTTATTTTTAAAACAATTGTCAAAAACATTTTTGAATATTGATAGAGTGTTAGCCATAATGACTGGTGTTTATGGATTATATTTATTTTACACAAATCCTACAAAAAACTTGTATCAAGTTATCTTACCAATATTTGGAGCTATGACATCATTTATTGGCGAACAGACTATGAATTTACCATTATATACGTTATTTCATTGTATTTGGCATTGGTGTGCATATTATGGACTATATTTAGTAAATCATTAATTTTATTTATTACAATATTATAAAGGTTTCTCAATCTAATAATTTATGGAACATAGTATAAAGATATTAATATCAAATATTTTTGGAATAATACCAATATATTCTTTAATAATGAATGGTAGATATTATGGTGCACTTTTAACTACTGTTGCTACTATCGCATCAAGTTTAATGAATGCAACAAATACACAACATAATTTACCAATATTATGTAAAACTAGATATTCGCACATTATAAAAAATATAGAGGGTATCATAGCAAAAATTACATGTATTTATGGATTATATTTATTTTATAGCAATGCATATAAAAATATATTTCAAGTAATATTACCAATTTCTGGTGGCATTGCTTTATTTAAGAGTGATAATGTTAATAGTTTAAAAGAATATGAATATTTACAAATATTTTGGCATATATGTATTTTTACGTCATTGTATTTAGTAACTTATTAATAAAATAATATATATATATGATTCTTCCGATATATATTATTATCAGTAGTTTTATATCAATTTTTTATAATACGATTTTTTAAGAGAAATATAATATATGATAGTATAATATATTGTATCTATGAAGTTACATCCCTCAAAAAAACAGGAGATTGGAAATAATATTAATTGTAAACAACAAAAAGATATTACTGATTCTAGCACTATAACATTGTCGATACAATTTTCCGGATATTCTGGTCCTAAAAATCCAGTATCTACAAAATTAAAATACAGAAATTTATATTTTTTAAATACTACAACAGGTAATTTATTTCAATTGCTTCCCGATAAAAAAACAAAAGATAATTTCAAATGGACTAATGTTAAAATTTATGAGATGTATTATTATTTAGATACTTTAAATAAAGTATGGAAAGTTGACAAATTTAATAATGACATAAAAGGATTAGAAAAAAATGTAGGCACACAATTGTTTGATTTAAATTCAAAAACAACTTATAAAATGTGTAATAATGGTTGGGAAAAAATAAGTCAAGATCATGTGAAACCTGTTATAAATTGTTCATCGGATAGTTCATCATCGGATAGTTCATCATCAGATAGTTCATCATCAGATAATTCATCATCAGATAATTCATCATCAGATAGTTCATCATCAGATAATTCATCATCAGATAATTCATCATCAGATAGTTCATCATCAAATAGTTCAACATCATGTGATGTAAAATTTTATAATTACCTATTTAATAAATGTTTAATAGTCAAAAATCCATTTATTTGTCATTGTAATAATTCTTGTGGTAAATGTAATAAATGTAATTACGGGTATCTTAGCTTAAATAATTGTCAACCAAATATTGTGACACATATATCAATTAATATGAATGATCAAGAACACGAAAGTATTTGTTTATTTATTAATAATATAAATTATATAAATAAAAATTACATTAAAATTCAAAAACATTGTAATCCGGATAAATATTTACAATATTGTATCCATGGAATAGTGACACATAATGGGTGGTATGACCTTACTGTTAGCATTACGATAAATAATTTATATTGTTTATTTGACCAATCAGAACATTTAGATGTTAGTTTTATCGTTGGATCTGAATGCGGATTGACCGGTCCTACTGGTCCGACAGGATCATCATGTGGAGGTGGTGGTAGCGGCGGAACTGGACCTACTGGTCCTACTGGTTCTATTGGCCCGACAGGTCCATCAAGTGGTGGTGGTAGTGGAGGTACTGGTCCGACTGGTGCTACAGGAGATATTGGACAAACCGGGGCAACGGGTCGAGATGGTTCCGCATCAAATACTGGAGCTACTGGTGAAACTGGTTTTACAGGACCGACCGGTGCAATAGGAACGACAGGATATACAGGTCCTACTGGTTCAATTGGACAACTTGGTGCTACAGGGGCAACTGGACAAGTCGGTTCATCTGGAGCTACCGGACAAACAGGTTCTACAGGATTCACTGGTCAAACAGGTTTTACTGGACGAACAGGAGCGACAGGATACACAGGTCCTACAGGTCCTACTGGTCCAACTGGACAAGTTGGTGCTACAGGGGCAACTGGACAAGTTGGTCCATCTGGCGTTACCGGTCAGACAGGTTCAACAGGATTCACCGGTCAGACTGGTTTCACTGGACGAACTGGTGCGACAGGAGCAACTGGTCACACTGGACCAATTGGTGCTACTGGACAAATCGGCTCTACGGGAGCAACTGGACAAGGTGGACCTACTGGTGCTACTGGACAAGGTGGACCTACTGGTACAACTGGACAAGTAGGATTTACTGGTGCAACCGGACAAACTGGTTCAACTGGAGTTACTGGGGCAACTGGAGCTGTTGGATTTACTGGGGCGACTGGTCAAGTTGGTTCTACTGGACAAATTGGTTCAACAGGAGCAACCGGGCAAACTGGTCCTGCCGGTGTAACTGGACAAATTGGATTTACTGGTGCAACTGGACAAACAGGTCCTATCGGTTCTACTGGTCAAGTTGGATTTACCGGAGCAACAGGTCAAGTTGGTTCTACTGGTGCAACAGGCCAAACTGGTCCTATCGGTGCTACTGGTCAAGCTGGATTTACTGGTGCAACGGGTCAAATTGGTTCAACAGGAGAAACTGGTCAAACTGGTCCGGTTGGTGCAACTGGTCAAGCTGGATTTACTGGTGCAACGGGACAAATTGGCTCTACAGGATCAACTGGTCAAACTGGTCCGGTTGGTGCAACTGGTCAAGCTGGATTTACTGGTGCAACAGGTCAAATTGGTCCAACAGGAGAAACTGGTCAAACTGGTCCCGTTGGTGCAACGGGTGAAATTGGACTTACTGGCACAACTGGTTCAACAGGAGCGATTGGTCAAACTGGTCCTGCTGGTGCAACTGGTCAAGTTGGTTTGACAGGTGCGACTGGCCAAACCGGTTCTGTTGGTGCTACTGGACAAGTTGGATTTACTGGTGCTACTGGACAAATTGGTTCAACGGGAGAGACTGGACCAATCGGTCAAACTGGTCCTGTTGGTTCTACTGGTGAAATTGGATTTACTGGTGCTACCGGACAATTCGGATCGACTGGATCAACTGGTGAAACTGGGCCTGTTGGTGCTACTGGTCAAGTTGGATTTACAGGTGCAACTGGAGAGACAGGACCTACTGGAACATTAGGTATTCAACCATATGGATATTATTATGACACAACAACACAAAAAGTGTCTACAACAACTGCTTCTGAATTAATTATTTTTGACACTAATGTGCTTCAAAATAATATATCCCATATAGTTGGTACTTCTGCAATTACTATAAATACAAACGGTATATACTTATTTACATTTGTTGCACAACTAAATGGGTCTCCTGCAGTTATAGATATGTGGATATTAAAAAATGGTGTTACTATTCCATATACAAATAATCGTATGGTTTTACAAAATTTAAATGATTGGAAAACATTAACAATAACATTTATTGATACGGCTATAATTAATGATTACTATGAACTTGCACAATCATCATCAGATATAAATGCCGGATTAGTACCAATTGAATCACAATCATCGCCATCGCGCCCCGAGACTGCTTCAATTTCATTAACTGTTAATAAAATTAGTAACTAAATTATCAAACTAAAATAAGACAAATTTGCTATTTATAAATATATAGTTATATATATATAAATGTATAATTCAACGTTGACTATTACGCCAACTTGGACCCAAATATTTACATCGCCTCTAGAAGGTGCATATACATTATCAATTCAAGAAGAAGCTGATAATTATAACAGTGGTTGTCTTAGTATTCAAGAACATGGAAATACTAATAGTGGAATTTCTGTGGAAGTTGTAGATTTAAGAGGGTTTGTTTATTTTGGGAGATACTTACAAACTACTTTTTATTTTGAAGCATCAAGAACCTATGAAATGCGAAAAGTTGGGGATTACCTAGAAGTTCGCACAACAACTGGCTCTGATATATTAGTTACGTTTATAGCATATTATTTATATAGTGGACCGACCGGTTCAACTGGGGCAACGGGGGCGACTGGAGTAACAGGAGCGACTGGAGCAACTGGTTTTACTGGTGCTACCGGAGAGACAGGTTCAACCGGAGCAACTGGTTTTACTGGTGCTACCGGAGCAACTGGAGAGACAGGTTCAACCGGAGCAACTGGTTTTACTGGTGCTACCGGAGCAACTGGAGAGACAGGTTCAACCGGAGCAACTGGTTTTACTGGTGCTACCGGAGCAACTGGAGAGACAGGTTCAACTGGTTTTACTGGTGCTACCGGAGCAACTGGAGCAACTGGTTTTACTGGTGCTACAGGAGCAACTGGAGAGACTGGTTCAACTGGAGCAACTGGTTTTACTGGTGCTACAGGAGCAACTGGAGAGACTGGTTCAACTGGAGCAACTGGTTTTACTGGTGCTACAGGAGCAACTGGAGAGACTGGTTCAACCGGAGCAACTGGTGCTACAGGAGCAACTGGAGAGACAGGTTCAACCGGAGCAACTGGAGAAACAGGTTCAACCGGAGCAACTGGTTTTACTGGTGCTACAGGAGCAACTGGAGAGACAGGTTCAACCGGAGCAACTGGTTTTACTGGTGCTACAGGAGCAACTGGAGAGACAGGTTCAACCGGAGCAA